AGAACGCGCCGCGCGGGAAATAGGGGTCAACGGCTGCGGCTGTGTTCGTGCCCGGTTTCGTTGCCCCCAGTTCGGCGGACGCCTGGATCAGTTCGCCGTCCGGCGTGGCGCTGGTGGCGAACTTGTACAGCTTTGTGCCGTAGGTGTTGTTATCCCACAGCAGGGTAAACCAGCGGCGCACGATTGTGTCAATGTCTACGCCCTGTGCAATCAGCGCGGCGGCGTACTGCTGGAAAATTTCGGCGGTGTTTGTGCCGTCCAGGCGTGCGGCCCAGATCGCGTCCACCGCGCCGTCCGGCGTCCAGCTCTCTGCGGTTTTGGCCGCCGCCTCCGCCTTGGCGCGCTCCTGGCCCGCCAGCGTGGCCTGTTGCTCTGCGGCGGTCTGATTGCCCGCTGCGGTCTGCTGGGCCTGTTCTGCGCTCTCTTTGGCGGCCTGGGCGGCGGTCTGGTTGGCTGCTGCCTGTTTCTGCGCCGTCTCCGCTGCTGCCTTAGAGGCTGCGGCGTTGCTGGCGGCGGTTTCGGTCTGGTCTTTCAGCGTCTTGCAGTCCGCCAGGGTCTGCTCCAGCTCTGCCTGGTCTGCCAGCGCGGCCTCCGCCTTTTTCGTGGCCTCTGCGGCCTTGTTTGTGGCGTCCTGGGCGTTTTTGATTGCTGCCTGGGTGTTTGTTTCCCGTTCGCTCTCTGCCGTCTGGCGGGCCGTTTCTGCCTCTGTGCGCGTGGTTTCCGCACTTGCGCGGGAAGTTTCCGCGTTCTTTCTGGCTGTTTCGTTGCTGTCGCGGGTTGTCTCCGCGTTCTGGCGCGCAGTCTCTGCGGCGGCGCGGTTCTGTTCAGCTTCAGCGCGGAGGCGTTCCGCCGTCGCGTATTCCTCCATGCTGGAGTTCAGCGCGGCCCACTTGGCGTCGAAAGCGGTCATTTCGTTGGAGGACAGGATCGCGTTTTCGTTGCGATTGCTGCGGCCCACTTTTACAGTAAAGGTGCAAGAGGTCAAAACCTGGCTGCTATCCTTTGCCCGGATTTCGACCTCGCAGACTACCTCACCGGGAACGGCCAGCACCTGGTTTGTCAGTTCCACCAAAATGCGGTTGCCGTCGTCGATTTTGGCGGCGTTATACGCAAACTTTCCGTCGGGTTTCTGGAAATTTGCGATCAGATCAGCGTCTGCGGGCGGCGCGTACTCCTTACCGTCCTCGACGATCAGCACGGAAACAAAGCGGGTGGCCTTGTCGCCCTGCTTAGCTTGTACAAGATAGTTTTTTCTCTCGGCCCCGGCGTCAATGTCAATTCGCGTAATAAGTACGGGCAGCTTTGCCATTTAGTCCTCCTGTTCCGTTGCGGCGTCCGGCTGATCCGCCGGGGCCTGGGTGTTCTGGGTTTCCTTTTCTGCTGCCAGCTCCTGCTGGAGCTGCTGCCGCTCTTTCTGTGTCTCCTGGGCCTCCCATTCCTGGACGGCGCGCAGTTCGTTCTCCAGTGTGGCGCGGACGATCACCGCCGGGCAGTTACTGGACAGGATCAAGTCGTGGATGTTCTGGCGCAGCGTCGCCGCTGCAAGGTTGATTCCAATTTTCATGTTGTTTTCCTCCTTTAAGTTCCGCGGTAGCTACCGAAACCAGCCAGCACCCAGTAGCTGTTTCCATCAGTGCCACGCACGTTTACCCAGTCGCAATAAAGTGAGTTTTGGCCGTTGCGTGGCTGGAGCTTGGAGCGGCGCAGGTATAAGACATGGTTATAATCATCTGGTAGTGACAAGTCGCCGCCTATTCTCACGCCTCCGCCAAATCCTGCGTTGCCGTCGCCCATTATGGAGGTTTTTTGGTTTGCGTCCTTGTCAAATAAAAATATGCCGCTGCCCTCGTTTTTGCGTGCCTGGAGGACGACCGCCTCCTGGCCGCCAGGGCCGCACAGGTGCATATTTGCGTAGCCGCTGCCAGAAATAGTAGTAGTAAAATACAGATTTGTGTCGCCGTTATATTTCAGTTCTAGTGTGCCGTTTTTTATGCAAGCGTAGCCGCCGCTTTGCTCGTCGCCGGATTCAAACGCGCCCTTGGCTGTCACATTGCCGGAGGCGTCCAGCTTAAAGTTTGTGCTATTTATTACAATCGTGTTGCTGTTAAAGGTCAAACGGCCAGCGTCTATTGTCACGCTGCTGGCGTCCATTGCAAACTTTGAACGTATGTTGCCGCTTTGTACGGGCGTGGAGATTTTCAGCTTCCAGTCTTTCCACTGGATTTTGCCGTCCGTCTCCGCCTTTGTTGGTGTGATCTCGCACATCATGCCCAGGTTTGACAGCTCTTCGTCCAATAGCTCGTCGAAGTAGGTCTTTTCGTAGTAAATCCAGTCGGCGCTCACTTCGTCCAGTTTGAGCGCTGCGTTCTGGTTATAGTGCAGTGTTTGTGACGCTCCAGATTTATACGCCCACACTCCAGACAGACGCGCCGCGGCTGATTGAAAAGGCTTTATGACTTTGTAGTAGCCGGACAAGGTCAAGCACCTTCCGCGTGCCAGGTTCCACAGTGTCGTGTCGGCTATTTCCCGTGCGCTAAATACTGCTGTTTCGCTTGCCGAAAACGCCATGGTTAGCACGCCGCCAGATGCGGAAACGTGCGTTGTCCCTATGGTCTTGTCCTCAAAATTCTGGTATTGCAGGAGGTTGCGGCCAGACAGCTGCGCCGAAACTTCCAGCGTGATCTGTTCAGCGGTCTGGCTGATCGCGCTTTTCATTTCGTCGGTGGTGCTGTACTCGGTCAGCTTGCCGTCGGTGTAGTCCTGTGCCTCCTTTTTGGCTGCATCCGCCTTTTTCTTGGCATCCGCTGCCGCCGCTTTTTTTGCTGCCGCCTCTGCTGCTGCGGCTTTCGCCTGGGCGTCGGCTGCTGCGGCTTTTTCGGCGGCGGCCTGGGCTGCGTTTGCCTTTTCCTGGGCGTCTGCTGCGGCGTTCGCCTCGGCGTCCGCTGCGGCCTGTTTGGCCTTGTCGGCCTCTGCGGCGGCTGCGGCAGCGTCTGCGGCTGCCTTATCGGCGGCGGCCTGGGCGTCGGCTGCGTCGTTGTTGGCCTTGTCTGCCGTCTCCTGGGCGGACTTGGCGGCGGCCTGGAGGGTGTCCAGCGACTTCTCGACGCTGGCTGTTGTTGCGTAGGTTTTGGAAACTTCCAGCGTGATCTGTTCGGCGGATTGAGAAATAAGGCTTTTTGTTTCTTCGGTGGTGCTGTACTCGGTCAGCTTGCCGTCGGTGTACTGCTTGCCAGCCTCCAGGGCCTTGTCGATTGCCGCCTGGCCGTTTGCAACGGTCATGTAGGTTTTGGAGACTTCCAGCTCTATGCTTTCCGCCAGGGCGCTGATCTTTACCTCTGTTTCTTTTTTTGTGAGGTAGTCGTCTTTCAGCACTTTCTTAGTTCGCTTTGTGGCGATTGCCACGGCGTCGGCGGTTGCCATTTCCGCCTCGGTCTTTTGCAGCTGGGCGAATGTCTGCTTGACGTTGGAGAGTTCCGCCTTATTTGCCAGCGGGTCGTCCGGGTATTCGTCCAGCTTGACTATGCGCTGCTTTTCGCGCTCGTCGGTCTTTTCAGACACCAGCAGCACGGCGTCGCCCAGGTCATAGGCCAGGGCGTTGTATTTATCGCTCTGGGCGGCCAGGTCTACCAGTTCCGCAGTATAAGCGCGGGCCGGGGTGCTGGCCTCGTCCAGCCTGGCCTGGGCGTCCTCCAGCAGCGCAGCCGTTACCGTGTAGCGCTCGTCGCGCCATATCGACGTTATAACCTTGTCGCTGTACTGGTGGTTCTCTATGTAGTTCTGGCCGTCTCGCCAGAGGTGCAGCCCGTCTTTTCCTATGGGAATAAGGCGGGTATAAAATCCATAGCTGGACGTTTTAACGCCCAGGCTGCGGAGGTTCAGCCGCTCGATAAAATATGCGCCGCGATCCCGACCCCGCCGGGTGTGGAATTTCAGCCGCTTGTTTACGGCGTCGATCTCCAGCTCCAGGCGGTATGTGGTTACAATCTGCTTCACGACCTCCCAGACCGTAGTGTCGTCCTCTTTGCGGATCGTGCGCTTTTTGGTTATGTCGGCGTCCGCCTCTACCGTCCAGCCCGTCCCCTCCAGGGCAAACTCTGCGGCAGCCTGGACGGTTTGCTCTACGGTTTCAAAGCCTTCAAACGGTGCGCCCTCCAGTTCTTCGATGTTGAGGGCGCACGACACCTTGCGCCATGCGCTGGTGCTGCTTTTCTCCACGGCCTTGACGACGTACTCCTGGCGATCCGTGCGGATGTAGCACTCTGCCAGGAGCTGGGTCAGCCAGGGGCCGCTGGTGGGGTAGGAAAAATCCAGGGTTTCGTCGCCGTACTCCAGTGTGCGCTGGATGTGCGGCGATTTTATCCCCGTGAGGTTCGCCAGCTTCTTGTGGTTTCTGTCGTACAGTTCCAGCAGCAAAGCTGCCCGCCTCCTTTCTTATAGCCATAGCGGTGTATATTCCACCGTTACGTCACAGTTTGCGCTGTCCCAGGTGATTGTCCGCTGCTTGCAATCCATCGCGGGCAGCGCCCAGAGCGTCACGTCTGGGGCTTTATTCTGCCCGTCCTGGGTAATTAGTCCCGTTGTGCCGTCAATAACAACACTATGCCCGGATTTTAGATTTTTCACGACCAGATCATGGACGCCCCAGCCTGTCATAGTGAGCGCGGCCACGTCTGCCCGTGGCGTGATCGTGAGGACGCACGCCGCCGGGCGGGAGCCGACGCGGTGGAGCGTCGCCTGGGTCTGGCCCGTGTAGGCCAGCTTTACGGGCGTGTCCTGGAGCCAGCCCTCGAAAACCGCCTTGACCTTGTAGGCTTTCGGCGTGATCGTTTTCTCTGGTTCAAAGCTCACCAGGTAGCCTTTGTAAATGCCTTTGTAACCGTCCAGCACCAGCTCGACGGGGCCAGGGAGGCAGAGGCCGTGCAGCGTGGACGCGGTGCGCGTTATTTCGTTGCGGTTGTCGCCCCGGATCACCAGCTCTACCGTGCAAGTGCCGCATTTCTGCGTCGCTGTGTCACTGATCGGGGCCAGCATACCGTCCGGCCACTCATAGCCCGCGCCGTCCTGTGGCGGGCCGAAAGCGACGGTCAGCTGCGTGGTGCGGTAGCGGGCCAGGTTTTCGCCGTTAATTTTCATTATCTGATCCTTTCCGCCTCGTCGGCCAGGGCAGAGGAAACGCGCGGGGTCACTTTTGCGGTGAGGTCGTCGCCGTCCAGCTTGTTCTCGACGTAGACCACAACACGCATGGCTTTAAGCGCTGCGGTTACTTTGTCGTCCAGCATTTGCTCCAGCTGCGCATAGAACGGGGCCAGAGGGAGGATAGCCTCCGCGCCAGCCTCTCCGCCTACCATGAGGCGGGAGCCGTTGACGCCAAAGGCGGTGGGGTTCTTCATAATGCCGCCCGTGGCGTACCAGTCAATACTAAAGGACGGCACGCTTGGCGGGTTAAGTGAAAATCTACCGCTTACGCGCGGGTGCGGCATTGCCAGGTGCGGGAGGCTCCACGAAAAATTGAAAAAGCCTTTAATCTGGTTTATTGCGCTGCTTACCGCGTCGCGGGCGGAGTTCATCCGGCTGCGGATCGTGTCCAGGATATTGCCAAAGCGGCCCCCGGTCATGCTGTTTATAGCGTCGTAGGCGCTCTGGTAGTTCTGGCGGATCGCCGTCATATAGGCCGCTACCACGCCGCGCACGCCGCCGCCGTGGCTGCTGTACGCTTGCTGGATCGCTGCCAGGCGTTGCTGGGTGTTGCTCTGCATATTTTGCAGGGCGGTTGCCATTGTCTGCTTGACGCTCTCCAGTTTCTGCTGGGTATCAGTGCGCACGCTCTGGAGCTTGTTTCCCACAGTCTGCTGGATGTTTTGCCAGGCTTCCGTGGTTTTCTGTTTGGCCTCGTTCCATTTCGTGCTGATCGTCTGGCCGATTTCCTGCATTTTTGTGGTGCAGTTTTCTTTGAGGTCGGCCAGGTGCTGTTTTGCGGTTGTAATTGCGTCGCCCACGCCCTGGGCAAAATTTGAAAATACTTCTTTCGCCTTGCCTATGGCCGCGTCCACGCCCGCGCGAAATTCTTCGCAGTTATTGTAGGCCAGCACCAGGCCCACGCCCAGCGCCGCCAGGGCGGCCACTACCAACAGAATAGGATTTGCAGCCATAACAGCGTTTAGTGCGCCCTGGGCCGCCGCCAGCCCGTTCTGGGCTACCGTGGCCGCGCCTGTAGCTACCGTGTGCGCCGTGGTGGCTGCCGTGGCTGCGATTTTCTGGGCTGTTTCCCCGGTCAGTGCGCCAGCTGCCGCGCCTATGCCGTCGCGGATCAGCTTGTAGGCGTCAATGCCAGAGCGCACGCCCTTAACCATTGCCGTGAGGCCAGCAGTAGCAGGGGCCAGCGCGGCGACCAGTAGCCCGACGGTGACTATGTTCTGCTTTGTGTCGTCGTCGGCGTTCTGTAGCCACTGTGTCACGTCGCGCAGAATTTCGGTTACTTTCTCCAAAACCGGGGTGGCACTCTCCTGGATTGTGTCGCCCAGCTCTGCGCCCGCCAGTTTTAAGTTGTTCATGGCGATCTGCACGTTTTGGGCGTTGTCGGCCACGCCGTTGTAGGTGGTTTCTACCGTTCCCGCGCTGCTTTCGATCAAGTCCAAAAACTGGGAGTATTCAAAGCGCCCGCCCTGGATTGCGTCGGCCAGGTCTGGGCCAGCCTTAGTTCCGAAAACCTCAATGGCTTTCGTTGTGGCGCTGGCAATATCTGGACAGGCTGCGATCTCGTCCAGCGTTTTCTGAAATTCCACGCGGGCGTCTTTGCCCTCTGCGCTCCAGGTGCTGATCGCCTTTTTCATGCCAGAGAACGCAATCTCGGTGTTCACGCCGCATTTTTCCCACTGGGAGAAAATAGCGATAGAGGACGCCGTATCAAAGCCTAGCGCACGCATTGGCGCGCCGTATTTCGTTATGTAGGAAGTGAGGGTGTCAACACTGATGCCGGACGCCTGGGCGGCCACGGCCAGCTGATCCAACAGTGTGCCGTAGTCGTCCGCTTCTATGCCCGCGTCGCCCATTGCGCGCGATACCAGCTGCACCGCCTGCACAGCGTCGGTTCCCGTGATTTCCGAAAATTTCAGAAACTTAGTTGTGCAAGCCTCGGCGGCCTCGTCCGTGTAGCCGAAGCGGGTGTTTACCTCGCCCAGCGTGGAGCCTATCGTGTCAAAGTCCGCAGCAAAAGAGGACGCCACGTTTTTATAGGTCTGTTCCAGGGCTTCGGCAGCCTCTCCCGTCGCGCCCGTGGCTTTTATCACGTTGTCCGCGCCGTTGTCTACCTCGTCCCATGCAGCCACCGCAGCAGTGCCAGCGGCCACGGCAGCGCCGGACACGACGTTGGCCGCTTTCTGGGCTTTCTCCAGCTTGTCCGTTACCTTGTCAAGCCCTTTTGCAAACTCGTCCAGGGCGGCGTCTTTCAGCTTTTTGTTGGTGTCCTCCAGCGCTTTCTCCAGCTCCAGGGTTGCTTTTTGGCTGTTGTTTTCGGCTATCGTAGCCTTTTGGAGCTTGCCCTCGGTACTGCCGATCTGGCTGTCCAACTTTTTCTGTTGGCTTTCCAGGTCTTTCACCTGTTTTGCCAGTTCCTGGGTGCTGTCGCTGTTCTCTCCTGTGGCTTTTTTCTCTGCCTCGTAGGCGGCCTTTGTGGTTTGCAGCTGGGCCGCCAGCTCCTGCTGGCGGCTTTTCTGATCGCTCAACACTTTGGTTAAGCGCTCCACCTCGGTGTGGTGTAGGCTCGTGATCTCTTTCTGGGCCTTAATTTTCGCGGTCAGCTCCTGCTGCTTGGCTTTCAGCTGGTCGGTTGTGCTGCCAAACAGCTTGGCCTGGGTGCTTGCCAGGCTAAACTGGCTTGCAAGCTCTTTCGTGCTGTCGCGGGCCGCTTTGAGGGCTTGCTGGTATGTGGAGCTGTTGGCCGATACCTTGACGTTTGCCCCGGCGCTCATGCTTTGCTCACCTCGCTATTTTTCGGTGTGTTCGATCTCGTAGGCGACGTACTCCAGCAGACGGCCCAGCGGTTCGCGCTGCGCGTCTGTGTAGCTTTCACGCAGAACGCGGATCGCCAGGCGTGTGACCGCCTCGACGTTCTGCTTGCAGATCAGCCAGCGGTCTGCGGTTTCGTCCACATAGCCCGCCAGGGCGTCCTGTTCCGCGTCGTAGTCGTCAAAAATGGATTTTTCGATAGGTTCCGGCGGCTCTGGCGACAAAGCCGCAAATTTTGGCAGGACGATCTGCTGCATAGCAAAATGCAGCGTTTTGGCTGCCAGCAGGAGGTCGTCCACGCTTTCGCTGTATATAACCCGCCGGGAGGTGTTGAAAAATTCGGCCAGCAGCTGCAAATTTTCGCGTACTGCCTGGCCGGAGGTTTTCGCCGCCTCGATCCGGCGCATATAGTCACAATAAAGGCGGGCCTGCAGCACCGTCACGTTTTCCGCCGTGCTGCAAGCTCCCGCGCGTTGTAGCTCAACCTCCGGGGTCAAGCCTCTTTCGTAAAATTTACCGTGATAGTCTCCACGCTCTTGTTTACGCGCTCCATCACATAAAATTCCAGCGCCGCAAACTCGGTGAGAATTTGCGACGGTTCCAGCCCGTATACAGGGGCCAGCACGTCGTCCAGGGTAAACTGATCGCCGTACACATGACAGACGGCCTGGGCCATCTGTTCAAAGTGTTTGCGGCGGTAATTCGTCGCGCTGTCCAGCGCGTCCTGTACGTCGCAATAATCCAGGTATGCCTGGGTGTCGATGTGATCCGGCAGGAAATACTGTTTCTGATTTACCACAATGCTGCGCTTTGCCATTTTTTACGCCCTCCTATGTTTTAGCCGCCTACCGTCGCGGCGTACTCCTGCACCTTGCCGAACCACGCCTTGATCGCGGCAGCGGCCCCGGTGTCCTCTGTTGCCAGGTTGGATTCGTCCACGCGGATTTCGTAGAGGTGTACGTCTTTGCCGTCCACCTTGTCCATTTTTTCGCGCTGGTAAAACTCGCCCTTTACGGTGTTGGTCTGGGCGTTCTTTTTGTCGGCCTCGGTTTCGTAGTTGTCCTCGTTGCCCTTGGCAAATCTGCCGCAGTACATCCAAACAAAATCAAACTTGCCGTTCAAGCGGCGCACGCGGTAGCCCAGGGCCACCTCCGGCGCTTCATCCTCTGCGGACTTGAGCAAAAAGCCGTTGAGGTACGCCTGGCCGAAAAAGGCGGCGCGATCCGCTGCGGCCAGGGTGTTGACTTCCAGCTCCACGTCCGTACCCTCATACGCCTGGAGCATACCCTCCACGCCGTCGTCGCTGTACAGCTTTTCAGACGTGAATTTATCAGAGATTTTGGCCTTGATCGCGCGGGCCATCTTTACGGGAGTGCCTGCGGTGTAGCCCTCGGTGTCGTTCTGGTTGACTTTCGCCACATATACGTCGCGGAGGCCACAATAGCGGTGGCGCACCGTGGTTTTGGGTTCGCTCATTCTTGGCTCCTTTCTTCATAAAAGAGAAAACGCAGCGGGCGGATATAGACGCCCGCCTCGATCCGGGTCTGCTGCTGGTCGGTTCCCTGGTAGGAGGCCCCGGCGTTGATTAGCAGCTGTTTGATTTCTTCCCGCAGGGCTTCTTGTTCCTCTGTGGAGAAAATCGTCACCTGTAGCCCGGCTGTCTCGATTTCCAGCGCGTCGTCGCTGTGAGCCTCCGGCGTTTCCGTCAGGGGCCAGAGGGTGACATGGAGGCGTTTATAGCGCTCGTCGTACCAGCCCTCTTGTACTTTGACGCCGCGCTCTGTGATAGGCTCCAGGGCCTTGTAGGCGGCTGTGATAACGTCCATTATTCAAACCTCCCCAGGCGCTTGTCCAGTTCTGCCTGGTATTCTTCTTCCGCGATTTTTTGCAGCTGCGGCTCCACGGCCTGGGCGGTAGGCTCCACAAAATCGCGTGGCGGCATTTTCAGCGTGCCCCAGTTTACAAATTTCATGTAAAAATATTCGCTGTTGTCGTCCAGCGTCCAGCCCACCTTGGCCGCGTAGCCGTCGCCGGATTTTTTCGGGTTTTCTTGCGGCACGTTGTCGGCAGCCGGGCCGCCGGAGGGCTTAGACCATGCGCTGCCCGATTTTTTGTGATCGGCTGCGCGCGGTATTCGCCGGGCCATGTCTGGCTTTGCAATATCTGCGCCGCGCTTGACTATGCGCTTGTCCACAGCGGCGCGGGCGTCGTCGCCCTCTGCCGCTTCCAGGGCTGCTACCAGCTCCTGGAGGGCTGCGCCGTCCAGCTGTATCTGCATGGGCCGTCCTCCTGGGTGTCAACTGTTGACACTATGCCGTAAACGACGCAGTAAAGCGGATTTTGCCGCCGTCGTTTCGGGTAAAATCGGCGGTTTTTACCTCGTACTCGTCGCCGTCCAGCTCCACGCGGTAGGCGCGGTCATGCCGGAACAGGTGGCGGCGGATCGTGTCGGCCATTTCGCAGCGGCGCAGCTCCAGGGAGAGGTCGCCCTCCTGGAGCCTTTCCTGGGTCTGGTCGCGGGTCTGGGCGGTGTTGTCTCGCACATCTGCCCAGGGCGTCCAGATTAGGGTCTTTTTTTCGCTGCGGCGCGGGCCGTCGCCGTTGACGCACTCGAAAATACGCACGCGCCTATACACTGGCCGTCGCCTCCTTGTCCTCGTACATTTCCGACACCAAAAGGGAGGATGCGGCCCCACGCAGACGATCCTGTGCTGTGCCGTACTTCTCCCGGTTGTCGTAGAGGTTCTTAACCGTCATAATCGCCAGCAGCCGCTGGCGGGCGGTCATGTTGTCGGCGTCAAAGCCGGGGATCAGTTCCTCCTGGCTCTGGACGGTGGCTTCAATCAGCAGCGGCAGCAGGGCGTCGTCGTCGTCGGTGTAGTCTATGCGGGCGTAGGCTTTCGCCAGTGTCAGCAATAGGCCCTTTGTTTCATCTTTCACCGATTGCGCCCTCCTTTGCCTTAGCCCGCCACAGTGACGGTGATCTGGCCCTTGATGATTGCGGCGGTGTCCACGGGCTGGACGTCGAAACGGTCACGCACCTTGACGGCCAGCTGGTCTTTGTCCCATGCGCTGCCCGCTTCCTTGGAGCTTTCAATCGTCATAAACTCACGATCAAACAGGGTCACGGCCTCGGACAGATCGCCGCAGATCAGCGGGTATTTGTTCGTGTTTTTGCTGGCGTCAACGGCAGTTTTCAGCACCTTGTTGGAGAGCTTGTGGACAGGGTACTTACCAAACAGCAGCGTGTGGGTTGCGTTGGTGGGGTCGGGCTGCATGACGTAGTTGCCGTCCTTGTCCTTGAGCTTGTCCAGCCAGTTAAAGCCGTCCTGGTTCGTCCACACGCCGCTGGACACGGTAATGGCCGGATCAAGCATGACGTTGAAAATGTCTTTCAAGCTGTCCAGGTCGGCGACGGCCACCTCTTTGCCCGTGGTGATCTTGTCCACGCACGCCAAAATCTTAGCGTTGCGGGTTGCGCGGGTCTTTTTGGCGATCCACTTCATCAGGTATGCCAGGATGTTCTCGGCGGTGTCGGCCAGCAGCTCCAGAGAACACAGCATTTTGCCGCCCTTTTTGGTGATCTTGTAGGCGATTTTTGCAAACTGCGGCGTTTCAACCTCGGTAAACTCGCCGTTCTCGTCGATTTCCGGCCAGGCGGTGGTGTCGGCTTCTTTCTCAATGACGCGGGAGCCGCTCATGGTCTTGACGGGTTCGACGTTGACGTACTGCTCCAGGTTGTCGTCACTGCGGCGCAGCTCCTTGATCCGGGTCTGGATGTCCTGGGGAACAGTGAGGCCGCCGTCCGGGTCGCTGTTCTCTTTCATGGCATCCTGGATGATCTGGCGGTCGGTGTCATCCATCTTGCGGCGGCTCACGGCAGCGCCCAGGGCATTGACGACGGCCTGGCCGATCCGGGCAAAGGTCAGCGGCGGCTGCTTCTCGTCGTGCAGTTCCTGCTTCTTCTTTGCCTGGGCCTTGGCGGCGGCCTCGTCCTCGTCCTCCATAGACAGCAGGAGGTTAAAGGCGCGCTGGAGGGCGTCCAGCTCTGCCTTTTTGCTCTCTGCCTCGTCCAGTTTGCCGTCTGCGATCAGCTGCCGCACCTCGGCTTTGGTGGCGTTGATTTCTGCCAGTTTCTTGCGCATTTCTTCGTTCATGGTGTACTCCTTTGCTTTGTTTTTTTAGGTTCCGTATAGGTAAAGATCGGCCAGCAGGGCCTGTGCGCGGTTCTGCTGCGCCTGGGCGGCTTTCGCCGCGTCGGCTGTGTTGTTTTCCGCCCGCTTGGCGGTGGCGCTTTCTGCGGCCTCCTGGGCCTGTCTGGTGGCGTCCGCCTTTTTCAGCAGCGCGGGCGGCGTGGCTTTATAGCGTGCGTAGGACGCAGAGGCCGCCGGGGCGGCGGCTGCCTTTTCGTCCACGATCACGTCAAAATACTGGCCGATGTTGGAGCCGTCCAGCCAGGTTTCCGCGCGCATAGCCTCGCGCAGTTGGTCGCGGGTCGTGCCCTCCGCCGCGTGGGTGACGTAAATATCCGCGTAGTGGTCGCCCACCTTGTCCAGCCTGTCCGCAGCCTCTCGCAGCTCTGCGGCGTTGCCAGCTGTCCAGGCCCAGGGGTCGTGGATCATAACCTCCGCGCCCGCTGCCAGGTGGATTTCGTCGCACGCCATAAGCGGCATAGTGGCCGCGCTGGCGGCGATTGCGTCAACGTAGGCCACCTTGCGGCCCTGCCAGCGGGACAAAATATTGTACATTGCCACGCCCGCGTAGGCGTCGCCGCCGGGGCTGTTGAAATACAGGTTGATCTGTTGGCCCTGGGTGAGCGACGCCAGAAAGTCCGCGATCTGCTGCGGCGCGCGATCCTCCGGCCAGCTCTCGGTGGCTACAATGTCGCCGTAAAAGGTCATTGTGGCCGGGCCATCTGCCTGGTTTTCCATGTCCAGGTAGCCGTAATTTTTCAGTTTTCCGTCCCTGTCGCGGGCGGTAAAGTCAAATCTGGGCATTTTCTGTGCCTCCTTTCTCGGTTTTATCGACGCCGTACTGCGCGCCCATCTGTTCCAGAGCGATCATGCCGCCGTTTGCCAACAGTTTGTCGCCTCCAGGCGCGGCGCGCTTATCCACATAGCGCCGGGCCTCATTGGGGGAGTAGATCGACCCTTCGACGGCGGTTTTCAAGATTTCCATTTGCGTTTTGCTGTCGGTGCGCAGCAGGGCTTTTTCGTTAAACTTCACGCGGCGGCGATCCGCCGGGCCGTCCAGCAGCTTGTAGGCCATTTCTTCCTCGTACTGCTTGATCGTGTACTGCATGGTTTCGACCTGGAAAGCGATTGTCTGCTGTTCGCTGTTGGCATAGCTGCCGCGCTCGTAGTCGTTCAGCTGGTTTGGCTTAATGCCAAAGGCGGCGGCCAGTTGCAGCGCGCCGTACTTTTTCAGCTCCAGATACTGGGCGTCTGTCAGCTTTATGTCCATAGGCGTGAGCTTAAAGCCCAGCGGGACAGGCAGGATGCGGCCAGCGTTCGCCGGGCCGTTGCCCATTTGCTCGAACGATTCCCGCAGCTTGTTCTGCCCGGCTGCGGACAGATCGCCCGTATATTCCAGCACGGCGCGGGCGGTCAGTCCATTCTCGTACAGGTCGTTGAGAAAATCCTGGGACGCTTGCTGCCCCTGGACGGTGGACGCCAGGATCGCCTGGACGCTTTCGCCCACCAGGCCGTTAAAGGTGTGGGAGGTCTTAAAGTGCAGCACGTCGTCGGAGCTGAAAACGTATTGCTGCCCGGTGTACTGATCCGAGTAGACGTACCAGAGGCGGCCAGCTCCAGCAAACACGCCCGCGTCGTCGATCACGACGCGCACGCAGCTGGACGGCATGATCCAGAGGTCTTGCAGTTCAATCTGTCCGCCGTATTTCTGGCGCAGGAATTTACGCCGGATGTACACATAGGCGTTGCCGTAGTGGTTTCTGTTGTTTTCTACTGCCGTCCAGAACGTGGTCGGCGTCATAAGCGGGTTTGGTCGCACGTCCAGGAGGTAGGCCAGCCTGTCGTCGGCGGGGTTCATCTCCAGCGGGCCGTCGGCGTCGTAGGTATAGACCTTGATCGGCATTTTTGCCATGGTTTCAGACAGCAGTTTTAGGCAGGTAAAATACGTTACATTCTCGACTGCTTTCGGCTTGTCTCTGCCCAGGCCCAGCCATTGCAAAAACTTTGTGCTGCCCAGATGTTCCCAGCCATTGCTGGCAGCCCTGGGCGCGGGCTGCACGTCCTTGGCCGTGGCCGTGATCGTCTCCGGCTGATCCTCCGGCGCAGCGGCCACGGCGGGCAGCTGTGGAGGCTCTGGGCCGGGCGGTGCAGCCCTGGAAAAATACCCCATCATGCTTTTAATAAGCCATTGGAAAAAGTTCATTTTGTCGTCCCCGTTTTTGCTATGTGTTCGTTGTACATTTCCAGCCATGCCTCCAGCGCCTCGTCGCCCGTTATGGTGTCATTGCCGCACATTGCTACTTTCCAGGCGTCGATCACGGCGTCCACCGGGTCTATTCGCTCGGTTTGCATTTCCTTGTCGATCTTTGTCTCGCCGTAGTTGTTGGCTATGGTCTTTGCGTTGGCAACGCTCCAGGTCAGCAGCTCGTCGTCGCGGTTATACTCGACGTTTCCGGCGTAGATTTCCAGCCGGAAATCCTCGGTTGCGTCGGACAGACTGCGTGCGCTCTGGATAATATCCAGGCACGGCCAGCCCTGGGCCTCCAGATCGGACAGAAACGCGCTGGCGTTGTGTGGGTCGTAGCATACCATGCTAATTTTTAGGCCGTAGAGGTCTACCAGTACAGACAGGTAGGTTAAAATATATTTATAGTCGGTTTTTATGCCGCCCATTGTGTGGGTTACTGTTACCAGGCCGTCCTCCACCCATTTGTCGTAGGGCGCGTTGTCGCTCTGGACGTGCTGCTGGAGGCGCTGGGCCGGGATAAAGCTGTGGCTATGGATAAAATACTTGCGCGCCCCGTCCACCAGATAGGGGATCAGAATAACGACGGTTGTTAAGTCGCCGCCGCTGGACAAGTCAAGCCCTACAAAACAGCGGCTGCCCTTAAAGTCGGCCAGGGTTCTGTCGCTGCGGCACGCGCGCCACTTCTCCATGTCCTGGATGTAGACGCGGTTCGACCATTGCACCCATCTGTTTAACTGCTTTACCAGAAAATCGCGCAAATCCTCGCCGCCCATCTGGCGGGCGGCGTCGGCTATCGGGATCAGATTCTCCAGCGCGTCCGGGTCGTAGGCCAGGGCGGGGTTTGCTTTCAGCCAGTTCTGCGGTGTCCAGAGGTCGTCCTTTTCGTCCATTTCTGCGATATAACAGAATTGTGTGTCAATGGACGCGCCGCCGCGCAAAATAGCTTTGCAATGCTCATACAAGGCAAAACAGGGCGATTTCTGATCAAATCCCGCCGTGGTAATAACCGAAATAAGGGCGGATTTTACTTTCTTTATGCCGCCCTCCAGCAGTTTGTACATCTGGTTCGTGCGGTGGGCGTGGTACTCGTCCACGATCCCCAGATAGGGGCGGTGGCCGTCCAGGCTCTTTGTGTCGCCGGAAATTGCTTTGATTTCGCCGTGTGTGAGCAAGCACTCAATCGTGTGGTTGTGTTCGTGGACTTTGAAAAGCTCGGCCAGGTCGTCGTCGCTGCGGATAAATTTCACAACTTCCCCAAAAACGATATTGGCCTGGTCTTGTTTTGTGGCCGCGCAGTAGATTTGCGGGTACTGGTAGGCCGTGAAATTGCCATAATATGCGGCCAGTATGCCGTTTAGAAAGCTCTTGCCGTTTTGGCGGCCCAGCTGCACATAGGAGGTTCTAAAACGTCGGTGACCCTTGCCTTTGATCTTCCAGCCGTTGAGGCTGCCCAGGATAAAGCACTGGAACGGATAGAGGCGGACGCGCTGCTGTTCCTCGCCCTCTGCTATTGTGAGGGTTTCCGCAAACTCCAGTATGTCGTTTGCGGCCTCCACGTCGAAATAGTAGCGGAACGGGGCCAGCTTGGCGCGCTCCAGATCGTCCAGGTGACGCTGGCAAGCCATCCGCACAAGCTCCCCGGCCACGATCCGGCCCGCCAAAACGTCCAGGGCATACTGTGTTGTGCGGTCTTTTACGGCCTTTTTCATTCCTCCGGGGTCTTTTCCTTTCGGAATTTTTCAAACTTGTTCGTTTTGGCGGCCTCCTTGGCGGTGGGGGCCACAATCCGGCAGCGCTGGGCAACAGACAGGCCAAAGTCCGCAGCGCCTTGTCGGCACTGTTTCCACGCTCTGTCCTGCTGGATCAACAGGTCGTTCCGCTCCTGGTTCACTATCAGCGCGTCGTCCCAGATAAAACCGTCTACAATGTTGTCCGGGTCGTCTGCCGGGGTCGGCTTTCTTGGTATTTTCCGCGTGTAGGTGATCGGCTGCTTGTCCAGCTCTGCGGTGATCTGTACATACTGCTGCTCGGCCACGACCAGGCGGCCCAGGGCCTCGCAATCCACATTTGCAAAAATGCCCATTTTCAGCAGTTCAGCGGCCAGGGTGTTGAACCGTTTCTTTTGGTCTGCTTTCAGCCAGGACGGCGGCGCGATATTGTCCGCCGCTGCGATCAGCTCCCGGTTTTCGCGGTCTTTGATTTCGGCCTTTGTTAAGTGTTTCTTACCTTTCGCCACCACAAGGGCTGTCGGCTGTCGTTTTCCGGCCATGCGGGGGCCTCCTTTTTTGTGTTTTTGTTGCACGGACGCCCGCAAAGGCGCCCTTGGGGGAGTTTTTGGTGGGGAGTTTTCTCCAAAGTTTAGGGAGGGGCGACTAATCCGGCCCGCTCCAAAACTTTTTCATAGCCCCCCTTGCTCTCAAAGTAGCGCTTTCGCAGCTCCAGCAGCTTGCGCTGTGTCGCCCTCATGCTGGCGGGGCTGCGCTTGTATGCAGCCGTGATCGCTGTATGTGAGGCGTGGGCCAAAGGAAACAGATTAAAGGGATCAAGACGGCGATCCCAGGCTGTGTCCAGTTCTTCGACGTGGTGGACTTCGTCGGCGGTCAGCAGCTTGTCGCACTCGTAAAACGCCCATATATCTATCCCGTCGTATATAGATATAATTACAGGGCGGATTGTCCGCCATTCCCTGGACACATAAAAGGCTGCGGCTTTCTGGCTGCGACACTGGGCATTGTATGCCGTGTGGCGGCTCTGGTGCAGCTGTTCGCACCGCGCGCAGCGTTGGCGGTCTGCTGGTATGATAGCGCCACAACGGCAGTATTTTAGCAACATGATCCGCGTCTCCTGGTTCCTCTGGCCCCCGCCTCACATATAGGCCAGGGCGTTATGGCTCACCCTGGCCACTGTTATAGGAGGGCGTACAAACAACAAAGCGCCGGGCATTTCTGCCCGGCGTTCCTGCTTGTCCACGCTACCAGCTTACCACGGATGGGCCACCAGTAAAACCCCAGTTTTTCCCCAAACTTTCCCGCGTAGGCGCTTTTGGACTATCTGTGATAGACCCAAAGCGTCGGCTTTTTGGTTCTATGGGTATCCGCCGGGGCTTGTGTAGTTCTGGGTTTTGTGGTGTTTTTTGTGGTGTATTGGTTATTTCCTGGGCGGGTGGACGTGTTCCTGTTCTGCCTCGTCGTGCCACGCCTCCAGCTCCTGGCCCGTGGGTTTCTGCTGTGCGGCCTCGACGCGCTGCTGGAGGGCGTGCCATTTCTCGACGCATTGCTGGCCGATGTGGACAGGTACAAGGGCGTATAAGATCGCGCCCGTGTCGGTGATCGCCTGGGCTTTCAGCCGGGCGTTTGTCGTCCCGGCTGTTTCTTCGATTGCCTGGTAGGCGGCCACGACGGCCACGGCCTGGGCCATTCTGTCCGGGTCTTTGCTGCGGTGTAAATCCTTTTTGTGGTAGGCTTTCATGTGATCCTCCTTTACCAGCGGCGGAGGCCGTCCACTCCAAACAGGAGGACGGCCAGACGTTCGTTTAATTGCTTGCACCAGCGGGCCGGGCTGTTCTTCCCGGTGTTGAGCTTTTCGGCCACTTCTTCGGCGGTCAAGCCCTCCATGTAGCGCAAGCGGTAGGCGTCGAACATATAGGCGCGGCCCTTTTGGCGGGTTTCCTTTTCCAGCTCGTCCAGGGCGGCGTCCAGGTGGGCCAGCATAACAGCGGTGCGGGCCTTATTCTTGCGGATAGAGCGGAGCCACGCCTCGCCCTGGATTTCCGCGCCCTGGAGCCTGGCAGCGTCGGCGCTATCCACGGCGCGGCCCTCGTAGCCTTTTAGGGCGCGGTAGTTCTCCATAAGTAGCGCGGTATTATGGAGCGCTTGCTGCTGATCCTGGCGGCGCGTCTCCTTTACCGCCTTTTTTACGGCCTCCGCGATCACGGCCTCCAGGGCTGCCTGTTCCGCCGGGGCGTTGCCCGTTGCAATGGCTTTTATCGCTTTTTCGGTGTATGTCTCCATTTGCTGCCCTTTCAGCCGCGCTGGCGGCTCATTTCTTTGTGTTTCTGGCCTGGCGCTCTGCCAGGAGCTTATCCACGCGGGCCTGGCCTGCCGCTGCGTAGGTTTCGGACACCTCAAAGCACACATAACGGCGGCCCGTTCTGATACAAGCCACGGCGGTTGTGCAGCTGCCCGCGAACGGGTCTACCACAAGATCGCCCGGCACGCTGGCGTCCGTGATAATGCGCTGGATCAGCGCTATGGGTTTCTGGGACGGGTGGATTTTCTCGCCGTCTGTCTGTATGCTGCCGGACGTAAAGCCGCGCTCTGTCCAGACGTTGCGGGCGTGTTTTTTTGTCTGCGGGTCTATGCAGCCGTAGAGGATAAACTCGTGGCTGCTATTGTAGAAATTTCCGGGGCCGCTCATTTTGTCCCAGACGATCATATTTTTCACGGGCAGATATTCGGCAAAAATCGGATAGTAGAACGCGCAGCCGCGCCAGTCCATAAAAATATAAAATTCGCCGTGATCGTTGAGGATTCGGCGCAGCTGCTGGGCCAGCTGCCTGTAGAACGGCTTAGCCACGGCCAGGTCATTAAATTGGCCGTGCTGTCCGTTGTGGGTTAAGCCCATAAAATAGGGCGGGTCGGCTACAATGAGCTTTGCGCAGCCGTCCGGCATTTGCGCCAGGCCGTCCAAACAATCCAGATTGTTTATTGTGTTTGCTTCGATCATTCGGCGCTCCTTTTGGCGTAGGCTTTCTCATAGGCTGCGCGGGCGGCCTCGCAGATCTTGTGTGCCTCTGCATTGCGCTGGGCTATGTAGGCGTCCAGGTAGTCGCAGCACGCGCGCCGGGCCTCTCTTTTGAGCTGCCAGCGCTGCCAGGGCCAGCGGGCGGTCTGGTAGGCTCTCTTTGCCGTATTCCAGGCAGCCTGGCGGCGGCGTGTTTCCTCTTTGAGCATTTGCCGCGTTTCAACGATTGTCACGTCCACGGCCCTGTCGTCCCAGTATTCAGTGGCCCCGATCTTGCGTGGGTCGTTCTGGTAGGCGTCTTTCCAGGATTGTGCGGAGGTGTTCACGCCGTCCAGGTTGAGGCCCACGTCCTTGCACCAGGTCAGGGCCTCGTCCAGCGCCTCGCCCTCTCTGGTCGTCCAGAGGATCAGCAGCGCGCCCTGTCTCTGTTCCTCCAGGGCGGCGCGGATTACGGGCCACTTTGGCGCGCCGATACCAGGCCAGGCCCTTTCGCAGAGCGTGCCGTCGAAATCAAGCGCGATCACTTTTTGCAGCATGGTCTTTGCCCTCCATTTCTTCCAGGTCGAACGGCAGCGGCTCGTCCGGCGGGACGGGCGGCGGTGTCTCTACTGCCGGGACGCTAAACGCCAGGCTTTCCACTTCCATGAGGTAGTCCGGGATTGTCCAGCAGCCGCCCGACTCGTACTCTCCGGCGTTCCAGTCCTCCAGGAATTTGTCGCGGTAGCCCTCGTAGAATCCGCCCAGCTGTTCCAGCAGCCAGATTGCCTCGCGCACAGCCTCGTCCTGGTCGTCCTCCCAGGAGATCAGCAGCCACTCGTCCGGGGTGGACAGGGCCTTTCGGAATAACAGATGCGGCGGAAAAGCCGCGTAAATTTTGCGCATTTCCTCGCACTCCGCGTCGGTCACGTTGTAGTATTCGCGCATTTTGGCCTGTTCCGCCGGGGTAGCTGTGGCGTACTTGGCGGGCAGGGCGTTTTTGCGTTGCCACTCATTCGTGGCGCGTTCTGCGTGGATCGTGCCGTAAAAATAGCGGGTTTCCTCTTTCATGCTTTTTTCTCCTTTCGCTTGCACCAGCTTTGCGGCGCGCAATGGCAGCCCAGGGCGGACAGCGGCAGCGGGACGGCCAGCTTTTTGTAGTAGGTAATGTCCCAGGCGTACAGGTGCGTGTGGTCGCCCTGGTATTCTTTGAGCTTTTCCCACGGGACGCGGGCGGCGCGCCGCAGCAGCAGATCGTCGCGGTGTGCGTCAAAGGTGCGGATATTGCAGCAGAGGAAACGGCCCACGACCTGGCCGCGCCCGCCGTTGCTTTTCGTCTCGTACACCCGTACGTCTATGGGGTTGTTTTCTGACACGGGTGGGGAAATGTACGGCGCGGTGCGTCTGATCTCCAGCGTTTTCTCCTTGCTCTCAATCAGCGCCACCCATTCTGGTTTTATAGCCATTATATACTCATTCGTGGGTTTGTTCATTGGTTGCCCCCTTTGTACTTTCTGCGGCGGTTTTTCTTCTCCATTTCGTGGGAGTAGGGCATGGGGTCTATGGGCTGGAATTGCTTGTTATATTCGCGCCGCTTGTCAAGCTCTGCGCGGAAAGCGGCGTATTTTTCGCAGCTGGCGTGGCAGTTCTGGCAGCGATCCGGGCATTTATAACAGGGCTGTGTCATGGTCTTGCACCTCGTTTCCCCAGGCGTCCCAGCCCGGCGTTGATTCGCGCGCGAACAGCTCCAGGCGACGCTGATCGCCAAATAGCTGCACGATCCTGTCCCGCGCCTCTGGCGGTTTCTGGCTGTGTTGCCGGATCGGGGATTGTATAACGCTGTGTACGCTGTGACTTACTACGCGCGGGTGGCCCTTGACGGCCAGGAGGCAAACCTCCGCATTTTGGCGGGTGTAACTGCCTAAACCCCAAAAATCCCCCCCCGATCTCTTATTTTTCTTTATCCAGCAAAATGCCAGGGTTTTGTATTCAAAGCCCCAGGCGCGGATCGTGTCCAGGGCTTGCTGGAGGTTCGGGAACGTGGCCCACATCAAGAGGGCGCAATCCTTGGCGGCCAGGGTCTGGACTGGCAGGGCCTTTATTTCGTCCGGCGTCATGGTGGGATAGTGGCGCGCCGCTGCGCCGTTGCCCTGCTGGCGGTAGCTCCAGGGCGGGTCGGCGTAAATCACGCCGTAGCCGTCGCCCGCCGGGGCGTGAATGTCAACTATTGACATCTTGGCTTTTTCTCCTTTCCTTTTCGTCCTGTTCCTCTGCTGCGCCGTAGGGTTTCCAGCAGCCCGTGTTAATCCAGCGGCGGTGCATTGCCGACAGCAGAGAGTGGAGCCGCCGGGCCTCCAGTTCGTTGATCTGGCCCTGGTATTCCAGCGTTCCCAGGGCGGCGTATAAGACTTTCACCAGTTCCTCGTCGGTGCGCAGCGTGTGGGCGGCGTCTGCCTGGGTGGTCGTGACCTCGCCCGCCGGGGCCAGTGGCGTGCGCTTTTCGGCGGGGTTCTCGTATTTGTCACAGGACAGCACCCTGTCGGATTTCTCGCTGCACTCGTCCCAGTGGAGGCAGGAGTAGCACATGGTCGCGGCGTGTTCCGGGTGGGCGTCGTCGGTAAAGGGTGCAGCAGCCGCTGTCGCGTCCTCTGCGGCGTTTTCTGCGGTCTGGCTTGTAGGCGGCTGGATTCTGTCCGGCGCGCCGTGCAGTGGCGTGTCTGCGTCGCTCTGGCTGCCCGCTGCTACCTCCGCGCAGCATTTCGGGCAGCTTGTGCGCTCTTTGCACCAGGCGCAGCAGCCAGCGCAGCCGGACGTCGCACCGTCGCGGTAAAAACTTACCAGGTTGTCCACGTTGTCGCAGTTGTGGCTGTTGTCACACTCACAGGGGCGGGCGGCGTACTCCGAGCGGAGGTATTCGCGGGCGGACGTGGTGCGGGCCTTTGCCACGTCCTGCTTTGTGATCGGCTTGTCCTCGCCCTGGGCGGCGTTCTGCTGCACCAGCTGGGCCTGGGCGTCCAGAGAGAGGGCCGCCGCAGCGGTGGCGGTTGTAAAGTTCAGCTTGCCGTCCTCCATGAGCTGGCGCAGTTCCGGGGTTAGGCTATTGCTTATCTTCTCCAGGGCTGCCAGCGTGCCGTCGGCCTCGTCCATGATTGCTGCCATGTGGTCGCGGAGCTTGCCCTCGGTCAGATTGCGCCCGTAAAAATCAACCCCGGCGGCTCTCATTTCCTCCAGCGCTTGTTTTAGGTTCTCGTACTCCTGGACGCGATCCGCTGCTGTTTTGTTCCGCTGTGTGTTCGCCAGGATCACGGCCAGGCGTTCCTCCGCTCGGCTGCCTTTCGGGATCACTTGACAGGTGACGGTTTTATACTCCGGGTGGCCCGCGTCCACCAGCTTGTGGAGGGCCAGGAGGCGGCGCTCACCAGATACCAGCCTGTAGTCCCTCTGTGCGGCCTGGTCTGGGTCATAGACCACGACCAGGTTGTGGTAGAGGCGGCCCGCTACCAGAATAGCCCGCGCCAGGTTGTCCACGTCGTCCAGGCTGTACTGGTTCAATTCGTTGCGGTAGATGTTGTCAATGTCAATTTCTTTCGTGCGGAAACGTGCGGACGGGGTAGCCTTTACGCCCGCCTTGCTGGCGGTGTTCAGCCCGTCCAAAATGCTGCGCCCTGTCATGCTTTAACCTCTCTTTCATCGTTCCAGGCCATGACCTCATAGGCCAGGGCCTCGTAGTCTTTCGCCACGCCGCAGCGCGGGCTGTATACAGGCAGCGGCAGGGCTGCCGCCGTGTAGGATTCTGCAATCACAGAGCGGCGGATCGTCGCCAGTGTGACGCGGTGGCCCAGGCTGCGTAAATGAGCCATGACGGCCTTGTGGGCGTTGCTCTTGCCAAACATAACGGGCAGCACCCACAGTTCCAGGCCGTCGTTTAACTGCCGCAGTTCCTCCAGCTGTTCACGGACGCGCAGGAGGCCGTCCACCTCAAACCCGCCGGGCTTAACGGGGACGATCCAGAGGTCTGCCGCTACCAGGGCATTTAATGCAGCCATATCCAGCAGGAGGCCGCAATCTATGACGGCGTACTTGTAGACGTCGGAGACGGCGGCCAGGCGCTCCTGGAGGCGGTGTACCTGGTCGTTTACAGTGTCGGCGGCCACGTCCATGTTTGCGTCCATGAGGGCCGCAGAGGTGGCCACAACGTCCACACGCACCGCCGGGGCCTTTTTCTTCGGCTGCCATTCGCGGGCCTGTTTGAGGTCGTCCACGCTGGCGGCGTCGGTGTCCGGTTCCAGCAGCTTCTCCACGCCCCAGGCGGTGGGGTCGTATGCTCCCATGATCTGGGAGGCGTTGCCCTGTTGGTCGGCGTCGATCAGCAGCACCGGGCCGTCCAGCTGGGCCAGGTCATAAGCAAGCGTGGTGGCCGTGGTGGTTTTGCCCGTGCCGCCTTTCTGGGCCATGATTGCAATTATTTTCACGTTTCTGTCCTCCTTTGTTCTTTTGGGTGCGCCTGGCCGGGGCGCAGCATTATGTAGGCTTGTATGGTTTCGATTGCCTCCTGGGCGGAGTAGCAGACGGCTACACAGTAGCCCGCGCAGGCCAGGCGCTCCAGCCATGCCTCCTGGTCGGCGGTTGTTTTGTTTGGCTTCGCTTTCATTTCGACGCGGAGGCCGTGGTATATGCCTTTCGGGTAGTCCAGGATCAGATCGGGGACGCCGCGCCGTAGGCCCAGGCGCTGCTGGCGCGCGGCCTCTGCTTTGCTGCGCTTACCCTCGTTGGGGACGTGGTAGAGGTTTAAGAGTTCCGGGTGGGCGTTGCGCATGAGCGCGGCCCACTGGATCACGGCCTCCTGTTCACCGTCCTCTGTTCGCTTCTCGCATTGCTGGCGCATTGCTTGTTATCAGCTCCTTTAGGCTCATTTTTCCGCTTTTTGAGTGTAAAAACCTCTGTTTAGTTCACAATACAGGCGCGGGCCGGACACGCTATCCTGTCCTTTGCGCCTACCGGCTGCAATATGGCAGTTTCCCAGCCGGGCGCGGTGTAGTCCACGGACACGACGGCGAAACGGCGGTATTGTGTCAGCTTGCGCTGGATCACGTCCGGCAGCCGTTCCAGCAGTTCCGGCTTGCCCGTGATCGTCACCAGGTCGCCCGGTTGGCAGCGTTCGCGCAGCACGGCGCGGAGGTAAAAATAGCCGTTTATGCCATTGTGGCGGGCCTCTGCGGCCTCGCACCAGTAAAGCGGGTATTTTTTCTCCATTGTGGCGAACATATCCGCCGGGGCTTTTGCCAGGGCTTCGACCTTGCGGCGGCCAAACGCTTGATGGTTTTTGTGTTCCACTGGGCGACGCAGATTTTTGGAGGCCGTCCAGCGCTTCTTGTGTTTTATGTCCTCGGTGTCGCTGGCGTGCGGTTTCGTGATGTAGTAGGCCAGGCCGGAGAGGCCGCGCTCGTCCAGGGTGAGGTATTCAACAGTGTTTTTTCTGCCCAGGCCCCAAAGCTCTATAACTTCATCCATAGGCAGCCCGCCGTCCAGTACCAGGTGGTAGTGGGTGCGGACGCGGCGCCCGTTCTTTGTCCAGTCTGTGACGTACACATAGCGCGCTGGCTCCAGGCCGCGTTTTTTGCGGCGGTAGTTTATGCGCTTGATGTAGTTCTGAAACAGGCGGAGGGCGTCCTCCATTGTTTGCGATTCCTCCCTGGGTAGGCAGGTGAGCGTCACCCAGTAATCGTCTGGGCCGAAATTCTCATTGATCCGGCGCTCACACTCTTTGCGGCTGTTGCGGTCATTGAGGTTTCGCTGGGCCTCTCGGTTGCTGCGGTCTTTCGGCAGGGTTCCGGGTAGGTGGGTAAAGTCTGGGAAAATCTCCACGTCAAACTGGTGGCCGTGCTTTACGGTTTTAGTCGCATAGACGACGCGGCGCTCCCGGTCTATCATTTCCTGGACTTGTTGCTCTGTCAGCTGATCCAGCGGCAGCTCGTAGGCGCTCTCGTAGTCGTAGGGCTGCCACTTCCCGGCAGAGGGGCGGCGGCCTTTCTGTTTCTTTGGCTGGATAGGGAGCAAGCCCTGGGCGGTGGTGAGGTTCTGCTCTGCCGCGCCGCCCTTTTCCGTTGTGGCTGCGGCCAGGTTCTGCCGGGCGGCTTGTCTGCCATTCTGGGGCGCTGCGCCCCCAGCCCCCAGCCTGGGCTGTGCTGCTTTTCTTGCCATAGTGTGATAGCTGCCTTTCGTCGAAACATTAGTACCTATCACAAGGGCGTTATAGGGGCCTTTCGGCCCCTGGTTTTGCGGTTGACGTGGCGGCGCTACCGTGTTATATTTTTAGTAGGCCGCAGCGTTCCAGCGTTGCGTCCGCCCTTATGATGTTGGGCCAGTGTCGGTTGTCAAGCCGTTAGACACTGGCCCCTTTTTTTGTTCTTTTTCAGATTGTCCATGTAGCTGTCGGCAGCCTTCGTCCTGGCTGCCGTCTTTTTGAGTTCGTCCCGGCAAATTCCTATGTACCAGTCCTCAAAAGCCCAGCGCACAGCGTCGGACGTTTCGGTGTTGCCCGTGCGGATTTTCCAGCCCTTGTATGCCTCCAGGGCTGCGCCTGTCAGCGGCACAAGGTAGCCGTAGTGTGCCGGGTGGCTCCATGGTGCGCTCTTGTCTTTGCTGTGGTCGATCTGGCCGCCGTCAAAGGCGCGGCGGCGCTTTTCCTCCCAGCGGCGAAGCCAGGCTTTGCTGCCCTGGTTCCGCTGCCAGTACGGCCTCATGCGCTGCGCGCGGCCTGGATCGGCTGCACGTCAACGGACACGCGGCAGCCCTCACGGTCTGCCAGGATGTGCGCCAGGGTTTTATAGAACTTTTCAACATTTAAGCCTTGCATGGTTCAAACCTCCGCCCGCATTATGCGGGCTTTTTCTGTTCCGGCTGATCTGCCGGGGTGGTGGCGTTGGCGGTACAGTTGGCGCGGGCTACCATGTAGCCCAGGACAAACTGCTGCGCCTCGTAGGACAGGCGGGAAAAGTCCCGCACCGTGGCTTGCACGATTTCGCGCTTGTTCATTCGTTGCTCCTTTCGTTTTTGTCATACCAGCCCGCCATGTTGCCGCCGCTGTCGCGGCAGGGTGTGGCGCTGCTGGGTAGGTTGGTGGGTGTGCGGCCTGTGTGGAGTGTGTACAGCTGCATGAGCTGCACGTGGTGTTCGTCCGGCTCTCCCCAGGCGACGACGTGAGCCAGGGCAAAGTGTCCCGGCTCGTCCTTTTTGCCCATGGCTGTGTAGGCGCGGCAGTCTGGGCGCTGGCCCTGGATCATGCCCAGATAGTCGTCTATTGCCAGGTGGAGGCGGTGGCCGTCTGCTGTGATCGTGAGCCAGTCCGCCAGCTCCACGCCGTTCTCCAGCATATAGCCGGGCATGGTCTTGTCGTTCTTTGCGCCGTGGGTGATCTCGTAGAAAAGCACCGCGAACGTGGCGGGCTGTTCCTGCTGGCGGGCAGGAACGCGGAGGCGCTGCGCGAAATTCGTCATTTTGCCGTTGCCTCCTGTTCCCGTGTGTATTCGCGGTAGTCGCCCCGGATCACTTCTCGCCAGGTGCGCCCCTGGGCGTCGCGGCGGGTGTGGTCAAAAATCACGGTTTCGTAGATTTTGAAATGCTGCGGCAGTCCTGCGCCCACAACACAGTTGCGGATTTTCGACGCGACGATAGAGGCACGCGGCAGCCTTGGAATATTGCGCAGATAATACCGCCGCGTCACAATTTCGCCAGCGAACAGGTCAAACTCCAGGATCAAGCGCGGGTGTTCCCAAAAGCGCTGGCCGTCGCTGATCATGTAAACGCTTCCGGCTTCCAGCAGTGCCCAGGCCGTCCCGTCGTCGATCTCCGGGTCTATCCCTCTGGCGTGCCATTCCTCGGCTTTTTTCAGTAGTTCCTTGATCTTCTCTTGATTTTCCTTTGTCATTGCGGTGTCCTCCTATGGTTCAATTACGCCAGCCAGACGGCGGCGCACATAACAAACAGCAGACAAACCAGGCTGCGCAGCTGCTGCACTGCCCACCAGATCAGCGCCCAGAACGCCGCGTCTACTACAAACACGGCCAGCAGCGCCAGCAGGGCGCGCAGTTGTCTTTTCATTTGTCCAGCCTCCTTTCCCAGCAGTAGCGGTAGCCGTCCGGCGCTATGCCTGGACGGTTTTTGTTTTTTTCGTTACAGGCGCGGCGGATCGTTGTAGCTGCGCAGCTTGTCGCCGCTGCTGCGGCGTAGCTGCTGCGGTATATGGCTATAACCTCGTCCGTTCGTGGGTCGATTTTTACCACCGTGTCCGCGTCGTGGTGGCGGTAGCTGTTCAGCCCTTTCTGGCGGCGCGTCACCGGACGGAGGTTCCAGTAGGCGTAGTTCCTGCCCGATCCGTCCTTATGCTCCAGCACAGTGCCGGGCGGCAAATTTCGGAAATACGCCGCCCGCATGAGGCCGCCCGCTGGTTTTGTTACGGTTCTACCGTCCGGCGTGCGCAGGGTGTAGGCCCAGCCGCTGCCGTGCCTCTGGCCTTGCAGCTGTTTGTCTTTATGTTTCCAGCGCCGCCATACCGTACCGTCTATGCGGATGTAGTAGCGCCCGCCAAAGCCCGGTATATCCACCTGTTGCGGGACGGCAGACCGTGCGGGCTTGCCGCCGTCCATGTAGCTGTCACGCGCTGGCATATCAGCCCGCCGTCTTTTCCAGTGGGCACTGGGCGCACACGTCGTCCAGCTCGTCCTGGTCTTTCAAAACGTGCGGGCTCATGCAGCGCTCGCAGAGCGCGGCGCGGTCTGCGTCGTCCAGCAGCTGGCGGCGTACCTTGTGCAGCGTGGCAGCAGCGCAGCGCAGGAGGCCGCGATCTCTGGCCCGCTTGATTCTGGAGCCGTTCACAAGGTTTAGCAGGTCGCACTCCAGAGCGGCCAGGGCGGCGGCGTCGGTGCGGGTGTTGCGCAGCTCCTGGCGGTTCATGTCCGCCAGCAGTATGTCAATTTTGCGCTGGTTCTCTGCGGCCAGCTCCTGGGCCTCCGCGACGGCTTTCTCGTATTCGTCCATGTTTTTCTCCCTGTTTCGGCCCTCCCTGGGCCATCATCGGTGGGGCGGATCAGCCCCAGACAGGCGGCGGGCCAGCAGCCCGCCGGGGTGGTTTATTTCTGGCTTTCAGCCGGGCGCGGTTCGTAGTCGTCGCACTCTTGGACTTTGTCGCCTTCGTCTGTTTTCCTTGCGTGGCGGCGCAACAGGTCACAGTGGAGCCAATAAATATCACCGCCGTGTTTGCAATCTTTGCAAATGTCTTTATTTTCCATCATGTCTGCCTCCTTGTGTGTTCTGCCGGGCTACCAGATAGCCCAGTACAAACTGCTGCATATCGGGGCGCAGGGCCTCAAATTTCTGCGCGGTTTCGCGGATCAGTTTCTGCTTTTCGTTCATATTTTCCTCCAGTCAATGTCGTTCGGCAGCCGGATAAACCGGCAGCCAGCCGCCGGGCCTTTCTTTCTTACTGTCTGGCGTGTAATGGCGTCGTGTGCCGTGGCGGTGCTTGTGTGTGCCCATCTACTCAAATCTTGGATATTGTCAAACACTGCCACTGGCAGCTCGTACTTGTCCGCAGTTACAGCCATGTATCGCGGTGGGATTCTGTCGTATTCGTCCTGTTGCCAGTCCAGCCCCTCCGGGTCTGGGGCCATCACGGGCGGGCCTCCAGTTCTACCACGCGCAGGGCGTCGGCTGTTTCCTGGTTGTACTTGGCAATGCGGCGGCGTTCCTGTGCCAGCAGCGCCTGGGCGCTTTTCAGTGAGGCGCGGCAGCCTACCGCGTCCCACTTGTTTGTGGCCCCCGGCTTTGTCGGCAGCACGACAGCGTGCGTGTAGCGGTGGGCCTTGGATGTGCGGATCAGTTCGCCGTCAAAATAAAATTTCATTTTCTACCGCCTCCCCGTAGCGTTTCGCCAGCGTCATAAAGATTTCTTCAAGATAGATTCTGTGGATTGCGGAATGGTCAAAGAACTTTTCCGCGTCCCATCCGCTGCACAGCGGCGGGACTTTGCGGGCCGTGAGCCAGGCCGCCGTCGTGTATTCGTCTGGGTGGGCCGTGATCGTCGCCGCCAGGACGCGAACGACGCGCGGGGCGGTGTACTGCTTTATGTATGCCTGGACGTTGTCGCGGGTCATGCCCGTGGCGATTTCCTCCAGCCTGTCGCGTTCTTTAAAGCGTTCGCGGTTTTCTTTCTTCATCGGCTCCCACGCTGCCGTCATGCCGTTGTTAAATTTGTAGGTCGTCATGTCTCCGGCCTCCTTAAAATTCCTGGGCTTCAAAGTCGTGGAGGGCGTCCTGGGTGCGGGTTGCCCAGGCCCTCGCCTCGTCTCTGCCTTTTTTGGAGGCGTCCAGCTTTTTCTCTGCCTCTGCGGCTGCCTTTTCGTCGGCGGCGTCAGCCAGCGCTCCCTCGCAGTGGGCAGTCTCTTTCAGTGCGTCCGCGTAGCTCACGCGGGCCATTTCATACTCATTTTTCAGTGTTTCGTGGATCATTTCCAAAGTTGAAATTTTCATTTTCGGCTCCCTTTTCCCCGGATCGCGTCCGGCCTGTTTCGGCCCTCCCTGGGCCATCATCGGTGGGGCGGATCAGCCCCAGACAGGCGGCGGGCTGCTGGCCCGCCGGGGTGGGTGGTTTACTTGGCTTCGCAGTAGGCTTTGATACTGCCGCGCACATAGACGCGGCCCCGCATAACTTCGACGGCCTCCAGGGCGGTTTCCACCAGATTGACCGCGCCGCGATCCGTGGCGCGTCCTGCCAGATATTCGGCGGCCAGCTCGTCGGTCATGGGCAGAATAAAGGCGGCTTCGCCCTGTTCATAGGTTCCGTCCTCGCAGATCAGCGCGTCGTAGGTGACTTCAATGTTTTTCATGGTGTTCTCCTTTTTCGTTGTTTCGTTGATTTTTTTACTTGCGGCGGTTCTCCTTGTCAGTAGATACCCACCTTGAAACGTCCTTACTTGTTTTCACTGTAAACAGTATACATCACTTTGAAAACAAAATCAAGCCTGTTTGTTTGCTTTGTAAACATTTCGGCGTGTTGCACAATCTAATCCTCTTGTGTATGTTTACTATGCCACATTTTGCTGTTTTCGTTGTCTCTTTCTTTTGTTTTGTTTTTCCTGCTTTCATGTTATCCTACAAAAAAAAGAAAACCCCAGGCGTTGCAGCGCCTGGGGTTCCCGGAGAGAAAAAGGAGAAATATATGCAGTTGAGAATGTCTAAAACATGGCCAGGGCGGAGCAAACGCCCCGGCCAACATGAAAGGAGGTGAAAATATATGCAGAGCTTTGCACTCAATGTGCCGCAAGAGGAAATCCTGCACGATCTCGCGCTATTGCTTTTACAGGCGCGCGGGAATGTGCCGCAGGATGAGCGGGAGCTGATCGTCGCCTATAACGACGCCGTGGCGGGTCTTATTGACGCCTATAACAACTAACCCCGCTTTGGCTGGCGCGGCCTTGTGGCTGCGCCAGTTCTTTGTTTTAGAGGTTCATGTCGGCCACGGTCTGGACGCGCGCCACTTCATGGGCCTTTTTTACGATCAGTTTCTGGACGGATTCCAGCATATTCCATGCTTCATTCAGTGGCAGCGGTTCGCCGTTCGGCTTGTGCAGCGTGGCCAGCACGTCCTGCGCGTCCACGCCGAAGCGTTCTTTCAGTGTGTCCCGGGTGCATGGGTTGTAGTCTCTGAGCACGTCCGGCGTCATAGTCTCCAGGCTCTGGGCGGTGTCCTCTTTGGTGCTGCTGCGGTACGGGTCGATCACTTCCCGCTTGAAACTTTTCGCCAGTGCATACGCCTGGAGCGCACACGCTGCCAAAGTCAGCGCGCGGGCGGTTTCTTCTTTCATGTGGGTGTCCTCCTATACTTGCGGCGGCTGCTGGGCCGCCTCGGTGATCCGCCGGGCCTCTTTTGTGGCGCGCCATACTGCCCGGCGTAATTCTTCCATTGCAAGGAAAATCTCGGCAGACTGCGGCGGGGTGATTTCCTCATGCAGCCATACCTCAACATGAATGCGTGCGCCCTCCGTCTCCATGTTGTAGTCGTACAGGTCGGCCTGGCGGCGGCGCGTTTCCTTGCGGTTCGGCGTCGGTGCGGTGTAGCTTGGTTCTGGTGGTCTGTTCATCGTCACGGCCTCCTGTTTCTTTGAAAATATTATAGTTTTCTTTGAAAATACTTGCAAACATTCTTTCTTTTTGTGTTGACTTTGAAAACATAAACAGCTATAATATTATCCAGGAGGTGATAACAAATGCACGAAAGACTTATTCAGCTGCGAAAAGCCCTTAATTTGACCCAGGCAGAAATGGCCGAAAAGATCGGCGTCTCCCGCTTTGCGATCTCTAACTATGAGGCTGGCACGCGAAACATCACAGATCGCACCGCCCGGCAAATTTGCAGCGCCTACAATGTAGACTACGGCTGGCTCACCACCGGGCAGGGTGAAATGTTCGTGAATACGGACGACGCCCTGGGCGGGATCGTGGACAGTATCATGCAGGGCGACAACGCCCTGGCAAAGTCCATTTTTAAGGGGTTCGCGCAGTTCGACGAGAACGACTGGGCGCGGCTGCGGGACTTGATCGACAAATTTCTGGCCGGGGCAGTTCCTGCCGAAATCATGGAGCGCTACATGGACGACGCCGCGATCCAGCGCATGGAGGACGGCCTGGGCAAAAACAACGCCGCCTTTATGTATGGTTACGCCGTCGGCCTGGGTGAGCGTGAAAAGAAAGAAAAGGACGGCGACCAGTAAAGGCCGCCGCCTTTTTTAACCTTTTTCGTGGCTTGCCGAAAATGGTTCAATGTAGGGTGATCTGCTGCACGAAATTATACACACGCCGCAGTATTCCCAGGTCTGCGTCGTGCAGCAGCGCTTTTATTGCTTGCCAGTATTGCGCCCTGTTCATTTCGCCGTCGCCTCCTTTATTCGACTATACGCCGGGTGGAGCGGCGGCGCAATGGTTTGGGCGGTCATTTCTCAATATTGAGAAATAGGCCCGGCGCGGCTTGCCTTTTGGCTGCGCTTGGTGCATACTCACTTCAAGGGGCTGTCAAATAGGGCGGTGATCCGCGTATTTGTTGCGGCTGCTATGGCCTCCAGCTGATCCAGGCGCGGCACAATCTGGCCGTTTTCAATACGGTTTAAGGTGCTGCGGCTTATCCCGGTTTTATGCTCCAGCTGTTGGAGCGTCAGCCCGGCAGCCTGGCGGGCCTCCCACACATATACACGCACCATTGCCCCCTATAAAAGCAAAAGGGCCGCCCCCGTGTTGGCGCACGGAAACGGCCAAAGAACGCGCTGCACGGCTTTTGTGCCATACTTCACGCCCTCACAGCAGAAAGTATAGCACAAAAACGCCGCGCGGCATAGTACCTTTGTACAATTTCGCGGGGTGTTTTTATTATGTTGTACGGTAAACCGCAAAATTATGCGTGGTATCGCGCGCGGGTGGTGCTTTATATCCGCGTTTCCACAGACGAACAGGCCCGGCACGGTTACAGCCTGGGTGCGCAGCGTGAGGCGCTGCGGGAGTTCTGCGACACGTTCCAGTGTCAGATTGTGGCAGAGTACAGCGACGACGGCGTGAGCGCGCGCAAGGAAATACGGCGGCGGCCTGGGCTGCTGCGCGTGCTGGAGGCCGTAAAGGCTGGCGGCGTTGACTATGTGCTTTTTATCAAGCTGGACAGGTGGTTCCGCAGCGTACGGGAATACTACCGCGTCCAGGATGTGCTGGAGGCTGCCGGGACAAACTGGAAAGCAATTTTGGAGGACTACGACACCAGCACCACAAATGGCCGCTTAAATTTAAATATCCGCCTGTCCGTCGCCCAGGACGAGAGCGACAGAACGGCGGACAGAATAAAGTTTGTGTTTGCGGAGCGCGTGAAAAACGGCGGCGCGATCTTTGGCTCCAAATCCCTGCCTTATGGGCTGGAGGTAGCAGATCATCGCGTGCAGATCGTAGAGAGCCAGGCCGACGCCGTGCGCGGTATGTTCGACCACTACGAGGCCACGAACAGCACGCGGGAGACGCACGCCTGGCTGCGCGATCAGTACGGCGTCGATCTGCCTTATAATACAATCCGTAATATGTTGCGTAACAGCTTATACTGTGGGGAATATCGCGGAAACGTGAATTACTGCCCGGCGATCATCAGCCGGGAACAATTTCAAAATATTCAAAAAATCGTTTCAAGGCAGGGAGCGAACAGAACGCGGCAAAGCAAATACAGTTATGTGTTTACGGGTCTGTTGCGCTGCCCGGTCTGTGGCTGCACCTTGAAAGCGTTCCCCCAGACCGATTATAAATTCCACCGGGTATATTTGCGGTATCGGTGTACACAGCACTGGATCGACAAGCGCTGCACCTGGAAAACGACGCCCTGGGAGCCGCGCCTGGAGGATTGGCTCCTGGATCATATCCAGCCGCAGCTGGACGCCTACATAGCGCAGTTTGACGTACAGGAGGCCCAGCGGCGGCGCGCCGTCGTAGACGTGGGCGCGATCCAGCGGAAACTGTCCCGCCTCCAGGACTTGTATGTGGACGGCATGATAGACCGTGCAGCCTACGATGAAAAGTACCAGGCACTGATCCGGCAGCAGGAGGCGGCCCAGACCGCACAGCAGAGCCAGAGCGCCGGGCGCGATCTGGAGCCGCTGCGGCAGCTCCTGGCCGGGGATTTCCGCAGCATATACGCCACGCTGTCACCGCAGGAGCGCCACACGCTCTGGGCGTCCGTGATAGATCATATTGTGGTAAAGGACGGGCGGTACGGCCATTTTGACCTTGACGTTATTTTTTTACCCTAACATTGTATTAGTACATCGTGCCGCCGGGTTCCGGCAAGTCTTTTGGTTATGTCCGTACTGCTGTGTTCCAATCTATCGTCCGTGGTGAATCTGTGGTCGTTACAGACCCAAAGGGCGAAATTCACAATGATATGCGGAAATTATTGGAAGCGAACGGGTACAAAGTCAAGGTCTTCAACCTTATTAACCTTGACCTCTCCAACGCATGGGACTGTGTACAAGAAATTTACGACCCCATCACTGGCAACATTGACGACCAGCGTGTTATCACATTCTGTAAAACAGTTATCACAAACACCGGTGGCGGTGCAGGCGGTGACCCGTTCTGGGAAAGTTCCGAAGAAAACCTGTTTCGTGTTGCCGTTTCCTACTGTGCTTTCATGCGTGAGACGACGCTCATTAAAATCTACGAGCGCCGTACAAAAGAGCTGCTAACTCAACTTCCCTTTATCACAGAGGAAGATGGGGATAAACTCATTGAAATCGTTAAGAATCCAGAATCGGCGATGTTTGACCGCAGAAAAGTGGTTGAGTACCTTGCCGAAAACTTCTATGGCAAAGAAGAAGGAAGTAAGAAGCTGCAATCATGGGAAGACGACGCACCCACTTGCAATATCTCCGACATCTATAATGCCTTGCTTCACAATGACCTGAACAGTTGGGAAGACAACTTCAAGAATGTTCCTCTGAATCATCCTGCAGCATCTGCTTGGGCTGTTTTTAAAGGTATGGGCGAACGTGTCCAGCCTAACATTGTTGGTGGCTTGAACACTCGCTTGCAGTTGTTTATGACATACAAGGTGCGCCGCGTTATCAGTAATGATGATATTCGTCTTGCCAATATCGGCGCAGAGAAAACCGCACTGTTCCTTATCATTTCTGACGACAACGCTTCTATGCAGTTGCTTTCATCTTTGCTCTTGAGCTTCCTGTTCAAAGACTTGAAGGAAGCTTTCGATGCTGTCGGTGGGGAAGGGCGTATTCCGGTCAATGTTGTCGCAGACGAGTTGGCAAACACCGGTGTGTGGCCGAACTTCGAGAAGACCATTGCAACAGCGCGTTCCCGTAAGATTGCCGTTTCCTTGATTTTGCAGAGCTTACCTCAGTTGACGCAGTTGTACGGTGAAGAGAATGCCGAAACCATCATTGGCTGCTGCAATACTATGCTGGTACTTGGCTGTAACGATAAATATACGGCAGAGTACATTTCAGACAAGAGCGGCATCGTTACAATTCGCGCCAAGAGCGTCAGCGATTCCAGAGCAAGTACCATTGGTCTTCGTGGAGCAATGCAAGGCTATTCGCTCAGTGAAGGTGATGGTAAACGCAACTTAATGAATCCCGATGAAGTACAGCACCTTGGCAAAGAAGAAATTTTGATTATGACAAATGGTCAGAACTTGTTGAAAGCTAAACGCTTTGGATTCATCCATCATCCACTCTTTACAGACCCGCATTTCGTCCCGACTAAATGGGCAGAACTTCCTCGCACAGTTGACCTTTATCCGAACGCTCGTAAGCATGACGCTTTGGAATCCCTTGTTGGTGATATTCAAAAGCAGAAGGAAGTCAACACTAGCATTGCTCAGAAGCGCACAGAGGAAAAGATGAATCCACACAACAGTCGTCTTTCGAAAGAAGACCTTTTAGGCGGAAACAAGAAACCAGAAAAGGAAAACGCGTTTACCAAGAAATCAGCGAAATCAAAAAAATAATACAGTTCCTTAACCCCGGTCGATAAAAAGACCGGGGTTTTCTTTTCCCCGATTCAGAAATGAGTCGGGAACCACACAAATCGGCAGCCTCCGCGTGGCGTGTGGTGGATATTACCCGGAACCGTTTCGGGTAACTAATGTCGATAACATTTTACCTGAAAAGGAGAACAATACCATGAACGAAAACGAAATGCTGAACGCCACCCCCGTCGAGGTTGACGAGGTGACCACCCCCGCCATTGCGGATGAGGCTGCAGAAGCAGTAGAGGCTGCTCCTGAGGTTGAGTCCGCAGAGGTTGACACTGAACCCGCAGAAGTCGACGACGTCGCTCCTGAGGCTGTTCCCGCCCCCGCAGACGAGGGTGTGGATGAAGAGCCCGTTGAGGAGCGTCGCCCCCGTGCCGCTCGTCGTTCTGATGATGACCTCCAGATTGGAGACTTCATCGACGATGGCAACGACATGCTGAAGGTCGATATGCCTGAGGACCGCCGTGCCCGCGACCTCGCAGAGATGCGCCGCTGTGTGGCTGACAACAAGCGCAACCCCCGCCGCTTTCTGCAAGGCAAGGTCTTCGGCGTCCGTCCTGTTGGCACCGGCAGCGCTGTTGTTGAGGTCACTCGTGGCACGCTGCGCGTGATGATTCAGGCAGAAGATTTCTTCCACTTCAGCCAGATGAAGGGCATCGAGAATGATGACGAGGCAACTCGTCAGCGTCGCTACCTGCGCAAGGCAAAGCTGATGAACGGTGCCATCATCAATTTCTGCCCCTACATGGAAGCCGAGTCAGAAGACGGCGAGGTTGTCTTTGCCGGTTCTCGTCAGGACGCTATGCAGCTTCAGCGCAATCGCCACTTCTTTGGCCGCAATGCTGATGTGACCAACGGCACCCGCGCCGCTGCATCTATTCTGTCTACCGGTCCTGACTATGTCATTGCCGAAGCCCTTGGCGTTGAGACCAGCATCGGTGCTGCCTCTCTGTCTGCTTATGAGTACATCGACAATGTCGCCGAGAAGTTCCATGTTGGCGAGGGCATCCCCGTTGTTATCGAGGACCTGAATGTCGATGCAGAAAACGGCACTGTCAGCCTGCGCATGAACCGCGCTATTCTGGAGCGCCGTGCCAATCCTGCCATGAACATTCACAGCCTCGCTCGCGGTGGCGCTTACGGTGCCACGGTCACGTCTGTCAATGACCGCTTCTACCGCCTGATTGTCGATGCTGGCAATATTCAGGCTCGTGTGGCTCTGACTGCATCCGACGAGCTGTTGACTCGTGGTGACCGCGTGACGCTGCTTGTCTACGGCTACGACGACAAGCGCAACTATGTCTGGGGCGCTTGCCACAAGGTCTAATCCCTTGCCGACTGTCTGCCTATCCGACGGGCAGTCGGTTACTACGCATACATATCAGCCTTCTCGCGGCGCGTAGTGAACAACTGCATAGTGCAGGCCAATGATATGAATTCGAATAGATTGTTGAGGTGAATGTTTGTGTGTGAAAATCTTAGTGTACGGTCAGGTTCTTTTTATTCTCACCTTGATGACAGAGACTTGTTTATAGCTTGCAACGTCCAAGGAGAAAAAATAGAAATGTCTGTCTCTACTTCTTTCGATAGGGGAGATGTAGATATTCATTCTGTAGAAAATTGCTGCGAAAAAAATGCAGCAGTTGTTTCTTTGAATGTCTATGAACACGGCGTAATAGCGAGTGTTAAAGAAACAGCTTTATTAAAAGCAGGCACAACAAATAATACGATGCTTGTTTTTGAACTACTTAATAGATGCTGTGCTGTAATGCACAATATCATCGGGAAGAGGGGAAAGTAAATTATGGCAAGAGAAGAAACAGAGCCGAATGTATATAATATACCAAAAAACGCGTTTGATACAGGTTATGTGTTTGGCGGTTTGTTCCGAACCAGAAACTTTGTCGAAGGTATCATCGTTGCACTACCTTTTCTCGGAATTTTCGCATATGGCTGGACTAAACTTGGATGGGATATTCTATCCACAGTAGCATATTGTGTTATCTTATGTGCCGGTGCATTTATGGCAACGGTAGTCGGCGTTGATGGAGACAGTTTATTTGAGTTCATTGCTCGTGTTATTCGTTTTAGAAAAAACCGTAGAATTTCAAAATACAATCCCCGTATTAAAACAGAACTTGAACCCGATTATCTGATTCACGACGACAAGCTCCTTCCGAGAGAAAAGTTGAAGAGAGCTTATGAATCTATCAAAGGTAAAGTAGTTGGTGGAGAAGAAAATGCTATCAGCGCAGATATCAATTCAGACAATCTTCATATCTACTATGATGATGACGAAAACTTTATCGAAAAACCGGAAGAACTCAAAACACAGGCTGAACTGAAAGCAGAAGCAAAGCAACGTGCTAAAGAAGAAAAAGAATATATCAAATCTTTGCCACGAAGCGAGCGCAAAGCAGCTAAGGCGGCTTTGAAACAAAAGCATAAAGAAGAAGATGAAGCTAAGAAACAGCGCGAAGCGGAACAAGAGGCTATGATTCAAGCGGCTGTTCAACGGCGTCTTGACAAAGCAGAACGTGTTAAGCAGGCACAAGCCCGTGCAAAGCTCGAAGAAGAAAACGCGGCTAAAGAAAACGAGAATATTTCTTCTGAAAGCATAGTTCAACAGACAACCGATGAAAGCACTTCTAATGTTCAAAGCGTAGACACGCTTCAGCACAGCGAGACAGAAACAGTACGGGCAGAAGAAAAAGCCCCTGCAATTGATACAACTGTGCAAGACGATTCAGAAGAAATTGAAGTAGAACTGTTGGATATTGAAGATAAACCCGTTGAGCAGAAACAGCCTGTGGAATCAGCCGTAAGCCCAATTTCTCAATATGTCGGCTTGGATGAAGAGATTGAAGTCGATATTGATGATTTGGATGAGATTCCATTGACACCGACAGAACGATATCAAGTGACTCACCTTGGCGCTCGTAAAATCACGCGTAAAGGTAAAGCAAGACCTAAACTCAATACGAATACTTCGTTGAATGATATTTCAATCTTTGATAGTGCGAGGTGATAGAAGAGATGTTTAGAAAGAAAAACAAGGAGCAAGCTATTCCTAAAGGAGTAGTTGGTACGAATATTGAAGATATTCGCCTTACCAAAAAAGAGCGAGAAGAAATCGAAAAAGCAGAACGCGCCCGCATCCAAAAACAGATGGCAGAGCAAAAAGGGCGCTACCAAATCATCAAGAGCACACAGCGAGTAATCCCTGTCGATGATATCTATAATGGTGTCATCATCACAAAAGACCGCCGGTATGTTAAGATTCTGGAGTTTCGTCCCATCAACTTCGCGTATATGGATGCTGAAACTCAGAACCGTGTGATTTCGCTTTTCTATCAGACATTTAAAGCTGCACCGTGCAATATTCAGTTCAAAACTTTTGCACGCAAGGCTGATGTTGAAAGCACAATTGCAACCGTCAAGTCTTATTACGAAGAAGAAGAAAACCAGAAAAGAAAACGCATGCTGAAAGCATATATCAATCTGCTTCGCAAAACGGCATTGTCTGTTGGTATTACGCGTCGGTTCTTTATTTCTATCGAGTTTCAAAAGACCATCAGCAATGATGGTTCAAATTTTGAAGCTGTTGTTGCCGACTTGAACGCCATAGCCGCCAACATCCGTTCACATATGGAGCAATGCGGAAATATCTATATTCAGGCTCTTGGGGACAAAGACCATAATGAAGATGCCGGTATCCATCAGCTCCTTTATCAAATGTTGAACCGTAAAAAGAGTGAGACGGTTACATTCCATGACCATGTAAACCCGATTATCACACGCTATTTGGAAGCCGATGAAAAAGGAATGAAAACCTCTTTGCAGGCTCCGGAATTGATTGCTCCTGCGTGGATTGATTTCACGCATTACAACTACATCGTAATTGACGGAAAGTTTTATACCTTTGCTTATGTTCCATCACAAGGATACAGCCAACAGGTATATGCCGGTTGGATTGCAATGTTCGTCAATGCGGGCGAAGGTATCGATGTGGATATGTTCTTTGAGCATGTTTCTCGTGAAGCGGTGTTTAACAAAATCAGTACACAACTTCGTTTGAGCCGTGCAAATGCAATGGACAGCCACGATACAGACTCTGACTACCATGCGCGAGTAGAAAAAATTGCATCTGCCGAATATATGCTTCAAGGTCTTTCCAGCGGCGAAGATTTCTACTATATGTGTACACTCATCACCATTGTTGGTGACTCCCTTGACGAGCTGGAATACAAATATGATGCTCTGGAAAAACGTGCAAAAGGGCAAGGCATGAAAATCCGCCGTGCCAACTTCATGATGGAAGAATGCTTTGAGTCTGCAATCTTGCCGCTGGCAAAAATTCATAAAGACATTAAGAGGAAGGCACAGCGTAACCTCTTAACCTCCGGCGTTGCATCCTGCTATCCGTTCATTTCCTTTGAGATGCAGGACCCCGATGGCGTTATGGTTGGTACAAACCGTGCAAACAACTCGTTGGTTACGATTGATATGTTCGACACGGATATTCACGCAAATGCCAACGCAGTTATCCTCGGTTCTTCTGGCTATGGCAAAACCTTCACGGCACAGTTGTTTGCGCTTCGTCTTTCTGAAATGGATACACAAGTATTCATCATTTCTCCCTTGAAGGGCTTGGAAGACTATGGTGGTGGCTGCAAGGCAGTCGACGGTCAGTTCATTAGCATGGACCCGTCTTCTGTCAATAGTATCAATATCATGGATATTCGAGTTCCCGACGATGAAGATGCCAAGGATATGGATGAGTATTCGGCAGGCTCACTGCTGACAAAGAAAATCCATACCATCAAATCTTTTATGCATTTGGTCGTCAAAGACCTTACGCAGGAAGAAGAACAGTTGATTGATACCTGCCTCATTACGGTATACAAAAAGTTTGGAATTACAAACGACAACAACTCTATCTATGATAGAGAAACCGGTCAATATAAGAAAATGCCGCTGCTGCAAGACCTGCATAAAGAAATGCTCAAGTATCAAGAACTGCATCGGATTAGCAATATCCTTAATCCTCTTATTACTGGTTCTATGGCGTGTTACAACCGCCCCACAAATGTTGACTTAAAAGCCAAGTATATTGTGTTTGACTTTAACGGCATGAAAGGTGCAATCCTTACGATGTCTATGTTCGTTGTTCTTGACTTCGTTTGGACAAAAATCAAAGAAGACCGTAAAAAGCGTAAAGCAGTCTTTATCGATGAGTGTTGGAAGCTGATTGGCACTGACTCAAACGAAATGGCGGCTGAGGATGTTGTTGAAATCTTCCGTACGATTCGTGCTTACGGCGGTTCGGCATTCGCAATGACACAGGACATTTCGCAGTTCTACGAATACAAAGGCGGTAAATACGGCAAAGCTATTATCGGTAACGCCGATACCAAAATTATCATGCATCTTATTCCTTCTGAAGCACAAGCTTTGCAAGCCGCCATCCAACTTACTGATGCAGAAATGGAAAATGTTTCTAGCCTGCAGCGTGGTCAAGGCTTGGTTTGTTCTTCTTCTGCAAAATTGTTCGTAGATTTTGTAGCTGCTGACTACGAAAAGCAGGAAATCACGACGGATGCAAAGAGCTTCTATATGCAGGAAAAAGCGCTTAAAGAAAAACAGCACCAAGAAGAACAAGCTCGTCTGGAAGCAGAAGATAAGAAAGAATCTGCGAAAACAGATGACAACAGCGAAAAACATTAAATAACACAATTCAAAGCTTAAATACAAACGATGTAACGCTAATAATAACTGAAAACAGCACTTTTGAGATATGCGATGGTCAGATACAAACAAATGTGCTGATTCCGTATATCTCAAAAGTGCTTTTTCTTTTAGTTTCCTATACAAAATGCACATTTTTGATATGCTTTATTTTGCACGACAGTTCGTACAAAATAGTAACATATAAATCCGCAAAATACACAATGACACAATTGGCAAAAACAAAATTGCACAATTTGCATATGCTGAAAGGAGACATACTTATGTCTGAGGTACACAATAACGATATCCGCGAACTGCTCGATACCATCCCCGTTATCCCTAACGAGCTGATGGAAGAATATCTCGTACGGCAGTACAATATTACCCCGAACAAGGCGCGTGAGATTATCTACAGCGCTTGCCGTAAGGGCGCAAACCGTCGTCCGGCGTGCTATGTCACTAATGACGGTCTGGCGAAAGCTGATTACATTACCATGAACAGCCTTGTCCGCAAGCGCTGTCGCGCATTCCGCGTTGCCTGCGAATTTTTGCCGGAGAGCCGTCAATTTTCAATCCCTTCTACCTGCCCGTGGCTGTTGAGCTTCTGTTTCGATGGCAGCGTATATTATGTCTGCGAGTTTGAAAAGGGCAAGGAACTTATTGTTGCTGATATGATTCGCAACAATGGTATTCGTGAAGAAATGATGCCGGTCACATCCCGTATCGCTATTATGCGTCCCGGAGCAAACCGTGAGCTGCTTGATGGTTGTGGCATTCGCTTCTTCTGTACCGTAGATGACGACTACAACTTGGAAGTGACCGAACAGGTCGAGGATGATGAGGTTTGGGATGGCGTTCCCGTCATTAAGTGATTATAAACGATATATCGAAGAAAACGGAGAGCCAGTAGGCGTGACAAGCAAAGCCGAGCAGACTGGCAATTTGCTCGCACCTACGCCATATTCGAAATCGGCAAAGTATGTCAAAGACAAGCTCAAAAAAGCCTCTGATTATATGGAGCAACTGCCGGATATGCAAAGCCTCCGCAATAATACTTCGGAAGATACTCTAAATGCTGTTTCTGTAGAGATTCTCAAAGCAGAACGCGCTATTTTGACTTCTTTTGAAGGAAAAGAACGGCAAGAGCCCTACGAAAAAGCACATAAATCAGCTTTGATTCCGAACGATTTTTGCCAAATTTCGCAGCCTAAAAATGGAATACTGAAGATACGATATTCTTCGTTTTTACCACCGTTTCATTATGAATGGTACAGCCGAAAAGCGCGATACAAGAATGAGGCAAACCAGTATTTCCTTGATGCCGAATTTGACTACATTACGGAGGCTGTGCTTCGGAAATTCATTGCTAAAAACGGTCCCGTGAGCGTTCCTCCAGAGCATCTTTATCTTGTGTTTCGGCGCGGAATTGTACTCGGAGGGGCGATGCCTATAGACAGTAATAATGTCTATACAGGAGCTATCACAAACGCTATCAGCAGGGTTCTTCAGCACGGCGACGGCTGGCAGCTTATGAGCTTTGTTTATACCGCCATTGAAGACCAGCAAGGACCTTATTTGGATGTTATTCTTTGCCAGAAAGAAGACATTACGAAATGGCTCTAAGCGTAGCTGCATACAACAGTTTCAGGGATGTAAAAAAACAACATTTTTAGGGGTGCAAAAATACGCTCCTGAAAATGTTGTATTTCTTTATATGGATTTCTGCGAGGCTGTGGGGATTCTTGAACCGTCTTTGGTACGCAATACGGAATCTAAAGGACAAAAGCGAGGGGACAAAATGACGCATGAGCAAAAGCTTCTGTGCTATCTGTATGGGGTTGATTCAATCCAACGCAGGCAGCTTGTAATAGCACTACCAGATATACCTTACCAAAGCCTGACTCTTGCGGTTCGAAACGCAATCAAACATGGCTATGTAGAAGTATTTCGTAAAGATGAATCAAATTATCTGCGCATCTCACCGGACGGTATAAAGTACATCCGTACAACAGCTAAAGACTCTCTGGATAGTGAAAAAAGAGCTACCATGAAACGGCGTTTCAAAGGAGAACAAGGAAGAAGACTAAACAGGGTAGAAACGACTTCTTGTATGTGCAGGGCAGCAGGTATAAAACTAGCCAAAGAAGAAGGAATCCAGCTAACAAACATTCTCAATGCAAACACCAAAGACTATGAGAAGTTTATGGAAAACTACTTCTACAACAAAGGATTGCTGTTTCTGTCAGATGAACTATCCGCAACTATAAAAGCCACAAACACTGTCGGCGAAGAATACACAACAGGTATGAGCCGTCTGGTGGGAGCCATCATCAACAGCAAAGGCATTTACTACCTCTACTGCACACTAGACAAACTCATGAAATGGATAATATCCTACGAAAAGCGGCGAGTAAGTGCAATCACAGCGCTTCTCCAAAACAGTAATGCAGCCACAGAAAGCCAAGACTTCCAAACGGCATGTGCTATCCAACCAAAAAGCATCATAATAGGGAAAACATGCGCCATGATACCAAAAATCATTACAGGCGACAAATACGGCAAAAATATAAAAAGAGCCGGAGAAGCAACCATCACAAACAAGCTGATGACTCTCGCAAATTTAGAAGAAGTATACAAACACAACTACTTCGTACCAACAGACACACTCGGCGTTGAACTACTCTCAAGAACCGTAACACTTACAAGAGATGACCTCAACCAAATGATAGAAATGTGGCTCTCTGAAATGACAGACAAGCACACTACTATCGAAGCAAGGGAATATGTTGAAGCTTACATCAATGATGAAGAAAGCAAAACACTCGTGTTTCCAATCATAGAACTTGAAGAACTCGTTTACCAAAAAGCTGTAAAAGAGAAATACCATATTGTTTGCGAAAGAGGCACACAAGATGGTATCAGCCGAGCAATGGGAAACAAAGTTATTGACTTTAAAGATATGAACAACGAATCAATGCCTGCACATAAATACGATGACGATGGAATTCGCAGAGACGGCATCAACCCTCTCACGCATTCCGGCTACTGGGAGGAAGAGCAATGATAGCAATACGAGTATGCCCTATCTGCAAAAAGGCATTTGAGGGCAGAGTGGGCGTTCCAAAGGTTTATTGTGATGAATGCACCATGCTGTCAGATTATGCGGCGATGGACACTGCAAGAAGTCAAGCGGCTTGGTTCTTCGAAGATTTTGGAGACGAAGATGAAAGAGAAGATGAAAAGCATGAGAGTGAGCAAGAGACAGATACAGCACCTCTTATCACTATCACGGACGAATCAAAACTCCCAAAAGCCACACGCCAAAGCCGAGAATCTCTTTTAGAGCTCATTTCATCCAGAAAGCGCAGTTAACTAACAAAGTAAAGAAAGCGATGGCAAGTCATCTAATAAACCTTCCACATTTGCTAACCACCTTTATTGTTACGAGTTTATGAACTTCTAACAACCAAAGTTGTAAAACATACAAATTTATGGTATAATGCAATTGAAAATAAAAGATAGTACGATGAAAGCGTAGCTGCGATGCGTAGCCGAAAATAACAACCAACTACGAAGCGTAGCTCCTTACATACCGTACCACAGATGTAAAGTAGAAGGTATTAGATATGACAAAGAAAATCATTATTCCGTATGTAGCCGCAATTTTAGCGATGGTAGTTTGTATTAGCGTAGCTGCTGATGATGGAGCTGTAGTTGCCAGAAGCTATGCAGGATACAACAATCAGAAACCTAGCGTAGCCTCTGACAATGTCTATCGGCCGGTAAACCTTTCTTGGAACAACACCTTCAAGAAGGTAACTACTGAGGAAGCATTGGGAGTTAAAGATGGTGTTCTCGTTTTTGCTTTTCCGCAATGTCCTTTCTGCCGAAATCTTATTCCAGAACTTGCAGAAGTAGCAAAAGAAGAAAACGAGACCATCTACTACTGTCAGGTCGATGAGTACAGAGACAAATATGAATTCGATACTTTTACCGGTAAGCCTGTGAAAACACAGGAAGCAGGGAAGGGATACTACGAACTTCTCGATTGGCTCGGCGACTACCTGAACGACTACGCGGTGGCAGATAACAACAAAAACAAAATCAAAGTAGGAGAAAAACGAATCAGCGCCCCTACTGTCATCCGCATTGAAAACGGACAGCCGGTATCTACATGGCTGCTGGAAGATGTGGAGGACGCAGGATACCCGACAAACGCATTTGATACTTGGTGTGACGATACACAAGACAAAGTGACGGAATCTCTGCATAACTATTTTGAGGAGAAGTAAAGGATGAAGAATAAAGAGAAAATCACGATTGGGACGATTCTATTCGTCGACTCTCAGTATATTGTAACGGCTATCCTGATGCGCGTATTCTTTGCAGTAACCGGCTTGGCTGATAAGATGACGACAGGCACGGCCATTGTGTATTTCAGTTTGCTGTACCTGCTCTTTGCCGTAGGTGCGCTTGAGGACGATGACGACTGAGCGTAGCTGCCATATACTGCATTCTCGGACGACGGAAGCGTAGCTGCTGCCACAAGCTGGTTGTCAGTTGCGTAGCCGCCGTCCTTTTGTTGTAACCGGAGGAATATCAGAATGGTCTATGAGGTAATTAGTCCAAGAGGGAGAGGCACCGGAAACATTGTGGGGGTTCACACAGAATCACCACAATGCATTGATTCCCTTGATATGCAGAAGGCAATGGTTGCCGGAGGAAGTAAGATTACCTTTGAAGGAACAGAAGAAGAATATGAGGCTGTAAAGGACAAGCTTCATCCGAAGACAAAAGTAACTATTAAAAAAGCGTCTGCACAAAGGAAACAAAGAACAACAAGCAAGACAACTCGATAACAGGAACGAACCGTTATGAGATGCTATCCAGAACAGCTCCTACCGCAGCGATAAGCAACAGCAATAGATAAGCGGCGCTATCGTTCTGGAAGATATGAGAGGGAAGGAGATATACCCGTGAGAGACTTTACAAATACTTATGATGCGTTCATGCACTGTGATGTTAACAAGCTGGCTGAAGCGTTTGCCTCGATGTACCACAGCGACGGAGAAGAGTGCGACCGTCTTGGTTGTGCAAAGCAAGAGGTTAACGAAGCGTTCATGCGGATGAAGACCATCACGCCGAAAGTCGAAACCAACCAGAGTATTCTCCTTGTTTGCAAGGATTTCGGCGACACAGGCGACGATGTCTCTCTTATTAAAGCTAAAGACCTCAGCGTTTGGAAAGAAAAGCACAAGGAAAAGACAGAAACTATCAGCGATGAGATGCTGACATTTATGAGCACCGACGACATCATGGACGCAGCGATGCAGCAAGAACTGCCGACGCGCTATGCAATTGAACTTTGCAGTTGGGATGAGATTCTCGGATGGAAGCTGGCACCGTCCAGCATCTATATCTACGGTCTCGAATTCTGTTTGTCGCGTGTGTTGTGGGAGATGACATTCTTTGGCGTCGAGCCACACGGGGTAGAAAAAGCAAAAGCAGACCTCGATGCAAGCATTGAGGAATCGAAGAAAAACCTTGATGAAAACGGGAAGCCTCACGGTATTCCGTTCGAGGATTTTGTAAAGGAGCTCCTCGGCGACGATTACACGGAAGACTGGTATCCGGAAGAGGAACAGGAACGCGACCGTCGAAATATGGCAATCGCATCTTACAAGGGCAACAAAGAGGCAGAATACCTGCTTCTGATGCTGTGACATCCAAAAAGAGATGAAGAAACAGAGAGAAGGTGACAACCGTGCTTCTGCACATCTTTGGAGATACACATGGACCGGATGAGATTTTCAAAATCAACCCCAAAAAGTTTCTTGACCGCGACCTCACAAAAGACGATGCTATTGTAGTTTGTGGAGACTTCGGACTTCCGTTCTTTCCAACGGACCGTATCCCGGCGAATGAACTCAAAGCAAAGAACTACCCGCAGCATAACATCAAATCAGCACGAGCGTACAAGATGTACACTGACTGGCTGGCATCTTTTCCTTGCGATATTCTGTTCGTTGATGGGAACCATGATAACCACGCATTTTGGGCAGAGCAACCCACAGAGCAATGGAACGGCGGACTCATTCAGCGTTTGCCGGAAGCATCCAATGTCATCCATCTGATGCGCGGTGAATATTACACGATTGATGGCATGACCGTGTGGTGTATGGGTGGTGCGGAGTCCATCGATAAAATCTACCGCACAGAAGGCGTTACTTGGTGGCGCGAGGAAATCCCATCCATGAAAGAGACATGGCATGGCTTCGACACACTGAAAGAGCACGGAAACAAAGTAGACATTATTCTGACGCACACGTTGCCACAGATGCTTATGCCGATATACTTTCGGGACAGCAGCCCTATCAACGACCCAACTGGAGTATACCTCAACGAAATCTACCGCAGAGTGGAGTTCAAGCAGTGGTTTTGTGGGCATATGCACAGAGATGTAAACAAGCCGATGTACAAGCTCAGAGTGCTGTATAACCAAGTTGCAGAAGTGAACACGAAAGAATGCTGGGGAAGGGGAGAACAGACATGAATGGTATCTATGTAGTAGGAGATGTTCACGGAGACTTCAAAAAACTCATAGAAGCGCTCGTTGCATCCAATTGGGATGAGAAAACTGACAAGCTCATCTTTGTCGGCGATGTAGTAGACCGTGGCATTGAGAATGCAAAGGTCGTGAACTTCATTGCAGACCATAAAGATACCGTACACCTCGTTCTCGGCAACCATGAATACGAGCACCGGCAAATGCTATGGTACTACAAATCACTCGCGCAATCTCCTACAGTAAGAAAGCTTGCAGCATGGGTATTCCTGCACTACAAGCAGGGAGAGCATATCTTCAGAACGAAAGAAGAACTTGAAGGACTTAGATGTAGCTTAGAAGAGAGAAAGAAAATTCTTGCCTCAAGACCACATACCTTCGAAGGCTGGCAAAAGATGTTCATCACCTATACGCTCGCATGGGAAAGTGACAGTCTCTGGAAAATCGTTCTTTACATCCTCGACAACATGTGCGGCAATCCGTACAACGCTGAGCATACCATCTACGAGTTCCTTATGGGCACGAAGAAAACAAGAGAAAATTTTGAAGCTGTCTTTGAAAACAATACGCAGGAACTCAACATCACGCCTTCCACTACAGAGAAATTTAAGCAGGTAGTCATTACACACAACAATCCTTTCGGAAAGGTAAATGACTACGATAAGGCAGAGATGCTGCCGGACCATCAGAATACTCTCTATATCTTTGGGCATATCCCTCATAAAGAGATTGTCCGTATAGATAGGTCAAACAGCAACTGCACATACCTTGATATAGATACATCCATTGAGTCGGTATCCGTCATCAAGCTGAGCGACTACCTCCGATAAAAGCATACACATCATAGGGGCACTGAGCCTCTGTGGTGCGTTTTTCTTTTTGTATAAGTAGTTTGCTGGTCTTTATAAGAGAAGTTAAAAAGCGGCTGGCTGTAGCGCTGCTGTAGTATATAAAGAGCCGTAGCAACACACTCGCGAGTCGCTATAATACACAAGAGCCACTTTCTATATTAGCGCTACTATATATTCCGTTCTGGAAGGTTGCTGCAGGCGATATGTTCGGTATCTGCCCGGCGGGCTGGAGATAACGGCAAAGCAGAAGGGTAGAGGATAAGTGGCAGCCAGAGCGTATTGCCTCCTCCAAATAGCAGACCACATTTTGGAAATATTGCGCAATGAGCCATAGGCCAACGAATCACAAAACTGAACTACGAAGGTTCATATCTGTGATTTCCGTGGATATGAGACAACCGACCACGCAGTATCTGACAGATGTAGATGTCGTATTTGGAATGGAGGCGGTCCCACCCCGCACGGCGATGAAACATTTCCATACCGTAGGCACAAACAAACCGTAGGTACTCCTCGTTCATCCGTGAGAGCATAGCTACCATGTATTGACTTCTTAGACGACGGAAGCGTAGCTGCTACCACAAGCCGGTTGTTGGTAGCGTAGCCAAAGAGCATCGCACGCCATGTCAAGCGAATTTATCCAGTATTAGATGTACCTTTGTAAAAAAGTCGAATTAAATGTTCTTTTGCGTAAAACACAAAACAAGACGCAAGTTTAGAACGCAAATTGCAACCAAGAAAACAGCAAAGCAGAGACATTTAGTCGCATGCTATTACAACCGGATTGCATCATATTTGCAACTAACTTGGGTCTATGTTGGAATCATCTTGGAACTAACTTGGAGCTATAGACGAAAAAACTTGCTACGAACTTACTTCAAACTAGCTAAGCACTTGTCATAGCTTTCTACAAATAGCTCGCACAGCAAGTCAAGAGCAGCGGTTCCAGATTAGATGTGTTTTTACGAAAAAGCCGAATTAAATGGGTGGCTGCGTAAAAAGTGAACATTACCTCCGTAAAAGTAGACATTCGCAGAGAAAAAGTAGACATTGGACTTGCTACGGACTTGCTAAACACTTGCTACTCCTCACCCGAAGCAAGTTTGATTTTTTGCGTGAAAGAATCTCCTGTTGCTGTCCAAACGAAATCAGAAAATATTTTTGAAAAGTTGTTCAGAAAATTTCTCTCAATAGGCTCACCAGCAGGAAAATGCTGGAATAAAACAAAGTTTCCATGTAAAAAGTGTACAGATGCTCCAATTATTCGTAGGGAAAAGTGGCAAACGCACAAAATTAGAAGGAAACGCAGCTCATACATCCAACTGAGAGTTTTCTTCAGCCGTATACACAAAAAATCGGCATACCGGCACTATGTCGGTACACCGATATACGACAACCTATATGGAGGATGCTGAGAAACTCGGTTGTCTCACACGGAGGACATGCGACAACCAAACAACGCAGCACAGCATACCGTGGATGTTTACTCAATTGAGGGAGGTATAGTTCATCCAGAACGAAAGAGTCTTGCCGATGCAGAACAAGCGCCCGAGTCATCACTTTGTTTCCTGTGAAATTCAGATTGATAATTGCTACTTTATGTCGTATAATATATATAATAATGTAGGAAACAAAAAAGACCAAGAAAGGAGTCTTTCATGGACATCGAAGAAAAGTCATTTACCACAGAATGGACACCCATCGAGAAAGAAGGCAATCCGAAGAAAGCCGGGAAATACATTGTCACACGACAGAAGCCGACCATGACGACAACCGCGTTCTTTGAGTATGGTGAATGGTGGGACGGACCGCTGCACGAGTGGGCATGGCCGGAAGGCATGATAGTTGCTTGGCAGCCGATGCCAGCACCATACACCGGCAAAGAGAAACCACCTCTCAAGATATGGGATTAACCATTCCAGAACAGAGGCGGCAGAGGGAACGAAGAGGTTATCAGCATGAGCATAATACAGGCATATGCCACACGCTACGAAAAAGTCAGCTACTATGATTCCGAATTCGTCATAAAAGGGGTTCTGCGCATAGATACCAGAGAGTACGGCTTCACACACTATGATGGAGCCTTTGCTTTCTCAAGACTTAAAATCAAAGCAGGCAAAGTAAAAGCCGTCTACGACGAGGAAGACGGCTTTCAGATGCAGCAGGGGAGAGGTACTCCGGAAGGCGACCTTCTGTATACGAATCAAGAGAAGGCTGTGGAGTATATAAGAGATGCCGCGTCGGCATACTTGATAACCACACTTGACGCATGGGTAGAATACTTCAACTTTGCCACAAGCTGTGCAGGACCGTTTGCCTATCGCTTGACGAGATGTGTTGCGTATCCGGATGAAAAGTTCCGCTGTACGGTAAGAACACCATCTCCAAACTGCGCACTCGTCTACAGCTTCGGATTCGACGAAGAGGAACATCCGAGACTCGAATCGCCTCTGTTTCTAGGTACGGAGCTTCTTGAAACAAGCATAGACACAGATTTTGTTACAGGTCCCGGCAGATGGCTGTCCAGCATCTTCATGTTGAATGAAAACGAGAGTGGCTTGCCTCTCGACAGGGACTATTCCCGTATTGTCTCTTTAGAGACAGCGCTCGACTGCAAGATACAATTTGCCGGTTTTCCGGATAGTCCACAACCTGCACATTCCTGCAAGCTAATACTGTTCTCAGACCTTCTTCAGAAAAAGAAGCAGGATGAGATGGGAGTACCGATTCGGCACATTAAACACAAACCATAACGCAGATACAGCCCGAGAAAACATATCTGAATACCAACAGTGAGAGAAAAAATATGGCAAATACCAACATTCCAAAAGAAATGACCCTCGGTGAATTGCTCGACAAATACGCCGAGCGTATGGCACTATTTGCAAGTAGAAGTGGCGCATGTATTAAATTTGCGAACGAATACCGTGAGCAGCACAGGGAAGAAGTCGATGAATACATCAAAGATATCTGTAAGGGAAGATATCTGCTGCACTTCATTCTAGGGTTGAATTCACAGCAATGCCGTGATGCTGTCCTATGTATGGCATGTATCTTCCATGATGATGAGGCAAACGAGCCGAGAGTTGCAGGGGAACTGTTGTCGGTATACATGAGAAGCACCAAAAAAGAAAAGCTTCCGCCAATAGACGAAAAAGCTCTCAAAACAACATATCAGAAAATAGACGCAGCGCCGAATAATGACCAAAGCAAATATACCATAGCTTATGACGCATTTGCTCAGAACCTACTGGGCACATCCTCCAGAGCGTTCTTCGTTGCATATGCACCACAATATAGAAACTTTGAAACATGCCGTGATGAAATCTACACAAATGCACTTGTAGCCATCATGCTGCTGGAAAGCGCAAATACCACAGCAAAAGTGCGTTATATGGAACGCTATGACTATCTATATCGCACTATTGTCCGCCAGCGTTTTGCTTCTAAAAACTTTGGTTCTGTATGGGCAAAGGACATGGGCACGATGCGAGCAAGAACCAATACCGAAAAAGAGAAATCAGACCTACTCCAAATTCCTATCATCTCTACATTCAGCGCCAGCGGTTTAGCAAATACAAAAACAATGGACGACCATGTCATCACAAAAGAGATGACAATGAATATCGCTGTCACAGCGTATACTGCCGCGAACATTGATAATGTGGAGTTCCCAATCGAACAAGTATGGGAAGCCATTGATACCGGGAAAAAATCCGCGTATGATGATGACGTAATCACAGCAGCAAAGGAAAAGAGAGAGGCATTTACCATCGCTCTCTTCAATTCGACATATTACACTCTTATGTGCGAAAGGAACAAGAAGACTATTCTGGAGGCATTGCATGACTACTTCTTTAACCCGCAAGGCGCAAGACTGAATGTCGAGCTGAAACGATGCCAGCGCAGGATTGCTTCCGATGATGAGAAGTTGCAACGGCAGAAGGACGAACTGAAAGCGTATAAGTCTCGTGCGGATGCTGCTGAACGAGCGGCAGAGGATGCCCGGAACCGCTACGCCGGTATCCAGTCCAAGGTCGAGACGCAGCAGGAGCAGATTGCAGCTCTTGAGGAAAAACTCAGAGTTCTGCAGGAAGAAAACGAGCGGTTACGAAAAGAAGTTCCTGCAGAGCCTGTCGAGGATACTCCCGTCGTACCGGCGGAGCTGGAAGTCGATTGTGCGGAGGAACTAAAGAAACTCTTCGCATCCAAAAAGGTCGTAATTATCGGCGGACATCCTAACATCATGACCAAATTCGCGCAGAAGTACCCGGATGCAGCGGTCATTGAGAAGGACAAAGCCATGACTGCGGACAAGCAACTGGATGGTGCGGCAGCCGTTCTATTCAAGACCGACAGCATGAGCCACAAGGAGTACACACCCATCAAGGATTTAGCAGAGCGTAAAGGTGTTCCGGTTGGATACATCAGCGATGTCACATCACTGAGTCTCGTTGGAAGAAGTGTATACGAGGAACTCAAGCGATTGAATGTTTTAGAATAAATCAAAAGAGGGGAGCCGGGCAAGCTCCTCTCTTTCTTTTTGTCAAGACTTTTCGCAGGTGGAGGGTCTTTACATGGACTGCAACTGCAAAATTTTCTAATTGGTGTTGCAACCTACGGTTGTATTTGCTATACTAAATACGACATAAAACAACAAATAAGACTAAGAAACAACCGAATACAACGACGGGAAGAAGGTGTCTGTGAAAATGGCAAAAGAGCGAGTTATCCTTCATTGCGATATGAATTGTTTCTACGCTAGTTGCGAAATGGCATACCACCCGGAACTGCATGGAAAGCCGATTGCTGTATGCGGTGACCCAGAAAGAAGAAGCGGTATCGTATTGACTGCTTCATACCTGGCTAAGCGGATGGGCGTAAAAACCGGTATGCCGTTATGGGAGGCACAGCAGCATTGCCGGGACATCATCTTCGTTCCAGCTCACTATGACCTCTATACGCGCTTCAGCAGCTATACCAGAGAAATCTTCTTGCGCTATACAGACCAGGTCGAACCGTTTGGCTTGGATGAGGCATGGCTTGATTGCACAGCGAGCCAGTCTCTTTTTGGAACAGGGGAGAGGATAGCAAGGAAAATTTCCGATACAATCAAGGACGAACTTGGCATTACATGTTCGGTTGGAGTGAGCTGGAACAAAACATTAGCTAAGCTCGGCTCAGATTATAAAAAGCCGGATGCCATTACGGTTATCAATAGGCAGAACTTTGAGAAGATAGTTTTCCCGCTGCCTGCATCGGACTTGCTCTATGTAGGGAAAAAGACTGCTTCCAAGTTAGACGGCTATGCTATCCATACGATAGGGGCTTTAGCAAAGAGTAGACCAGAATTTCTGCAGCAAAAGCTAGGCAAGGTAGGATTATTGCTCTGGAGATTTGCCAACGGTCTGGATAATGCACCCGTCGCCAAGTACGAGCAACGGGAAGTTCTCGCACCCATCAAGAGCATCGGCAACAGTTGGACCACGCCACGGGACCTTTTGACCGACCAAGATGTCTGGATAGTTATTTATCTGCTCGCAGAAAGCGTCGCTGCGCGGCTCCGAGAGAATCATTTCCGATGCCGAGGCGTGGAGGTCAGCCTTCGGGATTCTAGCCTGTTCAGCTTCGAACGGCAGACACACCTAAGTCAGCCTACCATGCAGGAAAAAGAGATAGCGACCGCTGCATTCACCCTATACAAGAAGCACTACCATTGGAATGAGCATCTTCGTTCCATTGGTGTACGGGCAGTAGACCTGCAGCCGGACACTGAGCCTTGCCAAATTTCATTCGATTATAGTGCCGAGAAGCAAGAGGAGATGGAACGTCTTGAAGCTGCCATTGATGGAGTCAGAAACCGATTCGGGTACTATTCCGTACAAAGAGCAATAATGTACACGGATAAGCTCTTATCTCGCTGCGACGCCAAGAACGACCATACAATTCATCCGCATGGGTATCTACAAGGGAGCATATAAGTCATGTCAGAACAAAGAGTGAAACGATATGTGGAGGTCATCGCGGACTTTCAAGCAGATGGCACACTTATTCCACAAGCTGTCGTTTGGGATACGGGGCAGCGTTTCGACATTTCCAACATTTCGGAAGTGCAACCGCGCAAATACTCAAAAACCGGCGGAGTTGGTGTGCGCTATACCTGCCAGATAGGAAGAGCCAGAACATATTTGTACTACGAAGTCGATAAGTGGTTCGTCGAGGCAAAAGAAAACGCCACAGCAGCAGACCCATGTTAGAAGTCCACCACTATGGCGTATAAATTTAATAGCTAGTAAGCAAAAGGCTTATACCCCAGCAGGTTAAGCCTCCTTAGCCGGAGCGCTTTCGGTGGCTTCCTCGACACCAGAAGCAGCCTCCGCATCAGCAGCATTCACTTCTGCCTTCAGTGCCCGCTTAAAAACAACAAGCTCCTTGTCATTGAGGGTATGCGCCACCATCTTGGCGTAATACTCCGGGCGACTCATCGTCGCAGAGAAAGTACGGGCATAGGTCTTGCCTGCGCGGACGAAGCCATCAGCCTGAATCAAGCCTTTAGCCAGCAAGTTGTTGATAATCGAGAAGATAGACCGCTCTTTCCAGTTGCGGATACCGTTCTCCTCGGCTTTCTTGATGACATCTGCCTGCGGCATAGCCTTCTTGCTATTCCAAAAAACAGTCATAACAGACTCCTCGGCGGGAGTCAAATGGTAAGGACGATTTGCTCTTGCCATTGAAAACACCAACTTTCAAAAATATAATACATTTGCCGTTAATTCTATTATAGACAACTCGCAAGTATCGTCAATGGTTTCATATTAAAAATTAACAATTTATGCAACAAAAGAATCGTTGAGACGGGAAAAGAACTGGTCAACACACAAAATGCCGCTACCCAATAAAGGACAGCGACGGTGGCTTTCGAAAAACAAAAATAATTCAGCTTTTGAAAGTAGTAAAAATGGCACTAGAAGCGGTTGCACCGATATGACAAAGTATGATATAATATTCCCAGAGAGTTGAAGTTCCGCTACAAGCGCTTAGGCGGTCACCTCCCAGAGCCGGAAGGCAGACAGGAGGTCATACACTTTTTCGCCTTCCGGCAATCTTTGTCGGAGGTGATAGCATGGACGTGAATGTTGTCGTTGCAATCATTGGTTGCATTGGTACATGGTTCGGCGTTTTTGTTGCCATTTATTTTGGCGGTAAAAAGAAGTGAGACTACCTAATGCCACTTAGGTAGTCTCATGAGCTGGTGCATTTTCACACGATGTATCGGCTTGTTGGATTCTAACCGAGGTGTCCGCTTATTAAGAGCTTCAACCCTCTATATTTATTATAGTGACTTTAGCAAGAAACGTCAAGAGGGTTTTTGCTAAAGTCACCATACACAGTGCTCAGAGCAACCGCTTTGGGTGCTTTTTGTTTTATAGGAAAAGTTAGAAGTCCAAAAAATAATCCCCAATCAGCACCCCGTCAACTTCCATTGTGGAATTTTGGTCGGGTGTGAATCCGGACTTGCGGCAAAACGCTTCCATCTCCTTCGTCAGCACAGACTGCATGATGATGCGATGAACACCATAACCTTCGCAGATTCCCTTCAGAACAGAAAGAAGCGTCGTCATCGTACCACACCGCTTGTTCTCAAAGCCCACGCGAGAAATGACCAACGCAAAGCGTCCAAGGAAAGCAACGCGCAGTTCGTTTTCACCGTCGGCAGAGGTAATCCAGACCGTGTGCATACTGTTCGCTACTTCACAAACACAACTTTGCTTCTCCTCGATAATATTTACGAGTTGCTGCGTCTGTTCCTCTGTAAGCTCAAGCATGCCGGGAAACGCCATGATAATACCTCCACCGTTTCTTTTATAATTATTATACCACAAAATGTCACAAACAGAAAGTGACCCTCCAAAATGTTCATCAAAATGATACAACATCCTGCACAATTCGCAAAAATTCACATTGTGCAACAAGCCGAAAACCCGCAATATGCCGTCAGCGGGGACGAAGGGGTAGCGTATGTGGAAGAACACGCAGAGAACATCAACAAGGATGTACTCGCAGCATACGAGAAGGACAAGGCCAAGTACAAGGTGCTGGCGTTAACCACCTGCGTCTCGGATAGCTCGAACGCGAGAACGGTCATCGTGCCCCTCATCGACTAATTCCCAAAACCACAAAAAAATCGAAATTGGGAAATAAGTTGAATTCATATCCCAAAACTATAGAAAAACGGACACTTTTTGGAGACAAGTTTCAGGAAAAGCGGACAAAAAGTCGAACTCGTCGATGGAAGCGTAGCTGCTCCAGAGGGGCACTTTTTGGTTGTGGAAGCGTAGTCAAGATGAGCGATTTCATTTTTCGCACATTTGTCAATTTCCTACACAATATAAACATGGCTATGTGCGCCACCCGCTAAGAGTAGAGCTTAGAAAGAAATAAAGAGTAGTACATACCCAGTGTAGACACTAGCAACGATTCGCATATCTGTCAAAAATACACACAATAGTAATATGGCTATGTGCGCGTCCCATCCGGCTTAGAATATACTAAGAATAACTAAGAGTAAGAGAAAGAAAAAGTGAGGATAGAACAAGCGTCGTTACCAGCAACCATACTGCCAACACATACTACCCCTCAAAAAGACAGCAGAAGCAGCAAAAAACGTTGAAAGAATTTTCACTGAAAATAAATTCAACAAAAATTATTAAACAACAAAACAGCGCAAATCACAAGATATGCTATAATTTTAAAAAATGCTTGCATTTTACTACAATATATGGTATAATGCGTAATAGAAGATAACAGTTAAAGACTCGACGGTGCTGTCGATGACAGCCTTGTATACCGGGGCAGAGTAAATACCAATATCTTCGAGCCGCTCGTAGCGGTTAGCAATGTCGCTCCGCAATGACATTGCCATCGTTTTAGTTCGCAGTCAAACGGCTGCATGAATTAAACACCTTTCTATTTTCCTCATCCTTTCTTTTTGGATTTCCCGCTGCTCTTCCCCATAGAGCGGCGGGATTTCTTTTTTTAGGAATTGTATAAAAAAGAACTTGCACGTTCGTGCGAACTGCATACAATAAAGATTGTACAAGCGGAACAGGGCCACAGCGGGTCAAAGCCTCTTCCTGCTAAGCCCGATGCCTCTCTGGCATCACGACATGTTTGCCCGCTTGTGCTTCCTCTCGCATCGGCGATGTCCTGCACCGATGCACCCCATACAGAAAGCTGTGGTCGCTTCCGCCTCCGCAGCTTTTTTCTTTGCATTGAAAGGAGACCCCCCTATGAAAGTTACAGCATCCTATATGGCTGCCTACCTACTGGCGCTGTACTACTGCAGTAAAGACGACAAACACGCACCGGAAGATGCTGTGAAGTTCGCCTTGAACCGCTACATCAGTGATTCCTGCAAAGAAGACGCACAGGTGCAATTACAGGAAGCGTGTGACGAGTCCGATGACCTCGGATACACCGAGGAGTATGGCGACGGTCCCCGCACACTCACAGCAAGGGGACTTGACCAAATCAATGCCGCTGCTATGCAGAAAGGCGACTATGTTGAGCTCATCCACTCGGATACTCTGGATGTGGATAACTGGATTGACGACTATGTCGCGGCAACCGAAGACTAAGGTTACAGGCAAGTGAAAGGAGACACCATGGCACTCATCATTGGGGTAGTCATCGTACTGCTCATCCTCTTTGGCTTTCTCTGCTACAAGAAAGCTCCTCCGACGGAGGCAATCGTAGTAACGGGTTTTGGTCTTGCCAGACCGAAAGTCGTTTGCGGCAAAGGCACGTTTGTGCTCCCGGTACTGCAGCGTGCAGACCGGCTGAACATGCGTCTTCTGAAAATTGATGTCAAGACCCCGGAGACGGGCGTTAAAACCCAGAACGGCGTATCGCTCTGGATTGATTCTGTTGTCACGATTCAGGTCTACAGTGAGAACTCCACTGTTCTGGATGAGGAAGTCAAGGCATCCGGTCTGAAGGACGCAAAAGCGTACATCATGTCCCGCCAACAGGCAGCCATCTCGAACTTCCTTGGAATGAACGAGCAGGGCATCAACGATAAAGTCAACGATGTTCTGCAGGGAAACCTGCGCGAGATTGTCTCTGACATGACCGTTGACCAGATTTTGACGAACCGCAAGCAGATGGCGCTGAGCGTCATTGAGAACGCTCGCCCGGACCTTGCGAAAATGGGTCTTGAGGTCGTAACCTTCAATGTGCAGGACATCCGCGATGCTATTGACGGGCAGGGTCATAACCACGGTGTTATCGAAGCCATTGGTATCGAGCAGGAAGAGCTCGTGAAAAAACAGGCCGAAATTGCCCGTGCGCAGGCAGCCCGCGATGTAGCGTGTGCTAAGGCTGACGCTGAGATGGCGGCAAACGCTAAGGAAGTCGAAGCACAGACGGCTATCGCCCAGCGTAACAACGAGCTCAAGCTCGCCAAAGCACGGTTGCAGGCAGAGGCGGATAAGGCTGCTGCGGATGCAAACGCTGCCGGTCAAATTCAAACGAACCTCCGCGCCAAGGAAATCAAAGAAGCAGAAGCCGATGCCGAGATTGCCAAGCAGAAGAAAATGGTAGACCTCGCTGCGCAGGAAGCCGAAGTTCAGCAGCGAAAACTCGATGCGGAAGTTCGCAAGCAGGCAGATGCCGACCTCTACCGTCGCCAGAAAGAGGCGGAGGCAAAGAAGTACGAGGCAGAGCGTGCAGCTGAAGCGCAGAAGTTTGCTAAACAGCAGGAAGCAGAAGGCATCGAGCTTGTCGGTAAAGCCGAGGCGGAAGCAATCCGTCAGAAAGGTATTGCCGAAGCTGAAGCTATGAAGCAGAAAGCTGAAGCATACAAGCAGTATAATGATGCGGCTGTCGCCGAAATGCTTATCAAGGTCCTGCCCGACATCGCCAAAAGCGTGGCTCAGCCTTTGTCCAGCATCGACAAAGTATCTATCATTGGTGGTGACGCCTCCGGCGTATCCGGTGTTTCCGGCAATGTACCGGTGCTCATGGCACAAACGATGCAGACGGTGAAGGAAGCAACCGGCATCGACATGGGCGAAATCGTCCGCGCCAACAGCATTCAGGCAAAGACAGACCGCAACATCCATATCGACGGTGTGGAAAATACAGACCATCCCCGTGAACCTCGCCGTACCGCAAGTGGCTGGGTTGTGCCGAGCACTGACCCGGAGACGGGGAAGGATATGCTCCACTTCCATCCGGATTATGTGGATGAGAAGGAAATTCTGGATGCGCACCGTGCGGCGGCAAAGAAACACGAAGCTGCGGATAAAGAAAATCCGTTTGCATCTCATCCGTTTGATAAAAACGAAAAGTAACCATTGCAGCCCCTCAAGGGGCTGTTGCAGCTCAACGAAGACAGCCTCCACGCAGGCGAGCGGCGGACAACGGGAAAACCCCGGCAGATAGTCTTCCAGAAAAGGATGGAACAGCCATGAAAACGCAACAGGTCCCGAACTCTCCCTATTTTATCCATTACGACGATGACGGTTATTGCAGCGTGTCCAGAGATAAGGACGATAAGGAACCAATTCCGGAGTCAGAGATGCAAACGTTTCTCGATGCAGTAGCCAACGGGTTACTCTACATCGAGAAAGAGCGAAAGAGCAGATACCAGCGTATTGACGAAGCTAAAAAAGCAGCTTTTGCCAGAGGCGAAGCGGAAGGCAAAGAAGACAAGCTCATCGCCACAGTCAGGGAACTGGAGGAAAAGCAAGCGTTAAGGGAAGAGCAGGAGAGCAAACTATACCACGAAGCGCTTAGTCACACTATATCTTTCAAAAGCACGAGAACAGAGTGGGTTCGCCTTTCACGCGGAGGATGGTGATTCACATGATAGGGAGCATTTCAATTCCAAACACCAGATTTTATCTGACCAGCATCGACGGTAAGAAGTGGTTCATAACAGAATATTACAGAACCGCACCGTTCAATCCTGCAAAAGAGACATACGACTTGTACAAGGCGTTCGCGGAAGCATTCCGCGAAAACGAGAGGGAAGAGCGGAAGTTTCCGGAAGAACTCAAAAACGCCGTCAACAAAGCGTATGGAAACGGTTTTTATGCCGGGCGGCATAGCAATCTGTAGGCACCTACGAGTTTGAGCGAGATATACAGCGTATGGGAGGTAAAAGAGATGCAAAGTAAACCAAAAATCATTGCACAGGCAATCCTGCTGTTTGCGATGGCAGCTCTGTTCGCTGTCGTTCCTATTTTGTCGTTGCAGCAAGAAGAAAGAACAGACCTTACCACCATTACGGCAACAGAAATCGACGACTATATAAAGAAACCGGTTGAAATGAATTCAGGTGACTATAAGATTTTGAGTGGAAGCTCAATGTGGGAACGGCACAAAGCCGCAGGGGAGGAGCCGTCCGGCGACTATGTGACAGCCTTTTATCCACTTGAAGTCTACGCGAAAAATGGCGATGTGTATGTTATCGCAGCAGAATTTGATGCCGATAAAAAGGATATGTACTACATCAATAACGCGCCCATCAAAGGCAACATTCTGCCTATCCCGACAGAACATCTCGAAGACTTTAAGCTCGCGACGGTAGGGCAGAATATCTGTCCGTACTATTTGAGCATAAACAGCAGAACCACGGCGGGCGAAGCCATTGGCGCAGTAATAAGCGGCATCCTAGCTGTCCTGTCTGCTGTAAGCGGCATTGCCCTGCTGGTATCCACAAAGAGAAAGGAAGACGACAATGGTACTGAACGAGAAACAGCGTAAGAAATACCGATGGATGCTGAGCGAAGATGGTATTGCAAAGCTGACCTTCGCAAAAGGCTTGCTGCCAATTATCGGCGGACAAATTTTCTTGAAGCTGCTGCCGTCTTCATTGGATGACATAACGGGCATCCAAAAACCGGTGTGCTTTATTATTGGCTTGCTCGCATTTCTTCTGGTTATCTTCGGCATTGGCCTGATTCTCTACGCGGTCTTTATCCTGCCGCTGCTGTTCAAGGCAAAGAACAAGAAGTTTGAAAAGAAATATCCGGTGAGTAAGAACCGGATGTCCCGGCGAAAACTCTTTCGTGCGGCAGAAGCCATGAATGAGAATCCAGATTCTCGAATGAGAACGGAAGTGGACGGTGACTGGATTGAGTTCTCTCTTGAGATGGAGAACTATCTGCCGGATGATGAAGTAGACGACTTTATCGACTGTCAGACATACCGGAGACTAATCCACATAGGTAACGATGGTACTTACAGCGAATTAGAGTATCTCGATAAGGATGATGGCTCTGAACCGCAGATTGGACTTGTGAAAGAGCAAAAGATTGGCTATCACTTGAATGATGATGGCATTACCCGCCGCTATGAGTTCGATAAAGAAGATTTGACGAGAACCATCCATCGCTGGCTCGCAAATCGCGGCTATAAGCATGTCGGCAAAATGCAGTAAGGCGGTATGCTTATGGGGTGGTATCATGTTGACCATTTCGGCAAAGGCATCTTCATGGGAGAAGCTCGGAAAATCAAATACAACGAAGACTTCCTCGCAAAATATGTGCCGTCGAAAGAAGAAGCCATCGCCTTTGGAAAAGGGGAGTATGGCGAGGCAAAATTCGCCGATTATGATAGTTGGCCGGTAGTAAAAAAGCTGGCGGTAGTTCCTAAAAACCTTTGGGCTCTTAGTGGGGACTACTATGGCGAGCTCAACTATGATGAACACGCCTACAATCTTTGTGCAAACGCTCTGGACTTCGTGTTTGAGAAGTGCTACGGCTATCCTCACAACACTTTCTTCAGTGCCTGCGACTACAATCTCGACGCGATGATTTTCTGTGGTGTTATGTGGCCGCCAGAAAAGTACAACGAAAATCTCGCCACGCTGACTGAAGAAAAGCTGCAGGAACAACTGCGAGAGTTCCTCGTCAATGCAACTGGCGACCCGAAATACGCTGAATACGAATTGAAACTTTGTGCAGAGTACATCAAGGAATAAAATGGTTGAACCTAATATCATTAAAACTAAATACTACACACTGGTATCTGCGGATACCGGACACGGAAAGACGCTCTGGTGCAAAAAGAAAGTGGCAAGGTTGCTGCGGACAACGCAAGACCGCATCATCGTCATTGATGTGACAGGGGAATATACCGACTTCGTTCTGGACCATGACCGCATTGTGCCGGGGCGCATCCCGATGGTCATGCACCAGTATAAGCTCTCCGGCGGCTGGCCGGTAGACACGCATATCATTGAGGTCGATATGCCGATGAACAGACAACCTCAGCTTATCGTGTACGACGTAAGCCGCACGATGGGGACATGGCACAGAGGTGTGCTTGCCATCAGCGATGCACTGCTCGGCTACATGACCGGCAGAGAGAACACGACTACTTGGCTGTTCCTGAACCTTGACCCGTATTTCTACGAGAAACAGGATGACGAAACCTCTTGGAAAGTTCTCGAGCACTTCGTTAAGCAGCAAGGACAAACCGTGAAGCCCGTGTTCACATCGCAGAAGTTCAGCGCAGACACCATCAGCCAGCGCCTGCACGTCGATGAAGCTGCAAGCCAAGGAGCAACTATCCAGAGCGAGAGTAAGGCGGATACCTCAGCAGACTATGTTGTAGATGACCGCTGCGTTATCCCGGCGGAAATCAAAGCTATGAGTAAAGAAAAATTGACTGAGAAAATCGCGGAGTATGAGAAAACTCAGAAGTCTCTAAAGAACAATGAGGCAGAAATCAAGCTGCCAATCCACATTGTGTGAAAGGAGAACAACAATGGCGGAACTTAAAAACGGCGAATTTGGCGTGGATATTAAGGAAGAGAAGATTCTCTGGACCGACCGCAAGCGCCATACCATCTTCGCACTTCCGATTTCGTTCACGAAATACACACTGACAGAGACGAAGCTCATTATCCAGAAAGGCTTCTTTAACCTGCGGGAAGATGAGATTCAGCTTTATCGGGTTCGAGACCTGGCATTGAGCCAGAGCTTTTTGGAGCGTATCGGCAAAGTCGGAACGATTCACCTCTGCTCTATGGACTCTATGACCCCGGAGCTTGACATCCGTCACGTCAAGAAGCCTCGTGAGGTCAAGGAACTGCTGTCCAAGACAGTGGAGGGATGCCGCAAAGCAAACGGTATCCGTACTTCGGAAATCATCGGTGAGCGCGGCGCTGCACCCGGCCCGGCGCCTTTGGAGCACGACCACTATTGTCCAGAATGCCATCATGACCATGAGTAAGACAAAGGAGAAATACCATGAGCACTGAATTAGTAGCAATCGAACGCATCAACATCAAGAAAGACAATGGCGACGCGGATGCGCTTCGCAGTTGCCTTGCCCACTATCTGCAGCAGTTTCTGGACTCTGCAAGCATTGAGTCCATGACACTGCACGAACTGACCATCAAGATTGACGGAGAATCTGTTCTGGATGTCTCCGACAAGACTGGCGGCGTGGGTCTTTCCGGTCTGGATAAGGATTGGCAGCATACAGAAACTGTTCATAAAGCCATCGAACAAATCATTCTGGACGCGGATGTCGAAGTGTTCTTGTCCTATGATATGATTCACTACTTCAGTAATAAGAATTTTTACGGTTCGGCGTTCTGGATGGATACGCTGCAGGAATTCGGCTGTGAGGCAGTACGGTATCACGGCTTGGAATACTACGATGTGGAAAGCAATGTGGTGATGCTCTACTTTGACGGCAAGCAACTATGCGACAACCCGGACTATGTACCGGAGGAAGAAGTCAAGGATATCGACGCATGGTTCTGCTACACCTTCGATATGGAGCTGGATGCCGGGGATACCTTCACCGTCAAGCAGGTCAACAAGATGCAGGAAACAATTGCCTCGGTTCGTAGCGTCTTCGGAAGGGAAGAGGGCGATGAGGTTGCCGATGTTGATGAAGATTGCATCACCATTTGCACCGGCGTCACGCTGAAACCTGAACAGATTCCGGAGTTCGTAAAGTTCCTGCAGACGATGAACGACATTGCGGAGGAGTCTGGTGGTACGCTCGAATACACCGCAGAGTTCACGCCCGCCAAGATGGATACCTTTGCTGCGATGATTATGGACAAGCAGGGAAGCGAGATTGTGCCGAGATTCTACCGCTACTAAAACAACACAAATCAAGGTCTTTCCGAGACCTGCAACATTTTTCCGAGGTTTCGAGGGGTGATTCGCGACATTTTTCCAATTTGAGAGGATACACACATGACAGGAAACACGATTACCTCATTCTCCGTGGCGCTCTGCCTTGTCTGTCTCTGGATTACTGCCACGCGGCTTTTGAACTTCCTCACGGAGTCATCCAAGTGCTACCGAGAGGCAACCAGAGTGAAAGACAACGGCTGTGCTACTATTAAGGATTGCATCCGCAGAGCTAAGTTCATCGAGGAGGACACCAAGAGGTCATCTCACAAGGTGCTCCGGCTGATACTGTTCTCTGCCGTGTTCTCTGTGGCGGGTATGCAGGTGGGTAGCTATATCGGCGCAGTTGGTATCCTTTGGTATCTTGAGACGATGGCAGAGGATGTTAGTGCCGGTTCCTATATGAGCTTCTTTCCGCAGGTGCTGCAGAGCAGACCAACGAGACACTGGTGCGTATGCTACCTGCTCTCCGGCGGGCTTGGCGTGGCAATGTACATGGTTATCGCAGGCAGGTACATGATACTGCTTCGGTCACTTCTCTTCGCGTAACACATACAATAAAAAGCCTCACCCATTGTGGATGAGGCTTCTCTTTTTAGGAGGATAAAAATGATTTCTAAGCAACTTTTTTGCAAGACTATCGCAGGCATTCAGGCGCAGGACAAGAAAATGCACGAATTCGATGTTGCCCTCAACAAAATCTGCGATTCATCGGTGGTTTTTGATGCAGACAACCTGTATTTGTCAGCGCTGATTCGATTGCTCGAAGAGGAATTGGATGATAAGGCAGGCACCATCCAGTGGTGGCTTTATGAGCAAGTTCGCAAATGTATCTGGTACGACTTTAAGGACGGTCGCCGGATGCGCTACGACATGCCGACGGCTGAGTCGTTGTACGACTATCTCACCTTGCCGTTCGAGCAACTTCCTCTTGAGGTAGATACGGGGGATGACAACGACACTGAGGCTCCGGATTTCTTGTGAGGTGACACATGCTGATTATACTTATCATTATAGTGGTGCTTTGCATTGCGTCGGTTGTCTGCTATGAGGTGTCGGATAAGCTGCTGCAAATAAAAACCGCTGAACGCAGCGCCAAAAAAGCGGCTCTCAAGAAGAAAAGCAAAAAATGGTATGACAAGGAGCTGAAAAAACTTAATGCAAAATCCAAAAGCAAACCAAAGCAGAACGACGAGTTCAATGTTGGGTATGCTTTTGAAACGATAGAATTGATTGAAGAGGAGCACAACCAGTTTGCAGAGTTGGAAAACGAAATCGAAGATTTGACGGACACGATTCATCTGTTGAGAAAAGTTAAGAAAATCTCTTTTAACATGGTGTTTGTCTGTTCGATTCTGCTTGTGGTGATGATTCTATTCGGGGCTGTCGCTTATGTGCTGACGGTAAAGGCGGGTGCAAGATGAAGGACAAAGAAATCTTTTTGGAGGAAACAGACTTTTCTGCCAGATTCGGCAAGAAACTGACCATTGAGCGGATTTTCCTTGAATACGACTGCCTGCCACTACTATGCGTCTGCAAAGATGGTAATGGACAACTGTATATTTGTCACTGTCCAGAGTTTCGCTACTTTGAGCGATGGGTGGTGTACCCAATCTCAGAAAAGCAACTGTCCGAGATGGTAGAAAACAAAAAGCCCCCGGCAGAAGTGCTGGGAGAAAAGGACCAAAGGGCGTATGTGTATACACTCTGCTTTGAGGATGGGACAGCCAGTCTGGAGGAAACCTCTATGAGCGACCTGCAAGAGTATGAGCGCCTGCCAGAAGGCGAACCTCTACCGTACTTGTGAGTTGCTGATTTGTGCGATTCGAGTACCATAGTAGCAAAAGGAGGTATAACCCATGCCTAACATTTATCCCAATTCCCAGCCCCAGCCATACTACGGCGTCAATGGCAAGCTCACGGACGACGCGAAGGCTTTGCCAGTACCAAAAAAGGTGTTCATCCTCGATAAGAGCGTCCTGCTCTACTCGCCATATGCGGTCTTTGCCTTTGACGAGCACACCATTGTGGTCCCGTTCAATGTGATTCGTGACCTTGACGCGATTAAAAAAAGCCAAGGTGAGAGCAGTCGCAACGCGCAAGAAGCGCTGTCGATTATTGAAACTCTCCGAGAGAAGGGTAACCTACGGTGCGGTGTACCGTTGGAGAACGGAGGTATGTTCTTCGTTGACGATTCCAGTAATGAAACACTTCTTGAATCTGCTTATAGCTGCATGAGACATTGTCCGAAGGAGTCGGAAATTATCGTTGTTTCCAACAGCATTGCCACGCGGATTCGCATGGAAGAATCTGGATTTAAGGCGGAGGTATATCGCTCAGACAGCGTAATGACCGATACGCCTTACCTTGGCAGAACAGCCGCGCATTGTTATGATACAGAAATCGATGCAAGTGGTATCCCCAATGAGATTCCTGTATCCGCCGTGGAAACGGACGAGTCGCTGGTAGAAAATGAGTTCGTCACCGTAAAGAGAGCAGACGAATCTACTATCGGCGTATATCAAGCGAAGGGCAAAAAGCTCGTAAGGCTCAACATGGATAAAATGTATCCATATGGTGTCAGGCCAAAAAACCTCGGTCAGAAAATGGCTATCCACGCCTTGATGGATTCGCTGCAATCCTCCTCGCTGACGATTCTGATGGGTGACGCCGGTACAGCAAAAACCTTCCTTTCTCTTGCTTGCGGCTTGGAGCAGACACTTGGCGATGACCCGAAATATCGCAGCGTACTTGTTGTTCGCCCAAATATCAAATTTGACGAAACAGTCGGGTTCCTAAAGGGAAGTGAGGCAGAGAAAATCAACCCACTGATTCGTCCCATCCTCGACAATCTTGACCAGTTGACCGCTGTGAAATGTGGGGATGAAGCAAAACCGAGCGGCAAGGGTAAAAAGAGCAAGTTCTCTGCACAGGAAGAAGCAGAAGACAAAATCGTCGCACCCAACTCCTATGCACAATATCTGTTCGACTCCGGGAAAATCGAAGCGCAAGCTATGGAATATATGCGTGGACGCAGTATCCGTGACAGATACATGATTATTGATGAGGCGCAGAATATGACTCCGCTACAGGCATTCGGCATCATCAGCCGTGCGGGCGAAGGGACCAAAATCATTCTGACCGGCGACCCGAATCAGGTGGATAACCCGTTATTGGATAGCCGGACAAACGGATTGACTTACGCCGCCAACGCAATGAAGGGCAGCAAGGTCTGCACGCAAATCACTTTCGCAGCATCGGAATGCGAACGCTCGGAGTTGGCAAAGGAAGCTATCAAGCGCATGCAAATTAAGGGCAAGGACCATAACAAATAGTAGAAAGCAACGGCAGTCATCCATTTCGGGTGGCTGCCTTTTTCTGTTTGTCGAGATTTTGTTGCTGAATCGTGCGAATTGCAGATAATTAAAAATAGTCCTACCTGCGGTACAGGAGCAATCCTGACCAGCATGCAGGACGCAGGCGTTGGATACTTATGTACCTGCAGATGTCAACCCAGTATGCAGCTCTACTCAGTAAGTATCTTTAGCCAAGGGTTACACAACCTTCTGCTTCGGCAGAAGAGATTTATCGTAAAGGAGGTGGCGTATATGGCTACTGTATATGTGCTCAACAAAGACGGTAAACCTTTGATGCCGACGACTCGCTGTGGTCATATCCGCCACCTTCTGAAAGAGAAGAAAGCACGAGTCGTTAGAACAAACCCGTTTACCATTAAACTGTTGTACGAAACGGACGACGTGGTGCAGCCTCTCTATTTGGGCATCGACCCCGGCAGAACTAATATCGGGGTTGCTGTAGTCGAAGGAGACGGTACTGCAGTCTTTACTGCTCATCTGGAAACGCGCAATAAAGAAATTCCCAAGCTGATGGCAAAACGCAAGGAATGCCGTCAGGGACGCAGACATTACCGTCGCTGCAAGCGTCAGCGCCGTGCCGCTGCACACGGCACTTTATCCAAGAAGTGCAAAAAGCAAAACACAGCACAAGGCGGTAGCGTCAGTAAGCGTGCTCAAAAGATAGGCGTTTTTGAACGTAACCTGCCCGGCTGCGAGAAGCCCATCCTTTGCATTGGCATTAAGAACAAGGAAGCGCGATTTAATAACCGAGTCAAACCTGCTGGGTGGTTTACACCTACTGCCAATCAGCTCTTGCTGACGCACATTAACTTTGTGAAGATGCTTTGCAAATTTCTTCCTATCAGTGACGTTGTGCTCGAAATCAACAAATTTGCGTTTATGGCATTGGACAATCCAAATATTCAGAAATGGCAGTATCAACAAGGTCCTCTTTATCAAAAAGGCAGCCTTGAAAACGCCGTCTCTGAGCAGCAAGGTCATCATTGCTTGTTTTGCAAAAAGGCGATAGAGCATTATCATCATGTGGTTCCGAGAAGCGAAAACGGCAGCAACACTATTGCCAACATCGTTGGATTGTGTGCAAAACACCACGACCTTGTACATAAGGATGACAAGGTAAAAGAAAAACTCGCAAAAAAGAAGCAGGGTCTCAACAAAAAGTATGGAGCGTTGAGTGTGTTGAATCAAATTATCCCGGCGCTTACGAAGAAATTGGGTTCTCGTTTTCAAGGTCATCTTTATGTGACAGCAGGGAAAAGCACATACGATTACCGTGCAGCACACGGCGTAAGCAAAAACCACTGGTTGGACGCCTATTGTATTGCGTGCTCTGTTCTACCTGACGGCTGCTTTGACAACACAGTCAACAGTCTTGTTCCCTATGAATTGAAGCAATTCAGAAGGCACGACCGTCAGGTTTGCCAACAACAAAACGCAACGAGAAAATACTACCTCGATAAAAGGTTGGTAGCGACAAATCGCCACAAGGCTACCAAACAAGAAACAGACAGCCTGGAAGAGTACCGCAACAATGGCGGTGCAACAGACAAACTTGTTGTTAAAGAACATAAGCCTACAAACAAAAGACTGAATCGTATCCTCCCCGGTGCGCTTATGACGGCAAACGGAAAAATGAACGTCATGGTGGCGTCAAGAGGTTTGCACAACGGGATACCGGATTATTATGTTTTTGCTGACAATAGTAAAGCAAAACCAAGAAAATGTACGTTAATAAACAAAAACAAAGGCATAGTCTTTGTGCCAAATTCGGTGTCGTAACAAGGAGAAAAACATGAAAAAACAAATTCGCGCCATTGCTGCCGTCGCTGCAGCAACAATGATTCTGACCGGTTGTGCTACACGCCAACAGAACAACTCTTCAGAACAGAACAATACGCCCAAGAATAGCACAAGCCAAGCCCAGAGCAGCACGACTTCGTCTTCAAGCACAGAGACGACACTGGCAGGGGAGAATTGGTCGCTACTTGACCATCTCCCAGAGTGGGCGGAAGGAACAGTGACTCCTGCAGTTACGACAGACCCGAACAGTGGTATTCCTTTCGGTGAGAACCCGCTGAACGATGCTGACTGGACAAAGAACCTTTCTTTGGATGGAGCACCTAATTTCAACGGCGTAACCGTATCAGTGGAGGAATTGAAGGCTCTCCCCATCAATGGATACATGGCTCTCAATCGAGAAGACGAAGGATACAGTATCAAAGGAACCAGCGAAGAGTATGATGCCGAAGAAGAGATAGACCGCGACATTCAAGACTATTGCGTTACGGGAGAAGAAGGCAACTACTATCAAATCGGCTCATACGCTACCGATGGCTCATATGCCATGATGCTGAACGAGGATATTGCCAAAGAAGGGGACGTGACTTTTGGCGATGCGTTCGATAAGGGTCTGTACTACAGCCGTATCAATGTCTATGATTTCGATTGGTTCCCGGCATACGATAGTACGGCACAAGAGAAGTTTGAGGCACTCTACAAACATTTTGGCAATCCTTCTGGCCTCTACTGGAAAACGACCACTTTTGGCGGCATGGCATTCAGCTCCTTTGACGAACTGAAAGCTGCTACATACGAGGATGTAGGAGAAGCCAAGAGTTATTGGCTGGTCTGGAACTGCGATGGTTATACGCTCGCAGCAGAGTGCTATGACCAATTTGACGGTAAAGAGACACCTCAAGAAACTTCCGTGACTTCCATTTGTGTTTTCCCGGATGCAGATGAATCGTACATTTCCCATGTCGATGCAGGCAGTGTTGTTGACGGCTATGTTGGCTGTGGTGAAGCACCGTTGTGCCTGAGCGGTATCAAGACGGAAGGGTAAGAATATGGTCCCTTCTCAAAAAGCTCGCGAAAAAGCACTCAAGCGCACTTCACAACAAGGTATCACGATAGGACAACTCCCGAACTCAATACTTACGGTAGAAGTATTTGGAGACTGGATTGACTTTACGGCAATATTGGGCAGCATGATGCTGGACGGTGACACTGTCTTCAAAAAGCTGATTCTGGTACAAAATGACTACACCTACCGTGAATTGGATTATAAAAATAAGCCGAGAAAACCCACGACTTTAGTCGTGGGATGAAAGGCACTAAGGGCGATTCAACATACGCTGTCTATCCGCAAGATAGGCAGCATTTTTTGTTGTCAAAACGTGCGAATTGCGTACCATAGATAGTAGATTCTAAAGAGAAAGGAGGCTACTGCTCATGCGTCTTGTAATGAAAACCTACAAGTATAAGCTGTACAACAACAAGAAAAACAAGTATCTTGTTCAGCAGATAGAAATTGCCTCCGAAATTTGGAACTTCTGCATTGCTATGCGGCGTATGTACTATTTGGTCTATGGTAAAACGCTCAAAGCCAATGATTTGAAAAAGTACATTACTAAAATCTGCAAGCGCCGTAAGTGGGCTCACTGGCATAATCTTGGCAGCCAAGCTATTCAGGATGTGGTGGAGCGCGTTGACCGCGCCTATAAAGCCTATTTTGATAATAAGAAAAAGGCGCATCCTACCAAGAAGTCGCTGCCAAAATTTAAGAAGCGTGAGATGTATAAAAGCTTCACGCTCAAACAGGCAGGCTATAAGTTTGACGGCAAAGGCAACGTCACCATCAACGGTAAGAAGTATCGCTATTTCGATTCTCGTCCTTTGAAGGGTAAAGTGAAAACCTTAACCGTCAAGCGCGACAATTTAGGTGATATCTACCTCTTTGTCGTCACCAAAGAGGAAGGTAATGAAATTCTTCCACGAGCAGGTAAAGCTGTCGGGATGGATTTTGGTTTGAAGCACTTCCTCAACTTGGATGACGGCAGCGTGATAGACTCCCCTGAATGGTATAAAGCCTCTCTGAAAGAGCTGCAACGGATACAAAGACATATTTCACGCTGTAAGCCGGGAAGCAATAACCGTAAGAAAGCAATCAAAGAGTTGGACCGTATCTATCGAAAAATATGTAACCAACGCATTGATTGGTTCTTTAAGGTTGCTTACCAACTGATAGCGGATTACGCTATCATCTGCATTGAAGACTTAAATATTGCAGGGATGCAAAAACTATGGGGACGCAAAATCAATGATATAGCGTTTGGTGAGCTTGTCAAAATCTTAGAGTGGACAGCATCCAACTGTGGCACGGAGGTCGTGAAAATTGACCGTTTTGCTCCATCCAGCAAGTGCTGCAGTCGCTGTGGGTACATCTATCCGAAGCTCACACTCAAGCAGCGGCAGTGGGACTGCCCATCTTGCGGTACGCACCACGAAAGAGATGTCAATGCAGCTATCAATATATGTCGTATGGGATTAGCTCAAATGGGCTACCCTACGTAAAAATACTCTCACGGATGGGGCACCATGCCGTTACCGAGAGGCGTAAGACTGGGTCAGCCAGCGGCATCGTTGAAGTAGAATCCCACGATTTTAATCGTGGGAGTGTGTCAAGAATACGGTAGAGCTATTGTATCGGACAGTGTGGGACTCGAAGAGGGAAGGACTACGCTAGGCAAGGTACAAAAGCGCAAAATCTTTTACCGTAAAAACGAGGATGGCAGTGTTACCAAGTACACACTGGATACAACAGACATCACCAACGACATCCACAAGTGGTTAGCTGACCGTGGATATAGCAAGGTTGGGTGAAGGAAAAACATGGTTATTCCTGAAAGCATTATTCCGTGTGGCATAAAACTCATCTTCTTTGATTATGACGATACGCTTTTTGTTCATTACGCAGCCAATCGCTTTGGCGATGATGACAAAATTATGCGAGCAATTTTGAGCGAGGAAGCTATTCTTCCTGGCAGCGGATACCGCGTGTACGAGAACTTGGGAGTCGCAAATCCGCTAATAAAGCAGTTCGTCGAAGAAGATGCGAAAAATATCGATAAGCTGTGCATCACTTGGGTGGCAGACAGTATTATGCTGCCACCCAAAAAGCAATGGCTCGACAAGTATTATCCGGGTCTGATTTCAGATGTTGTTGGAACGAGCTCGCCGAGCCGTAAGATACAGACGATGCGTCTAATCGCAGAAAGTCGTAAGCTCCAACCGCGTGAGGTCCTCTTTGTAGATGACAAATATGACATCGTAGCACAAGCAATCGAGGCTGGATACAGGGGTATGACAACAGTAGAGGTCATGACTCGTATGTATTATCAGGATATGATAAAAACCGCACCGAAAAAGGAAAAAGAGCCCCTACCATAATTGGTAGAGGTTCTTCTCCACGCAGCCGCACGGGCTGCGACATTTTCACACTATGCACATAAATACAGAAGTGAAACATACAAAATAAAAAGTAACGAGGTGAATTTTAATCTTATAGTTTTATCCGCAAGCCATTTTACTTCATAGGTCAATCACTCCACAACGACTTTTGATTTGCGAATATATTATACCATGAATCAACATTAAAATCATCCATATCGAGTAATTGTTTACACAATGGACATAAATACAGAAGCAAAATATACAAAATAAAAAGTAACGAGGTGGATTTAATGCTCAGTGTGAGCCTACTTATTATAGCAGCAGCTATCGTTTATATGGTAGAGGCGTATATCAAAACTTATTATGCCATCGAGTATATGCACGGAACATCGCTGTTTTTCGTATTGCTGGCAAAGTATGGCACGCCGGTTTTATTCCTGCTCCTGTGCGCCTATATCGCATATCGCAAGATTTCAAAGAAACGAGAAGCGCAGAACAAAACGACGGTAGAACAACCGGCAAACAAGGAAGAACAGTATGCGGACAGAATCAAAGCAATCGTGAAAACAAAAAGTGTCTTTTCTGAACAAGCAGACCAGATGCTATACCAAATTCGCCGCTTCGGTTCAAAAATGGCTACCGCATACAGTATGACGCAGGATAGTAAAACATCAGGCGAGCAGGCAAAATGCTTAACACTGCTGGCATCTGCAGAGCGAATCTTCTATGACCGCTTAGATGACGCTATTCGTTCAGCCTCCATGTTCGATGAAACCGAGTATAACGCTTTCTGCCGTGGTTCCATTTCGTTTGGAGATAAAGAAGAAGCTAAAAAGAAAAAGGAAATCTATGATGGTATTGTAAACACAGTCAATAAAGTGGTTCACGATAACGAACGGCTCATTCTGCGTCTCGATTCTCTTGCATATGCACTGAATCAGCGCTCGGCACAAAATCCGTGGGATACTGATGTCGTTCTTGCTATGACAAAGCTCGATACCGTTATCAGTAAAACGGAGGAAGATATTAAACAAGACGAAGAAATTAGCCGTGAGGCTATGAAACGATATGATACATTAAATGGAGGAAATTGACATGGCGAGAAGAAGTATTTTCCCGGTGGTAGCGACCATCGCAATCGTGGGTGTCGTTCTGGGGGTGTTCTCTCAGACGGTGCTGCGCGACTCAAGCGTTAGCACAAGCACAATGACAACCGAACAAGCGTACGCCGACTTGAGTGGTAAGATGAAACGAATCGGTGTACAGGAAGTGACCGTCGCACCGCAGCAGCTGGATGTCTCCGAGTTCTTGGATGCAAAAGATGAGCTGCCCGACATCGAGTCTTCCTACCCGTTTGTAGTAGAGGGGACAGGGGAGGTCAATATTGAAATTTTTTCGTCCGGCGAAAAAGCGGCGGAATCTGGCTCTGACTCTTTCCTGACAGAGATGGCGAAGAAGTTCAACAATCAGCATAATAAAACCACTGATGATAAAACCATGAGCGTTTCGTTGCGTTCTATTCCTTCCGGCACGGCTGCTGAGTATATTTCAACAGGAAAATATCAGCCTGAGTGCTATACGCCTTCTAATACGCTTTTCGGCAAACTTGTCGAGAATGAAGGCGTAGAACTTACCGTGGAAACCGACCGTTTGGTTGGTAATGTGGCAGGTATTCTCGTATCTAAGAAAACAGGGGATATGCTGCGAGCAGATTATGGCGAAGCATCTGTGAATACTGTTCTGAATGCAACCATCGACGGGAAAATGATGATGGGCTATTCTAACCCCTATACAAGTGCCACGGGCCTTAATTTCCTGCTTGCAGCTTTGGCAAGCAGCGACAGCGACAATATCGTGGATGCAGTAGCAGTCGAGAACTTCCAGAAATTCCAAGCAAATGTTCCGCTGGTATCCTTTACTACACAGCAGATGGTCCAGTCTGCTGACAAGGGTGTTGTAGATGGACTGGTCATGGAGTATCAATCTTACCAAATCGACCCAACCTTACAAAGAAACTACGAGTTCATTCCGTTTGGTGTACGCCACGATAATCCGCTTTATTCGGTTGGCAATATCTCGGCCGAAAAGAAAGAGGTCATCGCTGCATTTATCTCTTTTTGCGAGCAAAACAAAGCCGTTGCAACGAAAGACGGCTTTAACGCTATGGACGATTATGCTTACACAGGCAAGGAATATGACGGCAGCATCATTGCGCAGGCTCAGGGCATTTGGAAAGAAGAGAAAGACTCCGGAATTCCCATCGTTGCAGAATTTGTTGTTGATACCTCCGGCTCAATGCGTGGTGAACCAATCAACGCATTAAAAACCGCGATGATTAACACAATTCAATATATTAACGACGACAACTACATCGGCATCATTGGCTTTGATTCAAGCGTCCGCGAATATCTGCCAATTGATAAATTTTCCCTTTCCCAGAAAACTCTGTACAAGGGTGCCGTGAACTCCCTCGATGCCAACGGCAACACAGCCATGTACAACGGCCTTTGCGTTGCAATGGACCGTATCTATAAAAAGTCTCAGGAACTCGGCGCGAATTGCACGCCAATCATCTTTGTTTTGACGGATGGTGACAGCAATACCGGCTATAAGTTCTCCGACACAAAAAGCATCATTGCAGGCATGAACATTCCTATCTATACCATCAGCTACAACTATGCAGCGGATAGCCTTTCGGAACTCGCTTCTATCAACGAAGCAACATCCATTGTTGGTAACAGCGAAGACATTACCTACAAACTCCGCAACTTGTTTAACGCAGAGATGTAACTGAAATGCGCGGGTCTCCCGCGCAGCCGCTCACGGCAGGAGCCTCCACGGGGCGAGCGGCGGGCAACAGCGTATGCTGGCAAATACCTGCTCAACAAAACATAAAAGGGGACATTTGGGTGGAAGTTATTAAATTAGAGTCTGGTTCGGGAGTTATACTGAAAATCAACGGCAACACGATATTTACCTCAGATAACACATCATATTGGCTACAAGATAATAAGCTGATACGCGATGATGGTGTGTGCCAACGCGGAGTAGCAGACATCAAAGAGGCATTGACTATCGTTCTACTAAAATACGGCGGCATCAAGGGTCGAGAAACCGAAACGACAAGGATTCTCGAACATATGTTTGCCGCAGATGGCGTGCGCATCCAAGCATAAGGTTTCGTTGCTAAAACTTGCGATTCGCATACAATGAGAAACAATAAATAACAGAGGGAGAGACTCACATGAAAAACGCGATGACCAAAAACGGCGTAGAGCTTCGTGTAGAGGACAACATCATCTACACCACCGACTCCAAGGCCTATTGGCGCAGCGGCAACATGCTGGTCGGCAACGGCAAAGCTATGAGCTATACCTGCCGCTCAATGGATGAAGCGGTCGATATTGTAGCGGCACTGTACGGAGGAAAAGCGTGAACAAACTTACAAGAGGCACGCTTAAAGAGTTTATAGGAAACTCAGAACAAAGCTATATTGCCGGTGTTTTCCCTATGAAATTCGACGATTACACGGCATATGCCGAATTATTGCGCAAGCCGATGCTACAGAAAAAGCACAAGGTCGAACTCCTTTACAACATGATGACGGCGGTAGAGCCGGGGCAGAGCGAAGCGGACTTGAGCCACTACCGTGAAGAACTGTCTCTCATCGGCTTCATCGTGGATAACAAGTATATCTATCCACACAACGGGGATACTGAAGAAACAAAGTTCCTAAAATTCTGCGGATTCCAGGCAAAAGACTTTCCCAGAGATTTTGATAAGAACATCAGAGAGAGTCTGAATAAGTACATCCGAGAAAAATACCCGGTTACAGAAATTGAGACCTTGAGGTTCTTGGCAAGTCATTCGGAAAAAGAGAAGAAAGAACTGACTCTTCTTGCTGCGAACTATTATACAAACGGTTTTCGCATGGATTTGATTGACTCCTACATTGCCTGTTCTGGTCTTAACAATGACGAAACCTCCGGCTATTGGCTCGCCGACCCCGACAACTGGATTGAACCAGTCCTGCAGATGCGCCGATACTCAAATGGTCACGACAACACCAAAGTAGCCAAAGACCCTCGTGAAGCAGTTTTGGAAAACGAGGCGGTAAAGCGCCTTTGCCGCGATAAAATCGAGAAAATCCCGAAATATGTGCGGCTCAAAAAGTTGATTGAGCTGGCAGCAAATACTGCCGGGACCAAACTCGTTGTCAAGTACAAAACTGCAGAAGGGGAGGCAACAAGCATTGCTTCCTATAGATTTAGGGACCTACAAGATTATCAGTTAATTCAACAAGACGGTTTCTACCTTCGCAATGGGTACTTGTGCTTAAACCCATCCAGCGGCATGTTCATTACAATAGATGATGCTTTGGCATTCATCCCATTGGACAATGTCATTGGTATAAAGCTGCCGAGTGGAATTGTGTATCCCTAACAAAAAAGTGCTTGCACTGTTGTGCGAGTTGCATATACTTAAACTTCGGACCGGTACAAGGCCGCAGTACCTGCCCGCTGGCGGGCTGCCTGATTCGTCGGGCGGCTCGCCTTTTTCTTTGCGGCAAATGCCATGAGGGTTGCACTGAAACCCAAACACAAAGGAGAACACAAAATGAAAAACAAGAAAATGCTGATGGCGGTGGCAGTTGCAGCCGCCGCAATGGTGATGCTTGCCGGTTGCGGCAAGAAGGATGAGACTCCTTCTTCCACGACAACCTCAACCGTCGCGTCCGAGAGCACTGAAATCGAAGAGGCTACGTCGGAGGATGCAACAGTCGAAACTGCTGAGGCAGCTTCCGTCACCGAGTAAACGCCTGAGCTGTACATCTAATGGATTGTTGCTCAAACTTCACTCGACAAAGGTAAATATTTGCTGAAAATACCGCTCCTTCGCGTATTCGTGATTGACTAATTGCAAATTGTGTGGTATAATAGGGGTATCCTAAAAAAGGATATCATCAACACCGCAAAGAAAACCATCTGCGCGGTACAACCATTATCACATCATGGAGTGAGAGAAAAATGAGTAACTCTAACAAAAAGGCTTTTTCGAAAGCACCCACTGCCCTGACTGCGCTCAGTCTTATCGTTTCGCTCGGCATGCTGGCTGTGCTGCTTCTGTTCCAGAACGGCATCCTGTTCAGTCTCGGCTTTACGGATGTCACTTCTGACATCATCGTCATGGCAATCACGGTTGCACTCGCGGTATGTGCAGTTCTGTCTTTGATTGCGATGGTCAAGTGCGCAACTGCCAACAGCCACACCAAAGAGCTGGTCGGAAGCGTAGCTGCCAAGACGGTATATCGCAAGGACGACAGTGAACAGCATAACCGCCACGGCGATGAAAAAGCAAGCGTAGCTGAAAAGGCACAGGATGAAGAAGTTCACGAACCTGCCGAAAAGCTGAAGGCTGCAGAGGAAATGCCTGCACCGCAGGAAGTAAAAGAGCCTGCCATGGACGACACCACAGGGCATGAGCCCATCAGTCCGATTGTTACCGCCATGGTCAATGACAGTGTTTCCAATGAAACGCTCGATGACATTGCCAACGTGATGAACGGCGTTGTCAAAGAACCGGAAGCCGAGCAGGACGAAGAGCCTGAGCAGGAAAGTATTTCTGAGCAGTGCGACCAGCCTGTTGAGGAAGAGCAGCAGCCCGAAGCAGCTCCCGCAGAAGAAGTGCAGGAAGAGCCTGCCGCGTCCGAAGAGAGCAATGACCCTGTTAGTGAGGAGCTTCCTGCTGCAGAGCCCAAATCCGAGGAAGAGCAGACCGAGGCTGTTGTGGACGAAGAACCCGTAGAACTGACGAAGTTCGAGCAGGCAATGATTTCTCTGATGAAGCGCGGCAACATTCCGGAAAATGTGTACGCCATCGAAGAGTACAAGGAAGGTGCTGTTTGCCTTATCCGTGACGACGCACACTACTTTGTGTATGATTGCAAGGACAATCAGGCACAGGATGTTGAGATGTTCGAAGCCGACAAGGAAAAGGAAATCGCAACGACTTTCGCGACTCGTATCCACGAGAAACTGAGCAAGGGGGCATAAGGAATTATGCAGCGTAAGGCATTGGCGGCGAGTCTCGCTGCCGTAATGCTTTGCGGCATACTCGCAGGTTGTGCGGGTAAAGCCGACAAAGACAACAAAACCAACAGCACGGCAAACTCCGCAGTTTCTGCGGAGGCTTCTACCGAGGAGACGGCACAGGAAGGTGATGCGGCTTCCGCATCATCTGACAACACGGCGCAGAATGACGGAAAGCAGGGAACTGCTTCCGCAACGGCAACACCCGTACCTACTGCCACACCGGAGCCCGACATCTTCAGTGAGCTTTGTGAAAAGCACGACATCGATATTGAAGAAGGCAAGGAGACCACCGATTTGACCCATGAGCTGACATCAAGCGGCGTCACATGGGACGAGGTTCTTGATGTTGGCAACATTCCTGTCACCGATGAGATGAAACAGGAATACGAGGAAATTCAGAATCCCGTATTGCAGATAGAGAAAGCCATCGTAACCGTCTACAATTACCGGAACCAGAAAAAAGAACTGTCGCAGGTGATTGAAACGCTGGATTCGTTGCTCTATGTGATGAACAACAATCCGATGATTAGCATGAACGACAGCTATTCGCCTCAGGTCTCTGAATTCCGCAGCAAATACGCTCAATACAGCGGGATGCTACAGGAAGAAAATCCTCTGATTACATCCGACGATGTAAACGCTTTGAAGCAGATTGTCATTGATGCCTACGACTTCCTCAATGGTAACGGCTTCGACGTTTCCACCGTGGATGCAAATGCCGCCCAACTGTACAGAACAGAACTCGCCGGTGAGACGACCGTGGACAATTCCACAAACGCAGCACCAGCACCTACCGAATAATCAGCAAAAGCGAAGAGCTTCCTCAATTTGAGGAGGCTCTTTTCTTTTAACAAGACTACCAACAGAGAAGCAGTAAGAACCGTTCTGAACGCAAAGCATGTAACTACATCCCCACATATAGAAACAGCACATAGGGCTCACGGGAGCGGCTGCGGCAAGGCTCCTGTCGCTCTGGAAGAACAGCCAAAGTGACCGTGAATTTGTTTGCCTGCAAAAGGTTCATTTGTAACATCTTGCGAATCGAATACAATGAAAGTATCAGCAATTTGCATCGTCTGTGCGGCTTTTAGGCGATGCGTAAATAGAGGAGGATGCTTTCATGCAAAGCAGAACAAAGAATGTTCTTACCATATGTTTCAGCTCAGACGCAAAAGTAAACAGTTTCTTGAATACGATACGGGACGGAGAGAATCCGTTCTCATTCAAGAAAATTCTGCAGTTATCCGACGACCCAAAGGTCAACGAATCGAGGTCGGAACTTCTGGCTTACGCGACAATCAAACGCTTCGGTACAGACCCGCGCAACTACAAGCCGGATGGACTTACGGAGATGATGAAGAACTACTTCCACCCGTATTGGTTCGCCAACGAACACCTCAAGCAAGAGGAGGTAGAGCAGGGCTTTCAAACCCTTTCAGACCGAAAAGGAATGTTATCGGTAGCAGAGCCAAACAAAAACGAAATGGTCGATGCCGGATTCCGCAATGGAAACGGTAAAATCATTTGCAGCCAACAAAAATTGGATGAGGAAGCAGAGAAAGAGCTGAACATATACCTCGAATATCTCGGAAGGTACAAGCGTGAGTATTTCTTAGACGACTTCCATTTCTACGGATGGCAAGTCATGTCGGATAGCGTTGAAGAACCGGAAGCGGTAAAGGTCAATGTAGATGGCGAACATCATGTACATATCGAGTTCAATACGAAGGACCATACACCGTCTCCTATCATGGCGGCTCTGAGTTTTCTGTTCTCAAAAGAGATGCTGTATGTAAAATATGCGAGCAACGACATTGCGGCGTACGAAGACCCCTTGATGCTCCGTAAATGCGGCTTCTACCGCTGCAAGGCAGGACACTTCACGGAAGGCTTCGGCTTGCGTGGCTACGAAGCGGCAGAGGAGGCTTGCAGGATGTGGGGATATACTTTGTCAGACTATGTGTCGGAAGGCGTGGTGAACGGGAAATACCGGGTTTTCTGGCACAAACATAAGGCATAACGCAAAATCAAGAGAAATAACAGATACAAAGGAGAAATAACAATGTTTGTTGCACGAGACACCGAAGGAACGCTCATTTGGGCAGACGAAGCAAATAAGCAGACAGATTATTTCTGTCCGGTATGCAGCGGGAAGCTGATTCTGCGGGCAGGGGAAGTCAACGCACACCATTTCGCACATGAAGCAGGCGCTTGCCCAGACCACTGGCATTACGATATGAGCGACTGGCACAAGACTATGCAGGAACAATTCCCCATTGAGTGCCGAGAAGTCGTGATGAAACACAATGGTGAGATTCATCGCGCAGATGTCTTCAAGGACGGCGTCGTAGTGGAATTTCAGCACAGTCCTATTACGCCGCAAGAATTCAGAGAGCGGAATACATTCTATAATACCCTCGGTTACAAAGTGGCGTGGGTGTTCGATGTCTCAGACAAAGGCATTGTACCTACTATTGGCAAAGACGGATTGCCGGACTACTTCCATCTCTATTGGGAGCGCCCGCTGTCAGTCCTGCGCTTCGGACCGGTGCCGCAGCAGGACAGTGTCAATGCTTGGGTCAGTATCTGCTTTTATTTCGGCACAATTGAAACCGGTGAAGACAAGCCTGAATACGCGATTCGCCGCGTCAACTGGTCACATGTTGACCGCATGAGTTGGAAACCGACATACAAATACTTTGATGTAGATGATGACCACGAAATTCACATGAGCGGCAAAATGGATATGCTTGATTTTTTCCGTACCACTATCGAAATGATGCGGAAACGGCTCGCAAAGGAGCCGCTACAGCAGTTCCTGCGCGTAGTGGATAGGCATAGAGGATTCCTTGCACCTTGCCCAAAGGGAAAAGCAAACGGAGGCATGAGGACCTACGGCTGCAGAGACTGCGAAAGCTTCATCTGCAGTATGACCTGCGTTTCCGGCGGGTCGAGCGGTGTATACTGTGCCTATCCGGCGCAGGCAAATACATATGGAGATTGGGATACAGATTACAGGGTGTGATAGAAATGAAACAAAAGCTGCGCTTCGAGAATTTCTTGAAAAACTATATGTGGGACCTCTCATTTGGAACGACGAGCATCAAGAAACTTGTTGCGGAATGCGAAGATTTCCCGAAGTTGCGTGAGCCGCTATTCCTGTATGCGAAGTTCAATGGAAAACTGAAGCTACTGTATTCCGTTCTGGAGAAGACACCAAACGAGGGGCTTCAGTATCTGTGTGACACATACGGAAGCACACTGACCATCGAGCAGTTGGAGCAGCAGGATGAGGACGTTCCGGAGCGGCTGCGGCGTGTCTGAACCAGCTATGTGGCTGTACGGGACAGTGCAGAAGCCGATAACTACATGAAAGGGCTGATGCGCAAGAAAGTTCTCTCCCTTTTAGAGGAGAAGAACGCCACTGTGTACCGCGTGTGCAAAGACAGCGGCATCAATCGTGGCAGGGTGTACCGTTGGCTCAACAAAGGGGACATGAGCGCTATCAGTTGCCGGAGTGTTGCTAAGATTCTTCGGTATCTGGACGAGGTTTCGGATAGCTCCCTGAATTGACAAATGATATAACATATACTATAATAATTATAGAGGAAAATGTTATATCGGGAGTTGACGAACATGAACATCTTCGAAGCAATCCGCAAAGCTCTTGGCTATACGCAGGAAGAACTGGCTAACGAGCTTGGAGTCTCTTTTGCGAGCGTGAATCGCTGGGAAAATGCAAAGACAGTCCCTGCTAAAAAGACACAGGAAAAGCTGCTGGAGCTATGCAAAAAGAAGAGTGTGAATATCGTCAACCTTCTCCTCGACGAAATCAAGGAAGAGGCTGAAGAAGTTGCTAAAAAGCAGCCGAACCGAATCGTGTTGTATCACGGCTCCAAGACAGGCATTGTTGAGCCGATTCAGCCAAAAAGCCGTGATGTATGTGATTTCGGGCGTGGTTTCTATATGGGAAACGACCCGCGCCAGCCGCTAACGCTGATTTGTGATTACGATGAAGCTAAATTCTACATACTCTCTGTAGATATGGAAGGGCTGAAAACACAAGAGTTTAAAGCGGATATCGACTGGGCACTCTTCGTATCCCTTAACCGTGGCAGGATAAATAAAGATGCACATGCACCGGCATACAACAAATATGCAGCTATTGGTAAAGACAAGGATATGATAATAGGCAGTATTGCAAACGACCGTATGTTCATAATGATGGAGCGATTTATCAGCGGAGACATCACAGATAAAGCCTTAATAGCGAGCCTCTCGGCACTGCAACTTGGTCAGCAATATGTCGCAAAGACAGAAAAAGCCTGTAAGCATATCACTATCGAAAAGCAAATCGACCTTCCTTGGATTGCAAAAGAAGCATTTAAGGAAATAAGCGAGCAGAACCGTCAAGACGGCATTCGGCATGCAAACGACATCTACAAGCAGCACCGTAGAGAGGGACTGTTCTTCGATGAAATTCTTGCAAATGTATCGGAGGGATAATAGATGCTTGAAATTTGGCAGCAGCAGCTATGCGACATCCAAGGGCGTCTCTTTGAGAATTCGGCAAAAGCCGGGTACAGTAGCAAAGAGTTCATCAAGCTGTTTATGACATCTTCTTTGGCAAAAGAGCTGGATTCTACCTATAACCGGATGCAATGGGCAGGGGAAGAGTACCTGCTGGAAGAATTTGCAGACAGATGTCCCAATGCCCCAAAAGGTGGGAAGCTGTACAACAACGAAGTCCTGTATTGGGCGGGCTATTTGTACCGCTACTGGCATTTCATTACAGGAGAATCCAGTAAGGAAATTTACCGGCAAGCCCCGGCGGAAACGATGAATACAAATTATCTGATGTTTCATACGATGTCCGCCGAATTGGCGATAGATGACTTAAAGGAAATCTATCGGCAAAAAAAGAAAAAGTAAAGCAAAGCAGCTGATATGCAGGCAAATACACCTATATACCGGCTGCTTTTTGCGTATGGGGGCTCTTTTGCGTTTACAAAATATTATAAATATGGTATAATGTAAACAAAAGGAGACGCATCTATGAGTGTTGGGAAAAGCATTAGATATTATAGAGAACAAAAAGATGTATCGCAGCAGTGGTTGGCAAATGCCATTGGTGTGAGTAAAATGACTGTCTCAAACTTTGAAAGTGATAAAAAATATCCGAATGTCGAAATGGTCAAGAAAATCTGCGAGGCGCTTGGTATTACCCTTGGCAAGCTGATGTCGTACAAAGAGGACATCGAGATTGCCGAAACTGTATTTCACAACAACAAACTGACTAAAGCCGAGAAAAATGCGATTCTGGCGCAGGTACGACTGAATGTGCAGTTGTATCACGATGCTTGCATGTGTGCCAATGCGGAAGTGGATGAAAACAGGCTGCCGAAGGAAAAAATTCCGATGGGAACTGACCTCGAAGAAATCGCAGCATATATACGAGAAGCATTGCACCTACCTGCAAGTGGACCGGTGGGTAATCTTGTTCAGACTCTTGAGAGAAGTGGCGTGTTTGTCACCATCATCAAACGAAATGCAATTGCGAAGAGCTTTTCAAGCCTCGCCGCGATGACGACCAATGGGGTCCCGATTGTTGCAATCAGTAGCGGCTTGGACCGTTATGGTCAGCGTGAAGAGCTGACACATGTTCTTATGTATCTGCTGTTCTCGGACATAAATGAGCGAATTCTCAACAATGCTGTGGAGTATTTCTTACTGCCAAGCGAAGACATTATTCGGGAGCTGGGACGGAAGCGCAAGAGTCTGTGTGCCAAGGAAATCCGAATAATTGCTGAGAAATACGGGGTATTCGAGAAGTGTGTGGTTCGCCGCGCGAAGGAAGAAGGCATCATCAACCGCAAGTGGCAGAATAATATCCAAAACATCATAGTGGACGAACGAAAAGCAGAATTGCCGACTCGCTTGCTGCAGATAGTGTTGAGAGCTTATACAGAAGGTGAAACCAGTATCTCAAGAGCAGCAGAACTGCTGCAGACGGACAGCAGTACGGCAGCTACAACACTCAAGGAATAAAAAGAAGGGGGGTGCGTAATAGCATCTCCCTTTCACTTTGCGTCTCCACCATTACACCTTATAAAATTACTTGATTTTCTCCACGGTATCTGATATAATCATATAAGGTGGTGAGAATATGATAAAAACAACTGCAATCATGCTCCAAGAGCTAAACAATTACAAGAACCCGCGAGACAAGTTGGCTCATATGGTCAAGAAGAAGGAGTGCATCCCTGTTATACAGGGATTATACGAAACGAATCCTACGACTCCCGGATACCGGTTGGCAAACACTATTTGCTCTCCATCGTATTTGTCTTTTGAATTTGCGTTGTCATATCATGGATTGATTCCGGAAGCAGTATATAACTTCACGTCAGCCACTTTTGAAAAGAAAAAGAAGAAGGAATTCAAGACACCTTTTGGAACATTCACATATCGCGATGTTCCTTCTGCAGCATATCCGTATGGAATCGAATGTGTAAGTGAGAATGGGTATACTTTTCAGATAGCAAGCCCGGAAAAAGCATTGTGTGACGAACTCTATATTCAATCCCCTGTAACAAGCCAAAGAGAACTAAAAGAACTCCTTTTCGATGGTTTGCGAATCGACTGGGAGTTGTTCTGCAAGTTGAACATGGATGATATTCTATTTCTTAATAGCAAGTATCATTGCACGAATATCCAAAAGCTGACTAAAACAATGGAGAAAATTGCATGACAACAATAATCGAACAGATGCTGAAAAAATACGACAGCAAAAATATGTACGACCAAAAGAATGCGATGAAGGAAGTTATGCAGGAAATTGTTCTGTATGGGCTGTCCCGCGCCGGTTTCTTTAAGGAAGCTGCATTCTATGGTGGGACTGCTCTACGTATTTTCTATGGTCTGGACAGGTTTTCGGAAGATTTGGATTTCTCCTTGATGGCGAAAAATCCAGATTTTGATTTGAAAGCGTTCTTTCCCGAACTGGAAAAGACAGTTCGCTCTTTTGGTCTGAACGTTGATATCACCGAGAAGGAAAAGACAAAAGAATCTGCTATTCGCTCTGCGTTTCTGAAGGGAAATACCAAAGAGCATTATCTGCTGTTTTACTCTGATGAGGCAGCAGCAAACAGCATCACAAAGAACGAGACTATCAAAATCAAGTTTGAAATCGACACAATGCCGCCGGATTATGCAACATTTGAGCGTGAATTCCCTCTAACGCCATTTCCCTATGAAGTCAACCTGTATGATATGCCGTCTCTTTTTGCCGGAAAGATTCATGCGGTTTTATGTCGTGCGTGGCATAATCGCGTAAAAGGGCGCGATTTGTATGATTATGTGTTCTATCTCTCAAAATGGGCGAGCGTAAACCTGAAGCATCTGCAATGGCGACTGATTCAAAGTGAAGTATTAACGGAGACGGATGCTTTTGACATTAAAATTCTTCGTTCGATGCTATGCGACAAATTCGATACTATTGATTATGAGCAGGCGAAACAAGATGTTAAGCCGTTTATAAGAGACACGTCCCAATTGGACATCTGGAGCGCTGAGTTCTTCAAGGGAATAACAAATCAACTTCATTAAGCAAATAAAAGAGAAAAGACCGCTTCCACTTATTGTGGCGGAGACAGTCTTTCTTAATTCCTTGTTACAAAGGAGAGAAGTAAAAATGGCATATTTTCACCGCTGTATCTGATTTAATCATATATGCTGGAGAAAATCAAGCAAATAAGTGCTGCAAAATGGCTTACACAAGCTCCAATGTGAGCTGTGGCATTGACAACTATTTGCAATGTGGCTACAACAAGACAAGAGAGCTGATGCTGAAAGGCGATGATACACCATTGTGTTCCGGCACGCACCGTGGTGAAGAGCCTCTGGAGGAGTTGTGCGTGTGAACCTCAAACCGGATAGGTGCTAAGCGAGCACCGAACGAAAACATGCTTTGGGTCCTGCTATCGAGGCGGGACCTCTTCTTTTTCGTCGGGGGAGTAGGTCTCAACAAAGCCCACAACCAAAAGAGGGAATCCTCCAGAACGACAGTACAACCTTCCGGTAGTGTCCAATGGCGTCTTGTAGTACAAGAGAAGACTCCCACAGAATGTATCAAATTAGCAGAATAATCATATTGACATTTGGAACTATATCATATACAATGTAAGTATGTTAAGGGTACACTCTTAACATATCATAGTTCCCATAATAGTTCTTGGTATGGTATAAAGACGAAAAAGGGAAACTATGACCTAAAAGTCGCTTCATTTCAGTGAGGCGATTTTTGTTTTTATAGCCAAATTCATGCTGCTCGGTGGTCAATTTGACCACTGGGCTTTTATTTTTGTGCAAGAAGGGGAGTGGCAAAAGAAGAAGTGGGAACCGTCCCTATATAGCCCTATATAGCCCATCCTCCTAGCTCAAAAATCCTCATCCCCGCAACCATTTTGTTGCTTGACGGGCAACCATATTCTGCATACAATAGGAGGTGCAACAAATACAGCGAAAGGAGTTAAGGCAAGATAATCTGTTCATCTTGTTATATGACTAAACTGTTAACTTTTACGAACCTTGGTTGTAGAAATTACAAATTTATGGTATAATGCAGATGTACAGAAGGATAGGCGACCAATGGCTCACAGCCTCGTCGATGACGAAATCCAAAGCTGCATAGAGTCGGCTGAACCTATCACAATTATGTTGCCTCGGCACCAGACGCCGGGAAGGAGAAAATTGAATATGAAAAAGAAAATCATGTCGATGGTCATTGCCGCCGCAGCAATGGCACTGTCGCTGGTTGGATGCGGTGTTGACATCAACTCCATCGGATTGCCTCCGAATGTAGTGATGGAAAAGGGTGAGACGCAGCAGCTGGAAATCAAGTACGGCACGGACGATAAAGCCGAGCAGGAAAAGATTGCCGAGGCTGCCTCGAAGCTCACCATCGAATGGACCTCCTCCGATGAAGAGGTCGTCACGGTCGATGCCACCGGTCTCATCACTGCAGTCGGTGCAGGTGAGGCTGATGTCACGGCTTCCGCAAAGGATGTGAACATTTCCTCCACTACTCATGTGAAGGTCGTCATCACACCCACCGGTGTAGAAGCACCCGAAGCCTTGGAGCTTGTCACAAACGGTGAGAATTCCAAGAATCTGGATGCCAAAATTGTGCCGGAAGACGCGACTGAGGTAAAGCTGGCATATACCTCCAGCGATGAAAGCGTAGCTACCGTAGATGAGAATGGCCTTGTCACGGCAGTCGCTGACGGCGAATGCACCATCACTACCTATGTTGTTGCAGATGCTCCTGCAACAGCCGAGACAGCTACACAGGAAGCTGCTGCAGTTGTAACGGATGAGGAAACGCCCACGGAAGGCGAAAATTCCGAAACCACCGCAGATTCCGAAACTGTCACGGTGCCGGACAATCTCGACTCTGCATTCGGCGTTGTGCCCGAGGGACTCAGCGCCACCACCAAGGTAACTGTCACCACAAAGGTGGAGGGTATTACCCTCGACAAGACAGAAGGCATCCTCAATGTTGGCAACACGGTGACCATCACGGCTACCGTAGCGCCGGAAGAGGCTACCAACCCGGCAGTCACTTGGTCCTCCAGCGATGAGAGCGTAGCTACCGTCGATGAGACTGGGAAGGTTACTGCAGTCGCTGTTGGGAATGCTACCATCACCGCTACCAGCGAAGATGACAGCAGCGTGAGCGCAGGCTATGAGCTCACGGTCCAGCAGAAGAAGGCTGCCACCACCACGAAGAACAACTACTCCGGCAGCACCTCTGCTGGCACATCCACTGCTCCGAGCTACACGGCACCCACACAGCCGGTAACGCCGAGTGCTCCTGCAGTAGAAACGCCCGCACCGGCACCTGCTCCCGACCCGGCACCCGCACCGGCTGAGCCTGCTCAGCCGAGCGGTGGCGATAGCGGAAACTCTGGTGGGGTAGTTCCCGGAAGCACGGAAGACCTGGATAACCAGTATCGCGATTTCGGTACATGGTCCGGAACTGACTGGACGCAAGGTGCGACTCGTTCGTAACTTAAAAGGTTACGCACTGCAGTGATGAAACTGCAGGAGAACTGATAACCCGATGGATGGGAACATCCACCATAAACTCCGACGTGCGGTAGAAAGAGAAAGCTTAACCGTACGAAGCTCGGTGAAGTCGGCAGAAGGTTGACTCAAGCAGCCAACTGATATGCCGGTGGTCCATAAAATGCCCATGGTGAGTATGACCGTTTCGGTCTGACGAACCTGCGAAATAAAGGGATACAGTCCGCACAGCAATGTGCGTCGAAGATATGGCTGAGTAAGGACTTGCGTGCGAAAAGCCATCAAAGAAGTCTTTGGTCCCATAGCAGGCACCTAAAGGTGTATGGTAACGGATAGGGTTATCGGAACGAGGAAAGGTATTGGGCATCCACAAAAGGATGTAGGCTGACGAAGAACAATAAGCAGCCGAACCGGTGCTGAAAAGCAGAGGTCGCAGCGATGATGGTACTTGTAATGAGTATCGGAGTGATGGCCTCAAGTCGGCGAGGATTCGTCGATGGAACGCCGTGTGCGGCGAAAACCGCATGCACGGTGTGAAGCAGGGGAAAATGCAGAAATAAAAAGCATGCCCTCGTGATGAAGACACAAGGACATGCAAGGCTGATACGAATAAGCGCTCATGCTTACCGCCACTACTCATTATAAATCATCGACCCATTGGATGCAAGATGCAATTACACTTTTATGAAGACATTTTTGCATTAGGTGTTCTCAAATCAGTTTCCAACAATAGGAAGCGCAGTTTTGCAGAAGCATCAGCATACAAGACGCGAGATGAATTATATTGGTCAACATTAAACAATACATTCTTTTTTAATCTTTAAAAAGATAAGAAGAACGAAGTAGTGGCGTAAATAAAGCAGGCAATGCTGATAAAGTTCTTATTTATATTTTTGGTAAATATGTAAGTTTTTGAACTCCTCAATTAGAATTTAAACAATAAAAACAAACATATCTGCTAAAAATATAAATAAGAACGGAATTGGCAAAACCCACAAGCAAGGTATCAGTTGACTTTATTAAAGCATTACCTATTGCTATATGGTTCAAATGGTGACCACGATGGTGGCTGTGGAAACTGTGATTAAAACATGTACACCAAGCGCTGGAGGTTAAGTATTACCTTTAATTAGGCCAATAAGAAGCTTCCAATCAAACAACAAAAGGAGACTCCACACGGAGCCTCCTTTTTCGTTTGCCAGAATGTGCGAGTTGAATACAATGAAAAGAGAAAGGAGCAGTGACGGAATTGAAACCGATAAAGCTGAAAGAACTCCTGCGCACAGCCAAGGACCCTGCCACGCAGAGAATTGTCATTGATGAAGGTCTTTGGTTTGATGCTCCTCTATTTGAAGGTGTTGTTAAAGATGTGGATGAAGCACTCGGAGAACGTATCATATCAAATTGGCAGGTGGAAACAGATGGTACGCGCTTAATTGTATCAAGCAATCCACCCCTCCAGGATTTGCAAGAATGTAGACCTTCTAAGATAGCACATATGGGATAACTTTAGTTTTTGGGTTTGCAAAGATGATGGACTGCCAAGAAACGCAATATGAAGAGGTTGCTGTGCAGCTTGCAGCAATGCTTGCGTGTCAGTTGTAAAATGACTCCAAACAGCTAAGGACATTGTAAGCCCCATGATGACTTTCTTTGTTACTATATCTTTTACGACTAACACATTTACATCAGCTCCTTTATAAGGGGTTTTGTCGCTAACAACTTCGCAAAGCACTCTGCCATAATAAATATTGACTTCTCGAGGCGCTTCGTTTGCGGCTAACAACTCTGGCAAAAGTTCAAGGCGGCATTGGGGAAGGCGTTTTTGCAATGTTTGTTGCCGATGCACAACAGGAATGTCTCTACAATCTTGTCCGGAGTTCCCGGTTTTTGTGGTATCCGGTTTTTGATTGTTATCAACCATCGAACGCAAAAGCATGTCGAGTTGAGAAACAGCTTGCTTCTCAATATCGCCTCCAATTTTCTCGACATCTTTGATTACAATTTCTTTCAATGTGTACATGCATCCTTCGCCGTGTTCTTCGTGTGGGTGTCCGCGATAATAAAGGAGACCGTTCGTGTGGACAACTGTCAGTGGAACAGCTTTACAGTATGGGCAAAATATGTGTCCCTTGTACCGCCTTTCATAAACCGTATGGTCGAGATTGTACTCGTTGCGTATCTGCATGATTGTGACCGGTTTGTGTGTGATGTTGAAAAAAGCCTCTGTGTACTTTGGCATAGACTAACAACTCCTTTGTGATTTGAGGTGATTATTATGATTACTTTACATGACTTATTGGACAATTTTTGTTGCATTGACCCATACACTGACTATGCAATCGTCAACATAGAAACAGGTGAAGTGCTTGTTGACCGCGTCCACGATAGGACATACACGGTTGATGATGTTGATGATTACGCAAAGTTCTTACCTTATGCACGCAAGCAGGTTCGAGCGTGGGAAACAAAAGATGGGAAAATGATATTCTATATTCTGCCGCCAAGAAAAAAGAAGGCAAGGCGATGAAGCCAACAATGAAGAACAAATTATCAACGGAGAAAACGCAATGATTTTACATCACTACATTTGGGGTGATATCGACATCGACATCGTCGAGGAGGTAGCACCACATTTTCTGATAGCAAAGCACTATGGCAACTTAGCTCTTTTTTGCAGACTCACAAAACATCAGAACCATTACTTTCGCAATTCCGACAAGAGCTTTTACGCCGCAGGTTTTGACGATGAAGGCAAAAGTATGAACCCCTCAGACGAGTACATTCCGTTTGTGCCAGACATCTTGTACGACGATGATGGCATTGGCTATTTATGCTTGATGCAGCCCTCATGGCTTCACACGATAGACGACATTAGACATAAAATCGATGGCATACTTGCAACAGACAAAAAGATTCGTGAACACGATGAATACTATGTCGGCTCATTAAGGAATGATATTATCAGCTATGAATTGGTTCAGCGCGTAGAATGAAAGGCAGTGATGGCAATGAAGCCAATAAAACTTAAAGACCTTTTAACACAAACAAAAAAACCAGTGACACAGCAAATCGAAATAATGGAAGACTACGTGCTATCAGTAAAAACAGTATTTGAGGGAGCAGTAAAAGATGTTCCAGAGGATATGTTGAGTAAATACTACATAAGCGACTGGTATGTCAGAGACGAAACGGCTGTTCTTGTTGTTCTGGTCTGGGTCAATCAGCCTGAGCGACTAATCAAGTATGTGGAAAACTCAAATAGAGATTGCCATAGGGTTACAATACATGATTTGATGGGAAATGGTTGCTGCACAAACCCCTATACTGATTTTGCCATTGTAAATATCAAAACAGGGGAAGTGCTTGTAGACCGTGTTCACGACAAAACCTACATGGTCGATGACAACAAGGACTATGACCAATTCCTTGCATATGAATGGAAAACTGTGAGAGCGTGGGAAGCAAAAGATGGTAAGATGATATTTTACATTTTGCCGCCAAGAGGAAAGAAGGCAAAACCATGAAACCAACCGTAAAACCATTCCTTGCATTGGCAGGAGACAAAGAACTAACCGTTCACATCGCCCGTTATAAATCGGATTCTGCTGATGGTTACAGCGATGAAGAAGTCTTTTGTGGTAAACCGGAAGATATCCCAGAATACTATGCAAGTGAAAAAGTGACAGAGTGGACGACATCAGATGCCGATGAAATCGTACTCTATGTGAAATGAGGAGGCGGTAGAATTGAAGCTGGAGACTATTATAAGCTGCAGAACAGACATCTACTTTGACTACCAACTCATTGATGTCGCGACGGAAAAAATATTGGTAGACAGAGTATACGATAAAGCATACGAGAAAAGCAACAAAGAAGAATGGGAAGAATACTATCAATTCGAACAATACAAACGCTGGACAGTTAAAAAGTGGCGTGTAGTTGAGGGGAAGATGGTGTTCTACATTGCACCAACAAAACAAAAAAGCAGACCCACCTTTTCAGATGAGCCTGCTCGTAAGTTGTCAACGGAGGAAACACAATGATTTTACATCACTACATTTGGGGCACGGACGATGTCCAGATAGTTGAAGAACTGCCTCCACACTTTTTAATCGTGAAAAGCACTATAGGGAACGGTAATCTGGCTCTGTTCAGCAAACTGTCAGAGCAACAAGGCCGGTACTTTAGAAATGCAAATAAACGCTTCTATGACGCTGGTTTCAACGAAAATGGCGAGAGTATGGACCCTTCGGACGAATACATCCCGTTTGTACCGGATATTATGTTCGACGATGATGGCAAAGGGTATTTGCTGTTGATACAGCCGTCAGCACTCAATACGCTTGAAGGGGTTAAGCGTAAAGTAGAATCTATAAATGCCATTGACAAAGAAGTACGCGAGCATGATGAATTCTATGCTGGTTCTTTACGGAATATCCTCATCAGCTACGAGCTGGTTGAGCGCAATTAACACTTCATCGTCTGGATTTGCACTCCAACAAGAACTCATATTTAATTTTTTACGCATTTCGACTTCTTTAGCAGGAAAGTACAACAAACTTTTGTTGCGGTTCTTCTCTCGAACAGATTTTCCGGCAGGGTTCCGATGCCAACCACAAAAATAACGTTTATCAATGTCATCGTATTTTTCAGGGCTGGCAGCCATTGCCAATGCAGCGACATCGTGCCGCGCGGGGCAATTTCCGTTGTACTTGGTAGGCGTTACAGAATCAAGCTTTTGAATAAAGCTGATTGGACGGAAAGGGGCTCCCCGCCCTTTCTTGATTCCAAGATAATGCGCGAGCTTTTCGTAAAGGTCGTTTGGCAAATACAACCCATTTGCAACATTGAAGTTGCTATCTACCTGAATGTCAATGGTAAAAGGGTCCTCTCCCAAGGTCGTTACGAACAAATGAAATTCGCCAGTTACTGTGGCAAATGCACATGAAAACGGGTGGCCTTCAACCTGTGCAGCAAAAACTACCGAATCGGCACCATTTTTCTGCATATCAATGTACAAAGCATTAAGATTTTTTAGATACATATTACTAACTCCTTTTTGTAATTTTGGATACCTATTTATACTATACCATAAATTTGTGAAATTGATACTAGCTTTGCTTTACACAGAATGAATTTCTGTTTTACACAAAACAGCGATAGATTTTTCATCGATTGCCACAAAATTACAACAGACGTACAATGGTGGCAAAGGAGATGACAACCATGACAACAATCGCGCAAAACATCAGCAGCTACCGCACACGAACCAATATGACACAGCAGCAGGTGGCAGATAAGCTCAACGTATCCAATCATACGATTTCCAAATGGGAACTCGGCATCAACACACCGTCGGTCGAAGACATGCAAAAGCTCGCGCAAGTGTTCGGCGTGACGATTACCGAATTGGTAGTGGACAAGCCAGTCATTAAAGATTTCTTGGAGCTCTTGTCGCTCGGCGAAAATATGCCGGAGAATGAGCTTCCGAAATTGGTAGAGGAAGCCTATGAGCAGGTTCTAAGAGAACGGCATCTGAAGCCAAGCTCGGAAGGAAAGCAGGCATACCTTCTGGCAATGCTGGCGTATCACCTTTACTACTTTCGCTCTGCTTCGGAAAGCATCAGAGAGCGTATGAGCCAAAATGGTTGGACGAAAGAAAAAGTCCAAGCAGAGATTGAAAAGCAAAAGCAATTCACAGCAGAAAGCATCGAAAGGAACCTGCTGTCATATGAACCATCATGGTTGGAAGAATGCTATAAGGCAGTAGACATCAAAAGCTTTGCTGCGCAGTTTTGGGGTAGATACAACTTCGCAAGAGAAAACACTGCGATGCGCAACGAGTATGACTTCAGTAGTGCAAAAAGGAACCCGTACACAACATAAAAATAGAGGAGGCTACCCACGCATGGGGTGACCTCCTCTTCTTTGCGCATACCTCAACACCGCACCGCCACCGAGTACCTCCAGAACGACTTCCAGAGTAGTTAGATGGAGCGCACAGCGTCTTTCTTGCTATTCATGTCATTTAGTGTGAGTTTTAGCTATTTATTTGTGCGATTTTACACGAATAATTACAGAAAAGGGAGCCGCATTTTGCGACTCCCTTTAATCACTGTAGGATTTTCTTCAGTTGTATATTCAGAATTCGGCTCAACGCCTCCAACCGGTCCATCGGAACATTGATGCCCACCGGCGGCTGGAATCGAAAGCCGACCATGTTTTTTAGGTCTGCTTTCAACTCATCTGTAAGAACAGCCTGTGCGGTCTTGATGAAGTCCACACTGATTCTTGGCTCGCACTTAGAAACGCACCACTCCGGACGCTTTTCGAGGGTTTCCGTATCGAAGTAGAACAGCAGACTGCGGTTGTTATCGTATATGGGAGCCATTCCGGTAATGCGCATCGTGTCATTATCGAAAAGGAACCCGACATTGCCTAAGTGACGGTCAATGTTGAGGATGAGCGCATCCAAGACAAACATCCTGCGCATCAGGTCTTCGCTGCCGTATTGCGCGGCAAAACGCAAAAGTGCCGCAGGATTTCTGCGGTTTGGAACCGACAGCACGGACATCTTAGCCAGCCCGAATTGTTCGCTGGTAAACAGCTTGCATTTTGATGCAAGCCGCCCGTGATAGAAAGCAAGGTCGTACTCGACATGGTTGCGGCAAAGAATATCCGCCACCTGCGATGCAAGAAATTCAGACAGTGGCTCAATTTCATAGGTGTCGCTGCCGCTTTTGTACAGATAAACCGTACCATTTTCCCGCTGCCAGCACTTTGCATAAGCGCCATCTGTTCCAAATTCGGGGGAGGTTGAAGAAAGCGTGGTGGAGAAAATAACACCATCGAAGGCCGCGTTGGAAACCAGTTCATCAAACTCGTTACGGTATAGGGAAACTTCATCCCACGACAAAGAGCTTTCTGGCTCTTTCACCCAAAAGGTATCGTTGAGAGAAAGAGCATGCGTTACCCGCAAGAAATTTTCGGTGGATTCACAGCCATACTTTTTCAAAAGCTCTGCGATGTGTTTTCTGTGCTTAGGTGCTTTGCGTGCATCAAGAAAATCACCGATGTTATCATAGCCAATGGGTCTGAGCGGAGTGTACCATTCGATTTCTTTGCCAGCCGTAAAGCCGAACTCGTCCTCATAACAGTCGAATAGGAGCCACGGGGTATCTTTGTTCATCAGTTGGAATAGCACGCGGGAGAACACCTCACTTTATAGGAGAGTTTGTTTTGATAAAAGTATACCGCAATTTTGTATAGTTGTCCATAAAAAGAGGGACAGCGTTTTGCCATCCCTCCTTAATAATCTAATAAAACCTTAACTTTGCAAGCCTTCAAGAAAAACAATTGCCTCTTGCACAGTAGAAAATGTCTTGCATTTCGTACACAACCAGCGATTTCGCTCGTCCGTGTCCTCTAAACCGGGCATGCCTTCTTGCAAAAGGTTCTGCAGCACAATTGTAGCATTCTTCACCGCTGTTGGATAGTTCTGGGCAATACGCGCGGTAGCATCGTAGTTTCCCTTCCTGTAGGTCGGCTCCATGTTAACGACCTGAGCCAACATCCTCTCTTTATCCGGGACCGTCAGCAAAGAAGGCGCGAGATGTCTGTAGTGTAGCATCAACCAATACTCGATGCAGCCTGTTGTCATTAGCAAACGGACTCGAATCTTCGGGTCTTTCCTCAACTTCCGCAGACGCTTGATGATTTCCAAGCGGTTAGTCCAATTGCCGATATCCTTTTCTTCGACATCAAAGAAGAACCAAATTTCGTCGATGGCATCAACATAATTACGGTATCCGGGGTCTTTTTTGAAACGATTGTCCGCATCATCAAACAAACCGGGGGAAGATGGCCGTTTGAACACGGCAACATCATGAAACTCGCTTTTGAGGAAGTCTATATACGCCTGCTCGCTTTCTCCTTCACAAAATACACAAATGCTGACCTTCGACTTTTTGAATTTGCGAGCCATTATTCTACCTCCTCAATTTCTACATTGGGAGTTGCTCCATATTTGCCAAGAAGGTATCCTTTGCGAATGTTCTCTGTCGTTCGTGTTGAGAAGTCACTGATGCTGTACAATTCCGAAGCCCCATCATATTTGTCCTTATCAACAAAGTAGAGTTGGTCTTTACGAAGCAGTTCCATGCTCAACAATTCAGTGCTGTGCGTTGTAAATATAATCTGCGCACCATTGGGGTTTGTTCTTTTGCTCTGGAACTTGGACACAATGAAATCAACAAGGGCAGGGTGGAGTTCTTTCTCAATTTCATCCACCAACAGCAGCCCGCCCTTGGACAAAACAGATTCAATCGCAGGAGCAAGTGCCATCAGCTTTCTGGTGCCGTCGGATTCATCGGAGAGTTCCATCGAATAAATGCAAGGTCTTCCGCCGCGTTCCTCACCTTGGTGCATAGAAGTAGCCGTAACCTGTCCCATCTTCAAGTGAGTTTCTGAGTTGTTAGAAGTCTCAGAAAGCAAGTGCATAAACTGCACGAGTGCTGCTTTGACTTCATCCGGGATATTCTCCGGCAAATCCGCCTCTTCGTTGATTTCCTTACTGTTGATTTCGAATTTCATATCTTCGATACCAACGTCAGCAGCCTTTGCGTAATCGGAAATTGCTTTCAGCATATTGGAGTCATTGGAGTATTCGAGTAACTGACGGGGAATATCCGAATAGTCTCTTGAAAAATAGACCATTTGACGGAACCAGAACATAGCCATGGCACAAACATCATCGTTCATAGTGCAGGCAACAGAGAAGAACAACTGATTGTCTGCTACAACCTTACTAATCAGATTTCTGCGTGATTTGTCAGTTGTGAAAGTAAAAGTCTGCCCATCTCTGGCAAAGACCAGAGCTTTCTGCTTTTTAGGCGCATAATACAAGGACTCAGAATATACCTTTTCTTTCGTGGCGGCAAAGCTATACCAATATTTGATGTCGTCTAAGGTGTATACGAAAGAAAACTCAGTCGGTTCCGATGCGGAATAATCATTCAAAGCAAATGGAACAACGGGAATCGCAGCATTCTCGTGTTGGGTCTTTTGTGCGTTTTTAATGAACTGAACGGCAAGCCAAAAAGCACGAATTACATTGCTCTTGCCGCCGCCATTCTTTCCGTAAATGGCAACGCCTGGCAAAATTTGAATCCCACCAAAGGGAATAAGCACACTTTTCAGTGTACCGGAGCCGTTTGCCTCCATAGAAAGGACTGCTTCATCACGGAAGGAGCGGTAGTTCTTCACACGAAATTCAATCAGCATATTCTCACCTCTTCTATTTAGTAGTATACACTTAAAATTTCAGAAATACAACGGATTTTATCAAAAATTTTGATTTTTTTGTTCCAATTTCATTTTACAAAACCAAAATGCAGAAAATGTCTATAAGCAGAGAAAACAACTAATAGTTTTCGTTACAAACCGAAAATTCGTGATTGACTAAGTGTGCGAATCGTGGTATAACAATACCATAGCCAAGCGTGCTAACTGTATAGCTCCGCCATTATATGTGCAGATATAGGAACGAGGTTGTATAGTGAGTATGACTTGGCATAATTTAAGAAAGGAGAAAGCTATGTCTAAAGGCAAAACTTGGCAGCGTGTCGCTTCGGCTTTTCTCGCAGCGGTAATGACTTTTTCTACATTTAGCACGACGATTGCTTATGCAGCAGAAGCCACTACTGACAGCAGCATTACTACGGATGCAGTATCCGATACTGATGCTGCAGAGGAAGTTGACGCGACTGATTCTGCCGCCTCTTCTTCTACGACGGAAGGGGAGGTAACCAAACCCGAAGCAACGGAGGCTCCCGCTGCTACGGAAACGCCTGACGAAACGGATGCTACCGAGCCGAAGGAAACTCCCGCACCTACGGAAGCACCCGCACCTACGGAAGCACCCACCCCTACTCCTGAACCCACCGAGTCTCCTGAGGCAACGGCTGAGCCGGAACCGACGGAAGAGCCGGAGGAAACGGAGACTCCCGATGTCAGCGAAAGTGATTTTGTTGCCGTTGGTTTGGCAGATGATGCGACTGAGGGTCAAATCGATGCTGAAATCGGCGACGAAGTGACTTTCAACGCACACGTCAATCGTGACGATGTCAACCTTCAGTATCAGTGGTACAAGAGATTCATCGAACCTCAGACTGCTGAGTACGACGAAGACTTGATGGAGTATGATTACGGTGGCGACGAGCCGACGGCTTATGGCTTCCTTGTTGAGGGCAAGACCCCCGCTGAGGTGCTTGCGGAAAATCCCGATGCCGGTTGGTCTGGTATCGAACTGTACCGTGCAGTTGTCTCCGCGATGGAAGCTATCGGCGCTGACACAAGCAATGTAAACATCGAATTCGGAACGCGCAACTACGCGCTGGAAGGATTCACCATCACAGCAACAATGGTCGATGGCAATGTGGTCATCTCCGCCGACAAGGACAATGAGCACGCCACCGGCACACTGAATGAAAACAATGAGTTTGCTTTCGTAGAGAGCACCAACAACGACATTGCTGTGCAGCCTGCTGAAGTTCAGACAGAGGAAGAGGTTGACCCCGATTCTCTCGAAGCCAATGGCTGGGAAGCAATCGAAGGCGCAACCTCTGACACCTACACACATACCGTTGACGAGTATGATGCTTACACCACCTACCGTTGCGTAATCACGATTGCTGACGACGACTACATTGCCGCCGCTAAGCAGGCACTGGTTGCGCTGGGTGCTGATGAGAGCAAGCTGACCGATGACGCTCTGGACAATACGTTTATGAGCGAAATCACCATCCATATTCCGTCGATGGATGCGTCTGAGGACGACATCTATAACGACCTGTCCGTTGAGGACAAGCTGAAACAGCGCCTTGCACTGTCCGGCATTTCCACTTATGCCGCAGGTGTCCAGCTCGACAGCCAGAGCAATCCTCAGTGGGTCACTGGTTTGTCTGCCGGTATGGAGTATCTGACTGCTGACATGTATGCCAAGATTTACGGTCAGGATGGCAAGGGCGGTTGGCTTGCAAACGGTGAAATCACGGCAAAGCAAGCGGACCGTATGTGGACATATATTGCAAATAATTTCGATGTTCGCAATATCGGCAACACTTTGGATTCCGAGGGAAAACCGGATGGTGGTACAAGGTGGTATCAGTCCTTCTCTCTTACAGATGGCAACAAACTTGAAATCAACTCGGAGTGGTACGGAAAAACAGTTTACTTCCGCTATCACAATAGTAATGTTGTAGGTAATACTGCAACCGGTACGGCTGTTTCTATCCCTGCTGCTGGTCGTGGAACTTCCTATAAAGATGCTGTTCAGGTACTGTTCTGCTATGTCATTGAGGAAAGTGGTATTACATTGCCCCTTACGATTAAGGAATATGTAACGCAAGCCACACACAATGGATACAGTGCTAATAGCATGGCACATATCACTCTGAATACAATCTCGGCGAATTCTTTTAACGTTGACCCTGACCGTTATCTGAAGGATGCTGAAGGCAACTACCGTAACGACAGCGTATATTGGGGCACCTGCTACTACAGTGAGCCCGACCTTTCCGGCAAAGCCTACTACGCCTTGAAGAATTTCATCGGCAATGGCTATGGTTTTGGAATTGGTCACGACACCATGTACGCGTATGCGGGTGCTTACTTCGATGCTTACGGCGGCGGTTCCGGCTACCCGAACGTGACCTACACCGAGAAGAACATTGACCCGAATGATACGGCTACTCGTTACTATTCGGTCAACAGCTACAAGGTCAACACCGGTCACTGGAACATGAACGCCTTGATGGGCGAGAACAACTCCAACACCCTCGTTGGCTCCGGATACTACTCCGCCAGCGATGAAGAGTATTTTGGCTGGATTGTTGACCCTCTGACGGTTCCTTCCGCCATCATGTCTTCCGGTGGCTCTCATGGTCCGTTCGCAAAATCTACCATTTACGGTTCAAAGAGCCTGTATATTCGCACCAATGGTGGCTACACCTATGAGCAGGCTATGGCGAATCCCGACATCAAGCACCGTACACCGACCAACTGGCCTTACAAGTTCAATCAGGGAGATACGATTCCCGCTGCATTGACGCATAGTAACGGTCAGGTTGCGTTCGATGACATTTGGGTTCAGTATAACGGCTGCTCCAATGACTTCACAAGTCGTGGACTTGGCAAGCTGTACGAGCCCACTGTTGACGGTCGCCAAGGTACGAACAACTTCTACCTTGCTGGCTCCGGCAACTTTGTCATGAACCAAATTGGTCACCTTCCGCTGGATGATGGCGGTGGTCATGTAAACCGTGCATCTCCGCAGGAAATGCAGTTGTGCGTAAACACCTTGATGTGGATTTCCCAGCGTAAACAGTGCGAAGTCTGTGCCGCTGACCAGGGCGACCAGCAGATGACGCACTTCGTCCACCGCGTCAACACGGCAAACGCCAAGAAGATTCTGACGGCTCTCGCCAACGGCGGCAGCTATTGGTATTCTCTGAACGATTGCTATGAGTTGATGGAGGACCTGAACCTCCAGAAGTTGGGCTTCAACTCTGCTAACTGGAAACCCATCAAGAACTTCACCGGCCACTGGAACTCGAAGTATTTCGATGTGAAAGTGCCTCGTGACGCAGCTCTGTTCGACAACACGACCGGCACCCTCGGTGCTTATCGTACCGGTGACGGCAACGACTGGAACCTTGGTACAAACAAGAAAAACGGTTGGGACACAGTTTTCAAAGACAGCGGCAGCAGTGCTCCTTCTGTCCGCACCACCGGTATTGCCCGTATCTACGGTAAGCTAGGCGACGCCAAGCTGTTCAATGATGGACAGATTCACGAAGGCTACACCGTCCATATCCGCTACGAGGACAACCTTGAGCTGCTGCAGGAAGGCGATGACTTTAGCTGCGTAGTCAACAACGTTGACCAGTATTGCATCTCCAACTTGCCCTGTATTTATCAAGGCGGCTCCACGATTATGCGTGCCCGCGTCTATGATAAGAACGGCAATGAAGTCACAAAGTACGGTCCTATCGTTGCAAAGGTTCCTCCGCATTTCTGGAACGACTGCGAGACGGTTCCTCTGGAATTGCTGAAGGTTGAAGCAACGCCTATCGAGAACTACCAATACTGGGAAGGTGAGACCTCCAAAGTCCTGAAGGGCTCCGGTATCATCTACAACCAGCCTATCAGCGACAGCGCTGTGACTTGGTACTATCGTATCGTCGACCTGCGCAATACAAGTGATGTTGTTGCAGACTGGACGAAGATTACCAATAAGACCTTTACCACCTCTGACGGTTCTGTTAGTGGTGTCATCGGAACACCCATCTTCCATGACGGCAACGATGGCATCAATAACTACCCGCACAGCTCCGTTGATGTGCAGCTTTCCATGCTGGCTTACACCGGTCATGCGATTCAGTTGCGTACCGACTATCTGATTGAGGGTAAGGTCTACTCTACCATTGACCCCGGTGTCATCACGCCGGAAGCCTCCGGTATCATCCAGATTGAAGAGCGCCCCATGTCCATGACGCAGTCTCCGAACCAGCGCGTTATGACGCAGGACCAGGCAGTCTTCACATTTGAATCCGATTACTGGAAGGGTCTTGGCGACAAGGGATACAATGTCAAGGTTCAGTACATTGGACCCTATGACGATGATTGGCAGGATGTCGAAACTTCGACCACGTTTGGCGGCACTTATACGCTGAACACGGTTGACGGCAGTCAGCATGCGAAAATCAAAGTTGAATCGAGCACGGTTGATACGCTGAAAGAAGGCGCTAAGACCGAAAGCAAGATTCACGATAATAAGTGGCTGCCCGGCACTTTCTGGCGTCCCGACGGATTCACTGACCAGCAGTGTGCTCAGAAGCACACCACCGTCAAACTGACGCTATATGCTGCTGATTACAACTGGGCAGGCTACAAGTTCCGTATCGTCGCAAGCTATCGCTTCAACGATAAGCGCACCAAGGTGGAAACCTCTGACAGCGCTAACGGTGATGAAGACAATGCAAAGTATGACCAGAGCCGCTACGGTCTGTTGACCGTCGATGCTCCTTACATTTCTGCTACTACCATGAAAGCTCAGGCTTTGATGATGCAGAAGCACAATGATGAGAATGACGCATCCGGCGATTTTGGTCAGAACTATTGGTCTGAAAAGGATACCCCTGAGAAGGTAGCTGAGTGGAACAGCACTCGCGGCGACAGTAATAACCCGATTATTTCTGACGAAAACATTGCTGTTTACACGACAAATATTACATTCTCTCCCGGTAAACTGACCGAGTCCGGAGACCGTTTGCTGACTCCTATTTTGCAGTGGGGTTTCCAAGATGACTTGACTTCTACGTCCACAGAGTATACGCCGGTCATTAACCCCATCGACATCAACGGCTATGCAAACACATACAGCAACGGTGTAGGTCTGACGACGTCCAACTACAAGGACTTTAAAGCAATCGTTAAGACTCGCTACGACATCAACACGGATACCAATTCCGAGATGAAGAAAGTTGTAGACAAAATCGAAACAGAACACTCTGGAGCTCCGTTTGGAAAGTTTACGGCTTACATCACGATTGATGACATTCATCTGGCTGATGAGAGCGCGAATGTAAATGACCCCTATACCAAGTGGGTTATCACCACGAGTCTGCATATCGAATCTGCTACAAACCCGATGGACTTCGGTACGGAACACTTCTATTTCCAGTGTCAGCCGTATCTGGGATACATCCGTGGCTACAATAGCACGAATTTGAAGAGTCAGACCATTACCTACACGAAGGCTCACAACTTTGACTATGTGAACGGTGGCTACGACATGGAGCACACCGACACCGGTGCGGAGCTGTGGCTGGACTACAACATTAGTATCCACGCAAATGAGCGTGAGCAAGTTGGATGTGGTCTTGACCAACACTCCATCTTCATGTACCCGGATTTGACAATCGAAGCTCCAAATGGTCTTCGCTATATCATGACCCGGTATCAGATTGTCAAAGAATTCCCATATGGAATCACGAGAGAAACATCTCGTACAACATACTCATCCAGTGATAAACCGGAGATTGACACATCTGTCCGCTATCAAGGCGCAATGCAAACTGCTACACGTCGCGATATGACGGCAGGCGCACAGCCTGAAACCATCAATGTTCAGGGCAAAACAATGGCAGAGCTGGGCATTGAAGTCGATGGACGTGGTTGGTTGAAAGACACGGATGAAGACTATGCTCCTTACTTGAAAAATGGTTATGCCTTGTATTCCAAATACTCTTACCCGAAAGAAATCTGGCAGTGGTTCTGGCGCAATGCTGTCAAGTATCATTGCTATGATATGGAAGAGTATGACGGAACCAACGAACAAGTATTTTTCTACATCGATGAGAAGAATGTTCGCGCCGCTGACCAGTCTTTCGATGCAAACAGCGGAGCGAAGCCTTTTTCCTCTTGGACCGCACCGTTCGATGCAACTTACCAGATTGACCTGTGGGGCGCTGGCGGCGGTGGAGTGTCACAGGAATTCCCCAACCATACAGCCGCCCAAGCAGAGAGCGGCGGTCATGTAACCATTACCGCTGACATCAAAGAAGGAACAACGCTTTACTTCGTAGCCGGTGGTGCTGGTAATAGTGGTAGTGGCGTTGCTGTCGATTTGAAAGACCCCGGCAACGCTTGCGGCGGCACCGGTGGTTACAACGGCGGCGGTTCCGGCGGTTCCAGTGCTCGTATGTACGACTGCGTTGCATACGATAAAGACGATGAAGGTCATGGTACACCTGATACAACCTACCATAGTATGGACCCTGTCGGCTACGGCGGCGGCGGTGGTGCAACAACTGTTGCAACACGTCTTGCCGGTGCAGATGGACAGCTCAAAAACTATGAAGGAGACACTTCAGCCCTTCTTGGTGTTGCAGGCGGTGGCTCTGGTGCATCCGGTGGCGGCCGCGGCGGATATGCAGGTTTTGCAATCGGCGGAAGCGGCAGCAGCCATGACGGCGAAGGCTGGATATTCCATTGCTCACAAACAAAAACGATGACAATCCAGTGTGACTGGGGTCCTGAAACCTATGAACACGGTGATGTTTGCGCAGCGGCTGGAGTTGACAGCGGCAAATTTGCCGGGCATAACGAGCTTCGTAATGATGAAGATTATGCCAAAATCGATGCCACCAGAAGCGAAGGCGGTGGCGGTGCGGGTTACCAAGCTGCTGCTGTATCCGGTGCTGCTCGTGGTACATCCTATGTTTCCGGAACGACTACGCTCGAAAGCGGCAACATCATCATTAAATCTTCTTCAACAGACGACAATGGTTCTGCTGCTGGTAATGCCGGTCGCGCAAAAATCAAGGTTGTAAACCTTGACCAGCGCCTGTACCGTCGTGTCGGCAAGAACGCTATGGACATTGGTTTCCAAGATTCCAACGAATGCCATCCGACCAATGTCAAAGTCAAGCTGACCGTTGCGAACAAGATGTACGATGGCACTCCTGTTGTCGTTGCAAAGTCTATCGTCTGGGACAAGACTGATGCAGGCATTCCGGAGAGCGTTCTCAATGATATCGACATCGTATACTCCAACAACGAGTCTGCAAACATTACAAAGCCCACCAATGCTTCTACTGACAGCAAGAAGAAGCCGCTCGTTCGTACCGGTTCCTATACTGCTACAGCAATTTACAGAGGCACGAAGTACAACGTTACATTCTGCTGGGAAAATACACTCCCCGGCAAGACCTATGTGGTACGCGGTGAGAGCACAACTCCTGACCAGTATATGTCTGGTGAGGGCAATGTCGTCTACTTCGACATTTACCCGCGCCCGCTGTATCTGTACAGCTATAATAACGACAAGATTTACGACAATATCAGCACTGCTAAAGTGAAGGATATTAAGATTGAAGGACCGACTCAGAACTCCGGTATCGTCAATGGCGACGCTGTTGACTTGAATACCCGTCTGGCATACGGTTACTACTGCGACGCATACGCTCCCGAAGATTACGCAACAGCGAGCTTCAGAGAGCAGCTCCATACGGGTCTGCACAGCATCAAGACGGTTACGATTCTTGAACTTGTCAACAACCCGTTTGACAACTACTATATTGCAAAAGAAGATTTCACCGGAACCATCAACCCGCGTCCTCTGTATGTTCACAGTCAGTACCATGACACGAACAAATACAAGTGGAACTATGATGGAAACTCCAATGATATCGGAAACAACAAGTATCTGACTGACACAGTGCCTTACGATGGTCAAAACATGACTGTCGAACAGGCATACGAAGCGATTCTTGCTGGTAAACGTGAAAATATCGATATTACCCGCTATACCAAGACCGAGCAGGATAACTACCAGAATACGGTGGTCAACCCGAACAACATCAAGGTATATGACTCCTACTACAATGCCGCTATCGGTGAAAAGGGGCAGGGGAATATCTACATTGATAACATCACCAACTACGACGCTGTTGCCCTGAACGCTCAGACCTATGTTGGCTCCTATGCTGACAGCAATGCCGGTGAGCAGCTGACTGGGTACGATTCGAACGGCGATAACGGCGTCATCAAAGCAGACCGCTACAATGGTCTGTCCACCAATACGATTCGCCATCTGCCGTACTCTGTGAAGTACAGCTACAGCACGCCCAACCCGCAGGTTGGACAGAAGATGACTGTTACCATTGCAGTCACCAACAAAGACCAGGGCTACGGTCTGGCAGCACAGAACAACTATGTTGCTCCTGTCGCAATCCAGAACCTGCGCCTGAAGAGCCGCTTTGCCGGTAACGGTCCTATTACGCTGAAGTCCACGAACGGCATTCGTATGAACCAAAATGGTACTGAGTTCTACATCGACACGATTCCGGTTGGCGGCACGGTCAACATCGTATTCGAGTACACTGTACAGGATATTGATGACTTGAACGCGCTGGTCCGTACCATCGAGCAGAACAACGAGATGTACCTCGTAAACAACAACTACAACGACTACTACATCGCCGACAAGACCTTCAGCGGTGGTATCTACCGCACCACGCTTCGTGCGCAGGTGAAGAGCGAGAGCACCACTTACGGTTTCGGTTTCAAGGGCAAGCTCCCGTACGCAGACGATGTCTACTACTGGAACAAGGGCTCTGATAGCTGGCTGACGATGGAAGGTCTCGTTGAGGACCACAAGACTGCTGCACAGGACGATGAGAAACTCGACCTGAAAGCAAAGAACACGAATCAGTATAAGAGTGAGTTCGTTTATAAACTCGTACCGAGCGAGACGACCGATGCCGGTTCTTATCCCGTCAAGTACATTGGTTTGAACGAGTTCAACTACGATTTGCTGAAGAACTATGTTGTGACAGAAGACCCCGGTTCTATCGAGGTCCGCCCGCGCAAGATTATGGTCTCTGTCGATGAGAGCCAGAAGATTTACGGTACTACGAATCCGTTCTTCAACTCCACATTTAAGGTTCTTGGCACGGATGCACAGGGCAATGAACTGGATATGACGGACGAGAATAACTGGACCGTACTGGGCGACGACTCCACCGTAGACTACAACAACATGAAGCTGATTGGCGGCGATACCGTCGGCAATGTCGTTGAGGTCATCAATGGTGCGGCACGCTCTCCGCTGGCATTCACGAACGGTGTCTCTAACCTGCCGTATCTGACGACTGCTACTCAGCTCAGTGATGTTATCTATCAGACGGATGTCCCCGCTGAGGATTGCGCTTACTGCCTTGAGAAGTACAATGAGATGCACAAGGGTCACGAGCACTACCATGACGATGACCACCCGCACAGCCATGTTCCTGTCAATGGATACCCCGTATCTGTCAATGAGAACGCAGGCTACGGCAGCACGCTGGGCATCAAGACCGTTACCAACAGCGAAGGACAGACTGTCTCCAACTACGAGCTCGTTTACGAGTCCAATGTGTTGAAGATTCATCCTCGTCTGATTCGCATTGCTGCTCTCGATGCTACGAAGGCATACGGCGGCACAGAGCCCGCACTCAAGTGGGTCGTTGATGGCGAAATCATTAAGCCTACCAGCGAAATGCTCGGCATCAAAGCGGTCCGCGATAGCGGCGAAAATGTCCGTGACGCAGGGTATACCATCCGCATTGCCTACGAAAAGAGCACGGCAAACAACTATATCGTCGAGACGAACGACGCTACGATGACCATTACGCCTGTCCCGCTGACAATCGTATTTGGCAATCAGGAGCGTTACTACGGCGAGGAGAACCCGAACGATTATCGTTTGGATGTCATCGGTTTGAAGCACGGTGATACCGCTGATACCGCATTGAAGAACAATGACGGTGCAACGGCGAAGGTGCTGGAGACCGCCAAGAAGACGCTGAGCGATTACATCGACCTCACCTACAACAAGTTCACCGATGTTGGCTCCAACTACCTGTATGGTGATAAGAGCTATTGCGAGGAGCATACGATTCTCGTACCTCGCGAGAACGCAGACGGTGGCTATAACTACACTGTGGCAAGCTACACGCCCGGTGTTCTGACCATCAAGCCGCGTCCGATGCTGTTGACCGTCACCGGTTGGCAGAAGGAACTCGGCGACAAGGATAAGGTTCAGGACTTCACCCTGACCGATATGATTACTCACAACTCCATCTCCGGACAGCAGAAGCTCGGCGCAGGCAGCCGTATCACGGATGCAAGCGTTGTTGTGAACCCCGACAAGGTTCCCATCGTCTTCAATCTGGTCCGTGCTGAGGGTGAGGAAGTCGGTTCTTATCCCGTCTACTCCACGCCGCAGGACCGTCAAATCGGTAACCTCGCAGCGAACGACCAGAAACAGCTTGAACTGGATAACCCGAACTACGACTTTGAGTACCGTTACGCAAACGACCTCATCGTCAAGCGTCAGGGTCTGATGATTACCGTGGATGATAAGGTCCGCTACTACGGCGACCGTGTCAATCGCTTCTACGACGGCTCTACCGACTACACCTATCATGTATTCAAGGTCGAGAACGGAACAGCGGTTGAAATCACGGCAGAGGAAGCCGGTATCAACACCAATTCCTTTACCTTCACCCATCTGGATACACAGACCAGCTCCAGCGGCACTTACAAGGGTTGCATCAGCCTGTCCGGTGTCCACAGCACCATCTATGATGATGACGACATCACGATTACCGCTGGCAACCTGACCATCATTCCTCGTCCTGTCTCCGTTGTCGCCGAGGATAACACCAAAGTTTACGGCGACGCTGACCCCGAACTGAAGTACACGCTTCATGACGGTGTCCGTGGCGATGATGGCAACTACTACATCGAGTACGCAAACGGTCCCGTTCTCACCGAGAAGGAAGGCGCGGATGTGCCTGTCCAGCCCGGCGACCTCGAAGGCACTGGCGTAACTCGTGAACCCGGTGAAGATGTTTGGACCGGTGAGCATTCGTTCGGCAAGGCTTACGCCATCAATGCCAACGATATCAGCCCTGTCAGCAAGGACGGCGTTACCAACTACATCATCACGATGGAGAACGGCAACTTTACGATTACTCCGGCAGAGCTGGTCGTTACCGTGAAGGGTGGTTACTCCAAGACCTACGGCGAAGAGAATCCCGCATTTGATGCCGATATTACCGGCTTCAAGCGCGACGATACGCAGGAGACCGTTCTGAACGGTGAGCTTGGCTTCGCTACTCTGTGCTACGACCTGTCTGATGCTGGCAAGTACATCGTAACTGCTGGCAACAACAACGAGGATACGGTGAACCCGGATTGCGTTGTTCTGGAAGACGGTGAGGAGCATATCGGCTCTACCTTTGAGGTCAAGACGAACACGAACTTCGAGAAGAACTATGTTATCCGCTATGTGAATGGCGATATCACGGTCAACCCGAAGGAACTGATTGTCCGCATTGACCACAAGGTGAAGACCTACGGCACGGCTGACCCGGCATTTACCTATCGTTATGAAGATAACGCAGGGAATGTGATTGGTCTGATTGACCCCGAAAACAGCCCGCTGAGCCTTGAGCTCTATCGTACAAAGGGCGAGAATGTGGTGCGCGGTGATGTCACTGCTGCAGATTCTCTCGACAAGTGGGGCACGACCCTCTTTGACGGAGACTACCTCATTTCCGCTAAGTACGATGTGAACAACAAGAACTACAATGTGACCGTCATTGACGGCTCGCTGAAAATCGTGCCCGCAACGCTGACTGTCAAGGTCAACGGCGGCTACCGCACCACCTATGGCGATGAGATTCCGAACTTCACTTATTCCATCACCGGATTTGTTGGTCGTGATGTGAAGGACGAGACCGGCACCGGCATCAAGGACGATGAGTCCAAGGTCTCCGGTTCTGCTACGCTCTACTGCAACGACACCGCTGGCAACCCGGTATCCAATAAGACGAAGGTTGGCAACTATCCCATCAACTACGACAAGCAGCAGTTGGTTGCTGACAACAGCAACTACAAGTTCATCTATGTTGGCGGCGACCTGACTATCGGTAAGAAGCCTATCCATGTGAAGGCTGACGACCAGCAGAAGGTTTACGGAGAGAAAGACCCTGACCCGCTGACTTGGACGATTACTGACCCCGAAGAACTGGTCAATCCCGGTGACGAAGACTTCTTCGATATCACCACAAAGCGTCCCGGCGCTGATACTGATGACGGTGAGCAGGTAGGCAAGTATCCCATCACCATTGATGGCACTGACCCGTCCGGCAACTACGAAATCATTACCACTCCCGGCACGCTGACGATTGTGCCCGCAACTATCGTTATCACGGTTATCGACGACGAGAAGTATTTCGGAGAAGATAACCCGACTCCCAATGTCACCATCACGGGCTTCAAGCGCGGCGACACCATCGATGACATCGGCGGCAAGGACGCATTGAAAACCAAGACTGACGCAGAGAAGTGGAGCCCTGTTGGTGAATATCCTGTATCTGCCAAGGATTCTACTTTCCATAACCCGAACTACGACTTTGTTTACATCGACGGAAAGCTGACCGTCAAACCCTTGATTATCAATATCAAGGCTGAAGACGACCGCAAGACCTACGGTGACAACGACCCCGATAAGTTCGAAGTTTCTTACACCCTCACGAACGAGAAGGATGAAGAGTATCAGCCGAGCAAGGACCTGCGCGATTACATTGACCGCGCCCTGAACCTCGACGGAACTCGTATCCCCGGTGAGAATGTCCGCACCGAGAACCCCGGCTATCCGATTATTCCTTCCTACACGGAAGTTCCGAACATCGAGATTGGCACCGTTACTCCCGGTCGCTTCTTCATCGACCCGCGTGTGGTCACCATCACCGCCAACTCTGCCGAGAAGGTCTATGACGGAACGCCTCTGACGGAATCCGGCTATACCTATGCTCCGGAGCTGGTCGACAACGAAAAGCTCGGCATCCATGACAAGATGGATTCTGTTACTGTCATCGGTTCTCAGACCGAGGTCGGTTCCAGCCCAAATGTTCCCAGTGATGCAGTCATCGTCAATACGATGGATGGCACGAGCAGCAACACCAACTACACCATCAAGTATGTTAACGGCACGCTGACCGTCCGTGACAAGGAAGGCGTCTCCATCAAGAAGACTGCTGACCGTGAGCGTACAACGGATTACGAAGTGATTCGCTATACCATCACCGTTACGAACGCTACGAGCCATGACCTGCATAATGTGGTCGTGAAGGATACGAACAACTTCGTTGGCACGCCTGTTCTGTCTCAGGCAAACGGCGTTACCTACGATGCCGACAATGGCGAGTTCATCATCGATGAGATTTCTCATCTGCGTGATGCTACTCATACCAATGTCGTGACATTCAGCTACACCTACACGGTCGACCCGACTGACCACGGCACGGACAACAACGACATCCTTGAAAATAACGCTAAGATTACCGATATGAAGGTAGTCGAGAGCTACACTGAAAACCCCGATGGCACTCAGACCCCGAACTACACCGAGCCTGACAAGGATTGGCTGGTCAAGACTCCCGATGTTGATGTCGAAATCATCCGTCAGAACCTGACCATCGAGAAGAGTGCAGACAAGACCGAAGCTGCTGTAGGCGACATCGTCACTTATCAGTTGAAGGTCACGAATACGGGCAACTCCACTCTGGAGAATGTGGTCGTAAAGGACCAGAACAACTTCATGGGTGCTCCCGTTGAGAACACGCAGGTCCACTTCGGCTACCGCGTCAATGATGACGGTACTTGGACAATTACCAGCCTTGGTGCCGGTAAGACCGTTACCATCACCTACAAGTACACGGTTGTTGCAGAAGACCTCGCAAACGGCAAGCTGGATAATATTGCTACCGCAACGATTCCCGCTCGCGAAGACCCGACTATTCCTGAGAAACCTATCGATTCCAACGAAGTAATCGTGCCGCTGTACTACAAGCACCTGACGATTGTCAAGTCTGCTGACCGCGACCACGCTTATCCCGGCGAAGTCGTCAAGTATCAGGTCACTGTCACGAACGACGGCACTGTCGATATGACGAATGTTACCGTCTCCGATGACACCAATGCTCTGGGTATGTTTATCGTCTCTACCGGCGATGGATATACCTATAACCCCGAAACCAGACTGTTCACCATTCCTGCTCTGAATGTCGGCGATTCCGTTACGCTGAATTACCTGTATATTGTGCAGAACGGTGACCCCGAAACGATTATCAACGTAGCTACTGCTCACGCTCCCAAGAATCCCGATACTGAGATTCCGGGTGACAAGGACATCGAAGAGCCTTCTAAGCCTGTTGAGGTTGATGTGCTCCGTGATGAACTGACCATCGTAAAGAACGCTGACAAGAGCTTCGTTGATACGAACGGCAATGACACGACCGTAACCTATACTCTGACCGTCAAGAACAGCGGCAATACCAAGCTGACGAATGTTATCGTTACCGATACATCCAACGGCAACGGCACTGTCGAGTACACTGGCGATTTGATGTATGACGGAAACGGCAAGTGGATGGTTCCTGAGCTGAACGCAGGCGATTCCGTTGAAATCACTTATGTCTATACTGCTGTGGCAGAGGACATGAACCTCGATAACGGTAACATCGTGAATACGGCTGTTGCTGAGGGCAAGAACCCCGACAACAAGACTGTTACGAGCGACCCCGATACTGAGATTGTCCATGTAGGCGAAGTGCCTGACCGCGACATTCGCGTTGTGAAGACTTCTCTTGAATCCAGTGTGATGATTGGCGATACCATTCACTACACCATTACCGTTACCAACAACGGCACAATGACTGCTCAGAATGTAGTTGTACGCGACTTCAATGACGGCATTGGCGAAATCAATGCTGCAAGTTCCGACAAGTACACCTATGACGCAGCGACTCATTCCTTCACCATCGCAGAAATTGCGGCTGGTGAGGTCGTTGAGATTCCTGTCGCCTATACCGTACAGGAAGGCGACAAGGATGTCGTAAACAATGCTGCTGTCGAGATTCCGGAAATTCCCGAAATCGAGAAAAAGGCAGATAAACAGACCGTAGTGGTTGGCGAGGTGGTGACTTACACCATTACCGTTACCAATACGACTAACGAAACCAAGACGAATGTTGAGGTCAAGGATACGAACAACTTCACGGGCGTTATCACGCCTGCCGAAAACACTGATGTTGTAAGCTATATTGGCGACAAGGTCTGGAATATTTCTTCTATCGGCGCTGGTGAGAGCGTAGACATTGTCTACACCTACACGGTAATGAATGAAGATGCTCCCAATACCATGCTTGTCAATAACGCCGAAATGACATATGTGACGGATTCTGGCAAGGTAAAGATTCCTTCCAATGAGGTTGATATCCCTGTCATCCCCGAAACTCCCACGCCGGAACATGTCGGACCCACCGTTGTAAAACAGGCAGACAAGGCCATTGCAAACATCGGCGATACGGTGCATTACACCGTCGTCATGCACAACAATGACACTGTTGACTATGTGAATGCAGCGCTGCACGACAAGAACAACTTCAACGGCGTTATCACGAATGTCAAGAACGGCACTCTGGAATCTGCATCTGCCGGTTCCGCAGTCATCAAGGTTGGTACTATCCCGGCTGGCAAGACTGTCACGGTAGAATATGATTACATTGTGCTGAACACCGATGCCGGTAAGGGTCAGGATACCTACAACGAGCTGAAGAATATGGCTACGCTGCATTACTGGTTCGCTGACGAAGACCAGACTCCTGAGAATGAAAAGACGAAGCCTTCTAACGAGGTCACCGTCAAGGTTCCCGGCAGTGATGTACCTGTTCCTGTCAACCCGCCCGAGGGCAAGCTGAAGGTCGAGAAGTTTGTTGACAAGAAGAGCGCTTCTGTTGGCGATATGTTGAACTACACCGTTAAGGTGTCTAATGTCGGCGATGGCGAACTGAAGAATGTTCTGATTGAAGACTTCTTCGATGGACACGGAAAGCTCAACTACATCCCGACTGTCGGTGTTGTAGTAAACGGTGATGGCACCTACACTATCAACAAACTGCCTGCCGGTACATTCATGGAGCTCCGCTTCACCTATGTTATCGTGGAAGGCGATGAGCCTGAGGTCCTGAACGCCGCTGTCGTCACGACACCGCCCGTTGACCCGCCGCTCGAACCCACCAAGACGGCTGACAAGAAGTTCGCATTTGTCGATGAAATCGTGACTTACACCATCAGCGTGTATAACCCCGATACCAAGGCAAAGACGAATGTCACTGTCAAGGATACCAATAACTTTGTTGGCAGCATCAATGCCGCCAATACAGATAAGTACACCTATAACGGCGATAGCACTTGGACGATTCCGGAAATCGGAGCAGGGGAGACCATCAATATTACCTACACCTACACGGTGCAGAGCAGTGATGAAAAGCTCCTTGAGAACAAGGCTGATGTGACATATTCTGAGAACGGCGATACCGTGAAACTTGATACGCCGACTGTTGATGTGGTCGTACCCGATAAGGGCACCGTCTCCATCCACAAGGAAGCTGACAAGAAGATGGCTAAGCCGGGCGAGGTCGTCACCTACAATGTCACCGTTACCAACAATAAGGGCTTCGATGTTCACGATGTCGTAGTAACCGATGCCAACAACTTTGCCGGTGAAATCACTGGCGTTGACGGCGCGGACTACACCTTCGAGAACGGTGAGTTCCATATCGCTGAGATTGCCGCAGGTGCTTCGGTCACTCTGACCTACACCTACACGGTTGAAATTGGTGATGTGCCTACTCAGATTCTGGAAAACATCGCTACGGCTGATGTTCCCGGAACGAACCCCGAAGACCCGAACAACCCCGGTCACGGTAAAGACCCGAATAAGCCTATCGATAACGATGAGAAGATTCCTTCGAATCCTGTCGATGTTGAAGTCCCGGGTTCCGAGACCGACACCAAGATTCCTGACCTTGTTCTGACGAAGAGCGTAGACAAGAGTGAAGCCGCTGTCGGTGATACCCTGAACTACACGATTACTGTCAAGAACAACGGTAAGGGCGATGCCGAGAATGTCATGGTCAAGGACTTCTTCGACGGCAAGGGCACGCTGAACTTCGTGGCTATGGATGGCGTCACCGATAACGGTGACAACACCTACACGATTGCAAGCGTCAAGGCTGGTGAAAGCGTAACGCTCAACTTCACCTATGTGGTAGTTGACGGAGATGCACCTGAGGTTTTGAACGCGGCAGTCATCACAACTCCCAAACCGTCCACGGATATTGTGAAGAGCGCAGACAAGCATATCGCCAAGGTCAATGAGATTGTTACATACACCATCACGGTGAAGAACAATTCCAAGGACACGCTGACGAACCTGCTGGTAAGCGATACGAACAACTTCAAGGGCGAAATCGAAGGCAAGGATGGCAAGGGCTACACCTACAACGGTGATAAGACTTGGACCATCGCAACGCTCGAATCCGGCAAGTCCATCGACATTACCTACACCTATACGATGCAGGCAAACGATGCTTCCGTAATCGAGAATACCGCCGATGTGCGTTATAGCCATAACGGTTCCGACTACGACATTCCGTCCAACCCGGTTGATGTTGAGAAGCCTGACGATGGTGTTGTCACCATCTTCAAGACGGCTGACAAGACCAAGGCTGAGCCGAACGAGGTCGTTACCTATACGGTTACGATTCACAACGGTAAGGATTACGACATCAAGAATGTCCGTCTGACTGACGCGAACAACTTCGCGGGCAAGATTGAGGGCGTTGACGGTGCTGGCTACAAGTTCATCAACGGCGAATTTGTCATTGACAAGATTCCTGCTGGCGGTGACGCAGTGGTCCGTTACACCTACACAGTCCAGATTGCCGATGTTCCGACCAAGATTCTTGAAAACATTGCAACGGCTCATGTCCCCGGCAAGAACCCCGGCGACCCTGATGAGGAGATTCCTTCCAACAAGGTCGATGTTGAGGTTCCCGGTGACGGCACGCATGTTGATGTGCCGGAAGGCAAGCTCGAAATCGTTAAGAATGTAGACAAAACGGAAGCCAAGGTTGGCGATACGCTGAACTACACGATTACGCTGACGAATGTTGGCGGACAGGCAGTCAAGAACGCTGTCGTCAAGGATTTCTTTGACGGTAACGGTGTCCTGAACTTCGTTCCGATGGACGGTGTGACGGATAACGGTGATTACACCTACACGGTTGCGAATGTGGAGAAGGGTCAGAGCATTACGCTCCGCTTCACTTACACGGTCGTTGCCGGAGATGCGCCGATGGTTCTGAACGCTGCTGTTGTGAAAGACCCGACGCCGCCCATTGACATCAAGAAGACCGCAGACAAGCATGTAGCGATGGTCGATGAAGTTGTCAACTACACCATCACGGTGAAGAACACGACCGATAAGACCGTTACCGACCTGCTGGTCAGCGATACCAACAACTTTACAGGTGCAATCACCTCTAAAGACAACGCCAAATACACCTACAATGGCAACCATACTTGGACTATCCCCAGCATCAAGGCTGGTGAGAGCATCGATATTCTCTACACCTATACGGTGAAGACTACCGACCCCTCTACGCTGGTCAACAAAGCTGATGTTCGCTACACGACCGATGACGGTGAGTATGTCATCAAGGCAGACCCCGTTGAAGTCGTTGTCCCGAAGGATGGCAAAGTTACGATTGTCAAGAGCGGTGACAAGAAGATTGCAGAGCCCGGTGAGGTCGTGACCTACACGGTTACGATTCACAACGGCAAGGCGCATGACATCACCAATGTGGTCGTAAGCGATTCCAACAACTTTGCTGGAACGATTACCGGCACAAATGGTGTCGGCTACAAGTTCGTTGACGGACACTTTGTAATCGATAAGATTGCTGCTGGTGCAGACGCCGTTCTGACCTACACCTACACGGTGCAGATTGCAGATGTACCCACTCATATTCTGGAGAATGTTGCCACGGCGCATGTGCCCGGCACGAATCCGGAAGACCCTGAGAATCCCGGACACGGCAAAGACCCGGATAAACCGATTGACCCCGATACGGATATTCCGTCTAACAAGGTCGAAGTGGAAGTCCCCGGTTCCGAAACCGATACTAAGATTCCCGAACTCTCCGTCACGAAGACCGTCGATAAGGCTCAGGCTAAGGTCGGCGATACTCTGAACTACTCCGTCACCGTTAAGAACAGCGGTGCTGCTGATGCTGAGAATGTGGTCGTCAAGGACTTCTTCGATGGCAATGGCGTACTCAACTTCAAGGCGATGGACGGCGTTACCGATAACGGAGATAACTCCTACACGATTGCCGCCGTCAAGGCAGGCGAGAGCGTAACGCTCAACTTCAGCTATGTTGTTGTTGATGGCGATGCTCCGCAGGTTCTGAACGCTGCTATCATCAAAGACAAGACGCCGCCTATCGACATTGTCAAGGGAGCCGACAAGCACATTGCGATGGTAGACGAGATTGTGACCTACACGATTTCCGTGAAGAACACTACCTCCGAGACTGTTGAGAATGTGAAGGTCGTCGATACCAACAACTTCAAGGGCAGCATTGAAGCCGCAAGCGCCGAAAATTACACTTACAATGGCGATAAGACATGGACTATTCCGACTATCGCTGCTGGCGAGACCATCAACATCACCTACACCTACACGATGCAGGCTGAGGATGCCACCGTCATTGAGAACGTTGCAAAGGTAATTTACAGCAAGGACGGCACCGACTACAACATCCCCTCTAACCCCGTTGATGTTGAAAAGCCAGACGATGGTGTTGTCACCATCCGTAAGGCTGCCGATAAGACGAAGGCCGAGCCGGGTGAGGTCGTTACCTACACTGTCACGGTGCATAACGGAAAGAATCACGACATCGAGAACGCTCGTCTGACCGATACCAACAACTTTGCTGGTGAAATCGTAGGCGTTGACGGTGCAGATTACACCTTCGAGAATGGCGTATTCACCATCAGCAAGATTGCCGCAGGCGGTGATGTGGTTATCCACTACACCTACACGGTCGAAGTCGCTGACGTGCCCACGCACATCCTTGAAAACATCGCTACCATCTTCGTACCGGGTACGAACCCCGAAGACCCCGACAATCCGGGCCATGGCAAGGACCCCGAAAAGCCTCTTGACCCCGACACCGAGATTCCGTCGAACAAGGTTGACGTGGAAGTTCCGAACGGTTCCGAAGTTGATACCGATATTCCCAAACTGTCCGTAACGAAGTCTGTGGATAAGCCCACCGCAAAGGTTGGCGACACCCTGACTTACACGGTCACTGTCCAGAACAGCGGCAAGGCTGATGCACAGAATGTAGTCGTAAAAGACTTCTTCGATGGCAATGGCGTGCTGAACTTCGAGACAATGGCTGGCGTTACCGACAACGGCAACAACACCTACACGATTTCCACTGTTAAGGCAGGGGAGAGCGTAACGCTCCGCTTCACATATGTGGTAGTGGATGGCGATGCTCCTGTTGTTCTGAATGCGGCTATCGTGAAAGACCCGACTCCTCCGATTGATGTGGAGAAGGATGCCGATAAATATATCGCCAAGGTTACGGATGTTGTGACCTACACCATCACGGTGAAGAATACGACTGACGAAGCTGTCAACGATATCACGGTAACTGACCACAACAATTTCGCCGGTGCCATCACTGCTGAGAGCACCGAGCGCTGCACCTACAATGGTGACGGCACTTGGACTATCGGTCATCTGGATGCCGGTGAGACGTTCGACATCGTTTACACCTACACGGTGGAGACGACGGATAAGAGCGTCATGGAGAACACCGCAACCATCAAGTACACACACGACGGCGAACAGTATGAGATTCCCTCCAACCCCGTTGATGTTGAGAAGCCTGATGATGGTGTCGTAACCATCCGTAAGGCGGCTGACAAGACGGAAGTTGAGCCGGGCGAGACTGTCACCTATACCGTGACCGTACACAACGGCAAGAACCACGACATCGAGAATGCTCGTCTGACGGATGCCAACAACTTTGCTGGCGAAATCGTGGGCATTGACGGTGCAGGTTACACCTTCAAGGATGGCGAGTTCATCATCGACAAGATTGCGGCTGGCGCAGATGTGGTTATCCACTACACCTATACCGCACAGATTGCAGATGTTCCCACCGAAATCCTTGAGAATATTGCCACTATCCATGTGCCGGGAACCAACCCCGAAGACCCGGAGAATCCGGGTCACGGCAAAGACCCGAACAAGCCCATTGACCCCGATGAGGATGTCCCCTCTAACAAGGTCGATGTGAAGGTTCCGGGCTCCGAAGTCGAGACAAAGGTTCCTGTCATTGAAATCACCAAGTCTGTTGACAAGGCAGAGGCGAAGGTCGGCGATACGCTGAACTACACTGTTACTGTCTCCAACAAGGGTAAGGCTGACGCGGAGAATGTGGTCATTGAGGACTTCTTCGATGGCACCGGCACGCTGAACTTCATCCCGATGGATGGCGTCAAGGACAACGGCGATAACACCTACACCATCAGCTCCGTCAAGGTCGGTGAGAGCATCGAGCTGCACTTCACCTATGTGGTGACTGTCTCCGACGCTCCGCAGGTCCTGAACGCCGCTGTTGTGAAAGACCCGACTCCTCCGATTGATGTGGAGAAGGATGCCGATAAATATATCGCCAAGGTTACGGATGTTGTGACCTACACCATCACGGTGCGGAATACCACGGACGAGACCGTCAACGACATCACCGTCTCCGACCACAACAACTTCTCCGGCAGCATCGATGCTGTTGGTTCTGACCGTTACACCTACAATGGTGACGGCACTTGGACCATCGGTTATCTGGATGCAGACGAGGCTATCGATATTGTCTACACCTATACGGTCGAGACTACCGATAAGAGCGTCATGGAGAACACCGCAACCATCAAGTACACGCACGATGGCGAACAGTACAATATCCCGTCCAACACGGTCGATGTGAAGAAACCTGATGATGGCGTTGTCACCATCTGGAAATCTGCAAACAAGACTGTTGCAAAGCCGGGTGAGACTGTCACCTACACCGTCACGGTACACAATGGCAAGGACCACGATATCCAGAACGCTGTTTTGACTGACGAAAACAACTTCTCCGGAAGCATCTTCGCAGTTGAAGGCGCAGGATATCACTACGAGAACGGCATGTTCACCATCGACACGATTCCTGCTGGCGGCGATGTGGTCGTCCACTACGCTTACACCGTTGGTATCGCTGATGTGCCCACGAACATCCTTGAGAACATTGCGACGATTCATGTTCCCGGTACGAACCCTGAAGACCCGGAGAATCCGGGACAGGGTAAGGACCCGACAAAACCGATTGACCCTGATACGGATATCCCGTCCAACAAGGTCGATGTGGAAGTTCCGGGTTCCGGCACGGAAACTGACATCCCGCTGGAAAAGAGCCTCACGATTGTGAAGAGCGCCGATAAGACCAAGGTCAATGTCGGTGAGACTATCAACTATCGCGTGGTCGTAACCAATACTGGTGAGGTTGACCTCGTCAATGTCTCCGTTAAAGACAACAACAACGGCGCAAGCCATATTGTTGCTACAAGCGGCAACGGATACACCTACGATGATGCAACGGCAATGTTCACCATCGACCGTATCCCTGTTGGCGAATCCTTCACGCTGACCTACTCTTATGTCGCAGTTGACGCGGATGCCGGACACGATGTCATCAATGTGGCAGTCGCTAAGGCTCCGGGTCAGAACCCCGAAGACCCTGAGAATCCAGGACATGGCAAAGACCCGTCCAAGCCGATTGACGAGGATGTTGAGAAGCCGTCCAATGAGGTCAAAGTCCCCGTTGTGAAGCCCTCTACGCCCGTCACTCCTGACGAGCCGAAACCCACTCCGACTCCCAGCAACCCGACCAATCCTACTCCGACTCCTGTTCCTTCTGAGAAGCCGACGAACCCGATTCAGGGTATTGTCTCCATCATCACTGGAAACAAGAAGACCGGCATTGGATTTGTGCAAGGTATTGCTGGGCTGGCAGCGGTCGTAGGCGTCGGACTGATTGCTCTGGTGGTTGTAAACCACAAGCGCAAGAAGGACACGGATAACGACGAAGACAAACACAATAACGAATCCGCTGAATAAGCGGTGACAGAAAAGAGCAGTAGCTTGAAAGAGCTGCTGCTCTTTTTTTGTGTCATTTTCCAAAAACAAGGCAGAGAAAACGGGAATTTTCTTCTGTCACAACACAACAGAAAACGAATACAAAATCCAACGTTTATCCGCCAATAACGAACAGATTTTTTATTTAGAACGCTGTTGACCACTTGTGCGAAGTGAGTACCATAAAAGATACGATATTCATGCTCTATTCACATGAATTCCGGGTATTTGCGAAAAAAGGGTTGTGTAAAGCACCCTATTTCACAAGTATCACAGGCAGATGGACGACTCGCCCATCAGGATAGTGGTTGTACTTGCAGGTTTCCCCAGCTTGCCAACACTACTTAGCCACTACCCAGCCAAGGGGAACACTACCTCTTACATTTTGTAAGAGTGACTTACCGTAAGGCAACAAACATAAAAAATTTGTTGCCTCATTTTAAGGCTTAATTTAGGCGACCACCTATTTTCGAATAAAAAATCACCTAATTTTGCAAATATCCATATTTCCAAAACCACGTAAACCGACCACCCTCGATTTTGAATATGTTGACTACATAGAGAAGAACTCGTGGGTGGTGTTTTTATGCGATATAAAACGCATTGACTTTGCTGAAAAGCGTGGTATAAAGCGCTAAAAACAGCGCCCGTAATTTCTTGGTATACTTCTTGCTTTGCAAATGAGGCTGCACACTTACGAGCGGACAAGAGTGTATATAAATCCGTCTGCGGATATCGCAGAAAAACTCGCATAGTATAGGAGGACACTATCATGCAGAAACCCCGTAAGCGGTTTTTGAGTGCGATTGTGGCCGTCGCTATGTGCCTGTCTCAGTTTGCACCCGTAGCAGCATACGCTGCTGAGAGTGCGGGAAGCGGAATCACCCAGAGTGAGGAAGCTCCCAAGGAGACGGCACCCGATGCGGCTTCTACCGTCAACTCTTCCGCTACAACCACTGCGCCCGCAAGCGATTCTGCTGCCAGTTCCAATGCCGCGTCAAGCGACAATAAGGCTCCGGCTGAGAATGCTTCCGAGGCTACAAGCACGGCAAGCGCCGATTCAAACACGGCTGTCGTTGATAAGACGACAGCTCCCAGTGCAGATGAAAATTCTGACAGCACCGCTGCACCGAGCAGCACTATCAGCGAAGCAGCACAGGCGTTTATTGATGCGGCTAACGCCCTTGTAAGCCGCAAAGATGAAATCCTGACCGCTGCAAACAATTTTGGTCTCGCCAGCAAGGCATGGCAGGCTGACAAGGAGAACGCGGTTCTTGATGCAATGGTTACACGCCGCTCTGAAGAGCTGGACGCTGTATACAACTGGGAACCCGTCGAGGATATGTATTATTCTCTGAGCGAGGATGAGCAGGTTGCTGACCCCGTTATGAGTGCATACCTTGACATGTCTGACCTGTATATGCAGGTTTGTGACCGTCAGGAAAACCCCGTCGACAACAGCGGTGTCAGCGCGTTTGATGGCGGCGGTGCTACTACGGTTGTTGGCAACTTTCAGGCAATCACTGCTGCCGAGACCGGTAAGCAGATTGCTGCAGGCACCAGCATCCAGTACACCAAGATAGGTGGTCAGGACAATGTCATCCGTATCCTGCCCCAGACCGTCACTTACACCTATGGTGACTCTTTCAAGTCCAACGGTCTGACGGTCGAGTACAGCACCTCTGATTCCCGTTCCACTCAGGAAATCGAGAAGGATATTCAGGCCGCTATTGACGGTCTGAGCTTCATCCTGTACGCTCCTGCCGATGGCGACGGCCAGAACCCCACGGATGTCCACTGCAATGCCGGTACTTATCCGACCTATGTGGACACCGGTGCTGTGAGCGTTACGGTGAACGGTCTGAACTACACCATCATCGACGGTTCCAACTTGGATTCTTCCAAGAACATCCGCAACGATGCAGGCGTGACCATCAACAAGCGCCAGATTTACATTGTCCCTCATACCACTTATGTGACGAAGGGCAATACCATCAGCCAGATTAACTACACCGTTATGGATACCAACGGTGGTCTGGTTGACGGCGACCTGCTCCCGGCTGATGTTCTGACCACGGAAAACTTTGATAAGGACACCACAGGTTCTTACAAAATCATCCTTGGTTCATCTGCCAAGAGCAATACCAACTACAATGTCGATATTCAGGCGAACACCGGTGATGTTTACGTTGTAGTTTCTGAGCGCACTCTGACGCTGACTCCTGTCTTCGTCTTCAAGGGCAATGACGGTGTTACCACGACTGGCGCAAAGGCCACTCGTCAGTATGGTCAGGTGAACCCCGCAGTTGACTTCGTTATCACCGGCTGGTCCGATGCTGATAAGACCAACTTCGAGTACAAGACCAACAACGAGCACAAGTCTAACGCTGTTGCTCTGAAAGAGATGCTCGGCTTGAGCGGTGAGCCTACCGTGGTTCTGCCCAGCATCACTTCCGCTCCCGGTGGCTACACTGTCACGATTGGCAACATCCAGACGGATGCACCCATCAACGGTTATAACATCCAGCTTGCGACCGCGACATTTGAAATCACCAAGCGTAATGTAACCATCACCAACGACCAGATTGATGCCATCTACGGTGAGTCTGAGAAGAGCAAGTCTTCTACCATCACCTTTGATGCGGTTTCTTACAACGGTGCTGCTCAGGCAGTTTCTTCCGAGAAGCGCATCGTTCCCGGCAACACCATCACCGCTGATGATGGTGTGAACCAGTTGGTTGCGATGGTTCTGACCACCAGCCGTCAGGACCCCGACAACAAGAATGTTGGCGAGTATCCGATGTCTGTTGAGGTCCCGCCCGCATGTACTGCTTACTATGATGTCAAAGTCATCAACAGCAAGTACATTATCCATCCCGCGATGCTGACTGTCACGCTGAGCAACCTGTCTGCTATGTATGGTGCTGCTCGCAACGGCAAGATTGAGTCCATCGACGGTTTCAAGTGGAACGATACTCAGGATAGCATCGGTCTGACTGATGCTAAACTGAACTTCACGATGGTCGATGCTGCCGGTAATAGTGGCACTCCCACTACTGCCGATGTCGGCGAGTACAATGTTACCGCAAGCGTTCAGGGCGCTTCTCAGGAGCGTTGGTCTTCTGACTGGGACCCCAATGCCGATGGCAAGAACTATGACCGTTACGACAACTACCTCGTTCGCTTTGTTGACAGCAAGCTGACCGTCACCAAGCGCCCCATCGCCATCAATGTGATGGGTGGTCAGACGAAGGTCTACGGCGACAGCGATGCCAAGGGCGGCGTTGCTTTCACCCTCGACCCCGTCAACGGCAAGGGCGGTCGCGTTGGCTCCGACTTTGCTGGCTGCGTTGTGACCCGTGAGGTCGGCGAGACTGTCGGCTCTTACGCTTACAGTGATGCACAGTTCCAGAATGCAGAGATTGCTAAGAACTACGACATTACCTTCAACGCTCCCGACAAGTACACCATCACCAAGCGCACTCTGACCATCACCGTTCCGAACCGTGAGCGTCTGTATGGTTCCGAGAATCCCAGCGATGCTGACATCACCGGCGCACTGGAATACAAGAACTTCGCAAGCAACGACGAAATCGGCATCCATGATACCGTTGCTTCTCTGGGCGGCACTGTCACCATCAAGTATGGCGTTGACAATACCGTTGGTAAGCTGACCGGTGTCGGCACCTATCCCATCGTTGTTTCCGGTTACACCAGCCCCAATTACAACATCGTTTATACCGGCACCTACAGCGATGGTACGAGCGGCACGCTGACTATCAACGCACTGCCTGTCACCATCAAGGGTACTACCAACAGCGTCCGTAAGTACGGCGTTGCCGGTAAGAACACCCCCAGCTATGCGCTGTATGACGAGACCGGCTCTCAGGCTATCAATGTGGTTGACCCGCAGGGCAGCCCGCTGAACATCCACATCGACCTGACCAAGTGGGAAGACCCCACCACGGTTGTCGGCAACTATGAGGCTACCATCTCCTATGATGAGAACCCCAACTACATCGTAACGATTGCTCCGCAGGCTACATTCCAAGTCACCGAGGCTGATGTCTCTGTTACCTTCAACGCCCTGCAGACTACCTACGGTGAGAAGAAGCCCGACACCATCGCCAAGGAAGTTTCCGTCAATGTGAACACCTCCGATGGTACTCAGATTTACCACGATGGCGAAACCGTCAACATCAAGATGGACGGCAAGGATGTTTCTCTGGGCGTTGTTCGTATCGCCGTTGAGGCTACTGCGAACGCTTCCGGTCTGTACGATGCAGGTTCTTACAACCTGACCTTCCGTCTGGATAACCAGCCCACGAACAGCGTTAAGCTGTCTGAGCCAGATGGTAAGAACATGCTGATTGTCCATCAGATGCCTCTGACCATCACTCCCCGCTATGGTCTGTCCAAGACCTACGGTGAGACTGACCCCAGCTTTGCAGTCAATGACACCTATGTTATCTTTGACTACAACACCACCAGCTTCGCAGAGCCCAAAGCTGACTTCGCGCAGGCTCGTCTGAGCCGTGAAGCAGGCGAGAACGCTGGCACTTATCCGATTTACAGCGGTGACATCTTTGAGCAGCCGATGGCGAAGAACTATCGCATCAGCTTCACCAATGACGTCCGCTTTACCATCAATAAGCGCACTGCCGTTATCAACCTGCTTGAGACCGAGAAGACCTACGGTGAAACCATCACTTCTATGAATGTGAAGGATTACATCAAGGGCGGCACCGGTCTGCTGGACGCAACTCCTGAGCAGGAAGCTGAAAAGGCAAAGATTCTGAAGGGCATTACCCTGACCTCCGGAGCAACTTCTGCATCCGCCAGCGTTGGCTCTTATGCTCTGAAAGCCATCTACGCACAGCCCGCTAACTACGACCTGACGGTGATTGATTCTACTATCACCATCACCGCTCGTCCCATCACCCTGACCTTCAAGAACTACGAGAAGGATTACGGTGATGTTGACCCTGCGTTCACCTACGATGAGATTTCCGGCAACATCTCCAATGATGGCCTGAAGAAGAACACCTTGGAACTGACCACCGGCGCTCTGAGTGGCAGCCTGACCCGTAAGGCGGGTGAGGATGTCGGCGAGTATCCCATCAGCTCTACGCTGTACAACAAGTATGGCAACTACGAAATCACCATCGTGACCGGTTCCGGCACATCTGTGAATGTCGGTTCCTCCACCACCGAGCCTGAGGCTCTGGAAGTTGCTACCCTGACCATCAAGCCCGTGCAGGTCACCTTCACGGTTGCCGGTGGTTACAACATGACTTACGGCGGCACTGTCCCGACCTTCGGCTACACTGTCACCGGTCTGAAGAACAACGACACGGTTGCTTCTGCTTTCGCAGGTGCTGCTGTGTACAACATCAAGAATGCGGATGGTTCTCTGTCTGAGATTCCTGCACGTCCCGATGCTGGTGATTACACTATCACCATGAGCGGCTTGACCAACAAGGGTGCGAAGAACTACGACCCGATTGTCTTCGTCGATGGTTCTCTGCATGTCGATAAGCGCGATGTTATCGTGGTTGTCGATGCTGGTCAGAAGAAGGTCTACGGCGAGGCTGACCCCGAACTGACTTGGACTGCTACCGGTGACGGCTCCTACTATGTGAGCGAGGATGCCGGTGACCTGTCTGGTCTGAAGGTTGTCCGTCCCGATGCTGGCACGAACGCAGGTGAGGATGTCGGTATGCACCCGATGATTATCGAGGGCACTGATGACAACTTCAACATCACTCGTGTGAACAATGACTTCGAAATCACGCCTGCTACGCTGCGTGTCACTCTGGCTCCCCAGAGCAAGATTTACGGCGATGAGAACCCGGTTCTCTCCGGCGATGACCTGATTATCGACGGCTTTGTCACGAAGCCTGTTAAGGGCAACACGACTCCCGATAACACCGGCGTTCTGAGCAACGCTAACCTGACCTTCAACTTCACTGATGCTGAGGGCGCTCCCGCTACGGTCGCTTCTCATACCGGTGTCGGCAAGGTCGTTCCCGCTGGCGTTGAGAATGTTGCTGCCAACAACTACATCTTCGTTTACTCCGCTGCTGACTTTACCATCAACAAGCGTCCCATCACGGTCACGGCTAAGCCTCAGACCTCTATCTACGGCGATGATGTTGCTGTTGAGGATTGGTCCGATTACGGCACCGTGAACATTCTGGAATACACTGGTGACACTGCCAAGGCAGCTCTGGTCAATGGTGATATTCTGGAAGGCACGAACCTGTGTCTCGTCACTTCCGCAAGCCATGTCGGAGGCTATGACATCGTTCCTTCCTTCTCCGGTCTGGCTCACCGCGTCGGTCAGGCTTCTTATCAGGATTATCTGGTAACTGCTATGAACGGCACTTACACGGTCACTCAGCGTCCTCTGACTTGGACCATCGGTACTGTCGGTTCTGTCTACGGTAACGATATGGCTGAGCTGAGCAACACTCTGACCTACACTGGCGATGCCGATAAGAAGACCATTGTGAATGGCGACGACCTGAAGGCTGTCATCAGCATCACCAAGAAGGATGTTGAGAATGCAAAGGCTGAAGAGATTTCTATGAAGTCTGCTGATGGCGCTGCATCTCTGGTTGCCGAGAGCGTGCCCGAGTCCGTGAAGGACTACGGCGCTTACGATATGGTCGGTTCTTACGACAACGATGACTACCTGATTACGATTGTCAATGGCGTTTACACCATTGGCGAGCGTCTGGTCGAAGTCACTGTCACCGAGCCGAAGGATATCGTTTACGGCGACACCACCAACCCCGACTTCACCGTCAACGCTGTTGCCACTAACGGCGACGGCACGCACGGCGCTGCTGTCAAGCCTGATTCTCTGGGCCTGAAGATGGCGCTTGTTTATACTCCTTTCGAGAACGACAAGACCACCGACAATGCACAGACTGCTCCCTTGACTGCTGATGCAAAGGCGACTCTGACTCCTGACATCGCAAGCGGCGATGACGGCGTGGAAAGCGACAGCCAGTTCAAGACTGAGAATGTCAAGAACGCTGGTACTTACACCTACACCGTTTCTTCCGACTACGATGCTGCTGTTGAGCAGAACTACGCAGTCACCATCAAGGTTGTCGATGCCGATAAGAACGAGGCTGATGGTCAGTTCGTTATCGCTCGTAAGGACCTGACTGTGACCCTCGACCCGAACCCCTCCACTAAGCTGTATGGCACCAAGACGGTTATTCCCGAAGTCAAGACCAGCGGCTATGCTTTCGACGAGTCTGTCGAGACCGTGAAGCTGCCTGCCTTCGAGCTCATCGTTGCTTCCAGTGTGGATGGCATCTTCGGCAATGTGGGTCTGACGAAGGACGCCTTCAAGTATGTTGGCGGTTCTTACGACAACTACAATTATCTGCCCGCTACCGGCGACCTCGAAGTCAAGCGTCTGAAGCTTGATGATGTCAAGGAGCCCATCACTATCACCGGCACTGTGTTCGATGAGAAGACCGGCAAGAACGTTGAGGTCACCAAGAACTTTGGCGATGACCTGTCTAAGCTGTACTTCAACTCTGCGGTTGAGGTTTCTGCTCCCGAAGGCTACGCCATCGGCACCAGTGATTCTCTGACCGATGCTGATTGGGCTAAGAAGATGGTCATTTCTGATAACGGCACGAAGGTTACTTCGGACTTCTATCTGATTAACCTCACTACCGGTGCAATCACCAGCGTTGGCACTGTAACCTCCTCCATCGATACCGTTGTTCCTGTAACCGTTTCCGCTTTCACCGCGAATGCTGTGGATGCTGCTACCAAGACCGACCTGATGAACGAGAAGTTCACCAAGTTTGAGACTGCTATCAACATCTTCATCACCGGCGAAGAAATCGGCAAGGCTCCCGTCAAGGAAGACGACAAGAAGACCGACGATACCGAGAAGAAGGATGACGCTGACAAGAAGGACGAGACCGAGAAGAAGGACGAGACCACTGATGAATCCAAGAAGGATGAGACGGTGGATAAGTCCGAGGCTGAGACTCAGCGTGTTGCTCACGGCAAGCCCACCAAGGACAAGACCGAGAAGCAGTCCGTCGTTGAGGTCAAGGCTTCTGTCCCCGCCATCTCCAAGCTGGACGGCGAGTACAACTCTGGTGTTGCCAAGATTCAGTATTACAAGGTCAATGGCACGAACATTGTCAAGGATACTGAGGGCAACTACACCTTCGATGAGTCCAAGTTTGAGACTGTCGATGTGAAGAACATCAGCAAGGACAACGGTTATGTTTCCTTCAACCTGAGCCCCGACTGGACCGGTTACATCGTGACCCGTACCGTCGATAAGGCTGGCAACTATGGCGATGTCCGCGTTATGTCTGTCAAGCTGGAGAATCCTCCGGCTCCTGAGACTCCTCGCGCTACCGCTACTCCCGCACCTGCTGAGGAGAAGCCCGCTCCGAAACTGATTGTTGCGGCACAGGCTCCCACCGGTGTTGGTCTGAGCGCTAACATCGTTATCCCCGTTATTGTCGTCGTTGCTCTGATTGCCGTTGGCGCTGTCGTCATCGTCAAGAAGAAGGGCGGCAAGAAAGAGGAAGCTGCCGAGAAGACCGAGGATAAGCCTGAGGAGAAATCCGAGGACGAATCCAAGGAAGATAAGCAGTAATTTGTCTGACGCCTACGATAAGTAAGGCTATCACCCAATAAGCTGAGCACCCCGTGGGGCAACCTGCGGGGTGCTTTTTTGTTTGAATTTTCATGAATAATCGTGATTGACTAAGTGGTAATACTGTGGTATAATAGGTGTATGCAAACGAGGGACATCTCTTTGCTATAACGCAAGAAAATGAATGATACAAAGGAGAAAATATCATGAAGAGCAAAATGACCATGAAGAAGGGTGCCGCGCTGTGCGTGGCTGCTGTGATGGCTTGCGCCGCGCTTGCCGGTTGCAGCAAGAAGGATGACTCCGCACAGAGTGGTGCGAGCAGCGCCGCCACAAGTGAGTCCTCTACAGAAGTTCTGGACAACAGCAAGCTGACGGAGATGCCGGACGGTGTCACGCTGAGTGAAGACCAGATGAAGACTACGATGAGTGCGTATGCCGCCTACATGTCTGAGGCGCTGGCTGCTGACGGCTACACCGTTACGGTCCGCTACGACGATGACGGTGTCCATTTCGATGGTTCCAAGACCGCCGATGACGGTTCTACCGTTGAGATTCCGGACCTGTCCAAGTTCGACGACCTGAAGTCGGCTTTTGCTTACCTGTACAACTGCGGTCAGGCTGACGCTGAGGGCAACCTGCTGGTTTCCACTTCTGTGTCTGCTGAGGAAGCTGCTGCACAGGAAGCCGCAAGTGGTGATGCTGACGCGACTGCCGATTCTGAGGATACCGATTCTGAGAATACCGATGCAGAGAGCACCGAGGCTGCCTCCGAGGAGACTACTGATGAGGCTCCTTCCGAGGATACCAGTGATGCTGCCGCTGACGCTTCTGCTGATGCCGAGGTCCCCGCTGACGAGACTGCCGTTGGCTGATTGACGCAACCTATCTAAAGGTTTCACGACAAGTGTAGGGGACAGAGACATGGGAGACAAGAAGGTAGAAAAACGTTATGTAGCCACGAAACGGATTCCGGAGTATTGTCCGTTCGGCTCTGTCATGACGCTGGAAGTTGACAGCGAAAATGACGCCCCGGCGGTCTACGGTCGTGTCGTTGGCTTCCAGTATGAAGGCTCTGACGAAATCATCTCGACTATCGAAGGCGATGGGCAAAAGTCGAAGGACGAGCGGGTCTTTGACCGTCTGATGTTTGATGGGTTCCTCGTCAAGCACAAGACAAAGAAAGACCTTGGCAAATACGGTCCTTGTAATGTGACGGAATATGCAATTATGTATGAGGCGGAAGACTCCACCAAGCATAAGAACACGAGAGTGCATGGCATCCCGTCACCGAAAGCCGGACGCTTCGTATGCTTGTTTGAGCTTTACATGGTCACAGAAATTGGGGGAGAGGTCTTTGAACGGTATCTGACCATCGAGAAATCGACCCCTCCGGTGTTCCGATTCGTGACTACCGATTTTTACAGCAGCGTGAGTACCATCATTACCACGATGCTGTGCCGCAACGAGTGTGGATTCCAGATGCTGGCGGACGACAGTAACATGAACCGATGCATGGCGAAGTTCTATGACTCGTTTGGCGAAAAGAAGAATATCATTTTCAACAACACCAAGGACCTCCTTGATACCATCATCTCTGTGAAACTCGTTGATGTGAAGCCGATGGAGGTTGCCGAAAACGCTATCGCAGGATAACAAGTCAGCATGGTGCAAACACCATGAGCAAGGCTAAATTTCATGTGCTTCGAAAGGATAGAGACGCTCTCCCCAAAGAAGTAAAGGGAATTTATAGCGGAGATGAATTTCCCGAATACAAGAATGCGAACACCTTGACGATTGGCGGAAAGACCTACATTGAAGGGCTGGACTATGAGGTCATTTCGTCAGGCAAACACACAAAAATCGAGGTGTGTCCGGCTTGTAAGAAGTTGTCGATTCTATATGCCAAGGGCATGTGCAAAGCATGTGCGCAAAGGACATTGTATCGGCATACGGAAGCAAAGCCAGAAAAAGCAGTAGAAACGCCCAGCCTGCTACACGAAGCGAATGTCGCGTTCCGACAGAAGTGGCCTGTAAACATCATTTGCGGGTTGGATAGGATTCGATATGACATCGACAACTATCCTTACACGAAGAAGGAAGAAACGAAAATCGTGAACGCCATCATGAAGATTGAGGACAAGACCATCACAGACTATCTCCTCAAACACTACAAGGATGGTGTACGATATTCCGATATGGCGACCGCTAAGAACACCAGCAAACAAAACGAACACGGATTCGGGAAACGCCGCCTTGCTTATGTGCGGAGCATCTTGAATCAACAAGGACTCCTAAAAGGGTCACGAAAATAAAAATCAGCACCCGTGAGCAGCTTAACCGGCTGGCTTGCGGGTGCTTTTTTGTTTGGCAGGGGAGTGCAGGACTGCGCTTCCAGAACGAAATCAAAACGAAATATTAGCGAAAAGAAAGCGAAAAGAATTTGCCAAAATATGTTGCAGATAATTGCGAACTGCAGATAATGAGAGATGGGAAAGGAAAAAGCACCGCGCTCATATAGAAGCAGCGATGCTTTCGTTCTGTTCTGATGTCAGCCTTCTTGTTCCGCATTAAGCTCTTTCAATTGGTCTTCGGCTTTTGGAATGAAAGAGTTGTAGTTGAGCTTGTTGGGAACAGGGTTTTCGTTATTATAAAAGGTGTTTTTGGTTTTAAGGATAAGTCTTGCGGCAGTAGGTTTTACCTTGGAAACAATATGTTTCGAGTTGATAATCGCTTCGGAAATGTCATCCAACGCATCGGGGCCTAAAGAGATAAGGAACGCTGCAAATTCCTGCGCATAGAGGTCGGCAACAGTTTGAGGCACAGCGGCTTCCTTTGAAACATCGAGGTCATAGCTAAAAAGGTAGCAAAACTGAGCAAGATAGGAAAAATAATAGGACCCGAATCGCACATTTGGTTGAAGGAATGTTTTTTGATAAGCACTGACAGGCATACCAAGCAAAGGGGCATATTCCTCTACGGAGAGACCTAATTGAAGGCGCTTGTACTCTATTAAAGCGTTCAAATACTTAGCGGTTCTTTCCGTTTCCGGCAGATAGCGACGAGCCTTCTCTTGAAGGGCAGAAAGCATTTCCTGCCGTTCCTTCGGAGATTCGGCATTCATCTTGCTGTGTAAGCCTTGAAGGTCAAAGACATCATCAATCTTATCACTTGACAAATTCTGTATGTTGTTATCCATCAAAATTCCTCCTGCATATCGTCGGAAATCGAGATTTCTTTGTTTTTATAATACCATAAAAACGCAACAAAATCAATCATAAAACAACAAATAAAGGAGAATGACAATGGCAGCTATCATCTATCTGGATATTGCAAAAATGCCGGGCGAAGACGGGAATGTATGCGTTCACAGCTTTACCGTGAACCCGCTGGCAACGGATAACAAGTGGAAAGACAACTATGAAGTTGCAGGTCCTACCGATACAGCACAACTCAAAGTGGCAGAGTTATGCCGTGTTGCGGAAGAAATTGAACTGCCGAATGGTTCTCAAATCATTGTCTTCACTACGAACGAATCCGTCACGGAAGACGGCAACCGTTTTATCTCACGGCAGGGACAAGAGCCCGCTCAGAACACAGACCTGTGGCAGAAACTCAACGCACTGTGTCAGGAACGAGAATGGCAGGTATCATTCGGCACGGAAGGCATCTTGTCTGAGCATGTACATGAGAATACCTGTGCATACATTTCGCACATGATGAGCAAGCTCGATTCTGTCGACCAGAATTCGGACTAAAACAAGTTGTTTATTCCTCAAATTTGTGGTATAATAGAACCAAAGAAAGGCAAATATACTACACTAGAGCGAGGAAAATACAATGGCTAAACCGACAAATTCAGAAAGAATATATTCGGATAAGCTCCCGATAGTGCTAAAACCTGTTGGCTGTTCTTATACAGATGCCGAATGGAAGCGATATATACGGCTTTTCCCGGCAAATGGCTGGGGCATAGCGGACGAGAAAGACACAAGAGATAATGGGAAAATCAGTGATGTAGTAAAGCAAATCGCTGAAAAACACCAAAAGCAAATCAAAGCAAAAAAATGCCTTTTGTGTGGCTGCATTGATAATGACACTTATAATGCTGCATGGGGTATGTGCAAAAGCTGCAATCATACCGTATGGAGAAAAGGCAGAAGCAAAAGAAACGCGAAAGTAATAGACCCTCTTACCGGCAAAGAAACAAAAGAATGGAACCGTGACAAAGAGCAAGCTACTTGTGTTGAATGCGGTGCGAAAGGAATTACGTATGTTTCTTTTTGCATGTGCTTACATTGCGGAAGAAACCAAAGCGCCCGTATACTGAGAATCGGCGGAAGAAAACGCAGACCCGCAACAGTGAGTCAAGTAGAAGTATACGAAAATAAACTGAATATGATATTCCCGAATGGACCGGATGAACTTCGAGGTGTAAAGCTCATTCGCTGCAAAAGACCATGAATTGGTTGAAAAGACATCCATCTAAGACGAAAATTGTATGCCCTGCACAAAAGCAGGGCTTTTTTCGCGCCATGAATCGAGATTGACTAAGTGTAAATAGTGTGGTATAATAGGTGTATCCTGAAAACGAGGATAATACTGAAACCCACACCAAAAAACAACACACAAACAACAAAAAGGAGAACCAACAACATGAAAGATGCTGCGAAAAAGTTCCGCAAAACCTGCGAGAAATGCAACAAGCCGTTCAGTGCGGCCTCTGAGGAGGAGACGCTGTGCCGTGAGTGCCGTATGCGCGAGGACTTCGCCAAGCGCCGTGCGGAGGACGAGGCAATGAAGGAAGCCCGCATGAAGGGTGGCGAAGCGTTTGAGACTCGCACCTGCGTCGACTGTGGTACGGAATTCATCATCACGAACCGTGAGCACGACTTCCTTGAGAAGCGCGGCTATTCTATGCCGACCCGCTGCCCCGACTGCCGCCGTCTGCACCGCGACTTTGTGAAGAAGGGTCTGGACAATATCGGCTTGGAGAGCACCTGTGCCGAGTGCGGAAAGCCCCTGCAGTTCACGAACCGTGAGCTGTACTGGTACGCTTCTCACAACTACAAGCTGCCGACTCGCTGCAAGGATTGTCGCGTGAAGCGCAATGAGCATTTTGCGAAGGTCGCTGCTCGCCGGGAGAAGACTACCGCAGAGGAGCAGACGAAGACCGTTGTTCAGGCTCCTGCCGAGACCACTGTTGTTGCTGAGACTACCCCCGTCGCCGAGCCCGCCGCACCTGTCGTTGAGACTCCGGCTGCTCCCGATGTCAATGTTCCTGATGCTCCCGCCGCCGAAGTAAAGGAAGAGCAGGGCGTGCCGATGCTGTCCGGCGATATGAGTGCCGAGCCTGCACCGGTTCCTGCCGAGAAGAGCAAGGACGAGACCGTCTGATAAGGCGGCTCTCAGAACAAAGACATCAAACTGACGGCAGAGCTTCACATTAGATGGGGCTTATGCCGAGAAAGGGAGTAAGTTTTGGATAATACCAAACTCAAGGCTAAAAAGCCTAGAATCAAAAAGTCTTACTCGAACAGCAACATCTTCCAGAAACTGATGGTAGATGATGTTCGCAGTAAGATTCTCTTTACCGTTCTGTGTCTGCTGGTCTACCGCCTTGGCTGCGGCGTGACGATTCCGTTCGTCAATACCACGGCGCTCACGGCAATGTTTGGCAGCACCTCGGTGCTCGACTATTACAACCTCGTTTCGGGCGGTGCGTTGTCCCAGTGCGCGGTATTCGCCATCGGCGTATCGGCATATATCAACGCAAGCATCATCATTCAGCTTCTGACAGTGGCTATCCCCAAATTGGAAGAAATCAGCAAGGATATCGGTGGTCAGAAACAAATCAACAAAATCACTCAGTATGTGGGCTGTGGGTTGGCGGTCATTACCGCTGTCGGTTACTTCTTTGTTATGAAGAACTACGGTGCAATGAAGTACACTTCCGGCATCTCACAGGTGGTTGAAGCCATTACGGTTATTGCCCTGCTCACAGCGGGCTCACAAATCGTTATCTGGCTTGGCTGGCTGATTGATGAAAAGGGTATCGGCAACGGTATTTCCCTTATCATCTTTACTGGCATCATTTCCCGCTGGGATGCTATCATCTCTCTGTTCAAGAACTCCATTGCTATGGCACAGGATAAGGGATGGTGGTATTATCTGATGATTCCTGGCGTCATCCTGTTCGTTCTGGCAGCAACCTTCTATGTGGTCTTTGCGAGCGATGCCGAGCGCCGCGTACCGGTCCAGTATGCCGGTAAGACGATTGGCAGTAAGTCTTCTGCGGGTCAGTCAAGCTACATCCCGCTGAAACTTATCATGTCTGGCGTTATGCCTATCATTTTCTCGTCCACCATCTGCAGTCTGCCGTCGCTCATCACGATGTTCATGGACTACAACAAGCATCCGAAGCTGTATCTGGCTTTGGCGAGTTGGAATTCCCGCAACTGGGTCTATGATGTAGTGTATATCGCGTTGATTTTCGCATTCAATCTGTTCTACATCGACATCACCTTTGACCCCATCGAGATGGCAAACAACTTGCGTAAGAACGGTGGCAGCATCCCCGGTATTCGTCCGGGGCGTACTACGAGCGATTACCTGCGCAAAGCCTGTCATTCTCTCGCCGGGTCCGGCGCGTTCGTCCTCTCTGTGATTGCCTGTGTGCCGATTCTGGCAACGGCAGTCACGGGTCTGAATATGCACTTTGGTGGTACGAGCCTGCTGATTGTCACAGGCGTTGCCCTCGAAGTCATTGACTCGCTCAACAGCCAGCTGGTGGTTCGCCATCACAAAGGCTTTTTGTATTAAGGGGAGGGCAACATGGCTATCTATGAAATCATCCTGTGCGTGGTGATTCTGCTGGCTTCTGTTCTGGTCTGCGCCGTGACGCTCGCTATGGACAAGGCTGACAAGAACGCGCTGGGCGTTATCAACGGTCTGAGTGGTTCGCTGAGTAATTCTATGATGAAGAACTCGAAAGACAGCAACAAGAACTCCGCAAACAAGCTCGTTGCGATTTGCACGGCAATCCTGCTCGTCATCGCAATCGTGATGTTTGTGGTGAACGGTATCGGAGGGTGAGCACGATGAAAGAGAAACTGAAAAAGGCTAGGGAGGCAATCGTTTCCTTCGTGAAAGCGATTCCCGGCTTCATCAAGAAGACCCCCACGATGCTGCGCAACCTCGTGGTGCCGCGCAATGTGACGTGGCCCACGATGCCGAACACGTTCCGTCGTACCGGCGCGGTGCTGGCTGTCAGTGCCGTGTCTGCCGTCATCATCGGTGTGATGGATGCAGTCTATGGTCTGCTGCTCCACATCCCGTTCATGTTTGGCTAAATGTTAATCGCCCCGGCAGGCTCTCATGTCGCCGGGGCTTTTTGAGTACAACTAAGGAGAAACAAATGCGTAAGAAAATTGCAGCAGCACTTGCTGTTATGGTGGTTGCAAGCGCCTGTCTGACGGCTTGCAGCAAAGCGGACATGGATGCAGCGACCGGCGAAACTGCTACGGCAGAGACTGCCACGGGGGAGACGGCTGCGATTGAGTATGACTTGGGGCTGGACGATGACGGATACTTCCGCAACGTGACGGCGTCCAAGTACATCAAGATGCCGAAAAACTACGAGAAGTACACGGTCAGCAAGGATGTCTACACCGTGACGGATGACGCTATCCAGAAAGAACTGGACGCGTTCCAGAACAACTACAACCTCACGAAAGAAGTGACGGGTCGTGCCGCGCAGAGCGGCGATGTTGTCAACATTGCCTATGAGGGCACGGTAGACGGTGTAGCCTTTACCGGCGGCACTTCGGAGGACTACAACCTCCAGCTCGGCTCCGGAACCTTCATTGAAGGCTTTGAAGACCAAATCGTGGGTCATAACGCAGGGGATTCCTTTGATGTAACCGTCACGTTCCCCGATGGCTACGGCTCTACCACAGACCGCACCACTGGCGAACAAAAAATCGAGCTCTCTAACAAGGAAGCAGTCTTCCATGTGACACTCAACAAGATTTCCGAATATAGCATGACCGATGCAGACGTTACCAGCATTATGAGCGGTAAGACCCTGCAGGACGGTACAGCCATTACGACTACTGCGCTTCTCCGCGATTACGTGGAAGAGAATCTGCGTCTGAATCAGGTGAGCAGCGACGTACAGCAGTATTTCTTGGACAACATGAAGGTCAAGAAAGACATCACTGACTTGGTCGATATGAACCTTACGACAAATCTGAACTATGTCAAGCAGGAAGCCGCAGCCTACGACATGGACCTTGAGACATTCGTTCAGACCTACAGCAACTATAGCTCCTCTGAGGAATACAGCGAGAGCCTCCGCTCTGATGCGGAAGATGGCATCAAGCTTAGCCTTGCAGCACAGTATCTTGCCGAAGAGCAGGGATACAAGCCTACGGAGGATGATGTGCGAGCTTATATTGGGACAAACTACGACTACGCCGCAGAGACCTACGGCAAAGGACCTCTGGCACAGGAATGTCTCTACAACAAAATCATGGGCAGATATTGCCTTGATGTGTATGAGCGTTCTGTCGCGGAAGCGTCCAAGTAATTGGGGGTGATACCCATGCCCAAGCGCCTTATCCCTTCAATTCCGGAAGAAGAGTCCTTTGAGCAGACGCTCGTACCGGAGCAGCAGCCTACACAGCAAACTGCTTATGAAGAGCCACAAGAGCAGGAGTACGAACCGGAAGTAGACGAAACCGAGCTGGAAGACGATGAAGAAGATGAGCCGGTGTATGTGAAATCGGCAAAGAAGCAACCTAAGAAAGGGAAGGGGAAGCCTTCTATCTGGACGGTGCTGCTGATTCTCATCGCCATCGCTCTGGTAGGAATCTTCGGCTATATCGGCTACAAGGCTTACGACTATTATCATGTTCCAGCATACGAGACCGGCGAAATCTCGGACGATGAGGAAGAGCCGGAAGAGACTCCGCCGCCTGCCGTACCGGAAAGTGAGCCGACAACAACGGAAGACGAACCGGAAGCAACCCCTAAGCCTCCGTATTCTCAGAACCTTATTGGGTATCTTACCGTTCCCGGTGTGGACGTCACCGAAGAGCCTGTTCTGCAGCATCCTACCGATGATAACTTCTATCTGACCCATAACGAATGGGACAGAGAAAGCATCTGGGGTGCATATTATGTCCCCTCTGAGTGGGACGTGAGCAGCGTAGATGATTTGTACCGTGTGACTATCATCTTCGGACACAGTAACGGCAACAGCTTGCATATGAAATTCAGCGTTCTGAAACACTTCAGAGATGTAAACTTCGCAAAAGAACACCGCTATGTGTATTTCACTGTCGGCGGGCATCAGACACGCTGGAAAATCTTCGCGGTGGCCGATTACCCCGTTGAGCCGACATATGTCATCGCAAACCCCGACGATGAGTATTTTCTTAATGAAGTCGCCAATATGAAGGCACTGTCCTACAACCAGTATGCTACGGATGTTGGGTTGGACGACAAGGTTCTCATCTTGTCCACCTGTTCCGGCGCAGATACCTATGAGACGCGCTTCATAGTGTGTGCAAAACTCGATGCGACATTTTAACATCTGATAAAAAAGCGGCCCTCTGATTTTTTCGGAGAGTCGCTATTTTTTGACGGAAAAAGAGCCCCTACCGTAGTTGGTAGAGGTTCTTCTCCACGCAGCCGCACGGGCTGCGACATTTTTAATTTTTAGCAGCCACACGGGCTGCTTCTTATTTTTAGGTCGCGGGCTTCGGCGGCCTCTTTGTTTCAATCTTATGCAGTCACGCAGACTGCTTCTTTGCGTCGAGAAAATGTTCGGAAGGGACTTCCTATTTCAATCTTTCGCAGTCACGCAGACTGCTTCTATGCCATTCGCACGAATGTGCAAGCGCTATATTGCTTTCATTCTTATGCAGCCGTATGGGCTGCGTCTCGCGGAGAAGCAGATACCCCTCGTAGTCATTTCAATCTTATGCAGTCATACAGACTGCTTCGGCAATGACACACAACGACTACATTTTGTGCATGATGTAGCATTGCGTATCTTGCCGTTTTTGTGTGCTGTAATTATAGTGTGTTGCTAATATTTCATTAGTATCTACCTCCTGTCGTATTGTTGATTGGCTTATCTTTATTATCTCACATCTCGCATTTGCAATCAACCTTGTATTGTGTTTATTTACACTTTATACATAATACTAAGCTATATACCTTCGCATGAACAGCCTCAACGAAACACAAAGAAGTATTGTTTTTTATAGGTAAAATGTTGCACGTTCGTGCGAATTGAGTAAACTTGAGATTATAAGGTCAAAGATATATCTAATGGCGGCAGCTCCGAATTTGCGGATGCCGCTTTTTTGTTTTTAGAAAGGATAATAAAATGTTGAACAAGACTTTGCAGGCAGCCAACAACGATTATAGTCAGGAAGATTTTGAGAATTTAATCGAAATGTTTAGAGTATACGAGACGCTTGTCTTGAAAGTAGAAAACGACATGTACATGCTGCGTGAGCCCTCTGGTTTAGGAGAAGAGGCGCGGCATCACGCACGATTTGTGCTGTACAGCGACTATTTTGCCACCAACTTGGTGGACTACGCTGTTGGAATTTCGGAGAGACTGGTTCATTTCTTTTCCTTGACTGATGGATTTGCTCATCCGGCATTGAAATGCGTAGAAGGAGTCGAAAATCAAACTAATGATGAGATGTTGCAAGCCGTTAAAACTGCCATGAACGGTGTTGGGGGAGAGCTGTACGACCCATCTTGGAAGCTGTACATTGAGGCAGTTATCAGAGACTGTACAGATGCACAGGACGAAGACGAGCGGGAGGCAATGAGTAGCATCCTATATGTTGGCGTGTACATGATTGCGTATGCACTGCAAGAGACACGCGAGGATTTTGCAGCGTACAATAGCCGCGACAAGCAGGTTGTCAATTTGGCGAGGCTCGTTTTTAACGAGCTGCTTGGTGTGGCGACGAACAAAAAGTACCCGTTGATGGGGTTCAAGGATGAAAAGTAAAAGAAAGCAAAGGAAAAAGAGCCCCTACCATAGTTGGTAGAGGTTCTTTCCCACGCAGCCGCACGGGCTGCGACATTTTAAGTTTTTGCAGTCATACAGACTGCGACGTGCGCTCGATTATCTGTGAGCGCTCAAATTCTGCCTTTCAATCTTATGCAGTCATGCAGACTGCGACACAGCGTTTTGTTGCTATACGGCAATAGGTTCGTCATTTCAATCTTATACCGTCACTCTAATTGTATGTCTATTTGCTACATTGCTAATATTTCATTGGTATTTACCTCCTGTTTTGTGTTTTTGTTTGTACTAATTATCTCACGTTTCACTGATATAATCAATCTTGCATAGCGTTTATTTACACTTTATACATAGTTCATCACAGCTAATTTTAACAGCATATTGCATTATAGCGTCAAAGTTACAGCATTTTGCTGCTATACGGCAATAGGTTTGTTTGACAAAAAGAGGTATAATATGAGCAACAAAAATCCGAAAATCAAAGGCATTCTCTTCAAGCACAGCGAAGATGACTATTCCATCTGGATGCCGGACCTTGCCAAAAATGAGGAAAAGAAAATCCTGCAAGCGCTGGTAGCCGCCTATGGTAATAACGGCACCTCCATCCGAGGAGCCAAAGAGGACATCCTTCGAATCATCTCTGAAGACTTGTGACTCTTGCTGATTCGTGCGGATTGCATATCATTGGTCTTAGCGTTACTGCAACACAACAGAAAATAAGGAGAATTACCATGAAAAAATTAGTGGCATTTACGCTCGCTGCAGGGATGGTCTTGACCACATTCAGCGGCTGTACAGCCAAAAAGACGCAAGACACGAGCAGCAGTGAAGCGACCAGCATTGTAGAATCTGAAGCAGCGGAAGTTTCAGATGCCGAAGATAAGGACGATGCAAACTCGGAATCGGAATATGATGAGCCGGACAATGTGGTTATCGAGTACGACGGAAACAAACTCATCGATTTACCAACAGAAAGCATCAAAGTCACATTGCGCGGAAAGCAAATCCTGCCGGGAAGAGATACGGCGGAGACGCTGCAAAAGTCGTTTGAAAGTACATTTGTAGATAACTCGCGATTTACCATCAACCGTTGGAACCCAGAATATGTTGTTGGCACCGATGGAGAATTGACGGTCACCGCTCACTCGGACGATTATAAAACTGAGGACGAGCCAGATGTCAAAGATGTTATCCCAGATTCGTACATGTTCAAAAAAATGAGCGCACTTTCACTGGAGGAAGGCACGCAGTTCGAATTTCTCGGTTTGACGGAAAACTCGTCATTTGATGATGTTTGGAGAGTAATGCATCAGTACGGCGACCCGTATGAAGGTCATAACTACACCAAAGAAACAGATGAAGAGCGTGGCAGCCGCGCCGGAGTGCTGTGCTATCTCACCAAAGACGGGTATGATATCCAATTCAATTTTGATGGATTTGGGGAATATTTAAGCTCCGTCTTCATCTCATATACGCCTGGCGAGCTGTCTCGTCGAGAAGGGCTGGCGAGCCTGCAAGATAATCAGTAACAAAACAAAGGAGCACAGCATGAGCAATCAGGACACCCAGAACGAAAAAGAAATCGAAGCCCGTATTCACGAAATCCTCATTGCATTTGCTAAGGATTTTCAAGAGTTCATCAGGAACAAGCCTCGCGCAGGTAAGGACTTTTACAAAATCGTGGACATGCACGACCCCAACGGACTTAGTGCTTCCACTGTACGCGTCGTGTCTTTGAGCGATGAGAAGGCTGAAGAGCTGGCACTGGCATGTGTGAATATGGCTAACGCTATGCTTTGGCTGTATTATCACCGAAACCAATTCAAGGGCATCGAGTTTCATACAAATGAGGAGCTTGGCACGACTGAATACATCATGCGTGTCCAACACGATTTGGACGATGTTGATAGTGCGCTGTTCCTCCCTGCGTGGAATCGTCTCGCTACGCACGTTGCCTACGACTGTCAACCGAATGCGTTCGAAGGCAATGTCGAGCAAGAACAGGCGAATTTCGTCAACACATATTTGATGTTGTATGCTTGTTTGCGCAGCTTAAAGGATGGCTCTGCTATCAAACGCATGGTGGATAACAGCGATAACGACCTCGAAAAAATCGGAAATCTGGCATACTACCTGTTTAACAGTAGTTTGGAAAACTATTACAGCGGCATCGAAGACTAACAAGCAGCCCCGTGCAGACACCACCATCTGTGCGGGGGCACTTTTTTGTTTGCTGCACAGGAAAACTTGCGAAAATATGCGAACTGACTACAATAAACATATACGATTAGATATTAACCGAGGAGGGAACAAATTGAAACGACTTACTGCTTTTCTTCTCGCGGGGATTACTGTATTGTCCCTCACGGGATGTGTACCGAGATACGCAGATACTGCTGCTGTAGAACGGAGAAATACAAGACCGACAACGGTGATAACGCAACAGCCAACAGAAGCTATGACGGGAGAGAGCGCGGAGAGTACGCCTGTACCGACGGAAGAACCCATCATCGAAAAGCCGGAGAACGTGGTATTTGCTGAGAATAACACAGCGCGGATTCAGATGCCGAGTGATACACTGACGGTTACATTTGAAGGCAAAGACATCAAGCCTTGCAATGACTCTGTAGGCACACTGCAGCAGGCTTATGGCGACCTGTTCACCGATAACTCTCACTTGAATTTCAGCCGTTGGGTGCTGGAATATGCTATCGGTGAGAACCAAGAGCTCGTGATTCACGGACCCGGTGGCATCTATAAGAGCGATGCTCTGCCGAATGCAAACAATATCATTCCTACCTTCTTCCAGTTTGGCGGACTGCGCAACCTGCAGGCAGAAGGCAGCATCCAATTTATGTTCCTTGGCATTACCGAAAACGCCACCTTTGATGATGTTCTGAAGACGATGTCTCAGTATGGCGAGCCTGTATCCGGCTGGAACTACGATGAGAAAGCTGCCACCAAGAAGAACGACCTGACGGGTACGCTCAACTACTGGACGGATAGCGGATATAACATTGAGTTTTACTTCGACAACTACGGCACATCTCTCACGATGGTGTCTATCGCGTATAATCCGGAAGAATTGGCAAATTTGAGCAAGTGAGTGTCGGCACGAAATAGACCTTGCAGTAATGTGCGAATCGAAGTATAATGCTACTGTAATCAGAAAGAACTATCTTTCGCGAGGACTCCGTTAATGACGGCGTTCTCGTTTTCTTTTTGCACAAAAATCATTGCATAAGTGTGCGAACTTAATATTATAAAAGTAAAGGTAAAAAATGCGGCACTTATGCAATGGAGGACGAACAATGTACCAGAATATTGATAATATGATTTGTGATGCGGATAGCTGTGAAGCTGCGATATGTGAATGCAAAAGGATGCGAAAAGCAGATATAACGGCTGCAATTATTTGGGCTGCGGTTGCTGTATCCGCTTTTTTGTTAATTTTGTTAGATGCCATATTGGATATAAATATCGGCGATGTAGTGGCTTATATTCTTCTGTTTATGCTCATTGCTTTTCCGGGTATTTGCAGCACTATATACATGATAAAACATGGAACGTTTGGTATTTTTTTCGCAGTTACAAAAACAATTTTTAGAATTGCATATGACGTAACAATGCTTCCGTATTTCGGGTGGGTAATCTTGATTTTTACAGGCGCATTTGCATGTGCAGCAATGATATTTGGATGGATGTTTTTTGCCGTATATCCAATTATTGATATTGTGGGACTATCAATTAAAATTCAAACACTTAAACACACAAAAAAAGCATACGCGCAATACATGGTGCAAATGCCAGAACAATAAGCGCAACAAAAGGCTGCCGCCCATCACGGGCAGCAGCCTTCTTTTTTTGTTTGGTGTCTATATCAGTCAATGCTGAGAGACTACAACATACGCTAAATCTGTACCGGTGAGAGCATCCTCCAGAACAATACAGAAATGCTTTATTTTACAATTTCGCCAATGTCGTCAGCAAACTTAGAGTCGCACATCATATAGTAGCTGACATCGCCATACTCCAAGCCGAGTTCTTTGGCATAGCTTTCGATGGTATCCAAAACCGACTTTTTTTCAAGCCCAAATTCAGAATGCAGGCGAGCAAACTCTTTGTCAGCAACAGATACGCAAGGACGATTCGAAGCATCGTCGTCCTTATTCGTAAACATACCATCAAAAATGTCGTGCCCGGCACAAAGAGCAGTCTCGTTGTTCATCACATGAGCGATAACAACCGCCTTGCAATCGAAATCGGAATCTTCCACAAAGAAATCAGAGGGTTTTCCGTGCCGTACAACGACATTTTCGTAAATGTCACGAAGTTCGGCAGGAGCAGAGGAAGAGGTCAACGTCTTTTCATGGTTCCGCATGAACGCGACAAATTTTTCGTCTGAAAGAGTGTCGGTATAAAAACCCACACCGGTAACACGGACTTTGACCAACTTCTCGAAGTATTCGTTGATAGACTTGACTACCCTCTGGCGGGCTTCCTCATATGCTTCCTTCACGCAAGCGACAGTATAGAAGACAGGGAACGGCATAATGTCAACACCGTTGGCGAGGTTCCTGTCCCGAATCGGGTCGATGACCTTATGCAGGCAAGAAACATGGTCGTAGATGTCCTGCACGGAGGTAATGTAGCTGGTGACATACAGCTCATCATTCTTGCTGTAATGTCCAAGAAGCCCAACATACAAAGTCTGAACAATCATCCTCTTGAGGTTGAACCAGCGAAGTCGCAGGGGCAGGATGACATTTGCTGCAGAACCATCGCCATGATACTCAAACGGTGTAGAGACCTTCTCCAGTGTAAACTGGTCGTCTTTATCACCGTACTTACTCTCAAAAAGGCTCAGCATAATATCCGTGGAAGTGAAAGGAATCGCCATCGGGATAGTCTCTTTCAAGAAGGAAAGGAACCATTCGATATTGCACCGCTGCCAAGCCGCATCATCCATGTGGGCACGGAACTTAGAGACGACCTTGTTTTTATCCTTGGTCAGCTCATCATACCCACAAGCTACACGGAACTCATCTTCCGTAACCATATCCGTGGCGTTGGCAAGCTTCCGAATCGTGTTCTCCGTCGGCTGAGACTTGGCATTGCCACTGAGCAGAGAAGCAATGTAGGAGCGGGAAAGCCCCGCTTCAAAAGCAAACTTTTCCTGCGACTTCGTACCCATCGCTCTGCGGACGAGCTTTGCCATGTACTGAGCATTGAAGCCGGAGCTGTCAACCTGTTTGTCATCCTTTGCCTTGGCAGCAGAAACATCCCAGCCGGTGATGAGGGAATAGCCGATATCGTTCAGAGAGTACAGGACGTGTCCATCAGCCGCTTTTGCAGGAGAAGAGAAGCTGCGATTGCTTTCGAGAGCCTGTACATACTCCCGCAGCATCCGGCACTCATTGATATAAACGATGTCGGGCGCTTCAAGAGCAATCAGACGTCCAACACGCTTACTGAAGTGCTCGACTTTAGCCGCCAAATGGCTGATGTCATCAAACTGAGCAGGAGTGGCTTTTTCAAAAACATCCGTACCAAGTTCGATGAAAGTCAAGGCGGGAATTTTCACACCCTTGTCTTCTGCCATCTTCAAAGCTGCTTCCGCGCCGTAATACACCTTATCGTAGTTGACGACGATATCGTGAAGCGAAGAAAGTTTGCTCGGCAAAGAAATGACTTTGCGCTCACCGTCTTTCTCGGCGTAAGCATAAGCCAAAAAAGACAAAAGCTTCTGCAGGTGCTCTTTCTTGATGCCGAGAGTTTCGGCAATCTCCGGGATTTGTGCGGTCAAGATAACGGGTGTTGCAAGTTTTACATAAATCATGGCTTTGTCCTCCAAATGTCTAAAGTTGTCTAAAGTTGCTGCCATCTATATACAATTTTAGACAATTCGCAAGTGGATGCAAGCGTCTTTTCAAAAATTTTTCTTTGCTTACAATCTCCCCAATTATTCTTTTTTAAGTGACATAAAATATCAAAGATTCGGTTGCGGAAACGTGCGAATTGCGTAAAATTAAAAACAATCACTTAAAGGGGGATACTATGGGGTATAAAACGGAAAAGAAAATTCCATCTATTATTCTTTCTGTCTTCATCGTACTGCTTATCCTCGTCGGCACAATCGTCCCCGCATACGCTGCACCGACGCAAGATATGATGGTGACAGACAGCGGCGAGATGCTTTCAGACCGAGAGGAACAGGAAGTCTCCGAGATGCTCTACAGCATCAACCGGCAGACTGGCATCGAGTATCTGGTCTACACCATCAAATCTCTGAACGGCGAAGACATTGAGACCTGTGCGAACAGGTTGTTCAGAACAGCAGGATTAGGGGATAAAGAGAAAGATAACGGACTACTCTTACTCATCTCTTACGATGACCGCAAATTTCGCCTTGAGGTTGGCTACGGGTTAGAGGGAGACATTCCCGACACACAAGCTGCCAATATCATCAACACGATGACACCTTACTTCAAAGAAGGCAACTACGGTGATGGTGTTAAAGCAGCAGTAAAACAAACGGCTGTCATCTTGAACAGTTCCGGTGAATACACAATCTCAGAGGATTGGGCAGCACAAGCGGCATCGAATGACGAAGCCAATCAAACGTCCTCCCTCATAGCAGCAGGGCTCGTTCTGGGAATTTGCTACCTTCTTTTAGGTTATACTTTCTGGCTGAACTGGCCTGAAACAAAGGAAAACTTCTACAATCTCTGGAAATCCGGGAAGTTCAAACCGTTCAAAGAGAAAAAGCGGCAGGAAATTCTTACCAAAGAAGCGAAAGAAGCTGAAGAACGGGAAAAGGAGCGGAAACGCCAAGAAGAGGAAGAGCGAAAACTCATAGAAAGAGAACAGCGCAGGGCTGAAAAAGAAGCAAAAGAAGCCGAAGAGAGGGAAAAAGAGCGGGAACATCGAGAAGAAAAAGAACGAAAGCCCACAAAAAGAAAACGGCACAGAGTTGAAAAAGGAGCACGCAGGCGTAAGGAATCACAGAAAGGTGAAACCAATACTTTTGATACAAGTAGCAAACCTTCTGAACAGGAAGAGAAAAAGCCGAATGCAACACCAATCATCGGCGGTGCGACACTGACATATGCCATGCTGCATCAGCAGAATCAAAGCACAAAGGATTCTGATGATGACAATTCGTCTTTCGGAAGCTCTTTTGGCGGCTCGTTTGGCGGTTCTTGGGGTGGCGGCTCTTCCGGCGGCGGTGGAGCTACCGGTGGTTGGTAAAACGCAGGGGAGGTCAAAGATGCACAACAAAAAGCCTGTACAGCGTATCCTTTCTCTGTGCCTTGCCATTGCTATCGTCTTAGGCATTGCCATCGGGACTATCGTTCCGGCATTCGCAGCTCCAACTAAGGATATGATGGTAACGGACAATGCCGGGATGCTGACGGCGGAACAAGAGTCTGAAATCGAGGATATGCTCTATGCAATCAACCAGCGAACAGGGGTTGAGCTCGCGGTATATACGATTGAGACGCTAAACGGGCAGGATATTGAGACGAAAGCCAATGACCTGTTCCGCGAACTGGGACTTGGTGATTCCGAGAAGAACAATGGTCTCCTGCTGTTAATTGCCCTCAACGACCGCAAATTTCGCCTTGAGGTAGGATATGGTTTGGAAGGGACCATCCCGGATACGAAAGCAGCGGAAATCATCAACACGATGACACCGTACTTCAAAGAGAGCAACTACGCTGATGGCATCAAAGCGGCAGTTTCCAAGACGGAGAATGTTCTGAATGGAGAAGCAGACACGACAACAGAGAAAAGCTCACCGACGCGGGGCGATGTTTTCTCGTTGATTTTTGCCATTTTTACGGAATCCCTTGTCGTTGGCTGCATCATCTCTGCCATCCACGATGGCATCAAGGAACGCAGGAAGCGGAGAGCTCGCAAGAATGGTGAGCCCTACATTGATGATGACGACGATTCGAACGACTCTGATAATGACAATTCTTCCGGTGGATGGGGCTTCTTCGACATATTCAGCGATGACGACAGTGGCTCTTGGGGAGGCGGTTCCTCCGGTGGTGGCGGTGCTTCCGGCGGATGGTAACAGCACATCCAAAACGCACGATAAGATTTATTAGAGAACAAAGGAGACATAATTATGAGCGATAACACTGAAAACAAGCAGACTACCCGTAATAATAGTAACGTTGCGGTCATCGTAACGTTTGCTATTATCATTGCGGTGATTGCCTTCTTCATCGGAAGCTACAATCACCTGCAGTCGATGGACGAGAATGTTGACAGTAGCTGGGCACAGGTAGAAAACCAGTTGCAGCGCCGCTACGACCTTATTCCGAACCTTGCGGCAGTTGTAAAGTCGTACTCCGAATATGAGGCACAGACTCTTACAGACATCGTTGCGATGCGTACCTCCGGCACTGTAGAAGGGGAGAAGAAAGCAGACGAAGCCTATACGACCTATGTAAACGCTTTGACTGAGAATTACCCGGAGTTGAAAGCCGACACAGAGTATCAGAGTCTGATGACAGAGCTTGCAGGCACCGAGAACCGCATTGCTGTTGCTCGCCGTGACTACAATAACGCTGTGCAGACTCTCAACGGTGCAATTCGCCGCTTCCCCGGCAGCCTCATCGCCTCAATGAGTGGCGTTGAGAAGCGTGAGTATTTTGAAGTTTCAACTGCCGCGCAGGAGAATGTGGACGTCTCTAAGCTGCTGTCCAACGACAACTAACCAATACATATCCGAAGTCGCTCGAAATTCGGGCGGCTTTTTCGCAACCTAATTTATCTCAAAAACCTTGCACGTTCGTGCGAATTGAATAGAATAAGAACTGTAAAGTGAAGAAGTGGGGAGCCGCAGAGGAGTTGTCTTCTGCGGCTTTCTGTATCTTTTCACTATCTTTTGAAAATAGACCAACAAACAAAAATAACAACGATATTGCGATGATTAAACCGTTGCATATCATTCGACTATCTTTTGAGCCCCGCGTGGATTGAGTTCTGCGCGGGGCTTTTCCTTTTGGAGGAGTGTATGGCAGAATCAAAAAAGCGCGAATTTAGCCGGGCAATCGCTCAAAAACGGTGTCTCGAAGCCATTGACCGCGCAATTCTCATCAATGAAGGAAAGGCAGAACGCCCATTCCTTTACACTGTCAACGAATTGGTCGTCTTCGGCTCTTTGGTGAGTTCGGAAAAGTCAAAGGTTCACGATGTAGATTTATTTGTCACTTGGAAGCAGAAGCTGGATTTTCAGGATGACTATAAGGCCGCGGACAAGGCTTGGCAGGACTACACCAGAAAATACGCACCGGATTCTCTCTGGAACGACTGGTATAAGGTTCAGTCTTTCCCACAGACTGATGTGATGAGGTATCTGCGTGGGCGAAGCTCGGGGCTTATTTCATTGCATGGGGAACTCGACCGGATATATGTAGATGGCGGTGTAAATTACACAGTCATTCGGGACGGCAAAGTACAAAAAGTCGCTCTGGATGCATTGACGCGCAGGTTCGAAACCGCGTAAGAGGTGAAAAATGCAAACTGCACTGACTTTTGTGGCAATACTTTCCATAGTGATGCTGTTCCTTTGTGGAACGTGGCCTACATTCATCCTTTTAGCGGTTCTTACTGCGATATCAATGGTCTGCTGCATTGTGGTTTCTTATATTTTGCGAAAGAGAACTGACGAGAAGGACGCAAAAGACGCAGTGCTGCAGAATAAAATTACGAATTGGCGTAAAGTGCGCCGTAGGCAGCTCAGAAGTGATGCTAATAGCGATGGTATGTTCGACACAGGTGGCATAATACAAGACTTGCGATTGTCGCAGGAAGAGGATGAGCAATTCTGTGAGGAGAAGCACGAAATAGAAGAGCTGGAAATTCAAATCAACTTGTGGAATCGAATCGGAGATGCTTTCAAACACTTGCTGAATAGCTGCGTAATCCTTGCTTGTCTCTTAGCGCTTTCGTCGTTCATCGCTTTTGCATATAGCTATGTGTGCCGCTTGTGGGAATAAAGGAGGTATACATGTCAGAACCAAAAAGTATGGGTAAATTTCACCCGGGCCTACTCAACGACTGGGACTATGTGAATAACACAGACATTGACCCGATGCGGGTATCGACTTCCAGCACAGAGGTCGTCCACTGGCTCTGCGCCAAGTGCGGTCGCAGGTGGGAAGCGTCCATCAGCGACAGGGTACAGGGCAAGGCAGACTGCCCGATTCGGAAATACCACTATATGTTTTCGCATGACGACAAATAAAAAGCATCTTAAACGCACGCGTGCGTTCGGTAAATGCACGCGTGCGTTTTTTGTGCATTTTCGTGTATTTATCGCTCATTTTTTGTGAGGAGGAGAGACAGTGACTCAACCGATTCAGGCTGTTCAGATTTATTATGAGCATCCTTTTGGTGCTGAAAGAGAAGTGCTAAGAGAGTTCTTCTCCTTCGTTGGCTGCTTAGTCAAAACGACTATGATGCCGGTAGAAACTATACTGGAGAAGCACAAATCACTCGTTAATCCGGGAAGTGAGCGAATCACGCATCTGTTTCTTACAGACCGACTACCGGAAGGCATTGTGCTATCAAAAAACGAAATATGGTGCAGTTTTCGTATCTTGAAGCGAGAGCTGGCGATAAACGGAAAAGAAATTCTGCACAACGCTGACCAGAAGATTTCTGCTGAACAATTCGAGAAGACGACACTTGATGTGATTATCCGCCGTATCTGGAAGGATGATGAAGCGGCGACTCAAAGCCTTTTGCACATCAACGCTTCTTTCTGGCAGCTCGACCTGTTTGAGTTCCTGCAAATCAAAAGCACATTCCAAGCACTCAAGATGGGCGAGTTGATGGCTCTTCCCATGAGAGGTCACTACTATCTGCCGGAAGCTGTTTACCTCAACAAGATGGCGGACACTTTCATCAATATGGCAAAGCAATGCAGCGTGGAACCGAGCAGTATCTATGCGGTCTATGCCTATGTAAATGCACAGCGACATTTACGAGAACTCCTTGCATCGTTGGAAACACATGCTCTGCTGCGTACAAGATTATATGCCGCCGTAGAGCCGGTACAAAAACTCCTTTCAGGATTGAACAAAATCTATCGTATAGAGCCAAACTTCGTGTCAATGTATTGTCTAGCGGCAGCACTGTGCGAAGGGCAGGCACAGTTTGCACTTGATGCACGCCCATATCTTAGAGATGCAACAGAACATGCGCCGGAAGAATTAAAGCCTTTCACAGCAGAAATATACCTGCGATATGGATTGTCTGAAAAACAGATACATCCGGATAACGAAAAAGCGTTACAGTGCTTCAAGAAAGCGCTGCAACTGGACGAGAACTATTATCCTGCAATATTTCAGATAGCTTGTCTTTGTGCGCTGGGTAAGAAGTACGCGGAAGCAAAACTTGGTTTTAGGAAAGTAGCTTTTCTTATCCAAGGAAATTACAACCACCGCGATTGGCGGGACCTTTCCCTGAATGAAGTTCTCTATGTCTTTCGTTGCTATATCTGGCTCACAAAACTTGCACTGATAGAAGGCGGGGAGAGTTCCATTGGTGTTTCCATAGCATTGGCTAAGAATACCGCTATTGTGTTTGCAAAAACGCCCATCCTTGAGAAATGCTGCGATATTGAACACTATGGAGAAGCGAAGAGCTATCACCAAGGCAGCATCACAGCAAGAGCAGTTTTGACGGTATTGCGAGATATGGCGGGCGACTCGGAAATTAACAGGGAATTGCAAGAAGAGATAGATGACTTAATCAGAATATGCAAAAAGGTATCCGATGCGGGGTGATTCTGCATCGGATTTTTTATTACAGAGGGAAATTTAATATGGCGGCGAAAATAAATAGAACAGGCAAAACATACGGAGATTTAACAGTTCTCGAAACCATCCTCGGCTCCAATTCAAAAACAGATACCTATTTGGTGAAATGTAACTGCTGCGGAAACACAATGATAATTGGTATCGATGCACTCTTGAAAGGATTAAAGTGTAAAAACTGTCGAAATAAAGACCGTAAGAGTACGTATCAGGATTTGATTGGCAAAGAATGTAACGGTATCAAAGTTGTTTCTTTAGCAGAAGATGCAATTGGAAGAACTGGGCACAGAGACATTCGTTATAACTGCCTGTGTAGTTGCGGAAAAGAGTTTGTTGCTTATCGTTCTTCTTTGCTGCAAGGAAAAGTGAAATCTTGCGGATGTCGCAAGCACATTACCGAAGCTTCAAAAATGCTGGTAGATAATGCGGAAGCTATGCAAGACTATGACTTCGCAAAAAACAAGGATATAGATGTCAGTATGCTGACACAGGGAAGCAATGTTGTTGTATGGTGGAAATGCTCTGCTTGTGGCACAGAATGGCAGACGAGCGTATATCATTACATCCAGCGTATCAAGCCTTGTCCGGTGTGTAGCACTATCGACAAAGGACGAACATCGTTCCAAGAACAAGCAGTCGCGTATTATGCGAAGAAGTATTTTCCAAAGGTCGTTATTGGGGATAAAAAAGCTATTGGAAAAGAGTTGGACATTTACATTCCATCCATTCGCGCCGCAATAGAATACGATGGTGTTCGATACCATTCTGATGAGAAAAGAGTAAAAAATGACGAAGAAAAGTCAGAAAAATGCAAGCGGAATGGAATTCGGTTGATTCGTATTCGCGAGTATGGACTCCCGGAAATTCGTAATAGTGAGAATATCATCAGAGAAAACAATAGAGGACATGCAACACTCGACGCAGCAATTCGCCAATGCTTAGAGATGCTTGGCGTTTCTGAGCCTAATATTGATACGCAAAAAGATTCAAAAGACATCTATCGTCAATACAAAGATTACAAAGCTGAACGAAGTATGGGCGGACGACACCCAGAACTTCTGAAAGAATGGGATTACGAGCTGAATGTAGGTATTGACCCGCTGATGGTATCGTCATCCAGCTCAGAAGTGGTTCATTGGATTTGCTCTAGGTGTGGACATAAATGGGAAGCACCCATCAATGGCAGAGCAAAAGAAAACGCAGCATGTCCTGTCTGTACAACAGGCAAAAGAAGGCGGGACGAAAAGAGCAACCTTGCCACAGAACATCCAGAAATTGCTGCTGAATGGAATTACGAAAAAAACAAGAATTTGAAACCAGAATATTTCTCGTCAGGGTCTGCTGAAAAATGTTGGTGGAAATGCAAAAACGGACATTCTTACCAGATGACGATTGCCAGTAGGGTATACGGGCATGACTGTCCGGAATGCTATAAACAAAAACACTTTAAGAGCGTGGTTTGCGTTGAAACAAAAGAGAAATTTTCTACAGCAAAAGAGGCTTCTATTAAATACAAGATTAGTGGTGGTTCGCCTATCTTGAACTGTTGCAACAAGCTACGTACAGTTGCCGGAGGATATCATTGGCTATTTGCCAATGAATACGAAAGCATGACAGAAGAAGAAGTAGATACCTTTCTGAAAGCAAATCCATCACGCGATAAGTTCGTCAAAAAAGGCAGGGCTTACGATTTGACTAATATGCACTTTGGTAAGCTAAAGGTCATTGAGAGAGCGGGAAGCCAAAACGGTCATGCTCGATGGAAATGTCAATGCGATTGCGGAAACGAATGCTTTGTGGTAACGCAAAGTCTTGTAGAAAACAAGAAAACATCCTGTGGTCATTGTAATACGAAAAATGTATCCAGTGCTGAGTAATTCGGTACTGGATTTTTGTTTGGAGTAAAAAATGAGTAAGAATAAAGCATACACGCATGTCTCGCTATTTTCCGGCGCAGGCGGGCTTGATATTGGCTTGGAGCAGGCGGGGTTTCATACGGTATGGGCAAACGACTTCAACCACGATGCCTGTGAGACCCATAGGCTGTGGAGCAATGCTACGGTGGTGGAAGGCGATATCGGCAAAGTGGACTACGGTACCATCCCGGATTGCGATATTGCTTCTTTTGGATTCCCGTGCCAGGGTTTCAGCCTGTCGGGACTGAGAAAAGTCGACGATAGCCGGAATGTGCTCTACCGACACTGCGTCAAGCTGGTCGAGAAGAAGCAGCCAAAGCTGTTTCTCGCCGAGAACGTCAAAGGCTTGCTGACGCTTGGCGGCGGAAAAATCAAGGACGCTATCATCGCAGATTTCGAGAGCAAGGGGTATGCGGTGTCTATCAACCTTGTCAATGCTGCGGACTATCATGTCCCGGAAGATAGACAGCGAATCCTCCTTGTGGGTATCCGAAAAGACCTTGCTGAGAAGTATGGCGCAGAGTTCAAAGTCCCTGCACCGTTTCCTGACCGCATCAGCATCCGGCAAGCGTTAGAGGGATTAGCACCGGCGACGGACGATGAAATCTGCAAAGAAGCCTATTCCTCGCGCTACATGTCCCGGAACCGGAAACGCGGATGGGACAGCGTATCGTTCACGATTCCCGCGATGGCTAAGCAAGTGCCACTCTGGCCCGGTTCGCCTGACATGGTGAAGGTCGGCAAAGACATTTGGCAGTTCGGGGAGAAAGGTAGTACCAGACGGCTGTCTTATAAAGAAGTAGCGGCTATCCAGACATTCCCGAAAGATATGGTCTTTTGCGGAAATCTAACGAGCAAGTATAAGCAAATCGGAAATGCAGTGCCTTGCGAACTTGCAAGAGTCGTGGGTATGGAACTGTACAGTATCCTGAAGAAAATCGAAGAACAAGAAAGTCATTGTCCGGCATGAGTGATTCGTGCCGGATTTTTTATTGGAGTCATCATGCCAGAGACAAGAAAATACACCGTTGCTGACCTGTTCGCGGGTGTAGGTGGATTGAGTTACGGGTTTTCAAGGAACGACCGCTTTGAAATCATCTTGGCAAACGAGATGCAAAAGGATATTGCGAAAGCATATACCCTCAACCATCCTGCGGTCAATATGCTGCAAGGAGACATCAAAGACCTGTCCGAAAATGTTCTCCGTCAAGCGATAGGAAACCGGACAGTTGATGTCGTGGTCGGTGGCCCGCCGTGTCAGTCGTACTCCACGCTCGGTAAACGGCAGATGGATGCGCGGGCAAATCTCTTTATGGAATACAAGCGTGTTCTCCGCATCCTACATCCGAGAGCCTTCCTGTTCGAGAATGTCAAAGGCATTCTGAGCATGGATAAAGGAATCCTGTTCGAGCATGTCCGCAAAGAATTCGAGGATATTGGGTACAGTCTCCAATACAAAATCCTCAATGCCGTGGACTACGGTGTACCGCAGCTGCGGGAACGGGTCATTCTTGTCGGGTTCTTGGGCGACAATCCCTTTCAGTACCCGGAACCTACCCACAAAGAAGGACTACTGCCGTATGTGACGCTGCAAGACGCACTTAAAGACCTGCCTGCACTGGCATGCGGGGAGGAAAGCACCGTGTATGCCGCTCCTCCCGATAACGAGTTTCTTTCATGGGTCCGGCAGGGTGGCTCCGATACACTTACGGAGCATAAAGCCCAGAACAACAGCGCCCATCTTCGCAGAATCATGGCGGCACTCAAAGATGGACAAGGCAAAGATGATTTGCCGGAAGAACTCAGACCTAAGAGCGGGTTCAAGAACACCTACGCGAAACTCTGGTGGGAGAAACCCGCCACTACCATCACACGGAACTTTGCCTGTCCGTCCTCATCAAGATGCATCCATCCGAGAGATTCGAGGGCACTCACGATACGTGAAGGAGCACGGTTGCAGAGTTTTCCTGACAGCTATCAGTTCTACGGCTCGGATTGCCTGAAACGCTTAGAAATCGGCAACGCGGTCCCGCCGCTGCTTTCGGTGGCATTAGCTGAACAGATGCTAAAAGCACTTGATTCAGAAAATAACATACCTACAGATTCTCGGCACTAAGTAGCCGGGAGCGAGGATTTTACATGAATAATAATAGCGCCGAATGGCAACGCGAATTCTACTTGACGCATGACAAGTACCGGGTGCAGAGGCAAGGGACGGATTGCTATAAGGTCGTCAAGAGCCTTACTCGTATCTTGCAGCTGCCGACCATTGCAAAACTCACGACAGACAATGAATCGGTCATCAGTGATTTCCGACTGAACAGCGGCGAGTATGGTCTTGAACCCTACGATGAATACGCTATCAAGGTGGATGACACCTACGGTGCATCATTCTATATCCTTGTCCATAGAAGGGCTGATACGACCTTCCTGTGCCCGATTCTCGTGGGCTTTGAGGGTGAGAACACCTGCGCCATGGTCATGCCTACCGATAACTGGCGGATGCGGGAAATGACGGCATTTGTCGAGCTGAGAAAGGCTGAGAAGGAATTCGGTGTGGACGGGTTAATGATGGCAGTGAACACCCGGAATGGGGTATACGGCTGCCTTTCCGTTCTGAACGAGTCTGGCAACCTGCTGGAACGGTGGCTGCGAACCGAGCGCGATTCCCTACATATACGGAACTCTGTGACGGCTCCGAGCTCAGCGGCGCTGATACTGCAAATCTGGCTGCATACGATATGTCTCTGGAAACGGCGGTGTTTGAGTCGGAAGGTCGAGCAGCGCATCGTACATGCAAACGGGGAGCAGGAATCGGTCAAGGATGTCAGAGAATGCCTGAACACCTCCAAGCAGACTATCGTGGACCTCAAAAAGGGCATCGTCGTCTATGTGAATGACAGTGCCGGGAAACGTGCATTTGCGGGGTTCTGTGTGCTTCAATCTGAGCGCTGCGGGCATTTCCGGCACTTGCAAAGCGGCAGGGTCGTCTATGTCCGGCCTACGACCGTTCACTACAAGAAGCTGAACCCAAACAAGGCTATCAGTCAGACTGCCAAGCCGGTAATCTACCGAAATACGGAAGATTTTCTGCGCGAGAAGTCCTACCTCGAAAACGATGTTCTTATGATGCTCAAATGCAATGGCATCGAGTATCAGCGGGAAAAGATGTTTCCGTGGATGGGGAAGAAGCGCTTGGATTTTTTCCTGCCGGGCAAGAACATCGCCATCGAGTGTCAGGGCGTACAGCACTTTTACCCCTACGGCAGCGATGACAAGGATTTCGAGGCACGAAAGCAGCGGGATACCGATAAGCACAACGAATGCACCAGCAACGGTGTGCAGGTTATTTATTACATGAGTGACATGATTCCGCTGCCTGACGAGATGGCAGGGGAATACCGGTATGTGACCAGCCTCGATGAGTTGCTGGCGATTCTGAACGATAAATAATTGATTTTTACGCCTCCGATGTTTTGGCATCGGGGGTTTTGTTTTTGGGAGGATACGAAGATGGCAAAGAACGATAACCTTCATAAGGCGAAGGATGCGAAGAACGACGAGTTCTACACCAGAATCGATGATGTCGCAGAGGAATTGCGGCACTACAAGAAGCATTTTGCAGGAAAGGTTGTACTCTGCAACTGTGATGACCCGACATGGTCTGCTTTCTGGCGGTATTTTCATCTGAACTTCGCTGAGCTCGGCTTAAAGAAGCTGATTTCCACGCACTATGACCGTACAGAACCCACCTATAAAATGGAGTACGAGGGTGGGGATGACAACAATGTGGAAGTCGGAGTCAAGACCCCGCTGGAAGGAAACGGAGATTTCCGAAACAAGGAATGCCTTGATTTGCTGGATGAAAGCGATATTGTGGTAACGAATCCGCCCTTTTCCCTTGCAAGGGCTTATGTCCAGTGTTTACGCGAGCATGGCAAGCAATTCGTTATTATTGGGGACCTCAACTGGATTACCTACAAAGAAATTTTCCCGATGCTAAAAGACAATGAAGTCTGGCTTGGATATTCTTCTGTAAAAGAATTTGTACAACCTGACGGGACAATCAAAAAATTCGGGAACAAATTGTGGTATACAAACCTCGACATCCAGAAACGCCACGAGAAACTGATTCTCTGGCAGCGGTACTATGACGATGACGGGAATCCGCTGCCGGATGCGGATAAGCGCTACCCCCACTACGATAATTACGATGCCATCAATGTGGATAGGGTTGCGGATATTCCGGTGGATTATCAAGGTGTAATGGGCGTGCCAATTACATTCTTGGATAAATATAATTCTAAGCAGTTTGAAATAGTTGGATGTGCTGATGCAAATATTATTCCGCCAAACTGGAAAGGAATGTCTAAAAAATTCGTAAATCAATACTATGAACAAGGAAATACGGGCAGCTACAAAGAAGGAAACCGTCTGGCTTGTTATATTTCGACTACTGGCAAAGCAGTCGTTCCATACAAACGAATTTTGATTCGGCAACATATTTAATTTTATACAAGAAACTCAAGGCTATACCAACTCTTGCGTAGCAAAAATAAAAGCAAAAGGGCACATAATTATGATATACCTCTCATTATTGGTACTATATTATACATGCAAAGACTTGGCACAACTTAATTGGGATGCGTTAGCTGCGGTAAGTGCTGTTATTGCATGTAGTATTTCAATGTACCAAATATCAGAAGAACGAAAACTTAGTAACAAACAAGCTCTATTTGACAAGAGAACGGACATCGCTGTCTTATTATTCGAATTACTAAAATGCAAGAATGACGCAGCTTTTCTTTTTACTCAAGAAGATGAAAAAGACATTATTATTGTGTGGGATATGGCCGCAAATTATCTGACCGGAACTGCTGAAATGCAAGATACGTATAATGCATATGCTAATCCAAATAATGCAGATGAAAAAAGAAAATTACTAACAGTAATACAAAAACTTAAAGAAACGGGCTACAAATCCAAACTACTATTCCCTGAACCAATGGGAACACATTTGTGCGAGTTCTTCACTGTATACGGAGAATTACTTATGGCTCTGTACCGCTATACAGTTGCATGGAAAGACTTAGAAGAAGTAAACAAAAAGTGGCCCCCATTACAGTATCCTGAAATAAATAAAAATGCACAAAAAGTTGTAAAATGTGAATACAACGAATTTTATTTGAAGTGGAATATCTTACAAAAATTAGCGGAGAGTATCAAGGTTGAAGAAATTGATACATATACGAAGCTTATATAAAAGGAGAACAAGACATGAAAATTACTGAAACCAAAATCAAGGTATCTGACCTTGTAGAGAACTATTCGGATGACGGAGACGGCGGCGTATACGGGTACAACAATCGACTCACAATTAGGCCGAGCTACCAAAGAAATTTCTGCTTTTCTGATAAACAGCGTGCAGCCGTCATTGATTCAGTGATGAACGGGTTCCCATTGAACCTTATGTACTGGTCTAAGACCGGTCCGGATACCTACGAAGTTCTCGACGGACAACAGCGGACAATTTCTATCGCGCAGTATGTCAACAAGGATTTCCCCGTCAAAATCAACGGCAACGACAAGTTCTTCCAAAACTTGACCAACGAAGAAAAGCAGGCAATTCTGGACTATGAGTTGACCGTGAACATCTGTGAAGGCTCTGAAACGGAAAAGCTGGAATGGTTTAAGCGTATTAACATCGCTGGCGAAGTTCTGACTCCGCAGGAGCTTTTGAACGCTACATACACAGGACCGTGGCTGGCAGATGCCAAGAACTATTTCTCGAAGCGCAACTGTGTTGCTGCGAAGATGGCTGAAGGCTATCTGAAAGGCAACCCGATTCGGCAGGAATTGCTGGAAAAAGCACTGGCATGGATTGCTGACCGTGACAACCTTGAATCTGGGCAGATGTACATGGCGGTTCACCAGCATGACGAGGATGCCAATGACCTCTGGCTTTACTTCCAGTCTGTAATCAACTGGGCCAAAATGTTGTTCCCGACCAAGCGGAAGGGAATTACGGATACACAGGCATGGGGACTACTCTACAACAAGTACCATGCAAAGCAGTATAATAGCAACGCTCTGGACGCTGATATCAAGAAACTCGTGCTGGATGATGACGTGACCAAGAAGGCAGGCATTGTCCCGTTCATCCTCTCTGACCGCACTTGGCGCGACGAAAAGCATCTGTCCCTTCGTGCATTTACTGAGTCGCAGAAACTCCGCGCCTATGAGCGGCAAGGGCATAAGTGTCCCTTGTGCGTTGCAAATGGAATCAATACCGAGTACGCCTTTGAGGATATGGAAGGTGACCACATCATTCCTTGGAGCAAGGGCGGGCATACCACGGATGACAACCTGCAGATGTTGTGTAAGAAGTGCAATGCGGCGAAGTCGGATAGATAAAGTCGATAGGGAGAACATGATGGAATATCATTACTTTATGTACGGTATGTTCGATGGCACAGATGGGAATAGATACGACATTTGTATTCCTTCTCCGTTTGTCCGAAATTCAAAAGTTGAAGCCATGAAGGATGAGAACTTTACCTACCGCTTTTTGGCTATTGATTCGGCTTGGCCTATGCTGATTGCTTTTGCAAATGAGCACTTCGAGTCTATGAACAACGGTAAAATGCAGTTGAAATGCTGGGTAGACAAGAATGTCGTCGGAGCCTATACCTTTGAAGAGTTCAAGAAGAACGGCGGGCATATTCGACAATTGAAACAGAGCAGCAGGGGAAAATATGTAACAGATGAGTCGGACTTCGTTGATACCGATAAGTCGTTTGCCGATGTGTTCCCGAATATGGAGAAGGGAAAGCTCTATTATGTGGATGGGGAAACATATTACATCGGAGAAGTAGTAACTGGTGCAAGCTAAAAAATACGGAAAACTCGCAAAAAAAGGTGAATTATGAAAGAAACAAAGTCTGAAATTTATAAAATTTTCAAAAAATCGTTGGATGAACCAATCTTTAGTTGCAATAAGCGTTCATTAAGCGTAAAAATTGATACCGCTGTAAAGAAAAGTGCAGTATATTTACTTCATGCAATAAAAGAAGGAAACATGGCAGAATTGCAAAAAGAATACACTTTATTGAAAGCGAATTTTCGTAATATTAGCACTCTATTTATTATTTTAGATTCTGTTTCTACTATGATTGTATCTGCTACTTCCGCCTGTTTCTCATCTTTTATAAGTGCAATATATATAATTGTGCCTGTACTACTTGACATGATTAAAGATTTTTATGAAAAAGAAATTACAGAACCATATTTAACATTTAATATTGATGGCATATATACAATGATTTACATATTACTTGGAATAAGTGTGCTCTTCACAATAGTAAAAACTGTACTAGAAGTGGCAAATCAAGAGTCGTCAATAGCATTAGAAAACTTCAATAAAAAAACATTTGATACAACATATCGTGATAAGTATATAAAAATATTATCACAAATGATTTCGAACCCAAACAAATTTGAAAAAATGGACTATTTTGAATTTACAAAATGGACCAGATGTTTTATTTTTAATGAACTAGAAAATTGAATTCAACTACGAAAGGATAATCACAATGACAAAAACTATAACAACCGTTCACACCGGCACTGTGACCGCCATCACCCACAAGACCATCGTGGTCTTCATCCCGGCGCTCGATGTCGAGGTGGATGTCCAGCGTAACCCCGATGCATCCGTCCAGAACGGTTCTGTCCCCGAAGTAGGGGATATCGCAACCGTGCAGATTGTGCTCGAAGACGGCGACTATACCGCCACCGCTGCCACGTTCGTGCCCCTGCAAGACATTCGGGAAGACATTCCCGTCACTGATGACGACTTCTTTGATGACGATTTGGATGATGAAAAAGCAGAGGAGTATGACTGGTACAACGAGCCTCCGGCAGAAGACTTCGGATTCTGGAAATACGATTTTTGATTGAACCGTCCCATCAAAATGAGGCTTGCGCAATTCCCAAAACATGTTATAATACAGACATAACAACAGGTTCTAAGCCTCCTATCGTAATCAGTATCACACTGACTGCGGTGGGAGGCTTTTTGCATTCATAATTTCAAGGGTGGTGCATATTCAGATGGAAAACAAGTCGTTGTATTGCTTCTATTTTGACGAATCAAATAAAAACGGGAATATCAAATTCAAAAATGGTATTCCTAATTTCTGGTGCAAAAGTGGAGGACTTGAAAAAGGTCCTGAATACTATGTCGGGTGCTATATCGGATGGAATGCACAAAACAGTATTGTTGCAATGGAAAAATACCAAGAAATTGAAAACTTATGGGCAGCCAAGTTTTTTCCAGGTGTAAAAGGAGACTTGCCTGAACTTAAATCACAAAAGTTAAAAGCAGATTATAATTATGGAATAGCTAATTTCAGTGATAGATATATTGATTTTTACACGGCTTTATTTCAGCTCTTAATTAAGACTAAAACAATATATCAAATAAATATAATTAGTCCCCTTGAGGTTCTAACACGAGATGGAATAAATATTTCTTTTCCTGCTTCTTATGATTCCAGAACTATAACGGCGCTTTTTTACATTTTGAACAAATTCCTTTATATCTATTCTGACCACAACGTTTTAGCAGGGCTTGAAAACCTTCTTACTACAAACGATGATTCTCAGTTCAAAGAAAGCATAATTTCAAAATTGAATAATGTAATACAATGGGACAAAGGGGTGAGAAGAAAATATACTGAAGTAAACACATTTACAGCTTTAAGATGCGCCATCGGCTCAAGCAAAATCACTGTTAAAACCTATCCAATAAAATTCGATTATATGATTGATACTCTTGGTTTGGTAGCCACATTAGCAGAACAATCTATTCAGCCTTCAGATGTTATTCTCAAAATTGACCGTGAGCGTGATACTGCTTTTGCTGTAAAGACAATATTTGAAAACACAACCGAAGTAGATTCAAAAACCTGTGCTGGGGTACGAATGTGTGATATAGTAGCTGGGTTTATATCAAGTATGCTCAAATCAATAGCTAAAACGCTAAGCCATGATGAATCCGCGCTAAGCGGAAAAAAGGCAAGCAAAAATCTTTGCGTACTACCAAAATCATGGTTTGATTTAACAGAAAAACAATTCAAGCTTTATAAAATCCTTGGCGAGTTTTTGACAAGTTATAATTCCCCTTATTTTACTGCAACTACAGGTAAAAACTCAGATGATGTTGTGATGTTCTACTCATTACTCTTTTATTTCAAAAAATTTGATAGTTATGAAAACTATAAACGGCGCAATCTTCCAAAACATGTAAAAGAATTTCACGCATTTTCTATGCTGAGACTTCACGACGCATTTACACGAATGTAAAACGGCAGAAATCTATCAGAGCAATAAGAGCCGCACAAAAATCGCAAAATTAAAGATAATACGAATTAAATTCAAATATCTCGGATTTTATTAAATAAATTTTATATTGCTATAATGTGCGAACTGCGTACAATTAAGAGTGCAAGAAGAAGTCCCATAACACACAAAGGAGAATAGCAAAATGAACACTTGCACCCTGAAATTCGAAGCTACCGCATTCCGCGAGAATGACGACAACGAGCTCGAAAGCCTCTCTGCATCCATCAGCGTTCCCGTGGAGAACGATGACGAAGTAATTGGAAACACACTGGGCGAGGAGAAACTGATTGTTCATGCTGTCGCAGCACTGTACAACCTTATCAGCGACCTGCGCCCCAACTGGCTGGATAACGAGGATACCAGCCTGACGCTGGATATTTCTATCGATGGCAGGAAAGCTCAGTCGTGCGGCGGCCTCGTCGCCATGAAAGAGGAGGGCTTCACCTTCGGCCTCGAAGATTAAGCTAAAATAATCCGGAGCCTTGCCTGCTAAAAGCGGGTGAAGCTCCTTTTTCATATGAGCGGAGAAATTATGAACATTGCATTTTGTGACGGGATGCTTTTGCAAGTGGTATTGCACGGCGGCAAAGCTACCGTCCTTTCAAAGCGAGAAATCGGAGCAGATACAATAAACTTCTATAATTACTTTGCGAGATATTGCTTGTCTCCAGAAGAACCGCTTCTAAAACTGCTAAATTGCGCGGATGATGAAGCCATCGAAATTATTTCAGGACAGCCCCTCGTAAAGCAATTCTGTTGGGATTCAAGCAGCAGTTGTACCGATGCTTTAACGCAAAGGAACCAAGCTACAGCCAAAGAAGCCTTGACTTATACCCGAAATCTTACCCAGCAAGCTTTCTCGGAGTTAGACGCCGTCTTTTCAGAGTTCCATGATACAAAGGGACCAGACGGCAGCAAAGTCGTATTCATGCCAAAGCAGGTTATAACAACCTTTGCTTTGCTAAACAACAAAATCGTCCAAGTCTACTCGGTGAAAGACTTATATGACTATCTTTCCATCGATTTCTATTACGCCAATTATGCGTCAGAGTCTGCAAAGCGGATTTCTATCTGTCCCTGTTGCAAGAGGGCTTTCCGTTTGAGTCAGCGGAACAAAGTATACTGCAGCAAGGCATGCAAAGACAAAAGCATTCGGGTAAACAACAAGAAGGACCCATACTATTCCAAATACCGCTACTTACAGCAGTACAACAACAGGCAGCTTAACAAGCTGCGTAAACAAATGGCAGATTCACCTCAGCAAACGCAGAAATTACAAGATGCTTATAACACTTGGAATGAATGGGCACGCTCTGAATATGAACGGGTGAGCAACATCACTTACCATGAGCAGCAAGAAAGCATCGAAAAATTTGGCGAATGTCTGAAGGAGAAGTGGAAAGGTCTAATGCGAGAAGCAAAATGAGCTGGAAACACTCTCCCAGCGAAAGGGATGCTGCCAACAGGAGAGACTTTTTGTTGCGTAGCTGCGAAACATAGTTGACGACCCGTGCGACTGGCATACAATAGAACATACTGAACAGCGTTGATAACGTTGCTTCGGTAGAGACGAATAGGGTCCTGAGCCGACCTTAAATGCTCACTGCGAAGAAAGACCTGCCTGCGGCTAACAGGCGGGTCTTTTCTTTTTGCGTAGCTGCTGCCAAGAGCAAAGAAGGAAGCGTAGCTGCAGCAAACCGTAGGCGCTGTAGTTGATGTAATGTGCGAGCTTCATACAATAGAGATGTACTAAGGATACCATCTCACATAACAACCATTAACATCAAGCCGTTCACCCCTAACCGGGTGGGCGGCTTTTTTCTTTTGCAAATTCACAGTATTGCTTACACTAACCGCATCCAGACTGCGCCATTAACGCAGCTCCAGAGCAGAATTTCTAATTTGTTTCTGCCAAAACGCCCACATTGGAGGGGGCATAGATTTTTATGTACAGAGTATTAACATAGAGCAGACAAGATTGTAAAAAATGCAATTTTATGGTATAATACGGGTATGATGAATCGGAAAATATACCGCTAGTTTGGCGATTATTGAAGTGTGGTGAGCAAGTTGAAGAAATTCTTGAGCTTCGTACGGAAAGCACTATTCATGGTTACAGTAGTCGTAATCGCAGTGGCTTTCGAGGGTTGCGGCGAAGTGGCAGATAAGACTATCGACGAGATAAAAGACATCCCGGCACAGATGTTCACTACAAGAGAAACGGCAGAGACTGCGCAAACGGATGAACAGATAACCTCGCCGGAATCTGCAGCGACAGAGTATAACTACATCTATTACCGTCACAACAACCAATGGGTCACATCACGCCTTGTAAGCTATGAGGTAGTAGACAACGGGCAAAACATAAAGTTTGAGGTTGATTCCACGATGAGCGCTGACCGATACTACTACACCAGCATGGCGAATGTCATGCTGATTCATCGTGATAAGCCAAGCACATAAACAAATCAAGCAATTTATTCGGAAAACAAGGAGAAGCAACAATGGGATACCAATTAACAGGAACATTCACAATAAGCTGCACAGAAGAGGAAGCATTCAACATCATGTATAACATGATGCACGACAAAGCATTGTATATGCCAGAGTTGGCGCTCATAAATGCACGCCCGTCAAAGCTTGACCCAGCGTTTCTGTATCCCCGTGATATGTTCATAAACGGAGACTACTTGTTCTGCTATCCAAAGCAGCAGTTGGCACTACAGATAAAGCAACTTCTCGCTACGCATCAGATAGCTTTTGCGCAGGTGCTTGCAGCCACTGACAAAGAAGACCAGCACCGTATCCGTGCCGTTTTTCGTCAAGACCTGACGAAGATAGACATAGACCTGCATGGTGTAAAAGAAGCCAATGCGAAGAAGCTCATTTTGAAATACAAGCGCACCCCGGAGGAAAGGTAAACAATGACAACCACAAACATCATCGGATTCATTCTAATTGCAATTTCCATTGTCGTGCAAGTTGGCAGTTTCGTTGTAAGATGGTTCTGTATTCCCAGTGAACCGTACTTCTCTGAGAAAACAAACTGCATGGTAACATACGCTGAAATTAAGGATATGCGCCACAGGTGCAATGTCGTCACGGTTATAGGTGTAGTTCTCATGGCGGTGGGTATCGTTCTGGCAATGCTGTTGTTCACATACTGAGAGGAGAAGGAAAGAGTATGACTGCTATCATCAAAAGACTGCTTGCTCTGGCAACGGCTTTCACGCTTGCGTTGAGCCTTGTAGGTTGCGGAGTCGATGTCACGGGCGTTTCGCTGAATTTGCCCGACACCATTGAAAAGGGGACAACCCTTGTCGCTACCCCGGAATATGCCTTTGATGGTGCAACTCCGGAAACGGCAGAACTGGAAAAGAAGCTGGACAAGCTCGAAATGCACTATACATCCAGTGACCCGTCTATTTTAGTTGTAGATGACAACGGCAATCTTGTGGCTGTCAGCGCCGGTACGGCAGAAGTTGCCTTGTCCAGCAAAGATGGTACGGTGTCGACCAGTAAAACGCTGGAAGTTGTCGTTTCACCAACCGAAATGAAAACTACCGATGAATTGACTTTGACAGCAGGAGAAGTTGCTACGCTGGAAACGGCTGTTACTCCTGCTGATGCCACCCATGTATCTATCAGCTACACTTCTTCTGACGATTCTATTGCAACGGTAAACGACGGAGGTGAAGTAAAGGCTGTGGCAGCAGGCGACGCAACCGTCACGGCAGTGGTGGACGGTACAAGCCTCACATCTTCTTGCAAAGTTACTGTATTGCCGGTTCTCGAAAGCATTGAGTTGAGCAACGCCTCTCTTTCTTTGCAGCCGAACGATACTGCACAGCTTTCTTATACGGCACAGCCGGAAAACGCTCTAATTAAAGAAGCTACATACACAAGCAGTGATGATACCGTTGCAACCGTTGATGCAAACGGCAATGTGACTGCGATTGCCGATGGCAAAGCAACAATTACAGCTTCTGTCGGCGATGTTTCTGCTGAGTGTGTTGTAACTGTTGATTCTACGGTTTCACCCTCGAAAACCAGCGCGAAGGGCAATTCGTCTTCCGGTTCTGCATCCTCTGGAACCAATAGCAATTCGAGTGACACTAGCTCTTCTGCATCTGCTCCTGCTGCGTCTTCCAGCTTTGAGTATGGTGCATTGCCAATGGACCCTGCATCAGATGGTGAAACATGGTGGAGTATTGACTCTTCCGATTCCGCATATTGGGCTGTGGCAAATAACATCAATGCAATGCGTGCAGGGGGTGGTCTTCCAGCTCTTACTGTGAGTTCTTCGCTATCAAGCATCGCAGATTCAAGATGTGAATACCTTATTGCAAATGATATTTTTTCCCATGATGGCGCAACAACCGCAGAAATTCTTTGCTCTGGAGCGACTAGCGCATCTGCAGCGTGTACAGGTTGGAAAAACAGCCCGGGACATTATTCAAACATTATGACGCCGGGATATACACAGATGGGAATTGGTTGTATTTTTAACACTGCGTATGGTGTTGAAGTTTGGTGTGTTACATTTAGCTGAGGTTCTATATGCTGTCAAATATTACTGCGTTGAAGACCGTAAAGGAAAACACGAACAAGGTCGTTCTGGACGCTATGCCCGGCATCCTCTTTGAAAGTGCCAACAAGGGACAGAACCGCCAGAAGTTCTTCCCGCATGGGGAAGAGGAAACAATTCTTGTCGTTGTGGATGATAGCTTTGCAAGGCGCTTAGCATATCTCTCAACCAACTTGACGAAGCGCCTTGTCCTTCTCAACAACAAAACGGACGGTTTCTTTGGCCCGGAAATCCGCAATGTCGAAGGCAAGACTGCGCCGTATGCTTGGCGGCAGGTCATCAAGCCTATGCTGGTGGATACCAATGGGAAATTCTACGACAGCAAGCTGAGCGATGTAACATATGAGACCTTCTTTGCTCTCATGGAATACACAGAAAGCCATTGGGATGCCGAAGCTGTCAACGCGACAGAGATAAACCATTCTGTGTGGGCTATCGTCTGCAACACGGCGTCCGCGATGCAGCAGGATAAGCGGTTCCTGCACCAAATTGAAGTCAGCAATGAGGCGTTCTTAGACGTTGCAGCCTGCATCTACAACGACTTGATGGGATTTGTAGCGAGGGAGTACGAGATTTTCAAGCAGAGGAACGAACAATGAACATTAAATTCGTCAATGGTGATATCCTGACATTTCCGGAACGCGATGGAGACACTATCATTTGCCAACAGGTGAATTGTCGTGGCGTGATGGGCGCTGGCTTGGCAAAGCAGATTCGCGATAAGTGGCCCATTGTATATAACGAGTACATTCGAGTTACCGATGTCTGCGACAAGCTGATGCTGGGTAGTTACCAGAATGTAAAGGTAGGTCCGCATCTGTATGTTGCGAACCTGTTCGGTCAAGATGGCTATGGCAGAGATAAGCGCTATACCAACTACGCAGCACTCACAGCAGCTCTTTTCCGCGCCATGAAAGAGAATCCGCGTGCTACATTTCGCATCCCCTACGGGCTCGGTTGCGGTCTGGCAGGCGGTGATTGGGAGACTGTCTTGGACATCATCAAAGAAATCTCTGATACTTGGAATGTCAATGTTGAGATTTGGGTGCTGCCAAAAAGATAAGGAGTCAGCATGTATAATACCAACTACAAATGTGTCAAACCGCTGACATTATGGTATGATGGTCCCGATGGCAAGAAAAAGCCGTACCGCGTTAAGCGCGGCACCATCTGGCATCTGGTCTGGTGCGGCGGGCAATACAGCTTCAAGGAATTCACCGGACCAGACAAAATGCATATGGAACTGCCGGATGAGTATGTCGAGAAATATTTTAAGAAGGTATAAGTGCAAATGAGCATTTATTGTCCGTATACAAATGGCAATGTCGTCTACTTGAAGTGCCAAGAGTGCGAGGATAAAACCTGCGAAAAGGGTTGGTTTTTCTGCGGAGTAGGTGGAACTCCTTTGTCGATGATGAAATGCCGTAAGCAAATGTCGGAATACCTCGACAAGATGCTGGCTAAGCGTGACAAGGTTGTCATTGCTGCAGAATCCGGTAAGAAGATGGCTGCTTTGGCGGCTATGTATGCCAGTGAACGAGGACACCTTTTCGTGCCTGTCACAAACGATGATTTGCCTACATATTTGTCAAAACAGCAGCAAAAAGGATGTGTAATCTTTGATGGAGCCGAAAACGAACGAGAAATCGAAAACACCTGCCGTGAGCTGCGCATACCGCTGCGGCGCTGTAAACTGGAAGGAGCATAAGCCTATGATGTACCAGAAATTAGTTCGGGACAACATCCCGGCAATTATCGAAAAGAGCGGTGAGACCTGTGTAACCCGTAAGCTGTCCGACAAGGAGTATGAAGATGCTCTGACGAACAAACTGCAGGAAGAGGTCGCCGAACTGCTGGAAGCCTACACAGCAAAGGAGCGGAGTGTTCTGGACTGCGCTGAGGAGATGGCGGATGTGATGGAGGTCCTGTACGCTATGGGCAAGACATGCGCTGTTTCCAAGCGGGAAGTGGAACAGGTCAGAAGCCAGAAAGCGGCAGAGAAGGGGACTTTCTCTAAGAAAATCTTTTTGGTTTCGACAGAAAAGTGAAAGGAGAGTGTTTGTGACGCAGCAAGACGCAATGCGGTTAATCAGAAAGCTGATTTTCGCAAAGTACAGTCAAGACCCCACGCACTTTTCTCGGTGTGTGGACGAAATCGCGCAAGCATTGGACGAGCAGGGCGATAAAGAAGGCGCTCGCGCTATTCGCAACACCTCTCGTGACGGGTATGTAAAATCGTACTACGAGGCGAGTCGGCAAACGCAACCGCCCGGCAGTCCTTTTGTCAGCTACAAACCTGCATTTATCATGGATAACAAAGATATTGTACTTTGGCACGCGAAGCATGATAATCCGCCAATGCGAGTTCGACATATTTTAGAGTACATCGAGAACGGGGAAATGGTTGCCAAAGATGTGCTGGAGTACGATGCGAACGCAGACAAATGGGTTAGACTTGAGGGAAAATGTATGGACTTGAAATGAAAAAGCAAGGAGGTATGGATATGTAATTGTCCAATAAAAGCAAGGCGGTCTGGTGGACCGCAGAAGATTGAAATGAACTGAGGCGGCAGGTACAGCCAGAGGGTTGCCAGTATGTAAGCTATGAGCCTGTATATATTGTCAGTTGTGTATGACTGCATAAGATTAAAACCATAGTTTTTCCGCCGTTGGGTCGCCAAAGCAGTCCGTACGGACTGCATAAGATTGAAACATCTGTAACGTCAACGCCCGACACAGTCACAGCGACGCAGTCTGTGTGACTGCATAAGATTGAAATAGGTAAAGCTCAAAGAGGTCATCAACGGTTGTTTGTTGCGGTCTGTATGACCGCATAAGATTGGAACTGGGATGGTGATGACGGTCGCCCTGCCGAAACACAGTCCGCGTGACTGCAAAAACTAAAAATGTCGCAGCCCGTGCGGCTGCGTGGAGGAGAACCTCTACCGCTGCGGTAGGGGCTCTTTTTCCATCAACGGTGAGAAATGCACAAAGTGTAAATAAACACTATGCAAGGTTGATTGTATAAGTGAAATGTGGGATAATTAAAGCAGACAAAAATACAAGGTAGGAGGCAAAAGCAATGAAATATTAGCAACGCACCATAATTACAGCACCAAAAGACAGCAAGATGCACAATGCTACATTATGTAAAAAATGTAGTCGTTGTAGGCTGTTGCCGAAGCAGTCCACGTGACTGCGTAAGATTGAAACTGCTTTATTCCTGTCGAGGAAGATTTGAAGCACGAGGAAGCAGTCCACGTGACTGCATAAGATTGAAACACTCATGATTGTGGATGGAATCTCAGCCATCATGTCGCTGCCTGTATGGCTGCATAAGATTGAAATTGTTTGTCGGTAGCGTGGGTATCCGCCGGGGCCAGGCGCAGTCTGTATGACTGCATAAGATTGAAATGACACCGCTGAATGGCATAACCGCTATATTATCGAAGCAGTCTGTGTGACTGCATAAGATTGAAATCTAAGACTGATACTGAAAATGCCCAACTGCGGTAGGGGCTCTTTTTCCTTAATCTGCAAAATAATGTATAAAATGTAAATAAATACTATACAAGATTGATTGTAAATGTGAAACGTGAGATAATTAAAGCAAGCAAAAAAGCAGGTGCGAACCGTAAGCAACCATAAAATCGCCGCGAGCTTCGCACCAAAAAGTACAGAAAATAGGAGGTAAATACTAATGGAGTATTAGCAACACACTACCATTACAGCACCAAAAGACAGCAAGATGCACAATGCTACATTATGTAAAAAATGTAGGCGTTGTGCGCTATTGCCAACGTAGCCTACGCGGCTACATAAGATTGAAAGCATAAGATTAAAACTATGGACATCGGATATTTTTGATGCCTTTTGGCACAACGTAGTCCACGCGGCTGCATAAGATTGAAAAAAGCGTTGACGGCGGAACGCCGCAGGAACGCACAACGTAACCTATACGGCTACACAATCAAAAATGTCGCAGCCCGTGCGGCTGCGTGGGAAAGAACCTCTACCAATTGTGGTAGGGGCTCTTTTTCCATCTGACGGAAAAAGCAAGAAATGAATAAAAAGTAAATAAATGCAATACAAGATTGATTACAAATGCAAAAAGTGGGATAATTAAGGCAAGCCAATCAGAAACAAAACAGGAGGTAAAGGTCATGAAGTATTAGCAATAATATAGCTATACAATAAACATAAGATTGAAAAAAGGTCCCAGCGTTGGAAACAATAGTTAGCGTTGTTGTAGCCATTACAACCGCATAGGATTGAAATGGAGCATATAGCATGGTAGAAGCAGTCCGTATGATTGCAAAAGATTAAAATGAGCCGAAGCAGTCTGCGTGACTGCATAAGATTGAAATGCATAGCGACAAGGCAATTCTTGCGGGTAGGTCGCAGTCCGCATAACTGCGTAAGATTGAAACGCAATAGTATAGCTTGGGTCATTGGGACAATCAGAAAGCAGCCTGCATGACTGTATAAGATTGAAAGCGCTAATCGCGGAACAATCCGCAACCACTTAAACGCAGTCCACGTGACTGCAAAAACTAAAAATGTCGCAGCCCGTGCGGCTACGTGGGAAAGAACCTCTACCGACTGCGGTAGGGGCTCTTTTTCCTTTACATCATTCACAAACAACAGAGACCCCTACTCATTGTAGTAGGAGCCTTCATTTTTGCCTGTAAACACTATATATTGTGTACGAAAAGTAAATAAATACTATATACAGTTGCTTGCCAATATCGAATGTGAGATAATTAGGGTAGAAAGGTGTGAGACAACGTTGACTCTAATTGCCCACAAAGCAGATGACGGCAGGGAACAGCCGCTGGACAAACACCTTCAGAACGTAAGCCGCTTGGCGGCAGAATACGCTGAACCCATCGGCGGACAAGCCATCGCAAGACGTGCAGGACTTGCACATGATACAGGAAAATGCACGGATGGTTTCCAGCGCTATATCCGCGACCCGGAGCATAATATCAAATGTCCACACTCTATTATTGGCGCAGCGGCTTGTGCCAAGGCAGGAGACCTCGTATCTGCCCTCGTTGCTGAGGGGCATCATACCGGATTACATGATATGTGGGACACGAAGAACAATATCGACGCGGCACTCATAAAGCGCGCAGGCGATGTGAGAAAAGCCGAGTTACTGTATCCCGTACAAAATTGCACCATAGACGATATTCCTCTCCACATGCGGACGCTTAAAAATATGGGACTATACTCTTTTGTCCGCATGGAATATTCATGTTTAGTTGATGCGGATTATATCGATACAGAGACATTTATGCGCGGCACGGAACAGCGGCTCTATACCTATGACACAATGCAGACCATCTATGACAAGCTGTGCCACTATGTAAAACCTTGGATTACAGCAGCAAACAAACTCAGTCAGAAACCGTTCAACAGCCTCTCCAAAGAACAGCAAATCAATCTGATGCGTACCGAAATGCTACAGCAATGCTTCGATGCAGGTGCAAAATCTACAAAAGGGGATATTCGCCTGCTCAGCATCCCTACCGGCGGAGCTAAAACCATCTCTTCGTTTGCCTATGCTGCCGCAGCAGCCAAAGCTGATACTGAAGTATCCCGCATTATCGCTGTTACCCCCTATACCTCCATCACTTCACAGACTGCATCGGTGTTAAGAGACATTGCAGGGAAGGGCAATGTTTTGGAGCATCACAGCGGCTATGATTTCGACAACAGCAAAGGGGATAACCTTCTGCGACTTGCGTCAGAGAACTATGATGTTCCTATCGTAGTCACCACCGATGTGCAGTTATTTGAGAGCTTCTACGCAAATAAACCATCAAAATCTCGAAAACTCCACAACCTCGTAAACAGTGTCATTATCTTCGATGAAGTCCAGCAGTTGAAACCGAAGTACCTCAAGCCCTGCATCAAATGTATTGAATCGCTGGCAACCAACTACGGATGCAGAATTGTCCTTTGCACCGCTACGCAGCCAGCCATCGAGCAGTTCTTCGATACGGTCAAGCCCAAAGAAATCATCGATGCCCCCGCCAAATACATCGCTCCGTTTCAGCGCTGTGGAATTGAAGATGCCGGGCATGTCAGCGTAGAAGACCTTATCACCATGCTCCTCTCCCATGAGCAATGCCTCTGCGTTGTGAATGAAAAGGAAGAAGCCAAGTATCTGTACAAAGAACTAAAAAGTAAGGCACGAAGCAGACTGCTGTACTGCCTTACAACAGACCTAACGCCCTATGATAAAGCAAGATATATTGCAGAAATCAAACAGCATCTTGCCAATGGCAACTCTTGTATCGTTGTCTCTACCTCTCTCATCGAATGCGGCGTAGACCTTGACTTCCCATATGGATACAGAGAACTTGCCGGTCTGGATTCTGTTCTGCAGACAGCAGGGCGCATCAACCGTAACGGCAAACGAGACCGTAACACCTGCAAGCTCATTGTGTTTGAAGGTCCGCAGGACGAGGTACGCGCTCTGCAGAGCAAAGGTCGTCCCCCGGAAGACTACCTGCACAACGAAAAGAACATCACAAAGCGTCTGTTTACTACCGAGGATATAACTCTGCCGGAAACCGCAACCAAGTATTTTGAGAGCCTGTATAAGTATTACAAGGGAGCTCTTGATGAAAAGGGTATCCTCAAAATGGCAATGCCGGACGACGGCAAAATCCAATTTCAAAAAATCGCAGAAAACTTCCATCTGATTGAAGAAGACACCGTCACAGTTATCATTCCGCAAACACCGGAAGCTGTACAGCTTATCGCAAAGCTGCGCAATCAGACGGCAACGCGCCGTGATATTCGCAAGGTCGGCAAATACAGCGTCAATGTCCGAAGAAAGCGCTACAACGACCGCTTTGCCGATGTTACAGAGTCTCTCGTCATGAATGCCGGAAAGACTGTAGATATTTGCTGCTTGACCGACATGCATAGATACACTGAATACGGCTTAGAGATGCTGTAATTTCAACCCATAATCAAAGGCTCTCCGCTGATTTTTGCGGGGAGTCTTTTCCATTTTTAAATTGCAAACATACTGTGAACGAACGGCACTGTAAGTTGCAAAAAATACAAATTTGTGGTATAATTGTATTATCGAAATAACGAAAAGAGAGGTGAGCGGCAACGCTGTTGCCATTTACAAAATGGATAAAGTCAAACAAAGCAGCGATAAAATTTTGGAGCTTGCGAGTCTTGTGAGTCGCAGCAAAAAGCCGGTCAAGGTCTATCCGGTGCCGATTCTGCTGGAAGTAAACAGCCTGCTTGCTTCCTACACGATTCCCGGTATGCGCGTAGAGGGAACGACCTATGATGTGCCGACTTTCTCGGCGCTCAAAGGCGCGATGGAGTCCATCTACAAGCATCCCGGCGCAGAGATGATACCGACGGCCGTGTTCATTCACAGCCCCATCAAGAAAGAACGTATGCTGTTGAGAAACGAGAAGCATTTCGGCGGTATGCGGTCGAGAGAGTGCCTGACGAATGTGCGGTATACGATAGTCGCTTATCTCGTCGAGACGGACGACATGCGGAATCCGAACGGTCTGACATGGCACTTCAAGGATTTTCTCCAATACGCCAAGAACGGCTGCGGTAGGGAGTTCCCGTATCTAGGTACGATGGAAGCACCCATGTACTTTCACCCGATTACGGAAATGGAAATCAAGCCCACACAACCCATCACAAGAGATTTGGGCTTTATGCCGCTCACACCGGACTACACCAAAAAATACGACCCTGACTTGGTTTGCAGACATCTGACAATCGAGAACGGCGTCATCGAATATACGAAAGGAGCATGGTTCCGCTGTTATGAATCTTCTGTTAGCGCTGGTTAAACACTACGACACCCTTGAAAATCAAGATAAAAGCAAAGTCCCGCCCTTTGGCTGGACGAACGCAAAAGCCCATTTTGCCGTGGAGTTGAACGACGACGGCAGCATTGACGACATCCTTGCCCTTGGCGGACACGACAAGAAGAATCGCGGCGTGGTGTTTGAGGTTCCTGTTCGCCGTGCCCGCACGAGCACGCCGGTCCCGTATCTTTTCTGCGACACGGCTCAGTACATCTTGGGGAATGTGAGCAGCGCGAGCAAGCCCGGAACATACCTCTCCATGAAGAACGCGGTGCTCGCGTTCCGTGGTGACTTGGGCGAGTCTCCGGCGCTCAATGCCGCTTACAAGTTCTTCGAGACATGGGACCCGGAAAAGGCGCTCCAAAACAAGTTCGTCGCCTCCGCAATGGCGTTCAAAGATGCTGAAACTTCCACCTTCATTCTGTTCTATGAAGGAAGTCCCATCTTCGATGATGAGACTTTCAGAACGGCATATGAGGAAATCGTTGAGAAGTACGGCGAGTTCCCGATTCAAGCTGAACGCAACGGAAATGTCTCCATCACCGCCGCGCCTGCACACATGCGAAGCATGATTACCGGAGAAGAGGGCTTGAAAGCAAAGCTCTTCCGTCCCGTTTCTGTACGGGGGAAAATGACCTACATTCTTTCCAACAACAAAGCAAACACCAACTACTTTGGGAGAATGCAGGGCGACGCTATCCCCGTTACTATGCAGGACGGTCACAAAATCGTGGAAGCGGCAAAAGCTCTTATCGGTTCCAAAAACTGTTACTTCCTTCCGGTAACATCTCAGTCTCTCTACACAAAATGCGTAATCGTCTGGTCTGATGAAGTCACCAAGCCAGAAGAAGATGAGATGCTGCGGATTTGGTTTGGCAATGAATCCGAAGCAGAAAAGACGGACAACATCATGCGTCTTGCAAAAGCTCGCCGTGGGCGCGTTGACATCTTGCAGGAATGCGATAAGAGCAAGGTCGTCAATGTCTGGCAGTTGAGCGTTCCGGAAAAAGGCTGTTCTGCATCCAGCTTTACGCAGACTACGGTCGGTGAAGTGCTTGCCAACTGCATCAAGCACTACGAAGACATGGAAATCGACCGCAGCGAAGCCTGCAAGAATGCTGATGGTACGAGAAGAGACTTTGCACGTCCCGATAGCATCATCCTTGCTCTGAGCGCAATGAACAAGGATAACAGCATTGTCCCTATCAACAACCAGATGTGGATGCAGCTCAACAACTGCGTTTACAACGGCGGAAAATACCCGTCGCAGCTTCTGCCGATGATTTATGAGCGTATCTGCAAGGACGCCCTGAAGGCACCGGCAGGAACCATGTATATCATCCCTCCGACTCTCGTCGGAGCCATCAAAGCCATCCTTATCCGAAATTACAAGGAGAATGTTACCGTGAGCTTGAATCCGAACAACACGAGCCCCGCCTATGTTACGGGGCGTATCTTCGCTCTGCTGGTGAGTGGGCAGCACGCCATCGTGCCGGAAAACCAGTCTCAGTACGATAAGCGCTTCCTTAGCCGCGTGGTAACCAACCCGGTAAAGGTTATGCCTACGATTCAGATGAACTTCATGCAGCTCAAGAACCGTGCGCAGAAGTCGAACCGTATGGGCACCTACAACGCCATCAACAACCAGATTATGGACCTCATCGACATGCTGGACGGGAACTATCCCGGTCGTCTGACGCAGGTGCAGCGCGGTGAGTTCTTTATCGGCTATAACCAGCAGATGCACTACAACCGCGATGCTGCTATTGCTAAGAAGCGTGAGAAGGAAGAAAACACCATTGCGATGAGCGCCGTTAATACCGTTGATGAAACTACCGTTGCATAAAAAAGGAGAAAATAACATGTCTGACTCTATTACTATCAAGAATCCCATCACCATCGTTCTGACATTCGATGCTAAGAACTGTAACCCCAACGGCGACCCCGACAACGACAATGCGCCCCGCCAGTTTGAGGACGGTATTGGCTATCTGTCTACCGAGTGCATCAAGTACAAGATTCGCAGTTTCATCCGCGACAAGGTGTTCTTTGGCGAACTGGACGAAGCCACCCATCACCTGTACTGCAGCCCCGACACATTCTCCATCGAGTCCAGCGTCCGAGATTGCCTGAAAGATGTCATCAAAGAGGGCAGCAAGGGTTCCAAGAAGGCTATGGACCGCGAGACGGAGCTCAAGGCATACAACGCGCTGTGCAAATACTTCTTCGATGCCCGCACCTTTGGCATGGTAAACACTTCGTTCTCCGGCTCCAGCGTCATCGGCAAAATCAAAGGCGCTTTCCAGTTGTCAATGCCCGTTTCTTTCGACCCCGTCAACATCATCCCGATGACCATTACCCGCTGCTGCGTTTCTTCCGACGCTGAGCGCATTGGCGCGGAGAAGGACAGCAAAAAGAAGAATGTCAATACCGATGAGGACGGCGAGAGCCGGAAGAACCCGAAAGACCGTATGATGGGGCGTTGGAGCTTCGTCGAGTATGGTTTGTACCATATGAGCATTCAAATCAACAGCATGATGGCACAGCGCAACGGCATCACGATGGACGATGTCAACCTGCTCATCGACGCATTGCAGCACATGTTCGAGAACGACATGAGCAGCGGTCGCGCACTGACGCTGCGCAAGCTGATTGTCGTCGAGCATACCAAGCCGATGGGAAATGTTCCCCGTGACACGATTGAGAACGCACTGACCGCCACGCTGAAAATCCCCGATGACTGCCCGACATCCTATAATGACTACATTGTGACCTTCCACCGTAACCTGCTGCCCAAAGAGGTCAAAGTGACGGAGTACGGTATCGACGGCTCCAGCAAGGTAATGCTGTAAACCGGAAAATCTAAAAATGTGAGCCTACCCACTTGCACATCCGTGCGAATTGACTACAATTTTAGACGTAAACTACAAAATTGTACCCTGATGGCAAAGTGGGCTGTCAGGGTACTTTTTGTTAATCTGTTTTAGGAGGAATTTCATGACTCGTAACGACCTGTCAACGGAACAGCAGGACCTTGTCCGGCTTGCTCTTGAAGGGAAGAATGTCTTGTGTGATGCCTGTATCGGCAGTGGCAAGACCTCTACCATCAATGTACTGTGCAACGAGTTTGATTCCTCTAAGCAAATTCTGTACCTTACCTATAACCGCCTTCTAAAGCTCGATGCACAGCAGAAAATCCTCAACGACAATGTAACCGTTCAAAACTATCACGGCTTCGCATCAAAGATGCTCTATCGCTACGGCATTAAGGATGTCGGTCAGGGCGAACAGATTTCGCGGCTCCTCGAAGGACATATTCCGGTCGGGCATTATGATGTACTTATCATTGACGAGTATCAGGACATCAACGAGGAAATCTCGAAGATGCTCGAATATGTCAAGGATTCCAACCCCTGTATGCAAATTATTGCAGTAGGGGACATGAAGCAAAAAATTTACGACCACACCTCTCTCGACATCTGGGACTTCATCAACAAATTCCTCGGCAAACATACGCAGGTCAATTTTACCCAGTGTTTCCGCCTGTCACATGACCTTGCCGGACGGCTTGGCATGATTTGGGACAAGAACATCAACGGCGTAAACGCTCACTGTGATGTCAAGACGATGACGAAAGAGGAAGTTATCGACTACCTCGATTCCGTCAACCCGAAAGATGTTCTCTGTCTTGGCGCTCGTACCGGTCCGATGGTCACGGTCTTGAACGCCTTGGAAGAGCGTCCCGGAAACCTGTACGATAAGAACCATGTTTACGCCAGCATCAAGGACAACGACGGAGACAAGTGTGTTGCGCCGGGTCCCGATGTCGGTATTTTTACGACCTACGACGGCAGCAAAGGCATGGAGCGTCCTATCTGCGTGGTCTTTGACTTTACGGAATTTTACTGGGGCACGAGAATGCACATGCCGATGGTTCGGTATGAGATTTTGCGTAACCTTTTCTGCGTGGCGGCAAGTCGCGGCAAGGAAGAGGTCATCTTTGTCGAGCCGGAGAAAGATAAAGACTTCTTGCTCAGCGACAAGACATTGATGACTCCTGTAAAGACACACATTGAAGCAAACCCGAAATTCGACATCTCTGAAATGTTCGATTTCAAGTTCGATGAAGATGTTAATGCCTGCTACGACCTTATCAAAATTTCTCCTGTTTTCCGAAAGGATGTGCATCCAATTGAGGTCAAGCATTCCGACGCTATGATTGACCTTGCTCCCTGTATCGGCATCTACCAGCAGGCAAACTTCTTTGACTACTACGACATCGACAGTGCTATTGCATACTATATGTACATGCACAAAGACAAGAAGATGGCAATGCCGCAGTCTTGGAAGTCTGTAGAACAGAAAGTCTTGTTCCTCACGATGCTGATGACAAGCCAAGACCGTTATGTGAAACAGGTAGAACTGCCGATTATCACGAAAGAGCAAGAGAGCCAAATCAACAAGCGCCTGTCTGTTCTGTTCTCACCGGACGAAAATGTACAGGAACGCTGCGAATTAAACGCTTTCGTGGATGAAAAGGGTATCTCAAAAGTAGTTCTCAGCGGCATGGCGGATGTCGTAAAAGACAAAACCGTCTATCTGCTGAAGTTCGTCTCTGCTCTGTCTCACCGTCATTTCCTGCAGTGTGCGAGTTATATGCTCGCCACTGGTCTGCAGAAAGGCGTTATCTGGAACATCTACGATAACAAGCTGTACAATGTAGAAATTCCCGACCGAGATGCTTTCTTGAACGCTGTTGTTAAGTGCGTTACGAAGGGCGTATACGATAAGGTTTACAAATTCGTTCTGGAAAAGGATTACACGCAAAACCTTGATACGATTCTCGACCAAATCATGACCGACGACTCATTGCCGGAATTTGATACGGGCGGAAATGTGAAGGAAGAGAAATCGCAGGACGAAGGCATTTCCATCATCAAGCAGGGCGAGCAATATGTGATTCTCGATGCGGCGAACCGTGAAAGTGTGGACGGCTGCGCGGCGAATGGGTACGATTCGATTCTGGCTGCCTGTGAAGCCTATGTTCGCATGAACAAGAAAAAGGCGGAGGAAACGACCAGCAAGAAAGAACTGCTCTCGAACATCGAAGATTGGCTCGACAATCACGCGGAGTTTGAGCGCCAGATGGCGCGTATCTCTATCGAAATCAATCGAGGTATCGGTCCGTATGCAAGCTACTCTACTTTCTCCACCTATGTCGTCCGTAAGATGCTCAAGGATTGGGGCTTAGTTATCAATTTCAGTGAACGTCAGCTTTTGAAGGTTTGGAAAGAGCGCGAGAAAAAGCGTCCAAAACCGGAACCCACACGAAGTGTCGAAGATGTATTGCAGGAAATGGGCTTTGCTGAAAGCAGCACCCCTCCTGCAGAAGTACATACACCCGCGCCTGCTGCACCGGCTTACCGTGTAATTCGCTCTTCCCGGCTGTCTAAGCCCGGTGATGTGCGGTATATCGTGGTAGAGGAAGAATCCAGCAATGTTCTGGACGACGCCAACGGCTACGGCTACAAGTCGATGCAGGCGGCTCATAAGGGCTACGCCTATAAGCGTCGCAACGGCGGAAACTTCTCCGCACAGCCGAAGAAAGAGAAAGCGCCGAACCTCACCTTGCAGGGCGAACAGCTCACATTCGGAGGTGTATGAGGCACAAATCCAGAAGGAGGTGAACACGGTTGGATAAAAGAGTAGAATTTGCGAAAGCTGTGACGATTTCGAACAAGAACCATCACGAAAAAAGCATGGATACTGCTGCAATCCAAGAGACCAATCGGCAGATTGAGCACATCATGCAGAAACGCAGCTATGCGCGGCGGACACGGCAGACCACGATGCAGCAGGCTTTGAGTGAGGAACATGACGTTCTTATGCAGGCTGCGCTGCGCAATGCAAAACAATACGCCGATGCCGAAGCTGCAACGAAAGATTTTGCTCTTGGATAAATGTTGCAGCTTTCAGATGTAACCACGAGATATTGGATATATAACATAGTTTTTGTTGCAGAAAGGCAAAAGGACATGGATGAGTTCGAAGCCAAGAATGTGCTTGGCAGCATTGTGATTCCGGCACTTGATGATGTGGCGGAAAGCGTCGAGTGGCTACGCCGAGACAACTACACCATCGAGGAACTGGAATGCATGCACTTCGTGGGGGAAGAAAAGCCTGTCATTAAAAAAGACGGCGTAAAAATCATCCGCGATGGCACAATTATCAGAAAGCATAACGTAAAGACAGGCAAATACGAATTCCTGTTTGTGCCGCGCTATGCAAAGAACAAGGAAATGGAGTAGGGAAAATGGTCAAAATCTACGGTTCCAGCGATGACCTCGTCTGTTTGGACAATTCCAACTATGCAGAAGACGAAATCTGCTGCTATGATGTTGCCGGTGTCTGGTTGTTCTTGGACGACGATACCGTGCTTTTCGTTGCCTACTCCCATGGCATCTGGCGCATCAGCATCGAACAGGAAGGTACAATGCCGTATCAGCATATCGTTTGTCCCGGAATAGACGAAAATGACTATAGCGACATATTCTTGACGGAGGCAGATGTGGTTCATCACGAGATTGCTGCCGCGAGAAACTGAAAAAAGGAGCTTTACTATGAACTTTTCTAAAATCAAAATGATGTTTTTCGACTTCGATGACACCCTGCTTATTCACTATCGTGAACAGCGCCTCGATTCTACAGGTGAAGCGCATCGGGAACGGCTGCTGCGCCGTCAGGTAGAGACGAAGGACGGCTACAGGGTCTTCGACGAAATCGGTGAGCCGAACGAGCTCATCAAGCAGTTTCTTGCGGAGCATCCCGATGTCCCGAAATACTGCATTTCTTTCGTGCAGGACAGCATCACTCTGCCGTTCAAAAAGCATTGGTTGGAGATGCACTTCCCAAACCAGTTCTACGATATGATTGGTACTTCCAGTCCTGAGCGCAAAGTGACCGTCATGCAGATGTACGCCAAAGTTTGCAATATTCCTCCGTATCAAATTCTCTTTGTGGACGACTACTACAAGGCGGTAGACGCAGCCGCCGATGCAGGCTTCTGTGCCATGTCCACTACGGAACTCATGCAGCGCCAGCTCGATAAAAGTAAGTAAATTCCCAACTCGAAAAAATTTTCTTAAAAATGCAAAGCTTTTTCCGAAGCAAAATATATCTCAAACACATGCCCACGCGGGTAGAAAGGTAATCACAAATGGGACGCTATAACTTCAACCAGAAAACGCAGGACGGCTACGAAATCTCGCCCGAACAGGCTAAAAAGTGGCTCGAAAAAAACGACAATAACCGGAACATCAACTACGCCAAAGTCAAGAAGATGGCGAAAGACATGAAGGAAGGACACTGGGATACAACACATCAAGGTATTGCCATTGCCTCCGATGGCACACTGGTCGATGGTCAGCATAGATTGCTCGCTATCGTGGAGTCCGGCGTGACTGTGCGCATGAATGTAACCTTCAATGCCTCCAAATCTCAGCACATCGACTCCGGCAACAGCCGCTCAATGGCAAACCGTGTACAGATGTCGGACTACGATATGAGTTGGACGAACAAGACGATTCTCTCCGCAGCAAACCTCATCGGTCGCCTGTTCGCAGGCTCAAATCTCAGCCACGAAGAAGCTCTGAGCGAGTGGCTGATGAGGTATCGCACACAAATCGAATCTACATCCAAGTGCATCAAAAAGGCTACACTGCCGGGACTCAACTCCGCCGGTACGACAGCGGCTATCATTGTAGCCGCCATGAACGATGTCCCCGCTATCTACATTGAGAAATTCATGGATGTGTTCTATTCTGGATTCACCAACAACGAAGCCGAGCATTATGCTATCACGCTGCGGGACGAACTGCTGCGTGAAAATCGTGTCAAACGCGGCACACAGTATGCAAAGTTTGCCTTCTACCGTACAGCTAACCGGCTGAACCAGTATTACAAGACGGCCACCGGGCAGCGCGTTGCCAAGCGCGTCAACGACGGCGATTTCCCGTATAATGTTTATGATGCCAGCGGCGGTATCGTAAAGCCAGAAACCAAGAAAGCCAAAAAAGTTGTTTGAAAGGGGGTGATTCTTGTGAAGAAAATCTTGAAATGCCTGCTCATGGCAGCGGTTGCTGTCATCGTCTATCGTTTGCTTCTGCTGCACAGCAAACGTCAGAAAATGGTCAAAATCGGTCAGACTATCTTGAGGTAGTGCTTAATGGCTAAGACTCAACTGACCCGTGACATTGAAAAAGCCCTCCACTACTGGAATCCAACCAGCTATGGAGGCTATCGTGTAGATTCATTTCGCCAAGGCTTCGACGCTCTGGAAGTACCTGTTGAGTGCGGCACTGTTAAATCTGGACTGGTTGACTTTGTCCGTGTGCAGGAATGCTTCACAAGTGAAACAAAAAGCGGCTCCTGCAAGCTGGCTTCTCTTACAGCGGGAAACACCTCTGTGCAGCAGATGGCAAAAGAAGCCGGATGCCACAAGGATACTTCTGACTTTGAATTCTGTAAGGAACCTTGCTCAGAACGATGGTGTCATTTTCATAAGACGAATCACACCTACACGATTGACACCATCATCACCTGCGTGGAAATCAAGATTTCCGTAAGCGATTTTCACTCCGACTACGGTCACAACTTTGTGGGGCATTGCAACTACTACGCGATGCCAACAGAGTTATACAAAAAAGTCAAAGACGAGATTCCGGACGGCGTTGGTGTTTTGCTATATTATGATGGCGAAAGCACCTGCGGCATCCGCAAGAAAGTAGAATGTAAGCCTCGCCAACTCTCAGAAGAAACTCAAAAATGGCTCATCATGTCAGTCGCTAAAAAGCTGCCCCGGCTCTAAAAGCTGAGGCAGCTTTTTCATATACACGAAAGAAAGGGCGCAACTATGCGAAGAACGCGAGCAGTAATGGTGGCTGTAACGATAGGAATGCTGACCTGCGTTACAGCCTGTGCAAGAGCCGACAATATATCAGCACCTCAGAGCGGAGCTATCAGCGCCGCAAGCTCTGTGGCAACGCCTATCCCTACCACAGCGCCAACGGTATCACCGAAGCCAACAACGGTTCCTACGGCAACGCCGGAACCGACTCCGGAGCCGACAGAAACACCGACACCTGCAATCACTTCCGTATGGGGTGATGTGACTCCAGCAACCTATGGGTTGGCGTATGGCACAATCACTTGTGACGATATTGGATTGGACGCTCCTTTGGTTTGGGGCGATGACCAAATTATCTTGAACCAGCGTGGCGGTGTATATCAGTATCCAAGCTCCGCACAAATCGGATACAGTGGATGCCATCTTTTATGTTCTCACAACGACAGTACACTCTCTTTGCTTGAATATGTAAGCATAGGAGATGAATTCGTTGTGACCACAGATTACGGGAAATATGTCTATGTTGTAGATTCCGCACAAGCGGGAACCGTAACAGATGACGCAAGCACCGTAATAGGGGAGGATGGGTCTGTTCTTGTTGACTTATCCGATGAAAATGACCGCCTGTACATGTACACATGCTATCCATTTGGATATTACGAAGCAACCAGCCAGCGCTATGTGGTAAGAGCCACACTAAAAAATTGAGGAGATGCTTTTGGACACCATGTCAAAAGAAAAAATCATCAAAGCATTGAAAATCACAACCACTGTGATTCTGCCGCTCACCATTACCTTGGCGAGCATTCTTTTTTGGGCAAAGGTGGTTTATGACCCCGAATGGCTCATTCTATACCCGAAGCACGCTATCACAGCATGTTTCGAAGGCGCAGGGTTGAGTGGAAGCCTCATTTACTACGACATCCGAGCCGACAAGCACACAGGACACTAATATCCTTGCACATGCTTGCGACTTCCATATAATAGATACTGTAACATAGATACCATACGAATCGCGGCAGATTTTTACCTTTTCACGATTCATAATCTGTTCTTTGAGCGGACTTATCCCATATCGGGGTAGGTCCGCTCTTTTTTATTTGAAAGGAGAAAAAACCCATGCAAAACAAAAACTTATTCTTACGGAGAGCAGCAGCGGCAATTGCAGCACTCTTCACCCTCAGCTTCACAGGCTGCGGTCAGGTCCCGATTGATTCGGGTAGTCTTCCTGTATCCGGGGTCGTCTCAGAAAGCCCTGTCTCTGACAGCGAGCAGACGGCTGGCGTAACGGAAGACGGCAGCTTCACCATTCACTTCATCGATGTAGGACAGGCTGATTCTGCTCTTGTCACCTGCGATGGGCACTATATGCTCATTGACGGTGGCAATGTAGATGACTCTGACCTCGTATACTCCGTTCTGGAACGCGAAACAAACGGGCATTTGGATTATGTTGTCGGCACGCACGCTCACGAAGACCATATCGGTGGTCTTTCCGGTGCTTTTGAAGCCGTTACCGCAGATGCGACATTCTGTCCTGTAACAGATTACAACAGCAAGGCATTTCGGAATTTTAAGCAGTATGCGGAAGAAAAAGGAAACGGTCTGACGATTCCATCTGTGGGAGATACCTTCTCATTGGGTAATTCAGAAGTTACCGTTATCGCCGTGAATTCCGTTCCGGACGACACAAACAACACCTCAATCGTACTGCGCATCGTGTACGGGGATACCTCATTCCTGTTTACGGGAGACGCCGAAGAAGAAGCAGAAGAAGTTATCCTTCAGTCGGGTCAGGACATCCAATCCACCGTTCTGAAAGTAGGGCATCATGGCTCACGAACATCTACTTCTGAAACATTCCTCGACACTGTGAACCCCGCCTATGCTGTCATTTCTTGTGGTAAGGATAACAGCTACGGACACCCACATGACATCACATTGGCAAAGCTCCAGAGCAAGGATATTGAGATTTTCCGTACAGATGAGCTCGGAGACATCTACTGCACCTCTGATGGTAAGGATGTCACATTCACCTATGGCGAGTATCATCAGCCGACAGAAGGTCCCGCTGCATCTGAGGTGGAAGTCGAAGAGCCGCAACAGGAAGACGAGGTCATCAACACCTACATTCTAAACACCGGCTCCATGAAGTTCCACGCACCGGACTGCTCCGCCGTTTCTCAGATGAGCGAATCAAACCGCAAGGAATATACCGGCTCTCGTGAGAAGCTCATCGAGCAGGGATATACGCCGTGCGGATATTGCAAGCCGTAAAGATAAGCTTCGTGCCTACCCGCAGCAGTGGTCGCCGGAAGCAACAACAGGAAACGAATAATACCACCGTGAAAATATATCTCGTAAACGCTAAAATGTGAATATCAATAAGGAGGATTGCTATGAAAGCAGTCACTTACATTACCGAAAATACCATCATGAAATTTTTGTATAACCCAAAAAAGACCTTTCTTGAAGGCTTCGTTAAGGAATGGCTACGCTTTGATTCTGGTACATATCAGGATTATGGCAAGTATGTCAGATTCCTAAAGGTTGCTATCAGAGATAATGTCTCTGAATTGTATATGCAAGGTTATCCGTGGGGAACTCAGAAAGGATGCAAAGACCGTCCGATTGGGTATATCGATAGCGCAGCAAAATTCGATAGGGTCGCCGTCATTATCGATTCGTCTAAAATCTGGCCTTTGGTAGGTTCTTCCTCGATAGAGGCTTTTCTGGCAATTTGCCCGGAGCTCCAAAACATTCTTTGGAGCAATAACTTCTTGTGTGGCTTTTGGCGGGAATTTCCGCAAAGGGTCTTTGAGAAATTCAATGTCGATGAGTCCACCGAAAACAACGAGGGCGTAAAAAGCCTTGCTATGCAGTATGTCATTTTCGATGCGCTGACCAATTCGGATAGTCCTGTATCTTTCGAATGTATGTTGAACGCATTGAAAGGCACCTGTACATACGAGCGCATGAACGACTATGAGTGCGCCATTAACTATGGCTGCGACCCGGAAGGCTGTATCACCTCGATGGTGCAATGGCTGAATGATAAGCATCTCAGAATCGTCAACAAAGAGACGGAAAAGGGGTCTTATCTTCCAAAGAAGATTGCAGCAGCAAGGATTGCCAAAAGCATCCGTGATTCGTTTGTCCCGGATGACAATGAGTCCCAGCGCATTGCACGGAGCATGCTGGCTTATTGCAAGGAGTATATTCCAAAAAGAAATGTCATCGACATTACGATTGGCGATGGAACTTCGGATGTAATCCGTGTGAAGGTTCCGGTCAGCAGCTTTTTCCACTATGACCCGGAAGCCAAGGAGCTTTTCATCAATGTAAGCAAGGTTCCAGAAGCCAAGAGAGCAGACATCAACCGCCTTCTGAAAGGCAGCGGTTCTTTCGTTGGTGATGACCTCGTCCCGATGACATTTTTGCAGGAAGTCTTTTTCGGAACGCTTTCTTTGTGGAACATGGACAGATATTCGTACAGTGCGAATATCATGAAAATGTCGCTGGCCGATATCTTCGAATGAAAGTCCGAGCCTATAAATGATAAGTCGTAGCAAATCTTATCCAATAATTAGCCAATCCAATTGCCGCCTGCTTTCGAGCAAGCGGCTTTTTTCTTGCGTTTCATCAGCAAAAATGGTAAAATTTAGACAAAGGGGAGGATTGCATAAAATGAGAAGCAAAAAGGGAAAGGTTCAGCCTGTCGTATCCATTGAGGACCGTATCAAAGCCGCAGCAATGCTCCTGAAAATTGGACAAGATGCAGAAGCAACGACAAAAATGCTGATGGAAACATATTCTGTATCTGAAGATGAAGCTGATTCGTATGTGACGGAAGCGTTAAAAATCTGAGGAATCGAGGTGCTATCAGATGTGTAATTACAGCGACTATGTCGAACAAAAAGGAATTGAGAAAGGCCGTATTGAAACGCTTTCCGAAAGTGTTGTAAAACTTGTTCGCTCCGGCACTCTGACGCTTGATGCAGCTTTGGATGTGCTGCAGGTATCTGACGATATCCGTGCAACTGTCAAAGCAAAGGCTGAAAAGATTTTGAATAATCAATAATATTTACTTCATTGAGCCACTACCCATGCTGGGGGTAGTGGCTCTTTTTTGTTGCATAAAATTGCGAATGGCATACCATGGATAGTAGGTTCTAAAATAAAAGGTGGCTGCTATTTGTAAGATTGGGCCAGCCAGTAACTTCATTGAGCACATCATATAAGGAGAACAATTTTATGGTTACTGTTTTTATTGTATTAGTAATCGCTCTATGGAAATTTTTAACATACCCATTTGAGCCTCTTGCTCGTTTTATCTGCAGGAAAGAAAAAGACGAAGAGAAGCGAGACAAAAAGGAATTCGTATGTTTGTTAATTTGTTTGATTATCGGATACGCCATCTTGAAGTCTCCTGATATGGTATATACATATGTGATGAAACATCATGAGTCATCTGAATTCTGGTTTGGCTTCTATAAGAACTATAATCTTGTTGTTCATCTTTTGATGTTGGCTTACGGATTCAGATGGTTTTGGGGTGCAATTCGCGTTTTGAAGGGCAATCCGGATGCTCTCACAGATGAAGAGTATCAACGGTTGTATAAAGCAAGTAGAATAAACGCTGAAAAAGACGAAGCCTATTGGAATGGCTATTGGGATGGTTTCATAGGCTGATGCCATAAAAGAAGCGGGAAGCCAGCCACTTTGGACATGAAAGGATTTACGCTGCGATTAGCATCAAACCATTTGAGCCACTACCCATGTTGGGGGGTAGTGGCTCTTTTTTGTTGCTCAAAAACCAGTTGCCAATGTGTGCGAACTGACTAAAATTGTAGATGTACGATAGATAACATCTACTATGGCACTACCTGTGCTCGTACATTTTTCATAATTTCGCTTAAAAGGCGGACTTCCTGTTTTTAGGGAGCCTGCCTTTTTTGTATGAACCAAAAGGAGCGTAATGTAATGTTCAAAATTCACGATGACAAAGTCTACTTCGTTGCCGAAACCCCTGACATCAACAAAGTTATCGAAATCTTCCTACCTAAGGATGACCGTGGCACCATTATGGATTCACACGAAATCCGTGTGGACCTGTGCCGTGCCGTCATTCACATGGAGAAGAAGGGGGTCCGTGTCTTGAAGGTCCGCAACATTGAGGATACCAACAAGGCAAGCATCGACATCTGGCACATGCCGGAGTATCAGGAGGCTGCAGAGTCTCCCGTAAGCGATGTGGTCAATGCCTGCATCGAGTCCTGCTTTGATTCCGGTGCAATGTTCAATCTGCCATGCAAAGTCAACCGCAAAACCCATGAAGTTTTTGCTGTCGAATGCTGCGCAAGCCCCGATGATGATGACTCGTTCAGCCATGCAGATGTTGAAATTGACGGGCAGTCTTACCCGCTCAATTTTGTCTCTGACATCATGGACGAAAACGATGTCGACGACGCATTGGATGAGTTCTACCGAATCCAGCAGACCGGCGAATATTGGGAAGCGCACGACGGCAAATCGCTCACGGACGCTATCCATGAATGCCGCTGGGCTATCCTGAAGGATGCCATCCAGAAGCGCGGACATGAGGCCGTTGCTGATTTTGTCGGGACCGACATTTCCAGCGATACTTACGACCGCGTGATGGATGAAACCGAAGCCCAGATGCCGGACGAAGAGTTCGAGCACTTCTGGGAAAAGTACATCTGACAAAAACATCTCATACAACAGAAAGGAAGTATACCGCTATGGCTATCAACAATGTTAACGAATTTCTCCGCAAGACCTTTTCCGAAACCATCTTTGGCACCCCTGCGCTCCGGCCGATTGCAGTCTGTGCAGACGGCTTCAGCCTGTCGATTCAGGCAAGCAGTATGCACTACTGCAGACCGAGTAAGGACCTGCAGGACGACGATTACTCCAAGGTCGAACTCGGCAATCTGTCTGAGACGGTCGAGGAGTTTCTGCCGTATGCCGAGAATGAAGCCCGTCCGCTGTTTACCGTCTATGGGTATGTCCCTGTTGAGACTGTGAATGCAGTGCTTGCCAAGCACGGCGGTATCGTCAACGCGTGAGGGGAGGAAACTTACAATGGAAGTATTCACTATCGTCGCCAATGAGGTCATTGGCTTATCCGCAACGGAATGCACGCTGATTCAGTTTAGCTACAATCCGGAGCAAATCCGTGACCCGGAAAGCGTCCTGCGCAGTGCTGTCAAGGACTATCTCAAAACGGATGAAGGCAAACGACAGCTGGAAATCAACTGTGGTTGCTGGAACTGGGGCGATGTCGATGACATTCCCGGCTCGTTCTTCTTGAACTATGGTCTGGCTAAAATCGCTCCGCCGGATGTGAATGTTATCGTTGACCGCAACGAGAGTTTCACGGATGACTACGACGATTGCGAGGAAGAATAACAGAAAGGGCATGAAAAAATGCGTATTTATGCCGCAAACAGCGTATTCATAGAAGTTACGCGCCGGTGCAATATGTGCTGTGCGCACTGCCTGCGCGGAGATGCCGAAAGCATCGATATTCAGGAGAAGTACATCGATGCTTTTCTCGACAGCTTTGAGAAGGGAGCTTGTATCAGCTCTCTTACCTTTACCGGTGGGGAAATCTCTCTGAATATACCGGCAATTCGATACACTTTGAAAGCTGTCAAAGAGCGCGGTATCGCCGTTGGAAGCTTTTACATGGTCACTAACGGAAAAGCCGTCGATAAGATGGCTGACCTTGCTATGGCGAGTCTGGAGTGGTGGACCTACTGCGATGAAAAAGATGACGATATGTGCAGTCTTTGCATCAGCAGTGATAACTTCCACGAAGCAATCCCATATGAAAGTAAAAGTATCCTTAGTGGCTTGAAATATAACCGTGACGATAAGGTAACGGACTTTCATCGGGCCTATTTACTGAACGAAGGACATGCTAAGAATCTCGATTCGAATGTCTATAAGAAACGTGAACCTTATGTAGACAAGCTCGAATACGAATTCAACAAAACCGGCGATATCGACTTTTACAGCGGCGAGCTGTACTTGAATGCCATCGGTGATATCGTTTCCGGCTGCGATTGGTCCTACAAGTCGCAGAAGAAATATCGTTTTGGCAATGTAATGAACAAAAACTGGCTGGAGAACATTACCAACAGTGAGTTGTGCATTGCAAGCTAAACTATATCACTTATACATTGCCACCGTTTTCCTACAGAAACGGTGGCTTTTTTAAAAAAGGAGGCCGCAAATGGCTGAAACAAAAGACATGTTTGAACAAATCAGCGCCATCTTAACCGATAAGAAAGATAAGCCGCTTTCCTATGAGGAACTTGCAGCAATGCTCAAAACTGACCCTGATGCCCTCAAAACCTTTGATGAGGTCTATAAGACACAGGTTCTTGAAAGTGGAGAGCTGCATGAAAATATGCTCCAGTGGGATACAGCTACAGTCAAAGCAATTCTCGACAAGAAGGTCTACTTTCCACCGGAACTTAATTCGCTCATTGACCGCATCGTCACAGAACTGGTGCTTGAAACGCGTCTGTACATCTACAACGCGGAACGCGGCGGCTATTATGTGACATACTCTGCCAACCGTGACTTTATGACGGAGGTCACAAACGAGGAGCTGAAACACTACCCAGAAGAACTCCGTCCGCAGCTCACCGGAAAGTTGATGAAGATTGACATTTCTGAGCCATCGTATAAGGAACTGCTTCAAAACTACGCAGGCTACAAGAACGCGAATAACGACAGCACAAAAATGTTCTGTTACAACATGTTCCGTCAAGGCCTTGACATCCTCGACCTTGATGACTTCACTTATCAGATGCTTGAGATGAACCCCAACTCCATGGGCTTCTGGTTTCCTCCTCTGGTAGAAGGATTGTACGGCAGCGCATTTTTCAAGGTTCCGGACACAAAAATTCTTCGCGTACCTATCACCATGCTGCAGCTTACCCGCCTTGGTTTCGAGACGTTGAATCCTGTTACAAAGGAAATCGTGAACCGTTATTGCCAGAAAGTCTTCCATCTTGATGAATACGAAGACTATTTTATCAAAACGGGCACGTATTCTTCCAAATACGAATTCCGCAACGCTCATATCCATGACCCGAAGGAAATCAATGAGATGGGCGAGTATTTCTTGTTCTTGAATCATCTGACATGCTTGATGGCAGGCTCCCTAAACAGTCGTTGCTGCTATGGCGCTAATACTACAAATGAGTGGGTCGTCAGAGAGTATATCAAGGATAAAGAGAACAATCCTACCATTTACAACGGTTTGCCGCTGCACACTGAATATCGCGTGTTTGTGGATTTTGATACAAAGGAAATTCTTGGCGCAAGTCCTTATTGGCGCAGCGATGTTATGAAGAACGAATTCAAAGAAGTCAGCAGCCCACAGAAACGCCATGATTATGTTGTCTACAAGATGCATGAAGACATTCTGAACCAGCGTTACCACGAAAGCATTCAAACTATTCTGGCTGAGCTGAAGAAGGTTATTCCTCGCATTGAGTTAACAGGGCAGTGGAGTGTCGATGTAATGCGCAACGGCAATGATTACTACATCATTGATATGGCGCTTGCTGAGAACTCTGCTCTGAATGACTGCGTGCCGAGTAACCGTCTTCGTGCTTATCCGCAGCAGTGGCTGCCTGTGGCTCCGAACACCGAAACCTAAAAAGGGAGAACCATCATGAATACCATTTCACCCGTCTTCATCCATCAGCCGGATAGCTGTCACGGATGGGGCATTGAGTTCAATAAAGAGCGACCGTTTTGGGAGGCAGATGCCACCGCATTTGTCCGCGCCATGTACGATGAGATGCAGAGCCATGACAAGAGCTTTAGCTGGTTTCATCAGTGTGGCAGCGGGCAAGAACAGAATGGAAACTACTACGGTTACCAATTTTTCGAGGTTTGTTCTAAGACTGAGGAAAGCGATGCGAAGCGTATGGCTGAAATCATTGCCGAAAAGATTGGCACGAATGTTGTTTAATAAAGGAGCGTTAATTCATCATGGATACGCTTTCACCTAAAATCACATTGTTTGGCAAAACGATGAACATCAAGGAGTTTCTTACTCTCCTGTACACAGAAGCCAAAACTTCGGGATACGACTCAAATACCGGGAACGTTTGGTGCCTTGCTTATCAACGCAATGTGTCCGCGCCGGGAATCCCAATGGACCAGTTGACGGAAGAACAACGGCTGTATGTGTATGCCACAACGTTCTTGTCTTTTCTTTCTATTGGGAATAAAAAGAACACTCCTAGAGATTTCATCGTTAAAACGCAGGAATATGAGCGTGAATTTTGGCTGAGCGACAACATCAACAGCCAAAAAGCCATTCTTCCGGACAAGAATATGTGGCGTAATTTCAAGGATATTTACTTTTACATTTCGACCGACTATGACACAGGCAACGATGGCGTTCCGTTTGCAGACCTTCTGCCGGAAGAACGCATCAATGCCGCCGCCTATTATGTGGAGGAACACCTCGAAGACTGGACGACATTGCTTAGCTTCACTGTTCCTTACGCCCGGTACACGGATGTCCCCAACGCAAAATAAATCTCATCTTGCTGGAGCCGCCTTCGGGTGGCTCCTTTTTCTTTTGCCAAAAATTGCGACCGGATGTATAATTGGGAAAAGGCGGAGGTGCAGTATGAGCATATACGGATAGCGGGGCAGAAATGCCAGAACCAAAACATCAAGGAGATAGCAACCACATCTGAGGTGTCAGTTCGGGTACTTGTTGTCGAGTATACGATGCAACAGATTACAACATACAGCAATAATTGCATTTTGTTGCGAATTGCGTAAAATATAGGATGCAAATAAAAAGTGAGGTGAAGGAAAGGTTGTCGCAAATCAGAATTATCGCTCCCTATGGGGACAATTTCAGTGTCAGAGAATTTGTGGAATGGGAGTATAACGGCGGGAAAGAAGATTTTGAGCCCGATATGCACTGTAAATCATGGAATACATTGCCCATCGACGGAAAGCTTGGCCACATTGCTTGCAGTCTTTTTGGAGACCTCGCTAGTTTTGGCAGTTATAGCTGCCGTATTGGTGTCTCAGATGGGCATTCAACCTACTACTTCTTCTTTACTCAAGAAGGAAAGGACGAGGAGATTCTCCTCAGCCTTGCCGCTTTTGTAAATGTAATCTACACAAGTGCCGAAGAAACATGCAAACAGGGAACAGGGCTTACTTTTGCAGACTTACCTCTTGCGCAGAGACTTGATGTGATTGCAAAATATATCGAAAACAACTTTGAAGCATGTGTCGCAATGCTCGCCAATGTTCCTTATATGCAATGGACTTAATATTTTTTGCCATTTAGTGTTGCACATTTGTGCGAATTGAATAGAATTAAGAATGTAAACCAAAAAGTGCATCGGAGCGGTCAAACGCCGCTTTGTGCTATAAATTCCTCCCCCAAAAGGAGCAGGTTCGTAAGGAACCTGCTCCTTTCTTTTTGGCAAAAAAGGAGAACCCATGAATCGAGAAGATGTTGCAAAACGTAATGCCAGTATCGTGCGGGATATGCGCAATGGCATGCGGATTCGTGATGTAATGAAAAAGTATGATGTATCTCGCTACACATGCTACCGCACCATGCAAAGCGTAAATCGAAAAGAGAGACAAGCAAATTACAGTGACTGGAAAGCCAAGCGTGATGAAGAAATCGTCAATCGTTATGCCGATGGCGTCCCAGCAGAACAACTTGCTAAAGAATATAGCGTTCACCGAGCCACAATATACCATATTCTTTCTGAGCACAACAAAGACTATCTGCGACAACGTGATGCCAAAAGACCGAACGCCACTCAATTGGCTCGTGAAGCACGGCAGCAAACATTTATCGAAGCTGTAAAAGCTGACCCGAATCGCTCAGTTATGAGCATTTGTGAAGAGTTTGGCTACTGTTCTTCTCACGGCTTTGCTCTTATCCACAAAGCCGGAATCTACCGTGGCCGAGGACGCAAAAAAGGAGCGAGCAACCATGACGAGGCTTGAGAAAATCCAGCGCCTGAACGCAATTGCAGCAGATTATGAGAAAGGCATGTCTTTGCCTGCCCTGGCAGAGAAGTACGGTGTCTGCGTACGGACCTGCTACCGTGCCATTGACAAAGATGCCGTAAAAGAACGTACTGTCGCTCTGAACAAAGCGACAAAGCTGGATACCGAAATCTTGAATGATTATATCGCCAATATGTCAGTAACAAACATTGCAGCGAAGAACAAAACCTCCACAACTCACTGCTACCGTGTTGCAAAAGAAGCGGGACTGTGCAGCTTGGAGCAGGGTCGGAACCGACGGTCATCCCGCCTTACGGAACGCAACAAGGAAATCTATGCCAAGCGGAAAGCCGGTGCCTCAGTCAAAGAATTGGCAAAAGAATATCAGTTAAAGGTCCCGACTGTCTATTGCATTCTTGAACATATGGAATGGGGTCGAAAACCATGAAAATCCGGTTAATTTTGTGCGCCGCGCTGGCTTTTGCACTCACCGCCTGCTATCCCGTTAGCACGCTTCCTGCAGATGTTCCTGTCGGCTCAGCAAAAAGTATCGTAGAGAAGGAATTGGAAAAATCCCCGGAAGAAGAATTTACGAACTGGCTAGAAGCAGAGCATATCATGCCGTATGCTTTCGGGGATTGGGGAGAGGCTTCAAATGGTTCCTTCACAGACGGCAAATGGCACGACGTCAAGCTTCGCATCACAAAAGTCACAACGGAAAGTGAAAACGAGGACTACATCGAAAATGTCATCGCCTACAACAACACCTACGCCACTGTGAAATTTGGCGAAGATGAAACTATCAAGCTGGAAGACGGCATTGATGATGCCGAGCTTATAGTAGTTGATTACGAAGTAGAGCTTCCCGAAGATTATCCTTGTGACGGAAACGCAGATGTAAACCTGTCTGTTCGTGACCAAAGTGGTCAAACGCAAATGATTAAGCTCGTGACAAGTGAAGAACTTGATATGACTCCCGGCACAGTATACGCCAAGCGCGGTATCTTTGCACGCAAGCAGGGCGACACAAACTATGTGTTCGAATCCCTCCGCTATCAAAACGACGCCGCTATTGAAGGACTAGATGAAGGGGCATCCGCCAGAGCATTGGAAGACAGCTTTTTCTCCAACAAATAATACCCATACAAATTCGAATAACAACACCGGACCTGCTGCGAATATTGCGGCAGGTCTTTTATTTTGAGGTAATAGCATGAACGACAAAGACCGTACACTTCTTCGCTATGTAGTAGAAGGGGATATTCGTAAAGCCCAGCAGCAGGCAAAAATCATTCTTGAGGGTATCACGACGGCAAAAGACGAGCAATTCAAGACCCGCTGTCTTTCTCAGCTCTCGGCAAAAGCACCGGAGCTTATCGAACTTCCCTATAACATGCAAGGGTTACTTGTGGCAGAAGATGTCACTAATTTCCCGGAAAATAGGTATTTGCTCCGTGATTCCGAAAAAGCTGTAATAGAACGCCTACTGAAGACGAGAAAAGCCTCTCTCCGACTTAAAGAACTTGGCATTCACTACACCTGTTCCTTGCTTTTGCAGGGCGAACCGGGAACCGGAAAGACCGAACTGGCACGATATATTGCATACAAAGCAGACTTGCCTTTCGTATATCTTAAATTCTCCGGGCTTATTAGTTCTGCTCTGGGGAAAACGCAGCAAAACATCGGGCATGTATTTGACTATGCTCGGCGTTCTCCTTGTGTGCTCTGCCTTGACGAGATTGATGCTATCGGCATGAGCCGTGGCGGAAAAGATGATGTTGCAGAGATGAGCCGCGTAACCATTGCTCTGATGCAGGAGCTTGACCGTCTCCCGAACGATGTCATTCTCATTGGCACGACCAACCGTTCTGACCAGTTGGACGCAGCATTGTTCCGTCGGTTCAGTTTTCTTCATCGCGTACGGAGCCTTGACAAGAACGATGCCGCCACTTTAGCAAAGATGTTTCTTGCATCGACGGGATACCCCACCACCGAGCACACCGTATGCGATGTACTCGAAACCATCGAGAGCTTCTATACAGCGAGTAATGTGACGAAGGCTTGCACGGACTATCTCGTCAATCAAATTGTCAATGAAGAGCAGGAGGAGAGCCATGCGTGATTTTGAGCCCCGTATCCGCATGAAGCGCGGAACTGTAGCAGAGGAGTACCCGGAAGTTGCAGCTATGTGGCATCCTACTGCGAATAGCTTTACCCCTTCAGATATTACCGCCGGAAGCAATCAGCGTGCAGCACTTATCTGCCCTGTGTGCGGTTATGGCAGCGATGGAGAATGGCGACCAACTGTCGCTTCGACTTGTCGTACCAAGGGTGGCTGCCCGGTCTGCTCCGGCAAAATCGTAGTTAAGGGTAAGAATGATGTTGCCACCGTACATCCAGAAATTGCGGAGCAGTGGCATCCGACGCTCAATAAAATCAGCCCGGATGAAGTCTCTTCCGGCAGCGGGAAACATGTCTTTCTCGTATGCAAAAACTGTGGATACGGCAAGAAAGGGGAGTGGTGTCCCGTCATTGCATTTGCCTGCGGCAGCGGTGACAATCATACCGGCTGCCCGGCATGTGCTGCCAAGGCGCAAAGTGAACGTCTCAAAGCCTATCACGAACGGCGCAGAAAGGGACGGTGATGTTATGCGAAGTCATTTGAGAGCTGAACCTATCATAAACGCTAAAAGAGATACTCCCTATAACATGAAAACGCAAAAAGAAATTGGATTATTGGGAGAAAAGGTTTGTAGGAACTTCCTCATAGATTGCTGCGCTAAGCACCGTTTTGGCTTCGTACGATTTGAAGATGTTCGAGATGTCAAAATGTATCAAGAAAGAGACATTGACTTTATTGTTTACACTTCAAGCGGGAAAACAATAACACTTGATGCCAAAGCGGATACATATACAACAGGAAATATTTTTCTCGAAATTTATGTTCCGGGTTTTAAGCTTGGGAAAAACGGCGTTCCTATCGCAAAGTATACAGAAAATGGAGAACGAGCCGGACAAAAACCCGGTTGGCTGTTTCGAGGAGCAGACTTTATTTTCTATTGTTTTTTAAACACAAAAGAAATCTTTGTTTTTGACAGGGAATGTGCGGCGTATTATGCTTGCGAATGTGCAATATCGGGAATGCCGCTGATTCCCATATATAGAACAGCAAAAAACGATGAAAACCGTGGAGATAACCGCAATTACTATGGCATGGGAATTTGTCCAAACGCCTTGCGAATGATGAACAGCAATATTATGAGAAATCATATGTGGCTGTGCCATTTCCAAAAAGGGCCTTATTATAATCCTTACACGAAAACTTATGACCATCCGAAAAAATCTGCCTGAGAATGTGAATTTTTCGCAAACAATTGCCTCATAAGCTACAAAAAAGTGTTATAGATTTGGTATAATATAGATAGGAAATGGAGGGAATTATTGTGAATCAAATCAACGCTGTAACGCTTGGAAAGCTCATTGCTGCACACCGTGAAGGCGACGAGCAGAAGTTCAAAACCTATGTTGATTTTATCGCCAAAGCCTATGAAGAACAGGGAAACGACCGTGCCGCTAACATCATCCGCAGCAACTATACGGGTGATTATGGCGAGCAGGGGAAGGTCGTTCTGGATGAAACAACCGAACAGACTACATACTACGAGACAGGCTGGTATGAGCCTGATGTTTTGGGGTCCGGTGGCTCCTTTCGCGGAGTTACAAAAGCAACTTCCGAGGAAGAAGCATTGCAACGGCTGCTGAAACACTCTGCCGACTATGCACATCGTATCACCGTATATAAGAAAGACGGCAAAACCATAAAGCGGGAAATTTCCGAGTATGACCAGTGGGAAAAGAGGTGGTTAACATAAGAAAGACGGCAAAATCGTAAAGCGGGAAATCGCCGAATACGACCAGTGGGAAAAGAAGTGGTCAACAACCCCGCCTAAACCGGCTCGCCGGTTATAGACGGGGCTTGCGGGGCAACTCGTAAGCCCGGTTGATTAGCCTTGGTGAACGGCAACTTCGGTTGCTGCGAACTCCGTTATGCATTTGATGAGCAATCATCTTCATAATATAGGCACCCCGATTATGCTCCACAAGTGTCGGGCTCTGCGGGCAGTGTATGTATCAATGACGCAAGCCATTGATATGTATTACGTTAAAAATCTCTAAGGGTAGGAGATGTGCGGCTGCCATGTCGAAAGGCTAAAACAGTGCATAACATTGGCGAAGTGGACCACAGGGCGCAAGCCCTGACTTATAGTTTTATTACTATTTTACGAAAGGAGTGCCTTGCATGAGCACTTGCGTTTGTGTTCTCAGCAACAATGGTGAACGCTTAATGCCTACCATCCGTCTTGGCAGGGTACGCCATCTTCTGAAAGACGGAAAAGCAAAAATCATTAAGCATCATCCATTTACTATCCAGTTACTGTATGACAGTAAAACAAACACGCAGCCCATCGAAATCTGTGAGGATGTTGGCTACAACTACATCGGCATCAGTGTGAAAAGTCAATCTCACGAGTATGTATCTGCGCAGTATGATACATTACAGGATGAGAAAGCCTGCCACGACAGTTGTCGTAAGTTGCGCCGCACCCGCAGAAACAGACTGCGTTACCGTAAACCGCGTTTCGATAATCGCAAACGCGGCGAGGGTTGGCTTGCTCCTTCTTTGAAACATAAGAAAGAACTCAATGTCAACGTTGTTAAGATGTATTGTACAGTAATGCCTATTACTCATGCAACGGTTGAGGTTGGCTCTTTTGATACGATGCTTGTAAAAGCAATTCAGGAAGGAAAAGTCATTCCTGAGGGAGCAGACTATCAAAAAGGTCCTCGCTACAATTTGGCAACCTTGCGGGAAGCGGTATTTTACCGCGATAACTATGTCTGTAAAATTTGTGGGCGTAAAGCTACAGAAGGTGCGATTTTACATATGCACCATATGTTCTACTGGAAAGGTCGTCACGGCAACAGCCTGAACGAACTTCTAACAGTATGCGAAAAGTGCCATACGCCTGCCAATCACCAAAAAAGCGGTAAGCTTTATGGTTTCGGAGAAAAGATTAAATTTGCCGACCTTTCCGGTGCAGCTTTTATGAATACTGTTAGGTGGCAAATCGTCAATGAACTCTACGTTGCTTTTGGCAAGCCATTTGTTACAATCACTTACGGCGCAATGACAAAAGAAAAGCGTATCGCGCTTCAGCTTGAAAAAAGCCATAACAATGATGCATATGCAATGGGTGAATTTCATCCAAATCTCCGTTGTATGTTTGAGCACTATGAAAAGGCAAGGCGTAACAACCGTATCCTTGAAAAGTTTTATGATTCTCGCTACATTGACATTCGTACAGGAGAGATAGCCACCGGAAAAGAACTCTTCAACGGTAGAATTAACCGTAACCACAAAAAGGATTCGGAAAATCTGCACAAATACCGTGGCAAGAGGACATACGCAGGGCATCGTGCTCTGTTACGCAAAAAGGTGAATCTCAATCCGGGTGATTTAGTCTCTCTCAACGGAGAAAATCTCATTGTGCATAGCACTCATACCAAAAAGAATGGTGCTGTAAATGTAGAGTTCGAGACACCCGCAAAAAGCGGTCAAAAATCCGCAAGCCTTAAAAAGCTTAAAATTGTAAAAGCAGCAAATTCCATACATCCCGCATGGAAAAAAATATCTTAATCATTAAAAGAAAGGAGTAGCAGGGTATTTGTGCTAACTGAGTACACTTCAAATTGCCTCTTGGTTAGTGCATTCCTCACCGCCTAAGTCGCAAGCGACTATAGACGGTGTACCCTGCACACATAATTTAATGAAGTGGAATGTATTTTCTCTCGAAGCCGTTAAAGAGGCATTAAAACCCAAGTTTGTGTTGGAGAAAGTCCGCTATGTGACGGACGACGAAGAGTACGGCGAGGGCGAGTCTACGCGCCTTGTTTTTCGCAATGTAGAAGAGATGCCGGAAATCGACTATATTAAGCGAACCGTCTGCACATTCATTCAGGACACCTATGTTCATTTTAAGGACAAAAGCCTCAAGCCGATGTGTATTTGGCAGGATAACCTCAATGAAAGCGAGGACCATATCCGTTATTCCACAAACAACCTTGTGTCGCCACCGCTGGGACTCATTGGCGAAACATACATTTCTGACGAAAGACACACACACAAGTGGCTGGTAGCCCAAGGAGGAACTGAACTTCTTGAGAAAGCGTCCGTCAGCATTGATGTTGATGTGATTTACGCCTATGACAATGTCGATAAGGTTGAGAAAAGTTCCGAAAACGGCGAGGTACATGGCGTTCTCATCAACAGTACAATGTATCTGCGCGAATCGGAAATCAAACAGGTTGCTCAGCTTATTAAAGATGAAAAGCTCCGTAACCGCGTATTGACGCTGATGCGCTCTCATCGCCGTATTGTATCGGCTCCCGAAAAGGAAAATCGCAGCATTCGAGAAATCGCATCCGCGCAGATGCTGGGTCAGGGGTGAAATTGTGAAACACAAAATCTCAGAAATCGGCGCTCAGATGCTCAAGTACCAAGAACAGCTTGCCCGTGAATACAAATACAAACCCATCCCGCGTACCTTCTTCTCCGATGTGAGAGCCAAGTTTCAAAAGGCATTGCCGGAATGGTGCAATGTGTCCGGTGACACGATTTCGCTCGAAACCACCAACGGTACGGTCATTACCAACGGGTACAACCGTATCGTGATTGGCGACTACGGCGCATTTGTTGAGTTTTCACGCGTACAAGCCTATATGCGACGTCTGAAAATCAAAGAAGGGCAGGCTTATCGCGTAGAAGACCAGCGCTATGCCGAACATGTCAAATATCTCTGGCTCACGGCAGATGATGGTTCGGATGTGAAGGTATACGACCAGAAGCGTCCGGTAGAATATGCGGATTATAAGCCGGGGATGCTGTATGTCAGTGTATATGAGGTGTTCCCACACATCTAAGAAAATCAAAATAAGAAGTTCTACCCAGTTCAGGGTGGGCTTTTTATCGAGAGCGCCGCAAAGACTACTGACTCACGGAGGTAACCGACAATGGTAACATTTATTGATGATGATGATATCGAACTAAAGCCTTGCCCGTTCTGTGGTTCTACAGCCGGGTTATATGCAAGCTATGAAGGCATGTATGCAGTGCGGTGCAACTACTGCCGCATCGGAACTGTCCTCATAAAAAACGAACAGGACGCGATTGAGTTGTGGAATCACAGAACGGAGGTAACGAACGATAACTAACGCAGACAAAGCAATTGCATTGCGCCCATCATACTGGGCAAGCGTATCTGGCGGAAAAGATAGCCTGTATATGCTCAATTACATACTGCACAATCTGGACAGATACCCGCTTGACGGCGTGGTTCACTTTGAACTCGAAATTGACTACCCGTTTATACATAATGTTATCGACTATATGGAAACGGAGTGCAAGCGAGCTGGCATCCAATTTGTGCGAATCAAGCCGAAGAAAACGTGGGAAGAATTGTATGATAAATGCGGTTTCCCAACAAGAAAAGTAAGATGGTGTAACGGTCACTATAAACTTGATGCAAAGCGGCAACTATCCGAATGACTGAACGAAGTCTGTTTTTATGTAGTAAATTACATAGGCTATTGTGCCGACGAAGAACGCCGTTTCAACAAACGGTTGAGTGCCAAAAAGTTAGAGATATACCCTCTCGCAGAAAACGGCATTAACGAAGATGTGATTTTGGAATGGGCAAAGACACAGCCTATTTTCAACAACTACTACAAAACCAACAAGCGCTGCGGTTGTATGTATTGCCCGATGTCCTCGTTTCTTAACTTTGCCTATCTCTATAAATACTACCCCGAAAATTTCCGGTATATGCTTGAAAAAATGCGGGAAACGGAAGAATTGAGAGAGAAAGAGCTTGGTAGACCGTTCTCTGTGATTTCATCGAATCCCAAATATAATGCGGATTACTTGGAACACATCGTCAAAACGAAATGGCTCAAAAAGCTCAACGAAATGGAGATGACCAACAATGACTATGTCGATGCGTATTGCGTCGGTGTGGATGTGGATGGTCACACCACTGTCCACTAGGTTGCATTAAAGAGTATTAGCAAAAAGGTGTTTTATCGAGTTTAGCTGTGGGGAAAATGTCAATTGGGTGAAAGCATGAGCAGTGAACCAAAAGTAATCACTTCCTTTGAGGAAGCACCGCAATCGTTGCGCGATAAATGCGATAAAGAAGTTTTGCGAGCTTTTTTTAATGCACACTTCTCAATTACAGAAAAAAGTGTGAATGACGATAAAAGATTCTATCTCGATGATGGACGCAGAATTAAGGACGATGATATTCTTGTTGCCTACATGAAAGATAGGAAAGTCTGGGCAGAACCCAGCATTGAAATTCGTACTATAACAGGCGAACTCACAAACAAGTTTGGAGAAAAGAAGCTCAAAGATTTCTTTGCGGCAGGATTTTTCTTAACGAAAAAACGCATTAAAAAGAACAAATGGAGATATTATTTGCCGGACGGCAGATGCTTGGATAGTGAAAAGAAACTCGATGACTTTTTACTCGAAAAACTGCGTCCAGCTTTTAACAAAGAGTTGTGCGACCATGTGATTGACATGGCAGCCACGGCAATTCCCGGCGTTGACAAAAGCGAATTGTCCATTTCTGATGCAGAGAACGAAAAGGCAGCGTGCCTTAATGTAAAACTTGACGGCAAAGCCTATAAAGAAGCAATTTTACCGTATGTTTCCTATGAAGGCATCATTAGCTCATCACTTTATAATAATCTTTATTCGCGCTGTACGGCACTTCATAAGCGCAACATTGAGCGCTTTGAGGAATCCCACGATTTGAAGGCGCTCAAACAAATTGCAGAGTCTATTCTTCTGTCTTTGCAGGTAGATGAAAAACATATCCTGCTCGGAGATTTCTGCATCACCTCCAACAAAATTACTGACATCAATGTAGGGCTGCAGCAGGAAAGCGCATTGAAGAAGGCAGTCGTCACCACAACAGTAAAATTTGATAACGGTAGGAAAGCTATTTTCAGCATCCAAGTAGCTTTTGGAATCAATGATGTTCTTCTGCAAGAACTCTATAGAAATGATGTTCTGACGCAAGGGGCAAAGGTTGTCTCAGAACAGAGAGACTATTCCGTTACCCCGAACTCTATCTTGCATGACTTTGTCTGTACTTGCTGCAACAATGCTCATACGGTCAGTAAAACATACAGAAAAGGCAAAATCGTTCTGGACGGCGTACTCAGACAGGTATATAACAGCGTTGACGCCGCTTCCGCATTACCTGTAAGCAACCTTTTCGTGCTTGGGAATGACCCTGCGAAGGATGTTTCCTATTGCGACATTGCAGACCAAATCACCGTAAAAATCACACCGGATAAAGGCACAGCAGAACAATGCGTTTCACTAACCTATTCTACTGCTGAAGAATTCCTTGACAAAGCGGCGACCGTCCTCCTTGAAGATTTCTACGCCGCAAGCAGCGATGCAAAATGTCATGTCAGATATGACTTAACATTGGATATTTCTAAAAAGGGAAAAGAAAGTCTTCGGTGTGAAGCAAAGCTATTCGACACACAAACGGGTCTTATTATTGCCCAGACCACAAGGTGTCTTGTCAAAAAGTTGAAAACGGACATTGAACAAAGCAAAGAACAGATACCGACCAGCTTCAGCAATGTTTTTTGGGTAAGCAATGCAGAAGACATTTTGATGTATGCAGCTTCCTGTGACCCAGAATGGATTGCAAGTGCTTACAAGCAAATACGCGAACGATTAGGGTTGCTTGGATATTATTTCTGCAAATTCTTCGCGTCGCAAGACAACCACAGCTATTGTAAGACAGACTTGCTGACAGATTTTCTGCGGGAAGCGAGTATAGACTTCAAAAAGGCTGCCATCGCGGATAAAATGGAACAATTCCTGCGTACTTATATTCTCTTACCGGAGAGCAAAACTCTTTATCTGTTTTCCGTCGACTCTGTGCGCAATTATTATGGCAGCTTTGAGACTTACAAACCCGTCAGCAAATACCTCCTATCAGCAGTTGCTGCACAATATGAAGCAGAATCCGTAGAGCCAACCTTTGAGGATATGGATTATCTACTGAAGGACGCACAGTACGCATTATTTACAGACAGACGCCAAAATGCCAAGACGGAAGAAGACGCTTTCACCATTATTTCTCATCTTGAAAAACAGCCACAGACTTTCAAAAAATTGCTCTTTACAAAAGAGTATTTCAAGAATGTATACGCGCTGCTGAATGATACAGACAAAATGTTCGCCGATATTGTTATCAGCGACTGTCCCGGCTGTACCAAGCTACTGAAATCTCTCCAGAATTTTGCCGAGGAGCAATCAAAGAATGTATAACTACACCCCCGATAAAATCATCGCATCCCTTGCCGAAAACAACTATTTTGCTAACCGCAGGATTGCATATGCCATTCTGAATGTGCTGCGCGACGATGCGTCACCTCTACTCATAGAGGGTGACCCCGGCGTAGGAAAGACGAGCCTTGCCAAAGCGGTGGCTTCTATGCTGCAGATTCCTCTGATTCGTGTTTCATGCCACGAGGGAATTACAGCGGATAAAATTCTTTACGACTATGACTACCAGCGGCAATTGCTGGTGGTGTCTGCCATTCGGGACAAGCTCAACGAAAACCTCCGGGATTTAAGCGTGAACGAAAGCATCAAAGCTGTTGCGCAAAACACAGAGTTTTATGGTCCGGATTTCTTGTTGAAACGCCCTGTCATCGAAGCTCTCACGATGAAGGGCCACAAAGTCCTTCTCATTGACGAAATCGACAAGACTGAGCCGGAAATCGAGCACGCTCTACTCGAAATGCTCTCTGATTTTGCTATTACCATTCCGGAATATGGCACGATTCAGTGTGCGCCAGAGGATAGACCTATCGTTTTTCTGACCTCCAACAACTATCGCGAACTTTCTCAGCCTATGTTGCGACGCTGCTCTTACCTTTACATCGAGCACAAGCCCCTTGCAGAAATCAAGCAAATCATCTGCGCGAATGTCTCTGCCTCTGAGGTGTTTGTGGATAGCGTTGCACAGGTCATTGACCGGCTTCAGAGCCTCGACCTGCGTCACGCCATCTCCATCAGTGAAGGCATCGAATGGGCAAAGTGCTTGATTGAGACGTTCCATTGTAAAACGGCTATGGATGTGAAGAACGCAATGCCATATTCTATCGGTTCCCTCGTCAAAGACCACGCAGATGAGAAAACGGTAGCAAAAGCCTTCAACCTGTCCAACGGGAATGAGAAATGAGTGAAGCAACAAATCAAACCATCGAATCTTATGTGAACCTGTACACTAAATTCTTCCAAGAGCTTACGCAGGAATACGGCTTCTCATTCTCAATATCAGAAGCGCTCAACGGCATCCAACATATTTCTGACCCGTTAGATGTAGAGGACGTGCTGTACACCATGCAGGGCGCTCTATGCCATACAAAAGAGGAATGCGACACATTTGAGGCAGTTTTCTGCAGGCGATTCTTGCAATATTCCTACGCGCCAAAGCCAAAGGAATCTTCAATTCCTAAGAAAAGAGCAACAAATAGTGTTGCCACTTTTGTAGATATGCCAGATGATGCTCTGGAAGAGTGCCGTAAAAAGACACAAGCGAACAGAGACCAAGCACAAGCGGACATAGAGAACTACCGCCGGTCTAACAGAGGAAAAGAATCGGTCAGTAACCAGCAAAAGGCAGTAGACGCTCTGCGCGAAGAAGCCGAACAAAAACGCCAAGCTGTTTTGCAAGCATACGACGACTACCAGAAAGCAGTAGCATCTGTTACGCTTGCCGAAAACAGGCAGCTTGTAGACAAAATAGAGCAGCTATTGCAGAAGGTAAATACCGAGACGAACAGAGAGCTTGCTGCATACGGAATCATGGAGCGGCAATTGCGAAACTCTCTTGCTTCCGGCACTTCACAGGAGCTGGCTGTCTCTCAGAAACTCTTATTATCTGCTGCGGTCATCGCTCGTTCTGCAAAAGAAATATCTCTGTACATGGATTTCATCTCTCTTGCCAAGGCATTCCAAGACTTGGCAAAAAGCGTGAAAACAAGTCAGTCTAAAGTGTCAGAAGATACTACCGTAAAGGTAGCAATTAAAGAACGTGGGGAAGCAACAGGGGAGTGGGAAAAAGCAAAAGAAGCTCTTCATAAAGCAGAAGCCGAGCTTGAGAAACAAGAGATGCAAAAGGCGTTGTATGAAAGCAATCTTCGCACTCGCGAAAAGAGAGTGACTTCTTACGATGCAATTCTTACGAACATTCGGAAAGCCCAGCAAGAGAAGCAAATGCAAAGCATTGAGAAGGAGCAGTCGCTCCGACATCGAGAAGTATTCTCCGGAGGTCATAATGCGGTAAGAAGCAAAAAGCAAACGGATGCACTTCTCAACGAGGATGTCTCGAAGCTCTCTAATGCCGATATTGAGAAGGTCCTCACTTTTATCCGCACAAACGCCAAGACTTTCCGCCAAAAGCTTCGTAAGCTGTACATAACCCAGCAGAAAAAGCAAATCGACGTGAAAGCAACAATAGAGAAATCCGCACAATGCGACGGTGAGATTGCAAAGCTGTACTATAAGAAACCCGTAAAATCAAAAGCAAACATCGTAATGCTGGCGGATATTTCCGGGTCTTGCCGTACTATGACTTCTCTCGCTCTGACATATATGGGGTTAATGAGGGAAGTCTTTCCCGGCGGCTGCCACCTGTTCGTTTTTGTGAACCACTTGGTTCCTGTAGACCGCTATTTCTCAAACGAGAATGTCACAGCGGCAGTAGAGAGCATCAACAAGAATGTTCCCAGCCGGGGCATCTACTCAAACTACGGCGTTCCTCTAAAGGAACTGCGCTACGACAATACCGGCATCATCAACAAGGATACTACTATCGTCATGTTGGGAGACTGCCGAAACAACAAGAACTATTCCGGCGTGGAAGAGGTTGAATGGCTTTCTAAGCGGGCATCCAACTTCTTCGTTCTGAACCCCGACCCGTTGAACAAATGGGGGCAAGGGGACTCTATTGCCGACCTCTATGCCAAGAGTGGTGCGACGGTCTGCCGGGTGAGTTCAACGCAGGATTTGCTTACTTTTTTGGAGTTTGCAAGCCTCAGAAAGCAAGCCTAATACGCGACCACAATATATGGTGTATGTCGCAATTTGTTTACATTCCATACACTATATATTGTGGTTTTCGTATTGACTATCCGTACATATTGTGGTATAATGCTAATGTACTCAGGAAAGGCGCTACAAGCAAATCTCCTGAACATGCTCCTGTAGCTCAACTGGCAGAGCAACTGTCTTGTAATCAGTAGGTTGCAAGTTCGATTCTTGTCGGGAGCTTTTGGCAAGCCAGCCTGCATCTGGTTTGCACGGGCACTTCGGCAACATCTGAAGCGCCTTGCCACTCGTTAAGACGACCTCCACGCGGTGAGTGGTGGGCAGCGGGGTTAAATCCGTTGGCTGACGTCTTATAAGATTGAAAGTAATCGGCGGGTCGCAGGTTTAAGCCCTGTCGAGAGACCCCGCGCTACCAAGAAATTGGTGGCGCATCATGACACGGGGTGTAGCAATGGTAGCTTGCCAGTCCCATACGCTGGCGGTTGTGGGTTCAAGTCCCATCCCCGTACCCACGTCCTGACCGAGACGTAAAGCCGGTCAAATACCAACCCATGCAGCCACCTGTCTTGCGTCATGGGTTGGTCATATGGCTCGATAGTTCAACAGGTTAGAGCACCAGCCTGTCACGCTGGAAGTTGTCGGTTCGAGCCCGATTCGAGTCGCCATTGGGTGTAGTACAAGGGAATGCGTCAATCGCGCGATAAGGCGTAATAGTGGAGTACAGGTGCGACGCGTAAGCACGAACTACGGTGGTGAGACACCACCCACCCAAAACACATCCATCGGTCAGATGTAAAATGACCGAAATATTCTGGTGTCGAATACGAAGGTTGTAATATACCGCCGGTTAATTCGCTCGTTGCGCACGAGAAAAGATGGTTCGACCCCATCCACCAGAGCCGCGACCCGCTGAGGTAGCCCTAACGGGTCGAAATCTAACAAGGAGGACAGTCCGATGCAGTAATTACCGCGTCCGAATGTCGGCATCAAAGAAAGGGACACGCCAATGCACTAAGTAACGTCCGCATAGACGCAACAGTGAAAGGGTCACTCCGATGATGTAAACCACCTTGTGGCGGGTAGCTACCGCCAACGCAAGCTAGTCCACATCTGGCTTGCATGGGTACGCCGGTCATTATCGACGTACCTTGCCGCTCATGAAGACAGCCTCCACGTGGCGAGCGGTGGGCAGCGGGGTTAAATTCGTTGGCTAATGTCTTATAAGATTGAAATGGCCCAGGTCATGGCTTAAAACCGACTTCCCCGTGTTGCAAAACGCCTTCGGGCGTTCCCTCCGGGGTACGGCGTCGGCGGACGCTCAACGAACCCCCTCAAGCAGCAGGGAATACGCGGAAGCTGCTTGCGCGGACTGGTCTACACAATCCGCGTTACTGCTCGGAAGACAACCTCCTCGTGGTGAGCAGTGGGCAACATCGTTGCGGTCAACAACCGCAACATGGCTAAGTCTTCAACTATCGGAATCGCATCACAACTCCCGGTGTGAGCGGTATCCAAAAGGTCAGGAAGCCGTGTGGGCGAGTGCTTCCTCTTGGGCTACGGTCCAGAAACAACAAATCTCGTCCCATCAAGCATGCAGACGTACGAGCATCCCCGTTAAGCCGGGGCGCAGCCAGACGCGACACAGCCGCCAAGGCGGGACTGCTGCACGGCAACTGGTAAGTATGCCGCAGTCCCAGACAAAGCCCACAGCAAGAGCCGCCCATGTACTTGGGCGGACAAATAGGGCTGCAAGAATCGAAGTTGACCAACGCTCAAGTGCTTTCCCGGATTCCCTTGCCCAGTCAGCATTGTGGATTTGCGGGATTGCTAGAGGGTGTAAAGATGATGTTCGGGGTTGACCACCTCCAAAACGAGCATCATGGCGGGGCTAAGTGAGGGTTCACCCGCAATTCTATGCAGGTATCGTATAACGGCTAATACTTCGCCCCTCCAAGGCGAAAATGCGGGTTCGATTCCCGCTACCTACTCCATCGTCGCCGTCACCGTACGCCACGACATTAAATTTGGCGAGCATGGTCCACATGTGGTCCGCTGTCGAATGCCAATGGACAGCCTATAAAAGAATCGGCAAACAGGTGCTGTGCCTGAGAGTATCCGAGAGTCCCGGTGTCAGTCGCGAATGAGACCGGAAAACAGCGGAGAGGGTACAATGCAGAATCCGTCGGCGTGGCTGCCGAATGGTACTGGAAGAAAAGGGTTGGCTGCCCTGATTGCGGGATGATAACCAGTATAAAACATCCTACCGTGCTTGGTTAGCTCAGCAGGTAGAGCGGCGCATTCGTAATGCGCAGGTCGGCAGTTCGAATCTGCCACTAAGCTCCACGGTCCGATTGGGTGACGCCGTTGCCTTGTGCAAAAATCCGCCCAAGAAGCTTCCAACGGGGGCATGCACCTGTTGGCGGTTGGCTAAGTCCTGTCGGAAGTCGTCGGCACCGGAACCGAACACGAATGGGCAACGTAAAGCCTCGCATGGCAGAGCGTTATCTGCTACAGTGCATGACAACTCTAAGCAGAAAGGAGATGATACCAATGGAGCAGGCAATTATCAATGTCGAAGGTACGTCCACGATTGAAACCGCAGCAGCAGCCAAGAAGCTGATTGAGACATTCGGGAGCCAGAACATCCGTGCTATCTCGGTCAAACGTGTGAACGAGAACAGCAACGAGGTCGTTGTTGAGCTCGATTTTGTATCTGGCTTAGCACCGCATCTGCATGGGTTTACAATGCGCGTCAACGGACTGACGGCGGGCTATGCTGGTACTGGTCCCTCAAACCTGTATGAGGTCCTGCAGGCGGCTGGCGTAAGCGAAACGCTGGTAACGCGTGAAGACATCACGCAGAAGGATGCCAAAACTATCCCGCTGCATCTGGAGCGCGAGGTCAAACAGTACGGCGGCTATCAGTACGCCTAAAGAAAGCATTCCCTATGTCGACAGCCTCTTTGGAGGTAGGGATGAACAATAGACAGCACGAGCGTCTAACAAAATGTCGAATTAAGATTGAAAATGGACTTGATTGCGTGTACTGTATCACGGTACACGAGTCATTTTCGTGTGGAGCCCTTTGGCGGGTGCATCCCGCCATCATGGGGATATAGCTCAGTTGGGAGAGCACCTGCTTTGCAAGCAGGGGGTCGAGGGTTCGAATCCCTTTATCTCCACCAACAGGGTCGCTTCGTTTTCTGCGATGGCCTACCCTGGGCTTGATTGTGTACTGTTTCGTACAGTACGAGTCATTATCGCGCGGAACTCCTATAACTATGACCACGAAGACGAACGCCTCGTCCGCGCCGCTTGGACAAGCGAATTACACGAGGCATCGTCAAGCCGAAAAAATGTAGTGTCGAGTGGCGAAATCGGCTGCGACATTGGCGAGGAGCACCACCCTCGTCAGTCTCCCTTGCTAACAACCTCCACGGGGTGGGAGATGGGCAACAGATGCCAATAACATCTGGCTAATAGTAAGCAATCAAAGCGCGGACCTCTTTTAAAAACCATGCCACGTGCATTACACATCTTGCCGCGCTCCGGTCGCTACGTCCCGGTAAAACAAGATATGCAACAAGCCGTAACAATCATACCGTGTGGCGAAACCGGCTGCGGTATGGGCAGGATAAGTTCCCGCCAGTTACTCAATCAAGACAACCTCTGCGCGGTGAGTGACAGGCAACGGATACAATGTATCCGGCAAATCGTCTTATAAACAAAATACATGGTTGGGTGTCCGAGTGGTCTATGGAACCGGTCTTGAAAACCGGCGATGCCGCAAGTGTCCGTGGGTTCGAATCCCACCCCTACCGCCATATCTGCCGGGCATTGTCCCGGCTTTCTTTGTTTGTTGGAGTCATAAAATGAGCACTACTATCACTTGCCTTGAGAAAATTGATATTCGCCGTGGAGACAAGGACGCAGATGATGCAAGGCTCTATCTTGTAAAATACCTGCATCAGTTCATTGACATGGTCGGTATCTTGTCGTTGGAAGTCTATGACTTTGCCATCGAAATTGAAGGCGACTTAATTTCGTGGTGCGAAGGCAAAATCGGTGGTTCAAAGTCTCAGCCGGAAAAATCCGAGTGGGAAGAAGAAATCGTAAAACATCGTGCCGTTGATGCCATTGACTGCATCTTGAATGATGTCGATGCAACTGTTATACTTTCCTATAAGGTTACATATAACTCCTACAAAGTTAAATTCGGGAAAGAATACTGGAACTACATCTTGCAAGGGCTTTTCAGCAAAGAAATGGTTTTCCACGGGCTGCAGTACGATGATACTGCGAATGTTTCAATGCTGCACCTTGAGCACGGGGAATTCGCAGACGAACCCGCTCCTGTACCCAAAGAAAAGGTAGACGATATCCCTATCTGGCATTGCTGCCAGCTTGAGATAAGCTGGGATACAGAAGATGTATTCACAGCAGGGCAATTCACCCGATTGGAGAAAGCAATCGCCTCCGTTCGTGATTTATTCGTTGATAAAGATAACGGTATAGCTGTCATCGAGGACGACTCACTCTTCATTTGCTCTCAAGTTATCATCCCAAAAGAAAGCATTCCCAGATTTTGCAGCTTCTTGACCGTGCTATACAAAATTGCAAGAGAACACGGCAAAACGATATATGACAGCATGCAATTTGTCCCTTGGTATTTTCAAAAATTCGCCGTAATGTCTATTGATTTTGACAAGGGTATTGCGTTACCAACCTATTATAGATACTAAGACGGAGAAAATACTATGACCAAACAAGAACTCACCGAGATGGTCACAAAAGCCAAGCTGTGGGCAATCGAAGCTCACGCCGGGCAGAAAGATAAAGCAGGGAAAGACTACTTTGAGGCACATGTCTCTGTGGTCGCCAAGGGCGTTAAAGGAGACCCGGTAGCTGAAGCAGCCGCTTTCCTACATGACACAGTGGAAGATACCACGCTTACGATGGAGGACATCCGAGCAGCATTCCCGAAAGAGGTTGCCGATGCGGTAGAAGCCTTGACCCGCAAGAAAGGGATGTCTTACGCCGAATACCTTTGGCACATTCAGCAGAACCATACTGCTATCAAAGTAAAACTCGCCGACCTGCGCAACAACATGGATTTGAGCAGGCTACCACACGAACCGACCAAGAAAGACCTCGCACGAACGAAGAAGTATAGCCGAGCTTATGCAATGCTCAGTGGTATCCACGATACCCCTTATAGCATCTCTGAGGTAAACCCTTACGCACTTTACGACTACCTTCTCTCTACCGGCTGGGAGAAAGCAGAAAAGCAAAAGAAAAGCAGTGAAGTAGTCGTTTTGAAAGCGCCTGCTGATAGCCTTACTATTTCGGTTCCTATCGACATGACGCTTCCGGACTATGAGACGATGATGGGGGAAGCCGTGACCAGACTGTGCGTACATGAGGACGCTCCGCGCCCCGATGTTCTGGATACAATCATCCATTGGAAGCCGTTGCCGAAAGAACAGTAAGCAACCTCATAGACTTGCGTTTCTGTTGCTGCTCTTGTGGCTAAACTGTTAATTTCGCAGCTTAAACCACTATATATTGTGTTTTCGTATTGACTATTCCAACATGTTGTGGTATAATGATGATACTGAAACAACGAAAGGAAATCAGCTGATGTTCGCCGCTATGTTGAACCAACAGAATAACTCACAAGGGCTGTGGAGCATAAATCTCCTCGGTCAAGTTGTGTTGTCTGTACAGGGTCATCATAGCGCAGTGGCTGCGGGTTAAAACCTGCACTGCATCGGAAGCTCCGTTTCATCCACGCTATGACTGCACCCTCAGACATAAAATGTCTGCCGGGTGCTTTTTATATGTTGGGTTGTCGCCAAGCGGTAAGGCACGGGACTTTGACTCCCGCATTTCGCGAGTTCGAATCTCGCCAATCCAATTTGACGATATATCGCCATACTTTTGCAACGATGTAAAGTCATCCATACCATACAACATCCGAAAAAGGAGGTGATTCTAATGGCTACCGCACGTAAAACTGCTGTTATCTATGTCGAGGTCGGCGCAGACAAGAAGCAGGTCAAACTGGAGGACATCCAGAAGGCGGTCAAGACTGTCGAAGGCACCAAGAATGCCTACGTCAACGCTGCCGACGCCGCAGTGTATTGTGTCGATGCTGACGGCAAGACCACGAAGGTCGAGCTGTAAAGCGTCTTTTCCCGTCGCCCGTTAAGCGGACGACTTCGTGGGAGTTTAGCTCAGCTGGGAGAGCATCTGCCTTACAAGCAGAGGGTCGGCGATTCAAGTTCGTCAATTCCCACCACACGGTTTCCGACTTCCGTCAGCAAAAAGCCGGTGGTGGAGCTGATGGGTTAATACCATCACAAAACAGTGCATGTGCTGCCAATCACATGCCTTTCATGGGCCCGTAATGGTTTTCGACAGGGTATGGAAGATTTCATGTCGCGGGTATGGTTCCGCCTCAAGGACCACCTTAAAAAGTAACTGACAACAATCGTTACGCTTCTCCTATCGCTGCTTAATTAAGCTGACGGAGACCAAAACAACGCACCATCTCGCGGGTAAGCGTGTGAGGTTCAAAGGTACGCAAGATATGTACGGCGCAGAATAAAACCGGACCCGTCTGAAGTCCAAGTACACCAAGACGCAAATCATGGTGAGCGTGGTCATCTGTCCGCTGCAAAAGGTTCGTCGCACGACCAGACAAACAGTCCAAAGTTGTCAATCATGTGACTATCGCGTAAGTAATCATGGAATTGGATATATTTTGGACACGAGTTCGACTCTCGTCGGGTCCACCAGAATAGCGTATCTACGCTATATTTTAGTTTAAGGCGGTACAAAAGCCGCCATCATGCTCCCGTAGCTCAGTTGGTTAGAGCATCTGACTGTTAATCAGAGGGTCGTCCGTTCGAACCGGACCGGAAGCGCCATAAGGGCTGTTTGTTCAACGGTTAGAACTCTTGGCTCATAACCGAGGTACGCGGGTTCGACCCCTGCACAGCCCACCAAATCGCGTTGCTACGCTATTTTTTACGCAACAACCGTCCGGCAGTACGTCAACTGCCATCATATGCTCCCGTGGTGGAATTGGCAGACACGGTGCGCTCAAACCGCACTTTATTGAGGGTTCAAATCCCTCTGGGAGTACCATGTCCAGCAGTGCGATAACTGCTAATCTGTGGGTTGTTAGCTCAGTCGGTAGAGCAGCGGACTGTTAATCCGCGTGTCGCAGGTTCAAGCCCTGTACAACCCGCCATATGTCCAAGTGGCGGAATGGCATACGCGCTGGTCTAAGGAGCCGGTTTTTGTGAACTCAGCTTCCACTTCGGACAGTCGCTCATGATTGCAGCCTCCACGTGGCGAGCGACGGGCAACAATCAGTGTAAAGCTGGTTGGCTAATGCTAAAGATTGAAACGAATCCTTCAGCAAGCGCCACAGTAAAGCCTGTACTTCATAAGGTACAGGCTTACATTTTGTTATATAGAGGAAGAAAAACAATGAGTAAGCATCTACTGGGTCCAGACCGCGTCCTGCACGAAGGTGCTGGCTATCGCAGCAAGTACACGGCTAGAATCCAAAAGCCTCCGGTCGGTAGCAGAGAGAATCCGTCCAATCCGAAACAAGAGGGTGTAGATGCAGTGTACATCCCAGATACCGCCAAATGGTGTAGCAAAAAGTAAACCACAAGTTGATTGACCAACGCTATAAAAGTGGTATAATGTAATCAGAACGAAACGAAAGGAGACAACCAAAGATGCTGTGCAAGACTGTTAATGCTGTGTCGTTTGCTGAGTATAGTTATGAATCTGAATTCGAGTCCTACGAATCCAGCTTTATTTCCCATACTCCTCGACAGGCAAAAACAGACAATGTATAGATGCGGTGCGTCTCTAAACGATAACTGCATTTTCACACGCTGCTTGTCGAATCATTTCGGCAGGCAGCGCTTTTTTGTTGCCTGCAATATAGAAAGGCAGCAAGAAAATGAACGTTCCAACAATCGATATCCAGCAGACAGGTGCCAATATCAAGGCACTGCGAAAAGCAGCAGGCATCAAGGTCAAGGATGTGGCAGACACGCTCGGTGTATCCACACAGGCGGTAGCCAAATGGCAGGCAGGCACTGCACTTCCTACCATCGACAACCTTGTGATTCTCGCCGCGATGCTCAATACGAAAATTGATGACATCCTTGTCATCGCATAAACCCTCGCCGCAGGATTGCGGCTATATGGCCGAATAGACGAATTGGTTAAGTCGCAAGCCTTTCACGCTTGAGAGTATGGGTTCAAGCCCCATTTCGGTCACCATCTGCTTCTGTAGCTCAGTTGGTAGAGCAGTAGGTTGAAGCCCTATGTGTCGCTGGTTCGATTCCAGCCGGGAGCACCACGAGGCTTATGCCTCCTTATATGTGCCGGTATGCAAGTGGTTAAAGTACGCGGTCTGTAAAACCGTTCCGTTACGGTTCGCTGGTTCGAATCCAGCCCGGCACACCATAAGGCCCCTTCGACAAGTTGGTCTAAGTCACCACACTCTCAATGTGGAGTCAGCAGTTCGAGTCTGCTAGGGGTCACCAACATCGCACCTGTGTTAAAAGCAGAGGTCGCCTAACGGTAGGGCAACGGACCGCTAATCCGTCGCGAGGCAAAACGGAACTCACTACGAAGTGCCAATCAATCCCTCGCCTGCGAGTTCGAATCTCGCTCTCTGCGCCATATGCATGTGTGTCCGAGTGGCTGATGGAACTGGTCCAGAAAACCAGCGGTCAGAAACGGCCCGTAGGTTCGAATCCTACCACATGCGCCATGAAAAGTCTCCATAGTCTGCGATTATTCGTGGATTTTGGAGACTTTTTCTTGTTTGATGCCACAATTTATGGTATAATAGCAACAGAAAGCAACAAATAATGGAGTATCATAAAATGCAAAAATACGATTTCATTACGAAGCAATATGCCCCGTACACACCACCTCAGAACGGGCACTACGACATCATGGTTTATAGCAATGAAGAGTTAAATTGCGCTGCGTGCGGGCATATCATCAACGAATACAACGCGTACACATCGGCAGTCATCCAGAACGATATTGGCATAGGCTATCTAATTTGCAAGAATTGCTACGACCATGAGCTCAAAGTCAGAAAAGCTGTAAAATAAAAATTCAACAACCCCACCATCTCCTACGAACAGTATTTTACTGAAAAGCGTAGGAGATTCTTGTTTTTTGTGGTATAATGAGCAAAATAGGCAAAACGCTTTATCAAAGGACACATAACCATGCCGAAAGTAAACAGAAACAAACAACACACAGATTTCAGTTTGCTTCTTTCTGAACTGCAGGAAAAAGATAAAGACACAGGAAATGCCACACTTACCAGCAGCACTAAAGCATTTCCTACTTCAAACGAAATTAGCCAAAATCGAAATACCGCACTCAGTAACCCAGAAATTCAATTTGCTATTGTCACAAGCGGAAAGAAGCAAACATTACACGACAAGACTTGCAAGCAATTGCGAGAAATAGCGGATGAAAAAATAAAATTTATTAAAGCACTCCCACAACAGAAATATTCTATATGCAATGTCTGTCACTTACTTATCTGTCTTCGAATAGGAGCAAAAGATAAAAATAAAGGTAAGGAATACAAAACATTCTTCAAAAAAGCAAATGCAACAAATGACCTGATATTCAAGACATACATCGATTATAAACTTCAGACAAGAATCCAAAATGAATCAACCATTATTGTCTGGAGCAAAGAAGATACTTGGAAAATCGAAATAACAAGCCAATACGGGAATGTCATCCTCTGGCACAATAACTACTACATTGCAAAAGATGGCAAACGAAAGACATTACCAGAATTTCACAATCAATTCCCAAACGAACCCGGACTAAAATTTTCTAAAGCAATCAATTGTATTGCAAAGTATTCTCCCTCATACCATATTGAACAAAAAGAATTGGAAAAAATAGAACCAAGCATACTCATAGTAATCCATCACCTAAAGCAAGAAGAAAAGCAGCGGTCCACAATAATCGGAACTTTTCTTTACAGAATTAAGCTGACACTCTACACCAATGGGTATCATAGCCTCTCAAAGCTAAAACAAGGCATACAAGAATTCCATATCGTAAGAACACCAAATGAAACACCGAACGAAAATGGTCGCTATTGTATTATTTACAAGTCAAACACTGTGTATGCTTATAATATAGGCGTATTTGACACACAAAAACAATCATTTACAAAATCTTACAGCAAGGACTTGATAACAACCATTGCAAATGTCGTAGCTTGGAAAAAGCTGTAGTATAAGCCGCTTCTACTTAGTATGCGGCTTTTTCTTTGCAAAAATATATGTACAATCTGTTACTATCTGCTTATCTATGTTGTAAAAATTGCAATTTTATGGTATAATAAGAATTAGCAAAAAGAAAGGATTTTGCCGTATGTACATTGATTTCACAAACAAACAGTATTGTTTGATTCTCCATATCTTGGCAGTTATGAAGTCGTTCTATAACAACGACTTTCACTCTATCTGCAAAGAAGTAGGGAAAGCATATGGCGTGGATGAAGATTCCATTATGAAGGCTTGTGCCACATTGACTGCTGTTAATGCGACAGCACCCGTCAAGAAGGCATATGACAACATTAGCAATGTTCTTGCTGCCATCGCGAATAACGCAGAAGAATTGAACGGTGATGATACTTATAAGTACAGAGTCGATTTGGATGCTCCTTGCTGGAATGCTGTAGCCAATGCTTTTGATGCTTACTCCCGTATTCTGATGGGTCAATTTGGCATTATCTATGAGACACTTGATATTTCCGGCGATGATAAGCATCACTTACAGGCATATCACGATGCCCGCTGGAGTGGGGTAGGTGTCATTGAAGCCCGTGACCTTCTGATTCCTCAGCTAAAAAAGATGAGGGTGGGCTGGAATGGGAACTTCGGCATTTCCAATTCCGAGCTTGCCTATAACAGCAAACTGTCTTATGAAGTCCTTAAAGCAATTCGTTTTGCCACTGAAAAGAGAGACGGCTCTGTTCTGAAAGTTACAGACGAGCCGCTACCCAGAGTCGAAGGTAAGTGGCAAATCACGGCGCTCTAAAAAATAATTGGAGGTGCTTTTCTGAAATGGGTGAACATATCATTTCGTTTCTTGACATCTGCGCTATGCAGGGTCAACTCGTTCTGGCAGAAGCACCGTCCATCCCGGCTATCAACGATAAGATGGTGTACTGTACTGGCGCTCGCAAGCACGGCGATGACCGCTATATCATCCTCGACGGGGAAGAGTACAGCCAAATTCACTTTGTTGACGGAACCATCAAGCTATATTGGCATTGAGAGGCAGTACCATTGAATGAAGTCTGGAAGCCTGCAGAATAAAGGAGAACCACATGAAGGCGAACTACAAAGTCATCAACAACAAGCAGGTACAGCTGCGCAAGGTCATCGAGGAATTCAAACCTGATGATGTAGCGTCAGTCATTCTCTTCCGCTACAATGTCATGCAAGCGTTGACGAGTCTCAACGACGATTGCTCCGATTTCGAAGAGACCGACATGAAAGAAACTGCGGCTGACCTCACGGAGTTCTTTGAGGATGCTGTAAACGAAGCTATCGATTCTTTTATCGACGAGGATAAAAGACCGAATATCAATTTTAATGGCACGGCAGACGAATTTCGCGAAGAACTCAACAACCTCGTTGTTGTCCTCCTCAGCAAGAACTTTGAGCATGAGTTCATTGAGTTCTCTGAGGCTACCGGCATTAGCCGTGTACAATATGAGGCATTCGCCGCGAAATTCATGGCAGAAGCAAACACAGATAAACACTAACATAAGGAGGGTACTTTCATTGACCACGCTGGAAAACGCACTCAAAATCAACAATGGAAAAGCAGTTCTTTTGAGCATCAAGAAAGAATGGCTCAGTAAAATCATGGCGGGCGAAAAGGTCATGGAAGTCCGCAAATCTATGCCGTGGGAAATCAGCCACCCGTTTGTTGTCTTTTGCTATGAGACGAAAAGCAATGGCGGAGCAGGAAAAGTTGCAGCAGCATTTATCTGCGACGATATCGACAGTCTTAACTGCTTGCAGAGCCTTGCGGTGTTTGACGACACGGAGCTGCCAAAAGAAACAGAAAAATTCGTAAACGAAAGCTGTCTGACGTTCAAGGAGTTGTTCGATTACGGAAAAAATGTCGGCGCTCTTTACGGCTGGCATGTGGCAAGCACGCAGCCTCTCGATAAGAAGCTCTCTGATTTTAGGTTGAAGCGCCCACCGCAGTCTTGGCAATATGTTCGTATCAGCATATAAAGCATCTCATGGGCAGGAAACTGCCCATATTTTTTTTGAGATATTGCCATAAATTACAATGTAAAGTATAATAGCATTGTGAGGTGTACTATGACTGTTAATGACATCATCCGTGAATCAAATACGATAAAACTATCCGACTTTGTTTGTCTTACAAGCATACAAACGCAAGAAGACATCAAAAAACTGACCGAGCAAGGATACGATGTAGGATATACCCAATCCGAATGGGAAAAAGAGTATTCTCTTCCCGCAAACAAAATCTTTTATGCCAAGTCTATGTATTCTTCTGTTTACTATGTAGACTATAATAATACGTCTTACCCTCTTATTTTCCCTCTGCAAATTTTTGGTAAGCAGCGCCTATCTCCCATTCCGAACGAAACAAACGAAGAATTCTGTGAATCCATTCGAAAGCGCGTTGTAACATTCTCCAATTTGCACGATAGTGCTCTTGCTACATACTTCCACAATCTCGGTGGCTATCTTGCCATTGATGCACTACAAGAATATGTTCGTCGGAACGAACCATCCGCTGAAATGTTCAATGTTTTCTTCTCAGTCTATGAGGTGACTGACTTTGGCTGTGGTCGTTTTACCAACGAAGAGATGAAAAAGGTTATCTCCGGTATGGATGATACTGCTAAGACGAAACGCAGTAAAATTCTCCGGAAGCTGCCTGACGAAGTGACAATTTACCGTGGAGAAGCAGAAGCTAGCACTCCCTATACGACATCCTTCTCTTGGACAACCAACCCACGCATTGCCTATTTCTTTGCTTGCCGGTATTCTAACGGCTTCGCCAGAGTGATTACCGGAAAAGTAAAGAAAGATGACATCTTATACACTCCAAACCGCTCCAATGAAAAAGAGGTTCTCGTGTTTCCAGAGAAAGTATATGACATTTCTATTGAAGAGCAGTTTTCTCCTCAAGATGTCGTACCATCTATTACAGAGGAAGACCTTGACTTGTATTATCAGTGGCGAAGTAAGGTAAACGCGCTCTACTGCTTACCTACATCCAGTGAGCACGATGCTCTTCACACGATTCGTGTCCTCCTATTGGCAATCTTCATTGTTCAAGAAGAATGTATCGAACTGGACGATGACGCAATGCATCAGTTGTTGGAAGCTATCACCTATCACGACATTGGCAGAAAAAATGACAGTGAAGACCCAAAGCATGGCGAAGATAGCGTAAAAATCTACAAGCTGAACCACACAGACCCTACTGTGGAGTTTCTCATCCAGTATCATTGCATCGATGACAAGAAGGCATTAAAAATTCTTGAAAGCAGCAAAACAATTGAAAATAAGGAAAACGCATTGACGCTCTACAAAATCATGAAAGATGCTGATGCACTTGACCGCGTTCGTTTTGGACTCATGGACTTGGACGAAAGGTACTTGCGCTTTAATGCAAGCAAACAGCTTGTCCTTACCGCAAAGGTTTGCTTGGAATCCATCACCGATGGCAAATGAAGCGTAGCTGCTTCCTGTGGCAGGAAAGCGTAGCTAAATGAGGCTCATTGCCGCGTAGCCAGCAATAAATTATGAATATTTCTTGTCTTTTTGCGTTTTATCCTTTCTTTTTGTTGAAATTTGTGGTATAATGACAATGAAAAATAAAAATACAATTTCTTCAAGAAGGAAGTGATTTTATGAATTCTACCGAACAAGAAGTAGTACGTAAACGGAAACTGAAAACCAAGATTATTTTAATTGTTCTCGCAATTCTTGCTGTATTAGCAATTGCTTTTTACATCTTTGTTTGGCCTCTTGTAGCTGCTAAAGTAATGGCATGGATTGACAATCTTATTTTGCAAATCGGCACCTATGCTCTTATCGGCGCGTGTCTTGCTGTAATTCTGTTTATAGGTTATTTTGCCACATGCCATAATTAAGTAATTCAATATTTCTCTAAAAACATCTGCAAAACATCAACCAATTTTACTTGCATCTCCGTGCGAACTGGGTAAACTAAATAATGTATAATAGATAACATATCGTTACCCCCTACAGACGATTTACAATCTGTTATACAACTGTGAGCAGACTCTCATTTCGAGGGTCTGCTCTTTTTTGTTTTATTTCAGATTTCAAGGAGATGAAAAAATTGACTGCTACATTCACAAAGTACGCCAAGGCGGCAGAAGATTGCCGATACAAAAACGACTTTCAGTACGACCTTCGTCAGTGCGATAAAGCCCTGCACATGGGCGGTCCAATGCAGATTGAAGCCCAGTGCTGGATGAATCTGCTCGACCAGCTCGAAGAAGGGGACATCAAAGCATATGTTCAGAGCAACTATCGTCCCGGAGCTCTCGACCCGTTTCGCAAAAAGTAAGGTGACTTTATGAACCTTTACCATTTGATGGCGGATGCCGGGGCTGTTCCTTCCAAAGTGATACCGAAAATTCCTGCAAATGCGATGAAAGAAGAAAATCAAAATATCCCGCGCATCTGCGTCAGCCGGTCCCTTGATGAATGCTTAACCGGCATCACAGTGACCGGCATTACTTTCCCATTTTTGCTCGAAGAATTGAGAACTTCTCATACAAAGCAAATCTGGGACAAACCATATCAGTTTCCTTTCATCGTGAGAACCTATTGTGCCGAGAATAACAACTCGGCATTTTTTGATGAAAAGAAAGTTTCCGAATATGTTTGGGATGCAAATTTTACGGGTGAATGCTGGCTGACAGAATATAAGGAGCCAATCTCAACGAAAAAACGCTGGTTGGTCAACGCTGACATTGAAAATCGACGCATTATCCGCAATAATGAAAACTGGCGATACCCGATTATCCGTAATTCTGTCTGGTCAAATATACCTACTTACCTCAATCCCGAATTTCAGGATAAACTTCTGCAGATGACCAAGATTTGGTTGGAGCAAAATTAACACACATTTTTTGGAGGTGTGTCGTGAATAACAATACTACTGTATCTCCGGCGGAGTATTTTGCCGAAGTGAAAAGCCGTAAACAGGTCATGACGGAAGCAGGACTGGCTAAGCTCTATGAGAACTGTCTGACCCTGCTGGACGAATACCAGCGGTCCGGACAGATAGCGGCTCAGAAAAAGCTCCTGTTCCATATTGACAACATTACCCGTGAAAAAAAGCTTCTCGATGTCGGTATCGATACATTCGTTTACAAAAGCGATGTCGACGACTTCATTCACATGGTCGATAATAAGGTCGTCAAAATTGTGGAACTCGAAAACTACCAGCGCCGTATTCCGCCGGAAATCATTGCCCGCATTGAAAAATGCAAAGGCATCTTCGATAAGATGTATGTTGTCTTTACCGATTACACACATCGGGAAGAGCGCCGCGTAGAGGCTGTCAAACGCGAAAAAGACCCGATTCTCTTTGGCACATTCCAAGATGCTGCGACCCGCACAGTTGTAGAGCGGTTCTATTTCATCGGCGATTGGGTTGATGAATATTGTGACCTGACGCTCGATAAAATGGTCGCAACAGTGCAAGAAAAAACAAACCGGGATATTATCAAGAAGTTCTCCACACCGGAAAGCCTGCAAGAGCTGAGCGACCAGCTCAGCAACCTTGACGACTCCATGAACGGGCTTTATCGCCAGCGCGAGAAAAAGCCTGCTCCGAAGAAGGGTTTCTTTGCACGCGTCCGCACAGCATTCAAAGCGTTGAAAGGGGACATCTAACCGATGGCTGAAGTAGACTTGACGGAGAACAAAAGCTATTCTAACCTCATGTCATTGCCTCGCAATAAAGATGTACTTTTCAGAACATTCCACGAGGTTGATACTCCTTGGAACTTTAATACTCCGTATACACTTCCTCAGATTGCTCACTCGGATAAGGATTTGGAGACTCCTCCTCTGATTTTTACGGGTGATGCAGAGACTGTAAATTTCATGCGAGAAGTCGTAGAAGTGGAAGAAGGTATACGCTGCGATTGCTGCGGAAGGCTCATCACGACTCCTTTATGGGATATGCCGGTAGGTGGCCTTTGTTCTGAATGCGAACAGCGGTTGGACGAGACCGTCTATGGCAAATTTGATGTTCCTTGGCAAAGAACCGAACAGCAAAAAGCCGAGCGTCTTGTTCCGTGGTGGTACGATATCTGAGAATTTAATGTTGCGCTTTCTTGCGAGTTGCGTAGAATGGGAGTTGTACGATAGATAACATTCTACTTTCCCGAAATATTTCGGGCGTACAGCTTTTCACAATTCTGCATTTATTAAAGGCAGACTCACCGTTATGGTGGGCCTGCCTTTTTTGTTTGCAGGAATCCGTCATCCACCCATTTCAACAGCGACTTATAAGGAGGTCCGCTATGTCTATTTTCAAACATTTTGCTCCGAAAAACACTCGTTTTGCGATTTATGCCGGTAACCCAGGTTTTTCCGGCATGACCATCTGCTCCGATTTCATCGGGTATGTGGATGCCCCGACGCTCGGCGACGCCTATGAGGCGGCGCATCGGTATCTTGCCAACAGTGGCTATACCGGCATCGTGGTACGCGAAGCGTAAAGCCTTTTCGAACAAAATCAGCCGTCACAACCCGTCCGGCATTGTCGGACGGGAATTTTTGTCAAGACAGGAGTATCACACCAATGGAAAACAAGAAGAAGATTTTCATCGCCTACACCGCGTTTGTCCTCAGTGTTCTCACCATCATAGGCTGTATCGTCTGGTTTTTCTCGGTTCCTACTTACGCAGCACCGATTGAGCCGACCGAGTCTGTGGAAGAAATCGAGTACATCACGCCTTTGGAAACCGAGCTCCGTGAGCCGAACGCTCCGTCTCACAATGCACCGTTTCTTCCTGCTGCCGAAGCAGAAGAGCCTGATGCACAAGTTGAGACAGCGGAAACGGCTGTTGAGAACGAATCGGTTGTCACAGAAGAATCAGAAGATGCCGTACCGCAGAATCTCTCCGAAAATGAGCTTTCCATCTATACCGCATTACGCAATGCAGGTCTCTCTAAAGCCGGTACTGCTGCGGTAATGGGTTGCATGTCAATGGAGAGCGGTCTTCGCACTACGGCAGAAAATCCAAATGACGGCGGATATGGGCTCCTGCAGTGGACCTACAGCCGCAAATCCGACCTCTTCAACTGGTGCTATGCAGCAGGACTTGATGCCACTTCTGCAGAAGGACAAGTTGCGTTTCTGGTGTATGAGCTTCAGAGCAAATACAGCATGAATGCCAGATATTCGTATCCGGTATATGAAACGCTTGTTTGCAGCAACAGTGTAGAAGATAGTTTGACAATGTTCTTTTCCCACATGGAAGCAGGAGTCAATGTACCGATTTCTGCTTCTAAAGTGTACTGCGCCAACCTAACGACACTCGACCTCTATCGAGAGCGACTGAACGCAGCGTACAAATACTTCTAACAAAGAAAGGATGTATCACACAATGGCAAAGAGTGCCTATTTGTCCCGCAAACTGCTCAATCAGCTCGCCGCTATTGAAGCAGACAGTGATGACATGATGCTGACTCACGACCTTCACAACATTGCCATCAATGGCAAGAAAGTGGGGTGTTCTGGTCATATTGCAAACCTCTTGAATGGAAAGTGCGTCTATGTCAATACCGAAAAAGCCATTTATCAGCCTCTGTCCGACAAAAACTTGGTTCGCTATGCTGCCGACATGAAGGATTGCTCCTCCATTGGTCTTGGCGTCATGGGACGCAACCAGTTTGTAACGGATGATGCTCTCGTACAAAAAATCATTGATATGCTCCACTAAGGAGCAGAAGGGAAAATACCATGAATAAGATAATCAATACCATTGTTAAGCTCCTCACCACATTTTTCGTTCTGACTATCCTTATGAGCATCAGTGCTTTGGCGCAGGATTTCAATGTCACCAATGTTGTGACGCTCTTCCTGAGTATTTACGCGCTGAACAAATGCTGTGGCATTCTGCTCAAGATGGTCAAGCCTTCTAAGCACAAGGAGGTCAAGCGTCGTGTATAAGAACTTCAAAGACATGGACGCGGAAACGCTCCACAAGATGTCTTGGGAGGTCGTTGAGGTCTTTGACAGCTACCTCTCCGGTCTTGGCGTTATGATTCCGTGTGATGATTTCAGTGAACAGAAGGAACGTGAAGAGGAAAACAGCGATGCTGCTCTTTACGGGACGGAATACTGGAATCTCGTTGACGGAATCGAGATGTGGTTCACATTATATCCGCTTCTGACGCAGGTTTATCCGAAACGCTTTATGGCTGCCTTCGATACCCTTTTGGACTCAAAAGGAATGAGCCGCTATAAGCCGCAAGGCAAGCAGCGCAAAACCATGATAAGCAAAATCGATAAACTTTTGAAAGAAGAGGAGGATGCCGCATGAAAGGCTGGAACAGTTCTAAGCACCCCATTTTCACCGCAAACCAGATGCCTGCACCTGTCAAATGGAATCCCATGAGCGAAGACTGGAAGGCTTGGCTCGGCGAGAATCAAGTCTACCACGGCACATCTGGCTTCTCCAAAGAAGTCTTAGAGACAATGAAGAAACTGCATGACCATATTCTTACCTTCGGTGGAGATGAAGTCTGCATGACCACTTATGACGAGGACGCGCAAAAAATTCTCGACCGTGGTCAGTTCTTCTATGGCAGCAGCTACATGCGAAAAGGAGAACCGTGTCAGTGCCATTGCAATTCCGCTAATCTTTGGGATGCCAACAGAGGTCGCTGCTTCATTGCAACGGGCTATGCTCTCTCCGAAGATGGGCTTTGGCGCTCTCATTCGTGGGTAGTTCAGCCTATGCCACGCACTCTTCGCATATGGGAAACCACTGTCAAACGCGTCGCATATTTTGGCGTAGTTCTGACTGAGGAAGAGTGTGACCGATTCTATCGAGACAACGGCTAAAAATCAAAAACGAGGTAACCATAATGAAAGATATCAGTATTTCTGCTATTGCAGATACATTGGACCGCTTTCGTCTGATGGACGACCCCTATGAGTGGCACGATAACGAAGGCGTGGAAAGCACAAAGGATATTGCCGAACATCTGTTCGATAACGAATATCGCAGCGCCGTCGTTCGTGAGCTGGAAGAAAGGCTAATGTTCTACTCCTCGAATCCTGACCTGAATGGCACAGACGAAACCGGCAAAACCATGACAGAACAGTGCAGATTCATTTTGGACGGTCTTTCTACCGTTTTTGGTGAAAAAGCATAAACAAGGAGAAATCTAAATGAGTGAACGGCTTAATTTTTCCATAGACGGTGAGTTTCTCACCAATGTTGCCCGCGACTGGTTCTGGAACATGAACAAGCCGTATAAAAAGTGTGAAGAATTGTTATTCTCCTGCATGGAAGGCGGCGACAAAGAAGAAAAGCGCCGTGTCTGTCAAGACATCATTGAAGGGCGTAAGAAGCTCGTTGGTATCAATGAGTTCGAGCTTGTCGATGACAACACAAAGGTACGCCCTTTAGGTCAAAAGGTCGAAGAACTTCAGCGCAAGATGCTGGTCAGTCAGATTCGTGAGGATATGATTGTGCATCCACTCAAGTACATCGACCGTTTCGCTATGTCATTCGATTATGATACGCTTTGTAAGGATGTAGAGCGTCATTATATCGATTATAGCTATGACAGCATCAAGGACTATGTTATTGGCGATGCGGGTTACACCGATGCCTTTAACAATGGTGCGTGGCTGCTCAACCGTCCTGACCTTGTGGCAGAATTCAACGGCGAGCCGCTATCCGAACAAGAGTCTGCTCCTGATTTCTATAAGACCGGTTTTTGGGCAAAACTCTCGAACTGGATTGATGAGAATATGAAGGGGTCTTCTGTTGAGCGCCGTCAGCATCTTTACAGCCGTTATATCAATGATATGCCCATCAAGCATAGCCTGACCGAATACGGGCTAATTGCTCCTGATGGCACTTGGTATGCTTGTGAGTTTGGTGAGCACGCAGCTCTTGCCGGTCGTATCATTATGCGCAATCGTGAAGCGTTCGGTCTTTCTGACCATGAAGTTCTCGATATGGCGTATGACTGGAGCGGCAAGGGTCTCGACTACCTGTACAAGCGCGGCTGGATTGCGATTCGGAATCCTTCGATGGGCAATACATTCCTCGATATGGATGAGACTCGCACTGCAACCAAAGCGCAAGTCAACACCATTTTCGATTACATCAACAAATACCACCGCTATGACATGAATGTTTCTAAGGTCATGGCGGACTAATAGGGAGGAGTCCCCATGAAAAACGAAAATAACAATGTCGCGATTTGCGATTGCCTCAAGGCAGTCGTAAAGGATACCGTCAAGCACTACGCACGAGATTACAAAATCGATGAAGCGCGTATCAAGCAGGCAGCAAAGGAAGTTGCAAAGACCGGCAAGCCTCAGACATTTCTCTGGTTTGCCCGCGAATGCGGCACCTACATGGGTCGTGAATCCGAGGTAATCAAGAGAAACACCCCGGCATACATGGCTTACAAATACTACAACGAGCAGGAGACTTCCGAGTCGAAAACCATCAAGGCATACCTCGTGACTGTCACGGGTATTGATGGCAAAACTCCCATCGGAACTGCCTGCCCGCTGAATTATGCAAAGGAATGCGACCGCATCCGCCGTCTGGCTGTCCCTGCCAACAATATGGCTATCGACTATGCCAAGGGTACGGTGACGCAGCCTGTCGGCACCTACGTCCTGTCGGAATACCCGAAGCTCGGTTCTATCCAGCAGGTCCGCTATCTGGCTGACGACGATGCCTCTCTGGAGCGTGCCATTGACATGCTCCATACCGCACGGGAAAAGAGAGGTGCTCGCTGATGGATGTCATGGTCGAAATGACGCACGATGAAGTGCAGAACAATTTGTGCTACGCACTGATTTGTGAGACGATGGAAGGCTCTCGCTGGAATAGTGGTCGCCGTCGCAGACTGTATAGCCAGACGTTTACCCGCAGCGAACAGCAGCGTATCTCTCACATCAAATCTACTGCCCACAAGTGGTATCTTGTCACTGGCGTACCCGAAAAAGTTCGCATGAGCTACGACAACTACTTGCTTTGGCAGCGTCTTGCAGCATTCTGCGCCGAAATCTAATCTTATCTGCCGTCATCCTTTTGGGTGGCGGCATTTTTTTGTTGCACGAATGTGCGAATCGCATAAAATGGGAAATGTACGATAGATAACAGTTATCGAAAAGGCATCCTGCCCTTCGCACACTTAACATTACGCTTTAGGCGGACTTCCCAATTTGGGCAGTTCGCCTTTTTGCGTATAAACAGAAAGGAAGTATCCCTTATGAACGAGAACGAAGCAACAATCAAGGTTAACCCCACCGATGACATTCAGTTCGTGCTGGAAGATTCCGGCTGCCACAATGAAGAAATCGAGGCCATGAAAACTGCCGGAACTTACGACGCTTTCATCCACAAAGTCTACAATGCCATCGACTGGTCTAACCTGTTTGAACGGATGACCCAGATGGAAAACGAAACGATTGCCAACGCTATCGATGAGGTTCGCAGTGCGCTTGCCGAGAGGAAGGATGTCGAGTGATGTTCAAAGAGTATGTTCGTCAAGACGAGTACATCATCACTGCCATTATCTTTGTCCGCAAGCTGCTGGATACTAAAGTCATCACTTTCAAGCTCTCTGATTCTCTTATTGTAGGGCTTGAAGGACTTGATGAAGATGGTGGACGCATCGTCTGTATTATGGTCAACGGCAAAGTCAATTACGCCTTGTCGGAGGCATTCAGCATGAAACGAGCCACAGACCTCAACCATTTGAAAGACTATAACCTGAAGCAGGAAGCTCCGCCGCATGTCTATGTAGCTGGCTACTGTGACACAGATACTTTCGAGTGGAAGATAGTCAAAGACCCTTATACAGACCTTCCCGGCGTTTCTCTCATTGAGACCGCTCTGGATGCGTCTCTCAAGAACGCATTTCTCTATAGGCTCAACGAGCTCGGCTACGCTTGCATCGTAACGGATTCCGACTATCTCGGCAATGACTGCACACCTATCGGGAATGTGAAGCTGAGCACAGAAGAAATCCGTGACATCCAAAAATCGCTGCAAAACGGCGATTACATCTACTAATGAATGAGAGACCACCTATTTCGTAAAGAATCCCACCAAAAAAAATAAATACCCACCAAAAAGAAGGAGATGTAAACCATGAACCTTTTTATCAAAGATGAATATGGTCACATTATGACTATCTCGCCCGAAGAGCTGAAAGAGAAGCTCGGTATCACATTTGACATCGTTGCACTTGGTATCGAAGTGAACAGCGGGGGAACTACCATCAAAGCTCAGTCTTACCCCAAGTGGAATTACAGCAATGGAAACCCGCCTATTGACATCTGCGTGGCTGCCAAAAGCGATGAGATGCAGGTTGCTTCGCTGACGCTCCCGACTCCCGATGTTCCCGCTCCTTTCATCTGTCTCTATGATGAGCAGGGTGAGGACGAAACGGAATGGTATGCCGGTGCCAGCCTTGCGCCTCGCAAAGAAAACGATACGACTCCTCATGTGGTGTTCGTTGACAGGCACTATGGCAAAATGGTTCCCGAAACGGATATCTTCGAAAACCGCTCGGAAATCAGCACACTTTCCTGCGCTACCAACAAGCAGCTCTTTGACTTCAAAGTTGCCGCAGCTCAAGAATAACATCTGACTATGCGGTCACCCTTTCGAGGGTGACCGCTTTTTTTGTTGCACATTTGTGCGAGTTGCGTACACTTTTAGATAGGGGAGGTGTACCCATTTGAAAATTCTTCGTACACAACAAACCGCTTCGGAACCGTCGTTGAAAGATGCTTTGCCGCTTGGTACTGTTCTTTCTGTTCGGGAACAGCCGGAGCAGAAATATATGATTATCGGATATGCAACTAACAACAGCCCGTTTGCGTACTATGCCGTTCCTTGGCCGCAAGGATTCATTGGCGAGGAGAGCTTATTCCTTGTCGAACGCTATGGAATCACTGCAATCAATGGGCGCGGTATCTACAATACGGAATCAGCATTGTTTTTGCAAGCGCTGGATACTGTTTTGAAGGGAGGAGCCACTAATGACAGTCAAAGAACTGAAACGAATGCTTGAGGATATAGATGACGACGCTATCCTGCTCACACGCAGCGCCTTAGAGCCGTCCGAATTCGAACAGCCTTCCGCAAGGGAACTTACTGTTGTAACCGTGCGTGGTCGTGTTATGCTGCCGCGCTGGGCGTATGCCTGTAACTTGGTTCCGGACGGTGCTCCGAAAAAAGCGGTTCTTATCGATTGAGGAGGCAGACATGAAACCTATCAATGAAACGCCTATCAGCTCTGATGCGGCATATGAGCGCGAGACGGTCATCAATTTTTGCGATGCCGAGAAAAAAGCATCCTACTATACTCGTAATCGGTCGCGCATGCAGGAATTACGCAACTTGGCAGCCGAATATCCTGATGATGTTAAGCTGACCGTCGACATGGAGGATTGCGTAGAAGCAGAATTGCCCAAGAAGTGGGTAAAGCTCCGTGCTCCCGTCAAAATGTCGGAAGAGCGCCGCGCTATTATGGTTGAGAACGGCAAACGCCTGGCAGCCATTGCAAAGGCAAAATTGGAAGAACGCAAAGCTGCTGCCACTCAAGAGGACTAAAGCCGACCGGCTTTAGATATATTTTCCCATAGACATGCAAAGGAGGAATTCACATGTCGTATTCAGAAACTGCGGCTCTGAATGCCATTTTCGGCATTCTTGGCACCTTTTGGCTGCTGGTTGTGGCGTATTTCGTCATCTCCATCATCGCCAATTGGAAAATCTTCACAAAAGCCGGACAACCCGGCTGGGCGGCCATCGTACCGTTCTACAAACAGTACATCGAGTTTAAGATTTACTGGGGTAATGGCTGGCTGTTCCTTGTCCCAATTGTGTTGGCAGCACTGGCGTTTGTACCGCTTCTCGGTCAACTACTCATCCTCGCCAACCTTGTCATCACAATTGTCACGCAGTACAAGAAGGCCGTTTCTTTTGGTCAAGGCGTTGGCTTTACCATCGGTCTTGTACTGGTCAATCCTATCTTCAACATGATTCTGGGCTTTGGTCAGTATCAGTATCTCGGCGTACCGCAAGATGGTTATTCCTATGACCAGTTGAAGAACAAGTACGATGAGCGCAAGGCTACGGCAGCTAACACCCAGACTGTCTACACCCAGCCGCCGCAGGATTATCAGCCGAACCAGAATGTCAGCTACCAAAACCCCAATACGCAGTATCAGCAGCCTCAGCAGCCGGTGTACCCTCAGCAGAGTTACCAGCAAGCTCCGCAACAGCCTACATACCCGCAGCAGGCTCCGGTTCAGCCGCAGGATAGCAACGGCATGAGCCAGCCTAAGCCTCCTGCGCAGAGCGGTCAGTAAAGCTATGTTAGTCATTGTGGTGGTACTGTTTCTGGTGGTCATTGTTGCAATGGCGCTCGCCTATCAGAAAGCGTCAATCTACTATTACGATGACCAGCAGAAATTCTTTCGACTTGCATTCACAATAACAGCAGTCGGTGCAGCGGCACTTTTCGTTCTATTTCTCGTTTCCGGAGACATGATTGCGGCGATGATTGCCGTCGGAAAAAGTTGACGAATGTTGCGAACTGAATACCATAGTATGTGAACGATAGATACCATACACCTATGTAACGCTATCATTCACATTTCTGCTTTGAGGCGGGCTTCCCAACCGGGAAGTTCGCCTTTTTGCATATAAGCCAAGAAGGAGTGTAATAAAAAATGCAAGCAAAAATCGTATTCAGAGGCAATAAGTGTTTTCGCGAATTCGACCTCAAAACAGTCGCGGAAAAACTAGACTTATCCATCGATGACTTTAACCACTTTGCGCTCGCTGTTGATGAAAAGAACGAAAAAACGGTATACGCATCGGTATACGCACAAGTTCCTTTATTCGAGACTCAATGCTCTGCCATCAATGTTTCCGGCTGGCTCTTTGACCGGGTTTTCAACTTGGTAGATGCCGAGCTCCCCAATAAAGAGCATCCAGACATTACAACGATGGTATATGCCGGTGACACTTGGTCCGAGCCCGAAGAATGGATTGCACAAGTAAATACCACCATTCGAGATGAAAACGATGACAGCCGTCATATCATTATCTTGAACGACAGCAATGTAACCCCCATGTGGATGCAAGACGATGCCATCCAAATTCCTACTGCAGCAACCAAAGAGCAGCTCGAAAAGAAGGACAACTATTTTACTTTCAGAAGCCTTTCTATGCAGCTTGCTGATGATGGCAACAGCAAATACTTCTCTTTCGATGAAAACAGCCAAACCCTATACGCAAATTGCCTTGAAGCAAAAGAATATGCCATGCGTCTTCTCCATACATATTGCAAAGGCGTAAAGGCAGTTACCGGCAAAAAGCAGGATGCCGATGGACACACGGTATATTGCATTCAGGGAATCTACAGCAAGCCTCTCAAAGCATCCTTATGGGATGAGGTCAGAGAGCATATCATCAAAACGAGAGACTATAAAAAGATGAACTGTGTCCTCGGCTATACGCCTGATGCTGTCACTAACCTTGACCTTCTGCGCTATGTACTTGACAAAGCAGCGGCGGTCTTGCCAGATGAACTTATCCGCAAATGGTACGCCGAAATGGATATTGAAGAATTTTAGTGGAATGGCCCCATTCCACTAAGTTCCTTCAATATCACAGGCGGATGTACTTTTGTACATCAAGATGACGAGCTGCACTTGTACGGTTTTCCCAGCTTACAACCATGCGAAGGCGTCATCTAGCCAAGGGAAACACAACCTCCTGCTTCGGCAGGGGAGACTTATCGTAAAGGAGGTGGCGTATATGTCCACTGTGTATGTGCTTAATAAAGACGGTAAGCCTTTGATGCCTACGACTCGCTGTGGACATGTACGCCATCTGCTTAAAGAGCAGAAAGCACGAGTCGTAGCATCAAAACCGTTTACCATTCAACTGTTGTATAAAACTAACGATGTAGTGCAGCCTCTATATTTAGGCATTGACCCCGGTAGAACCAATATCGGCGTTGCTGTTGTCAAAGCAGACGGCACGGCTGTCTTTACTGCACATCTGGAAACCCGTAACAAGGAAATTCCGAAATTGATGAAAAAGCGTAAAGATTCCCGTCGCGCAAGACGCACCAACGGTAGACGATGCCGCCGTCAACGGAGAGCAAAAGCTAATGGCACTATTTCCAAGAAATGCGTAAAGCATGATACTGCTCAAAATGGCAGCGTCAGCAAACGTGCAAAAGAAATTGGTGTTATCAAGCGCCATCTTCCGGGTTGTGAGAAAGATATACTTTGCATCGGCATCAAAAACAAAGAAGCAAAGTTCAGCAATCGCACAAGACCGGAAGGCTGGCTCACACCTACCGCAAATCAGTTGCTGCAAACACACATCAACTTGGTAAAGAAGATTCGGAAGTTTCTTCCTATCAGCGATGCTGTGCTCGAAATCAACAAATTTGCGTTTATGCAGTTGGATAATCCTAATATTCAGAAATGGCAGTATCAGCAAGGTCCGCTCTATCAAAAAGCAAACCTTGAAGAAGCCGTCTCTGAAATGCAGGAACACCATTGCTTGTTTTGCAAGAAACCCATTGCCCATTACCATCATGTGGTTCCGCAATCTGAAAACGGCAGCGATACCATTGGCAACATTGTTGGCTTATGCACAAAGCACCACGACCTTGTGCATAAGGATACCGCGTGGCAAAAGAAGCTTGCCAAAAAGAAAACCGGACTCAATAAAAAATATGGCGCTTTGAGTGTGTTGAATCAAATCATTCCGGCGCTGACGAAAGAGTTGAGTTCTCTTTTCCCGAAACATTTCTTTGCGACCAATGGTAAAAGCACCTACGATTACCGTTCAGCGCACGGCGTAAGCAAAGACCATTGGCTCGATGCTTATTGTATCGCTTGTTCTGTTTTACCAAATGATGTTTGCGATAGCGGCATCAACAATCGTGTGCCGTATGAACTTAAACAGTTCCGTCGCCACGATAGACGAGCACTAAATAACGAAAACATGAGCCGTGTGTACACGCTCAATGACAATGTGGTTGCCACAAATCGGCATAAAGCTACTAAGCAGACAACTGACAGCTTGGAAGAGTTTCGTCAAAACCATCCAGATGATGTTTGCAAGCTTAAAGTAAAAGAGCACCATCCAACATACAGAAACATGAACCGCAACTATCCGGGAAGCGTATTTCTTATCGGAAAGCAAGTTCATGTAATGCAAGGAATAGCGGGTTCCAAAGATGGGGAAGCAACAACATACAAAGATACTAACGCAAACTCAATAGCCGCCGGAAAATGCAAATTTGTTGCAAAGAATTCTGGCATATTGTTTGTGTAGCGTGAATTAAAAGTAGTAAAACCACGAAAAATCTTCAATAACCGCCGAAATACAAAACAAAAACACCAACAAAGCCAAAGCTTTGCCAACCGAATTTGTAAAGGAATGAGATAAATTTATGGATTTATACGAAATTGAGAGCAAAATCAAAGATTTGGAAGCATCCTACAATAAAGAGGCAGACAATCTTATGCAGGAGCTCAACGCCTACAAAAAGAAAAACCCGATTCTTCCTTTGTATGGAGATGACCCGAATGTCGACAAGATGATTGCGAATAAAAATCGAATCATCCGCAGCCAGTACACTCGCCGCGAAAACAAAGTCCACAAACTGTGGGAAAAGTTCTACGATGATGTCACGGACATTGTCACAGCAGAATATAATCTTCCCACAGATGTAGCCAAACTCGTTGTACAACAAGTGCGTGACAGGGATATAGGACGCAGCGAACTCACTTCTTATCTGGACCATTACGCAATCTTTGCCGAAGCGGTTTTGGACGCTGTGTTGTGAACCTCTTGCGAATCTGTGCGAAGTGACTAAAATTGTAGATGTACGATAGATAACAATAACCTACAAAGGCATTTTGTCTTTCGTACTTTTCATAATTTCGCTTGAAGGCGGACTTCCTATTTTGGGGAGCCCGCCTTTTTGCGTTCCATAGCAAAAATCAGAAAAGGAGACAGAAAATGAACGACATTTGGAAAAACCTTGCCTCACGGCTCAGCGAAGCGGAAGACCTTCCTCGACGCCCTGACTACAGCACTCTGCCAAAGACCACAGATGTTATCGACGAAGAAAAGTCGGTTCGCTGGAACAGGGAAGAGGTTGAGCGCCGTAGAAAAGAGTGGATTGTGAAACGCAATACTTTGCTGCGCAAGAGAAACAATGCAGTAGGCGTTGTCCAAAACGACATCATCCTGCAAATCCAAAAGGAGCTGGAAGAAGAGACCAGTAAACCTGTCGACAAAGTGGTTGCTACACTTCTCTGGAATAAAGCCTATGAACGCGGCCACGCTGGTGGGTTCTATGAGATTTACGCAGCCATTGAAGACTACGAAGACCTTCTCACCACTGTACTGAAGGGTGGTTGGCTGGAATGAATCTCAACATCCGTCCGGGCACTTTCGTATGGAACTTGCACCGTAAACCAATTTCAACGGTGCAATGCTCGCTCAGCTTGATACAGCAGCTCAGATTCTCGGTGTAGAATACAAAAAAATTGACATAAGTAAATAATAGGAGACTCCTATGAGACTAGACGAATACCTTATTCGTAACGGCGTCAAGCTGTTTATCAATCCATTAACACCAAAAGGCGAACCATGTCAGACAAATAGCCTTGGTGCCTTTGATTACGCCGAAAACCTCGACAATGTCCTCGGCAAACATGTATGGATTTGCGATTATCGTGTCAATGATAAAGCAGTCCTGAAGCCGATTCGAGACGTGAAGCCTATGGAAGTCGTTATTGCAGACGCAAACAACTGCAAAAAGACTATCTACTATTCGCCGGTCTACTTTCAGCCGGTGAAGGGGAAGAAGGTTCTTTCTACCGTTATCGCCCCAATCGACAATACCGGCTACCGTTGCAGCCCCGGCGTTTCTGTTAATATCTTTGACACTAGGGAAGAATGTGTTAAGTGCTATCGGGAACAGGTTCGACAGGCAGACGAGATTTATGAGAAAGAGAAAGCTCGCATCATCAAAGAGTTCGACGCTCGCATGCAGATTCTCAATGATTCTCTCACACCGTTCAAAGATGTCCCGCAGAGCGATTACACGGTAACTGTTAAAGCTGATGCCACAAACAATGACCTGCCTTACAGTGCAAAAAACCGTGGCTATCGTTACGAAGTGTCTAAGAGCATGACGCCTGAAAAGTACGCTATTGAGAAGTTCAAAAGTTGTGTACTTCGTGACCTTGCAGACGAACTTCGTGCCAATACCCAGTGGAAGCGTGGCGCACCTATCAGTCTGACCTTCGTCATGGACATCTATGTTGATGGTATGCGAGATATCACTCAGACTGAAATGATGCCGCTAACACTCACCTTGTAAAAATCGCAAAAACAAGTTAAAATAACATTCAAAGAAAGAAAGGGATTTGCTTTATGAAAACGATGGAACTTGCTGCCTCTATTATCGATGTCTTCGAGGATTACCTCTCTACTATCGACAAGGTCATCCCTTGTGCTGACTCCGATGATGAGAAAGACCGTGCTGAGAACGATAATGCGGCCGCCATCTATGGCACCGAATACTACGCTCTGGAGGACACTATCGACAGCTTCCTGCAGGACGACCCGTATGACCCCAGCGCCTATGTCGACAAGTGCCTCGATGCTTTTGATTCTCTGCTCGACGAGAAGGGGATGAGCGATGACAAGCCGCAGGGTGAGAGCCGCGACAAGATTCGTGACCGCATCTACCACTTGGCTGACAGTGAGAAGGCTGCTAATGATGAGAAGACGCATTACGCGAGTCTCTGCGCCAAGGCAAAGGCTTGGAGCGCCGCCTACTATGAGCAGGATGCCCCGGCAGTTACGGACGAAGAGTACGATACCGTGATGCACGAGATTCGTGACATCGAAGCCGCGCATCCGGAACTCGTCACCTCCGACAGCCCCACGCAGGTAGTCGGCGGCAAGCGCGTCATCGGCATTCCGGTTGAGCACCGTGTTCCAATGCTTTCTCTTCTGGATGTCTTCTCAAACGATGAAGTGCGCGATTTCACGGCTTCTGTGGAGAAGGAATATCCTGATGCCACCTTCTCTATTGAGCGCAAAATTGACGGCCTGAGCCTGTCTCTGGTGTACGCTAAGCCTGCCGGTTCTTACGGAAAACTGCGGCTCGTACAGGCGTCCACTCGCGGCGACGGTCATGTTGGAGAAGACGTGACAGCGAATGTCATCGCACTCAGTTGCCTGCCTTACAGCATTGAACTCCCGGAAGGCATCAACAAGATTGAGCTGCGCGGTGAGTGCTACATGTCCGAAAAGGATTTTGAGACGGTCAATGCAAAACAGGCAGAAGCAGGGAAGAAGCTCTTCGCCAATCCCCGCAACTGCGCTGCCGGTACGCTGCGTCAGTCTGACCCGGCTGTCGCAAAGGAGCGGAACCTGAAAGTGTTCATTTTCAATGTGCAGAGTGTCAATGACGGGGAGGATTCCTCTGAGTTTGCTGACTCTCACTGCGACCAGCTTTGCTATCTGCGCGATGTTTGCGATTTCAAGACCACCTACTACGCGCATTGCAATGACACCAACAGTATCCTCGCCGCTATCCGCGATATCGGGGAGCATCGGTATGATATCGATTATCCCATTGATGGCGCTGTCATCAAGGTAGACGAAATCGACATCCGCAAAAAGATGGGTGAGCGGACCAAAACTCCTAAGTGGGCTATTGCTTTCAAGTATCCCGCCGAAGAAAAGGGAACTATCCTGCGCAGCATTCAGTTGCAGACTGGTCGTACTGGTCGTGTCACGCCTGTCGCGGTCTTTGACCCCGTCCAGCTTGCCGGAACCCGCGTAGAGCGTGCAACGCTCAACAACACAAACTTCATCAAGGCGCTGGACATCCGCATCGGCGATACTATCGTCCTGCACAAATCCGGCGACATCATCCCGAAAATCACAATGGTGGAGCTGGAAAAGCGTCCTGCAGACGCTGTGCCTTATGACATGGCAAAGCAGGTCTGCCCCGTTTGCGGTGCGCCTATCGTGCCCGTCAACGGTTCTGTGGACCTGTACTGCACGAACGACACCTGCCCTGCAAAGACCGTGAATCGTGTCATTCACTTTTCCTCAAAACCCTGCATGGACATCAAGGGACTTGGTCCTCAGATGATTCAGGACTTGGTTGACAGCCGGTTCATTGAGAGCCCCGTTGACCTTTACCAGCTCTATGAGGAAGAAAGTGAGCTGACCGACATGTATGGCGCGAAGATTGCCAAGAAGGTTCTTGCTGCCATCGAAAAGTCCAAAGAGCAGAATGCCGACCGTGTCCTCAAGGGTCTTGGCTACCGTCTCATCGGTGGTCATGTTGCTCGTGCGCTGTTTACTCAGTGCAAAGCCACGAACGGCAACCTCCTGACACTGTCAACGCTCAATGTAGATACCATCAAGGAGTGCAACATTCCCGGCTTCTCCGATGCCATCTATGCTGCGCTCGATGCGATGCTTTCCAGCGCTGAGTTCAATCAGGAAGTCAATACCTTGCATGATGCCGGTGTCAATCTTGACTACCACGCTCCCGCCGGTGCCAATGATGAGTCTGCGCCACTCGCTGGCAAGACATTCGTTATTACCGGTACACTGCCTTCTATGAGTCGCGATGAAGCCAAAACTTACATCGAAACTCATGGCGGCAAAGTTTCCAGCAGTGTTTCCAAGAAGACGAGCTATCTCGTTGCAGGTGAAGCTGCCGGTTCCAAGCTCGATAAGGCAAACGCTCTGGGCGTGCCTGTTCTGAGTGAGGATGACCTCAAAGCAATGTGCCAGTGAGGAGGTCTCGGTATGTACGACTTTGACCGCATCGTAAAGGCTGCGGAATCTTGTGATTTCCACGACGCATTTGCCTCTGACATTAAGCGCTGTGAAAATGCTCTTGGTATGGGTGGTCTCATGGGAATCAATGCCGAATGCTGGCTTGATATTCTGAACGCCATGCCGGACGCTGAAATTGCAGAGTATGTCCGCACCAAGTATAAGCCCGGCTTCTTGAATCCGTTCAAGGGGACTTCCTTGTATATTAAATCCTGACCTACTTACCGTCCACCCTTCACGGGGTGGGCGGTTTTTTTGTTGATATAATGTGCGAATTGCGTACAATAAATAATAGATTTCAAAAAAGAAGGTGTTTGAAATAATTCATCACGACGTTCCAATCACGGAGAATATGCAAAAGTGCATTGATTACATTAAAAACAACGAACCTGAAATTGCGGAATATGTAAACTCTCTTTTTCTTGCTCGAAAGGATGAAATTCAGAAACAGCTTTTGGAGTATATAGCAGGTCAATTAGACCCAATTCCTCCGCATTTCGAGTGGCGATACGTCGGCTGCCCATATGATTATTCTGGTGCGTTAGTAGAACAAGGGAAAATTTCTTTGAATCAGTCTGTTGAGGATTTTCTTGAAAATGAGTACACAGGTACAAAAAGTGCAACTTTTGAATCTCATTATGGGTTTTCTTTCGACACTTATGGAGACGATTTGTCTTCCGAATCCCTAAGCATCGGATTCGTAATCATGATTGACGGAATTAAAGATTATGTAGAAAGTCACACAAAAATTTCTTTTCAACAATTCTCCCAAGAAGAATTTTTAATCATACGAACCGAATGCAATAAATTTGACCCAATATACGACGAGTGCCACGCCAGCGATTTCTTCTGGGCTGCTTCTGCCGTAGAATTTGCTGGTATCAGCAGTATGACATTGAAAGAAGTTTTAGATACTCAAAAAATATAATATCAATAACTGTTTTCATCTTATTTGCTGTTCACCCCCCACCCACAGGGTGAGTGGCTTTTTTGCTTTTTATTGCGAAACAAGGATAATTAGAGAAAAATACAGGAGGGCCACCATGACAAAACGATTCTCATTGGACGGCACACAGTTAAAGTTTTTGGCTCTGCTGTTCATGCTGATTGACCACATTCATTACTTCTTTGAATTTACCGGAGCTATCCCGGAAGTATTTTTCATAATTGGACGATTATCCGCCTACTTATTTTTGTTCTGTATGATAGAGGGATTCAGACATACGCGTTCCAGAACGAAATACTTCTTACGCATATATGTCCTTGCTGCGGCAATGGGATTCATATACCACCGGATGTCTTATCACGGTGTCTTCGTACGCAGTGATGGATTCTATCCCATCAACGGCATTCTTCTCAACCTCGTCATTTTGTGTATTGTTTGGCAAGGGATAGACTGGATGAAAGCCGGATATTACATAAAAGGTTTTTTCTTCAGCTTTGCACCGTTTTGCTACGCACTCATTGCAAGAGGATTCACAATGCGTAATTCAACCTCTCACCTGTTTATATTTTTCAACCACACCTTTCTACCAAACATGATTTATCTTGTAGATGGAGGATTACCGTATATCATAACAGGCATTGTCTTATACGCTTTCAAAGAAAACCGAAAAGTGCAAGCTGTTGCATTCGTAATTTCCTCTTTTATCATGCAAGTCCTTTTCAGAGGTTGGGTGTCAGCAGTTACTGACCCAACTTTCGCATGGAGCCAAATGCTTACAGACATATCTTACTGGCATTGGTTCAGCATCTTCACGGTATTCATCTTCCTTATGTACAACGAGCAAAAAGGAAAAGGCTGCAAACAGCTTTTCTACTGGTTTTATCCCGCGCACATTTATATTTTATACGAAATATCGTGTATTTTGTGTATCTCAAAATAAACTTGCACTCGTGTAACATTCCGTGCAAGTTGTAGTTGACGGAACTTGCGAACTGCGTATGATAGGTGATGTACCAAAGATACCATTTCACTTTTCATTTTTAACATTCCGTTTTTGCAAGGACAGTCCTCTTTTGAGGCTGTCCTTTTTTATTTTGCAAAAACGGACACACCGCTGTGGAGATAACATCAAGAGCAGCACCCTTAAACTATCATGAATAACACGAACATGAACGAAAAAGTCATCGCCATTTGCCCTGATTGCGGTTGCGAATACACAACCACAAAAGCAAACCTCGTTAAATTTGCACAGCGCGGCGAAACGGCCTGCCCTGCTTGCAGATTCAAAAAAGTCAAAGCCCATAAGGATGTTGATGCATCCAAACCTGAAACGCATCACCGCAAAAAGCTCGTCCTCGGAGTCAACGATTTGGCTACCAAGTACCCTAAAGTTGCTGCTATGTGGAGTCCCAAAAACACAATTCGCCCCGACGAAGTTCGCTGCGACAGCCCCAAAAAGGTGATTGTTGTGTGCCCTGACTGTCATGCAGAGTACACAACCAGTATCATCTCTTTGGTCAAAAGCGTCAAAAGCGGGACCTTCACTTGCCCTGTATGCCGTGGCATGAAAGTTGTTCCCGGAACCAATGACTTAGCAACTACCTCTCCTGCTGTGGCAAAAATGTGGAGCGACAAGAACGCTTTCTCCCCGCGTGAAGTAAGCGCCAATAGCTGCAAGAAGGTCGTCGTTGTATGCCCTGATTGCGGTGAAGAATATGTCACCCGCGTGGATTCTCTTGTCCGTTGCATCAACAACGGCATCCACACTTGCCCCTGCTGTGCTCACCACAAATCCATCTCCGGCAACCTTGGGCTCGAATATAACGGGCTCATGACGAAAACAATGAATGATGGCTCGAAAGCAACTATCGTTCGTATCATCAGCACAAATGCTGTTGATGTTCGGTTTGAGGACGGGTTTGTTCTGAAACATGCCCGTATGACCCAGTTCAACAACGGCACACTGAAAGGTCATCGCGCAAGCGCCATCAGCTACTAAGTTCAATACTTACAAAGAAAAGCTTTGAAGAATCCTATCCTGCTCTCCGTCATCAACTCTCTGAAGACGATGAATCCCGAAATGTATCCGCGTGTACTCGCTGCAGCCGAGGAAAGCGCCGACATGAAGGAGTTCAACGCTCGTCTGCGGATTCTGCTGGCAGAGTAAAGCAATCTCCTTAATAGAGTAGCTCAATCCTATTGAACGCAAAACTCAGTTGTCTTTTTACATAGATAGCATTTCATGCCGTTCACCCTTATGGTCCAAACTTTGCAAAAGAAATTGCAGAACTTATTATCCATTCTGTTCTAGCATGCTCTGCAAATCCCGTTGCCGCCTAAACACATGAAAAGGAAGTGTCCAGACAAATGAAAATTATCAAATCCACCATCATACTGTTCGTTGCGGTTCCCGCAATGGCTGTTTATGCCTTGTATGAAGCCATCAATGCGCTGGCAATCGAAATCGACTTGGTGCGCATCCGCGCCATGACGAATTGCTGCCGCAAGTTTAAGACTATATGACGAAAAGCCGTCTGCCTTCGGGTGGGCGGCTTTTTTTGCAAAAAAGTGTTGACGAGGATTGCGAACGGCATACAATAGAAAGCGAACGATAGATACCACTTTTTACTTTCCTAGGTTTCACATTCCTCTCTTTGATTAGGGCGGACACTCCGTATGAGTGTCTGCCCTTTTTCTTTTTGAGGCTTTTCGCAGATATTTCTGCGTTTATATAAATCCGTTTCAGCATACCTATCACCGAAGGAGGGATAGCTTATTCGTCACACCCTTGCAAGATTTTGCACGTACGCGCTGCGTTAATGCGTTCCGTAAACAAATCATTAGAATTGCCTTTAAGGAGGGCTGAAGTTATGAATATCATGAATGAAATCCATGAAGGAAATACGGAAGCGATGTGGGAGCTCGAAGAGCTTGAATGGGAATACTATGTGTACCTTCGTAATCTTCTTGATTTGCCTATTTATCCAATCCGTTAAAATGCGTTCCGAAAAAATACTATAAAGGAACCTTTATATCCAGCATTGTCGTGTGAACCTCGACGAATTTCGCGTTGAAGAATCACCCACTGACCTTGATGGTGCTCGCAATGTTTGCGTCACCCTCGACCACATTGGTGACCACAACGAGATTCCCATCCTGAATGTATCCGCAGATGATGTGAGCGGTAATACCCTCGAACACTTCTACGAATATCTCTGGGTAAACAGTGGGTATGTTGCATCCCGCTCTAAAGATGTTGTTACCATTGATAACGCCCTTTGCCGTGTGCAGGAGCGCGTTATGGCACAACACTTTGCCGAGTTTGGCGTCAACGGAAGAAGCGCAAAAGCTGTATTCCATCTTTCTGCGCATGATAAAGGACATGTACTGGTCAACGAAATTGCCGAAAAGCTCCAATACCCCAAAAAGACGGATTTTCTGAATCTTTACTGGGCATATGAGGACAGCAAGCGCAGTTTTGCTTTGGCACGTTAACACCACGTCACGGTGTTTTGAATAGATTTTCTGTCTCGGCAGACGTACACGCTGCGTTAATGCGAAACTTAGTACCAACAACAAGGTACTTATTAAATACATATCTCAGCCGTGTGTCGCCACGATAGTGCATTAAACATAGATGTTCCCGCCGCGTTCCGCCACGTAAGAGCAATTTATATATAGATACTACTTCAAGAGGGAGGTGCGCTTTGTGCGTATCCATTACATATTTTAGGGCTTGATTGCCCTTTAAGCACCCAAACTCGATGGTCTTATCCAAGATTGCTTCTAGCTGCAGTATGAAGTAGCTTTGAATAGACTGTTGGGTTTGTTAAGCCGCTCGCCTTTTGGCGGGTGGCTTTCTTTTTTTACAAAAAAGTTGTTGACGACGCTTGCGAACTGCATACAATAGAGAACGAACAATAGATACCACTTATCCTTGCCATTCACATTCCATCCAAAAGGGCGGACACTCTCAGAGTGCCTGTCCTTTTTCTTTTTGGACAAAGGTAAAATTGCGACATAAGGTTCGCACGTTAAACACCACGATACGGTGATTTGAATAGATACCAACTGCTGTAATCAGCACGTACACGCTGCGTTAATGCGAAACTTAGTGCCCACAACAAGGCACTTATTAGATACACATCTCAGCCGCGTACCGCCGCGATAGTGCATTAGAATATATCACCAAACAAAAATACAAAAATTCGAAGGGAGACTTTCTTATGATTAGAAGATTTTTTGAAGCCATAGTTTAGCGAGTAGACACTTTTATCGGCAACCATGAAGATAAAGCCAAAGAAATTGCAACCGATATCGGTAGAGCTATCCGCGATATTCTTTAGGTGTTGCTGAGTAAAGAAGGTGTTCTGCTCGCGTTCTTGACCGAACAAGTCAAACTTAGCAAGTATGCGATATTCACCATATGTGCTGTCACAGCGGTCATGACCGTTGCTTTTCTGCTAAAGCACTTTGCCGGAAGGTATACGCATATCAAATCATTAGCAGAAAGTTTTCTGTCTGCAGTTGACATCAAAGGTGTGCTAAAAGATACAGTCACCGAATATGTTAAAACCAAGTGCAAGACAGAGAAAAAAGAAGAATAACAACATACGCTCCGTTTTATGGGGCACGCTATGGAGATGATTTCAAGAGTAGCGCGTCTGCCCCACGAAACGGGGCTTTATTATGAAGAAAAATACCACCACAAAAATTCATGTCGGCATTACCGACAACTATTTCAATGCCCTCTCCAAACAGAACCTACCGATGAGCAGTGCTGCCTGTGAGATTGTGGACAACACAATCTCCAACAGCAAAGGTCCCATCAATTCGCTGGTTGCTGTTGAAGAGGGTTCTGTAAAGGGTATGCTTGCCCTGATTTTTGCTGATTGGGGCAAAGGCATGACCATCGAGCGTCTCGAAGAAAGCGTTCAGCTTGGTTCCCGCCACACTGATGAGGGTCCTCTGTGCATCCACGGCGTTGGTTTGAACAACTTCCTGCTGGTCGCCACTCGCAACAAGTACCCGTGGTTTATCGCCACGCGTAAACCGGGCGAGAAGACCTACCATCGCATCGACGGTCCTTTCTCCACCACGATGGAGATTACCGAGCAGAAGGAAATTCCTCTGGAGAACATCGTGATGCGTGATGCCTACAAGAGCCTCGGTGCCCCGTCCACCATCATCTATGTTGAGATGGACAAGAGCACGGCGAGCACTATGCTCACCACCTCTGGCACTTGCTCTCCCAGCTTGGTTCGCAACACCAATATCATTCGTCGCTCTCTTGCAGAGCACTTTGGCGTCAAGTACCGCAATTACTTGGCACCCGATGATTCCGGTATTGCACCCGCCCGCATTCTGATTCCCGATTATCAGATGGCGAACGGCAAGGTTTGCGATGTCTTTGTGAAGCCAATCTTCCCGCGTTACAAGACGAAGGAGGATACCCGCTACATCAATGTCGATTACGATGGTCACACTATCCCGTTGACCGTTGATGTCGGTTTGATGGACATCGTTGCCACCCAGAAGGGCGCTGTCACGGGCGGTTACAGCCTGAAGCACTACTATCAGGGCAACATGGCAACGCAGGGCGTTGACATCCAGCTCGGCAACCGCGTCATTGCAACTGCTCAGTTGGATACCATCTGGGACCGTGCCCGTCATCCGTCCTTCAACCATTTTGTTGGTACTGTTGCCATCGATATCTCTGACCTGCCGCGCGGATTCTTGAACACGTTGCCCAACAAGTCCAACATCGACTTGAGCGATAATGGGTGGCGTGCTATCTTCGACGCTATCAAGTCTGAGGTATCTCTGGTTGAAGACTCTTCTTGCCCTCTTGAGGTCTATGCAAAGAAGTTTGCGGAAAACCTTGAGAACAGCACCGGCAACAAGGTTGAGCTGCAGTTCCCCGTGTATGCCAATCGTACGCGTATCGATGTTCTGGAGTATCTGGACAATGACCATTGTGTCATCCACGACTTCATGTCGGCTACCGCAAACCTGAAGGCTGTCGCAGAGCTTCGCACGCACTGGGATGGCATGGTTGCTCAGGGCTGCCAGCCTGTTTCTGCTACCATGTACTGCCCCAAAATCGGTCCGATGCTCAAGCACACCTGCGATGAGCTGAATACCCTTATTCAGTCCATGAACGATAAGGATTTTAAGGATGCCTGGGCTGCCGCGAAGGGAGATGTGGCAAAGATGCCTCATTACAGCTTTGCTGTTGAGGTTGACAAGAATATCCCCGACAAAAAAGCCTAACCAATAAAGTCACTAGCCGCCTGCTTTTCGGAGCAAGCGGCTTTTTGTGTAATTGATTATTTTTACGAAATGTGGTATAATACAAGCGCCGAGAGGAGGGCTTGTGCAATGAAAGAGCAAAGATATTCCGACCACGAAATTATCTATATGCAGGTCCGCCTGTACCACCTCGCCTGTGAAAAGTGGGATGCAACACCAAAAGAAATTCTTGCAATTTTTAAGAAAAACAATTTGTTCTTGAAAATTAAAGAATGCTATGATTCGTTTCATCTCTACGGCGATGAGGGTGTCCTTGAGGACCTCTTCCAAATGATAGAAGGGGAAAAGCCAAAATGGAAAACAAAGTAATTCTCTATCATACGAGTTATTGTGTAGTAAATGAACCGAATCTTGAATTGTGCAGTGACAATCGAGATTTCGGTAAAGGCTTTTACCTCACATCTTCTTACATTCAAGCACGACGATTTGTTAAAACATCTTTAAGAAAAGCAAAGATGGAGAAATTCATTGACGAGAAGAAAACCACCGGATATATCAACAAATTTGAGTTTGATGTCACACTGTTGAAACAGCTAAAAACACATGAATTCGCAGAAGCAAATCGAGAATGGCTACATTGTGTCGTCGCACATAGACGTCGCGATGTATTTCAAGAACTAATTCCCATGTATATGTCATATGATATAATGATTGGCAAAATTGCTGATGACCGTACAGGTCCAACAATTTTCACCTATATCAATGGGCAATATGGCGAAATTGGTTCTGAAGAAGCAGACAGTCTGTGCTTGCACTTTTTAATTCCAAACAAGTTTGAAGACCAGTGGGTATTTCGCAGCGAAAGCGCCATATCTCATCTGAAGTTTTTGGGGAGTGACGAAGTATGTCTACTTTAAAACAATATCAACAGAGCCTTAGCGTAGACAATGTTCTTGCCATGACCATTGAAGACTTGTCTAAAAAGTATAACATCGAATATTCCGATATGTGCGCACAATTTCTTGAAAGTGATGTGGCGCAAAAGCTATCCGAACCAGATGATACTCTTTGGGCATTTGGTCCTGCTTCCATCATCGAATGGTATGAAATCGAACAGCGAAGCAAAAAAGACTCTCCCGACACACCGCAATAAACCCATTCACGCCGTCTGCCATTTGGTAGACGGCTTTTTCTTTTTGTCTCAAAATATTTTGTTGCAGAAACTTGCGAATTGAGTAAAATTAAATTTATCGAAAGGATGTGAGCCACCTTGAAGCGCATCGAAACATTACTCGAAAAAATTTCCAGCACAGGACTTATTCTTTATATGGCCGGTATCATCAGCCTTATTGCTTGCGCTATTGCTACTGTTGTGAAAGCTATGACATGGATAGATATGCTCCATTATGCAGGGTGCATCTTTGGATGTGGCTTCGCATTGATGGCAGTTGGCGCTATTGGGCTTGCTCTTATTGGCAAGGCGGAACGCAAACGCTTAACAAAGAAAAACTGAGAGGAGAGCGCAAAAGTGCAAACACATAGAAAAGCTGTTTCATTTGCAGCTTTATTGATGGCAGCCTCTGTGCTTCTCACGGGCTGTGCATCTCAAGAAATTCAAGCTCGCAAAGCAGCCATTGCCGCAGCATCTGCGACACAGCCGGAAGAAACACCTGCTCCTACGCTGAAACCGACTGCTGCACCTATTGACCGTTGGTCACTGCTTGATAATCTTCCAGATTTTGCTGTTGGAACACTTCCTGCACCTATTATTACATGGGTGGATGGCTTGCCGCTTGGCGAAAACCCGCTGACATATGAGGACGGTCAGCACATTGACGGCTTGTTCTCTAATGCAAGTGGGGGAAGCATCCAGCTTTCCGATGTTTCTGTAGAAGACCTCAAAGACACTCCTGTCAATGTTCGCATGAACATGACACTATCTGTTCTGGACGATACTGCTACTCCTACAAGTAATTCTTCGGATGCTTCTTCTGATACGAGCGTTACAGATTTCTGCCTGCATACAAAAGGCTCAGACGGAGGACAGGCGTTCTACTACCAGATTGGATATAACGGCGACTACCCGATGGATATTCTCAATGGTGCTTTAGCGATTGAAAATAATCTGACATTTGGGGAAGCCTTTGACAATGGTTTGTATTACTCCTCCGCAACACCGGACGAATTTGCGGGATATCCGGAAGAGGGAACACCAAAAGACCAAATCAATTTCCTATACTCTACATTTGGCACACCATCTGGTTTGTACTGGGCCGACAATGTAGATGGAGTACAGTATGGGTCATTTGAAGAATTCCGCGATGCAGAATATGACAAAGACAACGGAGCCAAACACTTCTATCTTATCTGGAATTTCGAAAAATGTACAATTGCTGCTGCCTGCTCTGACGATTTTAGTAATCCGGATGTTCTCGGCACCACCATCAATGAAATCTATGAATTCCCGATTCTTACCGGCACTGACTATGTCAAAGAAAGCACCAATAACTTCTTCTGGGGCTATCTTGGCTATGGCGATGCTCCTATCCGCTTGATTGGTCTATACGCAGAAGTTCCTGCTTCAAAAGTTCCTGTAATTGAAACGGAACCTGCATCAGAATCAGCAGCGAATGCAGAAACACAATCCAATAATGACGATTCGGTAGCTGAAACCACACCTGACAGTGAAAATGCGGATTCCGCAGCTGATTCCTCTTCTGAGGTTACGGAGGGCAATGCGGCTTCTTCCAAATCAGAAACAACATCCAGCACAACCTAAAATAAATCCTTGCGTATCTGTGCGAACTGCATATTATGGTAAGTGTACTACAGATACCAAGCAAAACACTATTTAGTTTTCACAGTTCTGAACTTTTGGCAGACTTCCCTAGTAATAGGCAAGTCTGCTTTTTGTTTGAAATTGAACTCTAAAACGCACTTTGTTGCATCTGAAAAGTACAAATTTTATGTTTTTAGGAGTGTAATAGCATGGACAAAACAACTGACAACGCATACCTCGAAACTCTCGGCGCTGTAGACTGGGATACTTTCTATCAGGAAAAGATGGCACTTCAGAACATCACCGATTACCTGCATCGAAACAAAGAGCAGGAAAACGGCATGTTTGGTCGCGCCGCCAACTGGATGGAAGGTATCCTCACTATGATGGACAATCTCGGCGACGCGGCAGAAGACGAAGGTGATTTCGTGTACCCGGAGCGTGACGAAAATGACCGCTGCCTCGATAATCGCTTCAATGATGTTCTTGACCGCTCACCGGATGCTGCAATGTAAGCCGCGAAAAGGAACCGCATTATGCGTATCCAAAGAGACTGCACATTAAAAAGTACCAGCAACAACGACAAACGACTTCAGTATGTACTGGGGCACAAAGGAAAACTTCACATTAGCAACGGACAGCCAATGGTGTTTGTTGTTGGTGATGCTGAAACTCAATGTAAGTTAACAACCGCACCGATTCAGCGTATCGGCATCGTCGGAGGCAACATTCTTGTAAAAACCGTCATCGGTACAGAGTACGTCTTCGATATGCACTGACACGCACATCTATCCACCGCAGTTGTTGTTTCTGTAAAAAGAACTTCAACTGCATTTTTTGTTTCATTACCGAAGGAGGGTAAACTCATGAATCTTATTCAGTATGCGTCTAAAAAAGAGCGTGTTCATGTTGAGCAAATCATCCGTGAGCAGCCTGTTCTGAAAGACGCTGACAATGTGACAATCAAAACAATCTCCGTACGCAAGAGCCTCGGCCTGACGATGGATGTCTTTGCACCTGCCGCAGTTTCCGATGAGCCACTGCCGGTTCTCGTCGACATTCATGGCGGCGGGCTGATTGCGGGGCGGAAAGAGCAGAACCGCAACTTTTGCATCCGAATGGCGCAGAACGGCTATCTGGTGTTTGCTCCAGACTATCGTCTCGTCCCAGAAACGAACATTTTTGGACAAATTTCGGACGTTCTGGAAGCTCTCTCTGTCATCGAAGACCGCGCCTCGGAATTCGGTGGCGATGTGCGGAACTTGTTCGTCGTGGCCGACAGTGCCGGTGCTTTCTTGGCATCTATGGCAGTCGCCGCGATGCATAATCCCGCAGAGATGCAGACAGTCATCAGCCGCCTTGACAGACGTATTCCTCATAAGGTACAGACACTCCGCGTGGGCGCTATGGCGTTTCAGAGCGGGATGTTCTATATCTACAAAGGAAAAGTTGGCCTGCTGGCTGACAGCTACATGGAGAGAGACTGGCGCAAAAAAGATTACGCCGCCGTTATCCAACCGGAATTCTACTCCAAGCTGCTGCCTCAGTGCTTCCTTTGCTCTGGCAAGGATGACTTCTTAAAGAAGCAGACAATGCAGTTTAACGAACTGCTCGAAAAGGATAGCCGTACCCACAGGTATGTGTTCAGCAACGACAAGGGAGCCGACCATGCCTATGCTGCACTCCATCCGGAAACGGCATGGGGCGAAATGGCAAACACCGAAATGTTGGTCTTCTTTTACCGCTGCAAACGTTGAGAGGGGGAAACTCTATGACACGCGAAGAGTATATCAAAAATCTGAAGAATCAAGGCAAAGTCACTGTCAAAGACCTTGCTGAGCTTCTTACATTCACGCTCGATAAAGGCAACGAGCTGATGTTTGAGGATGACCATGTTGAAGTTTACATCCCCATCAACTTCGATGTCGACAAGGTTTTTGGCTTTGATGTCTGCAAAACCGACAATGGGGATTGGGTCAACCTGTACCTTTGCTGGTATCCGAGCAAAGACGCCTACGATACCAAAGTCAAAATGTACCTGTACTACTGTAACAACTCCACCGATGACGATGATTTCGAGCTGGAAGTTGCTTTGACGTGGGGTCAGCACAATGCGATTTTGCAGCGACTCACAGAACAGTATGAGAAAGCCTATGCCTCTACCATCGAGAAGGACTGGGATGAGTACCTTATTGACAGTGAGGTAGACGATTATCCAAACGAAGACGAGGAGGAATAACTTGTGAATATCAACCACTATGCGCTTCGAAAGGAGCGTGAGATACAAAAATTCATCAATAAACTGCCGCCACTCAATGCGGCAGCCGTAGGGATGGGAAATGATAAGCGAATCACTCACAACATCCTTATGGGCTATCACAACAATCATCTTCCCATTTCGGTTTTTGTGCCAAAACATAAAGAAAATGGGGAAAAGTTTCCCGTTATCATCGACATCTACGGTGGCGGGTTTGTTGCGGGGCGAAGCGAACAAAACAAGTGCTTTGGTGCATGGTGCGCCGAGCATGGGTATTTGACCTTTATCCCGGAATACACTCCTGTTCCCGAGACGAACATTTTCGGGCAAATCGGAGATATTCTCAAGGCATTTGAGGCTATCGACTGCCTCGCCGACAATTATGATGGCGACAAATCCAAGATGTACCTTGTGGGCGACGGTGCAGGCGCGGCACTTGCATGCTTGACCTACGCTCTCATTTGGCATCCTGTTTCCATGCGTCATTTGGATGACGAGCTGCCGTTCAACATTCCTCAAAGCGCAAAACTTTCCTTTCGGGCAATGTGCCTGCAAAATGGAATCTTCACGCTCACTGACGGAAAAACAGCTGCTATTACGCCATATCTCATGGAAAAGGGCTGGCAGAGAACAAGCTATGCGCCTTATGTATCACCAAAGACCTACGCCAAAATGCTCCCGCCGTGCTTCCTTGTGACCGGTATTTCCGATTCGCAAAAGAAAGATACGAAACGGTTCAGCAACTTATTGGCGCACAAACGAATCAAATGTAAGACATATATCACACATACGCCTTTCACCAAAGAGAGCTTCGCTGCCAGATACCCCGGCAAGCCCTATTCTGAGGCTGCCAATCTGGAAATGCTGAAGTTTTTCGAACAAATCTAAGCCAAGAAAGGAGGCATCGTAATGGCTATCTACCAAACCAGAAATTGCATTTGTGCGGTCCAGTGGGACCCCGAAGACAAACAGAGCCTTGAAAACATCAAAGCACTTGTGAAAGATAACCCCCGTCTCGGCTGGAAAGTCAACGATAATATTCTCTCCAATAATATCATCATCTGTAACTGCTTTGGTCAGCAAGAACTGTGCCTCCATCCCTACCACTATCTCGTTGAAGGTAAAAGAGACAGCCTTTTCAGTGTACCACCTGAGACCTTCGAACTTATCTATGAGCTTGATAGTGGTACTGCCTATCAGCGGCACTAAAGGAGAATACAATGGCAAAGAAATACCTTGGCATCGTTCTGACAACGCGCCGATACGATATGTACCGCTTCGTGGTGTATCAGTATGAAGATACCGCCATGGTGAACACCTGTCCTCTGTGCCAGTTGCTCCGTGCGATTCACGCATACAGCAAGGAATACATGGAAGAGCAACGCGAGATTCGTGGTTATGTGCCGCGTCGCCGTTGGTTCAACCTTGACAATTCCTTGCCGGGTTACGCTCTGCATGAGTACGGGCTTACCCAGTGTGCAGGAATGTCGTTTGAACCTTGCCGCATTCCGCCGACCGCAGCATTTCGCCTAATGGAAGGCGTGAACGCTGCCAACTGGAAGAAGCATATCTGGTTTATTGACGGCGATGTAACGATGTTAGGCTAAAAGTGGTTGCACATTCGTGCGAAGCGATTACAATTAGAACTGTACGATAGATACCATTCACAACGGTTTCCGTCTTACAATTCACAATTCTGTATCCGACAAGCAGACTTCCTTTCACGGGAGGTCTGCTTTTTTATTGTTAGGGAGGAGGGCATTATGCCTGTAACTTACTTTAAGGTTAAACCGGAATCAGCTATGTACAAGAACTTCTTTATCGAAAACACAGAACGGAAAAAGCTCAAAAAGCACATTTCCGAATTCATGAAAAACCATTTTGGCAATGGCAAGCACGAAGTCTGGACAACGCTTTATCCGTCTCTTGTCATGACACTATCATCCGAAAAAGCAAAAGAACTCAGCCACCAGCTTTGTAAAGGAACGCTTGGCGATAGCCAGTATGTCTTTAAAGGCAACAACGGCGACCGGTTTTACCGTTTCAAGAAAAACTCTAAAACCTACAAGCTCTGGAAGGACGAGGTTATGGCTCATATCAATGAGGACAACCTGCGTGCAAATGCTTTTTGGAGATTCGGTTTCCCGAACTCCTTTTATGCGGATGCCAACTTGCAAGTGGCAGCCAGCGGAGACCTTTATGGGACCTATTCCGGTGACGAAGGCGATGAGCTGCATTTCCCGAAAGATGTCACAGTGATTTCCGAAGTAGAATATCAGAAAGCATTTCAGTAAAAACACAAAAATCCAACCCAAGAAGGAGAGAAAACCATGAACGACAATTACACTATCAATATCAATGCCATGTGGAAACTCAACAACACCATCGGCAAAAGGCTCGAATGCGTTGATGCCGAACGCGCAAAAAAGCTGAGGCAGAAGAAGCAGCGCCGTGACAAGCGCAAAAACAGCTTTCGTGCAGCCAAGCACCGTTATGAGCTCTGCAAAGCTACGGGTACATGTGATAAGAAGAATGCCCCGTCTCGGCTGCGTAAAGGCTTCTCCGGTGGTTCTTACCACTACGATGCCCTCAACCATTACAGCAACTGCAAAAACAAGGCACCCGCCAAGACGTTTTCCATCTCTACTTACCGCCGCGAATGCGAGGCAAAGGACAAGATGGCGGAATACGCCTATTATCCCATTCAGGATGAGTGTTTCTACGGCTACGAATATCCCGACGAAGGGATGACGTTTTACGAAGACCTCAAGGAGTTTCTGCGGGTTCACTGCCTTGCTTCTGAGGAAGAACTTTCCGACTGTGGCATCGTTGAAATGATGACCATTGCCTACGCGCTCGGTGGCGAGAAGCAGCTTGGCATCAATGCGTATGATGTCACTCGAACCGTTTACCACTATGACGATTGGGGCGACCCGCACGCCGTGAGGGAATGTCTCCCGCTCTGCCATACCGCGCACACGCTGCTCAGCCGCGGCAATTCAATCATTCCCGACTGGAACGACTGCTGGGACGACATTGGATGCTATTACTGATACCATATTTGCCGCTGCCCTTTTGTGAGTGGCGGCTTTTTCTTTTGTGAAAAGCCATCCTTGCGCGTCTGTGCGAATCAGATAAAATAAAATATACAATGTAAGAAAAGGAGAATGTACTTGCCCCTAAAATTTTTATTGCAAATTATTGCGAACCGAATAAAATGATGGTTGTACGATAGATACCATTAAACCCGGAAGGTTTCTTTCGCACAATTCATAGTTCTGTGAGCAATGTGCAGATTCGTCTTCGGATGAGTCTGCTTTTTGTTTACACCAATTTCTAAAAAGGAGTGTATTAAAATGACTAACGCAAATGAAATGGCACAGAAAGGCTTCGACACAGGTTTCACCGATGCCAATGACAACGAACTCCATGTGGGTGACTATGTCCGTATCTGCAGCCATATTGGAAAAATCGTTTTTTCCTGTGGCGCATTCGGCATCTTCATTGCAGATGAAGTTCCTTGGGATGCCCTTGAAGAACTGGTTCGGAAGGACAGCGGTAACCGCCCCTCTTTCTTGTACAATGACACCTTCATCAGCTTTTGGGAGATTGTCTGGAACTTGAGTGAGGACACGGACGAGCCGTGCTTGCCCTATGTTGAGAGCATCACCGCGACCGGCGGCATTTTCACCGACGAGAACGGCAATAAGGATGTCTTCATGGGCTGCATCAACGGTTGCTCCGCCACATTGACTCAGTGCGAATACACCTGCGGACGCTACCACACGTGTGATACCGTAGCAGTGGCAAACGACCTGCTTCGCGACGAAGAGCTTGGGAAGGAGGAAAATGATAAGAAGTATCTTTTCCCTGAAAGCAATGTCATCGACATGTCGAAACTCTACAAAGATGGTGAAGATGTGATGTTCTATTGGTGCAATGCCTGCGGAGAAGTAAATCTCCCCGGTGATATTGGCATTGTGCTACACGAAAAGGATGAACTGCCTCTTCACATCCAAAGCATCTATGCCAATCTGGAGTGCGAATGCAATGAGACAAATGAGTATGCCGCCAACATCTGTAATAAGAGCGGCATCCTTCTCATGGCACTCTATCCGTACCAATTTGTTGCAGATGTGCTAAAAATTGACGAACGAAGCCAGAAGGCACAAGATGCAACCGAGCAGTTTGCCTTGAATCTCAAGGCTTTCTCTAACAACCTGCTCGCGGAGTTCAAGAAGGTTGACCCGAATTGCGAGGTTGTTCTGGGAATTCATACCGACCCGGAAGGTCCGGAGCTCGGCGTGTTTATTCCATTCTTTGAAGATGAAAAGCCTGTTGAAAATAACCTTTCTGCAGTCCGCAAGAGATTCAATGAGATTGCGTACTCTGATGCAGTGCGCAACCTTATCCGTAAGGGGGTTAATAGCAATGGCTAAAAAGGTTGGACATCTTCCTAACTGTGCTGTCGAAGAAGTAATGGATAAAGTGGCAAACGACTTGCTGTGTGCCGACAAACTTGGGAAGGGAGAATAAACACATGACCATCAAACATCCCATTACCGGTGAACGCACCGGTTACTTTGACGAGAATGCCACCGCTCTGAAGGTTGGCGATACCGTGGAGCTCTTTGGGCAGAACGGAACCGTCACCTTCGATGGTATCATTTTCCAGAACGGTGTGCCTTGGGAAGCCATCAAGGACAAGGTATGGCAGCTTTATAAAAGCAGTCCTTGCCTTGTGAACAAGACGAACTTCTTGAGCTTCATCGAGACTATCATGAATTTCTGTGATGACATTGAGGGAACGAAGCTCCCGTTTGTCAAGAAAATCAATAACAAGGAGGTTACTCACGATGACAAAAAAGCTTGCTGAATCTTACAAGAAAGCCTACGGATTCTGGGAAGTTACTACGGAAGGCGACTGCGAAGGCAGGTCTGTCAGTAGGCTCGGTATCTATGAGGGTTACATTGATGAGATTGCTCTGGCATTGGCAGACCGGTGCTATTATTCCTTGTGTTTTCGTCCCATTGACCCGCGTGCTCTCGATTTGACGCCAAAGCGCAAATCCGTAGAAATTTCTTTCGATATCGGGTCGAACACTTGGGACATGGACAACGATGGTATCGTTGCAGCTTTCAAAGAGGTGCTTAAAGACCGTCCCGTCTATGTTCATAAAGGGCGCTTATTTAGCAGTGTAAATATCTCTACCGAAGAAGAGAGCGAAGAGGAAAAACGGCAAAAAATCCTGAAAAAGCTTTCTCCTGAGGAACGTCGGATTTTGGGTATTGAGGAGTAAAAACTATGAAGGAAATTGCATTTACCGTAAACCCCGACTCGGAGCTGTATGCTAACCATTTCATCCAGAAGGCTGAGAAAAAGCGGTTTGCAGAACTCGCTTCTGCTTTCCTTAACGCTCATTTTCCCGGCGAAGGAAACAATAGCATCATGCTTGGCAAGCGTTTGGAAGTCAAACTTTCTCCTGAAACAGAAGAAAAGTTCCGCAGCCAGCTTCTTAAAAACAAGGACAGCAGTGGCTTTTCCATGTTCAAAGCAAAATCCACCGAAAATCAGTGCTGGCACGAGGAGGTTATTTCCAAAGTTGACCTCAAAAAATACGAAGCCTCTCGTTTTTGGTGGATGGATTTTCCGGGCGTTGGGCATCTGCGCACAAGTCTCTGGGATGATGGAAACGGCAATGTCTATGGTTACTATTGTTCCGAATTCTACTCTGACAAGGGCACGATTCCTGACTACGCCACAGAAATCAAGCTGAGCGAGTATTACGCCGCTGTGGAAGCGTACGAGGCCGAGGTGAAGGCAAAGTGAATCTTACCATCTCCCGCTCAGTAATCAGCCTCAGCAAAGGCATTTCTGTCGTCAATCAATATACGGATTTCGTTCCGTTCAGTCTCAACGACCAACTTTCGTTTGAGCTTGCAAATCAGAAATATATCTCTGCTACTGCAGTTTGCCGCAAAAAAGGTGCTATGCTGTTCTGTACGAACCACCCTTTCTGCGACCCTAATGAAGTTCATTTTCCCATGAACCATGAGAAGACAAATGTTGGTGGATACAATGCAAGTGATATGCGGGAGTATCTAAACCGCGTCGTCATCAACCTCTTTCCCGAAGAAATTCGTAAAGAGATGATGCCATTTGACAACAACGACTGGCTGCGTCTTCCTACATACAATGAGCTTTTTGGTCCTGCAAGAGCTGGATTGCCGAGTGAACGTTGGATTTGCTGCGCATCTCCCAACGGCAGAATCATGCGGAGAATAGGCAATACCTTCAATGACATCATGCCTGCGTCCTATTGGTTGGGAACAACTTGTGAGGATTACCCGAACACTTTCTACTATGTCAACGAGAAGGGTGAGGCAGGTCCTTGCCTTGCTAATCTCAATTTTTTCTCGATTCGGCTTGTATTCATGCTGAAAAATCGAGACTAATACCATTTTGCCGTCTGCCTTCGGGTAGGCGGCTTTTTCTTTTTTGCTCTTGCAGGAATGTGCGAGACGAATACAATAGATACTGTACGATAGATACCATTCTACTTGCTGTAATTATACAGTCGTACACAATTCATATTTCTGTTCCCAACGGCGGCAGACTCTTTTCGGAGAGTTTGTCGCTTTTTCTGTTGGGACCCAATTTAGGAGGTAAACACCATGTCCAAGAAAAACAAAATCAATCGCAGCGCCCAGCCTTATAGCGGTATCGATGTTGATATCATTCAGTATCATTCTGATGGCAGCTTTGCAAAACGCACGCTTCGCAGCATCTTCGGCATGACACCTGTGCAGTACGAGCTTTGGCTTCGCTACGGTAACAACGTTGACTTCACAAATAATCGATAACAAGAGGAGAAATTTCTATGAAAGTAAGATGCAATAACTGCATGGCCGTTTTTGACGAGCCTGAAATCATTTACAACGAAAAAAGCAACACCGAAGCCTGCCCGCATTGTGGCAAAATCGGTCGCCTCATGGATTTGACCGATGAAGAGGCGCAGTCTGATGAGAACCGACTCAACGAGCTTGGTGCCCACTTTGACGGCATCGAATCCCGCCGCAAACTGATTGAGGAATTTGGCAAGTCCCATACATCCTATATGGGCATCAACAACCACGGCGAACAGGTAACGCTTTCTATTTCCGAAGACGGCATCATCGAGCGTGTCTGGCAGGACGACCATCGTGTCCGGGTAGAGGAATACGATAAGGAAGGCTACCATGTAGGTGAATCCTACGACGGTCGCTGGACGGAAGACCCTATGCCTATTCCGGACGGTTCTCCTCTTGACAAAGAAGTGGAGCTTTCGGACGCACAGCTTCAGCGCAATGATGACATCTATGCTGCTGTAACGAAGATGTGCCGGGTCTTGACCGAGAACAATGAGCAAGAGTTCAACATGAGCATTGTCGGTCCTATTGCCGATTACGCTGCTATGCTCTTGACTCGTGAAGGCAACAAAGTACGATTCCCGTCTGTCGTTCAGGACACCGCCGGTCACATCTACATTGAGAACTATTATGATGACGGGGAGGTGCAGGCAATATGAGCAGCCTTTTCAGTAGCCATATAGCACCTCTGAGTAGCCGCAAGCGTCATTGTTGGACCATCTACTTTTGGATGAACGGTATACCCGTATTATACGGGTAACATTTTGCTCTGGAGGAAATGTAATCAATGGCAAAGCAAAAACTCAACGACGATTTGCAGCTTTCTGACGAAGAATGCAGACAACTGTATGACAAGTATGTCGACGGCAGGCACTATGAGCCAAAGTCTTTCATTCTGACCGACCTATCTCAAATGCCTGACATTCTTGCTAACACAATGAACAAATCCGAATAACCATATATAGCTGCTTTCCGCAAAAAGAAGGCAGCTATTTTGCTTTTTTTTGTTGCAGAAACTTGCGAATTGCAGACAATAGATAATAGATAATAAAAATTTAGGAGTGATTCTATGAACCGCTTAGAAGCCGATGTCTTTCACCGCTTTCTGGCTCAACCGGAAGTTATAACGGCAGAGGGCATCATCAAAACTACGGATTATAACGGCAACATCATTGATTGCTATTGCCGTCTGTTGAAAGTTCTAATTGCAACAGGCGCACACAGCGTTTATGCCATCTACATGATGCGTTCTCTTGGTGAAGAAGCCGATGCTGAGCCAGATTTTGACGCACGGTCCGACTATAAGTTTGTTGCCTACTGCGTTGATGGAGAAAAGCTCTATTCCGATAGCGATAAGCTGAAAGTTGCTTTCGACATGGATGCTGACCCAATCGACAAGGAGCATGTTGCTACCATCTGGGGTAACTATCTGCGCACTATTGTTGAACCGAATCCCGGCAAGGTTCTGAACAGCAAACAAATCGACCTTGCCGCAAATTTTGCAATCCGTGAATTCGTCTTCGATGAGCCTATTGACTGCGTTGCACAGGGTATTATGGAGAAATATGACATCACGGATGCAGGATACAAAAACTATCTTGCCAACCCGGAAACATGGGCGGCTACAAATACCCGTTCTTTAGATGAAGCATGGACGAAAGAAAAAGGCTATGCGTTTACCGATTCCTTTGTTAAAATCCTTATTTCTCTCGAATATCTGTACAAAAAACAAGTAGAATTCAGTAGACTCAAGCCCGCTGACAGTTTCTGGCGTTGGTACAAAGAACTTGCTACCGCTGTCAAACCCCATATCATGGAAAGCATCGACATTGAACTGGAAGCTGGCGGGAAGACCTTTATTGTTCCGTACTCGGCTGACAAGCTCTTTTCGGAAGCTAATGTACGAAACAAATCTTTGCCTATCGAATACGCCGATGTCGGTATTGAGAAGGCATTGATGTACTTCCTCATGCAATCCGGGACATCCGATGGCAGCTTTATTCCTCTTTCGATGCTTACCCGTATCTCTTGCGGTGATAGCGTTCTGTGGGAGAACAAGAAGCACCTCAATTGGAAATACGGAGATGGAAAGTGCGGATGAGAGACAGAAACCCGGAAATTTCGTTGATGCCGGAATTTGACAGCGAAGAGGCGTTCAACGCCAGTTTTGCAAAGGAAGCAGCAGCAGTAGCACCGTATCGCGACAGCCAAGGGCGGCTCGTTCTGGATGATATCCATGATTTGCCCAAGGTAGTCGAAAAGGTGTTTGCCGGGCATCCCGAATTTACGCATACTTTTTTCTACGACGATTAAGCAAAGGCATTTGCATATCTGTGCGAGTCGTGTACAATAAATACTGTACGATAGATAACATCCACAGTGAAGGCATTGTCTTTCGTACAACCGTTCATATTTTCGCTTTGAGGGCGGACTTCCTTCTTGGGAGCCCGCCTTTTTGCGTAACAAAAAGGAGTGTATTGAAAAATGACTATTGTTGCAAAATCTACAATTGACCGAAAGACAGGCGACCTGTACATGCAGGTTCTTCCACAGGAATTTGATTCCCGTCAAAAGGCCCACGATGCTATGCGCGAGGAATACTTTAAAGAACTGAAAAAGCTCGGCCTGGAAGACAACGACGCGATGGATGAGAACTGCGAGGAATCCTGTGAAGGCGGATACATCGACTTTGATGAAGCCGAAATCTTTGCCTTCACGGATTATGCGCCGGATAAACTGCTCCCCGTCGCCCTGTTTGCCATCTATGACAGAAAGTGAGGCATTACCATGGCAAAAAGCCGTACTAAAGAAATTGCTCGGGAGAAAACTCCGCAGGAACGCGTAAAGGATAGCTACTCTTACGAGAAAGCCTGTAACGCAGCAAAGAACTCTGGAACACCCACATACCATTTTGCTGTGGGAGACAGGGTGCAGGTTGGACATCTTCCTAACTGTGTTGTCGAAGAAGTGATGGATGATGGCGCAATGTATCTCATCCGCGTCACCACCAAGAACAATGTCGAATATTCTTGCTGGGCTTGGACGAGTGTTCGACCGTTGGATGACGACAAAGACACGCATTTCGCAAAGCGTGACTCTGCACTATCCCGTCTGCACTACTCAAATCGTAGCATGTACTCTCTACTCAGCTTCCATTACCTGTTCGGCGTTGATTTCAAACCCGATTATCAGCGCGGTTCTGTTTGGGATGAGGAGGACAGAGAGAAACTGCTGGACAGCATCTTCGCAGGACGCGAAATTGGTCGTTTCGTCTTCAAGCAGTTGCCCTTTAATCGCACAAACGACGATGGCAACTACTACGAAATCGTCGATGGCAAGCAGCGTATGTTGACCCTGCTTGCTTTTTACGAGAACCGATTCCCGTACAAAGGCGTATTTTACAACGACCTTTCCGTTCTGGATAAAAACTGGTTCATGGATGCTTCCATTGGTGTTGCTGAACTTGACCAGAATACGACCCGTGCAGAGGTTCTGGAAGTCTTCCTCGCTCTGAACGAAGGCGGTAAGCCTGTCGCAAAGGAAGTCCTCGACCATGCACGCGAGCTTCTGAAAGGGGAGACGGACAATGGCAAAATGTAACTGTTGTGGGCGCGAAATGCTGACTGCTAACGGCTGCTCGTATAAGCGCGTAGTCGTTAAAGGCGCACACAAGGAAACTTTCAAGCGCATCAAAGTCGGCGACCCCGGCGACTGGTACGAAGAGTTCGTTGGTACTCCGGAAGAGAAAGATATCCGCTGTGGAGATTGTGGAGCCAAAATTGGCTACTACCACCACTACGGCTGCGACATTGAGAAGTGCCCCATTTGTGGAGGGCAGTTCTTGAGTTGCGACTGTTTGGAAAACTTCGATTCTGCTGTGCTGACCATCTAAAGAGAGGTAGTATAAACTATGTTGACTTTTACTGTTGAGGAACTGATTCGTTTTCTCTCAAACTGGACCATGACCTTTTTTGAGGGAGCAAAACGCAGCGGTGACATTGTGTTTTCCCGCTATTACTCGTTTTTCAAACATCCGGTTTTGGTTAGAGAACATCAAGTTGAATCGCTCTATGTTATGGTTCAGAACCGGGATTCGTCGGACAATAAGAAGCCATCCTTTTCACGATTCGCAAAATGGGAATTTGGCGGCTTCATTGTGGATAGTAAAACTATTTACATGGCCTCCAAACCCGTAAAAGCGTTGCTTCAAAGCAGCGATTTCATCGACGATATGGATGTCTTCGAGAAACTGGACAGTATCCGTATTCCGCTGTTCCGAAAGAACATTCCGGCAGACCCCGCAATGTTTCAGGATAAGGATACAGTGGATAAAGCAGTCCGCAATGCTTGCTCCGCCTTTCTTTTTGGAACTCGATTCAATGAGTTCTCCAACCTGATTCGAACTATGTATCCTCTGAACGATGACGATGTGATTCACTATTTGTCATCTCCATCGGATTGGGCTGAAGAGACAAGTTCTGTCATTACGGCAAGCAACGGAACGGCATCCAGAATTTATTACATGGCCCGGCTGATTGCCATTGATAGGATGTCGGAACTATTCCTTACGTTTTATGAGCACGACAGTGCCGACCCTAAGGACATCACCAATGTGTGCAAAAGCATGATGGATGCTGTCGAACCTTATAAAGTCGTCACTCTCGTCATGGACTATATTGACGACAAGAAAATGGGTGAGCATCTCGAAGTGGATTGTCCCAGCCACCTTATTCGCGATGCGGATGTACTGCGCAGGAAAGGAATCTCCGTGACTCGTATCAGCGCCTTCGCAAAGCCGGAAGACACTCAGCGATTTGTTTGCAAGCATCCCAACCTCATCAAACAGGTTGAAAAGGGAACCAATATGTTCGATGTCTTCGTTTTTCCAATCGATTGTATCACGCGTATCCGGGCTGGAGAGAAGGTTCTGTGGACCAACCCGACCACGTAATGCCAGAGGCATCTAATATGTGCTGACAATCTGAAAAGAGGTATAAAGAATGCTTAAACAATCCATCGGTATGACCGAGAACAACGCAAAGCAGATTGCCGAGATGTATCTTTCCCGCTACAATCCCACCTATTGGGATGGCAGCGGCAAAGTTCCTTCCGAAGTAATCTTTGAAATTTGCCGGGTTGCGGTAGATAGTATGTACAATGGCTGCACGCTTGATATCCAGCTTTGCAAAATCGATGCCTGTCCTTGCTACGCCGCCTCCATCCATTTGTTTGAGGGCGGTTTCTGGACGGGTCATGGTATCGGCTGTTTCGACAAAACGGCCCTGTGCTATGACATCGGTTCCGTACACTCTCTGGCAAGCGCAATCATGCGTATCTGCGCCACCTATGAGAATCTCACCAATTTTCGTAAGGTTTTTGTTGAGCGCCTTGTTATCAGCAAAGAGCGCATGAACGAAATCAAGCAGTACACCGACGGAGGCAAAAAGCAGGACGAGATTGAGTTCGAGTCCGTTACCTTTGCCGATGGTATGTGCATGGATGTGCGCTGCGTCCCGCGCAAGGATGGTCCTTCGTGGTGCGAGGCTGCTATTTATTACGCGGACGAAGATGTTGTCACATCCGAGCCGTACAATTCGTTCTACAATCACTGGGTCTGCCAGACGGCAAACGCCACCTACCATCTCTATATGGGCGTTGCCGATACCGAGTGATGGTTGACGCATTATGCGAGTTGCGTAAACTTGTAACTGTATGATAGATACCATTTATGACTGATATTTTGGGTCTTGATTACAATTCATATTTCTGCATTAAGGGCAGGCTTCCTATTCTGGGAAGTCTGCCCTTTTTTGTATAACAGCTTTAGATAGGAGTGTTTCCATGTACATCAAAAAAATCACCTTCAAAGCATTCAAAGACTATCTCAAAAATCCAACCGATTTCTTTTTGGAAGGCAACATTTTCATATCTGACGATATTGCAAAATATTGCCGCCTCGTCCGAACCCCTGCAGCAAAAGGAGAACACAATGTTGAGGTTCTTTATGGTAAAGTACAGCTTACATACCACCCGGAACGCAACATAAGTGGCAGATATTTTCACTCCAACGCTTCTTTGGATTTCATGGGTTACATTGTCGACGGTGAAACAATATATTCTGCCAGTGAAGCCCTCCACGAATTGTTCCCAAAATTCAAAACGGATACGACGAACGAACAGATTCTCATTGCCGCTTCAGAAGAATTGGAGGCATATCTCGACACAACTGTATGTATTAAGCCTCGCGAGCTTCTTGACCCTCGTTACCAACGTAGGGCTTACGAACCTGCAGTCAGGAAATATGCCCTAGGCAATTCTGCTTGCGGAACTATCTTTGACAACTTCCCAAACCTCCTTCAACGTTTTGGCGATATTGACAAGGTCGATTTTCTTGCTAATCCCACCGGGTGGGGCGAAAGATATGCGACTATGAAAGAATCTCTCTTGTTCGACAAAGAAACTGTAAAATTCATGCTTTGTGTCCAGCATTGCGTCAAACGGTACATCAAAGAGTTCGAAGAACACACCGATTGCTATGAAAACCAGTGCGAAACGCTCATGAATGCTCTCGACGACTGCAATATTGTGCGCATTGCTATCAAAGTAAATGGGCAAACATATCGGGTCGACTATCCAGCAGCTTGGATGCAAGATTACGAAACGATTTCCACCAAAGGTCTTCCGATATGGGGTGTTCGCGGGAGCAAAGCCAAAATCGACAGATTCCTTGCCGAGAACTACAAGGACTACGACCACGAGACCATTCCGCTGAAGCTCATCTCCCATATTCGAAACAATAGGGACAGAAAGGGCACTATTTGGACCAACCCGTTCTTCGAAGAGGTCTGAGAAGTAGCTCTTGCCAGAATGTACGAACCGCATATCATAAAAGTGTACGATAGATAACATCTATATTAGGCGCAGCCATTGCGCTCGTACACTTCACAATTTCGCTTAACGGCGGACTTGCTCCTTTCCGGGGGCAGGTCCGCTTTTTGCGTCCGAAAAAGAAAAATGAAAAGAGTAAAAGGAGATAACCTATGAGTACGCATAGTTATATCGGTGTCATTGAAGAAGATGGTACGCTGAAATATGTCTACTGCCATTCCGATGGCTACCCGTCCTATCTCGGTCGAATGCTGCTTACCTATTACAACACCCCGGAACTTGCCACAGGGCTTGTGAACCTCGGTGATTTGTCAATGGTGCGGTCAATGGTGCGTAAACGCCTCGTCCCTGACAAGGGAGAATACCACACATTCAAGAAACCTGTCCGCGAAGGTCCGAAGGGTGGTATCACCACCGCTTATCATCGTGACCGGAAAGAACGTTTCCACATCAACAAGACCGTTATTGGCAGGTCGGATATCAGCACGAATGCTAAAAAGGTGTTTTTGGATATCGCCAAGAGCGACTATATTCCCTATGCATATCTGTATGATATCGCTGAAAAACAATGGTTTGCCTGTGATACCTGTCAGGATTGCGGATTTGCGTTATTGAACGAGAATTACCTGCAAACCCATGTCTGAACCTTGCGCAGTGCTGCAAAGTAGGTATAATTAGCAAATAAAGCGAAACACCGAGCCGATTCGGTTCATCTTGTTAAAAAAGTAGTCGGTGTTTTATTGACACCACTTGCGAACCGCATATTATAAAAGTGTACGATAGATAACATCTATATTAGGCGCAGCCATTGCGCTCGTACACTTCACAATTTCGCTTGAAGAGCGGACTTCCCACATCGGGAGGTCCGCTCTTTTTGTGTTAAGAATGCAGTCAATATTATCAAAAACCAGCTTACGCTGGAGAAGGAGAGCTAAGCCTTATGTTTTTAGACACAATTTATGAAGAAGATTTCCACAATTTTCTCAAAAACCCCACTGATTTCACACTTTCCGGAGTCGTTATGAACGAAAATGAAAAAGGATATTATTATCGTTTCGTTCGTGTCCCAATGGCCGATGGCGAGCATAGTGTCGAGGCATTATTTGGGCAAATGTGCAGTAACTATCCCACCAGCATGAGCAAAGACCATTTTTCTGAACAGCATAACCTTGAGTTTATGGCTTATGTTGTGGGCCACGAAAAGACCTATGCTGAAAGCTATGAGTTCCTGCGATTGTTTGATGTCACCTCTGCTTACACCGGTCCCCATTCCGCAATGGGTGAGATGACGAAAACACTGTGGGATTATCTGGAGCAGAAAACAATTCTCGACCCTGACTATCTGAACACGCCCGAATTGCAGAACGAGGCTTATGAAAACGCTGTCAAACAGTATGTCCTGCAAAAGAAAGACACCGCATTTGAAGAAAGCCTTCGTGAATTCTTTGAGCACATTGATGACACCGCAACCATCGAGTTTTTCGCTAATCCTACCGGATGGGCGGAAAGGGTAGTCAATGTCCTCGATAAGAATCTCACTTCTCGTGATGGCACACCTTTCAGCAAAAGCATCGGGAAAAAATTCGTTGCCGTCCAACATCTCACCCAATTAAAGATGCTGGAGTTCCAGTCTAAGCCACATTGTTGGGAAAGTGAGTGCCGTAGTTTGTTTGCTGCGACTGCAAAAGCAAAAAACATTCGGCTCGTAATTGAAGCCAATGGGAAAGAAATGCAGGTGCAATATCCCGTTTCCAACCTGATTACTTCTGAAACGATTAAGGACAAGGTCATTTCTACATGGGCTATTGCACCGCGTAAGCTCTGCAATGATGTGGAAGAATTTCTTGCGGAGAACTGCGCTGACTACAGTAAATACCGGTCTGATATTCCCATGAAGGCTGTCTCTCGCATTGAAAGTGGACGCAAAGTTCTTTGGAAGAACCCTATTTTTGAGGAAACCAAAAAATAATTCCAATTCCAAAAAGGCCTTGCATTCGTATGCGGATGGGGTATAATGGTATACATACGATAGATACCATATCTACCACCAACCGTTTCTCAACCTGCTTAACTTCAAGCAGGCACGCCTTTTGACGTGTCTGCTTTTTGTTTTGCAGACAACGAAGGAGGTCCCACATGTACATCCGCAACTTGACCCCGCATAGCGTGACCGTGGCCGGCATCACCATCGAGCCCTCCGGCATAGTTGCTCGCGTCTCCGCAGCGACTGCAGATGCTGGCTCGGTGGACTTCAACGGGACCACTATCCCGCTGACGACCACCGTCTACAGCGAGGTGCAGAACCTTCCCGCCCAGCGCGACGACACTCTGCTCATCGTGAGCAGCCTCGTCGCCGCACGGTGCAAGGACCGTACCGACGTCTTCATCCCCAATGAGCCTATCCGCGACGCGGAAGGGCGCATCGTGGGGTGCAAGAGCCTCGGTCGCGTCTAACCGCACCACCCCTTAGGCAGCACTTGCCTCCTGAACGATACAGGTACTAAAAAAGGTGTTCCGAGATTGCTTGGGTTAACGGCAACATAGAGCGTGACTGAATATCCACCATCGGGTCACACCAGCTCTATCAAAACGATGGATTGCAATATGAGGCTATATCTCAAAAGTCAGGACAGTCGGCAATGGGACGTCCTGCACCAGAATTTTCTGGCTGTAGAAAGAAGCTGTACTTATACAGTGAGCACTCATTGCGCCAGTACGAGGGCACCAACAGGGAATACATAACCTAGGTGATATACCGAGCTCGTATAACGCCATATCGGTGATTCTTGTCTGAGAATCGGCGTTGGACTTCACTCCCGGTGCAGAGGAGTAGTCAATCAGGGTCATCCTGAAGCGACGGGTAGCAGGTTTTTGACATCCTCCACGAGGATGGCTTGCTATCAGAATGAATTGTGCTGACACACGATTCGTTCCATTTGAGCCTTGCAGAAATGCGGGGCTCTTTTTTTGTTGTCAATTCGTGCGAAATGAGTATATTTGGAAATGTAGAAGCCAAGCACCGAAAGGAGAATCCATATGTGTTGTCTGAAAATTGATACTGAAACGCTGCTGGCGAACTGTCTAAACACTTGCAAGACTTATTCGTTTTCACCGGATGATTTGCAGCAAATTGTAAGACTGATGGCAAACGCCACGGACAGGTATATCTTCAGCGACACCGGCGATGATGCGCTACATGAAATTGTAACGAAATTTCCGGACATGTTCGTTTACGCTGATGAAGACAGGATTGCTCTGCGCAGCGAGTGGCAGCACGATGACAAGAAGCTGCCGATGGCGTATTTCGACTTTGGATACTCCGCCGCTGACATCGAGCAATTGTGCGCCGCAGCGAAAAAACACTGCACCACGCAAAATGAACAGTTGCCAAGTTGTGCGAACCGGGTAGAATAGGTATTGTACGATAGATAACATTCTATGCCTATTTCGGTCGTACAATTTACAGTTTTGTTTGTAAGCAAAGCAGACTCGTCATTTGATGAGCCTGCTTTTTTGTTTACAAGAAAGGAACAGCCATGAGAAAAATGTTCGAAATCAAATGCAAAATTCCTGTTGCGTTCTATGTCGAAGCAGAAACCGCTGATGAAGCAATCACTACCATTCGTCCTACGCTTTCGGGTAAAAGAATTCCGAGCCATGCTAATGTCATCCAAGGAGCTGCAATCCGTAGCCTCGACAATAACATAGCGTGCGAGTTCGATGCCGATAAGAAAGGAAAAAGCAATGAAGCAATTTATTCTTGAAAACATCTACATGAGCGATATGTCCGCCCCGTCCGTTTGTTCTACCAACCGGTTCCCCACATTTGAATCGGCCATGGAAGAAGCCCACAAGCAGTTCAAGGAAGAGACGAAAACTTATCGTAAATCCTACGGAGCTGATAACATCACCACTGAGGAATGCTATCGCGACCTCTATATCAAAGGCCCCGATTTCATCGATTGGTGGACAGTTGTTGAGGTCACGACTACCGAGGAGAAAAACTCCATTAACACTCATACTTAACCAAATAAGGGAGGTTCATTATGACAGATAACATCATTATGGCTCGGCTGTTCATCGACATGGACGGCACACTCGCTACTTGGAAGCAGGCTGCCTGCTTTGAGGACCTGCTGCAGGAGAACTATTTCCGTGACCTGCCGCCGTATCAGACAGTGGTAGACGCGGTAAGAATCCTTTGCAACACACGTCCCGAACTGGACATCTATGTCCTTTCGGCTTTCATGCCGGAGAACCCCTGCTCGGTAGGCGAAAAAAACGACTGGTTGAATGTGTACCTGCCGGAAGTTGACGCGGCGCACCGCATCTTCGTTCCGTGCGGAGAAAGCAAAGCAGCTACCGCCGCCAGACGCCTGAAACATTCCCACATCGACAAAACGTTCTTCCTTCTGGACGACTACTCCGTCAACCTGCACGACTGGAAAGAGAAGAACGGCAGCGGCATCAAGCTGCGCAACGGCATCAACGGCAGCACCGGCACTTGGAAAGGTGCATCTGTGAGTCGCTTCAACACGCCGGAAACTCTTGCCAAACTCATTTGGCAGTCTATTTTGGCACACACAAATACTAGAGACTGAAAGCGGAGGTTTCTTTGATGAGCAATAAAGCATATATCGGCTTTGCTTGGGTCAAAGACCGTGGCGAAGCCTTAAAAACTGCGATGGCTTATGTGGAAAGTCGCATGATTCCTGCAAAAGTACAGAAAGATTTGGAAGATTGCTTCTACCAGATTCCTTCTGTACGTGCCCGCTATTACTGCGACAAGAAAGTCCCATACAGCCAGCGCAATATGCAGATGGAGAACCTCGCAGACATGGCAAACCGCTACTGGCTGAAAGCCATGTTCACATATTGCTTTCTCTACTGGGAACAGTATCAACTTCTCGGTATCGTCATGATGCCTCAGAAAGAAGTCTGTGAGAAGTGGCCGCTTTGCGCATTCTTCCAAGAAAACTATGACCACATCTTCAACAAATGGGAATCCGGCAATATTCCATTCTTTATGGGTGCTATCGCAAAAGCCAAGACAATCGCACCAGACAACGAAAAGGAAAACATGGACTGTTTCCAGCACAGCAGATGCTATGAGTACATCTACAAAACACTGGGACTCGATAGCTGGATGCTGGACCACAATGAAAATGTTCCTTACGAGAGCTTTTCGCTCTGCGGCGTGACGAACGAAATGGACCTCTTCCAGTACATTACGCTGCTCAAAGCCCTGATTAACGACCGCCGCGAAGGCATCGTGACGCAGTCCGAGAAAAAGGAAAAATAACAATGACATTACCGACTAAAGAAACTGTTGAGATGCTTCGCAGCGGATACCCCAATGGAACGCGTGTTCGCCTTGTAAAAATGAATGACCTGCAGGCTCCACCTGTTGGCACGGAAGGCACGGTTGTTGGTGTCGATGGAATCGGCAGCCTTGTCATGCTCTGGGACAACGGCTCTGGCCTGAATGTTTTGTACGGTGTGGATGAAGTTGAGAAAATCTGATTCCCACCTTGCATGAACATGCGAACCAAGTATAATGAATATTGTACGATAGATAACATTCATATCGAAAGAGACTTGTGCTTTTCGTACAATCGTTCATAATTCTGCATTCATCTAAGCAGACTCATCTTCGGGTGGGTCTGCTTTTTTGTTTGCAAAACACAAAGGAGAGAAAATGAAATGATTAAGCTGAATACACCCATCCGTACAGAAGTTGACGAAGATTTCTTTATGGACATATCCGATTTCCGTGGTTACGCCCGTAGCATGATGTATCCGGACCCAACTGGTATCGACATGAGTGATGAACTCAACGACATGGTTACCGAAGCTGTAAACAGCGGCAAGACCACTCTGGAGGATGCTTTCAAAAAGCTGATAAAGCGCGACCGAAAAGGCCGTATCGACTACTCCTACAGTGATGGATTCGACGGTTTCCGGTATGGTCAGGAACTTCTGTGCTTCTGCGATACCAAAACTGCCGCTCAGTACCTTGGTATCTAACCAACAAACGAACGGCAACCACTTTCCTACCGCATGGCAATGGCGCTGTTTCACATGCGCTCTGACAAGCATGTACGCACAATTTACGATATCCCGTTTTTTGTTACGGAGATGTCGCGTTGTGTGTATGAACTTACCAATACAAAAAATATCGAGGAGGACTGACAGATGTATCTGCCGCAATTTCAAGAAATTTGTGAAAAGCAAGGATGGGATTTCAAGTGGAGTGATGACGGAGAAAGCGCCTATATCACCTTGATGACCCTTCCAAATAAGCACTTGTTTATCGTAAACAAAAACAACTTTGCCAAAGAAGTGACGGCACTCAGCGAAACATATTTACTCGATGAATATGCAAAAACATCCGGCTCTTGTGCTCCGATTTTCTGCGAGGATTTTGCAGTATCTGCAGCACTCAATGCTCTCGCAGCCGCATTAAATGTTGCAGCAGTAGAAGCTAAAACTTGGATTTGCACCGACCCCGATACCTGTCAGTGGCGTCGTCAGGTTGGTGAAACCAAGTTCGAACTCTACGATATCTTTGAAGCGCCTGACAACTACTTTGCAGTTCACGGCGTAGTCGACCCTGCGGAAGACCTGACGCCAAGCGAACTGCACCAGTTGGAAGATTCCTACGACGGCTTACTGGATAACACCACATCTGAAAGTGAACGTTGGGCTCTGCTTGCAGAAGCGCAATTCGAGACCGAAGAATTTTCTGCTGAGCGTAAAGCCTTTGATACTTTTGAAGAAGCAGAGGCATCGATTCGTGCAAAAATCGAAGCCGATAACATCAAACTCCCAAAGTCCGACCCGAACGACGAAAACGATGAGCTCTGGAAGCTCAGCGATGCGCTCTACGCACGAGATGTGGCAAACGGTGTCGTTAAGACTCGTTTGGATGCAATTCGCAGCCTCGACAAACTGCGCCTTGCTGTCTTCTTAAATGACATTCACAGCAACGTAAAAGACTTTCCTTCCGACAACCTGAGCTGGTGTGACTGGCTCAATAAGCCTGATGATGGTCATTTGTTGGATGTGAAGACTGCTCGATGAAACAAGTACGCGTTAAAGCTGATGATAGCCAAACCATCACTGCTATATATGAATTTCTGCACGACTTGGATAATGAGTATAGCAATTTTAGTAAATGGTACTATAGTACAGTCGTTCCCGGATTGGCAAGTGAAAATCGGATAATTTATACTGTTCTGGACGATGGAAAAATAGTTGCCGTTCTAATACTAAAAGATGCTGATGAAAAGAAAATTTGTACATTAAGAGTAGCTGAGCATTACCGATGCCAAGGGATTGCTACAAAATTGCTAAAAATCGCACATCAGGCATTACAATGTACAAATCCACTCATTACCGTTTCATCAATTCATATCAACGAATTTGAATTTCTGCTAAAGAAAAACGGCTTTACCCTTTATAAAAAATACGAAAACTACTACAAGCAAGGAATTGTAGAATATGCTTTTAATGGCTTACTACCTGAAAAGCAAAACGATTGCCGCTTGTCGCAAAATGTGGTATAATAGTGAAGAGGTGATACCATGAAAATTTACACTCTGATTGGCGGCGTGAATGGCGCAGGAAAATCCAGCTTAACCGGCTCTTTGCGTTCTGAGCGTAACGATTTCGGCATTGTGGTTGACCCCGACAAACTAACCATTCAGTGTGGCGGTGACGAATACGAAGGCGGAAAACTCGCTGTTGAGCGTATCGAGCGTGCCTTAATGGACGGTGTGAATTTCACACAAGAGACGACGCTTTCCGGTGGATATCCCAAGCGGCTTTGCAAACGTGCAAAAGAAGCTGGATATTATATTCGTCTGTACTATGTCGGTCTTGATACCGCCGAAGAAAGTATTCGACGAATTCGGAACCGTGTAGAGCGTGGGGGGCATGATATTCCCACTAAGGATGTTAACGCCCGCTTTTCTCACCGTTTTGAGGATGTCCTCAAAATTTTGCCGTACTGCGATGAAGCTAAGTTTTTCGATAATGACAATGGATTTGTGCTTGTTGCAGAATATCGCAACGGGCAACTTCTTCCTATTGGAACATATCGACCGACTTGGCTCAGTCAACTTCTGAATCAAGCCCAATAACATTTTTGCCGTTCATCTTCGGATGAGCGGCATTTTTTGTTTGCTATACTGTGCGAATGGCATAGAATAGTAACTGTACGATAGATACCATTCTACTAAGGCGCGTCTTGCGTTCGTACAATTTACAATTCTGCTTTAAGGCGGGCTTCCTGATTCTGGGAGGTCCGCCTTTTTGCGTTCAAAAAAAGGAGTGTATTTGAAAATGGCGAACAAAGCAACCAGTACCACTTGTACTTGTCATTCATGCGACAATCCGTACTTTGTACGGGCACAAATCATCGCAAAAAGTGCCGGTAGTCCTGCGTATCGGTTCGGCATCGATGAAAGCGTAAGTCTCCCGGGGAACCAGCATGGCTTTGTCAGAGACATACTTGACGGCGGAAAGATATATGTCGTACAGATGTTTGAATCTACCGAATACCGCCGCTATGCGTGGCTTGATATGAGACCGGAATACGGATACAAAGACATAGGTTCCGTTTACGGAAAGCCGAACCCTTACAAGCCGCTTCCGGTCAGCAACTACAATCACACGGTCCGATTTTTGCTGGGTTTCCTGTACTTCTATGATGTTGACTTGACGCCCGGCTATCAGAGCCGTTACGCCTGGAATGAGGCTCGAAAGGTCGCATATCTAGCCGATATTTTCGCAGGAAAAGATGCCGGAGAAATCGTATTTCAGGAAATTCCGTCGTCTAACCCACAGCCAAAGTATCAACTTATCAAAGGCGAGCAGGAAGCCATCACCCTTCGAGAGTTTTACGAGAATCGGCTTTTGTACAAAAAAGCATGCTACAACGACATTCGTGCAGATGATATTTTCTGGTTCAGACAGACCATGCTGCGAATGATTGTCTACAACGCAAAACACGAACCTTCCACCGAGCACGAAGACATTGCGATTATCGGCAGGATTCTTTTCGGAAGATACTAATACAAAAAAGGAGAATATTATGAAAATCCAAAAAAACAACACAGGCATCATTATCACCAAAACCGCGAAGCAGCCGAGCGCGAAAATCGAGTTTTCTCTGGATGAACTCGATGCGCTTTCGGAGTTCTGCGAGAGGTTGCAGGACGAAAAGGATATCAGAGAATACCTCAACACTGCAGTGACTATTCCGGATTCTGCAGAGGTATCGGCTCCCATTGCCGCCAAGTATCTGCGCGATGCAGCGCTCTTTGAGCAGCTCGTGGACGAAACCAGACGGAATCAGGAAGAAAACCAGAGCGATTTCCTCACTGCCGTCAGCGAAGCAGTTGCTTCTATCGAAAAAAGCCGCGATGTCAAAGAATGGCAAGGTTTGACGAAGGAGACTGCGGAGCGTTTTGCCCGTGAATTCATGGCAGAACGGAATCCCGGTCGTTGGTCGGGGTTTGGTGAGGTCCCTGAAAGTGTCAGCCTTGACCCCCTCAATTTTCCCATCAATGACATTTATCCCAAAGGTAACAAACCCGCCCTTCGTATGCAGCTTATCAGTGTGACCTATCCCAGCCTTCACAGAGTTTGTGAGTGCAGCATTATCGAGGATGGTGTTGACCTGTGGGCTCGCCGTACGCTGGATTCCATGACAGCCGGAACTGTCGAGGATTTGGTCGAGACTGTTCTGTATGTGGCACGCATGTACGAGAGAAGCAAGTGCTTTGAACGCATCTTTGTAAACCACATTCAGATGGAGAAATCGGAATACGATGTTCTTATCCGCCATCTCAATGACCCTGACAGCATCAACGACGAGTATCAAATCAGTGATGTCGTATTTGCCGCAGACAACACCATTGTTTCCGTCCTTTGGAAAAGAAACAGCAAAGATGGTGTTTCTGGTATGGTAACGCTTGCCATGAACGGCAAGACGGTATACAAGACAAAGAACACCAAGACATTCTGCAACCATTGGATTCTTCCATACAACGGTGCCGAATACCATGTTCTTGTCGATGTACTTCCAAAGAAAACCGTTCTGGAAGAAACTATATATGTCAACAAACCGTATGCTGAGCGCATTAAGAAGTACCTTCGCGGCGCGGAAGTGCAAGGCGATGGTTCTTTGCTGAGCAAGACTGCGAAATTCTCCGACGGGTTTGAAATGGACATCCGCTGCTGCGGCGGCAAGGACGATTCTTGGACTGAGGCTATCCTGTACGATAATACCGGCAAGGAAGTTGTCGCCACTGAACCATGCGATGGTTTTACCGGCTGCTGGGAATTGAAGGATGAAGACACCAACACGGTATATCGCGCCCATGTCATGACAAAATCGAACCTCAACTAACCAATAGCATTCAGCCGTCTGCCTTCGGGTGGGCGGCATTTTTTCTTGCCAAACTATGCGAACGGCATAGAATAGTTATTGTACGATAGATACCATCTACCAAGGCGCAATCCTGCGTTCGTACAATTCATAATCTGCAAACATTCAGGCAGACTCATCTCCGGGTGAGCCTGCTTTTTTGTTTGCGAACGACAAAAAGGAGCTTTGCAATGAAAACATTTATTCTCGAAAACATCTACATGAGCGATATGTCCGCCCCGTCCGTTTGCTCTACCGACCGGTTCCCAACATTTGAATCGGCTATGGAAGAAGCCCACAAGCAATTCAAGGAAGAGGCGAAAACTTATCGTAAATCCTACGGGGCTGATAACATCACCACTGAGGAATGCTATCGCGACCTCTACATCAAAGGCCCCGATTTCACGGATTGGTGGACGGTTGTTGAGGTCACGACTACCGAGGAGGAGGACTAATGAGCACACAAAGCTTTATCGGAGTTCTTTGCAAAGAAGGAATCATCAAGTTCGTCTATTGCCATTCTGATGGCTATCCGTCCTATCTCGGCCGAATGCTGCTTACCCATTACAACACCCCGGAGCTTGCAACAGCACTCGTTGACCTTGGAAGCCTTTCGATGGTTCGGGAGCGTCTTGCCCCGGATGAGGGAGAAACGCACACATTTGATACACCTGTTCGTCACGGTCCTAAAGGCGGCGTAACAACTGCCTATCATCGGGACAGAGGCGATGACTTGGAAATCGACAGCGTAGTAGTCGATACTCCTGTTGTTCTGAAAAACGCTGAGACTCTATTCCTGAACATCCTCAAAGAGGAAAACATCACCTATGGTTATCTGTACAATATTGCAGATAAACTCTGGTATGCCGCTGATACAGTTCAAGACAACAGCTTCTTCGTTCTGGACGAGAACTTCATTAACGCTCACACTTAACCAAATGGGAAAGAGTCCGTAAACAACAGCAAAACAGCTCTGGAGGATGCTTTCAAGAAGCTGGTCAAACGCGACAGCAAATGTCGTATCGGCTATTCTTGCAGCGACGGGTTTGACGGTTTTCGGTATGGTCAGGAGCTTCTGTGCTTCTGCGATATCGAGACTGCCGCTCAGCGCCTTAGCATCTGACACCTATACCACAAACCTGAAACCATTCAAATAAAAAGGAGTGCCATACCATGAGTTACGGTTTTGACATGGGCTTTGCGCAGGCGAACAGTTTGCAGGAAGCCATGACGATTGCGCTGGAATACACGCAATCGCAAATGACCGAAAAGAACATCAGAAAAACTATCAGGGATAATCGGTATTATATTCCCTCGGTTCGTACCGGGTACATTGCAGATGAGGAGAACAAAAACCGCAGAGCCGATGTACTTGCGGATACCGCTGACCGGTATTGGCTTGAGGCATTGTTTACCTTCCGTTTTCTCTATTGGGAAGAACACAAGCTGCTCGGTATCATCATGATGCCGCCTGAAAGTGTAAACGAAAAGTGGCCGCTGAGTATGTATTTCCAGAACTCCTGCGACCAGGATTATCCGTTTTTCGAATGGAAGGAAGGCAATATCCCGTTCTTTGCGAACGCCGCCGCAAAAGCCGAAAACTATACGGCGGAAGAAATCCGCGCAAAGTTCGACTACGAAATCGAAGATGAAAACCTCGAATATTATCGGCGCAATACTTGCTACAATGATATTTTTGAGGCACTCGCCCTCGAATCGTGGCTGTACAATCATTGCACGAATGTGCCGTTCGTAACTTTCGCTTTGCAGGGGATTCAGAACGAAGCCGAGCGATACCGGTATCTGCAATGGCTGAAAGCCGAAATCAAGTAGTTGATACTTGCCACAGTGTGCGAACCGCATAAAATGGTAACTGTACGATAGATACTATCTAAAGCACAATTCGTGTTCGTACAATTCACAATCTGCAAATAAGCGGACTTCTCGATTTTTGGGAGGTTCGCTTTTTGTTTTAGGATGAAAGGAGTTTTTATGAGCAACCCGAAAAAAGCGGTTTCTCCGGTCGATGAGTTTATCAAAGTTTTCTATGAGATGAGCGCCCGATACGGTCGCAGCGAACTCTGGTATGACTACATCGATATGCACGCCATTGCACTTGTGAACACCTGTGATTTGCGGTGCAGAGACACAAGAGAGGAACAGTACAATGCCATCGTCCAGAAATACGATGAAAAGACCGTACAGCAGTTTGCGGTGCTTACCGCCATCACAATGACCGCCCTCTTGGAAAACCCTGAGCAGGATTTTCTTGGCACCGTTTACCATAATCTCGGATTAAGCAAAAGCCGAGCCGGGCAGTTTTTCACGCCGTACAATGTCGGACAGATGATGGCACGCATGAACATGCCGGATTCTTTCGTTCTGGACAAGACCCGTATCTGGCGCGTAAACGACCCATGCTGTGGTGCCGGATGTCTGCTTTTGGCGGGGTACAATGCAATGCGCGAGCAGTTGGAATCCACTGACCCGGACTGGGACAAGTATGTTTTGTTTGTAGCGCAAGACATTGACCCTCTGGTCTGCAAGATGTGCTACATCCAGATGTGCTGTATTGGCGTTCCGGGAGTTGTCGTAGCAGGCAACTCTCTGTTCCCGGACGCAGAACGGGAACCGACAGATTTTTGGTTCACGCATAAGTATTTTGCTTTGGACGAGAAAGCCCTTGAAAATACATACCAACAGACAAAGGAGTAATGACAAATGCATATGGTAACCAAAACCTACCAGCTCCGCGATGGCGAGAAGCTGACTGAATTTTATAATCGCATCGACTGGAAGCCGCTGTTTGAGTTCGTCCAACGCTATTACGATATCGGCGTTGAGCAGCTTCCTGTACCATGCCTCAAACCCAATGGTCGCATCGAGGTGAATTGGCCGGAGAATCTGCGCGATAAGTGTGGTCTTTTCTGCCATACATACCGCGAAGTATATCTGCAGACATTTTCGTCCTGCTGCTTCCACGACATCACCTACGACAAGGACATTGTCGATAAGTACCTCGCTCGTCCGGACTTTTATCGTTTGAATATTTCTTTGGAAAACGACTGCAACGGCACTTCTTCGGATGCTTATTTGCAGCTGACATTTTCGCTGAAATACATCGGATTTTCCGGAGGGTACAACTTCGCAAACCTGTTCAGTGCTGAATACCGTAAAGATACAGGCTGGTTCGTTGTATCCGGAGAAGGCGAAGTCCTCATGAGAACGAAGAAATAAAAAGTCGCCGCTCATCTTCGGATGGGCGGCATTTTTTACTTGCTAAAATGTGCGAACCGCCTAGAATGGTATTTGTACGATAGATACCATCTACTCAGGCACTTTTTGTGTTCGTACAAAAATTCATAATTTCGTTGAGGCGGACTTTCCGAAAAATCGGGAGGTCTGCCTTTTTGCGTAGAAGGGAGTATTTTTATGGCAACCAGAAAAATCTTATTCCGTGGTCAGACTCGGCGCAAGGGGGAAAAGACCTCCATATCCGGTAAACCTCTGCCTGGCATCTGGGTCACAGGTGGCATCTTTCCTCAGAACAAAGGCTATGAACGCGCCATCATCTATACCCAAGACCCGAAGGTTGAGAAGCATGTTGTATATGCTGAAACAGTAGGGCAATACACGGGAGTTGATGATGTGTTAGAGACCCCCGTCTTTGAGGACGATATCATCACCTTCTGGCAGAGAACTGACGCGAAACACATGCAGCGCTACAAGGGTACTGTGAAGTACGACGAGACGCTGACAAGTTTTACAGTCGTTTCCTGCGAGCCCAACCGTCTTAGTGACCCCGTTTTCCTTTGGGATTGTTCCGATATTCATGTGGTCGGAAACGTCTTTGACGGCGAGTTGAGCAAGCGGGAGCAGGAAGTTTCGTGTACTTACACCAAATGCCTCGCATTGGCAAAGAGCATCGACACGCTTCAACTCTGCTACGGTCCTTATTTCAACTCTCTGAAAGTGGAAAGCCTCTGGAGCAAAGCTTTTGAGCTGATGGATGATGTGACCCGCTCTGAAATCGTTGAAGACTTAAAGCTGTTTCAAAGGGCGTGGCGCAAGTATAAGGAGGAGAAGCCGGTAAAGGACGCTCAGAAAATCCTCGATGCCATTTCCGAACTATTTGGGGAGGAGGTGACTTCCAAATGACTTCTGAGAGCGAATATCGCAACGCAGTTCGGTATCTCACCAATTTGCTGAACGGAGGACTGATGGGAGTCAAAGGCACTCGTCCTTTGAATGCAGCTATTGAAGCCTGCGAACTGCAAATTCCGAAGCATCCCATCTCGAAAAGCTGGTCGCCGAATCTCTGCCCGCATTGCAATGCGGATATTGGCGGAGACTGCGACGACGGCTACTACGAGAACCCGCATTACGAGCGCTGTCCTGTCTGTGGTCAGAAGCTCGATTATAGCGAGTAAAGGAGCGTGAAAAATCATGATGTTGTCCGAGTTCGAGAAGCTCACCGGTTTAGAGGTTACGACAGCAGAATACGAAAAAATCGAGGCTGAATATATGGAAAGCCCCGATGACAAAGCAAAGTTCTGCAAGATGTGGCTCAAAAAAGGAGGGCTTCAAAGGCTCCATAACGCAAGGCTTGAGGAAATTGAACATCTGAAAAAGACCATCGAGGACCTTGAGCACAAACTTGATGAAGAGCAAGACTGGCAGATTTCTCATAAGTACGGCACGCACTACCAAAAAACATCTTATGACCATCTTACCAAGCGTTGCTCTAATGGGCATCAGTTTGAATCCGAAGTGAAAGCTGCCGAGTTCATCAGTTCTCAGTACGGTTTCGACAAAGATAGAATTGTCTTTATCCACGACGTCGAAGTCTATGAGACAAATCGGCATGGAATAACGCGTCTGAAAGAACGGCTCACTCGTTTTCCTTACTATGTCGGTTGCAGAGCAAACTATGCACGTTTCGATGTGCGCTGCTGCGGCGGAAGTATGCAATGGGAACTTGTGGACGGAGCTCTTAAAGACTATTCCACACCGCCATTTTTATCCGATGGGGAGCAATAGTTCCTCAAGAATCATAACACCGCACAGGCCCCAATGATGCCTGTGCATGATTTTTTACATTTCATAAGACCAATATTTTTAAAAGGAGTATGTAAGCACATGATTACTTTACCTACTAACCATCCCTATTTCTTCACTTGCCCGTCTTGTGGCTGCAAGCTCATTTCCGTTTCTACCGGCAACAGAGCCAAGCCCCATTGCCCAAAGTGCGACTACTCAGCCGATGATGCTTTTGTGGTCAAAGACCGCGTTACGAGTGAGGCTATGAATGTCATCGCTGATAACACGGAACTTGCCGAAAACTTTGCCGAGACCGTAAAACACGAAATTGAGACCGATGACGATACTTACGCTCATATCGGTTTTCATCTGGCAAACAACATCCGAAACCAGAGCCCTGCATCCGAAGTCCTTCTGACCCTCTGTGGCTGGACCATCGAGACGCTGCTTGACAAGACGCCGCCCATCGCAATCGATGAAGGCGACAACAACAGTCAATAACCCACGACTAAAGTCGCGGGTCTCCTTGCCCTAATTTATGAAAAATAAGAGGTATACAAAAAATGTTTGAATTAAATCTTTCCAACGCTCTGGCGTTGATTGACCAGCCCGTGTGGGTCGTCACTGAAGTGCGCAGCCGCAACAAGAATGGCCGCATTTACGCAAAGTCCCGTGCGAAAAACACGGTTTATCCCGGAAACATTCAGACCGTCAGCGTTTGGCGCGGCTATACTCGCGCCGGAGACAACATCGGTGCGCCAAAGTGTACTGTTGAAGTCTGCATCCATACCGGCGATGACCTTGCTGACAATGTCATCCTACCCGCTGAGCTGCTGAATGTTACGGTGTTTGACAAGAAAGAGGATGCCGAAAAAGAGCTGGCGTACCTCAACGCCAACATGAACACTATGACATTCTCTGAACAGCGTCAGCGTGAAAACAAAAACAACGCAACTGTATTCGGAATCGCTTGAGGCACCCTAGATTTTTTCTGCTTGCCACTTATGCGAGTCGGGTATAATTGGAACTGTACGATAGATACCATTCTACAAAGGCACATCTTGTGCTCGTACGGTTCACAATTCTGCTTTAAGGTGGACTTCTCATCACGAGAGGTCCGCCTTTTTGTTTAACTATGAAAAAAGGAGTGTTTTATCATGACCGAAAACGAAAAAGCAAAAGAGCTCATAGCTACCTCTGAAACGACTGTGAAGGTTAACCCCCAGAATGGCTGGTATCTCAAGCGGTTTGCCGCCCTGCAGTTCGAGGGCTCCGTGGACAATTTCAGCACAAATATGCCAATTCATGTCCTTGAACAGCAGCTTCCGAAAGATGATACCATGAAGTTGGATGACGCTGTCATTGAAGGTCAAGATTTCGATTACAGCAAGTTTTATGACGAAAGGGGTAATGAATATTCGTCAGTTAGTGAACTTGTGCAGACACTGCTCGACCTTGACGATGACGATTCCATTCAGGAATACAACGAGGAAAACCCTGACTTGCCGTACATCCCGTATGAAAAGCTGCGGGAAATGGATAAGAAGGATATTCCGGAATTGTTGTTGTCTGTCGCTGATGAGGCCGACTATGTGGATGCATACAAGGAAGTGTCCGATATCGAATCTTGGAATGTGGAAGTCACTCCCATGAGCAACAACTATGAAACCATGGGATTCGCGTTCACACATCAGGGACTCAAAGAGTACGAAAAGTCCATCGATAACCATATTTTCCATTTCTGCCGTACATATGCCTATGCAGGGGAGCAGCACAACCGCCGCGAGGGCGATTTTTATCCCATCATGGAATTCCTGCACAGCGCCGGTGAACAGCTTCTGGTTGACGACCTTAAACGGTTCGATGTCAAGGTGATGGAACTCGCTACTGCGGAAGAGGTGGAAAATCTTTATCGAACCGCTCCCAATGAGCCGCATCAGGCCGCTTATATCAAGGTCATGGATAGAAAAACGGATACGGTATATAGCCGCATCTATGTTTTCTGTGCAGGCCAAGAAGAGAAGTGCCTCAACGGCGATACTTATCTGAGCAACAAGCAGCATTATGTCTTGGTCAAGAAGGGCGACGATACCTATAAGGTTTCTTATCCGTTTGACTGTGATAAGACAGTTGAAGCCCTGAATAAGAAGTCCGAAAAGGAAGAGACACTGACCGCAGCACAGCGGCTGTTCTTCTGGACAGAATACAAAGAACATAGTAATGATATCTAAGGAGAAAAAATATGAACACTTATAATGTCGTGGTTACCGTATCCACCACTGTTTGCATCGATGCCGAGAGCCCTGATGATGCTATCGAAAAGGTAAGTCAGGCGTTAAATAATGGCGATGTAAACATGAGCACTGATATTGCCAACAACATCGGCTATTCTATGCGAAACGGCCACTATGAGGTGACGGATGCCATCCCGATGGACGAGGACTACGATGAGGACTCTGGCAATGAAGAAGACGATGAGTCCGAAGAATGGGAGCAGCACAACCGCCGCGAAGTCGGAGACTTTCATCCTATCATGGAGTTCCTGCACAGCGCCGATGAACAGCTTCTGCGCGAGGATATCAGACGGTATGACATTAAGACCGCCGTTATCAGAACGAAGGAGGAGATGCACGAATTCTACCGCACGCAGCCTGATGAGATGATTCTGGCCGCATTGGTGGAAGTCGATGACAAGGTATCCGGAAAACACTATTGCAGTATTCGCGTATGGTGTTCCGGGCACGAGATTAAGACACAGTCTATGGGTTCCTACTATGTCCTGAATAAGCACTATCTGACAGTCAATAAGGATGACATGGTTGCAACATACCCGTATCCGTTCTCTTGTGATGATGGTGCCAACACGCTGTTGGAAGCCAAGGACACGGATATCCTGACACCCGTGGAGTGCCTTTTCCTCTGGACCGAATACAAGAATCCGAATCCCATTGAAACCAAGAAAAAATAAGGAGAGTTTACCATGAATACCTACAATGTTGTCATTTCTGTTACCACGACTGTCTGCATTGATGCTAAGAGCGCTGATGATGCCATCGAAAAGGTAAGTCAGGCGTTAAACAACGGCGATGCAAACATGAGCGCTGATGTTGCCAATAACATTGGCTATTCCATGCGAAACGGTCACTATGAGGTGACGGATGCTATCCCGATGGACGAGGACTACGACGAGGACTCGGACAATGAAGAAGACGATGAGTCCGAAGAATAAGTAAGAGTCTTTATGAAAAACATTTCATACATTTCTTGCCCTTCCTGCGGTTTCATCATGAAGCCTGTTTGGTACTTGGAAAAAGAACTGGACACTCATGGTATTCCGACGGGACGCACACACAAAGCTTGCAGTTGTTTGCTCTGTGATTCGTGCGGACACAAAGAAACAGTAGACGGCTCGTTTGATGAGCCATACAAATAACATGAGGTGACAAAAATGGTTCGTTTCTATACGCCAAATTTGGATGAGGCATGCGATGCTCTTGACCTTTACGACATCGACTACGATTTGGATGATGGTGACCGCATTATGGTGGACGATTCTCTCTACGATGATGCTCTCGACGCATTCGATGAGTATGACATTGAGTACGAGGAGGTGTAAGCATGCCGCGCCCTAACAAAATCAATCCTAAGAAGCCTTGTCCGTTTTGTGGCGCTTTCCTCGAAAACGAAGCACCCAGCACCATCTGGTGTCATCCGCACAACAGTTGCTTGCTGAGTCTCCGTGGCATTGTCGGAGCCGACCAAATTGCTCAATGGGATACGCGCTACGATGCAAAGGGAAAGAAGGTGCTTGACGATGCTGAATGAAATTTTTGCTCGCGAAATCCTTGAAACGAGCATTGCGCTCGGTATTCTTCAGGAAATGAATGGCGGCATCGTCATTTACCATGAAGCAAGCAAAGAAGACCCCGAAAATCTCCCTGCCGGGTGGTATATCGATGACAAGGATTATACCACATTTTCGATTGCTAACGACCCGGAAGCTGTGAAGTGCCTCAAAGCGCCTCTCAAAAAAGGCGGCTACAACTTTAAGGAACGCAAAGAGTTTTGGGATTCCTTCTTTGACTTCAAAGCACCCAAGCTTCGACTGCCTGTAGAAATCACAAAACCTTCTGGAAAGGACGGTATTGCTCAATGAAAAAAGAGCTTTATGAAGTCACGCGTGTTCGCGGTGACGAAAAGAAAGAACTTGGCAGTTACCTGCTCAAGCCCGGTCCCGAAGCTGCAATGGACTTCTTCCACAATATCCTGAAACGGGATGATAAGTTGGAGGTTTCTATCAAGAGCACGGAAACCGGATTTTCCCTGACGGATAATTCCGAGCCCGATGTCAACTATATCATGACACAGGTCCCGATGGATGATTCGTTCTGGGAAACCTGCACGGCAAGCAAGAACCGCTAAGTCTCTTGTCCCGTCTGCCCTTTGTGGGTAGGCGGGCTTTTTGTTTGTGTGAATAGATTTTGCGGCTTTTTGTTGACGTGCTTTGCGAATCGCGTACAATATAGCTTGTACGATAGATAACATTCTATGCTGCCACTTGGCCGTACACTAAAATTCACAGTCTTGCAACTCAAAGCAGATTCATCTTCGGATGGGTCTGCTTTTTTGTTTGTTAGACAGAAAGGAAAAAGAAATGTTTGGATTTACATGCTTGATTAAGGCGGACACTGAGATAGTGAAGCGCTGCCTGCAGGAGAGTAAAAATGATGTCGAGCTTCTGACCGCCCTTTACGACGAGGTTCTTGACACTGACACCGATGCGGAAGGGATGTGGCCTACGAAAGAACTGGCAACTCCTGTCGAGGAGTATTCTCTTATCTTTGGTTGCCGAGAAGCAAGCGAGCTCATCTACTTTGCCGAGGGTATGCGAAAGCGTGCTCAATACTCTGCTATCGGGGCAGCAAGTCTCGCATTAAAGCGGTGGAATGAGGCTGGTATCAACATCAAGACTTCTCTGGAGGAAGTTTTGAATACCATTCCGATGGGCTCTACGGAAGCATACACGCTGTCGTGCGCCACCGATATTCTCTGCAATACCCCTTGTCCGGAAGCAAACGAACTGTTCTACAACGGCTACCGCTGGTCGTGCTGCCCGAACGATTTCGAGCTGGATGACATCATCAAGTACCCGGAACAGTACATCGTTATCCCGGTGCTCTTTGCGGAACAGTAAATAAGGAGAAATATCATGAACAGAACGTATTACATTAAGACCTCCACCCCCGCCTATCTTGCCGACTGGTTCAAGCTGAAAGATGCACTTGCTGCTTTTATCCGTGCTAACTACACGGATTACAGTTTCGATGATGCCATCAAAAAAGAAGGTGAGTATCTTGCCCTCGAAGAGTACATCTATGGGCGGACTTACCAGATGTGCTCTACCTACGCTTGGTGCAACGACCACCGGATGCTTTTCACCACTAAGGATGAAGCAGCGTTCAAAGCTGCCGCAGACCCGATGGCGTGGATGCAGAATCACATTGAGCGTCTCAGCGAGCGTGACGAGAACCTTGAGCGCGACCTTCAGCGTGAGGGTTCCATCGACAAGTACCGCGCCGAACGCGTTGCTTACTACGAGAAGGCAAAAGAGCCCGAAATCGAGAAGTACAAGTCGTTCATCGAAAGCTTGCCGAAAGGGAAAAACAAGTACGTCAGGCTGACTGTTGAAATTGATGGCAAGCGTTTCACCGGCGGCTACGAAGCGGAGTCTATCCGCTATTGCTGCCCGCATCATCCCGACGCTTTTATCCACTCTAATGGATTTAGGTATCCAGATGAAAACGACCGTTTCTGTGAGTTTATGAACAAAATTGGTCACATCAACTCTGAGCCGGTTCCGTTTTCTAACGTCACAGAAATCGCGGCGTTCCAAGGCAGCAAAATTTTCTGGAAGAGGGAGGCTTGACCTATGGCTCTCAAAATTGGTCCTTGCCCCAAATGCGGTAACACTACGTTCATCGCAACCGCTCATGTGACACAGACTTGGCTGGTGGACGAAGACGGTGACTTTATCGAAGCTCAATCCGACTGCGATGAAGTAACCCATGCACCTGATGCCGAGGATTTGTTCACATGCTCCAAGTGCGGTGAGGAAGTATCCGCAAAAAGTGTATATAACGATTGATTTTGACAAACTTTTTTGAAAATCGTTTGTTCGTATCATCGTCAATAAACCGAGGTGGCCTAACAAACCGTTACTCGTCTAAAGTTTTATAGGAGTGTATAGTTATGAGTACAAATCGCATTCCCGAAGTCTTTTTGTCCGAAATCTTTGGCGAACTCCGCATCATCATGGAGGACAACAAATTTTATTTCTGTGCTATGGATGTCTGCAAAGCGCTGGGCTATACCAACATAACCCGCGAGCTGAACATCCACTGCCGTCAGGATGGTATCAGAACCGGACGCGTTGAAAGCAATGGCGTACCCCGTATCGTGAAGTTCGTATCGGAAGGTAATGTATATCGGCTTATCTGTCGTTCGACCAAGCCTGAAGCAGAACAGTTCGAGACTTGGGTTTTCGACGAGCTGCTGCCCACGATTCGCCAGACCGGCGGATATGTCAACGACCCCGTTGTTTTCGTCGACCAGTGGCTCCCCAACACGGATGCCAAAACCAAAGCCTTGCTTGTCGCCTCTCTGGAGGCTGTCAAGAATCAGGACAAGGTTATCGGCGTGCAGCAGGAAAGCGTTGACTTCCACCGTGCGGTAAGCGCCTCTGTCAACAGTGTGGATTTCGGCGAGTTTGCCAAGTGCCTTGCCAATGACCACATCGACATCGGTCGCAATCGCCTGATGGCTTGGCTGCGCAAAGAGAAGTACATCGATGCCGCAAACATCGCTTACCAGCGTTATATCCAGCAGGGCATCTTCGATGTCAAAGAAACGGTGTACTACATCGGTCGGACTCCTCGCACCGCACGCAAGACGCTGATTACCCCCAAGGGTCAGGTCTACCTTGCCAAGAAGGTTGCTGAAGGGTACAAGGGCTAAATCCCACTCACTCCGGTTGCTGAAAAGCAACCGGATTTTTTTGTTAGATTATGTTGACAGCTTTTGCGGACCGCATACAATAGAGTCTGTACGATAGATAACATTCTACTCTTCGCTGCATTTTGCAGTCGTACAATTATCAATCTGACGAATCAGCAGACTTGTCTTTTGACTTGTCTGCTTTTTTGTTTACAGAAAGGAAAGATGGAATGAACAACTTTGACAGCATCAATTTGGAAAGCACGAACACTCCTCTGGGTAAGAAGGTTTTTGCTCTCTACAAAGCCATGCACAGCGTTGGCGATGGGAACCTTACCGGTGAGGTTTCCGACGCGCTCAACAGCCTTGCAGGTTACGCAACATTTGTGGCAAAACAGGAAGCGCTGATTCAGCGTGCCCGTTTCGTCATGGATATCACCAGCTATAAGCTTTTCAAGCGCAGCGCCGAGGAAGCTCGCACTTACGCGTTTGAGAGAGCTGTTGACGGTGTATATTCGCTCAACCGCCTCTGTCAGAAATACGGTGTTTCCTCTGCTGCTGAAGATGTCATTTTGGCAGTCAAGAAAGAAGCTGCCGAAGGGAATCCTTCCGCTGCTGCAAATTCTTCTGCTTACGCAGCTTTTGCGAAAGAGGTTTTGGACACCTATTTCACGACCAATTAAAAATTTCATAAACTAAACCCTTTTCGGGGTACAAACCTGCGATGGACGCCATTGAGCTAGAGTCGCACGAGTGCCCCGCGAAAAGGGGAAAGCTATGGCTAATATCAACCTGAATGATGTCCGCACTCCGCTTACCCGCAAGGTCAACGCTCTGTACAATGTTTTCGCATCGTCCAACAATTTGGATGATATCGAAAACATAGCCGACACGTTGAACTGCTGCGCTGATTACGGTGCAACCGTGGCCCGTAAAGAGGCGGAACGGCAGGAGGCTTACTCCTACCTCGAAGGGAAGGACCTTTGCTCTAGGGTAACAGAAATCAACAGCTTCATCGCGTCACTCGGCTTCGGTCTGATGACAAGCGTTGGAATGTTGAACACGCTGTGCCGCATGGCAGGTGTTCCCCTTATCGCCGAAAACGTTGAGGCGGGGAATCTGGAAACTTTCGTTGCTTTTGCGAAGGAAGTCGTAGATTCCTACTTCACGACCGGTCCGGTTGGCTCTGTCAGCGAAAGCTGATGCCATGAAGCCGTCTGCCCTTTTAGGGTGGGCGGCTTTATTTTTTTGTTGACGATTCTTGCGAATTGGATAGAATTGAAGCTGTACGATAGATAACATTCTATAACGCTGTATTTCAGCCGTACAATTTTCAATTCTGTATTCATTAAGGCAGACTCACCGCTATGGTGGGTCTGCCTTTTTGTTTACTAGAATCCGTAAGCACTAGGAGGTGCGCTATGAACAGCAAAGAAACTATTGTCCGCAACTGCATCGAGGCAAAGCGTCGCGAAGCCGACAGCTATCAAAACCCCGGCTGCTATAATGCAGCATTTTGCAGAGGCTATGTCGAAGGCGCAAGCGAAACGCTGTCTACTATGTTGTCTCCTGCAGAGAACTCCACAGAAGCATTCGTTATTCTTTCCCATTATTCTAATGAGAATATCGGAGAGTTTAACGCAGTTGGTCTTCATGGGCTCTATTCTTCTTTCGACTCCGCAAAAAAGGCAGCCGATGCTATGTTGAAGGAAGACGAAGAAAACGGATGCCACGGGGAAGCAATTCCATACACGACTGACGACTGTTGCGACAACGGAATCTTTGACGACTACCCGTTGTATGTTGCCGGTGTGCAGGAAAAAGACAATTTCAATGCATTTCACAACTTCTACGCCATCTTTTCCTGCAATTTGGTCCCGTAAGTGACCTTTGCGCAAAGTTGGTATAGTAAAAACATCACAGCACTTAGGAGGTGCGCTATGGTTAAAAAATTAGGCGGTATGTACCGTAACATCCGCGTTGTCAATGGCAACACCAGTGTCATCGTCAAGGCTATCATTCCGACTCCTCTCGATGCAATGAAGGCAAAAAAGATTTGCGAGCTGAATGGATGGGAGATGACTCCCGATGATTTTGGCAATCTGACTGTTACCACAACGATGACCTTCAACGCAAACCGCATGACTGACAGAACCTTGATGGACTCATACATTGGGTTTGCCGAAAAGGTTGCGTCCGCTCTGGTTGGCTACAAGAACCGTTATCTGATGGCTGGCGTCTTGTCTTACGATGCCGCTGTTTAAGGAGAGGAAAGTCTCTATGGATATCAAATCACCGAATGAACGAGCTCAGCACATCGCAGGGATGGCTTACCGTCACATTTACATACCTTCTGAAGAAGGCAAACGTGTCGAAGTGCTGCTTGACAAAATGTTTCTGCCGCAGAATGCGTATTGCTATGCCATGTTTCCGAAATGGTTCGTGGATTCTAAGGTAAAGACAAATGAAGCAGACCGCGTACGATATATCATGGGTCAGCTTTGCGCGTACCTGCATCATTTTTACGACAAGCCAAGCGTTGAAGATTTTGAGAAAGGCTTTGACTACAGTAATATAGTCAAGTTTCAGCGCCATTGCGAGAACGCACTAAATTCTGTGCTTGACCCCAAAGATGATGGCTCTATTTATCAAGATGGTGTTCACGGCACACACGAAGAGTTCCTGCTCATCTGCGAGTTCTACAGCAAGAACTACATCGACATAGATGTACGCTGCGCCAATGTAACGGCATCTTCTCCAGCTGGAATCATCAAGGATTGTTATATCCATGCCGTCCAGAAGCGCTTTGGTGTGTCTCCGATTGCTGCCAAACGTCTGTGGAGCAACAACCAACGCAATAAGACCTACCTGCTCAACACCATTCACGGTCTTGCTTAATTTATGTTACATAGCACATTCGTGCTTTGTATAATAGTTCGTCCCATTTCACACCTATTTTATCAAGCTCTAAGGAGGAGCTACATTATGCGTAAAGACCATCTTATCACAAACCTCATCGGCATATCCTTCTTCTCTTTCATCGCAGCACTCGTTCTCGCTATCGTGTTTGCTGCGATTCGCGGAATCATCGGCGTGGTCGTTCCTGAAACCGCTACTGTTATGGTTGTTTTCAACGGTCTCATCTCGTTCTGCGGAGGTGCCATGTCGTTCTTCGTCATCGCCATGTTCGCATCCATTCTTTACGGAAAGATTTGCGTGGACAACTCTACAATGGGTGATTTCGTGCGACTGCCGAAGTCGTCAACCGTTTCCTCAACACTAACACGCATTGCGTTGGCAGGAATCATCCTCTGTGCTGCCGGATTTCTTCTCAACATCGTTGGGACGTCTTCTGTGGTCGTGTTCTTGAAACTGACTAACGGTCTGGTTACACACGAGGCGTTTTTGCAGAAGCTCGGCCATTTCACCACGATTTTGTCGCACTTCTGCAAGGTCAGCTTTGCGGTCTCTGTACTGCTTGGTTTTGCTGCACGCAAAATTGAATACTAATTACTAATTGCCGCCGCTCGACTTTACAAGCCGGGCGGCTTTTTCTGTTGACACTACTTGCGAATTGCATAGAATGGGGATTGTACGATAGATAGCATATTCACACATCGTTATGTGTCGTACGAATTAACAATTTTGAACCCCACGGCGAGCCGTTCACTATCACAGTGAGCGGCTTTTTCTGTAAAAATCAAACTTCTATAAAAATGAAAGGAGATACGACATGCGTATCATCAAGCGTTCCGGTGAGGAACAAGAATTCAACCCGCAAAAAATCAGTGTTGCCATTGGAAAAGCCAACGACAGCGTACCTAAAGCAAAACAGTTTCCGAAGAATTACATACCTGCCTATACTGCACAGACTGTGGCTGCATGTGAAAACCTCGGTCACACGCCCACCGTGCAGGAAGTACAGGACATTGTGGAAGATGTCTTGATGGACAGCGGTCACCACGAGGTCGCACGCTCCTACATCAAGTATCGCTACACTCACGATGCAATGCGCCAGCACAATACCACAGATGACAAGATTCTTGCCCTCATCGAATACAGAAACGAAGAGGTCAAGCAGGAAAACTCGAACAAGAATCCACAGGTGGTGTCGGTGCAGCGCGACTATATGGCCGGTGAAGTCAGTAAAGATTTGACCATGCGTATGCTGCTGCCGAAGGACATCGTAGAAGCTCACAACGCGGGCATCATCCATTTCCACGATGCTGATTACTATGCCCAACATATGCACAACTGCGACCTGCTCAACCTCGATGACATGCTGCAAAACGGTACAGTGATTTCCGGCACTCTGATTGAGCGCCCGCATCGGTTCTCTACCGCTTGCAACATTGCCACGCAGATTATCGCACAGGTGGCCTCCTGCCAGTACGGTGGTCAGAGCATCAGCTTGACCCATCTTGCCAAATTTGTTGATGTCAGCCGTAAAGCCATCTGCAAAGAGGTCGACAAGGAAAACGCTGAGCTGCATCTGAACCTTACGGAGTATCAGCGCAACCAAATCGTTGACGGTCGTCTTCGCAAAGAAGTTCGCGCCGGTATCCAGACGATTCAGTATCAGGTCATTACTCTGATGACCACCAACGGACAGGCTCCGTTCATCACGGTGTTCATGTACCTGAACGAAGCAGGGAAGGACGAGGTTCTGAAGCACGACCTCGCTTTGTGCATCGAAGAAATGCTTCGTCAGCGCTACGAAGGCGTAAAGAACGAGGTCGGCGTGTATATCACTCCGGCGTTCCCGAAGCTCATCTACGTTCTGGAAGACGATAACATTCAAGAAGGTCAGCCGTTCTTCTACCTCACGAAGATGGCAGCAAAATGTACCGCTCGCCGTATGGTTCCTGACTATATCAGCGAGAAAAAGATGAAAGAGTACAAGCTGTCTAAGGGCGAAGAAAAAGGTGATGGTGACGTGTACACCTGCATGGGATGCCGCAGCTTCCTGACTCCGGACCGTTCCGGCAATGGCTGGGACAATATCGCCAATGCCAAAAACTATGATGGCAAGCCGAAGTATTACGGACGCTTCAATCAAGGTGTTGTTACTATCAACCTCGTTGATGTGGCGTTGTCTGCCAGCAAGGATGAAGAAGCATTCTGGCGCATCTTCGATGAGCGCTTGGAGCTTTGCCACCGTGCGCTGCAGTGCCGTCACAAGCGTCTGAAGGGGACTCTATCCGATGTCGCGCCTATCCTGTGGCAGTATGGTGCTTTGGCTCGTCTGAAGAAAGGCGAGACCATTGACAAACTGCTCTACAACGGCTATTCTACTATTAGCCTTGGTTACGCAGGTCTGTACGAGTGCTGCATGGCAATGTACGGCAAGAGCCACACTGACCCTGCCGTGAAGCCTTTTGCCTTGAAGGTTATGCAGCATATGAACGACAAGTGCAATGAGTGGAAGGCAGCCGAAAACATCGACTACTCTCTCTATGGCACGCCGCTGGAGTCCACGACCTACAAGTTCGCCAAGTGCTTGCAGAAGCGCTTCGGTATCATCAAGGATGTTACCGACCACGAGTACATCACCAACTCCTACCACGTCAATGTGCGGGAGAAGATTGATGCGTTCAGCAAGCTGGCGTTCGAGAGCGAATTCCAGAAACTGTCTCCGGGCGGTGCAATCAGCTATATCGAGGTTCCCAATATGCAGGATAACCTCGAAGCTGTTATCGCCGTCATGCAGTTCATCTACGACCACATCATGTACGCAGAGTTGAACACCAAGAGCGACTACTGCCAGGTATGCGGATACGATGGCGAAATTCAGATTGTGAAGGATAACGGCAAGCTCGTTTGGGAATGCCCGCATTGCCACAACCGTGACCAGCACAAAATGAATGTCGCCCGCCGCACCTGCGGCTACATCGGAACGCAATACTGGAATCAGGGTCGTACGCAGGAAATCGCTGAGCGCGTTACGCACCTGTAACAACCATTAGTTGTATTTATACCATCTAAAATCGCCGTTCTCCCATTTGGGAGGGCGGCTTTTTCTTTTTGTTTTATCGGCAAAATAATTGATTATGTACATCTGTATATCTAGTTTTTGCCGATAGCGTGGTACATTTCGTCGAAGAATCGTCATTTACCATTTATAGTCAAGACTCTATCGGCAAATTCCTTATATGTAGCTGCAAGAAAAACAGCGCCGCATCTTTACAACCGTTTTACAACTGTGATTTGCAAAACATGCTTACTTTGTTGCAAAAATGTGCCCTCCACATGGGGGTAATATAGGAGCAACATTTAGACTCTTGCTCCAAATTGCGACTTGCATACAATTTTAGAAAAGGAGGCTTTCCATGAAAGTCAATGTAATGTACCGTGCCCAGTGCCTTGCTGCATATTTAGGGTACGGACCGGATTTTGATGCTGAAAACATCACAGAGCCAACACTCATCATCTCGATTTCCAGCACAGACGACCAGATTCCTCTCATCTTGAAAAGCGGAGAAAATAAGATGGTCGCTCATGTAGAATTTCTCATGTTCGATGATATTGACACCTCCGAATCTGTCGGTGGTTTAAAACCTATGTCAGAGAACGATGCCAGACGTATTGTTGATACTTTCCTGCATTATAGTGATACAGTTTCCCAGATTATCGTTCATTGTGATGCAGGATATTCCAGAAGTCCAGCAGTTGCTGCGGCTTTGACCAAAGCATTAGGGGAGAGTGACGACCAATATTTTGGACATGGCTATTGCCCCAATATGCATGTTTACAACAATGTGCTCAAAGAACTGGCGAGTCGTGGACTACTAAATTAGTTGCTGAAATGTGCGAATTGCGTAAGATGAAAAATATAAGTTGTGTTAGGCAACTGAAAATCAAAAGTCACAAAAAAGGAGTATGCCCTATGAAAATTGTTCGCCGTTTTCTCCCTGTGCTGTTTATTACATCAGCCGCAGCTTTCATGCTGACAGGATGTGCAAAAACAGTCGATTTGCTGCAATACGCAAATGTGTCCATCACCGGCGAAAGCGGAGACGCGGAAGCCGACATTATGATTGACTACAATGGTCTTGGCAGAGAATTGTTTGGTAAAGACAAAAACCAGACAGCTTTTGACGAAGCCACTGTAGAATACAGCCTTGGTAATGACCTTGTCTATACGGTCGACCCGGAAGACGGCATCTTCAATGGCGATACCGTAACATTGACTGTCACAGCAAGTGATTCTTTTTTGAAGAAGCACGACATTAAATTGGCTTCTACCAGCAAAGAAATCAAAGTCTCCGGTTTGGAAGAATCCGGAACGCCCGCGAAAGCAGACGACAACGCTTCCGAATCAAATACTGCAACCCCCGCTGCAAATGCGGAGCCTGTTGACCCGTTCGACGAATCCATTTTCCGTGTTGTGACATCTGACCAAGTTTTTAACGAAAAAGAATACGAAGGCAAAGTTACAGTTGTTATTAGTGGGCAGGCACCTTGCATGTACATCAAAGTGAAAAATCAACTCGATTCAAGCGACCCTCGCGCAAAGCTCGAATACACAGTAACAAATAAAAGTGACTCGGAAAAAGTTCAACAAACTCCACGCTTTTTCAAAAATGACACTGCTACCATTTCTGTTGCACCTCATAGCGGCAGTGATTTCTATGAGCATTATTCTTTGACCAGCGACAGCATGGATGTGGACTTGTCCTCTTATCCTATTATTTCAAAACCGAATACCCCGGAAGATGTTGGTGATGCTGCGTGGAAGTATATTCAGAGCGGCGTAAACGATTCAATCGAAAGCAATTTCGAATTTGGCGGCGACAACTATGCAACGGTTCCTATCTACGATGAAAACACAAATGTTATTGCCACCTACGAATCCAAAAGCAATCCTCGCTTCCTTGGGAAGGGATACATGATTGCATATAAAGACGATGATTATTCAAGCAAATTTACTGATGGTGGTAGTTGCAACGCCATGTATATTCCAATCGAGTTCGATTACGTGGACAAAGAGGGAAATACCGGCACAGCCGTAAGTGCCGTCAATGTAACCGCTGTACCATTCGAAGCAAACGATATGGTATACAAAGACTGGGCTTTCTTCCCGTTCGATTACAAAGAGAACACTTATAACAGTCTTGACTCTTATGTAAGCCAAGTGATTGAAAAAGTGGCTGAGAAAAACAACTTCACCGTTCAAGAATTTGACTTGCCGTGGTAATCGTACCCGCTTTATTCTGAAGTTTCAATCGCATCGGGTAGACCATCCACGGCCTGCCCGATTTTTGTTTTGGAGGTTTTCTTATGCATTACACACAGAAACGATGTAAAGCTCTCTACTTCTTTGCCGCGCTGCTTGCCGCTGCTGTTCTGGTGCTTGAAATCGAATACAGCGGTATTGGGGACAGTGACTTTTACTGGCATATCGTGCTGGGTAAAGAAATCTGTGCCACGCACACAATTCCTGTAAATGACACTTTTTCTTGGCTTTCTCAAGAGCTGGACTTAACAGAAACTGCCCATTCATGGCTCGGCAGCGTTATCGTCTACCTGTTTTCTTGTATCTTCCCAAATCCCATCTACGGCTTGCTTCTGTTTTCTTTTATTTCTGCTTTTGTCTACGCTCTTTTCATGGAATTTGCATGGGGCAAAGAACTGAAAGACCCCTTCGAGAACTGTCTGTTTGTCGTTCTCCTTACAGCGTTTCTTCCTATCTGCGGAAGACCTATGAACTTCGGTTTAATTCTCTTCGCGGCGTCCTTTTTCTTACTCAATGATGCCTACCGAAATCCCGACAACAAACGTTGCTGGCTTTTGCCTGTCATCAGTTTGCTTTGGGCAAACCTTCACGGTGGTTCATTACCCATCTTGTTTGCTTTCAACGCGCTTTTCGTTCTGGTGAGTTATCTACCTAATGTCAACGCTTTGGGTCTCGTTAATGAGCGTGAGCAACAGACGAAGAAAGCTCGCAAGTATATTTCCTTACTGATAGCAAATGTTCTGGCGGGGCTAATCAACCCATACGGTTACAAGCTCTACTACTACTTCTTTGTAACCAACAACGAAGCCACAAAAAAGTATGTTACCGAATGGCAGCCTGCTTATCTCGGCAACCCCGTCGTTTTCTTCTGTATCGCACTCCTGTTTGTTATCGCCGCAGCACATGTCAAGATTCGCGTTGTGGAGTTTTTACCTATCGTGGCGTGTCTGCTTCTGACTTGCCGTTATATACGAATTGCAAGCTATCTGCTTATCGTAATGACCCCACTTATCTTCCGTTTTGTCGGTGTGATGGTGCGAGAACAAGAAAACAAGATGTGGAAGAATGGCGGGCGCTTGACGATGGGATTTACAGGAAGTGCCAAATATTGGACCATTGCAGCGACTGCAGTTTGTGTTGCTGCCGCCTGCATATATGCGCCGTTCTTTGCGAAGAAGCCGGAGAAGACACTTGATAAAATGGATTCGACCTTCGTTGAGGAACTCAAAGCGCTGGACGCAAAGCGCCTCTACACCTCCTACAACGATGGTGGATTCGTCATCTATCACGGTATGCAGTCTTTTGTGGATAGCCGTGCAGACCTTTTCCCGGCAGACGCCATTGATGCCTCCGTACAAATGGGATTAGCGGCCAATACATCAGAGCGGGCTTTGCAAGATAACATTGAAAAATACAACTTTGACGCCATTCTTCTTAATCGCAGCGAAAGCAAAACTTGTATTGAAATGATGGATTTGCTTCCTGATTGGCAGCGAGCCATTGAAAATGATTCCTATATAGTTTATACCCCCGTTTCTAAGTAATTTCTTCAGCCTCCGGCATTTGCCGGGGGCTGTATTTTTTGTTTGGCAATTCGCCGAAAATAAAAAAGCCTCTTTCCGTATTTCGCCATAATTTTCCCTATTTTGTCCACTGTAAAACTGTATTTTTTACAATATGCTCCGATTTCTTCCCATCCTATGTTCTTTTGTCAGATTGCACAAAAGGCACTTTTTTGATTCGTTGCGGGAATGTGCGAACTGCATACCATAAAAAATACCGAAGCGCACAGATTGCACAGAATAGCAATTTTCTCCACAAGATGTAGAGGTTATAACAATGCAGGCTGTCTCTTGCACCACAATTGAACAGGATGATAGTTGGACCACATACCTGACTGATAACGACAGGGTCTTCTTCGACACCATCAAAGATTGCGGTGCAGAGGGAGTTTTTCATTTCTGCACCAAATTTGATGGATTTGATATGCGAACAGTTCGACAGTTCAGCCCTGACAAAATCAATACCGAACTGTTCCGCCTTATGAACATGACAACAGGGTCCGGAAACTATACTTACAGACGCAAAGACACCAACTTGTATATGTCTTGCTCTACTCTATATCCAACCTCAAACTTACGCGGGAAAGACATTCGTTCTCAGAATCGTTGTTCCCAAATCACCGCATTGGTCTTTGACATTGATAATCACGCACCAGATGCCGACCCGGACCTGCCGCAGCGCATCTGTGACAATCTGGAAGAAGCTATGCTCTTTGACTTGCTTCCTCGTGGATTCATTGTCAACACAGGGCGCGGTGCAGCCATCTGGATGTTTCTCAAGCCTTGTAATCCAAACAATACAAGGGTCAAGGATGTTTACGACCGTCTGCACCAGAAGATTCGGGAAATGCTCAAGCTCGAAATCAGCAGCTGGGGCGAAGAATTTGCCGATGTAACCCTTGATGAAAGCGTACAGGGCTCTGTCCATCTGATGCGCGTTCCCTCCACTTATAACAGCAAAGCGGGATGTTGCTGCCATGTAACTTATGTACCAGATACTGACTGGCTTTATAATAATCTCTTTGCGCTGGCAGAAAAACTCTCTGTACCATTGTCAGTACCCAAAAAGCCTGCTTATCGTTGGAATATTACAGAGGCAGAACAACTTGAATGGGCTCGGCAGCGCTATCGTATGCGTCTCGTAGAATGGGCAATCACACGCTCCGAGCAGCGCGGCGGAAGTTCTCGATTCACCAACAAATGTGCATATCGCTTTGATGCGTACTTACGATTCTGCCAAAGAAACATGACTAGAATCGGCAATCGGCATATCGTGATGCTTGCAGTTCTTTCTACTGCTTGCGATAATAATCAAGCTGCGTCTATTGAACAGGCACGGCTTGTTAATGCTACCTTCGAGAAACCTCTTCCAGAAAAAGAGTTAAAGCGTATTTGTCGGTTTCTCATACACCCGTTCAAAGACCCGACGATTGCCAGAGCTTTTGGCATCTCTGTTGAAGAGCTCAAGAAGTCTCGCTATATCAACAAACGTCATCACAAGGGTGAGTATTACGACACTCGTTCTTTTGGTGGTGTATCTTGTCCGCTTGCAAGTGGTAAAGCTGACCGCCTGATGCTGGCGCTTCTCATTAAAGCAGGGGAGATTCCAGATTTCCGTATCAGTGGTCATAAAGCAAAGTATGAGGCACAGCAAAAGAGTCTCGAAAAGAAGAGAAAGTACGACAAAATCATCCCGCTTTTTGAGGAAGGTCTCACCATCAAGCAAATTGCCGACAAGTACGGTGTTACTGTTAACACCATCAAAGCTCAAGCTTCTGCGCGTGGCTTTGATATCGTAAAAGAAGAAGCCAATCGCCACAATCAAAAAGTTCTTGAAATGCAAGAACTGCGCAATCAAGGCTATTCCGTGGCACACATTGCGGAGCTCTTTGGCTGTACCGTGTCGACGGTCTACCGTTGTCTCGCCCAGAAGGTAGAGGCGACCATAGAGCAACTTCAAGAGGTCGGTAAGAAAGTTGAAGAAAAGGTAGAGCAAAAAGTTGAGGAACTTGCTCAAACCGCTGTCAAAACCTATGAAACGGTACGCGAAACCTGCACATCGATTCGTGAACAGGCGGAGAAGAAGATAGATTGCGTAGCTGCCCGCATCAAAGCGCAGAAATGGCTAAACCCGACAAAAGAAGAAAGCGTAGCTGCCCCGGAGAGGGTGTATTATTCGCTGAAAGATTTTCTCTTAGATGACGACCCGCCGGATGGATATAACGACATTTTCGGATGCTACGGAATGACAGCCCGTGAACTTTAAAATGACCGGTTCACGGGGAAAATCGCGTTTCGCATGTTTGTCAATTTTAGCCACAATAAAAACATGGCTATGTGAGCTCCCCTCACCAGCACTAACACTATTTACTTAGAGTAAGCCGTACATACATTAGTATTACTGCAAGCAGGAAAGGCAAAGAAGCACTATCACTTCTAGGCATAGTGAGTAGTAGAGCAAGCCACAAAGCGGATATACTCTTATACCCAAAAGGAGCCAATTTTACCTACATCCCTTGGGCACCCACTAGCACCTCAGATGGAAAAAGAGCCACAGCAACGGCACCACTTTAGTTGCAACGCAATGCAACATATAGCAACAATTTAACACATTTCGACTTCATAGTAAAATGTGTACAAACTGTTACCTTTTGCGGAAGTAAGTTGTAAAAAATGCAATTTTATGGTATAATAGACTTGTCAGATGAGGAGAAAGTCAGATGTCCAAATATCAATATATTTGCCTGTGTACGGCAAAAAGTGGTGACTGTGACCACAAGGTAGTACGCAGAATCAAGCTTCGTGGCATCTTCTTCATCCGATGCAAAAGGAACTGCTGTTTGCTTCGTTATGGAACTTGCAAGTGGCAGAAAGTATGCCAAATGGAGTTGCACATCAAACATGACTACTGAGACTATTATTGTTTTTTTGCAAAAGTATAACGGTGTGATGCTGCTTGTTACGGCAGTTGCCATCATCGCAATGGAGTGGGCAGGACGCAAGGGAAGCCTGCTGCTCATCTACTATGCATTCGGTAGGAAGGCCGCTATCAACTACGATACGCGGTGGACGGCTGTCGGGGTGATTTTTCATGAGCTGTCCCATCTCCTGTTTGCATTTTTTACGGGAGCTAAAATCGAAGGTTTCAGACTCTACCGATTCAAACGGTCAGAGGATGACGATGTTCTCGGCTATGTAAATTACGCGCCACGTGGCTTTTTTCTCATGAGAACCGTCCAAAACACCCTTACAGGTATTGCTCCGGCACTTTTGGGCAGTGCGAATGTCTGTTTGCTCGGCTGGGCTCTTACACGAGAATGGCAGAGCAAAGGTATGATGGCTTTCAACGAGCCGACCATCTATGTGTTGGCATTCTTTATGAGCCAGATAGCATATCACGCCTGTCCGAGCAGCACTGATATCAAGGGGTCTTGGATTTCGATTGCAGTTTTTGCTTTGCTGGTAGCCGGTTCCAGTTTTCGCTATTTTTCATTTGAACTCGGTATGTGGGTCATCAAAACAGTCGGGATGTCCATGCTGGTTGCCGCTGCACCGGCGGCTATCGTGAGCATCGTTGTAATTGCCTTGAAAACTCTGAGAAACCTGCAGCGGTATGCTGCTACACTGGGGAGGTACTAATATTTGAATTCACAAGACCTTTATCTCCGCGTCGCCACAGTTCGCAACGGTCGTACTATGTGCCATGATTATGTCCTGAATGGCGAAGTAAACAAGACCGATGAAGATGCAGAACGCTCTAAGCAGAAAATCATCAACGACCTCAAACAGTCTTTGCCGCCGAACGAGAAAATCATCGGTGCTGAGTTTGTTCCTCCGCAAACTTTCACCCCGCTGATTCGGGATAACGACAAGGTTATGCCTTGGCGTACTGTGGACCTCATTGCTCTTTCCTTGTCTTACGGCTTTGAAGACGAAACCGGTCAGGTAGCGCATCCTAAGTTTATGCCCACTGCCGTGATTCGCATTTTAGTCGACGAGAATCCCGCAACAATGGGAACCAATAAGCGGGAACTCATCCGCGTTATGGCTGCCAATTATCTCCTTGCTACGACCAAGAAGGTAGTTTATACTCTTAACTTCATCGACCCTGATACCTACTGGTCAATCCTCGGCACTATTGGGCGCACTGCAAAAAGCAGTATGGTTTCCAGCGATATGTCGATTGAAGTCGTTACCTACAACGAACTCAAGCGCGTTTCGGACGAATATCGCAAGCGGGTCGAGGAAGAAGCTAAAAAGCGAGAGGAAGCTGCCAAGGCAGCTTCTCCAGAACAGAATTGTCCGCCTGCCATGCAATGAAATTTCCATGAACAGTACAAAATCTTCGTTGCAGAAATGTGCGAACTGAGTACACTGAAAGTATACGCTAATCAACCAACACAAAAAGGAGAAACGCTATGTCTATCATGAAGAATATCTTTGCCGCTGCCGGTGCTGCTGTTGTCGGTGCCTTTGTCCTCGGTATGGTCTCTGACCGGATTCTGAGCGAGACTTTGTCTGATGACGATGTCCAAGATGAAAATGAGTGCCCTCGCAAGCGTTGTGACCGTTGCTGTGATTGCGACGATGACTATGACGAGGACGATTACGACGAAGAGGATGAGGATGCCGACGAGGAAGACTTCGAGGGTGAAGACGACCTGCCTGAGCCCGACATCATTATCATCTGTCGCGGGTTCGTCCATGATGATGACGAAGACAAGGATGGCACCGACGAGAAAACTGATGACTCTGCCAGCGACGCTGAAAAGTCCGCTGCCGAGGACAAGGAGCCTGCGAAAACCGAGGCGACTGAAGATACGCCCACCGACAAAGAAGAAACCAAAGCGCCCTCCGACACCAAGAAGGAGCAAGACGCTGAATAAAGGAGGAAATAGCTGTGAACGTTGACAACAATATCAGCGTTATCGCCGGACGCCCCGGCGCGGGAAAGACGCTCTGGGCGGCACGGGAAGCGGTCGATTGTCTGAGAGACCCGAATAATGTGGTCTTTTACATCGGCTTTGACCAAGAGTTTGACCGTATATGTCGTATGGTCCGCTCCAAGTACGGTGCCAATCCCCACGGACGCCTGCTCTTCGCGTTACAGGACGGAGCAGGCGAAGCGATTGGTAAAGCAATCGACATTGCAAACCTTGGTACGCCTTCTATGATGAAAGAAAACGCCGAGAGCGAAGAGTATCAGAACAATCGCCCAATGGTTTTCCTTTTCTACGACCAGTGCCGTCACGACATCTTCAACGGACGCAGAGAACTGCTGAGAGCGGCTGCTAAAGCCGGTGTTCATGTTTATGTCCTCTGCCAGAAGTTCAGTCAGATAGACCGCAATGATGTGACTTGGCTGAATACCTATTGCAACCCCTATGTTGTCTCTAAGATGCGTGACCCGCGCCCCGCAACCGATGAGGAAATCAGCGAAAAATTCCGATAACATTCTAGCCCGGCATACCCGTGCCGGGCTTCTTTATACAAGTTTTTACAAAAATCAAACGATATATCGAAATATCTAAAGGAGTGACAACAAATGTGTATGAATCCAGCCGAAGCCAAAAAGCTTCATAAAACGGACGACGATAAAATGTATATTTGTAGTCGTGAAATTGTTTCAAAGGTTGGCTATCTTTTGGGCGTGACAACCTCTGTTTTTGAAGACGATAGGTTGGACAAAACTTATTTCGATGAATTGAATCAGTATAGGGAAGCACGTATCATCCGCAATCTCTGTATCCTGTATACAATGTTGAACCGCCATTTTGCTAAAATTCAAGGAGAACTGAAGAACAATCTCAAAAACCTCGACACGATTGAAAATACTTCTGCTGCCGTCAAAGCACTGCAAGAAGATGAACTCGACATTGTAAATGCAAACTATTCCATCAATAAGTATCGCCCGATGGTTGCCAGAGAAATCCGTAGTCGCATCGGAACATGCTCAAAGTTTTTTCCGGAATGGGTCGTGTGGCAATACATCGAGAAGCTGTTTCAGTTTCCAACGGTAGAGCAAGATAAGATGCAGCGTAAGCTGTGCAAGCAATATACGGATAATATGACGCGGTATCCTTATGGCATGTACCTCAAATGGAATTTCGGCATCTATGACTATAACAACTCTATTCTTTTGGATGATGAAACCTTCCTGAGCCGCCTGTACAAGCAGAATAATTGTCAATTTACGGAATCAGACCAGTCAAAGGTCCGCAAAGAAAATCTGCACACGCAGCAGAACATTGAACGCTTCCTTGCACAGAGCAATAAAACTGTAGCGCTTGTCGACTGTGAAAACTGCGACCCCATGAAATTTTACGCGCTGCTTGAGAGCCTGTCTTCGGAAGCAAAGACGAAAATTCAGAAAATCATCCTGTTCGATGATGTCAATGCATCTTCTGTCTGGCGGCTCATTGACCGCTATACGAGTGCAGCCATCGACCATTGTATGACGGAACGGCTACTCGGCGGTAAGAGCGTCGTTGACCTGAACCTTGTTGTGAGCTGCTGCCAAGAGCATTATGTCAAGAACGCTGACAGTTTTCTTTTGTTTTCAAGTGACTCCGATTACTGGTCTTTGATTAGTAAACTTGATACTGCCCGCTTCTATGTAATGTTTGAACATGAGAAGACGAGTGATACTGTTCTGGAACATCTGACAGAAAACGGCGTTCCATACTGCTTCATTGACCGCTTCTATCATTTTGAATCGAGCCTGCATCTGCGTGAGGATGTTGTCCGCCTTGAATGTGAGGACTATGTCAAGCAGCATTGCGAAGAATTCAAGCTGAACCTCAATGAAATGTTGACGAAAGCACTTAGTGCAACTCGTATCACGATGTCCGACGATGAACGGGAGTCCTTCAAGAAGTACCTGTTCAACAGCTTGTGCTTCGATAAAGATGATAATGACAATGTGACCGTCACGCTGCCCCCCTATACCTGTAAAACCACAAACGAAACGGAGAACAAGGATGCTCTCGCTGGTTGAACTCCTTCTGAATTATAATGAAATGACTTATTTTCATCCGGCTATGACCGGCAGCTTGCTCGGTTATATGGTTGGTGATGCAGCAGGGTTGCCGTTTGACGGCAGAACCCGCGAAGAAATGTGTAAGTCTCCAATGAAAAAAGGTGAGCTTATCGGTTATAAATGCCATAATGCCCCGCCGGGAACATGGTCAGGCACCTCTGGGCTGATGCTGGCTACTATGGAAAGCGTTATGGACCAGCAAAACGGTCTCGACGCTGACGATTTGATGACGAAATATATTGAATGGTACGATGACGACAAGTATACTGCGTTCGGAAAAAAATTCATTTGTGACCCTGCCGTAGAAAACGCGATTCACGCCTACAAAAAGGGAACAGCTGCTCCTCTTTGCGGCATGAACCATGATGCGCCGGATAGCTGCGGTGCGCTGATTCGGACACTGCCGCTTGCATTTTTAAATGGAAGCGAAGACAAAACTTATACACAAATCATTTCTGTCGCCGGGATTACGAATCCGCCTGATGCAAATGTCCTCTGCTGTTGCATCTATGCTGCTATCATTCGCCAAATCTTGATGGGAGAGATGAGCAAGAAGTGGGCAATCGAGGAAGGTATTAAATCTGTAGGCAACAGATATTCGCTGATTTCTCTTGAAAGCGCAATAAATTCTTTGCAAAATCCACCGCACAGCAGTGAAGTAAAGGAAACTGACGGCTCGGTCATCAACACGCTGCAAGCCGCATTATCTTCGTTCCTGTACACCCATAACTATGAAGAGTGCATCCTTCACGCAGTAAACCTCGGCGGCAACACATCGGAGGTTGCCGCGCTTGCCGGTGGTTTAGCCGGAGCTCGATACAGGGTACAGGGAATTCCCAAAAACTGGCTCAATGCCCTCGTCGACAAGGATAGGGTCGATAAGTTGGTCATCAAATATACGGACTATTTTTACGAAAATTAAGACCTCGCTGCTCACCGAATTCGGTGGGCAGCTTTTTGTTGTGAAATCGTGCGAATTGCGGATAATGAAAAACAGGAAAGGGTGAGGGCAGCTTGACAATAAGGAGGAAACCTTTTTCATGGCAAAAGCACTGGTAATTGCTGAGAAGCCTTCATTAGGAAGAAGTATTGTTTCCGCTATTTCTTGGTGGAAAAATGAAAAATTTACGAGACAAGGAAAAGACCGCAATACATGGCTGGAAAGCGATAATTATATTGTGGCATCGTCTGTCGGTCATCTTTACGAACTTATTGACCTTGATGCGTATTTTCCAGACTATGACCCGGAGAAGAAACATCCTTGGACGATGGACCGGCTGCCGTTCTTTCCGGACGACTGGAATTTCCGCTTTGAGGGAAAAGACAATGTCAAAGGTCTGATTCGAACGCTTGATTCTCTTATGAATCGGAAAGATGTGGATGTGATTTACAATGCCGGTGACCCTGACCGAGAAGGGCAGCGACTGGTTGATGAAATCATTGAACACGGTCTCAAATCCCCAAAAACCATTTATCGGCTTTGGCTGCCGGACACGACTAATAAAACCATCAAGCAGGCATTTGAAACGGCAAAGCCGAACGAAAACTACACGGCGTTCTCTTCCTCTGCCGAGACCCGCAGCGAGATGGACTGGCTTTTGGGTATTGAGCTTACAAGGTATGCTTCTATCAAGGCACAAGGCTTTATTCGTATCGGGCGCTGCGTGTGCCCCATCGTCCAGCATGTCATTGAGCGGGAGAAGGCAATCAAAGAGTTCGTACCGAAACCGTACTCGGCTGTTACCAGTAAGGAAAAAACGAACGGTGAGGTCATAGAACTGACCAGTAAACGCACTTTCGAAGAAGGACACGAGGCAGAAGCACAGGCACTGGCAGATGCGTTCAATCAAGCTGGTGCTACTGTTACGAGCGTAAAGACCGAACGCAAGACGGTAAATCCCGGCAAACTCTTCTCTATGAGCGACTTGCAGAGCTTTGCCTGCAAAGCGGATAAGACTCTGTCTCCGGCAGATGTCCTTGCTGCTACACAGACACTCTACGAGGGCGGCTATGTTACTTATCCCAGAACGAACAGCAGCTACCTTGCCACGAATGAAGTAGTAAAGGTGGATGCCGCCATAAAGGGGCTCTCTCAGAACGGTATTACGGGACTTATCAATAAACCCGGCAACAAGAACATTTACGACGACAGCAAAATCGAGGCTCACTCGGCTATTACTCCGACCGGCAAATGGCCCGAAAATTTGAGTGGCGCTCAGAAAACGGTCTTTGAATGTATCCTCAACCGGTTCTGTGCGGCATTCTGCGAAGAAGATTGCACAGTAGACCGCACTACCATTGTCATTCATTGTTATGATGAGGATTTTACTCTCAAAGGTGATGTTCAAGTGACTCCCGGCTGGCGTAAATTTGAAAAACCGTCCAGTGGGGACAAAATGTTACCAAAACTCAACAAAGGGGACGCCGTTAATGTAAGCTTCCAGTTGGTAGGTAAAATGACTACGCCTCCAAAACGATATACGGTTGAAGCCCTCAACAACTGGATGGTTGCGCCGATGCGCGGCACAGAGAAGGAAGACGAAGAGTATTCGGACGAGGAGTGGAAGGAAATCCTTTCTGATGCTACTATCTGCACCGAAGCCACTCGTGCCGACACAGTTGACCGCTGCATCAAGAGCCAGTACATTTCCCTCAAGAAAGGTGTCTACTACGGGGAACCTGCCGGATTTCAATTGGTAGACATCATGGAGAAACTCGGTATCGTTCTGGATGTCCCCGTTACGGTGAATCTTTCTAAGCAGCTCCATTCTATCAAGGATGGGAACCTGACTCGCACGGAAGTCTTGGATTTTACAAAGAAAACGCTCGAAGAAATCATGTCAAAGGATGTACAGATTGCCGCTGTATCTGGTAACGGGCATGGTAAACTTCCTACACTGTGCAAATGCCCGCGCTGCGGCAACGATATTGTAGAAACGCAAAAGACCTATTCCTGCCTTGGAAAAGATGCGGAAGGCAAGCGCTGCCCTGTAACACTTTGGAAAGATAACAAGTTCTTTGCAGCTATCGGCAAAAAGATGACAAAGACGACTGCTTTGGCTTTGCTGACGAAAGGCAAAGCACCTCTTAAAGACTGTGTAAGCCAAAAAACAGGGAAAAAGTATGACTGCATACTGACCTGCGATTTCACTGGTGAGCATCCTGCTTTCCATATGGAATTTCCCGGTGGAGGTGGAAGCGGCAAAATCATTGGCAAGTGTCCGTTCTGCGGTAGTGATGTAGCAGAAACCGCAAAAGCCTTTACCTGCACGAACAAGGAATGTAACGCAGCACTCTGGAAGGAAGCAAAGCTCTACGGCAATGAAGTGAAAATCAGTGCTGCTGCTGCAAAATCCCTACTTGCAAATAAGGGTGTTAAAGCTACCATCAAAAACAAAGATAAGACGGAAGATGTGCCTGTAAAGGTCGGCATCGAACCGTATGAAGCATCTAATGGGAAAAAATACATTAGTTTGAAAGTTCTCAGCTACGAGAAAAAGTAATTCCTATGCCGTTTGCCATGCTGCAAGCGGCTTTTCTGTTGCCAAAATGTGCGAGTGGCATAGAATAGAAACTGCTAATGTTGTATTAGCAATAAAAGTAACAAAACAGAGGGCATAAACATTGAAACCTTATCTACTAAAGGCAGGATATTGCTTCCTGCTGGTTTGTAGCATCCTCAGCATATTGGGTGTGCGGCAAACAGAAGCAAAAATTGGACAGTTAGATAATCAAGCACGACTCGTTGTAAGTCATGCCAAAGCGGTAGGAGCAACACAAATGCAGCCAGCATTGAGTGTCGAGGCTCTTTATGCTTTAACGAGAGCGGATGCTCAAATCGCAGCCGCTTCTTTCTCAAATGAGAACTACGCGGTTTTTTCCAAGAAGTTTTCAATGGTATGCGATGCGAAAGTAAAGGCCGAGTCGGCTGAGTCCAGTTTAGAAGTTTCCAATGAAACAGTTTCAGAAGAAATGGCAAATCGACCTGGCATGGTCGGACGGCTTGTAATTCCGTCGGTAGGCGTCAATGTAGCGCTGTTCAGCGGGAGCGACCAAGCCATTGTTGACGCGCAAGACAGTGCTGCGTACTTCTCCGCAGGAAATTCGATGGTGATTGGCGACCACTGGAATCAAGGCTTCACAAAAATCAAAAACTGTGCCGTCGGCACAAAAGCCTATATCTATCGCGGTGATTCCATCGAAACACTGACTTGTACGAATGTTTGCCGGGGCATCAATAATGATTATGATATTCTTTATGAGGACGGCACGAGCGCCACTACGGGTAGCTGGCTTTTGATGTATACCTGCAATGGTGCAAACTATCACGACATAACAATAACAATTTGGAGTTGAAAACATGCAAAATAAAGAAAAGATGGAACGTCTTGCAGCGCTTTCGCTGCTGGTGCTTGGCATAATGCTGGTTTTCGCAGTATTTGATGCCAATCGCGTCAATCAAAGGCTGTCAGAATTACAGCAAACTGTCGACTATGGGCAACAGTTAGAAAAATTATTGTTTCCAAACGGAGGTTATCCGGCAACTGCTGAAACGGCGGAAACTGCAGAATCTGCTGAAAAGGAAATGTCTGAGCCCGTAATAGACTTTACTGTGACTGGGGATGGCATCGTACCGAGTGAAGAATCCTATATACCTGTCACACTGAATGATATCACCGTCAGCGTCCCCATTGCATCCGCCGGACAAGGTGAATGCAATGTGACATATCGGTCTGGAAGTTCTACTGCTGCTATCGGCGATTACCGAATTGCACTTGTAGAAGGAGAAATGGAAAATTCCATTGCGACCTTCAAAAACAGCGACAAAGAAATCCTGTCGGGTGCCAGAACAATAGAGGATGGCATAACGCTTACTGTTGCTGCAGAAGTTACGGAAGGATGCGAGCCGGAACAAAAAGCTGCAATCGAAAAAATGCTCGCCGACGCAACGGTTACTGATACTTTTCCTCAGACAACCATTCTCGGAGAAGTTGTCAAAGAAAATGTCGTAATCGAGACAGATGATGGCTACTTACAAATGCAGCAAAACAAAAATATTGTATTGCTGTCTGCATTTTCCCTTAATGTTAATAAAGATGTTTTTGATAAAGAACTGATTCTTCCGAACGGGTTAATGGTCCGATACGGGGACATTAAGGATGAGGAGACTGGATACATCCCATTTGTTTGCACAATAAACGACCATAATGTTAAAATGTTGGCAACGAGCATAGATGTGCTGCAAAACATGTTTGCGGCTTAGAAAAGTCAATAACCCACTTCTAAAGTTGTGGGCTTGCGTAATGTGGCACGGAGGCCGTGAAAATTGACCGTTTCGCTCCATCCAGTAAGCGTTGCAGCTGCTGTCTGTCCAGATGTGGGCAGCGAATGTAAGAACATCAAAGAAATATTTTAGTAAATGTCATAGAGGCGCACTTGCACGATTGTGCGAACTGAATATACTGAAAGCTGTACGATAGATACCATTACATCAGGGGTTTTCTCCTGCTTGCGTGGTTCACAATCTGGCTTGCAATGAGCAGACTCATCTTCAGGTGAGCCTGCTTTTTTGTTTGCCATACAAAAGAAAGGGGTCTACATGACCAGAAAGAAAATGCTTTTGTTCACTCTTGTCATCTCGATGGGCACTGTCTGGCGGCTTCTTGAGCTGTTGGAATACGGAGAGATAGAAGTACGACAGGTTGACACTTACATGTATTTCTACATGCTGGCGACCTGTTTTGTGGCTTTTCTCGTCGGAAAAGAAAGTGCAACTATCAAGGCGGCAAAAGAGCAAAAAATGCTGCAAGGGTCTATGTCTGAACAGCAAAATCAAACCACTAAAAAACAATGAAGGAGTGTATTATGACTACTGTTCACGAGTTTAAAAGAAACAACCTCTATCGCATTGACACAACCGACGGCGAAGCATTTGCTGTGTCAGTTCAAATCGACGATGACGAGCTACTGGAGCTGTGCCGAATTATTGTCGGTATTGAGAGGCAAGGCAAAACCATCCTCTGCGTCAGAGCCATCCACGCCATCAGTCTGGACGAAATCGAGTATCACAACACGAAAGAGTATGCCCAGGCTCAGCAGGAGCCGACACACACCGTTATTGACGGCAAGTTCAAGGTCTTCTGCTCGTCCGGCGCATTCTTCGTGTCGTCTTGCAAGGTCGATTTGAACTCTTACCGCGTTTACGATGTAGAGGATGGGGGCGAGTGCTCCGACGATGACGATGTTACGGAATATGGCGTGAGCTATATGAAGAACAACCACGAGGAGTTCTCCCATGTTTACAACCTCAGCGACGAGGAGTCTGATGATTTCTCGCCAGACGGGACTGTACTGAGCACACTGAAGCACATTCGTGACGGAGGCAAAGTTCTGCACTATGGATTCTGGTGCTGTGACGATGATTCTGTCGTGACATTGGATGATGCGATTCGTTTTGTCGAAAGGCACTTCCTGCTCAACTATCTGCGTTATGCGCCAAGCGGTGTTCTCTCTGACTTTATGGGAAATGAATTGCCAAGCAACATGTTCCAATTTGAGCTGGAACAGCATCTTGCCGACAAGATTGACCACATGAAGCCTGATGAGTTCGATGAGAAGTATTTGGAGTGGGAAACCAAAACGGATAACTTCTCCACTTATCATTTTTAATCAAAACCAATAACAAACAAAAAAGGAGAGAAAAATCTTATGTTTAATTTCATCGATTTTGCCGCCGTTATCGTCTTCCTCGTCACGATGTTTGATGACAGCACCCAGTTGGTGACCGTACCTCGGTCTTCGTCCGACCCCATTGCAGAGCTCTGCCGCGCACTTGTGGTCCTCAAGCGTGAGCGTTACCACATCCGCGAGGTCTTTAAGCTCAGCAGCGACGGACATGCTGAGAAAGTCTACTGGTATGGCCGCAGTCAGTACATCGAAGCTCTGAATGCCCCTCATCACATCAATGGGAACGTCAGTTGCTATACGGACTACGCGTCCGGCATGCGCCTGAAAACACCCTGTAAGCTTGACTACGACACGCACCGCGTTTTTGACATCGTCGCTCCTTGCAATGATGAAGAAGATGATGTTGTCGTGAAACGTAGTATCCTGCTTCCTTCGGAGAACGATGGCACGGTGCGTGAGGTTCAAATCTTCGACCTTGACGAGCGGAACGAGTGCGGTGAACTGCCTGACCCCCAGACCATTGAGGGACTGTATCGCGGGTACAAGGACAGGGACATGTACTGGATGTGTGCCGATGAGAAGGTGATTGAGCCCTCTGACGCGGTGCGTTATGTCCGTCAGCGTGCTCTGGCACAGTACCTTACCGATAGCGGTCACGCCGGTCTTCTGATGGAAGACGACTTCGAGCCCTTGGAAGAGCCGCTCAAGCGCACCACGGATTGGCTGGCAGGCAAGGACGAATCTCGCTTTGAGGAGCTGTACGCCGCTTACGCTGATGGGCTTTATACCACACAGACGGAGCAGCTTCAGAATAAGAATAACAACACTCAGGAGATGTGACCTATGGGACATACGATTCAACATTACGATTATCCCGGGAACGCAGATAAGAAAAAAGTGGAGCAGGAGTTAGCGAACTATGTCGCTAAGAGATGCTTCCAAGAGGGAGGCCACCTCAGTAAAATCCGTTGGATTGACTCTGAACCATGTGCCAATGAAGATGAAGCGCACGAGAAAATCGAACGGTTAGACAAGGGCTGGTACGATTGTATCGCGGTGAAATACTACGATACCTGCAATGTTCCCGAAACAGAGAAAATCAAAACCTTGCGAGCCGCCAGCACGCAAGCATACCGCAAATGCAATGAACTTTCGGCAGCATTCCATTTTGCAAATGCGAAATCGGAATATATCGGCTGCAAAAACTGCGGTTCCAAGATTGCACGAAAATACCTGCGAAGAAACTTTTGCCCCGTTTGTGATGCTGACTTGCGTCCTGAAACAACGCTCAATCGCATCGCCGCTCTCAGAACGAAAGCAGAAAAGAGTTCTGATGCTCTGAAAGCAGAGCTTACAAAACAGGCATTAAAAGCAAAGAATGTGCGCTGGTTAGTCAAAATCGAATTTCACGAATAAAATTTATGGGGGTATGAGATATGCTTATTAAAAATATCAAGTGGGATACAGACGGAGATATGGAAGCTCTTGCTTCTTTGCCGACTGAGGTTTACACGCCCTCGTTTTTGCGAGAGGAACAGTATGACGATATCGAAGAATTCCTCGATGATGTCTCTGACTGGCTTTCGGACGAATATGGCTGGTGCCATTTTGGATTCGAGACGGAAACCGACGATGAAGGAATCATCAAATGCGATACTCTGCCTGAATGAGGCAGAAAGGAGAAAATATCAGAATGTACATTGAAAACATCAAAAGAAATCCCGTTACCTGCTGGACCAATTACTTTGGTGATGTTATGTTGCCGGGAGATACGACAGGTCGAGATGCAAATGCTTTGCCCTCTCATATGACACCCGCTTATACGGCGTTGAACCTTGACAGTGGTGTTGGCGAGCAGGTTGCGACTATCGGTGGTCAGTACGGTATCCTTCTGACGGTTTTGTATGACCGCGATTGGATTCTGGACACGGTTGAGACTTTTCACCCCAATGTGTCGGAAAGCGCTGTTGTTGAGCTGTTTGGAGCTGCATTGCCTTGCATTGCAGATGCTATGAGCGATGACCTTCGTGATTTGCTTAAAAACAATGGAGCAGCAAGAATGCGTGATGATGTTCACATTCTATATGGGCAGAATACGGATGTGGACGGACACGAACTATTCGTTTTCGTACCGTTCAATTCGGATTCCGACATTTGTGCAAAAGCTGTCCGCATTATTGAAAAATATCTCAATGGCAACGCTTATGGGGAAAATGTGATGCGTTGCATCCGCGCACTTGTCGAAGCGGCTGATATCAACAGTCTCATCAACAACTAACAAATTACAAAAAAGGAAGGATAGATACTATGAAAGCAGAAGTGAAATTCTGTGCTACGAAGAACGGTCCTAAGGCGTTCGTAAACACCTACGACGATAACTGGAAATCATCGAACGAACCATTGCTTGCCTACAGAAAAGATATGCGCAGCATCCGCTCTGCTTCTCCTTACGAGGAGGGCAAAGATTATCGGGTCGTTATGAGCCCTTGGGTGCTTGATGATTTCTTTCAGGCAAACAAGATTGATAGTGTTCAGCTTGTCAGTGGTGCAAACCTTGCGAGTCCGCCTGTCGGCAATGTGCGGTATGCAAATGAAGACCAACTTGTTTGGTATGAGTTTTCTACAGCTACTACCACGCGCCGCTGTTCCGACATCACCCACGCCAAAGCCTTTATTCAGGAATGGGTCAACTATGATTGCCCCGACCTGTATCGTTACACCACGAACCAGAAAGACCTGCTTGTGAGTGTCTGGGGCTTTGCGCTTCCGATTTTCAATTGCGCTCTTATCGAAAACCGCGATTGCGAGCTGTTCGTTGACTCGGATATGACCGTTGAGGAAATCAACGGTATTCTGAAATATGTCAGCCCTGACGGTGCGATTGCCGAGAAGATGCGTTTGGCTCGTGAGGCTCGTGCGCTCGGTGAAGAAGGGCTCAAAAATCTGCAGGCAGAAATCAAGAAGGTCTGCGATGATATCAACGCTCTCTTGCAGAAGCCTGAACATCACGAGGCAATTCTCGCAGAACAGAATACGCATGTGAATGAAGCTCAGATGTTCGACTGCGGTTGGCTCAACTGGATTCCGACCCCCGGCACCGAGCTCGCTCGCAAATTCGACCTGCTGCGCAGCAGCGGTAAGGGCACATATCACTTGGAAATTCTGATGCCCATTGCCGAACAGAGCGTTAACGTTCAGAGCTATGGCGCAAACCTTATGCGCAAGCTCGTGAAGGAAAACCTCGGTTACGACATCTCTTATATTCGTCATCTGGATTAAGGTGGTTTAGATGGCGGTAGAATACAAACAACATTTGCGTCCTGCTAGTGTCCCCGGACGAAAAATCATCTGCTGCTTGTGTAGCAATGATGGCGTTTGGGATGGAACATGCCTTGAAAAATTCGCGGCACGATTCCCTGATGCAAAGGAACGCTACTTAGAAAAAGCCAATGAACAGCAGCTACATATCGGACATGTTCTGTATTGCAAAGGAAATGACGAAAACACTTTAGTGGCAGATATGATTTGCCGCACAAAGGAGTTTGATAAGTTCAAGAGCAATGTTCATTATGGCTATCTGTACGGCTGCCTTCTTCAGGTTGTTCTGAAAGCACAACAGGCAAATGCAACCATTATCGTTGCTGAGCTGGGTATTGACCTGCAGGAATGGCAATGGAGAAAGCTCAAGCCGATTCTGGAGCATGCAGTAGATGAAACGGACAAGAATGTTCGGGTTGTTGTAGCAGCTCCGTATGATTTGGTCGAAGTAGAGGATGACAAAGAACACCATGCCTCGAAACGCAAAGCAAAACGCAGCAAAGATGTTCCCGTTGCTGAATCCAAAAAGAACGATAGCAACGAGCAGCTTTCGCTGTTTTAATTAAAATGTGTTGTTCACCTTAACAGCGCTTATCATAAATACAGCGGTCTTGCCTCCAGCAGTGGAGACAGGGCCGCTATTTTGTTGCCTTATTCGTAAGATTCCGAAAGTATAATTGTTCATTGTACACAATTTTTTGTAAAAGACAAATTGATGTATGTATTTTACTTCCTTAAATGTACGAACGGATAATTAACAAAAACGCCACAAATTTTTGTGTTTGCCGTCTTGCAAAACACTATATATTGTGGTATAATACAGTTACCAGCCCAAGATATAGCAAATTCCCAATGTCTTGAGCCACTGTGTATGGCTATAAAATCACTTCCTTCTTTCTAATAGTTTGATGAAACTTGCAAGTAGTGGTTTTGCTCTCCGTCACGGTATTGTAAGCGCATAACAATGCGGCTATATGTTCACTTCCTTCTTTTGAAAAGAAATTATGAAGCCAGCCACCGGCATTGCGTCCGGAGGACTGACTTCAAACACCGAGTGGACATGCTCTCCGCATCCTTAGTGTGTCTTAAACCCGTGTCGAGAATCTTCTCGGCGCGGGATTTTTTGTATGTTAGGAGGTCGCTATGCTGACTGTATTCGATTGCAACCGTATCACCTTTGCCCACCATCGTGGAATCGTGCCACCAGCACCCGCAAAAGAAGGGGAAAAGACTGTAGAACCGCGATATGTCTGCTCTGCCAACATGAAGCTGATTGAGTATGGCTATACCATGTCGTACGACCTCTTTATGGCTTTCTGCAATGCGACGCACGCCGCCTTCCTCGAAGCGTGGTCCGCTCTGTACGATTTGGCTATGGAGGACGCCAAGGCTATCTCCAAGACTTCTCCTATCTGGCCGAATTTCCCAGACGATGCGATGGAAGCTGACCTTGTTGACCTGTATGTGGTCAATCTGCTCAACTACCTGACCCTCGGTCAGTGGCAGCCGGACTTCGACCCGTCCAAGTTCTGCAAAGCCCTTGACCGTGAACATTTGCCAGCTGCCAAGCAGATTCCAGCTTGTGACAAGGAAGAAATCTACCGCTATGTTGTCCAGAGCATCACAAACAACAGCCCGTTGTCTCCCGATGAGCAGAACACTGTCATCGACCTGTTGACGCACGGCGGGGAAGATTTCCTCAATCATCTTATGGGCATGATGAAGGATAAGCATATCACTTGCAAGGAGAACCTCGCACTGTATGCCTCCTTTATCATCAACCGTCCCGATTGGCGCAGCCAGCAGTGCTTCCTTGACTTCAACAGTTCTACAGATGTACTGCGTCTTGCTGCCGCTATGAGCGGGCAGGATGTGAGCCTTGTAAAGCCTCCGCGTTTCCGCAGCTTCAAGCGCTCTGAGCGTCGTGAACTGCTGTATCTGTTGGAGCATGTGGAGAAGAACGAAGGATTTGCTCTGCGTCCCGAAGAGTTCAAGCGCCTTGGCGAGAAACTGCATCCGGGTGAGTATGCCAAGTATTTCCCTGAGAACAAGGCTATCTTCGATAAAGTTCGCAACGGCGTTCATATCGAAACCTACAACTCCAAGCTGCAGGAACTCCTGAAGAAGCCTGTCAATGTGGATGTGCTGACTGCGCATCTTATGCTGCGTCCCGGTGTGTTTGCCCGCTATCTGGACTTTGCCCTGCGCAACTGCTCTGATGAGCACCAGATGGAAGATGTTCTCTTCCGTTTCATCTCGGTCTGCAAGAATGTTTCGCCTCGTGTTCTTGTGCAGCTTATCAACCACTTCCGTAACCGCAATAACCCTGTGCAGCTTGCTACCGGCAAAGCGAATGGTGCAGGCAGTGCGGCGCTGGATAGGGAAGTTGAGCCTATCTCTGATGTTATGTGCAACCGTGTTGCCCGTGACATCTTTAACCAGCTGTGGCAGGTCCTGCGGGCGGAAGATACCGAGCCGAAGAGCATCTATATCGACCCCGCGTGTCATTGCAACAAGCTGATTTTCCCCGACAACCCGCGTCAGATTTCTTCTGCTATGCGAGCCACGGCTTGCGGTTCCCGCACTCAGCTACCGGACGGCAATGTGCTACGTGCTTTCCTGTATTGGAAGGGCGATGATGGCACAGACCTCTGGGATGGCATCGACCTTGACCTCTCTGTCGTGTTCTACGGTGAAAAGGAAGCCAACTTCGTTTTCTACGGAGAACCGAAGAATGAACGGCTTGGTGCAATTCATTCCGGAGATAGGCGGTGCAGCGGTCTTCATGGCGCAGTTGAGTATGTGGATTTCGACATCAAGAAGTGCTTGCAGAACGGCATCCGTTATGCAGCGCTGGTCGTTAATTCTTACTCCGGAGAAAAGTTCTCTGAAATGGATGCAGCGTTCTGTGGTGTAATGGTTCGTGATGGCGAGACCGGTGAGCAGTTTGAGCCCGCAACGGTGAAAGACCGTTTTGCTCTGACTACTGATGCCGGTCAGATTATCATGGTCGTCATTGACCTGTTGAACCGTGAGGTCGTTACGGTTGACAAATCTATTGCGCAGGTGCGTGTTGCTTGCCGGAATGTAGTGACGGACTACGCTCCTACCGTGGATATCTGCTCCTATGCGATGCAGTTGAAGAGCCTTTCCATCAAGGAAATGCTCGGTATGCGTTACGCGAAGTTCCTCAAGGACAACGAGTGGGAGCAGGCGAGTGTCATTGTCTCGGATGAGCCTGGTAAGTTCCGCCAGACTAAGGAAGGTGTGCCTGCGCCGCGTGTCGTCAGTCCCTACGACATCCCCGGTATCTACGACATCGTCTTCGGTACAGAATCCAAATAAAAAGAAGCTGTTCTCCTTAATTGGAGGGCAGCTTCTTTGTTTTTAGGGCTTGCTATTTAGAACACCGTCTGCAATGCCTTTGTCAATCATGTCAAGTTGGTATACCGCAAACTGTTTGCAGGCTTTAAGCTGAATGTCTAACTCTTTTTTTGTCGCTTTCTGCCCAGTTACCATCAAGAGATAGTCACAAGCAGGAGAATAATCAGGGTTAAAAAGGAAACTGTTCAGCAACACTTGGCATTTAGCGTACAAATCTCGCACTTCGCCGCAGCAAACAATGTGGTCGCGTTTTTTCCTTGCGTTCCAATGCGTTTTTCGAATCATCTTTCTACATTCCTGCAAAGCGCTGAGGCTGTATGTTGCTGTATTGCTCATTCGTTCCTCCTTAAAATTGCACTTTGGATTCTTCATTTTTATATTATACCATAAATTTGTTAATTTTCAGTGACTATTGCACCAAAGTTGTTGCAGATAATTGCGAACTGCGGATAATTAAACGCATAGAACGTGTTAAGCTAATTTTGTATATACATAGAAGGAGACCCCATGCGAAAAAAGTTTGCACTATTGTTTGTGACGGTATGTGCCGTCATGTTGTCCGGCTGTACATTGACGGGTATGACGGATGTGGAAAAGATGTACGATGACACAGAGAGAGTAACAAGCGGCCATACAGCCTATGTTGCTACCGACTGGGCAGAGGATAGTTCTGTGCAGGGCGCATCAATGGCGTTTGTTGCGGGCGGAGAGGGTTTTATTGGCGCTAAGAAGGCTTTCTCCTTTACCGTGTCCGATGAAAACTCCGAAATCGAAATTCTGGAGAAGTTTCAGTGTGATGAAGGGGAGTGCAAGCTCCTGTTTGTAAATACAGATACCGAGACTGTTGAAGTTGAATATACAGCAGACGCTTGCGAAAAGTTGAACCTGCCAAAAGGGGAGTATCAAGTATATTTCGTTGGTAAAGACCTTGCGTCTTTTCAGGCAAACATCAACCTGTATTCTCACAGCGGAGACCCAAACTGGCAAGTCGACGAAGGCAAAGAAGGTGCCTTGAATCCTACACGGTAACATCTTTTGTACGTTTCCACTAAAAAATAAATTGTGAATTGGTTGTAAATTCCACAATTTATTGTTGCGTAAATGTGCGAATTGCGTATTATGAAAATAGAGAGTAAAAAGGACGCTGCAAGTACAAGAATTTGCGGCTCCGTTCTTTTTTACCTTAAAACAGCGTTGCAAAAAATACAATTTTACAAAATCACATTCACACAATTCAAAAATCACAAAGGAGGATGTCGTATGAACGACAAGTCTACCAAGAGCGTCAGCTCTGCCGTCAGCCGCTCTATTGCCGGTGAGTGGGAAACTCCCGACGAGTTGTTCAAAGAACTGGACAGTAAATACCATTTTACTCTCGATGCTTGTGCCCGCCCCGAAAACGCCAAATGCAAGAAGTTCTTCACTGTAAAGGAAGATGGTCTTGCACAGGACTGGAAGGGTCACACGGTATTCTGCTGCCCGCCGAGTGGACGCGGGAATCTTCGCCGTTGGGTACAGAAAGCCGCAAAGGAAGCCAAAAAGAAGGGCACGACAGTTGTTATGCTCCTGCCTGTTTCCACGGACTCTAAGTGGTTTCAGGAAAACATCTATCTCCAGCCCGGTGTGAAAATCAAGTTTCTGCCGGAGCGCGTCAAGTTCGTCAACTCTTTGCTGCCGTCCTACGCAAGCTACGGTCAGAGCAGTTCGGCGAAGGTCTGCGGCGGAACCCGTCCGTCAATGGTTGTGACATTCGATGGCTCGAAACACAAGTTCCGCTGCGAGTGATAGGGAAGGAGGAACCACGATGGAAAAGAAGATTACGATTATCGACAAGACTTTTACCCCTATTGTTGTCCGTGTCAGCGTCAACAGTGCTATTTATGAGGACCGTGGGCAGCAGTATGGTAAGCAGCATCTGCTGTCTGATACGGAAATCGTCTGCAAGGCGATGGACGGTCTGAAAGAAGTGGGAACCATGAAGGCGCATATCCTGCAGGTCCCGACTCAGTCTGTTGCTCCTTCTGAACTGATGTGGTCGGAGGATAATCCGCTACCCGCAAAGCAGCTCGCTATCAACTGGCTCTGCCAGCATAACATGAACGAGAGCCGACTGTGTGATATGCAGTCGCGTGACAATGTGGCGATGGTTCTGCCTATTACCACGCACCTGTACATTGACCGCATGGATGTGGAGCCCGGTCACAGAAACCGGGGTATCGCCACCGGCATGCTGGACTACCTTATCAGCATGTTTGTCCCGGAAACCATCTGTCTCTTCGCACAGAAAGAGGATGCTGAGATGCAGGTGATGCTCAAGAAGATGAAATTCGCCGAGTATAATATTCAGGCGTATGATACGCCGTGGAAAAAGAAAGACCTGTATGCCAAGCGCTTGAAGCGCCGCGCCCGGTAAAAAGGAGGAACCATTATGGATGAAATCCAGTCGTATCGAATGCATCCCAAGATGACGAAGGGGTTGCTTGACCAGATTGACAATCTGCAGAAGACGAATCACACGACCGACGAAATCGCTGCTACGCTCGGCATTACACCGGAGGCTGTAGAGCGTGGCTTTGAGAAGTTGGCAGACCGCAAAAAGACTTTGGCACATTCGCTGCGCGGCGGTGCATTTGCCGTTGTGATGCGGGCAGACAAGCCTCGGCTTGCTTGCAACGAAAGGAACTGCCCGTGGCGCTGCAATGCGAAAGACTATTGCGTGTGGCCTTCTTGCTTCAAGCAGACAATTACATCGAAGCCTATCTATCCTATCTTGAATGATGACGAACTTGCATTGTCTGCAGACGACGATGCTGTTTCTGCCGCTCCTGTGGCTACGGAGGATGCTATCAATGGCTAAGACTTTGAATGAAATCTTCGCACGGCTGGACGATGACAAAGCCAACCGTGCGCTTGAAACCAACCGCGAACGTCAGAAAAAGCAAGAAGAAGCTGAACGGGAACGCCGCGAACGTCAGGCAGCAGAGTCTGCAGTCGAAAAATACCATGTATACGACGAAGAGTACGATATGGACGATGATGAACCTGTTGTTATGATTCCGAATCAGAAACCGGCAAAGCCTACACCTTCTCCTCAGGAGACAACGACAGAAGAGGAAATGGACGAAATTGCAGACAGCAATCCCTTTGTCCAAAACATGTTCAAACGCCCACACAAAAAGGTAAAGCAGGAGAAACAGCCGCAGCAGCAAGCTCCTCGACAGAATGTTTCCCAGACTCAGCAGCAAAGTGCTGCGCCAAAGGTCTCGCAGCCTTCCGAACAAAAGCCTGCTCCCAAACCCACTGCCACTCCCACTTCCGCTGTGCAAGTTCCTGTAGCAAAGCCCGCTGCAAAACCGCAGCCGCCTGTTCAGAAATCCGCTGGACAGTCTGCAAAAGCACCGACTGCACCCGTATCTCAGAATGTCCGTGTCCCCGTAAAGCAAAATCAGCCTACACAGAGACAATCTGCATTTGCTCTCAAACCGCCGGTCGCTGCACATCCTACCGCACAGCCGTCCAAAGCAGAGCAGAAACATGCTCCTACGCCTGCACCCGCGCAAGCCACGGCAAAGCCTACACCGCCTCCTCAGCCTAAAAAGACCGAGATTTACGACGGCTTTGCAATGGCAATGATGCAGCACAAGACTGCACCGAAACCGAAGCCTAACATCCCAGCGGCACCGGTGCAACCCACTGTACAGCCAAAATCTGAGCAGACAGCTCCGGCGCAGCCCGTTATGCCTTCTATGGAACCTGTGCATCACAAGGCTGCTGCACCTATTATCGAGAAGACCGTACCTGAACAGCCTGTTGAGAATCTTGAGGTTCCTACCCATCAAGAACCGGTAGGTGAGCCTGTCTCCGTATCGGAACAGCAGGAAGCTTCCACCCCCAATGCGCAGTGGCCGGTTGGTATGGGTGGTCCTCAGTTTGCCGGAACCGTTAAGGATGTTGGAGAGACTCCCCGTACAATCGTTGCGGAAGAAGCAAATGTGTTCTTTGCATCTTGCTATGATGCAGCTACGAAAGCCGCTGCTTACGGTCTGTGCATTGATATGGGGAGTGATGCAGTGCTTCTCACTAAGCGCAGCACCGCACCAAACGAAGTGGAGCATGTCCTGAATGGAGCCATTGAGATGTTCAATGCCCTTAAAGAGCATGGCGTTCACGATGTCGTCATCTACACGGATGCACGAGTAGCCCAGTACATGAGCGAAAACGCCAGCCGTCTGCTCAATGGTCGGTCTGAGGTATGCCGCCGCTATATTGATATGGCGTGGAATACCATGACTTCTGTGAGCGTTCGTTTCGTCACATCGCCCGTTAAGAGTGAATATGCTCAGTTGACTGCATCCACCGTCAACTGCTTTATCAAACCTCGTGTGTAAAAGGAAAAGAGGAGAATCAAATCATGTCGAATCTTATGGTCGTTGCGGTGGATACCGGCAACAAAAATATCAAGACTCCTCATACGGAGCCTTTCAACTCCGGTCTTGTCTGCCATGGAGCATTCCCTCCGGCAGTCAAGGCTGACACCCTCTATTATGCAGGGAGTTACTACACACTGACTCAGTCGCGTGTGCCGTATATGTACGATAAGACCTCTGACGAATCTTACTACATTCTGACTCTTTTTGCCATCGCAAAGGAATTTCAAGCAATCGGCATGATTCGTCCCGGCCAAAAAGCTATCAAACAGGATATTTGCCTTGCAATGGGTCTACCGCCTACACATATCCATGACCTTGCACCTAAATATCAGACCTACTTTAGTCGAGAGGGTCGTCAGGTGAACTTCACCTACAACGACATCTCTTTCGACATCAAAGTTGAGCGCGTCATGGTGTTCCCACAGGGTGTTGCAGCTATCGCTCCGTACATGACGAAAATCATGGCGCGTCCAGAAGCCTACACCTATATCATTGATATTGGTGGCTATACGACAGATGTTGTTAAATTTGCTCGCGGTGGACAGGTCGATATGTCCTTCTGTGAAAGCTTCAACAACGGTGTCATCAAGATGTACGATGAAGTCCAGCGTGCGGTCCGTAATCGGTATCAGCTTGACATGGACGACTATAGTATTGACAATATCCTGCGTCGCGGCTACAACCCCGGCAAGGATATCAACGACCTCGTACATGGAACGGCACAGACCTATGCACGGACTCTTATCCGTACGCTGAAAGAGAAAGGTGTGGACCTTGTACTTTCCTATCCTGTCTTCATCGGCGGCGGCTCTGCTCTGATGCGCCCCGTCATTGAGTGCGAGCTGGGTCGTGATGATTACCTGTTCATTGAAGACCCCCGCGCCAATGCAATCGGCTTCCGAATGATGGCGGAGAGTAGGCTGGCTGCGGAAAACCGTTGAATGCGAGGTGAAGTACCTTGCCAAAATTGAATCCCAATCAGATGCGCTTGCCTTTGATGTTCGATGTAACGGACCCTCGGCAGAAAGCGGCGTACGACATCTTGAAGAATGCAGGATATGGCAAGAGAACGCCTATTGTAGTTGATGCACTGCTGGACTCTCTCAAAACAGTTGCCCCTATGCCTGCTGCAATGCCAACGCAGAGCGGTATAAGTGTGGGGCTTACCGAAATGGATGTTCGTCGCATCGTACAAGAGACGATGGAATCCGTTCTGGATAGCCATAACCTGACAGTAGCTACTCCTTCACAGCCGATGCAGCCTGTTCAAGCACCATCTACCGTGGAGACGATTCAGTATCCTGCTCCGCCCGCGCAAGGGCAAAACTTCATCGTTCCGCCTCCTCCCGCATATCGACAAGCGCAATCTGCTCCGGCAGCTTCTCACACGGCAGAAGTACCGACAACGCCGGACAACGAACAAATGAACCAGTTGCTTTCGATGGCAGATGCGTTCTTTTAACGGAAAAAGAGCTGCTACACCTTTGGTGCGGCAGCTCTTTTGCTTTTAAAGGGTTTCTTTGATTTTGATTTCGGTAGTGTGGGCTTCTTTTTCCTGTTGCCTTTTTAATTCTTCGATTTGTTGCCGGACGGAGTGATTTATTTCTTCTATAGCTTTATTCTCAGCTAAATAGTCATATTCATTATCTTCGTCTGGCAACGATTGCCCGAATTCGTACAAAATTTTAGACAAACGTTTTCGCTGCTGCAAACCAGCAGACGGACAGGCTTGCGTCATGTTAATAGAGGTTTCGTATATACCTCTTTTTCCAAGAGCTTCAATAGCAGCTCCGATTTGCTGATATTCATCGAACGAATCGTTTGTCTGAATCAGTTTAAAAACTTCCAAAAACTTTTTGATGTCATACCCATAGGTGAAACAAAACGATAAGAGCAGTTCTGAAGAAATGAGACTTTCTTTTTCCAGTATGTTTGTAAGCGTTTTATAGCTCATTTTGCAGCCAAGGAATTCGGTGTAGTAATCCTTAGTGCTAAGCCCCATTAAGACTCTCTGTCGTTCCATAATCGTGACAATAGTATTCGAAATTTCTTTTATCCAGTCACTTCTTGATTCCGAAATCCCGTTGGAGAATTGTTTCCAGTGTTGTGCGTTTAAGCGTAATCTCGGCATCTCTATCACCTCTTATTTAAATTATACCATAAATTTGTAAAAATAGCAACGTGTAAAGATTGCGAGAAGTGTACAAAAATGAGACCTGCTAATAGTATGCCACAACATTTTGTCAACTACCCCCACATGAGCAAGGGAAAATTCTTGCCATGTTTTCTTAAAATCGTACAGAAGAGTAGAAAACCATATATAGGGGAAAAAATTATTTTAAACACAATATGTTGTGATTAAATCGCCTTTTCATCTTGCAAAACACTATATATTGTGGTATAATAGCAATTAGAAACCAGATACAGAAAAAATACGCCTAGAAAAAGACTTGTGCATTTGTGCGAATCGCGTACCATTGAAAGAAGCGGGATGTGATTCACACAATAGCTTTTTGTACGCGAAAACAGACTTGTAAAAAAGATAATTTTATCCTTCATCCATATCACAACAAAGGAGCTAATCACAATGGCGAAAAGAGCTATCGTAATGTATCTGGAACAAGCACGAATCTATGGGGAAGATTTAAGTGTCACGCGAAGCGAAGTCCTTCTCACAAAACCAGATGGAAAAGCCGTTTTGCCGCACAACCGTATTGTAACGAAGGCGGACAACAAGACGATGGGTGAGAGCTTCTTGAACGAACTTATCTATGTGCTTGGAGCCGGAGCCAATGAGCCTCGGCAGCTTCCTTTCAACCGCGAAGTGCTTGTTTACACCTCAAACGAAAATGACAGTGATAATTACCGCACCTACCTAAACGCGGTCAACACAGGCACTACTTGCCCCGTACATAACTTCAAACTTTGCCAACGGCTGCGCAGGCTCTGCGAAGAACGCGGCTACCGGCTGACATTCAGCCAGAACAGTCTCCTTGGCACTTCAGTTCGCAATGATGCAATGACAGAGCTTTATGCTCAAATCAAGGAAAGGGGGAGCAAAGAGGATGCCAGCAGGGAATAACAATTTTGTGGACACCGATGCGAAAATCAAGGACTTCTTGAACGCGGTGTTATCATCGGAGGGAATCGTAGTGGACATCAGACGCACATTCATCAACTATAACGGAGTAAATCGCTCAAGGGTCTTTGCCCGCCGTGCCAATGAAATGGCAAGCAAAGGCGGAAATGAGAAGTTTGTTGTGATTGCATTGATGTGCTATCCTGCACTTCAGTGGATTCTTCAAGCTCAGGATATTGACCGGTTGGTGGAGGAGCTTCGTGAACAGAACCCGGATGAATCTGTTAGCCGAATGTCTAACATCCAGCGCGTTTTGGAAAGTTCCCTCGGCGGCTGCAAACCTCAGCTTCGCCTTGAAATGCGCAAGGTCTTCTTTGCTCGCTGTCAGCAGTTGGTAGATGCGGTGGATGAAGCCATGAATGCAGCAGTGTTCCATAACCCTAAGAGCAAGGCAGGTAAAATCAGCCTTGCTATGGCGTTGCTGCGTGGCTCTATCTTGGAGACTGACCCTGTTACTGCCGTTACTATTCGCACACACTTCGATTCCATTATCGAGGATGTTGCGGCGATGGCAGGGGACACCATCAAGCCTCTAGTCATGCAGCTTGCTCCCAATGAAGGCAATGCAGAAAGTTCCGAAGCAGCTTTTCTTTTCCATAACACAGAAGTGCTGCTGAAGGAATACTCCCGTATTGCAAATCCTTCTTCCGTTGACGAGAATCGTTCCTTGCGCATCCTTGCGAACGGCGGGAATACTTTTGAAAGTGATGCTCGCTGTCATCAGGCGCAAGTCCTTGCCCAATACGCACAGCTCATTCGCGGTGCTATCGAGAAGGTCAAAGACTTCCCCGGCGACTCGAAGCTATATGATGTTCTGATGCTCGTCGTAAACGAAAAGTATGGTGCCAACGGAACTGACGAAGCAAAACTCGCCGAGCAGGTTGGCATCAACAGCAGCTATTTCTCCGAAAAAAAGCACAGGGCATTCACTGCCTTGTCTGCACTTCTTTGGGGATGCGATATTGAATCTTTACTGTCTTTGCTGCAGTGAGGGTCTATTTCCTATACCCAAAAACAGCACTGTAAAAATTACACTTTTACAGAAAAAACATCTGCCCGTTAGTTTCTGAATAAGCGCGTCCTTTTTCTTCGCATCTGTCTTGCCTAGATGTGGAGACCAAGAACCGCACCCAAAAACAAGGGTGTAAAAATGCAATTTTAGAAAACAGACGGCACTTTGCCATCTATAACAAGAAGCGCAAAGAACCTTGCCCCCCTATGTTGGCGGTACAGGGGTCTTAGAGCACACCAAAAAACAGCTATGTAAAATATGCCGTTTTAATAAAATTACAGTCTTACGACTGTTTTTAATAGATGTTCGTGAGAACCTTGCGACTTTGGAATGTGGTCATAAGGGTCTCGAAGTACCTCTAATCAAAGTTGCAGTTCATGCAACACAACGCTTCATAGGAGGAGCGAATTATGGCAAGTGAAATTGGTAAAATCGTCCACTGCAAAATCTGTGGAACCCCTATCGTGGCGAAAGGGAACCGCCTTTTCTGCCCGGTATGCTACAACCAGAATCGCCGTAACGCGGCGCAGCGCAGCAATGCCCGAACCAAAGTACAGCGTGAACAAATGAAACGTGAGGAAGAAAAAATGAAGCAGAACAATTGTGCCGTTACCAGTGCAGCAGGTCTGAACATGCGTGCAAAGCTCGCCGACATGGGCGGAATGTCCTATGGTGAGCTCTCTATGTGGGAAAAGACGCATGGACTTGAATTTGCCGCATGGGAACATGAATGGGAAAAGCTGAACAGCGGAACCGCCTCGGACGGCTTGAAATTCCCGGACCATCTGCCGGAAGGCTTCCCGACTCGCAAGGCTCCGCCCGCCCATTCTTGGAGTGCTGCCGCAGAGCGTGCCCACGAGAAGCACAATGTATAACCCTCGTTATGAGCGCTCGGACGATTACCGCTATCAATTCATCAAAGCGCATCCCGGCGCATTTGGAAAATTCTATATGTGCCCGTATTGCGGACGCATTATGCTGCGCAAGACGATGCAAGTAGACCATATCGTGTCTATTCACCTCGCAAACAAGCATCGTGCGTATCGTATCCTTGTTCCAAACGGGAACATCAACAGTATACATAACCTTACAGCATCATGCCCTCACTGCAATAGAAAGAAATCCGATTCCGGTGGTTTCTGGATTTTCCTTGGTCGCTTCGGCATTCCGTTCTATTTTTGCATCTGGATGCTGCTGCTGGCATTTACGGCTTGGTTTGCTTTTCAGACCACAACGGGAATATTGCCTAGGGGATTTCTCTTGGAATATCTTCCTGTATCCATGCAAGGCGTGGCACAGGACACTGCAAATGCCATTGTTTCAATTTTTAAGATTAGGTGAAAGGAGTAAACGGTCATGGCTGATATTCAGAATCATGGTCAGACCGTTGGTAGGGTCACTACGACCTTCAACGGTGAAAAAATTCAAGTCGATGTCTATGAAGACCGCTGCGTTATCTTGCCTGATGGCACGGTGCGCAAGGTCAAGCAGGAAGTCGTTGATACTCTTATTGCAAAGAATCGGGTGATGAATCCGGCCCATGCTCCACAGGAAGAGCCGATGCCTGCACCTGCTCCGGAGCCCCCTCAGCAACATGCTGAGCCCACTGCCCCTGAGCAGGAGGAATATCAGCAACCGCAGGAACCGGCTCCGATGCCGATGCAGCAGCCCGCCGGGCAGCCGAATGTGCAGCAGTTCATCAACCAGTTGCATACCCCTGCCGCTCCAGCACCGCAGCCTGTTGAACAGCCTGTACAGCAGGAAGCTGTTCCGTCTCAGCCTGAATCTCAGCAGGCACAGCCTGCCGCACCCGTTCCGGAACAAAAACCGAAAAAGTCTTTCTTCAGCAAAGAGAAGAAAGAGAAACCGAAAAAGGAAAAGAAAAAAAAGGAGAAGGCTCAGGCACCTGCGCCTACACCTGCACCAATTCCCGAACCGACTCCACAACCGATGCCTGCGTCACCGCAGGCTGCTCCCGCAGTACAGCCGTATACCGCTCCTGCGCCTTCCGAAAAGAAGAAGTCTAAGGCTGGCGTAGTTGTTGTAGGGGTATTGGTTGCTGTTGTTGCTGCTTGCAGTGCTATGTATGCCTTTGTCCCGGCGTTCTATGATGGCGTAAATGGCATTCTGACCTCAATTACCGGCACACAAGTCGGTATCCCTCCTGTGACTACCACGAAGCAGACTATTACTTCTCAGCAGGCTGCATCTGCTCTCGGCGAGGACGCTCTGAGTGGTATTGATTTGAGCGGAGATGTCACAATCGACTTCTACGCCAAGATTCATACGGCGGATGGGCAGGAATACGAAGTACCTCTGTCCAGCGCAGACCTTGCCAACGGCACCATTCAGAGTTTGCTGGAAGCCAGCGGCTCCGGCTCGACTACCAACACCGCTCAGTAAGAATTTTGCAGAAAGGGGAACGAGCAGGCGGGCGTTCTTCATAAAAAATGTAGAAAGCCTCTAAGCCTGTCTGATATTGCATCGGACAGGCTTCTGCTTTATTTTGAGATATGAATAACGATAATGATATGTTAGCCACCCAAAAAATCAAATACATCATCGCTGTAATTTTGGCTGTTGTGATTGGTGTGATGTTTGCCATTTTGACCAAAAACATTCGAACTTTCGGCGCGGCACTGATTGTTGCAGCCTACTTCGGTATGCAGCTTTTTGAAACCATCCAGAACGAGAAAAAGGGCAAGTATCGTAAAATTACCGCCTTGGCTGTCAGTGCGGATGAATCTCGCTCCGGTCTTGGCACGGTGGAGACATGGCGCTTCATTCCGGTAGATGAGAATGGCGAGTATATTGATACAAACGGTCGGTTGGACATCTTCTTGCAAATCAAACCAAAAGAGCGCAACTACCATATCGGTGGAACATACAATTTGCTGTTTTGTGCGGATGAGGATGATACTCTCACGCAAGACAATCTCGTGAGTGTTGAGCAGAAAGTGGTTCAGGCATCAGCTCAGAAAGGGGTAAGCAATGCGGAGACTAAAACCGGCGCGAAGCTTATTCATCTCGATATGGCGAGGGCGGCATCGGAACAGGAAGTGGGCGATTCGTCGGGCAAGGGGGATGATGAGGAATGAGCTTCCTCACCACGGCCCTGCTGTGTATTATGTGCTTTATACTCAGCTTCCGGGTTACGAATCAGCAACGCTCCTTAACGGATATTATGTGCATGGGAAAGCGCTACCGCCGTCATAACAAAATCATGGCAGCCGGTGCGTTGGAGGTCATTAAGACAGATTCCGGACATCTTGCTTTGAAAGTTGATACTCAAGGCAGCAAGGATTTTGTCGCAATTCGCCTGTCAAGAAAAGAAGCCAAACAATTTAAGGCTGTGCTCGCTGCTTGTGACGGAGAGCCTTTGAATGTATCAGTCTGTCAGTATAAAGTTGGTGGAAAAAAGTATTTTATTCTCTATGATAAAAATGCAGACAAAAAAGTCCCAATAGAACTCAATGGTCCGAAGGAAGAAACGGTAAAATCGAATTGCAAAACAGTGCGGAGTGCGGCTTTTGCCATTTTTATTTTCTCACCATTGCTTCACACTATTTCGCCAGCCATTTCTATTGTGATGATTCTTACAGCCACGATTCTCGTGCTTTTAAATATTCCGTTTTTGCCTAATTCGGAATGGGAAAAGATGTGCGAGTTCATCAAGCGTCCACAAACAGTTCAGCAAAGTAGCGAGGTAAATACAGATATCGTTCAGTCTGCCGCTTCTATCGCCCTGCAGGAAATTATGGATAAATATGGCTTACCAGAGGGGGCAGAGGAAGACAAATCGCCAGAAATAGCAGCACAAGCAAAACCGGAAACACAGGGACTCGAAAAAGAGAAATCTTCTGCACAACCCAATATCGAAGTTAAGAAACAAACCGAGCCGCAGCAAGAGGAGGTTCTCGACTTTGCAAAAGCTGACGCTCTAAAGCAAGATGAATCCATTGATGTCGAAATCCCTACGGGATTCGCAGAAAAGTCAAAAGAAATGCCTAAGCAAAACCAGACGCAGAAGGTTGAACCTCCAGTTTTGGAAGATGTACAGCTTGAAGATGCCGAGTCTATAAAGGATGAAATCTCTCTAACGGATGATGTTGAACTTGAAGCCGAAGAAGACGATTCCCTAGACACTCTTACTTCTTTGGGCGCTGAAGATTCGTCTGAAACAGATGTCGCCGCGTTGGACGAAGAACTCAAGGAACTGGAAGCGTTAAATGCTGCGCCCACTTCTTTTGCCGCTTTTAATCCGGAAGACGACGAAAAAATTGATGAATCGGAAGAATTCGATATTGCCAGCATGATGGGGGAACCGGTTGATTCGGAGCAAGATTCTACAGATGTAGAGCTTGGCGTTGAACCTGAGACAAAAATGGACGAACTTCCCTATGCGGAGCTTGAGGAAGTTTTGGAAGCACCGATAGAAGAGCCTCCGAAGTCTAAAGCCAAACAGGTACGCAAATCTAAAAAAGAAATCGCCCCTGCGCCACCCAGTGAGAACGCTTTCCATGTAAAAATGCCTGCTGTATCGGAAGAAGACGGAGTTCAACCAAAAGCTGAGCAAAAGCCGATAGAAAAAGAAGTGCCTAAGGAAGAGTCGGATGGTAAACCGAAAAAGAAGGCAACAACGCCAAAACGAAATCGAGCTGCCGGGGACACTTCTCCTTTTGGCAGGGGATTCCAAGACCGTACAAAGAGCGGCACCGGCAAATCCAGAAAGAAAACAGCCAAAAAGGAAGAGACACCTGCTGACACAGGACAAATGAGCTTCGATGAAGCTATTACCGGCGTCATAGAGTGTAAAGTAAATGAGCCATAATACTATCAGCCGCCTTCGGGCGGCTTTTTCTTTTGACAAAATCACTATTTTTGTGAAAAAGTTGCGAAAATGTGCGAATTGGTAATAATAAAAAATAGCTGTAAATCGCAAATAAATCGGCTGTCATCACGCTTTTATGTAATGCAGCAGGAAGGATATATATGGCTAACACTAGAAATGCAGCCTCACTCATTTTGAGTATCGGCGCGTTGACGCTCTCAATTGTTGCTTTTGGTATTGCACATAATCAAGCAGAACTTCAAAAGGCGTCTGCAAGAGCTGCCACCGGCGCAGTCCTTGCAGCCCAGCAAGAGAAAAAGACCGATGCAACGGTTAGTTCCGGCGAAGTGATATTTGTAAGTTCACTGGTAAAAGCCACAAAAATCGAACCGATGGAAGATACACTCAGCACGGTGGGACCGCTCAGAGAAATTGAAAAGCGGGCTCGGCAAGTTGAAAAAGAAGAAAAGGACAAAGACAAGTCCAACAAAAACGGATACAAGCAAACAGGGGAACGCGATGCTTACAGCGAACTTTACATCCCATCTGCCAAAATTGATGTAACGCTTACAAACGATTCGTTCCAGAATGATGATATGGTTGACGGTGCTGCTATTTATCTGAACAGTCCTGTTCTGGCTTCAGTAAAGGAAGGCTCTTCTGCTTATATCTTTACTCCATCGGGAAAACAGCTCGACTATGTGTGTATCGATGCGTTTAACAGCCAAAGCGAGGACGGCACGATTGTCAGTGATGGCGCGGACCTTATTGTATACGCCTATTTGGAAGACGGCACAACCATCCGTGTTGCGCGATTCAGCAGGAATTAAGAGGTAATTTTATGAGTGAAGAAATCAAAAGCAATACATACGGAGGTGATGGCGGGAACGAGTTTGCGCAAAGCTTGAATTTGCCACTTACACAAGATGGCAACACTCCTATTAGTCAAGAAAAGACTACAAACGAGTTGCTGGACGAAATCGAGCGGTATGAGCAAAGAGTTCAAACGCAGCGCCCTCATCCTACGCAGAATGCTGCCAAGCCAAAGCCGCAGCAGCAACACCCTCGGCAGCCAGTTTATGAAGAGCAAGAGGATGAGCCTGTCTACGAAAGAGAATCCCGCAAGCCAAAAAAGAAACAGAGCAATGTTCTGGTGGGTATCAGTTGTGCGGTTATGACTGCAGCTATCGCCGTAATGTGTCTGACTCTTGTAGAGTGCAAGACAATCCGCAAAACTAACATCCCATCTATCGGGGGTGCTTTCACCGTTGCCGGAGATACCCAAGAAGATACCTCTTTCACGGCACAAGCCAGCATCTCTCCGTCTACGGCAATCGTTGCAGATGGTACGAACTGGCGCTTGGGTGCTTCTCGCGTTCTGATTGAAGACAACGATACTCGTACCGCTGTTACTATCAACTCCGCAGATTCCTTCCAATATGATGGTAAAAGTCTTTCCTTTGAGAAAGACGGAGCAACCTATATTGTTAGAGCAATTGCTGATACTTATACGGGTGGCGTACAATACGCAGAAGAAAAAACTTCCGAGAGCTACACATCCTCCGGTATGCGATATATCGGAAATGGACATGTTCTTGTTGTACTCGGAACCTGCCCTGCAAGCAAAAATGCGGACACAGCAGTAAATTCTGTGGTATCCTCCGTTCTGGAGAGTGCTGTTCCTGCTTCTGATGACGGCAACATCACGGTAAGTGGTGTTCCTATGAATATTTCAAACTGTCAGGTGTCATTTACGAACAATTTGGCGCTTGTTAAGAAAGATGGTTTTGAATTGCGCTTTATCCCATCCACCTACCAGTCCGATGCTATCGCGTTTGGACTGGTAGGGACTACATCTTCTGGTGCTTCTGTATCGCACGGCGATTATGCCAGCACAGATGGCACAGAAGTGTACCTGATTGAATCCGGCGCAGGCAATGTTATGGCGTTCACCAACAGCAAAGAATTTGTTACTTCGGTGTTGGGGCTGCAATAAAAACAAAGAAAAAGGAGACAAAAGCAAGATGCAAAACGGCAAATCTCGTATCAAGCGCGTTGCAAGCGCCATCATTGCCGGTGTTATGGCACTGCAAACAGTAGCACCTGTCATCTCATATGCTGATGATACAGCATCGTCTGTTGCTACAACAGATGACAGTGATGCTATTGCTAATGTGGACCCCGGAACGCCGGTACAAGTCGATGCAACAGCAAGTGAAGAACCGAGCGAGGTCCCATCATCAGGGGCCTCACAAGCAGACGAAAATTCGGAGGAAACCGAAACCAATTCCGACATTACGGATGAGGTTGCCAATGAGCATACCGATGCCGATACAGCCGATGAAACTCAGACTGTTGAAGAAGACGCTCCCAAGCAGGATGAATCTACTTCGGAAACAACAGATACTGCACCTTCTCGAACTGTAACAGTCACACTCAATAAGAACGGCGGCGAATTCGAGCCTGAGTGGTTGGAGACGGCCAATGAAGACCCGATTGCTACTTATCTTGGCACAGAAACAAATGATATTGCCATAGAAGATACCGGAGATACGATTGTAGCCACTGTCACCGACAGAGACAGCATCAGTATCCCTGTTGCACTTTCCGGCGATGATTCTCTGTATTTTACCGGATGGGATGTATCTTCCGGCAGTTATGACGCCGATAATGAAACGCTGACCTTTGATGATGGCGTTGATGCGTATGTATTGACTGCTGTCTATAATTCTGTTGCAGATGAAGACCAGCAGCTCATTGAGAACAAAGAAATATTCGATGAACAAGCTGAGAAAAATGTATTGCAACAAAAACTCAGTGCTTCCGGAATAAGTCTTTATGAAATGCGTCCATCTGATTCTTATAATCAGCTTGACCTCATTATTGATGGACTTGCATTCACATCCGATGATGGACTTGTACAGACATTTACTGCACCTTATGACGGCGACTATACTATCACTGCATACGGTGCGAACGGTGGTACAGGCAAAGGTAAATACCAAGGCTATCGCACGCCGGGGCGCGGCGGTAAGGCCGAGGGAACGATTCATCTGAGTGCAGGTCAAACCATCCACATCTATCTGGGTGAAGCTGGTGGTTACTGGTCTACGAACCGCACCTTTGGCGGCGGCGGTGGTCAGATTGATTGGGATAGAGCATGGTTTCCGGATGAAGACAACGGTCAAACCGACCGCTATCATGTTTTCGGCAGAGGCGGCGGCGCTACCTATGTAACTGTCGATGCTTGGACAATGGACCAAGCAGGAGAAGCTGCACACGATTATACCGATGCTGAAAAAGCGCAGAACGATGCGGCAGCGGAGGTCGCTAAGAATCATGTTATCTTGCTTGCCGGTGGCGGCGGAGGCATGGGTGAATCTGGCGGTTCAGCTGGTGGCGGCGGTCTTGAAGGTCAAGGCCCCGTTGCAAACCGATATTATGCAGGCGGTTTCCCTCCGTATTCCAATGCTTTTTCCTATGACGCCACGGTAGGTGGCACGACTCCCACGAATGGTCGTGTATTGACCTATGACGAGCGTGTTGATGCTAAGGTTTATCCGGCAACACAGACACGCGCAGGCTTTGGCTATCACTACACCATCTTAGGTGAACTGTACGATGCCAACCCTGCAAACCGCGACCCCGTATCCCTGCTGTTTGACGACGGACAGGCTCGTAACTACGGTTCGTTCTTCTACGGTGCAAACGGTATCACCTGTTCCGGTGCAGGCGGCGGTGGCTGGTTTGGCGGCGGCACAGACTACGCTTTTTCGGGCGGCGGCGGTTCTTCGTTCGTCAATACATCCGTCACCATTGATGGAAAACAGGTAGAAGTCAAGGATGCCGATTATGAAGTCGGTGGAAATATGAAATATGACTCTACCAATTCTGCACCTTACCTGATTAACGGTCGCGTTCTGATTCACATGGTCGGTACTACGCCGAAGATGAAGACCATTATGATGGAGGCTCAGAACGAAGATATCAGTTCCAGCCATGTGGATGATGCTGATGCCTATGGTCAGAAAGCCTATTTGAACAAAGGACAGGATGTTGCCAGCACAACGATTGCCTACACAGCTATCACATACTACAACATGGGCGACTTGATGACTGTGAACCCTGTCTGGGAATACAGCACAATGCTCAGCCCAACAGACCGAGATTGGAACGACTCCGTTGCAAAATCTATTGATAGTCGGTTGTCTGTATCGGTAGAAAATACCAATTTAGGTGTTCCAAATCCGGGAGATAAATACTACAACGCAGACTATCCCGGTTGGTATGCTGTAAAAAGTGTGATGACTATTACCAACCCTGTCAACACTATGTACAGCACAGAAAGGCTGACGAAGTATTATTTCCGCTGCAAGGGCATTGCAAGTTACACACTAAGCAGCGGCACAAAAACGATGTACGATAAAGGCGAACGTGGTGAACTTGCCATCGACTACAATATCTACATCAACCACGAAGGCGTTCATGTTTACTCTGACCGGAACATCATCAATGGCACTCCCACTTCAACTGTCGATGACACGATTGCCGCAACAGCAGGAAGAAGCGCCTCTACGTGGCAATATCCGCACATGGCATTGACTGATGTAAATAACATCAATACAATTCTTATCCAGTTTTCAAGCCATGGATTTAACACAAGCGACTCTATTTCCTACGACGCTTCGTATGCAGATTCCCTTGGCATTACAGGAAGTGGTAACCAGTATTCCTACATTTTCAAAGCCAAATCCAAAAACAGTGTAAGCACGGCAAACTGGGAAAAATTCCTGCAATCTATCACTTACACAACATACGATGCAGCAACATTTACATCCACGGGTGTATCTGGCGGTGTAACCATCTTCTGGTATGCCGACGAAAATCTGTGGGAGAACAATATGTTCTATGATTCTTCCAGTGGCCACTTCTACGCTTGCATCAACACTGGCAACAGCATTACATGGGGCGAAGCAAGAAATCGCGCTTTATCTATGTACAACAGCGCTTTGGACTGTTATGGTTATCTAGCCCACATTACAAGTCAGTCTGAACAAGATTACTTGTACACCCTGATGGATAAGAGCACACAAGGTTGGTTGGGTGCAACTCGTAAAGTTTCAGGAAATGAGTGGGATTGGTATTGGCGCGATGGCCCCGCAAATGAAACAAGCGAACCTTTCTTCCGCCAAAATGCAGGTGGAATTTATGGTTCACTACTTTGGGGCTATGAAAACTGGGACAGTAAAACGGAACCAAATAATAGTGGAGGCGTCGAGTGGTGCATGCACTATTATGGAAGCAATAGAGGCGTATGGAATGATTATATCGATTCTAATGGCGCAGTTACATCTTTCATTGTTGAATGGAGCAAAGATGGTCTGGTAGGTAATGACCACAGTGTTTCCGATACCGATGTTATTGGCACGCAAATCGTTGCTGAGCAGGAACAAAAAGTAAACAATGGTGAAGTGTCCGGTACTGTGTGGGCAGAAAACGACTATAACGGTCTTTTTGCTACAGATGAAGCAAAACTTCAGGATATAACAGTTCAGCTTATCTCTGACAATGGCACAATCGTTGCAACAGCACAGACGAATAAGCTCGGCCAATACGATTTTACAGGTCTTGCTCCCGGAAATTACTATGTGAAGTTTACATCGCAGAGCTTTGTTGGATACAATGCCGTGCCTGATGGTGGAAACTCTATTGTTCAGCAGGCATCTAAGGGTATCAACGATTCCTATGCACAGACCCCCGTATTTGCTCTGACTTATAACGATGTTCTTGAAAAGAGTTTTGGTGTTTATGTTCCAAGTACCGTAAGCGGTTTTGCATGGGATGATGCGAACCAGAACGGCATTTATGATAACAGAGAAGCTAAAATTGCGAATGTCACCATCACACTGACAGATGCAGACGGTAACTCTTTGACGGATGTTTACGGCAATCCGATTGCCGCAGTTCTCACCGATGCAAACGGTAACTACAGCTTCACAAATGTGCGCCCGCGCAAAGAGATGAAGCTGACATTGACCTCCTCTAACACAGTAGACATCAGCAACGCTCGCGTCTCTCCCATCCCGGCATCCGGCGATGTAAAACTCACGAACAAGGCTGAAAAGTCTATTGGTATGCTGGAGTTCAACGGTGCGCCGACCTCTGCTACTACGGAAAAGAGCGGCAGCATGCTGACCTCTGCTACGATTGGAGAAATCTACATCAACAGCATGTCCGGTACAGGCATTACTCCCGTCAACGCAGAATATAAGAACTTTGCATTGAGTACCAACAACTCTATTCGCGGCTATGTCTGGGTAGAGAGCGACTATAACGGTATCCTTGACGGCTGGCACGAAACGCAGGCTGACATCGATATTGAAGAGCCCGTTCTGAACGGTGTGAAAGTCACACTGAAAAACGCAGCAGGTGCAACTGTCGCAACTACTTATACAGATTTTGCCGGATACTATGAGTTCCTTGCTCTGAAACCCGGTACTTACAAGGTCGAGTATGAGGAGACAGATAGGACCGCTGCCGACAAGAAAGTTCTGCCGAAAGAATACGATTATTTTGGATTCACCGTTTCTCCAACAGCAACCACCGATAAAAAGACTCAGATGGGCAACGATTCCACGGCTGTCATGCAGAACAACAAGGTAGCCAAGGCAGTATCGAAGACCTATCAGATTCCCGATACCCGTGTTGTAAACCTGAGTAATGAGAAGGATTTCTATGTCAGCACAGCCAACTGTGCGCTGTATATTCCTTCCAAGGTTTACGGTTACATCTGGCAGGATGACAACTACAACGGTATCCGCGAAGCTAACGAAACCCAAAATGTAGAAACACATATTTATCTGCGCCGCACTACAAAGTCGAAGTTTGCCGATGCAGATGAACAAGGAACAAACATCAGCGGTCATCTGCTGTATAAGTCTTACAATGTATTTGGTGAACTTATCGGTAATGGTGACTTGAATACGGCGACAGACGGTTACTACGAATACAATTGTCTTGAACCCGGCATCTACTATGTCGTATTTGATAATACATACGATTGCTACGGTCAGACCCTTATCAACCAAGGTAATGATGATACGCTGGATTCTGAGGCACAACCGAATATCTCGCTGGACCGCAGCCATATGTACTGCGCATGGATTGGAGATATTGAACTGCCCGTCAACACAAAAACAGAGTACAATGTGCTCAGCAAACACAACGACGCAGGTTTTATCCGTCTGTTGACAAGCTTTGATTTGAAGAAAGTCGAAGACCTGTCCGGCATTCCGTTTGAGAATGTAAAATTCGACTACGAAATCTACTCGAAGGCGGAAAATTTCGGAAAATCTGTATTTCCAGATGACCGTCATCAAGGAGCTCCTCAAATCTATGAAGGAGCAGAAGATTCAGGAAAATCCGTATTTTCGGATGATTCGAATGAGCTTTACACAACAGCATCTATAGAGACTTTTGCTCAAGCGGAGCATCTTATTACTGATAAAGATGGTTTGATTCATTTTACAAATCAAGATATCGCCACCTATCATTTGACAGAAACAGAGACTCTGCCAGGCTATGTGCGGGATACAAAGACTCATGTTGTCAAGGTCATGCCGGAAACAGCAGTCGAGAACAATAACCTTATCTGGAAAACCTACATTTCGGTAGATGGCGTTCGTCAGACCAATAATCTGTATACACTCAAGAACACAAGTGAAACCACAAATCTGACTGTCACCAAAAAGTGGGACGATGCTAATGACCAAGATGGCATCCGTAAAAATGCCGTCATCACGCTGAAAGGCACCGTTACATTGCCTGATGGTAAAACAGAAGCAGTTCCGCTCCAGAAAGCGTATACTGCACTGTTTAAAGCAACGGATACTTACCTGACTTATACATTCCGCTCGATTCCTGCCTACTACAAAGGACAGACGATTCAATACACGGTCGTTGAAAATCCGATGGATGGATACACCGCCATTGTAAGCAACACCACAGGCTCCGTTGACAACGGCTATGCTATCACTGTGACGAACAAGCATGTTCCGCAGTTTGACGACTTTACGGTTGTCAAAGTCTGGGATGATGGCAATAATGTTGATGGCATACGTCCTGACAGTGTTACAATTCACATGAATGGCTCGGATGGTTCTTCTACGGAAGCAACATTGAGCAATACAAAGGATTGGAAGTACACCTTCAAGCATATACCTCTGTTTGATGCGAACGGTAACGAAATCACTTATACAATCACAGAAGATGCGGTAGCAGGGTACACCTACACCGTCACGAACGAAGGTCGCTCGTTCACAATCACGAACAGCCATGTGCAGGAAACACTCAGCATCCCAGTCACGAAGACTTGGGAAGACAACGGAAACCAAGACGGCGTTCGTCCGTCTGCTATCCATGTTATCCTGATGGGTTCTGACGGAAATGTTTACGAAGCAAACCTGACAGCAGCAGGAAAGTGGAAGTACGAATTCAAAGACCTGCCGCGCTACTGGATGGAAGGTGTTGCGATTGACTACACTCTGAGTGAGGAAACAGTCGATAGTTACACCTACAAAATCGAGGGTGATGCAGATACTGGATTCACCGTGACCAACGAACATATTCCTGCGGTTACGAATGTTGTAATCAACAAGTATTGGGAAGATGCTGCCAACCAAGACGGCGTGCGCCCTGACTCTGTATCGGTTACACTTTCCGGCTCTGACGGCAAGACCTATAAAGCAACGCTCACCAAGGATGGCGGATTCTCTGAAACATTCGAGAATCTTCCCGTGTTCTTCAACAACGGCACGAAAATCGCTTATACGGTAACAGAAGATGCCGTCGCAGGATACATTGGCAAAACTGCAACAGACGATACCGGATATGTTCTGAGCATCACCAACACGCATACACCAGAAACCATAAGCAAGACAATTACAAAGACATGGGATGATAACGATAACCAAGACGGTATCCGTCCTACGAATGTAAAGGTTGAGCTGTACGGTACAGATGGTACGCTCCGCACGCAGTATCTGACCAAGGACAACAATTGGAGCTACAGCTTCGAGAACCTGCCAAAGTATCAGAACGAAGGAACGATTATCCTCTATACCGCCAAAGAAGAAGCGGTTGAAGGTTACACGCAGAAATCCGTAACTACCGCTACTGGCTTTAATTTTACGAATACTCACGAGCCTCAGACCGTGACTTACGGCGCTACAAAGGTATGGCTTGATGACGATAACCGTGATGGTGTTCGTCCGAACTCTATTACCTTGGCCCTTAATGGTTCTGATGGTTCTAAGTACACAAAACAAATGACTGCCGCTTCTAATTGGAGCGATGTGACATTCGAGAGTATCCCGATGTTCAATAACGGTAAGTATATCACTTACACGCTGAGCGAGAACGATGTCCCCTCGTATGTAAACTCGGTAGCAGTATCGGAAGATGGTAAGTTCTTTACTGTCACGAATACGCATACGCCCGACCATGCAATCATTAAGATTACTGAGGTCTGGCATGACGAGAATGACCAAGACGGTATTCGTCCTAAGAAAGTAACCACTATCATCGTCGGCTCCAACGGAAACCGCCATGAAGTGCCGCTGCACTCTTCCGGCGACTGGCATTATACCTGCGATGACCTTGTGAAGTATTGGAAGAACGGTCAGCTTGTTGATTATACCGTAGAAGCGGTTACGATTGACGGCTATACCTCTGAGGTAAAGAGTCTCGGCAATAATGTCTTCGAGGTACACAACACGCATATTCCCGAAACGATTTCCAAGACTGTCACTAAGACTTGGAAAGACAACGAAAATCAGGATGGTATTCGTCCCGCATCCGTAACGGTAACACTGACGGGAAGCAATGCAGTATCCAAGACCGCTACTCTCAATGAGGAAAACGGCTGGACTACCACATTCGAGAACCTGCCGAAGCGCGACCACGGCAACATCGTTACCTACAATGTGAAGGAATCTGATGTTGAAGGCTACGAAGCCAGCATCGTCAAGACTGAAGATGGATTCCAGCTCATCAATGAACATGATTCCGAGACTACGCTGCGTACCGCAACGCTGGTCTGGCGTGATGAGAACAATCAAGACGGCATCCGTCCCGACACTGTCACCTATACGCTGCACGGCTCTGATGGTAGTGAAGTCGAGAAGACAGTAAGCAGAGATGATTCTTGGGCTAATGTGATGTTCGAGAACCTGCCTGTATATCAGAATGGTCAGAAAGTCACATATACGCTGACGGAATCTACCGTTGATGGCTACACTACCGATATTCGCGACAACGGACATACCTTTACTGTTACCAATACTCATATTCCTGCTGTTGTCAATGTGGATGTCACAAAGGTCTGGACGGACGGAGAGAACCAAGACGGCAATCGTCCCGATTCTATCTCTGTCATTCTGACGGGCAACGATGGTAACCGCTATACTGCAACCATCACCGCAGCGAATAACTGGAAGTACACTTTCTCAAAGCTGCCAAAGTTCTTCAATGAAGGCACGCAAATCGAGTACACACTCGCAGAAGATGCTGCGTCCGGTTACAGCAATGTCATCGAAAAGAAAGACAACTACACCTTCGTTCTGACAAACAAATATAGTCCCGCAACCGTTGATATTCCGGTTGTGAAGAAATGGAATGATGACAACGACCGCGATGGTGCAAGACCTGAATCCGTCAATATCGTGCTGAACGGCAGCGACGGCAAGCTCTACACCGGAACGCTCTCTGCAGAGAATGGATACACCTATGTGTTCCAGTCTGTGCCGAAGTTCCATAACAGCGGTACGCTTATTAGCTACACGATTGCTGAGGAGAAGGTCACAGGATATACCACAGAGGTAGCAAAGGATTCTTCCGGCTATAAGTTCACGCTGACCAACACGAAATCTATTGAGACGGTCACAAAGACTGTATCTAAGGTTTGGGAAGACAGCAATAACCAAGATGGTCTGCGTCCGTCCGCTATCACGGTTATTCTGACAGGTGACGATGGCAGCCGCTACTTAAAATCGGTATCTGCAGCAGAAAACTGGACGACAACATTCGAGAATCTGCCGAAGAATCAGAACCACGGTCAGAGCATCCAGTATACTGTATCGGAGGCATTCGTTTCTGGCTATACGGATGAGGTTACTCAGAACGGAAATAACTACACCATCACCAATACACATATGCCCGCTACTACTGAGCTCTTTGTCACAAAGACTTGGAAGGATAACGGAAACAATGACGGCATGCGTCCTGACGAAATCACTGTTACAGCACATGGTTCTGATGGTCGCAGCTACGCCAAAAAATTGAATACTGATAATCAGTGGTCTGTCATGTTCTCCAACCTGCCGAAATATGCAAACGGAAAGACGATTGACTATACGCTGACTGAGGAAGCTGTTCCGGGCTATACATCTTCCATCACACGCAATGGCAAGTCCTTCACGCTCATCAACACTCATGTGGATGAGACGAAGAACATCACTATTACAAAAGCATGGAATGATGAAAACAACCAAGACGGTCTGCGTCCAAAATCCATTACTGCTGTTGTAAACGGTAGCGATGGCAGCGCACGATTCGTTCAGTTGTTCGAGAGCCAGAACTGGACAACCAGTCTCAACAATCTGCCGAAGTACAAGAACAGCACGGAAGTTCAGTATACCGTAAAGGAAAATGCGATTTCCGGCTACGAAACCGAAATCAAACAGACAGGGGATAGCTACACCATCACCAATACGCACGCACCCGCTGTTGTCACAGTCTCCGTCGTGAAGATTTGGGATGATGAAAACAACCAAGATGGCATCCGCCCGTCTCTGATTCAAGTGACGCTGACAGGTTCTGATGGCTCTACGCACAATGCAGCTATTACCAAAAACGATGGCTGGACATATCAGTTCAAAGACCTGCCGCAATACAAGAACGGCGTGAAGATTGACTATACTTTACAGGAAGCCGACAGCAATCCGTACACTTACGAGATTGTTAAGGGCTCTGACGGGTACAGCTTCACCATCACCAACAACTATGTACCTGCTGCTGTGAATGTGCCTGTCACCACCATCTGGAACGATGACAACAACCGCGATGGTATCCGCGCAAAAGAAACGGTCATCACGCTGCAAGGCTCGAACGGTAAAGTCTATCAGCATATCGTAACCGATAAAGATAGCTTTGCAACCGTATTTGAGGATGTGCCGAAATTCTTCGATGAAGGCAAAGAAGTCGTATACACTGTCACTCAGAATGAGGTTGACGGATATTCTACTGATGTTACCAACACCGATAAGTACACATTCCAAATCACGAATACCCACGAGCCGGAGAAACTGGCTAAGACAGTCACTAAGGTCTGGGATGACAACAACAATCAAGACGGTCTGCGTCCGAATACGCTGCGTATTGCTCTGACCGGAACCGATGGCACCTACATTGAAAAGAACCTTTCCGCCGCAAACAACTGGACAGAAACCTTCGAGGGTCTGTACAAGTATTTCAAGGAAGGAACTCCGATTCAGTACACCATTGATGAAGAAGCGGTTGGCGGTTACGAAAAGGAAATTTCCGAAAAGGATAACCTTATCACCATCACGAACACACATGCACCCGAAAAGCTCGACTTGGTTGTGAATGTCGTTTGGAACGACGCAAACAACCAAGATGGTTACCGCCCCGATACGACGACTATCCACATGAGCGGAACTGATGGCACACAGGATACAAAAGACTTTACTAAGGATTCTTCTTGGTCGTCTATTGTCTTTAAAGACCTCGACCACTTTAAGGATGGTACGAAAATCAAGTACACTGTGACGGAAGATGAAATCTCGCAGTACACGACCAGCATTGCCGTGAATGGTAATGTGGTAACGGTTACGAACACGCACATCCCGGAAATCACACTGCGCAATATCAGCGTGGTTTGGGAAGACAACAACGACCAAGATGGTCTGCGTCCTGATACCGTCAGTGTCAAACTCAAAGGCAATGACAAGTTCATTGATTCCTCTGAACTGAACGAAGATGTCAAGTGGAAACATTCCTTTACGAAGCTGCCTGTAAGAGAAAACGGAAACGAAATCACTTATACGGCAAAAGAGAATGAGATTCCCGGATATACGACCAGTATTGAAAAGACAGATACGGGGTATGTGTTTACAAACACACATATTCCCGAAACCGTAACGGTCACAGTTGATAAGGTCTGGGAGGACGGCGAGAACCAAGACGGTTTACGCCCTGACTCCATTGACGTTATCCTCACAGGCTCCGATGGCAATACTTACAATGCCACTATCAGCGAAAAGGATAACTGGACTTACATCTTCGCAAATCTGCCGAAATACTTCAATGACGGAACTCTGGTTGAGTACAGCCTGCAGGAAGTCGAGACGGATGGATATGCAGGAACGGTCACGAAGGGTACTGACGGATACACGTTTACTATCAAGAATGACCACACACCGGCAGTAGTCGATATTCCTGTAACGAAAGTCTGGAACGACGATGAAGACCGCGACGGTCTGCGCCCGAACAGCATCCACGTTACGCTGACCGGCTCTGATGGCTCTACGTACAAGAAAGACTTGGAGAAAGATTCAGGGTACTCCACTATCTTCACAAGCCTGCCGAAGTATCATAACGGAGAACTCATCTCCTACAGCTTGGCAGAAACACCTGTTGAAGGATACGAGACAGACATTCAAGCAGCAGAATCCGGGTACGGCTTCACTATCACCAACACCCATGAAGTAAGCAAAAAGACCATTAAGGTCTCTAAGGTCTGGGATGATGCAGAGAATCAAGACGGTATTCGCCCCGATTCTGTCACTGTGACGCTCACGGGCTCTAACAACTCTAAATACACCGCAAAGCTGAACAAAGAAAACAACTGGACTTATACTTTTGAAGGCTTGTTCTGCAAAGCAGACGGCGCAACCATCAAATACGAAGTGTCGGAGAAAGATGTTGCCGGATATACTCCTTCTATCAAGGAAACAGAAGGCGGCTTTATCATCACGAACGCACACAAACCGGAAACGGTAACTATCAATATCGTAAAGAACTGGAACGACAGCCAGAACGCCGACAACATCCGTCCCGATGCAATCAGCATCACGCTGACCGGCTCTGACAACTCCTCTCGCAGCATCACATTGAACAAAGCGGGAGATTACAAGACGGCGGTTGATAGCCTGCCGAAATTCCATGAAGGTAAACAGATTACCTACACGGTAACTGAAACACCTGTCGATGGATACACTTCTTCTGTGCAGGCGTCTGCAGATGGCTACTCATTCGTGGTTATCAATACACACACACCGGAAGTACATCAAGAAAAGAAGGAAACGCCTACAACACCAAAGTTCGAAATCAAGGCAGAGCCTTCCACTACTATCATCCAGACCACAAACAAGCCTACCGGCGTATCGTTCTTTGATTCTTTGTTAGGCTAACCATAATACAAGAGCCCCATCTGCCAACAACAGGTGTGGCTCTTTTTTAGTACAAGCAGGTGAACTTATGAATATTGCATTTTGTGACGGGATGCTTTTACAAAATGAAGACTGGGAAAACCCACGGTTTTAACCGTGGGATGAAAGGTCGTGCCTTAGAGCTCATTTGGAATAAGTGATTTTCAAGCTACTACATTATGTAGTTGCGTTCATATGTCTGTAACAACATTGTACCTAAAATGTGATATAATAGATACATGAAAAAGGAATACAGACGCACTAAAACAACCGTTTTTATGATAAACTATCACTTTGTGTTTTGTCCGCGCTATCGGAGGAAACTGTTTCTGATAGATGGTTTTGAAGCTCGTTTTAAGGAACTGGTAACTCAAATTTGTGAGCAAAACGACATGGTGATACTGGCAATGGAATGCCATATTGACCATTGCCATCTTTTTGTGAACGCCCCGCCCACACTGAGTGCGGCGGACATTATGAAAATCATCAAAGGAAACACCAGCAGACAATTAAAGCAAGAGTTCTTTTCCAATGTCGATATGCAAATGTGGACACGCAGCTATTTTGTAAGCACTGCCGGGGATGTGTCTAATGCCACAATTCAACGCTATGTTGAAGAACAAAAAACGAGAGGAGGTTAATCATGGCTTTCGGAAGCAAAAATAGCACACCGTCGTTTGTGTTGACGCTGCCGTTGGATATAAATCTCAATGAGCAAGACTATCTGTACAAAGAGTTTAAGAAATGTGGCATCATCTATAACCAACTTGTCAGCGTGACCATAAAGATGTGGCATCAACTCCGCAAGACGCGCAAGTATCGGGAACTGATGGCAGCTATTGCTAAATCAGCTTCCGATAGCGATGAGCAGAAAACTCTCTATAAGCAACGTGAGAAGATACTTAAAGAGCATCATTTTTCCGAAGACAGCTTTCATAAATTGGTGGTGCCGTATGCAAAACACTATGCTATACACTCACATGTAGCGCAGGCAATTGCTACCGATGTCTGGAAAGCGTGGAAATCTTTCTTCTTTAGTAAAGGAAAAGAAGTTCATTACAAAAGACTGGACGATGTATCTTCTATCTCCGGAAAGAATAACGCTACTGGCATTGTACTTCGCCCGGCAAAGCTCACCACGAGTAACCTTGCATCAGCAAAACGCAAAGTACAGAAAACTGTCGAACAGCGATACTATAAAGCATACGGGCAATCTGACCCTAAAGATGATAAAAAGGTCATTCTTCCTGATTCTGTAATACCGCAAATGGAAGCTGAAATCGCTGTTGCCGTTGCAAAAGTAAAACCGGCAGTTGGAAATGGCTCTTTGCGCATCGTGTATGGCAAACATGAATTCCCTGTTGTGGTGCGTAACTCTAACACTCAGACAGGAAAATATCAGCAAGAAGCGCTCAAATGCGGCGTAAAATTTTGCCGCATAACGCGCAAGTGGGTCAAAATCAAGTGGAAGTATTACGCTCAGCTTGTTTTGGAAGGCTATCCTCCCACCAAATGTGACAGCAACGGCGTGATAAAGCATCCTATCAAGCAGGGTTGTGTTGGTCTTGACATCGGCACGCAGACACTTGCCATCAGCGGCAGCGACATCTGCGATTTGAGATTGCTTGCACCATCAGCAAGAGCGCAAGCTAAAGGTCTCGTCAACGAGATTGCTCGCACACAACGAGCAATGGACCGCTCACGTCGCGCTACGAATCCAGACTGTTATAATCCAGATGGCACGATAAAGAGGCTGAAGTGCCAGCATGGTCATAAACAAAAGCGCGACTGGAAATACAGTAAGCGCTATTATCGCTTGCGAGCAAGGCTGCGTGACTTAAATCGCCGACTGGCTGACATCCGTAAGATGGAACACAACATCCTTGCTAATGAGTTGCTGGAACATGGCAATGAGTTTATTGTTGAAGACATGAACTATAAAGCCTTGCAGAAGCGCAGCAAAGAAACGAAGGTTAATGCCAAAACCGGCAGGATACATACCAAAAAGCGATTTGGTAAATCGCTAAGCCGCTGCGCTCCTGCAATGTTTATCACTATCCTCACAAACAAAGTGACAAGATACGGTGGCAAAGTCATCAAGGTAAGCACCTTTGAGACGAAGGCCTCGCAATTCGACCATACGGATGAAAGCTACACCAAGAAGAAGCTATCCGAACGGATGGCCCATCTCAGCAGTGGAGAAGTGGTCCAGCGTGACCTGTATTCCGCTTTTCTGCTTGAACATATAGATACCGAATCTTTGGAATACAATACAGAAGCTCTTAAATCAGCTTTTCCTGCATTCTTAAAGATGCACGAAAATACAAAAAAGCACTTGCAGAAGGAAGAGAACAACCTTCCTGCAAGTGTAGGATTCTAAAAAATGGTTTTCCGGGGGACTCGACACGTTCCTCGTTAGAGAACTGCCTCGCAAGAGGTGAAACTCCACAGGAGGATGCACTTAAAAAGCTGGGAACGCAGACAAGTATGTTGGTCAACCTTTCAAGGCTGGATGCTCATGGAAAGCTACATCCGTAGCTTTTTGTGGGAAACCGCGTAACTCGCTGCCTTGTAGTGGTATGGTGATGAGCCATGCCACTGCCACCCAGGAATCCCACGATTTTAATCGTGGGAGGTGTCAAGGTTACTTGGAACGATGAAAACAACAAGGATAACATCCGTCCCGATAAAGTCACTGTAAAGCTGACTGACGGAACAACGGTAGTATCCACAAAAGAAGTCAAGAACGATAGCTGGAAACATATCTTTGAAGACATTCCTGTTTTCAACGGAAGCAATAAGGTATCGTACACCATTACACAGGATGCGGTGAACGGTTATACAACAGAAATCAAGGCATCTGATGATGGCAATACCATTGAAATCATCAATACGCACATTTCTGTTGTTCCTCCGAAGGAAGAACCCAAGAAGGAAGAACCTGCAACGCCTGCACCTGTGGTAGAAGTCAAGGTTGAACAGCCTGCACCCACGGTGACTCTGATTCAGACCACAAATAAGCCGACCGGCATCTCGTTCTTTGAGAGTCTGTTCGCTAAATAATTAACAAGGCGGCGTATAGGGAATAAAACCTCTATACGCCGCCTTGTATTTTTGTGAGAAAATTGCTTGACGCAATGTGCGAACTGCGTAGAATGAATCTTGTACGATAGATAACATCTACTTAGGCGCATTCCCGCGTTCGTACATTTCACAATTTGTCGTAAGGCAGACTTTCCATAACAGTGGAGAGCCTGCCTTTTTTATTACGAACTGTCTTGAAAGGAGACATACATTATGACTAACGTCAACAATTTCGTTATTATCGGCCGTCTTGCTGCAGATGCTGAGGACTTCAATGCTGGCAACAACACATACACCAGCTTCCGGCTTGCCGTGAACCGTGGGCAGAACAAGGATGCCAGTTTCATTCCTGTCCGTGCTCCGCGAAAGTTCATCAGCGACAACCTGCGTGCCAAGCTGACAAAGGGCGAGTGCGTTATGGTTTCCGGGCGTTTCGAGTCCGGCAGCTACGAGAAAGATGGGCAGAAGAAGCACTTCGACCACCTGAGCGCAACCACTATTCAGCATGATGTCAACGGCAACTTCTCTGAAGGTTTGCTGATGGGCAACCTGACGGCTGATGTGACGTCGCGCAATACCCAGAACGGCGGCACGATGATTACCTTCACCGTTGCCAGCAACCGCTCTTACCAGAAGAATGGCAATTGGGAGAACAGCGCATCTTACATCTCCTGCGCCGCTACCGGCAAGGTTGCTGAGTTCATCGCCGCCCATTTTCACAAGGGCGACCCCATTATGCTCACTGGCATGCTGACCAGCAGCACTTACCAGAACAAGGATGGTCAGAACCGCAACTCGTATACGGTATGGGTCGAGAAGGCGACTTTCGCAAGCCGCAAGAACGCTCAGAATGATGCTGCTACTGCCCCTGCCGCAAACGCTGCGCCCACTGCACAGGCTCCCGCCGCCCAGACTCCTCCTGACCCGAACTACGGTGGCTTCCCGGCTTCCGATTTTCAGGCCATCGATGATGAGGACGACCTGCCGTTCTAAATCCTAACACCCCGCGAGCTGCGCTATCAGGCTATACGGGCGTATCTACCAATCATCTTAACCGGGACCTTGCTGCCATGTGAGGTCCCGGCATTATTTTTCATAACAGGAGAGTGTAAAAAAATGGCAAAAATTGACCTATCTATGATGTGGAAGAACAGCATGAATGATGTCTATGCTTCCACCATTCCCGCTTTTCTCAAGGAAAAAGGACTGTATGACGGCACAAAGTTTCCGAACGACAAGGATGCCTGCTCAACTACGCAGCTTTCGGCAGCGTTCACCCCGATGTATACGCAGGGCAAACTCACTGCAGCTTTTGCCGCAGCTTTGAGCCGTGCGCAGAGCGCGAACATAGCTGAAGGCTTCGGCGGCTATGGTGTCAACGAAGAAAATAACACCATTGCTGAGTGGATTGACAACACCATCTATGTAACAAACATCATCGGAAAGCAGGGTGAAGTGGTTTGCCTCGCTTATGACAGTAAAAACGGTCAGTATTATGTAAACTCAGGCATTGGAACCGTTGATGTTACCAAGCTGGGGTTTGCTCCGTTCTTCTTCTTGTACTGGGGTCTTTTCTGCCAGCGTGTTCCGGAGTTTGATGCGGCGTTTAATGAATACTGCGCGATTCCCGACAACGATGCTTCTTTTACCGAAAAGAAGCAGAAGCTGGCCTGCAAGATGGCTGGTACGGCGTATGATATCATGATGACTGCAACGGATATCGTGTTCAACACGCCGAATAACAGCACGGTTCGTCGTATGAGCGATGCCCAAATCAAGAGCAAGAAGTATGCTCCTTCTACGATTCGAGGGACATTCAAGAAAATGTCTTTCACGGGTGTTTCCAAAACGAAAGTTCCGACTTTCAGAAGCACGGCAAAGTTTGTCGGCGCATTTGCTGACGAAAACCGTGTTCTGACGGAAGAAGAAAAGGGCCTTGTCCCTCAGATTGGCGAAGAATACATCCTTCCCAAAGAGGTTGTTACTATTTGCCATCTGGTTGCCAAAACGCGCGGAACAAAGCGTCCGATGACGAATATCATGCTGCGTGGTGACCCGTCTGTCGGCAAGACTGCCGGTGCTCGTGCTATTGCTGCCGGTCTTGGATTGCCGTATACCTTCATTACCTGCAATGCCGGTACGGAAATCTACAACTTCATCGGTGAGATGATGCCTGTAGATTCTTCCAACTCGGCTGACAGTATCAACGAAGAGCTGTTCAAGGGCCTGCCTACGGCTACCGACATCAGCATGGACCCTGCTGCGGCATACGAAGTCATTACCGGCACCCCTAAACCTGATGCTACCGAAGTGGAGTGCATGACCGAAATGTTCCGCAAGCAGTTGAAGCTCTGCACTGATGCTTGCAGCAATGGGTTCAAGTATGTTGAAAGCCCTCTGGTTCGCGCTATCCGCAACGGTTGGGTCTGCGAGTTGCAGGAGCCTTCTCTTATTACGCGCCCGTCTGTCATGCCTGGTCTGAACGGTCTGTTGGATGAAACCGGCTGCGTGGTTCTGCCCACGGGTGAGATGCTGCATCGTCATCCCGACTGCATCATCATCTCCACGCTGAACATTGACCTCGAAGGATGCCGTCCGTTGAACCAGTCGTTCATCGACCGTCACCATATCATTATGGATATGACGGCTCCTACGGACGCAGCTATCGAAGCTCGTATTCGTGGTATGACCGGCTGTGATGACACTGTACCGCTCAGAACTATGATTACCTGCATGAAGCAGGTGGCGAAGACTTGTGAACGCAATGGTGCTACCGATGGCAACATCAACTCTATGCGTTCGCTCGCCAACTGGGTTCAGGCCGGTTCGCTTACTGGAGATTACTCCAAAGCCGCCGAATGGACCATCGTAAGCGGTGCAACGACTGACCCCGATACCCGCAAGCAGCTGCTGCAGGATGTCGCGAACTATCAGTTCTAAAATCAGTCTCATTTAAGCCCTGTTGCTTTTGCAACGGGGCTTTTTCTTTTTGCCTAAAATAATGTATCGTCAGGAGGGGTTCTGAGAGCCGTGAAGGGGCTTTTGCGGTCATAGAAGGTAAGTATGTCAGCTTCGCTTACAAAGCCTTTCCTGTGCCCGTTTCCGCGCCTGTGGCGATACTTGTGTCATGTTCCCACAAAAAATTTAATAGTTAAGTGCATGACGCAAGCCATTTTTTTGCGATAACAACCTCTGTTTTGTGTATAATCAGCTACAAGCCGCTAAGGTCATGCCGAATCTGCAAGAAAGGGGGTATGAACGGATTATTTGCTATTTCGCTAAATGCAGGTTTAGCGAAGTTTAGGGAACTGCATTCATAGTTGTCTGGTTTAGCTAACCTCAGCCCCAACAGCAAACCAAGCACTTCAACATATCACAATGACGCATTTTAAAGGAGTTTTTTCACTGTTTATGCTGAATTTACGCTGACTTTTCCAAAAAAAACGCTGAATCTAAGCATTTTACGCTGAAAATACGCTGAAAGACAACTTATTACGCATTTTTTGTTCTGGTAGGGCTTAATATAAAAATAAAGGTTTTGTAGTTATTTTGCGTTAAGTTTTGCAATGCTCCAAATTCGGTAGTCCTTAGGCATGATGGCAATGAAAAACATACCGTTCATTGGGAGCTCTGATTTTAATAGAACGATATATGCAGGGCACTAACAACCGCTTCATGAAATATAACGATACACTTGTGTCGTTTTGCTTACCATTTCTTTAAGAAATTGCGGCAAGAATTCCCCCTCCTTCAGATGGGGGTAGTTTACGAATATCTCTTACTATATACTTGTTAATTTAGTGTCAAAGTGCTTTTCGGCGCCTCGCGTTTCTGTTGCTAAACAAAAATAGCAGATACAAGCGCCGGATTTCTCCAGAATTTGTATCTGCTATTTTTAGAATTTTGCAGGCATGCTCTCACAGCGCCAGAAACCGTGTTCTTAGGGGCTTTAGTTGTCAATCGATATCCGGGATGTCTTGACCGTGATTCGCGTCACACGCTCCTTCTCTCCCCTACTGCTGAAAGTACAAGTTGCATACATACTGTATTATCCAGAAATGTGTCTCACTCTGGTGAGTACATCGGTGTTTAGCAGCAGTGCAAGTATCGCAAAACGATATGTTACCACTTCCCCACAATCTATTGCAGCACGAATGTCTTGGATAAATACGATGTTTTGAAGTGTTTTGATTTGTTCTTCTGTCAGATAAAATGATACCTGCTTGTTTGCAGTTACTTTTGTACCTCGCTTACGAGCTTGATTGGGCATATTGGCAATAACTGTGTCTGCATCTGGCAAAATGTAATAGGTGTCGTCTATTCTCTGTGTTTTAGAAAGAGACATAAATTCATCAGAGTTTTGAATAACGATATGCCCCTCCCCTACCCTGCTCACTTTTTCAATCTCATCTTTCAGAAGCCGATTGGCAACCGTACCGGCTTTGGTGCCTTCGTAATCTGAGCGCGTCTCAAAGCATTCAAAGATTTCCGGTCTGAAACGAACCAGCACTCTAATCTTGTTGCTCATAGTTATGCCAGCCCTCAATTAACGGATTCGATTTTTTCTTTGAGTTTTTCCGCCATCTCAATGACTTCGTTCAAGGCTGCAATATCTGCATCACGGGATTCTTGAGAGACATTGCGGATACCTCTTTCAAAGTTTTTGCTTGTGTAGATAAGGTTCAGCCTTTTTAGCACTCGTGGCGTTGTTCTTTGAACCATGCTTCCGCTTTTTTCTCTGGAGCTATGTTCCTTTTGAGCGACATCCCTTGCAACAGCAATTTGCTCCGCATAGTCTACTGCAGCAACTTCATCCGGTGTGCTGTTTTGCTTGATTTCGCCATATTCTTCAGCTTTAGTTTTGAATTCATTGAAGGTGCTGTCAAAATACTCTACTGCTTTTGTATAGGCAGCTTCGTACTCTTTCGTAGTCCCCTGCCGCTGAACATCAAACAGATACTCACGGAAAGCATCATGCAGAGAATCCCGCATCACTTCGATGTGGTTCTTCCCTGCTCCTTCTGCGGTATCACCATAACACTCCACACGGCTCAAAGCATCAAAACGGTCAGCAATCTCCTGCTGTTTATCTTCTTCAAAACGAAGATAGTTTTCACACTCGCTGCGCGTCAAAAATTTCGCGTTAAGAAGCTCTTTTAAGGTTCCTTCCAACTTGTCCTCAATACGAGCGTCTCTTTCGATAGTACGAGGATTTACGGAGCTTACACTCTTGATTGCTCCAAGTGCTTCTTCCCTACTCATATTGTATGGCTCTTCCTGCAGGCAGGCAATAAATTCTGCTATCGCTTTACGGCGCACGGATTCATCACTGAAGCCGCCACGAACTTGAAGGTTAGCACTGTACAAAAGAACCTTTTTCTCATTGGGAGACAGCGGCGTGGTTATCACATTGCAGTTGCGAACCACGCTCCAAGAGGTGTCCCCCTCCCCTTCCAGCAATTTAAGAGCACGGAAACGGCGCTCGCCGGAAAGGAGAACCCAGACCTCTCTCCCCTCTTCCTCGGCTGGAAACACCACAAGGTTGTGCATCAATCCGTTGCGCTTGATGTCGTCAGCAAGAATGCGAATATCGTCGTCATCATCCAGTTCACGAAAAATTTCGTTGTCGGGATTTGTGCGAATGTTTGAGAGAGCTATGTCCTTACTTGCATACTCAATCTTATGCTTTGCAGTAAGTAAATCGTTATAAAAAGAGCCCGCCGCATTACTGTTCACTTGCTTCAGAGCGTTGATGTTTGGCAGTTTTGGTGTTGCTGTCGGTTTCTTTTTCTTTGTCAGCGCCATATCACTTCACCTCCAGCTTCGCAAGACGTTCATTTAATTCTCTGTATACTTGCTTATATGCAATCGATACCGGTTGCTTGGGTGCAGTAAAACAAACTGGCTGGTGATTCGTTACAGCCATACCAACACTCAGACTATGCGGAATCTCATACTTAAACAGAGCCGGACCCAGTACCTCTTGGCATTGCGCACGAATCAACTTTGTTGCCGCTGCTTTTTTCATAACAGCAGTCAAAAGAACGCCTACACCCTTCAATCGGCTTCCCGGCGCATTACTCAATTCATTACATAGAGCAAACGTTCTGAACGCAGATTCCTGCGAGTTGGCATCACACATAGTCGGAATAAGTACATAGTCTGCGGCGCTGATTGCGTTTGTCAAAAGCAGCGAGTCGCGGGTCGGCTGTGTATCGATAATGATATAGTCGTACTCGTCTACCACTTGCTTCAAGAAGTAGAACAAAAAATCCGCAATACTGTTGATTCTCTTCGAGCTATCGCTCTTTGAAAGAAATGTGGCATCTTCAAAAAGCTCCGGCAGTCGTTGATTGATACGAGGTGTCTGAGAGCTTCCCGGTATCATATCTACATTATCTCCGTATTCCGTCGCAGTAATAAAATCCTGCGTTTTGGTAAACCGGAAGCCGGTAAACATATCGTACAGAGCTTTGCCATCATATGCTCCGTTGGCAATCTCTCCCCTGCCGTCACTCAAAGCACTTGTTAGGTTGCCCTGCGGGTCTGTGTCTATGCACAAAACCCTCTTTCCATCCAGCCCCATCAAGTATGCAAGGTTGGATGTTGTGACAGTCTTACCAGTACCCCCTTTTTCGATAGCAACTGTGATTATCTTTGCTGCCATTGTCTACACCTCTCATTTTGAATAAATGGGGCGTTCTCCCCTACCATTGTTTATACAGATTCTTCGAAAATTGTTTCAGCGACTCGCGTTTGTGTTGCTAAAAACGAAAAAGTGCTAAAAATATCGTTTTTCTTTTTCGTAAAATAGTTTTACCAAATTGCGAAAAGAGATAAAATTGACAAAAATCAGTGTCTTAATTATAACATGAATGGTCTTAAAGTCAACACGAATTTTGGAAATCAGGATATAAAAATTGTATAGCTTTCTACCGACTTGAGTTTGTGTTGCTAAAATACAAAAAGTGTCATGGTTGTACTGATTTTGCTTTTTTGCGACTCATGATTGTGATGCCACGGAATAAAAAATGCAATATTTCTCCTTCTTATCTGCATAGCGACTTGCGTTTGTGTTGCTAAAGTGCGAGAAGTGAAATATTGGCAAAAGAAAAAGCCCACCTAACGGCGGGCTTTTTTTAATCATTAAACATTGCCATGAAATCCACTTTCGGATTGGTTCTACTTTCAAGGGTTTTCAAGGCATGGTCACCAAGCGTAATGGTGGATGCAGAACTCTCTATCAAGTCGTTGAAGATAACTTTTCTGTAGTAGTGTGCAGACTTTGTTCCTGCATCTTTTTCGAGCATAGCTTTGTATCTTGTGCAGATACCAAACGCCCATGTCTTCAAACCATTGTTGTCTTTTATGATACGGTTGAGTGCATTAAATGTTTCTTCTGCTTGCTCTGCGTTTTTGGAGTTGGAAAGCAATCGTCCAAGAATTGTGAAGACATCTGTAAAGATGTTTCGTTCTTCTGCAGACAGCTTTTCCTCGTAGTCTTGATATTGAGCTTTTGCTTTTACTTCATTGCGAGCAGACAGATAACTCATACTCAACACAGCTTCAGAAAGCGGCAAATTGAACTGTCTGAGCGTTTCTTCACTTACTGTACGACGAGATTTTCTTGGCTTCCTGCCAATTTCACTTTCAAAGTTCTGATGTTCCTCGTGGAACGCTCTGACTTTCTTCATTTCTTCTGCTGTTTTATACTTAATGAAAATATAAAGAAATTCATATTTTCGAACACCGGGTCGGCGAACAGGTTCGTAGTCAAACCACAGGTCCGTCATCTCATTGATTTCTGTTTTGACAGGAGCCAGAACATTCTTCTCAAAATCAGAAAATACCGGATACTTTTCAGCAACAGTTTTTTCTCTGCTAAATTTTGGTTCGGAATCACTGTTGCTTTTGCTCTTGCCTTTTCGCTTGTTTCTGTTGATTTCATCTTTAGATGGCATGGAAAGCATCCCTTTGAATTCTTCCATGTCAAACATCTTGAATTTGTATCCCTCTAAAGCATCATACTTTTCCGGGAATTTACGCCGCACTTCTTTCGTTATAGGTTCAAAGACAATTCCATTTGTGTATCCGTAATTTCTATCGCCATTATCATACGACAAAACAATCTCGTAAATACGCATAGAATAGGTGCTTTGCATCATTAAGAGATATTCGATGCTGTACGAAGTATAGTTGCTCGTGAGCTGTGCAATGTCCTTCCAAATGTCAGGATTAAACCGCATCTTGATAGTCTTTTCTCTGAAATTCACAACAGAGCCTTTACTAACCCAAGATATCGTTTTTAAGGAATCCGGACCATCAGGCACCCAGAACGTACGGTTCTCAAGATTCTCGACAAGCTGCTGTATATGTGGCTTATAGCTGCTGCGCATCATATTGACGCCGGTTAATTTCGAAAATTCTTGGAAGGTGATAGTGTAATATTTTGATGCATCCAAATCGTTTTTTTGGTCAATCTTTGAAAGAAGCATAAACAAAATTTTCTGCTCATTTCTGGGCAACGAATATTTTGTTTTCTGTATTAGGTCGTTGCTTTTCGTAATGAAAGACCGCAGGGGAGGCTTAGCCTCCGGACGCGCCATTGCTCTTTTAATTTTGTCAGCCTCTTCACGGCTGAGCACTTCACCAACAACAGCTTCGACTTCCTCGTTGGCTATGTTATTGTCATCTGCTTTTTTCATATTCATGTGAGAAACATCTTTTACTAAGAATATTTCTACCTTTCTACAAAATCTATTGGCAAAGTGCTTTGTCGGACAGATAGCTACACTTATGACATTATAATTTATATTACACTAAATGTCACACAAAGTCAATAATCTGATTTTTAGAATTTTGATTTTCCACTAAAAACTTATATATTTATTCATTTATCTTTTATTCTCTTATTATATATAGTAGAAACGGAGATTATTTTACATTTGAACAGAGATTATTTTACTTTTTAGCAGAGATAGTTTGTCCAATAACCTGAGATTGTTTACATTGACAACGGAGGTTATTTTTCAATTCTTTACGTAAATAACCTCCGTTATGCTGAAAATAATCTCTGTTTGCCGATTTGAGAAGAAAAGGGTTGCATATTGAAAGGGGATGGAGGCAGTAAGGTTAAATAGTGATGTTAATTGTCTCTGGATAGCTTGTTCCGTGGCAAGGCTTATACGAACAACCATCAAGTAGAACAAAATCCAATCATCACCCAAAAACATCGCGTTAAAAATCTCGGTGAAAAAGTACAGCGTTTATTCGCGTGGCAAGGCATGGGATAGCTCTAAATTGTTGTGTTAAAAACCTCTGAATACGCGGCAAAATAAAAGCTGTATAAATCGTGTTAATAATCTCTGCTTTGTCAGATACAAGGACGGCACAGAACAGTATAAGTTAGATGGAAGGTATAATAAAGAGAAAAATTATAATCGTTCGTATTCAATTTGTTGAAAATGTGCCGTAAATAACAATGTGTATACTATTGTTATCCGTTGGCAACCAAAAAGCAAAATGGTAAGCAGAGCTTTTTATCGCCATTTTTGCAAATAGAATATCCGAGTAAATAATACGCTAAATCGTGGAATATTATAAAATAAGAGAAGCATCTTATGCTATCAGTCAGAGAAAATTAACGCGATTTTTCTTATGTATGCCAAAAACAAAAAGAGGAATTAGAGAAATGTGTGCTGAATAACAACTGTAAGTAAAGAAAGATATTAGAATAATCTCAATACATTATTCTAATCGTATAAATTATCAAATATATACATATAGTAAACTTTATGAAACAATATTTTGTGTTAATAACCTCTGGTTTGACCGTTCTGGAATCCCTACTATCCAAAAAGTAATCCTTATGAAGCATCCGGTACAAAATGGGGTAGGGGAGGGCATCAAAGAAATGACATTAAAAATCTCTGAATTGCGGCTATGGATTTTGCAATTTCGAAATAATTATCGCGTAAACTTTCTCCGTTTAGTAGGGACTGAAAAAAGAAAATCGCGTTAATCATCTCCGCTTCTGGCACCAATTCATTATGGTTATGACTTTTGAATAGTTGAAAAAATCTCGTTAATTTTCTCTGGTAAAGGTGCAAAGTACATTCTAAATTCATACCAACGATTTCTCTGATTGATTTTGGACGCGAAAAAGTTGTGTTAATTATCTCTGCTTACTATGGCAGGAAGCAAAAAGAACAGGAGAAATGCTGCGTTAAAAACCTCTGGCTTGCTGCGTGTGGACATCTCCGACATAAAAAATCGCGTTAATAACCTTAGCTTTATAGAATAGGGATAGGTCTAAATATTCACGTTAATTATCTCTGGTTGAGCTGATGCTATTGTGAATGGCTGTTTAGAAAAGGAAATGGTGTTAAGAATCTCAAAATTGCAGGAGTAAGCCCTTCGGCTATGAAAAAATTGTTGTGCAAAGAATTTCCAGATGGCAGAAAAGGGGATACCGGCTGATGGGCAAGCACCAATGAAATTGTCGTGTTAAATTTCTCTGTTTTGTGTGTGACGCATCCTACAAAGACAAAAACAAATACCATGTACATAGGGAGCAGCAGAAAAATTGCGTTAATTACCTCTGGTTGGTATCTAAAAAAGTCGTGTAAAAAATCTCTGGCTAATTTTGCCGATTGGGGAACAATAGTAGAAGAATGAATAGCATTATATTAGCAACAAGGACACGGCAACAACGACATTATATATATTGTAATTTAGCAACAGGAACGCAGGGCGCTGGGAATACGGAAGAAAATTTGTCGTTTTTATTCTGAATGTGTACAAATTATAAATAAATGGGCTGTTAAGTTGTAAAAAATACAATTTTATGGTATAATGAGAAAAATGGAAACTACGAATACATAGCGAGACAATCAGAGATGCAGTTGACAGAAGAATGGTTAAAAGAGACTCTTGCCAAGAACCCGTACCTCAAGGTACAAGTGCAGGGAGGAAAAGGCGAAAAGGCAAAGCAGTCGAAGGAAAATGAAGAACGAAAGCAAAAATACGGAAATCATAAAATATATGAATACGAGGACGGATTTGTTTCTGGCGAAAAGATTATATCCGGGCATGGAGCAGTAGCAGCAGTATACGATTCCACAAAGGAGTATTGCCGTTGGCTGGACTTGCAGTTGATGGAGAAAGCCGGAACGATAACAGACCTTGAACGGCAAAAGGACCTTGTGATTCAAGATGCCTTTGTATATGAAAAAAAGCGTGTACAAAAAATTGTGTACAAGGCAGATTTTTGCTATAAAGATGCCGATGGCAAAACGGTTGTTGAGGATGTAAAAGGCTTCGACAAGAGCAGCGGCAAGTACATGCAAACTGAAGCGTTTCGTTTGAAATGGAAACTTCTGAAAGCCAAATATCCTGAATATCACTTTGTATTATATTGAGATAGAGAGACATGAGTTACGCACAAGTACAAGTAAATAATTCGATGGCAGCGCGGAGACAATATCGTGGAAAAATTTCCACCATCATGTTCAATGACCCGGAATCCGGCTATGCGATTTTCAAAATCAAAAGGGAAGAGGATAACCAGCCGATTGTGGCGAAAGGTCATGTTCCGAACCCCATTGCCGGTGCAAGAATCGTATACGAGGGTAGATGGGATAGAGACGCAAAACGAAACACTCCGTTCTTTAATATCAGTCAAGCGAAGGTGGATTATGCTGCCGGTGGCAAAACGGCAATCCGCGAATTGCTGGTATCCGATTTCATGCCCGGTATCGGACCTGCAATGGCAGACAAAATCGTCAATCATTTCGGCACAAACGCACTGGATATCATTGAAAACCACCCAAACCGTCTGAAGGAAATCTACGGCATCGGCGATGTGATGATGATGCGCATCCACGATGGGTATATGCAGATTGCAAAAGACCAAGAACTCATTGCAATTCTGCTTCCGTATCTGTCCATGCAGAAAATCAGTGCCATCATCAAGAAGTTCGGCAGCGGGCAGATGGCTCTCGATGAAATCAAAGAAAATCCTTATGTGTTGTATCAGAGGTTCTCTGGTATAGGATTTCCGACAGCAGACAAAATCGCACTTGGCGGATGCGGACTGCAGCGCCAAGACCCACGCCGCGTAACGGCAATTGTGTTGTATACGCTAGAAGTAGAGGCACAAATGAAGGGCAACTCTTTCGTTTGGCTGCCGAATATCGTTACCAGCGTTGCAGATGTTATGCGAAACACGCTTCATGAAACGGTTTTCCCTGAAAAGGTTATACAGGATGCCATCAACGGAGCAAAGAGGCAGCATCTTATCAAAGCCGAACGGCTGAGCTCTATGTCCGATGCACAGCAGGCAATCAGCCTGTATCTGCACAAATACTGGTTCTATGAGTGCGATATTGCTTACCTCTGCATGAACATTCACGAGGGATTGAATGCGACTTACGGTGTGGTCATGTCTGCTGATATAGAAGAAGCAATTCGAAATATCGAGCAAACAGATGGATTTGCTCTGGACGAAACACAAAAACAAGCAGTGCGGACTGTGTTCGCGTCTGATGTTCAGAACGTAACAGTGATTACAGGTGGTCCCGGCAGCGGTAAGACTACTATCATTAAAACAATTATAGAAACATGGAAAGTGGCGAGAGGCAGGAGCTATTCACCGGAAGAAATTTTGCTTTGCGCCCCGACGGGGCGTGCATCAGCGCGAATGAGAGAGGCTACGGAACACGCAGCATCTACGATTCAGTCCGCCTATTATTCGATGTGTGGGGAATGCGAAGCGAGAATCATCGTAGTAGATGAATTTTCCATGTGTAATCTTGAAACGGCACACATGGTATTTTCTCTTGCTTCTAAGGGATGCAAGTTAGTTATCGTCGGTGACCCGGACCAACTTCCGGCAATCGGAGCAGGTAATGTGCTGCGCGATTTGATTGCGAGTGAAAAAGTGAACATCTGTAAGCTGTCCGCTTGCCATCGCAATGCTGGTTCGATAGTTGAAAATGCTATTCATATCAACAGCGGTGAGACAACCGAAATGTTCAACTTGGACGACAAGTTTAGTCTTATCGAAGGCTCCGGTAAAGAGCTGCGCACGATTGCTCTTAACAACTATTTCTCTTTTGTAGAGAAGTATGGCGAAATGTATACAGAGCACGGCGCAAGCACCCGGGAAGTCTTCGAGGAAGGCATTAAACAAGTGTGTTTGCTGACTCCTATCAAGAAGAAGGGAGCAGGAAACATCTCTGCAACAGACCTGAATCTCTTAATCCGTGATGAACTTAATCCTGCAACAGGGGAAAACAGTGCTTTCATTTCGACCTTCAAGTCAAAAGTAGGACCTGAGCAGGGCTTTGAGTTCCGTATCGGTGACCGAGTAATGCTTTGCAAGAATCATAAAGGCAGTTTTGTCAACGGCGACATGGGATTCATTACGGAATACCAAGAAAGAGCGTATGACGAGCAAACCGGAGCTGTGATTCGCAATGCTTATACGATTCGCTTTGACAACCCTTGCGATGTAGAAGGCAATATCTACACAATGACAGTGAGTCGGAAAATGCTTCAATCGGAGTTTGCTCTTGCTTATGCTATGACGGTCCATAAATCGCAAGGCTCTGAGTTTAAGGCGGTCGTTATTGGTGTAGAACAGTTTCGTACTCGTGGTCGGTTCTTGCAAAGGAATCTCTTGTACACAGCAGTTACAAGAGCAAAAAAAGAATGTCGTATCGTCGGAGAAAAGGAAGCAGTCGATGCCGCTATCCTTGCCAATGATATCGAGTTCCGAAACACGAAGCTCGCAGATAGACTTAAACACTTTGACATGGAAAAGTACGAAGAAATTCACGAAAGCAGCGTAAGAACGAAAGAAAACGATTGGAGGGATGAAGCAGATGACTGAGCCATTGCAACTTACCGACATTGGAATCACTCCACGTAAAGCTGCACAGTTTGCGTCGAAAGGCATTGAAACCGTCCAAGACCTCTTGATGTTTTTCCCGACCAAGTATCTCGATTTCCGGAATCCTATCAATCTTGCGGAAGGAAAGAACTACGCAGGAAAGCATGTTGCGGTAAAGGGACAAGTTGTCGGCACTCGTGTTATCAATGGCAAGCACTTTATGCTTCGTTTATCTGATGGGAAAAATTACTGTTCAGTGTTTTGGTTCAATCAAGCTTATCGCCAACGTCAATTTTATGGCGGGCAGGTGCTTGCCATCGGAGGTATCGCCACATGGAGCGATGAATACAAAAGCCTGACCATTTCTGCGCCTGATTTTGCTTCAGAAGATTTGACCTCGGCTTTTTGTATCAAGCCAATATATCGAAAAATCAAAGGCATGTCGGATGAATATCTGATAGACGCCATCAATCTGGCTCTCCCATATGCCAGGAAGTGTATCAAAGACCCTCTGAACGAACAGCAGCGAAATGCGCTGAGAGTGCCGGAGTTGGCTCGTGCTGTACGAATGGCACATACCCCTCAAGACGAAACGGATATCATGCTTTCTCGCCGTCGCCAAGCGGTCGATGTGCTGTATCCGTTCTGCTATGGTCTGGAAGTCAAGAAAGCCGAAGCCGCGAAGACCTCGCCGTTTTGCATCAAAAATGCGGCAGAGGTTGTAAAGAGAGCACAAGCAGTTCTGCCGTTCGCGCTAACGGAAGACCAGCATAAGGCAGTATGCCATGTTCTGGAAGAAATGCAGCTCGGCAATCGAGTGGATGCACTTGTACAGGGTGATGTCGGATGCGGCAAGACTGTGGTTGCACAGATTGCTGCGTTGGGCATGGCAATGAATGGCTACCAGTGCGCAGTGATGTGTCCGACACTTGTTTTGGCAGAACAACATTTTGCCGACTTTACAAAGTTTCTTGGCCGGTTTGGATTGAACGCTGTATTTCTTCATGGCGGAATGAAAATTCGAGAAGAGAAAAAAGCACTGGCAGCAATTCAGTCCGGCGAGGCAGATGTTATTGTTGGAACACACTCTATCTTTGCAGATAAAGTGAAGTACAAGAAATTGGGACTTGTTATTGTAGACGAGGAACACCGTTTCGGTGTTGAGCAACGCGAGGGGCTCAAACAAAAGGCAAAAGATGGTGTTCATAACATCAGCATGAGCGCCACGCCGATTCCTCGCACGCTTGCTACTACACTATATGGGGAAGGAACAGAAATCATCAACATCCATACGATGCCTGCGGGACGTAAGCCTGTAAAAACTATCGTATGGTCGAATGAAAACACCTGTATGGAATCTGTTTACAAGCAAATCAAGCAGGGACATCAGTGCTATATCATTTGTCCTCTGATTGAGGATTCCGACTCAGAAACACTTGCCGGTGTTGAATCGGTAGAGACAACTGCACAAAACCTCAAGGCGTGGTTTGCAAAGTATCCCGGTGTTCGCATCGAAACAATTACCGGCGATATGAAAGCCAAGGATGTGCAGGCTGGAATCGAAGCGTTTGCCGCTGGTAATGCAGACATCCTGATTTCTACAACGATTGTGGAAGTTGGTGTCAATATACCGAACAGTACGGTAATCGTTATCAAAAATGCTGAGCGGTTTGGACTTGCCCAGCTTCACCAACTTCGTGGTCGTGTCGGACGCAGTAGCTATCAAAGTTATTGTGTGCTGCTCTCTCAAGACAAAGAAAATGAACGGCTGCAGACAATGGCATCTACTACCGATGGTTTCAAAATTGCTGAAAAGGATTTGGAGCTTCGCGGCACCGGTCAGATTCTTGGCGTTAAGCAAAGCGGTAAAGATGTCTACATGGAAATGATGCTCAAGTATCCAAAACTCTACAAAGAGATTCGCACCCAAGCTGCAAAAGATGTAATTTTATGTGAAAACAGTGCTTGACCGCACTTGCGAATTGCAGATAATTAAAGGCGAAGTACCATGAATTTGCCATTGCATGCAGCAATGGCATTTTGCTACTACAATTTGGAGGACTACATATGGCTTTTTTCAACAGTAAAAAAACCGCCGCCGAGACTCCTATTCCAGAAGTGATGGAAGAACATAAGCAGAGTATCGGAAATCAGGTTATGGAAGCGTTAGGCGTTGGTGAACCGGCGGCAGCAGACAAGGCAAAGGAAGACGAGGAGTTTGAAATTATGATGCCCATGAAAAAGCAGCAGCAGTTGGCAGTCGAAGAGATGGCAAGACAGCATGAAAATGTCTGTGTTATCTCAAAGGATACCGTTATTAAGGGAAGCATCGAGGTGCAAGGGACGATTGTGGTTGCAGGTACGGTGAAGGGCAATATTTCTGCCGCTTCTGTTGCCTGTGCCAACGACACCTGCAGCATCGAAGGCGATATTGTCTGTGATGAACTTGAAATGCACAGCGGCAAAATCAAGGGAAACATCATCGCTTCCAACAAGGCTATCATCAATGGCAATGTGGAGGGCAATATCGACTGTCAGAGCAGTGTAGAAACCTCTTTTGGTGAACATGCTGTTGTGAATGGTCAGTATATCCGCTGCGGTGTACTGAAAGTTGAGCCGGGTGCTCAGATTGCAGCAACTATCGAAATGCACATGAATCAGCCGGTGAAGCATCCCATCCGATTCAACACTCCTGCCGTGCAGCCTACAGTTGATGTGGAGCTTGACTCTCCGGAAGAAGATGATTCGGCGGCTCTGCCTGAATAAAAAGGAGAAGACACATGAAACGAGTAGTAGCAGGCTTGCTGGCCGGTGTTCTGACGGTCAGCCTGCTGGCGGGATGCAGCAAGCAGCTTACCCCGGAAGAACAAGCTGCATCCGAAGCCGCAGTTCTTGCACAACAGTTGCAGGACGAAGAAGACCAGACAGGGCTTAAACGCCTTATCAGTAACAACATCACTGAATACGAGCAGCCATTCTATGATTTTGTGGAGAGCCTGCAGGAAGGAGATGCAGATAAAGCGGCTACAGCACTGGGTGTGCCAAATACATTCGGCAGTAATCTTCAAAACTGGGTTATCGTAAACAACTACGAGACATTTCAGAAAAATGAGCTGCAGCACATCTGCTTCAATTCTGCCAAGGACGGGGCGGCAGCTGTATTGAATGTCTACCTGAAATATCCGGGTGAAGTCACAAAAGATACCTCTCCGGACTATGTAATGAATGTGGATTATGTGGATGGTGCATGGTCTTTGACTCCGCCTACTGGCGTTGTTAAGGATTACGCGTTCACAACTCCCACCAACAAGGTTTCTTTTGAAGGAACAGACCTTTCAAGTTACGCTTCTAAGAGCGCAGAAACCGATGTATGGACGATTACACTTCCTCGTGCGCTCGACTTTGAAGATGGGTCTACTTATGTTGTCACAAACGACATGGGGGATTTTAATGCGCATATCTATGACATCAAGTCCGATGGTAAAGTGATGCATATGCTCCTTGCTGATATTGATGCTGATACGCAAGCCGGATATCAGTCAAAGATGGAAGCGGTTTTGAAGGAAACTTATCGTTTGCTTTCTATTGGAGCCAGCGAAATTGACTTTTCTAATGTATTGCTGGATTCCTCAGAGATTGAAAAATGTATCCCTGCAACGCTCAAAAATGAAGATGATGTGGAGACAGCAGACGAAAACGCACGCAAAACTGCAATCGGTGCTTCTGTTACGAATGTGACAGTTACTCCTGATGATACGCTGGAAGGTTATCCCGATGCGTATACTTACCGTTTGAGTGGGAATGATGGTGTTGTGATGAATGTCAAACTGAAGGTCACAACAACAAATGGTGATGCCCGCATGAAAGCTTCTATCGGTATGCGTCTTATCAACGGCGCATGGAAAATCGTCTCGATTGATTCGAGCAAAGACATCTTCACAGAGCTTTCCGTGCTGGACCCCGAATGGTGATATATGGGTAAGTATAAGATTCGACTGGATAGGAGAAATAGAAAGCCATTGCCGCAATGTAGACTGACGCAAGAAGAGTGGAAACTCTATCTTGACCAGTTGAATACGGCAGTCGAATCGGAAGATGAAGAACGAATCTACCAAGCCAAAAACTTGGTAAAGAATGAGATTCGTGAAATCTATATTGACCGATATGAACGCGATGGGGAGTGCGTCCTGTGCGGCGAAAAAGCCGGATATTTCGGGCTCTGCAAAAAATGCTGGCGCTCTTTGATGGGCAACGCGATTTTGCGAGCCGAGGGACACACTAAAGCAGAACATGAGAAGAATCACGGAAAACCTTGTGTTGTCTGTGGCTCAGAAGAAATCCTGTGCCGTCAAGTATGTCCAAAATGCTACGGGTTAATGCGGACACACGGTTTCACTACCACCAAACAGTTGATGGAATACAAAGCAGAAAAAGCTGAGAAAGCTAAGAGCAGGAAATTTCGTTGGAGGGAATGAAGTTATGCTGGAAGACGGATTGGGTCCTGTATTCAAATCATCGTTTACAGGGCATACAAGAAGCGAATACGGCAAAAACTTTACCTTCATTTATGCCAAAAAGATGTGTTATGCCGATGCTCAGCTCATCAACTATCTGGTAAATCGACAAACATATCGCGATTGGCTTCGAGATGTATGGAATTTTTGTGAGGGAAACAACGACCTCTACAACTGCCTTGTCGGAATAGTTGCCTGTTATGCGGACTTCTTAGCCGGTAGGGTAGGGAAGAGGTACGCATCTGAATTGATGAAAGAGGAGACGGAGCAGCTCAAAAGAGTGCTTCTCGGTCAGACAGAAAAGAAAGCATTCCTTCCTTTTGCAAAAAATCCTGCTTGTAATGTACATTATGATTTGCGCCAACTCGTTGTAAATGCAGACGAAACCGCTAAAGAAAAAGGCATGAACACGAATTTGCCTGCATAATAGTTGACGCGATGTGCGAACTGAATAAAATGAATGTTGTACAATAGATAACATCTACTTGGCATATTTTATGCTTGTACAATATTCATATTTTCGCTTAGAGAGCGGACTTCCTGTTTTGGGGGTTCGCTCTTTTTGTATAAACGCTTGAAAAGGAAAGGAGTAGTCACTATGACTGCAAAAGAAAAATTTATTGAGATGTCGAAGGACATCACCAGACCTGGCATTGACAGACTTATGGCCTGGCTGGAAACCACAGATTTCTATGAGGCACCGGCTTCTACGCGCTTCCATAGTGCCGAGCCCGGTGGTCTTTGCGCACACTCCGTCGCAGTTGCAAAGCGACTGTTGGAGATTGCAGACCTGTGGGCTCCCGGTCAGTATACCCGCGACACATTGCTGACGGTGGCGCTGTTCCACGACCTGTGCAAAGTTTTCACCTATACGGTGAGTACGCGCAATGTTAAGGACGAGGTAAGTGGTCAGTGGACCAAGGTTCCGTTCTACAAGTTCGAGCCGAAGGAATCCGTTGGCTGTGACAGTCACGGAAGCCTTTCCTGCTATCGTATCATGTCGAACGGTGTGACACTGTCTATGGAAGAGTATGCTGCAGTGAATAACCACATGGGTGTCACTAATGCAGCAAATGTCAACTCCGTCTGGTCGTGTTACGAGATGCACACGCTGTCTTGGCTTCTGCATGTCGCAGACGAGGCTGCTACTGCACTCGATAAGGTCTAACGCACATATCTCATGCTGCTCTTGAAAACAAGGGCAGCAATTCTTTTAACACAGGAAGGAGCCATCACAATGGCAACAACAAATATTGCCTACTTTGAGTTCAAGTCGGGAGGCTCTGACAAGTTTTACTTGATGGAGCAGGACCCGAACGGCACCTCATTTACGGCAAGATATGGACGCTGCGGCACTACCGGCTCAGTGGCTACATATCCGATGTCTAAATGGAATTCGGTATATAATACGCGCGTTCGGCATGGCTATACCGATAAGACGCAGGAATTCCTTGCAGGGCGTGTGGGAACCCAACAGTCTCAGCCGCAGCCTGACGGCAAAAAGTTCAACATAACCGGCGTCCGCAAAGATGTCAATATTGATGGACGAGTTGTTACGGTATATCGCATTACGGCAACACGCGAAATTGAGACAGTCGAAGGCAGTATTGTATCTGCCGGAGAGTTTGGCGGCTGGCTTGAATATCCTTCCAATCTTTCCCAAAATGGAAAATGCTGGATAGATGACGAAGCTGTTGTTTATGGCAGTGGCGGAGTTAAAGATGATGCGCTGGTTGCAGACCATGCCATCTGTGGCGGTACAATCGGTGAGAGTGCCGTTGTTCGAGGAAACGCAAAGGTCAGTCCGCTTGCAACCTGTAATGGTCATTGTTTGGTCTGTGATGATGCTACTGTTGATATGTACGCAAATATCACAGATAGTGTTACGGTTGCAGAAAACGGCGCTGTTGGCAAGCGCGTTACTGTACGCGGTGACACATATGTTTCACGAATTTTATCCCAATAAATAACAGCATGGAGGCATGCAAGATGAAGAAAAATAAGAAGCAGACGGTCGTTGTAAATGTCAGCGATGTGAAAACCCGCTCTGGCTGGAACGGCGTCAAACCTTACACCCGTGTTCAGACCCCGAAGACGGTATACAACCGCAAGGGTCGCCGGAAGGAGGTGCTCGCATGAGCATTCATGATAACAAATACTGGAGTCGCCGTGTGGAAGAGTTGGCTACTAAAATTTCTCCGACGGATGATACCACATTCTTCGGTTCGGATGCCTACCGGGAGTACACGGAAGATGCTGCCAAGAACATGGTTTCCGGTGTTTGCACCTATCTTCGTACTCTCGGCTATGACATAACCGAAAAGGAAGAAGATGCCCGCGCTGCCAACCTGATGGTGGGAATGAGTACCAATAAGAACATGACGGCTTGCACTGACGGAAACTTTGTGACCGTTGGTGTTTGCAGTGATATCGTTACTTATTTCGACTCCCGTGAGCTGAAGCACTACGCAATTCAGGGACTTCGTGTCCATGAAATCGGGCATGTCCTGTTCACTGATTTTCCGACGAGTGCTCGTTGGAGCAGCGCGTTGAAAAACGGTAACTGGTGGCCGAATGCGCCGAAACGTGCATCCGAAACTGCAGGAGCAGAGCTTACCCAGATGCTCAAAAATCCTGATTTTGCGCCTGGCTTTGAAAAAGTTGCAGCCCATATCGAGAACGCTATTGAAGATGGCTTCATCGAAAGAGAAATTCAGGAATTGTACAAAGGCTTGGCTACTACGGAACTGGCAACTACGAATGACGCTTTGATTTCTACCAGCAAGACCTTTGGGGAAATGCTGAAGGATAAGCGAAAGCCGTTCGAAGCCATGTTTCAGCAGGTCTTGCTGTACTCCAAATTCGATTTCACGCTGGAAGATGGTATGCCGGAAGAGTACGAAGATGTCTTTGAGGAATGCATTGAAATCCTCGATGATGTTAAATATGAGCGAGACCCCAAAAAGCGCCTTTGCGGTGTGAATGAGCTTTGCTGCGTTTTGTATCCGATGTTCAAAGATTACATCGAGAATCAGAGCAAAAGCAAGCAGAGTGGGAAAGGCAAAAAATCTGGCTCCGGTTCCGTGCAAAACAATCCTAATAGCTCGCAGCAAGGGCAGAGCGATGGTCAGGACATCTCTCAGATGTCTCCCAGTGAACTGGCTGAAGCTATAGATAAGGCAGTACAGGCGGCTCAGAATGCGGCTCATAGCGTTGGTGAAACCAAGCAGGAAAACCGCAACTCCGAAAGCATCACCCAGAAGGTCAAAAAGACTGCCGAAGCAAAGAAGCGTGAAAGCGGGAAACAACATGGAAATTCCGCTAAAAACGGGAATTCTGCCAATAATGGGAGCCAAAACGCTTCCGGCAAGGGCGGTGGTGACACGATTTCTCACGAGCGAGGCGCATCTTCCGGTAAAGCGGATTTGTCTGCTGCAAAAGCTGACATTAACGCTATCGAGCAGAAGCGCAAGAACGACCAAGCAACAAAGCAAGCGAACAGCGAGCTGAATGACGAGCTTCAGAAAGAAGCAGATGAGTTCAGGAAAACGACAGGCACTGGTGTTCTGGTCACACGTGCAGAAGATGTGTCGTCTCAAAATAAGGCAATGTACAAAAGGTTGTCTGACGGTCTCCTTACCATCACCAAAAATCTTGAACGCCGTCTGAAAACAACAATTCGCGACGAAGAAAATGATGATGCGATTTCCGGGCTCCCTATGGGTACTCGGGTTGAGGCTCGCCTTGCGTATCATCAAGATGGCAAGATTTTCAGTCGCAAGAATTTCCCGCGCGACAATCCTCGTCTGGCGGTTGGCTATCTGTGTGATGAATCCGGCTCTATGTCTAGTGCCGCTATTGAGGCTTCTGTTCGTACCGGAATCATCTTACAAGACCTGTGCAGTCGCATGGAGTTGCCTTGCTATGTCTGCGGATTTACCTCCGGCGGTTATTGCGGAGTGCAGATTCTCAGCTATGTAGACAAGGATATTGACGGCAACGACAAATACCGTATTACGGGCATGTCCAGCCGTGGTGGTACTCCTACTGTTCCGGCCATGCGCTATATGGGCGAAAAGTTGAAAAAGGACGAGACGGAAAAGAAAATCCTGATTGTCAGCACTGACGGTTGCTCTAACACGGGTCGTGAAGGCGTACAGAAAGCCATCAAGGACTTGTCTAAGGCAGGTATTATTGTTGTCGGCGCAGGTATTGGCGATTCTCGCTCTCAGGTGGAGAAGGAGTTTGGTAAGAACTTCATCGACATCAGCGACCTTGATACGATGCCGCGCGTTTTGTGTAACATCGTGAAGAAAAATCTCGTCTAACCGATTATCGCACGATATTTATACTCAAAAGGGTATAAATATCGTGCGATTTGTCGTATTATAAGACAAAAGGAGAAATGAGCCATGAAAAATGTTTATTCCATCAAATGCACGCAGCTTACCCCAACTCACGAAGAAGAAACGATTGGATATGAGGATACGCTCGAAAAGTTTGAGTCTGTAACCTCGGAAGAATACATCAAAGCACACAAGAACTTTACCGATGGAATTTGCAGTGCGGCACTTGCCGATAGACTTCCGTACAACTACTGCATCGAGCGCTGCGGCAAAGAGCAGAAAGGTATGGTATACCTTACGGATTCCTTTGCTACAAAGCTGGCGGCACTGGCATATGGGGTGTCTGAGTGGCTGCTCGAATACTATGCCGGTACAAGATGCTTTGCACATCTCAGCTTCGATGACTGTGATACCATGACAGATGTGCAGGTTCTGCCTATCGCCAATTGCGTCCTGAACAAAGAGGAAGGCGACCTGTATGATGCAACATGGAAACGCTATATTGAGACAGCAGCAAAAGACCTCGTGCCGAAAGAAGGACTGAGCAACGATAAGTATGCTGCGGTATGCCGTTGTGTCGAGGAAAAGCTGTATATCATCATCTACCGTACGGCTGTGCTGCTCAAAAACCACCCGGAGAAGCTGAGCATGACATGCAACATCAAAATCGATATCTACAATTTCGGTAAAATCATGTTTAACGAGATGCTTGCAGCCGGTATCCCGGCAGTTTGTGGTGCTTAAAAGTTTTATGTTTTGCGTGCTTGCACATTTGTGCGAATCGCTTAAAATGATATATGTACGATAGATACCATAAACCACAGAACCGGTTCTGCCGTGCAATATTCACATTTCGCTATAAAGGCGGACTTCCTTGTTTTTGGAAGCCCGCCTTTTTGCGTTATGAAAAACATTTATTAAAAAGGAGAGCAAAAAACCATGTCCGAAATTTCTGAAAAAACAATCGTTGCCCATGAACAGACCTTGAACGCGATGGCGAATGTCAACGCCGTCGATGGCTTTGACCCTTGTCTTGTTACAGCTTGTTATCGAGATGAGGAAGGCAAATCGCGTATGTATCTGCAGGCCGAGCCCGCGATGCTGTGGTTCCGACTGAAACATCCCAACGGTCGCTTGGAGCAGGTTTTGACCCGCGCCAATGACCAGATGGCAACTGTGGAAGGTCGCGTCATTGACAGCAATGGCAACCTCTTGGCAAATGCCTTTGCAACGCGCTACCGCAGCGATGACAACAAATTCGGCAAGGATTACATCCAGAACGCCGGAACTGCTGCGATTCGCAAAGCTCTTGGAAACTGCGGCTTTGGCACACCTGCCAATGCAGAGTATATCGAAGGCATTACGCCTTTGTTTACGGCAGTTGACGACGAGGATACACCTGTTGATTCCGGTGTTCCAACTCGCATTCCTGTGCCTCCGATTCCTAAGGAATATCAGAATCAGACGCCTGTGATGGTCGAAGATACGCCTGACACTCCTGCTGCAACGCCCAAGACTACCAAGCGAGCCACGAGAAAAAACGCAAAAGCCGAAGCACATGCTCCGACGCCTGCGCCTGTACCCGAAAAGCCTGCCATTCAGAATCCTGAACCCACGCCCGCTGTAAAGAAAGAAGCCCCTGCAAAACCTGCAACGGCTCCTGCACAGCCTCCGATTCCCGTTCCGCCGACTCCGACAACTGCCGAAGTTGAACCGAAGACGCTGGAAGAAGCACTGGCGTTCAAGATTTCTGTTGGCCGTTTCTCCGGCAAGACGATGAAGGAAGTGGTTGATTCCGGCAGTGGTGCCGCTATCACTTACTTCCTGCGTCCTCAGTACGCAGGCAAGCCCATTCAGACGGCTGCTCGCATGGTTGCAGGACAGTACAACCTGTAACCCACAAAAAATCTTAATGAAAGGGGGAATCCCTCATGCCGTGGAACTTTTCTATGGAAACAGTTCTTGAGCTCGTCGGGGCCAAGACTCGTGGGAAAGTATCACGCGCTGGAGAAATAGAAGTCTTGTGTCCCAACGGTGTTTGTGGACACAAGAAACAACCTGTTTACTTCAGCGTTAATCTCGCCAGAGGGCAGTACAACTGCTTCCATTGTTGCAGCGGCTGCCCCTATAGCGGCGGCATGATTGACCTCTACTGCATGTTTGCGGGAATCGACCCGCATGACAAGAAAGCTGCTAAAAAGAGCTTTTCTCAGGCTCTGAGGGGCACTACTATTCAGGCAAAGCCCACTTCCGTGGTTCCTAAAGATGTTGACCTTGACCTCGAAGCAAAGCCTGATGATGAACTCGATAAGGTATACAGAGCTGTTCTGAAAGAACTGACCCTTAAACCTGAACATCGAGAGAATCTTCATAAGCGTGGCTTGACGGATGAGGTCATTGACAAATGCCTGTACCGTTCCGTGCCGGAGCGCTGGACCAGCGTGCTGATGAATCTCAGAAAACAGGGGATTTCCTTTATTGGTATCCCCGGCTTTTATGAGAAAGATGGCAAAGCATTCTCTGCCTGCTCTAAGCCTGGCTTCTTCATTCCGTATTTCAATGTTCACAACCAGATTGTGGGATTGCAGATTCGGTTTGATAAGGGCGACAAACGGTATCGCTGGTTCTCGTCTGTTGGCTACAAAAATGGATGCAGCGCCAGAAATATTGCAAGCTATGGAATTCCCGAAGCGATGCCAACATGCAATAAAGACAAGGTTATCTATGTCACAGAGGGAGCGCTCAAAGCGCATATTGCTTGTTCTTTGAGTGGAAATCGTAATCCGTATATTGCTTTGGCCGGTGTCAACTGCTTCAACCAGTGGGAAGAAACCTGTGAGTATCTTAAATCTCTCGGTGTTACCCATGTGATTGATGCGTTTGATTCTGACCGTGAAAACAATGTTCATGTTCGCAATGCGCTGAAAAAGCTCTACGCGATTGCAGAACGATACGGTATTACGATGACGCGCTTCAACTGGGGCACGACATATAAGGGTGTAGATGATTATTTCCTTGCGGTTTCACAAGGAAATGTACTTTTACCCTTTATTCCGAAAGAGCAAGAACAAAAGGAAACGGCAGCAAAGTTTGTGCCGTTCATTCCGAAAAACATGCGCAAAGGAGCATAAATTATGGCAACCGATAACAATAATCGAATCAAAGAGAAGGATAACACGGTCATCTATCAGGTTCAGGGACCGAAAAGTTTCCTGAAAGTAAAGATGGATTGGGCAAATATCGACAAGATTCATCTTTCTTTCGTCTCTCACACTGGTCGTGCAAACGGCTGTGCGCAGGTTTCTCACATCGAGGGAGCACTGCGTATCAACGGTGGCGACGGCGCTCTGTACTTCTGCGAGGCAATTCTGAGCGGTAGTATGGCTACTCGTCGTCAGCGGGCTATCAAAGAAGCACAGGCATCCAACGCAAAGTATCCGCAGCCGATTTTCACCTACAATGGAGGCAGCGATGCCAAGGGTGAACGTCCCGTTATGTGGCGTCAGATTTCGTTGGCACCCGGAGCAAAGACAGACTATGTTCTGCAGGTAACGGAAGCCGAAGGTGTTAAGAATGACCTTGGCGGTTTCCAGAAAAAGCAGGGTGCAAAATCTACTTTCATTTCGGTTGGCTGCTCTCGTCAGGAACTGGTCGCTATGGCAAGTGCCATTAAGCTGCACTGGACTGCGTATATTGCAAATCCCACCGGATACATGGCAATTCATGGTAGGGAAGCAAACGGAATGCCGTTTCCGATGGAACCCGCGCCGAAACCGGCAGCAACTTCCGCACTTCCTCCCGCACCGCAGCCTGCACAGCAGACTCCTGCACCGGCTCCCGTTTCCACTCCTGTTCAGGCTACGCTGCCTGACATGGCATACGCGGTCTATGACTCGATGGGGGAGGGGATGGAAATTGCCATCACTTCCGATAAGGCGCTGGAAACGCTTCAGCGTAAAATCAAGGATGCGAAAGCGAGCAGCGGATGGGTACGGCGTGACAACACCAAGTACGAAAGCGCCAAAGCCAATATCCTCTCCGGTGCAAACGGCATTTTCCCCGTGGAACTCTGCAAGGGCGATGAGTCTATGCAGATTTTCGTGGTAACTTGCCGCGTCGTTAAATAATATCTGCACTGGCAGCACCTCGTAATGAGGTGCTGCTTTTTTTGTTGCAGAATCGTGCGAATTGAATAGAATCGGAATTGGTAGCATCTGACAATTCAAAAGGAGGGGATATTATGACTACCGTTGGTGACATGATGGACCGAATCTTCGCATTTATCCAGTCTGCAGACCTGCGTACGGTCGTGGATGTTGTGGTTATCGCGATGATTGTATGGTTCATTATCCGAGGCGTGAGCCGCTTGTTCGAGACGATTGTTCTCGGTGGGCTTTCGCTGTATGCCATTTCCGAGATGGCAAGATATTTAGGGATTGAAGTGGATTATCCTGCACTATTCTCACAAATCTCCGAAGCCATTCAAAACCTGCTTGCATTCATAAACACACATCTACCGGGGTAATGTAATTTGGAAGAGCTAAATATCAAAGTGCCTACGCGCACAGAAAAGTTGAAGCAAGCCTTCAACGAATGGAAAATTCCAATTGTTGCATTTGCTGCGGCGCTTATTCTGTTCAAATTTGTCTTTTTACTGGTTTTTATTCCAACTTCATCCATGTATCCAACGCTCCCTTCGCCATGTTATTCTATCAGTATTAGGGCAGCGTATTGGTTTAATGACCCTGTAAGAGGAGATATTGTTCTGTTTCGCCGCGATAACGGAGATAAAACAATATTTGCAAAACGGCTTGTCGGTATGCCGGGTGACACAATTGAAATAAAGCATGGAATCACCTACATAAATGGAGAGGTCTTTGAAGAAGATTATCTTAAAGAAACGCCAGACGATGAAAGCTACGGCCCTTTCCAAATACCTGAAGGATGCTATTTCATGATGGGTGATAACCGAAACCATTCCTATGATTCTCGTAAATGGAATGAGCACTTTGTTCCAAGAAAAAATATTCTGTCAAAAATCTACTATAGCATCTCACTTGAAGAATTTGTCAGTGACCAACAGCAAGAATAATATTTTTTGAATTTTTACAGTAATACGATATTTTTGAAAGCAGTAAAGCCACGAAAAATCTTTAATAACCGGTCTTGCACAATCGTGCGAAATGCATACAATGAATGTTGTACGATAGATACCATTAAACAGACTGGTTCTGCGTGCATCATTAACATTTCGCTTTAAGAGCGGACTTCCTTATCTTAGGAAGCCCGCTCTTTTGCGTTATGGAACAAAATTTATTTTTAAAAAGGAGAATGCAAAAATGTCCATCATCAACAACACAACTAATACGACCGTTTCTTCTGCAACTACTATCGCCCCTAATGCAAACCCAGCCACGATGCCGGATATGTTCATCGATGACAGCTCTGAGCTGTTCTTCAAGGAAGGCCAGTTCACGGAGCTGGCGGATTTCTGCCAGTGGGATGCGTCCAAGACCGAGTGGCTGGAAGAGGGTATTCGGGATATCCGATTTGAAGCAAGTTATGATGAACCGCTCTGCGCCCCCGAATATGCCAAGCAGTTGAAGGTCAGCGAGGAAGCCGTTCTGGATACCCAGCAGCACGCTGGTCTGAACCTTACTACCAGTATTGGTAAGAAACCCGTTGGTGACAGCGCCACCCGCAATATCTGCGCCCGCGCCATGATTGGCATGAACTGCTATGAGCTGCTGCGCAAAAACAACCGTGGCAGCCTGAAAGAGGTTCTGAACCTCATTCTGGCAGAGCGTACCGGTGCAACGCACGTTAAGTACAGCCATGAGAAAATCCGCGCTGTCCACTCTGGTCGCTATGCAGTCATTGGCAATGATGAGCTGCTGCGCATTATGGACGAGTACATGGAAGCCAACTGGCCTGACCGCGAGTTCATCAGCGGCTATGTGTCTCACGAACTGATGCAGGTTGTCATCAACCTTGGTGCTTACAAGCAGCAGTTCTTCCGCAAGCTGCCTCCTGAGCTCTGCCGTGGCTACGACCCGGCTGTTGTGATGGTCAGTTCCGATGTGGCTGAGTCTGCGGTTCGCCTGATTCCCGCCTTCAACATGGGCGGTGTCATTGCTCCGATGGCGAAGGAAGTTGTCATTCCTCATATCGGTGAGGATATCAAGGGGCGTGTCACCAATGCGTTTACTGCGCTGTTGGCCTACTTTGACGACGCTGCTATTGACATCAGCAAACTGCAGGGCATTCAGGTCGTGAACAGTAAGGCCGCTTTGGTCCGTGTCTTCACGAAGTACGGTATGCCGAAGGATGAGTCTCGTGAAGCACTTGTTGCTTTCGATTCTGTCTATGGCAACGCTCCCGTCACGGCAATGGACATCTATTTGGCTGTCTGCGATACATATGGTTCGGTTGTTCGCAACCATATGCAGGATGCCAAGAAGATTTTCGCGGCTGCTGATTGTGTTGCCCGTACCGCCCGCACTCGTTGGAGTGATGTGGATATGCCCGGCAAGGAGGACCTGTGATGCTGAAACCGAAAAATGTGTTCATTCTGCTGGCTGTTGCCGTTCTCCTGTACGGCTTGAGCCGCTGATATAGAAAGGAGTAACAAGTAATGGCTAGTTATGATGGCACCAACAAATCGAGCGCCGGTGGCGCTCAGCATCTCCCGTACTGGGAAATCAAAACGGAGTATACCAAAAACCTCTACAATGAGGCAATGGGTATGGCTTCGCAGGAAGCAGTTGAGTTCTGCAACCCCGACGGTTACAACGGTCCCGACATCGAGGTCGATGCAAGTACCTTGACGAGTGACCAGTGGCAGGCTCGCCGCGCCAACCACTTGGGTGGTTCTGACATCTCCGCTATCTTCGGCGAAAACCATTTCAAGACGAATCTTGATTTGTACTACGCGAAGACTGGAAAGCAGCCGCTTGTCCCGGAAGAGGAAACGTCTCAGTCTCGGCTGAACAAGATTTGGGGACATATCTCGGAAGAGTATGTGGATGCATGGTTGTCGGAACGGTATCCGTACAACGACATTATCACCGACACCAATATCTATGCGATGCCCGGAAAACCGTACATCACGGCCAACATCGACCGTATGATGCGCAAGCCTGACGGCTCGTACTGCTTGGTGGAAATCAAGACCACCAGTACGTTCAACCGGAGTGAGTGGGAAAATGGCAACATTCCTATCCCGTACATCTATCAGGTCCGTACCTACATGGCGATTCTTGGTGTTTGGGAATGCGTTGTGGTCTGCATGTTTGACCGCGATACGCTTATCGCAAACACCATCAAGCGTGACCTTGATGAGGAAATGCGTATTATTCAGGGCTGTGATGAGTTCTGGATGAATCATGTGATTCCTCATATTCCGCCGGAGCCGATTGGTGCGCCCGAAGCTACGCTGAAAACCATCCATAAGTACGCAGGGGACGCCGATAAGAAAGCTCCTTCTGTTGCTCTTGGTGCTGATTTTGCTGAACTGTGCGAAAAGTACAGCGAGAAAAAAGCACAGCGTGATGCCGCAAAGCGTACCTTCGATAAGCTGGATGAAGAGTGCAAGGACATGGTTGTACCGTTCGCTGCTGCAATGGGCAAGAGTGTTCTGGCTGAGACAGTCGGCACAGATGGTACGCGGTGGCTGCTCAAGTATTCGCCGCGCATGAGCCGTGCCAGTGTGGATATGCAGAAATTGGAGGCGCTTTATCCGAAAGCGTACAAGGACTGCTTTATTCCGCAAAAGGAATCCAGTCGCGTTTTCACGCTAAAGGCGGCAAAATCATAATATCTAAAAACTACAAAAAAAATTTGTTTAGGTGTTGACGCTGTGTGCGAACCGCTTATAATCATATGTAGTTAATAGATATCACTTTACTCCTGCATTTACGCCTTGCAACAATGTAAGTCGTCCTCCGGAACCAATCCGGTCGTTGTAGGTTCTCTAACATTCATAAACTGCCGAAGAGCGGACTTCCTGAATCATCAGGAGGTTCGCTCTTTTTGTTTGCAGACTTTCCAGCGCTTGTTTCCTCCGGCGCTGTTTTTATATAGTACGAACATCAACACCGATGTACAGAAGGTCTATATGGCACTTCTCATCTACAAATCTCATTGTACTCCCTACTTTTTTCATTTCACCACCATTAAACTTTCAACAAACAAGGAGCGTGTATTTACCATGAATACTACTATGGAAAACATCGAAATGATTCGCAATGCCCTTAACCCCTGCATAACGCTGGAAGCAGACGACCTCGTGTATGTCAGCCTCCGGAACAACATTATCAGCTTGTTTGACAAGCCGGATGATGTCCCGACTCATCGGGTTCGTTTCGCTCGCTTTGCGGAGGAAATTGCCTCCCAGAGCTACGAGAGCGGGGATGAGCTGCCGGTCTTCGAAGAAATCGAGGATGGCGTGTACGAGTGGCGCGAGGTTTCGCCCGCTTGGCACGACATTGATACTGGTGTGACAGATGGCTTCTGCCATTTCACTCGCCCGTGTCCCCAGCGTCGTTCCCACCGTCGGTAACTTGCTTCTGTATAGCATCATTCTTCAAGCGACTCGCGAGGCTTGATTATATGATTTGCTATATAGGGACTTGCGAACCCAAGGAGTCACAGCACTGGATGTAAAAGTCATGTCCATTATAAGTCTCAGTTGGTCTTGGAATCCGTCCTTGGTCACCTTGCTCTAACCTAAGGGGGTTATTGTATGAACAAGATTAAAAAAATCGCAGAAAACGTCTACTACTCTATCTTCAACATCGTCGATTACGCGAGCTACACTTTCTTTCATTTCTTCTTTGGTGCCGACATAGTCACCAAGGTTGTGGTGGTCGCACTCGCGCTGGTCGGTCTGTTTTTCCTTGTCAAGGCGCTTTTCAGCCTTGCCGTAACTCTTGCCATGAAAGTGGTGAGCATTATGGCAACACTGGTCTTGAAAGCCATCTTGTTCCTGATGAAGGTTATGGGAAATCTCTTCCTGTTTGTCTTCGTGCCGCTGAGCTTTTTCGGCCTTACGAAGCCGTTCAAAGCCAAGTATCGCGGTAAAAAGCGGAGCAAAAGCGTAAAAGGAAAAGAGGAATAACACAGCAGCGGCTTACCTTCGGGTGAGCCGCTTTTTGTTTTAAGGCCACTTTTTTCGAAAACTGGTTATTGAAGTATTTTCGTGGATTTTTCAGCAGCTGCTCCGGAATGGAGTGGCTGCTGTTTTTGTGCCGGGTTTTTCTATTGCGTATTTGTGCGAGATGCGTACAATGAACTATGTAGCATGGATACCAGTTATCTTAACCATTCACAATTCCTGCCGTTCGGTTGCTACACCGAGCGGCTTTTGTAATAAGGAGAATTTTTATGAAAAATGAACGAAGTATTCCTTTCAGTCAGAGCTGGTGCAGTCTTGTAGCTACTGACGTGTGCAGAAATCCAGCCCCGAAGAAAAGATTCCTTGACGAATATGAAAGCAGTCTGTGCTATCGTAAAAGTGCCAAGGAAATCATCCAGAAAGGTCTTTTCCTTGACATTGTAAATGTCCAAGCGCAAAAGCGTGTTGAAGCCGTAAAGGTTGCTGCAGTCGTGTATTTCCTGATGTTTGGAAATCAGACACCTGCATACACAAAACTGTTGTCGCTGTTTGGCAGAGAGTATGCACGTATGACTGATGCTGTGAGTGCTGTTTACAAGGATACGCTCGGCAGAAATTGTCTGTCCAAATATTTCACAACAAGCTCTGACCAAGATGGTCAGGGAGAAATGGCAATTTTCATCATCTACCTGCTGGCAAGTCCTGAAAGCAAGCTTCTCCAAAACCAAGCAAGATATGAACTTCTCTTCACAACATTTGAAAAAGATGCAAATGCTGAAACGGCGGCGACCGAGCAGGATACAATCCTCCAAAAATATGGTGTTCCGTTGCAAAGAAATCTTTTTGACTATACCCGTGAGGCATTGATTGCCACCAAAAAGACGGATATCAGTGTAAAAGACATCAACGGTAATGTGAACGCTCGGAACTGGTTCGATTATGAATCCTATGGTTTCTCCTGCCGCTATGACACCTTGCTTTCTATGGCACTTCACGATGCCGGTGTTTCTGAGCAACCTGCTCTGGAACGAACCATTACGAAGCAAAAATTTACGGATGCTCAGAAAGCTGCAGCGAAAAGTGTCTACTTCACGAAGCTGGATGAAGAACATCACAACATTGACGGCGGCGATTTCTTTGCAATGATTGACGATGAAATCATTGAGATGAATGAAGACGGTACTATCGTTGCAGAAGAAGGCGCTGCCGTTCCTACACTTGCGTTAATCAATCTTTACAATATGTTGCTTCCTATGTATCTTGCTGTACGCAATCTTGGTGAGGCATATAGTGAAGAAGTGAAAGCCACGCTTTCTAACGAACTGTTTGGCAATGGAGACCGCAACTCAAATGAAGAGGCTCTTGTCAAGCGTATCGAGCAACTCGAAAAGCAGCTTGCCGGTGCAAAAGAAAACGAAGAACGAGCAGTAAGCGCCGCCAATACAGCAGGACAAAAGCTTGCTCAGAGCAAAAAGCGTGAGAATGCGCTCTCAGTGAAACTGGAAGCCGCATATGATGAAATCGACGAACTGATGGTTCGCATCCCGGAAGAACCCGATAGGGAAGGGGAGGACGAACAGGAAATCGAGGAAATCATTGAACCGGTTCCTGAAACAGAAGCTGTAGACTACGCTGCCGTTCTGGACAAGTTGATGATGGAGCATTCCGTCGTTATCGTCGGCGGCAACCAGAACCTGATGAAGAAGTTCCAAGTTGCCCATCCGAATGCCTCTCTCGTGGATAAGGACATGATTGCAGCCTGTGACCAGCAGGTGCGTAATGCAGATGCCGTGATGTTCAAGGTCGACTCGATGTCCCACGCCCTTTACGGAAAGTGCAAAGCCATTTGCCACAAGTACGATATTCCATTCTGCTACCTGCCGAATGTGGCTTCTATTCAGCGAATGGAACAGAGTATGTGTGAGCAGTTGACTGACATTTTGGGTTGACGCAATGTGCGACCTGCGTACAATAAATCATGTACGACAGATACCATTGCTTGACGGTGTTTAAAAGTTAGGTTCAAACACATAAAGCTGAAACGTACAATTTTTACAATCTGCAGAAAAGGCAGCTATCCTTATTTGGGTGGCTGCCTTTTCTATTAGAAAAGGAGCGAAAGCTATGAGTGAATATATCCGAAACAACCCAGTGATGCGTTCTATTGAGGAGCGACGCAAGCAAGACGAGGAAGTAGCTCTACGAGCAGAAGACCTCAAGCTTGTAAAGCCTCTTGTTGGGACACTCAAAGATGAAACGGAGTTGGAAGTGGCTCTGCAGCAAATCATCTACAATCTGTGTGATAATGTAAAAAGTTATAACCGTGAAATGCGTTCTTGTGTGGCAAAACTGCACGAAAGCGGTCCCGGTTACTTTTTTATTCTCACAAAAGAAAATGCTGTATGGGTATCTTCTCCATCCAATGTGGTTACACCGAACACGGATGCATTTAGTGTTTGGAGCTACTACAAATTTAGCAGCGATGTGAATGCATATCTTATGCTGGTCACCGACATCGAAAAAATGGAAGGAAATATCAGACGACTTGATTATCCCCGTTGTATGGAGGTGTTGAGTAACTGATAACAAAGGAGCAAAAATGGGGACAATTATCAAGAGGTGCAGCGTCAGTAAAATACTGCACATAAAAGAGAGCAACGCCGGTGCGTTTACGGTATGCTTTTTTACTTCTAATTTGAAAGGGCAGGCACAATCGTTTCCGGAGAATATCCAGACATATGGTGCAACTGCCTATTTCAAAGTGTCTTCCCAACATCTTCCCGCAAAACTCCTTGAGAAGATGTCTTTTGACCTTGAAGGTCATTGGGAAAAAGACAAGTATGGCAAAACGCAAAATGAGCAAGTCTTTGTTGCCGAAAAAGCCTCCGAATCCCTGCCGGAAACTCACGGTGAAATCGTGAAGTTTCTCGTAAAGAATTGCAAAGGCGTAGGCAAGGTGATGGCTGAAGCTGTTGCCGCCAGTTTCGGCGAAAGCACACTCGACATCTGCGCACACAAGCCTCGTCGCCTGTTGGGAATTCCGAAGATGACAGAGACATTGCTTGGCAATATCAATTATGTCTGTGTATCTGCATTGGTTCGCAGCGATGTTCAGACATTGCTGAAAAATGCTGATGTAGGTGTGGAGGCTATCAACAAGCTGGTCGAGGCATACGGTGACGAGGCAACGAACATCCTGAAAAGCGAACCTTATAAGCCTGTTGACTTGCTTGGCTTTCTAACGACTGACAAGATTGCCGTGTCTCTTGGCGAAGCACCGGACTCAGAGCGTCGTCTTCGAGCGGCTACGAAAGAAGCCCAGAAGAGAGCTTGCAGTAAGACAGGTAATATGTGCGCCGAGTTGAGTGCCATGCTGACACAGATGCGAGAATTGACACCGGATGTGGATGAAACCAAGTTGACGGAAGCCGTCGACAAGGCATCGGCAGCATTTAATGTTGTCAAGCAGGGACAGTATTACTACAACAAGAACGACTTCATCACAGAGCGTGATATGGCAAGTAAAATCGCCGAGTTTGCCAATGAAAAGCCTACAAAGGAGAAAGAAATCGAGAAAGCATTCCTTGAATGGCAAAAAGAAAATGCGATGATTCTTTCACCGAAACAGGCAGAAGCTGTTCGAAATCTTCGGTATCGCATCTCTATCGTTACCGGCGGTCCCGGCACAGGTAAAACGACCTGTCTGCGTGCCATTATGGATGTGTATCATAAGGTCTGGCCGAGTGAACATATCCTATTGATGGCTCCTACTGGACTGGCGGCAAAACGCATGGCAGAGAGTACCGGCATGAATTCGGCAACTATCCACAAAGCATGTGGTCTGGTCCCGGCAGACAACCCCAGCGGATTTGCTGCGCAGGGGGAGTGTCGTATCTGCGGTTTCGTTGGCATTGATGAGATGAGTATGGTAGGTGAGCATCTGTTCGCTTTTGCAGTTGATGCGATTGTAAACAGCCCCTCTACTCGCATTGTCTTGCTTGGTGATACTGACCAGTTGGCTCCCGTCACGCGTGGAGATGTTCTACGTGACCTTATCCAGTGTGGTGTAGTTAAGACGGTCCGTCTTGATGTCAACTACCGCCAAGGCAGTACATCTACTATCACAGATGCATCCATTAAGATTCGTGAAAACCGTGCTTATTCTGGAATTAAGAGAAACTTAAAGTTTGACGACGAGTTCAACTTTGTTTCCATTACCGACCCAGATAAAAAGCAAGAAGCGAACCTGATTCTCGAAAAAATCATCGAAGAATATAAACGCGGAGTCATGAAATACGGCATTGAAGGGACGATTGT